AATGGATATGCGCTTGCTGTATCGACTTCGCGAGGAATCTGGTAGAACCAGTTGTTCTTTGGACCACCTGGGATACCATCACCGAGGTTTGCAGTGGATGGGGCAACGTTTGTAACCATGTAAAGTGGCTTCTGACCAGTTGAGATCATGTTACCATCACAACCAACACCGCGCTGAACGCAAACTACGCCCATGTGGTAATAGTCTTCTGTGAATACCTGAGTCCAAATACCCAAAGCAAAACCACGCTCAACAACTGTAAGCTGATAAGACATTGGGGTCTTGATGCTTAGACGTGGATATGTGTTTGTAATACCACCCAAAGCTGCCTGCTCAGAAGTCAAATAACGCATGAAGTCAGGAAGAACGATCGGATAGGAATGCAGTGTGGAAGCCGAAGCAGTTGCGATATCAGCGAGCTGAGTGCGCGAACCAACTTTATAGCTAAGGCCAGTGTTTTCCAAGCTTACTAGCGCACCCGGAGGTGTGGAAGTTGGGTTTGGCATACGAGCCGAACCAGTCGTTGTTTCAAAGTAGATGTGCCAACGCTCGTCTTGGTTTGCAGCAATTGGATCCACTGTTGTACCTGGACGGAAAATAACCTTTGTTGTATCAGCTTGAAGGCCACCAGAAGTGTCTGTTTCAACAACTTCAAAGCCGCCAGCAACTAGATCTCTGAAAAGGTGATATGTTAGGGAGTCTGTTGTTGTAAGAGGTACGCCCGTAACATCGTTACCTTTCGCAACCATGTGCGTAAGACCTTGACGTAGTTTAGAAATAGCCATTTTATGACCTCACTGTTAGAATTTCAGTTATTTATAAGAGGTCAAACGACCTGAATAATAATAGTAATTGATGTTGGCGTTGTACCGGTATTGGTAATCTTCCAATACGTATTTGGGCTAGTTGTGTCGTCCATGTTGATCAAGTTGACAAAACGCTCGCCATAATAACGCATACCAGCCAATGTAAATGAGCCATCATCAACCAAGTGGCTTGCTGTGGCAACAAAGCGATATGGGTTTGTATCGGTGCGTGTTTTTACGCTGTGGCATTCCAAGATGGATGGTGCGGAAACCTTAGCTTCAACCAACACGCATTTGCCACCGGTTTCAAAAACAAAATCAATCGATTTGCCCACACTTAGCTGGGCTGTGGTATATGTGAGTGTGCGGATCTTGGCTGTATTGGTTGGACCACCACCGCTAACCGAACGACCAATCTCACCCGTGTAAAGCCAGCCCTCAATCCAAATGCCGTTTTGGATAGCAACCGGAGGAGTACCATTTGGGAAGAACAACACGCCTGTGGAATAATCAAATTCCCATTCATAGTTTTCAGCAACCGGAGACAGCTTTACAGTACCGGCGTTGCCTGGCTGACCCGCATAAACGCTGATCGTGTAGGAACGATCGATAACTGGTGGAACCCAATTACGGATACGATTTTCTTCAATCACCCCAGTATTTGGATTGGTCATAGCGTGAAACGCTGTGAGATCCACAGTTAGATCCTTGACCAATTGAACCGCTGTTTCGCCCTTACGTGGGGAAATAACGCTGGCCCAAACCTCAGTTCCCGTTACAGTTGCAGTAACTGGTGCTGGGCTTGGAATAACATCGGAATCAGTCCAGAAGTTTTGCTGGAATGTTGGTGGGTTGCTAAGCAGGGCTTCGTTATGAGCGGCCTTGTCTTGACTTGTTGGGGTTACACCACGGTAACGCTTCCAAAGCAAGTCTAGCTTATCATTGTTATCATAGCTCATTGGTTACTCCGCTAAAACGTAGACCTGTAATTGCTTGACCATGTGTGAGACGGAAGCGAACGAGGATAATATTGTCTGTGGCATTTGAGCTGCTTTGTGGTCCAAATGTGACATGCACGTTTTGGGAACCACCACTCGCTGGACGACCAACAGCACAACCCGCATTTACATCACGACCAGGAATACCCCAGCCCTCATAGTTCTGCATTGCGTTAAGCCAACCGTTTGATGTTCTGCTAAAGCCGGAAACACCCAACAGCTTGACGTAAAGCTCAGTATAACGACCTTCAATTTCAATCATAAACTGGCTTACATGTTTGCGTTGAATCGCAAATGTTGCGTACTGGTTTGCATCATGAGAGGAATAATCCGGACCTGCTGGCAAATAGCCAGTGTAATCGGTTGTTGTATGACGGATTGCACCACCAACAATTGCCGCTTCATGCGCTGGAACTTCATCACGCGCCACCCACACAGGTAGCATACCTGGCATAAAGTTGGCTTGTGGAGTATTGCCCGATGGTAGCAGAACACGAGTCGCGTAAAGTTGCATACCCGTATCCGCAACACCTAGATCGCTCACTGGCACGTTTTGTTCCTCTACCGGGCCAAGACCAACACTGACACCACCACGCATGTAGTTGATCATCTGTGTGCTGGTAAGATCGGCTTTACCGTTAGGATTACGAGCTGTTACACGGAACTGAACTGTGCCGTGGCTAACATTGCCATCATAGTCGTTGATGCTGTAGATAACATTGTTGGCCGTGTATGTGGCGCCCTTTTCAAGAACCTTTGGCAAACCATTCTCATTTGGAAATGCCCAAACTGTTGGACCAGCTTCTTGTGGAATTGTTTGGAACTCAATGTTCTTTGCATCCAAGTGGATATCTGTAGCTAGGTTATCAACCTTTGCACCCACGTATAGGATCGAACCACGCGCATAATGTGGAATACCACTAGAGTAAACAACTGGGTTGTCCTCTTTTGGTTCAACTGTTGTGAGAGTAACTGTTGGTTTTACATTGGAGCTATCACGAACCAACCAAAGTGTGCTGGACTCACCAGTGGTAGAATGGCGCAAGCTCAACGCGTTCAAGCCCGTTGGCAAGTTCAAGTTAACTGCGCGGGCTACAAGTGTTTCAAAGAACGACAAGTTTGTTGATTTGTCGCTGATGTCTTGGTTCAAATCTAGGTTGCCATAGATGCCCGAATTGTCTCCGGCTACCAGTGTAACCGAACCCGCATCCGCGTTGTTCAAGCGCACGCTGAGAGTGCCGGATTGACCATCGGCAAATGGACCAACATAGGAAGTTTCCAAGTTGATACCAACGACCTTTTCAACAGCTTCACCAGGAACCGCAGGATTTACAGTTCCATTAGTGCTATCCTTGAAGCCTTCGGAGAGAACAACGTTTGCGTCGTTGATAACAGTTGTTGAACCAGGCATTTCCAACAGCATACCAGCGAGCATTGCTGTGGATGTTGGAACTAGATCAAGTAGAGCGCGGTTGAGATCGTCAACGGCGTCAGCAATACGAGTTTGATTTTCAACCCAACCCTTAACGTAACCACCGGAAAAGTCACCATCGGTTAGCTCGGTTAGAACGTCGATAACATCGCCCGAGAATGTCGCTGGAAGGCCCTTTGGACCAATGTAACGGAAACCTGTGATATAAACTTCAGTTGGTGCGATTGTTGGATCTGGGAACCAAAGCACACCCGCGGCATAATCAAAGATCCAGTTTGTTTCAATACTGGAGTTGAAAATACGCTGAGTTTTGTTGGCATCCGCATAAACGCGGATTTCATAAGATGGATCAAACTTTGGACTAATGAAGTCGCGGAGACGATTTTCAGGAGTAATGCCATTTGCGTAAACAGCCACAGCAATCCAAGCCGTATTGTCTTCAACGCTTGGTTCCGCACACATACGAATGTCAACGGTTGCTACGGTGTTGGCTACTTCAACTGCAGGAGAAGGAATATCCTTATCGTTCTGCCAAATTTCACTTGCGCGAATCTGTTCATTGGAAACTGCAAGTTCTTCATAAGGAGACTTTTCGGCGCCAGTTTGAGTGACGCCGTATTGAATCTTTTTCCAAAGCAGATCGATTTTCTGAGAATCGTCGATATAAGCCATTTGCTATCCCTTATTCAGCAATTCGAATGCTTCGAATTTCATCGTTTGTGCCCAGTGCAAAACGTACCAGGATGATGTTGTCAGTTGCATTTGCGCTGCTGATGTTACCAAATGTAAACTCTACAATGGAACCCTGCTTTGACAAGAGGCAACCATCACCTGCATTTGCATGACCAGGCCAGTTAAGTGGCGCATGATCCGCTTGCTTGGTACCATCCCACCAACCTTCTACGGCGTTTGGGGTAAGTTGTGTGATGCCTGGAAGCTTTACATAAACTGCCGAATATGTGCCGTTGATGTCCAGCTTTAGTCTATTAGTTATAGTCTTGACTTTGAAGCTAATAAACTGGGTTGTAGGCTTTGTACGGAAGTCCGGACCTGTTGGCAAGAACGTGTTGAGGTTGCCTCTAAAGTTCTTTGCAATGCCGCCGATTACAGGGGCTTCCCAAAGAGCCAAGTCACCGAGATCGCCAGCGGAACCACTGTTCCAATCCGTGATCCAGTTTACCAAAGCTACTGCCGGACGATCACCATCACCCAAAGCAACACGCTTGATGTTTGGCTGGAATAGGCTGTCTGCGGGTGGAGTTTCCATTACAAACGGGCCTTCACCTTCCAAATAAAGCAGCGGAGTGGCTACGGGCTGAACTGTAGTCTTAAAGCTGCTCTGCGCATAATAGGACAGTATTGTTTGAACTGCCATACCCAACTGACTCAAAACGACTTCGTTGTCGTTCATTGTGATTGGGCCATGATTTATGCTGAGAATATCAGGCATACCTGTGGTATCATAATTGATATCAGAAGTTGCTATTGGCTGCTCAAAACGCAAGCCCATGATCTTTTCACTTGGGAAAGTACGACCAACAACTTTATCAACAGTCATGTTATAGGAAAGCTTTGTGTCCACTGTGTAGTGGGGAACACCGCTCGAATACACAATATTCTCTTCATCCACTGTTAGAGTGGTAGCCGAGATAATCGGATCATCCATCATTGTTTCCACAACAACATGGGCAGTAGATGTACCAGTTACACTGTGTGAAAGCTTAAACTCGTTGATACCATCCGGCACAACACTCTTAATTTTTGCATCAAACGCTGCAAAGCTAGAGTTACCCGCAGGGAAATCATAATCTCTTAGAACTTCCAGCTTATCGTAAACACCAACTTCGCTAGCATTTGTCATCACAATGGAACCAGCTGCCGCGCCATTTAGCGTCAACGCAAGTGTGCCCATGCTTGCAAGACCCAAACCGGTCATTATTTCGGATTCCGCATTTACAGAATCGATAGCTACGACAGGATCCGCATAGTTGAATGTGGTGTTTGGAACGTTATTTGGGATTGTGCCCTGTGCTAGTCGTACGCCAGTTGTTGGAACGTCACTACCTTTGAATTCAATTCGATGTGTACCAACATCAGCAGGACGAGCAGGAAGCGCACGCTCCAATAGATAGTTGACCTGGTCAAGCGCATCGGTGAGAGTTGTTGTTCCAGAAACCCAACCCTTAATAGCGCCATCATTAATGTTAGTGTCTGTTGGGACACCGATCGTGTCTGAACCACCACCAAACTTGAAGTCGCCAACGTAGAAGAAGCGGGCTTCCAAATCTGCTTGAAATGTTCCAGGGAAAATGCCTGGAATAACAGGACCAGCTAGTGGTAGACCATTTTCTGCAACTTCAAAGATAAAACCATCGCCATCAGGACCACAACCGTAACCGGACTGGAATGGATCAGCAAAGATATTATAGCAATCAACGTCTTCGACTTTTACACGAATAAGACCCGGGTCAACAAGTTCGATGATTTCTTTGATTTGAACTGCAATACCACCAACCGTGGTAGCTAGCCAATCTCCAACTTTGATATGCTCAGCAGTATAATAAAATTGTGCTGAAGGATCACTATGAGCTTGCGATTGAACAATTAGCTCTAGATCAAATACATACGGGTAATCGACCCAAGTATAACTTGGGTCCATTGCTGGCGTTACGACATAATTATAGTCGGGACGTAGGGTAGTCTGAACCACCCTAAGCAGTTTCATAGGCTTGGTCATGACTATTCCTTTAAATTAGAATACAATAACGCACTTTGCAATACGCATTGTAGTCGAACGAATCGAACTTGTGCTGATACCTTGAACCTTAATATTCAAAGGGTTAGCCGTATCATAGGACATCCAGTTAGCTGTTGTTGTACCAGGAGCACTAACCCAGTTAGTGCCACCAGCAGCGCCAAACTTACCCATCATAGAAACCATTTTAGGAAAAGCAGGAGATGGCATTGCAACAACAAATTCACCAGAACCCATAGAAACAACAGACCAACCAGTTGGAAGATCACGGATTGCAGAAACAGTTGTTGTGTCGGAAAGTTCAATTTCAAACATAACCGTGCTGCTAGAACCAGTGCCACCGGAGGAACCACCACCTGGGATAGTTACTGTGGCAACACCAGCTGTGTTTGTTACAGTAACACCAGCGCCAACAAAGTTGATTGCTGATGGGTTTGCAACTGTAGCTGCGCCTTCATCCTGAACAGCAACCGGAGCTACATGCAGACCGTTTACGCTTTCAGTAATACGGTTGTTTGCAGTTACAGTGTCACGACGAACCGCAGCACTGATTGCTGTACCAGTTAGGGTCAAGTCAACGCTGTTGGTGTCAGTTACTGTGTATGTGGAACCACCACCGCTAACAGTACCAAGAACAAACTTGGATGTTGCGTTGTCCCAAACAAGAGCCTTACCATTATCGCCAGCCGCTGGAGTACCAACGTTTACGTCTGTAAGCTGCTTTAGCTGAGTCCAAGAAACCTGACCAGCATCAAACGAGCCGCCCTTATCGCGTGTTAGGATCAAGTGACCATTGTTGTTGATCGTAGCTGCGGAAATACCTTCACCTGGTTCACCATCGTCGCCATCAGCACCACGAGCGCCTGGGGCGCCGTCATTACCATTAGTACCTGGAGGACCCTGAAGACCCTGATTGCCTTGATCGCCCTTTGGACCCTTAAAGCTACCCATGTCAACGAAATCTTCAGCAGCTTCCGAGAATACCCAAAGGTTACCATCGATAAAGTAACCATCGCCAACGTTTGGATCAACTAGTGCGTCTAGTTCAGCAACATTGTTAAGCGGACCGATGATTGTGATACCTGCTTCACCTGCCGGACCAATATCACCCTTGTCACCCTTTGGACCACGAACGTTACCCGCATCGATTGTCGTGTTGTTCGACATGTTGAGGATGAGGTTGTCACCAGTTACAGTAGCAGCGGTTACGTGGCTACCTTCAGGGCCTTGAGGACCAGCAGCGCCGGTACCAGCAGACCATAGACCATCTTCACGAACTTCGATGATGTTGCCTTCTTCTTGCGAAATCTTAATGTTTAGCTCGAAAGGCTTGGAATTAGCAAATTCTGGACGAATTGCAGTTAGTGGAGTACCATCAGCAGTAGCACGAAGGCCATAACGGATGAATGATTCTTCTAGACCATCACCTTCAACAATAATCGAGTCCGTTTCCGCAAATACTGGGGAAGGAACAATAACTTCGTCATGTGGGTGTTTTGCTACGCTTAGGAAACGCTGCTTTGCAGTCCAAGGATGGCTAGCAGGACTACCGTTGTAACCCTTAATCCACTTTTCAATAGTGACATTTAGCTTATTATTGGCTGTGCCATCACCAACAAGGTACCAAGGAGTTTCAACAGTAGGAACTTGAACAGCACCGCCAGAGCTTGCTGGAACAAAGAGACCATTTGCACGCTCAACCAACGAGTTACCAGCGTCTGGGCTGATAACAACTGCACCAGAGATATCATCGCCAGCTAGAGTCAAGTTTAGCGAAGGAGTGTCGCTTACTGTATAGGTTACACCACCGGCACCACCGCCAGTCGCATAAAGACCATCGTCACGAATTTCAATGGTGTTACCAGCGTCTTCGGAAATCTTTACATCAAACTTGAAAGCTTCTGCATTAGTGATGCCAGGCCCCGAAGTAGACAAACCGGCAATCACTGGATCAATACCAGTACCCGAAACGCTAATAGTTGCGGTTTCATCAACAATTGTTGATGGAATTATCATGTGACCAGGATTGTCAATAGTACCTGGAGTCTCAAACCAAATGTTAAATGCACGGGCTCCGGTTTCTTCTGTTATATTATATGGATTCACATTAATCCATGTCATCAAAGGATCACCAGCGGTGCCATCACCTGTTAGGAAATGTGGTCGGCCAGTGCCGTTAGTAACTATCGCATTCATGCCCCCGGTCGGAGCATCAACAAATTCGATCTTTGTACCGTCTGCGGAAACCTTCAAGAACTTGTCGCTCTGGCTTGCTGGGAAAGCAGCCGTAGAGTTCAAGTACTCATCCAAACGTGGGAGTTCAGGAATTTCAGGTCCACCAATGATGATCGTATCGGAAGTACCACGAATCGTTAGACCGTTTTCAACTGCCAAACCTCTAAAGTAGAAAGTGTTGGATTCACGACGGCGATACAAACCCTGGCCAGAACCCAAGTTACCCATCTGAATCGAATTGAGTAGATCTTGATTGCTATCTGGGGTTTCGGCGCCGGCTGCGATTGTACCAACAGCGGTTTGGTTTGAGCCGCGAATACGACGCTTGGTTACATTATTAGGATCCGTTGTACCGCCTTCTTGATCCTGTGGGAACAATTCGCCAGTACCATACTGGATACCATAATTATCAATTGTGCTCATCTTGGCGCTCCTGAAGTGACTTGCTTTGTGTTATTTATTCTTTGGAGCGGTAGGCGCAGCGAATGCAGGATTACTCACTGAGTGAATAGATCCGCAACTACTGCAATAGAAATCGATTTTTCTGAAAACCATGCCTTCGGTGTTGAACTCAATCTTTGCATCGCATCGAGTGCATTCAAAGGACCAAGGCCCCAAATGTAATTGATTATGGACTACGTCAGGCTGGTCGAGCTTTAATTTAAGCCGATTGTTGCGACGAGACTGAGCAGCCAAAGGAAACGGTATCACTGCCATAACACGCACCTAAAAACCTCTTATAACAACTGCTCGCTAATATTTATCAGCGAGCTAGTTGATATTTCTAATGCTATAAGTGGGTGCGATTTAGACTATATTAGTTTGATACCAACTTGCGACCAAACCAAATATTACCAACCTGCATAAATTCGACAAGCATTACTTTGTTTGCGGCAGTTGGCATTGTTGGGGCGATACCACCATCCCAGATGATTGAACCATCTGTTTGGCCCCAAGTTACCGTGCGACCACCAGTGGCATCCTGATGCAAAGCAACTCGTAGGGTTGTAGCTTGGTTAATATCGGCAAATGCGTTTGGCATAGTGTAAGCGCCAGTAAGCGTGAGTGTGGAATTGCCAGTGAGAGTCAAATCCCAAGTTACGCTTTGGCGTGCGTCCACTGTTAGTGCGCCATTAACGTTGAGCTTGCGAACGTAGTCGGAAACATCACCTTTTGCCGGACCATGATTGTCATAGCGATTGCCTGCGATGTTATCGATATCCGTTTTACGCATGACGTTGGCCATGGAGTATTCGCAAGTGCCAGTCTTTTGGATTGAACTAGCTGCGAAATAACGGGCGTCAATATAATAGCGCATACTCACGTTGCTTAGCGTGAGGAAGTTCTTATAGCTGCTGGAGTAAGCTGCGGTGCTTTGAATACCTTCACGAATAAAACCGAGAGTTTCCAAATCTTCTTCATCCGGATCAGCGGCAGTCCATACGGCTTCAGAGAAGTCACCAACAATACCGCCGATATTCTTCAAGTCTAGAATACCACCGTTATGTGTTGCCTGGCCCAGCAAGCTTACGTTGTTGACTTCCGTGTTTGAGTCTTCGCCCACTGTGATAAACAGCAAGTTGTTCATATCAGAAATCGTATTGTTGATGCGTACCTTTGCATCCATAAAGCCATCGGGATCAGCAAATGCAAAGTTGTTGACGAGACGACCGTTAAACTTGCAACGTTCAAATGTTACGGAACCGTTTTGAGTTCCAGCAAAGTTGATGATTTCCTGTGGACGACCACGTTCAGTTGGATCCTGGTGGAACCAGCAATCCTCAGCATGGAAGCTATCAATACCATCAACTGCTTCGATGATTTTGGTTGCCGTTGTAAGCGCGATATCCAAGTTGATTCCCTTGAGTACAAAGCGACCCATACCTGGAAGAATATCAAAGCTACCACGGAACTTGGTTACTTCCGGGCCCATCATTGAAATCAACTGAACGTTTTGACGATTGACAAGAACGTTTTCGTTATAAGTGCCTGGTAGCAAGTAGATAAAGTGGATCGAAGGATCACCATCGGAAATACGGTTGATTGCCAATTGAATCGTCTTGTATGGATCGTTAAGTTGGCCAGTTGTTGTAGCCGTATTGGTGGATCCATACTCGGGATCAACAACAAGGATCTTTGGAACAGTAAACGTAAACTTGCTGATCGTGTTCTTGTAAAGGGTGCGGTTTGCATCCATTGCAACCAAGTTATCCGAATAGATCTTTGGAGCTTGGATTGGTGCGTTTGAAAAGTCCACGCTGATTGTGCCGGTGCGAGTAATGCTACCAGTTGGTGACATTGTAATACCAACGCCCGCTGTAATCTCTGTTACGCCCGCGGCGCTTGTTGATTCCTTGGACCAGAACATCTGACCCGAGTTGTTGATCTTCAAGAACGCGGATGCACCAGCGGTAATTTCAGCCGCTGTAAATGGTGGCTTCTTATTTGGAAAACGCTGTTCGCTTACAACCCACTGTTCCGGCGGAAGTTCAACCACGGCCAGCGGATCATTTGGATTAAACGCATTTGGGTCAATTGTTGTCACGTTGCGAAGAACAAATGGACCGGCATCACGTGTTTCCCAAGTAATACCCTTGATACGTTCGCCTGTGATCTTGCGACCATTAACAGCGAGATCGCCACCAAGCTTTGGCGTGTTATCGTTTTCAACCTTAAACGTTGGCGGTGTAACGCTGGTGTTTTGAACCCTGGATAGTTCGATTTGGTATTCGTTATTGGTTGCAGAATCCCACATTACCAGCTTGGAGCCGGTTTGAATTGCTTGATTTTCTGGGTAATCCGGAAGCTTTGCAAAAGCAAAATCCACAACCGGATTAGCTGGATCCGTAGCTACGACATCAATACCTTTGCCACCTACAACTGAAATAACCTTTGCAGGGTTTACAGGAGTTGGCGCTGGTAGCTTTGTCCAAGCCAAACCGAATTCGTTACCCGCGACTGGACGCCAAGCAAGTACCCAATAGTCAGTTGGCAAAAAGCTTACCGATGGCATTGGGAATGTTTTAGCCGCGCCGGATTCAGTACCCACGATAAGATTGCCCTTGGCCAAGGTGTGACCCTCAAGGCCAATATCAAATGTATCGGAAGCCACGCTAACAACTGTACCATATTCATCTAGCGTAAAGTTTGGAACCGTAAGTTGCTTGATATTTGTAGGATGCTGAGTACCAACGCTGGTTGCAGGATGAGGTCCATTAACCGTGCGAGTTGGAATTGCAAGCGAAGTAACTGCAATCACACGACCCTTTGAATCCACGCTGAGAACAAGACGATTGTTTTCAGTTGTGTAATCGCCCGCAACAACACCGCTATCACTTAGTGTGAGGTCGAGTGTACGGAAGATTTCAGGATCATTACCCAAGGGCTGGCTGATACCAACGGCATCACCGGTAATTTCCAACTGCTTATCATGTAGATAAGACAGCTCGTTGCTTGCAATTTTCAAGCCTTCTTTGAGACGAGCAAAGTTGTTACGAAACCCTTGCGACGAGTTGTTCTTACCCGCAACTGGATAAGTTTCGTCAATGCTGGTCAAAAGAACGTCATTAATATTGGAAGTCATCAGCTATTACCTATACGGGTTAGCAAGCCTATCCGCGAGGATTGGTGCATCATCTTCGAACTTGTAATATTTACCAGTTTCAACTGTTTTCACATCGAAGAGTGTTTGCTGAATTAGACCGTCAACATCGTTTGGATCTTGATCCGGAGGCAGTGGGTGATTCTGCAAATCCGGTTCATCAAATATGGTTGTTGGTTCTCCATCAACTGAGTCGAAGAATGTGGTTGTACGGGTAACAATATCACTAATATAGTAGCGGTCTAGGATAAACTCTCGACCACGGAATGTACGGTTGAAGCCTGCCTGTGTGAGCAAGTTTACTGTGGACTGGCCCTTGCCTGGCTTTACATAAGCAACAAGAATTGCAGGGGTGAATCCAACGATTTCAGGTCGGCTTGGTTGTTTGCGAGAACGCATCCACAAAGGCAAACCCTCTTGATTTGCAAGTCCAAGTCCTTGACGACCATCAACTTGAGAGATCAAATCATCACGCGCATTTGCCACGCTATTTGGGAAATAGCGGCTTAGCTGGGATTGTTCATCCCAAAGCGTGTTGTCGTAGGGTTTGCTTTGCTTGAGGGTTAGAGTTTCCTCAGAAAGGTTATCTAGGAATCCACCGACTTTGATAAGTGGGTCATGCACGCGCATATAAACGACATCATAAACATGCGTGCCATTCATATCATGCGCGGGTGACCATGTGAGGTTACCAAACACCAAATACATGCGCTTGTGGTAATCCTTTAGGTAATCCATGATTTGATTTGGTTTTACCACAGAAGTGCCGCTCAACACATACATGTGTGGCTGCTCTAGGGTGCCAAAGTTTGGATCAGTTGGGCGGAAAATATCATTGCGTGGAATGATCTGTTTGGAATCAGTCCAGTTGAAAACTTCCAAACGATCATAACCCATCATGTTGGCTTTAAAGTTCAACACGCTTGCGCCGGAATACTGGCTTACGATTGTGAGCGAGAACTCACGATCCACATAACGCGCACCCACAGTCGCACGCACGATAAAGGTATACTCAATCGTGTTATCAACAAATGGCGCAATACCCGTGATATATCCGGTTTCCTGATCAAGTTCCATACCATCGGGAAGAATACCACCAGATGGATTCAGCATGTAGGAGATAGGCAAACCTTCTGGGCTTTTTGCTTCAACACCTAAGTGGCTAGCAAATGTCTCGTAAATGTTACCAATGTTACCCGCTGGGGTAATCCAAATGATCTGGTCACTATCGGGTAGATTTTCCTCTTGGTTGATAACATCGACTAGAAAGTCTTGGAAGATTTGGTTGTCTTCGATATCCGTTACAATCACGCGGAAAAAGTATTGGCCCAATTGTGCGGATGGATCAATAATACCTTCGATGTCGCCCTTGTCATCAAGACCCAATCCCACTGGAAGCACACCATTATAAACGCCCGGCGCATCAGCAATCGACGGAACAAAGTCCACTCGATAATCCAGCGCATCGCCATCCGTGTTAATCACTTCGATATGCTTGTAATAGGAATTACCAATGTTAGCTTTACCCAAACGCTTAATGCCGCTACCATAGTCGAATAGCGAGCTAAGCCAGGATGGTCTAAACGTGTGAAGTTCGTTCTTGTATTTGCAAGACAACACAAACAAACGTTCTGCAATCATACCATTTGAAGCTGTGGCGCGGATTAAAAACTCATAACGGCGAGGTTCTGTTGAGTACGGAATGTTTCCAACACGACCATTCAAATAACCAAAATACGTGGTTACTCCATTTACGGTTTGGCTACCAAGGGTAAACTGCAAACCCGGAGGCAGTGCTTTTTGCGGGGTGATCGTATATGTGACTGGGAGACCATCGACTTGAACAGCTTCAAAGCGAACAACAGTTTCATTAAACTGGTATCCTTTTTCCACAGGCACCACTGTAAGCTCACCAGCAGGTGGTGTAATCCAAACCGGTGGCTGAGGAACATTGCGAGTGTTCAAGCGGAAACGACGCGCACTGGTCATTCGACCATCCGTTGCAAGTATCGCGTAAAGGCCAGAAACGTCTCCGGTAATCGCTGGAGCGGTTACACGAAAGTTTGCAACGTCGGCTTGTTCCATGATGTTACCAACACTAGTGACGTATTCCAGCGTCTTGTAGAACACAATCGTACCCAGTGTGGTGTATGCGGGCGGAACATCAAGGCCAACGTAGGAAAAATCAACGCGTTCACTATCGCGGTAATAATCGGATGAACTCGCACGCAACTCAAACAACTCACGTGTTTGCTCATCAATATCGAACTGATATTCTTGATCAGCCCATTCAATCCGTGTGTTGGTAAACCAAGCATAAGCAAGACGATTTGGTGAATGAACATAAATGTTCGCCAGCTTGGCTTGTGTTTGTGTGCCATTGATATCCACAAACACCGGAGCATCCACACGAACATGTTGGACTTCAGTTGGTGCAAAAGGATTTGGAGTAGCTTGTTCAATAATAAGCTTGCGTACCTCAGCATGGCTGAGTTGAGGTTTTGCTTCCAACTGCATAAGCGCGATACCCGCGACTACCGGTGCAGCCATCGAAGTGCCAGTTTTCAACGCATATGAACCCGTGCGTGCGAGATCCACTTGTTCGTCAAAGACTTGCAAAGATGCACCGTAAATGTCCACACCAGGTGCAAACACATCAACAACATCACCCCAATTTGAGCCTTTCCAAATGGAATCGTTTGAGCTTGCTGCGGATCTTGGAAATACCGAAGCACCAACAACAATTGGCTTGAGCGGTGAGAACACCGTTTGCAGTTGATATTGTCCATCAACTTCAACAAGCTCACGCTTTGTGCCCGCACTTGCTGGGCTTTCCAAGTAAGCATCTGTACCATTGTTACCCGCGCTGACCACAACAGTGATACCCACGTTGATCATGCTTGCAACAATAATATGTCCTACTTCGCTTTTGCCGTTGATAGCCAAACTGAGGTTTGCAACACTTGGGCCACCAAGGCTTGTATGGGTTTGAACAACCCAGTCCACAGCATCCAAAAGATTTTCTGTGGTGGATGGTGCAAAATTGGAAAATGCACGAACACTGATAACAGTGGCACCCGGTGCAACACCAACAGTTGAGCCCGCTGCGATACTTGCGACGTGCGTGCCGTGATCGTCTGTTATCACGTTTACACCATCATATCCAACTTCAGTGGATGGTTCACCATAAAGAGGATCGCCAACACTACGAAAAGCATCAAAGCGATATGTGGGGCTTACACGGCCACGAAGCTCATCGTGATTGCTTTGCACACCAGTATCAATAACAAATACACGAGTACCAGCGCCGTTACGGGTAAAGCGGATGTTCTCGAAAAAGTTGATTGTGCGGTGTGCAATTCGTTCGATACCCCAGTTGTAACGCTGTAGGTCCTGAACACGAGTAAACTCGTTGATAGGTTGGTTATTTTCTGTAACGTTGGTGACATTGGAAAAATCAGTGGAGCTTGTTAAAGTTGCCATAAGCGTGCGGTATTGATCCGCGCTCAATGTCGTAAACAAGCTTTGAGGAAGCAACTCATAAGAGTTTACTGTGATATCCAGACGTTTTAGTAGCGCCAAACGTACTGGACCCAATGCAGCGGGCGAATCCAAGTGGATTTCGTATTGCTTGGTGGGGATGGTGTTTTCGTGCAGGTAAACGCCTTGGGTTTGTTCAACCATTGCGATACCATGCTGAGTTTTAAGCCAGTCCGCTTGTTCCGTAGTTAGCGAAACATTCATTAGCAGAGGAAAGCTTTTCCACGTGCGAATGTCAGTAAAAGAGGATTGTTCCAACAGTGTACGAACTGCTGGTACATTCTCTATTGTATCTACGATGATATGGTAACGCTGACGATTCTGCATGATAAACTCCCGCTTACGGGATATTTATCAGTGCTTAGTGGTGAACCTTTTTATTGAGATTGAGGCCAATTTTCCACAGAACCCCAACCTTTTCCCTTACTTTGCGAAGGGCTTGTTCAGTGCGACGAACCCTGACTATGGGCGCAATGCTTGCAAAGGTAACCGTATCAATCAAATACAAACGGATACCCAAATCCGGTGCAGGTGTGTATGTGTTATCATCGCGCATTCCGCTACGAACTTGCACGGAAAACGGTGTCCTAGGTATGCTGGTCTGCCAACAGATTTCCCCATTGCCACGCTGAAACTCCTGAAACCTCATGGTGTGGACCATGAGGTTCCGAAAAGCTTTGATGTCGTTGGAAAAACTCTTCAATTAGCCCTCATTCGTCGTCTTTGTCGAACTTTCCGCTGAGCTTAGCAATAAACATCAGCTTTTTCATGTGCGCGGTAAAGCCTGGGTAGATCTTTTCCACATCAACGAGGATGTCATCCTCGACCTTGACCGACACGGGCTGATATCCCTTGTTGAGTTTTTCACGCATCTTCTTCTTGACTTGGTACTCATTCTCAAAGAACGAGTGGTAGTCGTTGAACTGCTTGAAAGTCATCTTGATCAACTTCTTCTCGCCACGCGGGCCCCAGAAGTTGTAGACCTTGTCGCCGATTGTAAACCAACCCCAGATCTTGTCGTTGTTCTTGGCCGGATTGTGGCACCAGCCGAAAAACCTTACTTGAATTTCACCATCAGCCATTTCGATCTCCTTTTTAAACTGGTGCCCCAAATGTAGCACCAGTTCCAGTTGTGTCAACCCTATGGAACAACACTTGTTAGGACACCATAGATATTTGAAAGTGAGGTCCACCCATTGACGTGGCCTTTGTTGTTGGATATTTGAACTTGATTGCTACGCACGCCAGTTACCAAGTGCAGGTATTGTGTGCCATTGACTTTGCAGAGGACGATATCGCCTTTGGCTAAAACATGTGTGCTGGTGTAGGGCTTAACCGTGCAAAGGTCCCCACTGTTGATTTTGGGGACCATAGAATTACCGCGTGGACGAAAGCTAACAGTTTTACCCGTTTGCAAGTCTGCGATGTAGTTTGAGGCCCATCCCATAATTGGTCCGCCGTTCGTGTTTGCGATGAAGATCGCTATCTGCGAAGAACAAGCGATCACCTACGTTAGTTCGATACCAAGCACGAATTTGCTTGCGAAGCAAATCCTTTTGCGGCCGTGGGATTTCTTGCGTTGCTGCTAACACATTGCTTACCTTACGAATCATCTCGTCGGTGTCCGTAGTCGTGTGCATGAGAACACTCAAATACTTGAGCATCTTTGGGTGTTTCAGCATCTTAACAATGGTGTTGTGCGCGTTTTTCATATTCCCAAATTAGCACAATTCAGGAAGATGTCAACCAAATCTGAGCTTAAACAGGATTGCATCTTTTGGATTCAAGAACTCCACGCGCATGGTGTACCGAAGAGTTTCCGTAAAAATCTGATTTTCAACATGATTGGTGGTCCAATTTGCCTTGTAATAGGCAAACACTTCACCCCTACAGTTAGTTTTTAACCAAACGTAGACAGGTAAGTCTTCAAGTGAAAGAACCAATTCACCATCGTTGTTGGAAATCTTTGCACTGCCATTGTTGTGCTCAATGTTTACGATAGTTTTATCCTTGCGGGTCCAAAGAAAGAAACTAATCCATTTAGGCCAGTTACGAATGCGGATGTATTCTTGCCGATCATGATCAACACCCCAATGAGCAGCCATTCGGATGTGCGATTCTTCACGATCAATCGACGGCAAAAAGCTCCACTTCATACAAGGTTTCTCCGGAACTGATCCGTACAAGCTTCCCACGTAAACTTGTGGGCATGATCGATAACATTCTGCTTGTTGAGATCCATTGCAAGGGTTGCAAGAGTTTCCAAATCATCACCCAAATATCCGGAGATGCCATCGGCGACAACATCAACCGGACCTACCACAGGATATCCAACCACCGGCACACCCGATGCCATTGCTTCAAGCATTACAAGACCAAACGTATCACTTTTACTGGGAAAAGCAAAAACGTCGGCAGTGCGATAAGCTTGGGCTAGTTCCTTACCATGCAAGGGTCCAAGAAACGTAACGGCGTGACCCCAACGGCGGCGATAATCTTCCAACTTGGGTCCATCACCAACCTGCACAATAGTCCATCTCTGTTGTGCTAGGCTGGTAAACTGATTGTAAAATTCCTCGAGATTTTTCTCCGCACTTACGCGACCCACATTGAGCACGATTGGTCGGCGCATTGCGTCCATTTGACCATGACGAGGACCATTGGGCGTAAACAAACTGATGTCAACACCACGCGACCACATCTTGAGATTTTTAAAACCCTCAGCGTGGAGTTCATCCCTCATACTGGGCGTGTTAACCATCACACTGGTGGCTTTGCTGTGAAACCAACGAAGCACGCTATAAGTGAGCATGGCAGGCACGCCGTAGATCTTGTGCAGGTATTGCGGGAACTGGGTGTGATAGCTTGTGGAAAATGATCGCTTGTTTAAGCGGCACCAAATCATTGCAGCCCATCCCAATGGACCTTCAGTTGCAATGTGGATATGGTCAGGATTGAATTCAGCGATTCTTTTGCCAACACCCAAAGGCAAAGCCACTCGAATTTCCGCATAACGTGGCAAAGCAAAATTGCGGAACAAATCCGGATGGATCACTTCAACTTGAAAATCCGTGAGATGCTTGATTGTGGTTTCAAGCGTGCGAACAACCCCATTTACCTGGGGCTTCCAAGCGTCCGACACAATTACAAGCTTTTTCATTTATGATACCTCAGAATTTCCAGGCGTCCATCATAATGCTCTACAAGCGCAGTGCAAGACTCAACCCAATCACCATCGTTCGCGTAGATGAAACCATCTATCTCTTTGATTTCCGCATGATGGATATGCCCACACACGACGCCATCATATCCATTGCTACGCGCAAATCCACTCACTGTCTCCTCAAAATTACCAATGAAGTTAACAGCTTGCTTGACGTTATTTTTGGCAAACGCACTCAGTGACCAATATGGAAGCCCACGCCAATCTCGATACTTTTGATACAAGCGATTCGCACGGATCATCCAGTTGTAGAGGAAGTCACCGATATGGGCCATCCACTTGTGATGATTGATAACCATATCAAACTCATCACCGTGCATGACCATCAAACGTTTTCCGTTGGCCAACTCATGCACAAAGTTTTGATGAACATGGATTCCAGCAAAACTTGTACCCACGTATTCACGAGCAGCTTCATCATGATTGCCAGGAATATAAATGACTTCCGTGCCCTTGCGTGCCTTGCGCATGATCTTTTGGATAAAGTCGCTATGTGTTTGGTGCCAGTAGAAACGCTTCTTCAAACGCCAGCCATCAACAATATCACCAACCAAAAACAAACGGTCGGATTCATGCTCTTTTAGAAAATCAAGTAGCTGAGCTGCCGAGGAACCTGGAGTTCCCAAATGCACATCGCTAATCCAAATTGTACGGTACTGCAAAGGACAACCTCTATTAAGTGTTATCCTTTTTTAACATTTAGATTTGTTCAGGTAGAATAAAAGAATTATGAAGCTTTTACGACCAAGCCATCTTGAACAACATGAGATCCTGGGCGTTGTCAAACTGGAGCATCATAAAGTTTTCCGTATAATTGGTAAACAAATTGAAGTCGGAATCAAGCATTGCTGGATGAACTATATAGCAGAAAACTTGGTACCGTATGCCCATGTCTTTGAGCCAGTCCTCGACCTCAAGCTTTAGCGCGATGTAAGCAAGATGGTCCCCATAAGGTGCATGTTCTACGCGATCAAACCCTCTGATATTGTCTTCATAGTTAAGGCAGATGTGATACGGGTTTAGCCGAACAGATGCTGACGCCCACAAAGGCAGCTTATAACATTCACTTGGATCACCAAAGCCATAACTGCTTGGATGCTCGATTATCGCTTGTATCATTTAGGCTTCTCCGAACGAACTAAGCCGTTCGTGTACAAGTCAAAATGTGCGAGCTTGAATGCCATGGCATCGGTGCGATTGGTAAAGCTGAACAACACGCTTACGGTGCCATCTGCCATTGGCATTGTGATACTCGTTTGCAGTGTGATAAGAACAGTGCCGCGGCAAGTCTCAAACAACCACTCCAAGAGATTCTCATCATCAACAATAATGGCGCAATCTGTGAGATCACCGTGTTCGCCCTCATGTTTCATGGGCATACGAACACCAATGGAGTTTTTCAACGAACTCATCGCAACGTCTTGGTTTTTCAGCGAAAGAGCCCACGCATAAACGCCAATTATTGGCTTGTACCATCGTGTTAGCACGTAGGTAAAACGAGTGCGGATTACTTCCGGTGGATTATTCGCTGGCTGTGGTGCGGAAAGAATTCGATGAAACTCTTCAGCTGAGTATTTGCCATTGGGTTTAGGAATAACTCGTCCAACACTGTAACGGTCATGATCGCTAACTCCGGTGAGAGTTAGTATGGGCTTTTCCGTGCGAATACCCATGCGTGTGGTAGCTCTGTCAAATAGAGTCCACAGTTTTCGACGAATGCCATGGGTAGCTCGCACGATCATACTCCAAGAGTTTTCATAATGCCATAGTAGCGTAGACTGGTGTTATGTCAAGGACATATAGCCAAAGTTCATGGTGTCAGATATCGTGGATTATGCCGGGAAGAGATTCCATGGGCGATTTAGTGGGAGATTTTGCGGATACTTAGGTTGAAGCGAAGCGAAACTTATGATCTTCCTACAGATTAGAGGGCATGTTTATCCCCCGGATAGAACAGAACAACAAAAAGATGCTCTAGTCTATCCAGGGGATTCACTTCCTACGAGTTCGTCAGGCACCTTCAATTAAGCGATATCACGCAGGGGGTGTTCGAGAACCTGCAACTCGCCGAAATCCTAGCCCAAGGCTAAACACGGTCGTGGGGCTAACCCACACAACGCTTTATGGCAATTGAAGGTACAACCGCAAAGCGTTTTGATGATCCCTGGTCTCATCAGGAAGAGCATCAATCATTTCTCCACACCATCAGTGGGGCGACCATTTCCACTTCAAAAAGTGCTGGCAGTCCACACGTTTGGGAAATCCATTGCAAGAGGGCCCAACGTGAGTTCGTTCCAGTTGACGCAAGCAAAGCGTCTCATAGCGCCGGTCAGACTTCCCGGTATTCGCCGTTTAAAATCAAATGCTTATTAGCTGGACTATAGCTGGTTAGCAGCCAGGATTGCAATATTTAGCGGCTCCTGATTTTCGCTCAGGCAATCCTTACGCGGTGGTCGCCATCATAAGTTTGCCACATCATGACTTTGCAACCTTCTACCACTTTAAGAAAGTGTTGACGAATTTCCTGACGAGGCAAGCCTTCAATAAACTCGTGTGCGGCTTTGGTTAAAACAGCAAACGGTTCAACCTTTTGGTCATCAACGTCTTTGATGTCAAAAAATGTATAACTTATGGCTTTGGTATCGTAGAATTCAATAACGTTTAGATGTCTTAGTAACTTGCAAAGAACAGTGATTTCAGCCGAGTTGGTTTCCAGCTTTTTTGCAAGCTCCATCACTGACAAATGAACGAATGGATCAATTGAGATAGTTTGTTCGCTTTGCGCCAGCTTGTTCAGCATGGCTTGATCGACCAGCGCAGCAAAGATATCCGCCATCATGCGGTTTCGATAATCCCGCTCTGATTTAGGCAGAATGCGGTGCAGCTGGATAGCTATGCTTTCCTGAGAAGTAGCCGGATATATGCCGCGGTATGGTCTAAGTTTTAAACTCATGATAGCTCCTATTCAATAGAAGCCTAACATAGTTTCAGTGGCCGTCAACCATTTCAATGGCAACCGCATCAGTAGTGTCGAATGCGAATTGATTTTCACAACCGATCAAACGAGGGCGGCTTTCGCCCGCCTTCATGATTGCTTCAAGTTTGCTACTTGCCCGCAAGTATATTTCAACATTGGAAATTGGCAAGTAGACTTTATAAACGCCTTTGGCGTAATAGTTTCTGTAAGCCATGTCCGCTTTATTGCATAAAAGGCAGACGTTTACAAGCTTCGATTAGTATAAGTTCCCGCTAGTAATAAATGAGTAAGATCGTACTTGCGAACTCGCTCAAGGATATCGTAGCGCACGCGGTCAAGAACTGAATGTTTGGCCAGCCAATCCCAAAGCGACTCTTTTAGCTGATCCTCGGTAATATCGCCTCCGCAGAACTTGGTCAAAAACAAGTGGGGGATAACAATCCCATGGGGATTCATATCAATGAGACCACCAAGCTTGAGTGTGAGAAACTCGGTATACCAACCCGAGAACTCACATCCTCTGGCACCAGTAATATCCAGCCGCGCATCTGGGCCGTTTAGAATTTTGAGAACATCCAACAGCCGTACCTCAAGAGTTTTGCCAGGCTCCAAAGTCAAGCGTGCAAGCATGGCCGAGGACTTGATCGCTTTGAAAACCCTGTACAGGGATTCTCTTGTTGGACTGTGGCAGCCGTTGGCACGAAGCTTTTCATGAACCCCATCCAGGCTCATTGTAGTTGAATTGAACTGAGCTTCTGCAAGCAAGAACATAGCAACACCTTTTTTGCTCATATAATTTTAGAAAACCAGGAAGTCAACCACGCATTTTACAGTTTCCAAGCACCTATAAATAGATGAACATTTGAAAATCCCCGCATGGAGAACTCAACTCATGGGCGTCAAAGCTACTGACTTCGGCAGCATTCTCATTGAAAAACACGTTGGCTTTCGTGGTGAACTAAGGTTCCCAGAAACCTTCTTGCCTACAAAGCAAGTTGGTGCTGGTACCTTTGGTCGTAACGCTGGCGATAACTTTGGCTACTCCGTTAGTATTGACGGTATGTTGGCTGCGGTTGGTGTTCCTGCACAAGACTATAACGAAGATGGTGAACTAAGCAAAGCTGATGCGGGTGCAGTTTTTGTTTACCGTCGTAACCGCGATTCTTGGGAATTCGCTTACAAGATTTCCGCTCCAGAAGCTGATAGAGAAGAAGCCGATAACTTTGGCTACTCGGTTAGCTTGAAGGGCAATGTTCTCGTTGTTGGCTCTCCAAAGCACGCCGTTGACGCAGCACAGGCTAATCCAATTATTGGTGGTGGCGCTGCTTTTGTCTACAACATTGTTGCTGATGCCTTTGAACTAGAAGCAAAGCTAGTTCCTGCGGTTCGCGACGAAGATGACAATTTTGGTTCCGTAGTCAGCGCGTTCAAAGACATCGTTTATGTGGGTTCTCATGCTCACGGCCGTAACGAACTGGAAGCACTTGATGCTCCTGCGGCTGGTGCAGTTTGGGCATTTGCTCGTAACTCGGAAACTGCTTCTTGGTCTCTTACAAAGAAGATTGTTGCCGGTGGTAACGATCGCAATCCAAATGACCAGTTTGGCTCCGCTGTTAGCGCACACAAGAACATTTTGGCTGTTGGCGTTCCAAACTACGATTACATCAGCAAGGGTATGGACCTTAAAACAAATGCTGGTGCGGTTTATGTATTTGAATGGAACACAGACCACTGGGTTTATCGTAGTCTAATCGTTGCTGCGGATCGCGCTGAAGGTGATCAGTTTGGTTCTGCCATTAGCGTATTCGACAAGCGCATTGCAATTGGCGCTCCAGGTAAGAACAAGGTTTACGTTTACGCACAGGACATCCTGGGCAACTACGTGTTGGCGTCCACTGCGGCTCCAACAATGCCAGTTCTCGCTGATGATCTAGAGCAGCCAACTTCTGCTACTCTCGTTGATGGCGCAAAGTTTGGTCAAGCTTTGAGCTTGAACGCTGATACTCTTGTTGTTGGTGCTCCAAATCAGCGCGGTCTTACCGTTGTTAGCATTGATCCACTTCCAGAGGATGCCGAAGAAGGCACACTAAAAACTTGGACTGGTTCGGAAACACCAAACGTTGGTTACGTATACGTTTATGCTGTTGACGCTGATAGCAAGCTAACTCAAATCAATAAGTTTACAAGTGTTGATCGCCTAGAAGCGGGTCACGCTTTGGACAATGGTAACTTTGGTTCTTCCGTAAGTGTTGGTACTGATATTATCGTAGTTGGTGAACCTAATGCAAACGTTGGCTCCGCTGGCACCGACTATAAAACAAACGCTGGTACAGCTCATATCTATGTTCGCACCAACGGCACATTTGCTCACTCCAAGACCGTAGAAGGCTTCTACGTTGACCGCAACGATCAAGACGCATTTGCAACGGCTTTTGCACAGAACGATCGCTTTATGGTGTTTACAGCACCTGGTCAGGATTACGACACAAACAATGAGAACTACGTTAGCAACGCAGGTGCTGCTTATGTTTGGGAAAATGTTGCGGGCACTTGGACATATCGTCAAAAACTAGCGGCTGCTGATCGTTTTGCTGAAGCGGCTTTTGGTTCAAACGTTGAAATCCTAGGCGAAACACTTTTCATTCAAGCAGCTCGTCCAAATAGCTCGGGTGCTGTTCATGTGTTTGCTTTGGAAAATGGCGCATTTGTTGAAAAGCAGCGCATTGTTCACGCCGACGCACTAGCCGGTGATATGTTTGGTTCGGTAATGCTGGCTCGTGATTCGCGCTTGTTTATCGCTTCGACCACAGTTGCCGCAAATGGCACTAACAATCACGGCGCAGTATTCGCATACAATCTAGTTGATGGTCTTTACGAGTTTGCTTCCAAGATCGTTCCAACAACCCTTCAGTCGGCTTCGCGCTTTGGTAGCTCGCTAAGCTTGAACAACAATTTGTTGGCTGTTGGCGCTCCTGGTCATTCAACAGATTCCGGCAATGGTAACCCACTTGGTGAAGCCGGCGCAGTATTCTTGTTTACACCAGTTGAAGCTGGTTGGGAGCAAGTTGCAAAGATTGCTGGTCCAGGTACGGATCGCAACGCAAATGATTACATGGGCTTTGCTGTTGCTCGCAACGCAAACATGATTGCCGTGGGTATCCCAGGTGCAAACTATGACGCTGGTGTTTCAGTATACAAGGACTCAGCTGGTAAAGTTCAGTTGTTCTCCCGCGATGGTATGGGTTGGAAACTTGAAGCTTCGTTGGATTCTCCAAACCGTTCCGTAATGGGTAGCTTTGGTCACTCCGTAGCAATGAGTGATACTCGCATTGTTGTTGGTGCACCAGGTGAACCCGAAGCGTTGGCTGGCACTTACGGCACAGGTCTTGCTTATGTTTGGGAAAAGGTAGCCGGTGAATGGGCAGTGGTAGCAACTCTCAGCAATGATGAGATGCCTGCTTATGATCGTCGCTTTGGTTTTGCAGTCGCGATTGATGGCGATCGCGTTATCGTTGGCGAACCCAACTCTCGCACTACAAGCGAAAATTCAACTGTTGTGGCAGCGGCTGGCGCGGCTTGGATCTTTGAAAAGAAGAACGGCTCTTGGAACAAAGTTTCCAAGCTTACCGCACAAGCTCTTGCGGGTCGTACTGCAAATGCAAACTTTGGTTTCTCCGTTGATATTCGCGGCACAATGGCTGTTGTGGGCGCTCCTTATGATACAACAAACGATGTAGGCGCGGTAACTCTAGCCAATGCAGGTTCCACTTACGTATTCCGTCGCGCTGAATCTAGCGAAGGCGTTGTAAGCTGGAATCCTGAAAAGAAACTAGCAGGTTGGGCACAGGATCGTAACACGGATGACCGCTTTGGTTCTGCTATTGCAGCGTATGGTAACTGGGTTGTTGTTGGTGCAACTGGTCACGACTTTGACTTGAATCGTGAAAACTTTGTGGATAACGCTGGTGCACTATTTGTTTACGAATGGGTAAACCGTGCGCTTGTTTATCGTCAAAAGCTTGTCGCACATAACAATGCGGATCGTGTCGCAGACACTGGCTTTGGTTCAGTTGTTGCAATCAACTCCTTTACAATCGTTGCAAGCGCGCCAAATCTAAAGTCGGCCACTTCTCAGTATCGTGGTAAGGTTTGGACTTGGAAGCTTGAGAATGGTGCATGGGTTAAGGATCGTACTTTTGTATGTGCGAACTCTTCGGATCGCGATTCCACAAACACATCCAGTACAACACGTTTTGGTTCTTCTCTCGCACTTAGCGATACAGTATTGGCTATTGGTAGCCCAGCAAGCGGCTTTGGTGCAACTTCCACCCACGTTGATCGTGCTGGTGCTGTTGAAGTTTATCGCTTTGTTGAAAACGCATGGGCGTTTGAGAAAACGCTTGTAAGCGCACTTCGCAAAGCTGGTGATGAATTTGGTACAACTATTGCGGTTCGTGACAATCTAATCGTTGTCGGCGGTATTGCTCCACAGTCTTCGACTCCATCGTTGGGTGCGGATACGCTTAACTATGGTGGTGGTGCAGCTTGGGTATTCCAGCAAGCCGGTGGTAACTGGAACCTAATCCAAAAGCTATCTCGCGGTGATGAAGCTGCAAACGTAAACCAGTTTGGTACGGCTGTTCGTATCAGCGGCGACACAATGGTTGTTGGTGCTCCTGGTCACGTTTACGATGTAAATGGTCGTGACTTCAAGGTTGGTGCAGGTGCTGCCTACGTATTCAAAATGACGGTTGATGGTTGGAAGTACAACACAACCCTACACGCACCGGATCGCGCTGAAAACCAATTGTTTGGTACTGATGTTGTGGTCAAGGACGATTTGATTTGGGTTGGTGCTCCTGGCGCGCTAAACGGCGGTGTTGTTTCGGGTGCTGTTTATGGCTTCCGTCGTGCAACTACTGGCGTTGAAACTCGTCGTACTCGTCGTGTTGCACGTTTTGTTGGTACTGGTGCAAATCAAACATTCACAGTTCCCGCAGGTATCGAAGAAGTTACCGCTTACATTTGGGGTGCTGGTGGTGCCGTAAACACCTCAGTTTCTGATGGTGGTAACGGCGGCTTTGTCCGTGTTAAGATTCCAGTAACACCGGGTGAGGAACTCACACTGGCTGTTGGTACTTCTCCAGCGGCTAATACTGGTGCTGGTGGCGGACGCTCTGAAATCCTACGTGGTGCTTCAACTCTTGCTGTTGCCGGTGGTGGCGGTGGTACTCCTGGTTTCGCACATGGTGGTGTTTGGGTTGGTACTGCAGGTTCGGCTGGCGCAAATGGTTCCTCTGGAACTGAAGCAGTTCTAGCGGGTCTCGCAGGTACATCAAACGCTGGTGGTCTATCCCGTACAAGCACAGGCTACCTAAGTGGTAACGCTGGCTTGTTTAAGATGGGCGGCAATGGCCCAACTTATGAAGGTGCAACCTATTACACAGGTGGCTGGCCAAATGGTGGTTCTTCCACAGTTGGTGCGAATAGTTCGTTTGCTATCGGTGGTGGCGGTGACGGCTGGTATGGTGGCTCCGCAGGTGCAGTTGATCTAACTGCATCTTATCTTACAGCACCAGCCGGTGGTGGTAGCTCTTATATCGCTCCTGGTCTAACCGGTTATATGGGTTCGGTTAAAACTGAATACGATGATGCTTTTGCTTACCTAAGTGTTCTTGACAACACAGATGCACTAGCTTCCCGTCCAGCTGTTGTAAATCGCGATGGTATGGTTGTTGTTGAATGGTATGAAACATACGAGTCCAACGACTGGACTTTTGAACAACGCTTGAACATGACCACAAAGCCAATCAATGCCAACCTAGAGTTTGGTAAGACATTGGCATTTGATGGCGCAACACTGGTTGTTGGTAGCCCTGGTGATATCCATTCCCCATCTGGTGTAAACGTTGGCTTTGCCGCAGGTAGTGCCGCAGTTTATGAATTCAACGGCTTTGAATGGCAAGAATCGGCTGTTCTATTCCAGTTCGGTTTGAATTCCTATGCAAACGTCAATGCAATGTTTACCCACAGCATTAGCGTTCACGAAGACTACATCATCATTGGTGCTCCAAATCACAGCTATGATGAAGCTGGCGCAGAAGCTATGAATGGTGCGGGTATCGCTTACTTATATCGTAAGGTTGCTGGTGCTTGGACAAACGTTCAGCGTTTGGGTCCATTGGGTTCCCAACGCAATAGCAACGATCTAATTGGTCACTCCATCCTATCCCAAGACGACTGGGTATTTGTTGGTATTCCAGGTCAGGAATACGATGCTGAAAACGCAAACAAGGTAACCAACGCAGGTGCGGTTAACGTTTGGAAGTGGGAAGGCTCCACACTAACATTCAAGCAAAAACTTACTGCACCATTTGCCGAGCGTAAGCTCAACAAGCAATTTGGTTGGGTTCTCGACTACGTTGATGGTCAGCTCTACGTAAGCAGCCCAGGTTCTCTTGTAGGTGGTACAGAAAATCTAGAAACTGCTGGTTCTCTCAATGTGTTTGGTCTTGAGGGTGATACTTGGGTTCCTGTTCAGACAATCAACCCACCGTTCTCCGCTCCTGGTTCCACACTGTTTGGTTATGATTTTGCAGTATCGCAGGATGCCCTAGCTATTACTGCCCCAGGCTCTGCAATGGATGCAATCAGCTTGGCTAACTTGACATGGCTTGCTTATCGTCCACAGGGCGATGCCAAGTACATTACACTTCAAATGCAAGAGTGGTCTGTGGAGCTTTCTTGCTTCCGTCCAGACTCCAGTTCTGCAACTTTGCTAAGCACGGAAACTCCAACAGGTCCAGGTAGTCTCTCGCTTAACGCTGCTGGTTTCGGAAGTCTCGAGCTTGTGGTAAGTGGGGTAAAACGCGGCGAAACTCTAGCATTTGGAACTAACGCTTGGAATCGCGTGATCATCCAGCGCAGTGGCAACACAATGAGCTTCCACGTTAATGGAACTCAGGTAGCGTCTTGGGAAATCACTGGTCCATCGGATGTTCCTTATGGTCTTGGTGCTGGTATTATCCTTGGTAACACAGCGGGTAATGCTGATTCTGAAAAGCGTTACGAATACATTCGTGTCAACACCGAAGCTCTAATTCCAGCGGAAGCGTTCGATGACAACATGGGTCGTCGTCCATCGACAATCATGTATGCGAACTTCCGTTCCAACTACTTGGACATCGTTGAAGCATATGCGGCTACACCTGAAACACGTAACATTTCCAACGTACCAACATTCGCACTAATCCCGGGTAAGACTTCCTCTGCAATTGCAGGTCAAGTTCACTTCTACAAGCGCGACAATGGTGTTTGGTCTTACGATCAATCGGTTCAGCCTTCGGGTCCAGTAACCGCAGGAGATCGTTTTGGTCACTCTGTGGATCTTGTTGAAGATTTCATGGTTGTTGGTTCTCCAATCCACAACTTGGATCAAAGCAACGTTCGCCCACTTAGCAACTCTGGTGCAGTTTGGTTCTTCCAGCGCGTTGATTCCTCTTGGGTTCAACAGCAAAAGTTGTCGATGATCGGCGACGAAATGGTAAACGGCGAAGAAACTGGCGCAACAGTTGAATCCGCTGGAAACGTTATTGCTGTGGCTGCAACTCGTCATCCATACGATGATCAGGGTGAGAACTTTAGAGAATATGCAGGTGCTGTTTATGTATGGCGCTTTGAAAACGATACTTGGGTAATTGAACAAAAGATCGTTGCAAGCAACCGTCAAACACGAGCCAACTTTGGTTACTCCATTGCAATAACCGACACGCTTATGGTTATTGGTGCACCATCAAATGATGATGCAACCAAGCCAGGCCAAGCATTTGTTTATCGTAAGGAAGCCGGTGATACGGGTCTTTATCCTTGGAAATCCGAAGGCGAGCTAATTGCCCCAGGTACAAACGACCGTAAGCCAGGCGACAAGTTTGGTTATGCCGTTGCAATCAACAGCGATAACGAAGTTATGGTTGGTGCTCCACTGCACGACTTTAATGCTGCTGGCGCAAATGAACTTGCTGATGCTGGTGCGATCTTTGTATTCAAGAAGGATACTTCTTGGACTCTATCCCAGAAGCTAACTGCAAATGCAATGCACAAGGGTGTTGCTGGTACAGTTGGTCGCGCTGCTGGCGAACAATTTGGTTCATCGATCACAACGTTTGGTAATGATCTAATTGTGGGTCAGCCATTCCGTGCAAATGATGCGCGTGGTCAAATGCCAGTTAGCCAAGCTGGTGGTGCCATTGTATTCACACGCGATAACGCAGATGCACTTTGGGAACAGACACAGATCATCGTTCCACAAATGCGCAACTCCGTGGCAAACGAATACGTTGGTAATGCTGTTTCCGGTTGGGGCGATATCTTCGTAGCTGGTTCTCCAATGAACAACTACGATGGTGACAACGACAATTACATGCAAAATGCTGGTGCCGTATATGTATGGCAAAAGCAGGGTTCGGAATGGAAGAACATTCAGAAGATCGCAGCGGTCAGCGCAAATGGTATCAATCGTCAGTCCAACGCGTTCTTTGGTGCATCGCTTATCCTTCATGAGGATATGCTAATTGTTGGTGCTCCTCAAACAACACAACAATTTACAGTTCCATCAACAACCAATGAGCAAGTTGGTGCGGTATTCATCTACAAGCTGGTAGATGGTAAATTCGAGTTCCAATACTCATTCCGTCCAGATGCTTCGGCTTCAAATTACAAGAACTACCGCTTTGGTTATTCTTTGGATTATGATGGTTCCACACTTATTGTTGGTGCCAACAATGCGGCTCAAACAAACACTGCACTTGATGGTTTTGGTCGCGCTTACTTCTTCGAACTAAATGAGGAAGGTGTATTCGAACAAACTGGTATGGTTGTTCCAAAGACAGCCCCAGCGCAAAGCATGAGCTATGGTACTTCGGTAAGCGTGCATGGTGATCTTGCTGTGGCAAGCTCCTCTACAGCTCTTAGCGGTGGCCATCCTGGCCGTGTTGTTATCATGCAGCGCATCGAAGGCACATGGGCCGAAGTTGACATGGTTTTGGCTCAGGATCAAATGGCCGACAGTGGCTCGCAGTTTGGTTTTACTATTGAGTTTAGTGCGGACAATTCCAAAATGTTCGTTGGTGCACCAAACACCAGCTATGATCGCTTGAATCGTTTGGTATCAAATGGTGGTGCAGTATTCTTCTTTGAGAACGATAACGGCACTTGGGTATTCCGTCAGCGCATTACACCGGTTGGTCAAAACTACCATCATGCGAATTCACAGTTTGGTTATTCGATCAGCTATAACAACGAACTAGGTTTGTTGTTCGTTGGCGCCCCAGGCAATACCTACAACGGCATCGGCAATAGTATTGCGGCTCGTTATGGTGCAGTATTCGAGTTCAACCAGGACGAAGATGGCTTCTTCTATACAAAGAGCCGTATCCTTCCTGATCCCGCTTATGGTATGAACGGCTCCAACGACTTTGGCTACAAGATCCATTCGGAAGCTAATATGTTGTTGGCAAGTGCGCCAGGTAACACTTATGGCAACCTCTCAACTGATCCGGCTGCTACTGCAATGGGTGGCATTCTCGCATTCCGTTTGGTGGATGAGAATTGGCTATTCATCCGCAAGATTATCCCAGAAGGTCGTAACACTGCGGTTGCAAACCGTCGCTTTGGTGAAGTGTTCAAGTACAAGGACAGCTTGCTTGCTGTGGGCGTTCCAAACAACCGTCACGACGAATACGGCACAGACTTGTTCGATGGCTATGGCTCGGTATTCGTTTACAAGGTAGAAAGCCTAGACGCGCTTACAGTGGAATTTGTAGGTGGTAAGTTTAACGCTCCTGCAAACGCAACAATCGGCTTTAACGAAGACGGTCAGTTTGATGCTGTTGAACTTCAATATGGTGGTGATGCTTATCGTGACACGCCAACAATTGAATTCTCCGCTGCTGGCTTTGCTGCTCACGCATTTATGAATCCTGTGGGTCTTGCAAATCCAAGCTTGACTCGTTTGGGTTCGGGTACACCAACTGTAACAGTGGTAAACGATCCACTTGACACAACTGGTGCAGGTGCTGAACTGGGTCTTACACGCGCTGGCTCTACAATTGGCAGCGTAAGTGTAACGGCTCCAGGTTCCGGCTACACCGACGTTCCAGCAGTTGAAGCAAATGGTGGTACCAATGTTAGCTTGCGTGCGGTTCTAAAGCCAACAAGCATCAGCGAAGTTACAATTGGCAATCGTGGCGCTGGCTATACGGACTTCCCAACAGTTCAAATTGAAGCTCCGCAAACTGCTGGTCAACCCGCACAGGCACACATTGTAATGGAAGTTGATAACATGATTATCAACCAAACTACAAAGTCCTATCCTGGCGAAACGTTCAACGTTGATTTCAACGGCAACATGCTAACTCGCTTTAAAACGGCAACAGTTGATGCAGAAAGCAACATGCTAACTGTGGAAGTTGTAATCGCTGGCGAGTACAATAAGACAACAGTTCAAACTGGTCGTATTGCACATCGTGTTGTTGAAAATCGCGTTTACGGTCACATCTTGGACTTTGCTCCAGGTGTTGATGAAGACTATGGTCTGATCACAGAATCTGTTTACGAAGCTGATGATTATGGTTCCATCACCGACACTACGATTGTTGTAAGCGAAGACTACAATATTGCAACAGACGCTCCAAGCTATGGCCCAATTACTGAGGAAGTTGTTGAGTATATGAGCTTTGGCCCGATTACAGCTACACCAGCAACGGTTAGCGTAACTGGTCGTTTGAAGACATTTACGCTGGACAACGCAGGCACAGGCTTTACTCGTCGTCCAACAGTTGCGCTAGTTGGCACAAGCAGTGTTCCTGCTCAACTAACAGCGGTATTGACGCCAACTGAAGTTGCAAGTGTTGAAGTTGTTAATGGCGGTTACAATGTTCCAAACGGCGTAAGCGTGGAAATCACTGGCGGTAATGGTACAGGCGCAACAGCGGTTCCAAATATCCAACTCGGTGTTATCAACGGCTTGTATGTGATCAATGCAGGTTCAGGCTATACTCGTACACCAAAGGTTGAATTCTCGATTGATGGTTTTGCAGGTAAAGTTGAACTACAGCCAACAACCGTTGCAAGTGTTGTAACAACTGAAGTAGATGAAACCCTAAATGTTGAAGGTCGTCTCACACAGATCAAGCGTTTGTCCAATCCAATCAATGCTCGCCAAATCAACTCTCGCTTTGGTACGGCTATTGCTGGTTCTGGATCAACAGTTGCTATCTCTGGCTTGCCAGCAGTTGCAGACAACATTCCAACAAGCGGCGGTAACGTGGAAATCTTCGAAGTTCAAGAACGTGAAGATCGTGTTGTCAAGGTAGAAATGGATGGTTGGCTCAATGCAAGCTCAGCAATGGCTGGTCTTTCCGACTTTACGCTTAGCATGTGGTATCGTACATCCGACCGCACCAAGGTCAAAAACAACGGTACAATGTTCGCAGCAACAGATCCTACGCGTCCTGGTTTGTTCGAATCAATCCGTAGCACAACTGGCGGTTCGTTTACAGTACCAGCAAACGTAAACAAGATCCGCTTCCAGGGTTGGGGTGCAGGTTCTAAGAAGGCAGCTCGTCCAGACACAGGCGGCTTTGCTGGTGGTATCCTAGACGTAACTCCGGGCGAAAGCTTTGGTTGGTCTATGGACACAACAACTGGTCGTACTCGTCTAACTCGTGGTGGTGTTGAAGTCGCGAATATTGGCTCGGGTATTAACGATGCTCCAAACGGTTTTGCTGCGGATCCATTGGTTTCCAACGGCAACGCTGGCGGATGGAACCTGGCTTCCTACAATCCAAACTTTGGTGCCATCTATGTTCAAGGCCATTACCTCTCGGGTGTTGCCAACATGTATGATGCAGCAAACTTTGCAAGTGGTTACACTGGTACGGGCGTCTACAACATGACTGGTCACGTTTCCACAAAGTATGGTATTGATAACCGCATGATTCGTTTCTATTACGATTCTGGTACTTCAAGAAATGGTTCTTCCGACACTATTTCATCTGTGCCGCATATTAAGAGTGTTTACGTGAGCAAGGAATTCTCGCGTTTTGTGGATACCTTCAAAAACAATGGAACCGCTGATATCACGTTCAACGTTGTTTCCTATGTAGCTATTGGTGAAACCTATGGTTATACCACTGGCACATTCAACACCGCGCGTATGGAATTGGGAACTCAGGATGGCACAACAAAGGTTGTAATATTGAACGGTGATGGTCAAGCTTTGCTTCCAGTGGATATTTCCAATATGTCGGTTCGCTCTCCAATGCGTGCGATGACTTGGACAATCACATTGAAGCCAGGCGAAACAAAGTCCATTGCAACATTCTACGTTTGTGATCAACCAATCAACGGTGTGAGAACCGCTGCTAGTGCGGCTGCAACTGCTTTGCTTCCAAACCTAGAAGCTCTCTTCTATGGCTTGACCAATGCTGAAATTGCAACGATTGCAAACTTCAAGTTTGCTCGTGAAAATGAATATGCAACAACAGCGGATCCAATGTTCAGCAAGGTATACAATGGTGCAACTGGTTCTCCATCAAGCAGCCCAATGTATGATGGTGTTGCAGGTACTCTAAACAACCCAGGCCTCGTAACAGTAAGCCCGGTAGTGGATACTCCAGCTAACCGTCAAAGCTTGCAGATCACCAACAATGGTAAGATCAACGTAAGCACGACAAGAGGCGAAGTTTCCTACTATACAAGCCCAATGGAAGATGGTTGGCACAACATCGTTTATACGGTTTCCGCTGAAAAGGCTTCCGTATACATCGACGGCAACTATCAGTTTACAGTTGATGTTGACTCGTTGGGTGCTTCGGATATTGTTGCTTTGGGTGCCAAGTTTGACCAGGAATCAAATCTTGCGGAAAACGATACATTTGCAGGTTACCTAGCGGATGTGGCAGTTTGGAATACTTCGCTTACTGAGGAAGAAGTTCAAATGCTTCTCACAGCAAAGGCCGATACTATCCAGCCCGGCAATATCCGAGCTTACTGGTTGAAGAATTAAACACAATAGGAATAGGTCTCCAGGGCGCATAAATACTCGTGAATCAAAATCGAGTTGCCCTGGAGACAACAATGACTTCTATCCCCGACAATTCAGTCAATGGTCATGATCTGATCATCAACGGAAACTCTAAAATGTCTGAAGGCATTCAAGAGAAGTCCGTTGTCCATAAAGCGTCCATTAAGCCAACAACGGTTGGATTTCTAACAAGTGCGGACAACTTTGGTTCGATCATGGACATTTTTGAGGATGTTCTTGTTGTTGGTTCTCCCACAGTAAATCAGCTTTCAGGTGCAGTTTGGGTGTTTGAGAAAACTTCCAAGCAGCGTATCCGCAAAAGCCAAAAGGTTTCTCGCGAGCGCCAAACATTTACCCACACCGGCTCAAAGCAAACATGGACCGCACCGGAAAATGTCAAAAACGTTACAATCCAGTTGGTTGGTGCCGGCGGTGGTGGTAACGCTTTGGGAACACACCTCGGTGGTAACGGCGCATACGTAAAGGCTGTGATTGCAGTTGATCCAGGCAAGACATATGACATTATTGTTGGTCAAGGTGGTGTAGCCGCTGGTACAACTCGCCCATTCGGTGGCGGTGGTCGTGTTCCTGAAAACAGCATCGGTGGATCCGGTGGTGGTCGCTCTGCTATTGCTGATCCTGTATTCGGCGACATGCTTACCGCAGGTGGTGGTGGTGGTGCGGGTAAAGATGGCCCAGGTGGTTTTGCCGGTGTTAAAGCAGGCGATGGCGTTGCGCTAAAAGCTGATGGTTCCGCTATTGTTCCCGCAGTAAACGCAATCGGCGCTAATGAATACCTCACAGGTTTCAACGCTTCGGCTCTCACAACAAATTACTTGGTTGATGGTCTTTGGACTCTCACCAACAACATCATGGATCCAGCCACAGGTGTTGAAAAGCCAAACTACTTGAACACAAAGTACCAAGGTGAAGACGCTAAAGCGGCACTATCCCTGCTTGGAAAGACCGTAAACGAAAGCGGCGCCGGCGGTGGTGGTTTCGCAGGTGGTGCTGCTGGTCCTGAGTCCTACGGCGAACGTTTTAGAACAACAGTGGGCAATATTTTCCCAACCGGTGGTTCTGGTTCGGGTGGCTCGTCCATGGCGGATCCAACTCTCGCATTCCCATTCCGTAACACCGAAGATATGATTCGCGATGTTGTGGTATTCGACGGTAATGCTCGTCAGCTTCCAGTTGAATTTGATGCCTTTGGTCATGGTGGCGATGATACCACACCTGGTCAGGATGGTACCATTGTTATTGAATGGGACGTATACGCTGAAGGTGATGATGAAACCACTGAAGACCTTCAAGACTGGAAGGAAACACACTTCTACACGTTCAATCCAGTTGATGCCGGTGGTATCAACTATAGCTGCCGCGTTGGTGCAGCGGTTGCCACAAATGGCGAATATATCGCTATTGGTTCACCGTATGACTTAGCAAATTCAGATGGTAACCTCTTTGCGCCACCACAAATCGGTGGTAACGGAACCCTTACAATCCTCAAGAAGGAAAATGGTGCTTGGGTTCGCACTCAACGTATTATCGCAACTGGCACAAACGGCCGCACTGACAACCTGTTTGGTGCTTCGGTAAAGTTTATCGGCGGCAAACTATTTGTAGGCGCTCCAACAAGCGACACAGATTCAACTGGCGCAAATGCGGTTACCGATGCTGGTGAAGTGTTTGTATTTGAACTAGTTAACGATGCTTGGGTACAAACCGGCCGCATTAGCGCGACTGGTACTAACAGCCGTATCGCAAGCGATTCGTTTGGTTACAAGCTGGCTGGCTTTGGCGACACGCTTATGGTTGCCAGCAAGAACAGCTATGACGCACTTGGTGCAAACCTAGTTGCTGGCGCTGGTTCAGTATTCGTTTATAACGTTGATACTCTAGCACAAGTCCAACGTATTGCGGGTCCTCGCATTGCAAATGCAGGCTTTGGTTCTTCGATGAGCGTAAAAGCGGGCACGATGGTTATTGGTGCCGAAGGTACTGCTGAAACTTACGTTTACAAGCTTGAAAACACAACTTGGGTACAGGAAACAAAGAAGTCTCATGCGGCTTCGCACTTGATCTCTTACTGCCCAATGCTTGTGACAGGTAATACCGTAGCTCAATCGGTAAATGGTTTGAACTTCACCTACGAGAGTCACACAATGAGTGAAGGTATCTCCGGTGGTACTCTTGGTGATATCTATCAGTTCTACTTTGGTAATACCCAGCGCGGCCGTAGCCGTAGCAACAACAACATGGGCTTTACTCAAAACTATGGCCGTCGTGGTGGTTTCCGCGCAAGTGTTCCAGCGATTCTATCTCGCACCGAATTTACACTTTCCAAGTGGCTTTACATTTTGCAGCCGCAAACATTCACCGGCTTTGAAAACGCTGGTACTCCAATGCCATTGTTCCGTCGTGGTTCGCTTTGGGGTGTATTCCTGGAACGTAGCTCAGGTGAAGCAAATGGTGGTAACCTTTACTTGCAGGTAGCCAACAGCGGCAATCCAAAGCGTTTCCACTTTGGTAAGCTGCCAAAGGATCGCTGGATTCACATGGCGATTACTCTAAAGGGTACCAAGCTTCGTTTGTTCGTAAATGGTGAACTCCGCAACACCTATGATATTGCAAGTGTTTCGCTTGCAGATGATCCTTCGATTCCAATCTCCTGGGGTTACAACCCAGCAATTGATGCTCTTGAAGCTCCGCTTTATGGTATGGGAGATTTTGCGCTTTACGATATTGCTCGTTATGATCAGTCCTACACGCCATCGGATACTTCATATTTTGAAACCCACTGGAATGAAATTCCAAAGGATCCATCCACATTTGGCCGTGGTAAGGCTGCATTTGTTGTTGACGAAAACACAATTCTAGAAGGTCTACCAACGTCCTATTCGGATGAAGCAGTTCATCACAACCCACGCACAAGACACCAAAACTCCACAGTTCATCACGAAGACATTATGATGAACTCGGGTAAGGTTGAGATCACACAATTTGACGGTGAAGAATGGACAACTGAAAAGTCTCTTCCAATCATCACTCCAGGTCACGCTTATATTCGTCCAAACTATGGCACACAGTTTGGTAAAAACGTCCATATCGACAAAGACCACTTGTATGTTTACGCGATGGATTCCATGGAACACGCCAGCAATTGGTCGCCATCGTTGGGTGCAGTATGGACATTTGATGTTCAAAACGATTTCAAGCTAATTGAAAAGGTTCTCTCACCTGCACGTAAAGACGCTGCGATGGGTGATCTCAAAGTTGAAAACGTTGACAAGATGTCAATTGTTGACCGTAGCGCAACAGTTCGTAACGAGCTTTACTTTGGCTTTGAAACGATGGCGCTTATCAACAATGGCGACAATCATGTTCCATATGCGTTCAAGAAGCTTTACTATGCGGATCGCCAACAGCGTCGTACGGATATCGAGGTTGATTCCTCTGGCTTGCCATTTAGCACGGCTTCCTATTACTATCAGACGATCACTTCGGCTGAGATGAAAACACAACAGATTTCATCACTAAATGCGCCGTTTGCAACGTTTAACTCAATAGCAAGCCCAATGCCAGCAGCTAAGGTATTCGAGCGTAACTTGGTCTCTGATAGTTCGGGTAAGACTTATGTGATGCAGCCAAACGAACGTTCAACGTTTGGTCCATACACGAAGTCGTTTCCAGGCAAGGTATCCGAACTACAGTATCAGATCAACGGTTCCTATAACTTTGTTGAAACTTTTGCTATGCCAGGTTCTGAAGGCGCCAACACAGGTTATGATACATTTGGCTTGACTGTTAAGGTTGTCAATGATACGGTTTGGATTGGTTCTTCCCAATCCCTACACACCCAGTATAACTGGAACTCTGGTTACTATTTCGGTAAGATCTACTCCTACAAGTATTTCAAAGAACGTGCGGGTTGGGATATTGATCGTACCCTGCAAAACATTCCATCTGCCACACCAGCAACGCATCCTATGTTTGGATCATCCTTTGATATCAAGGGCGATTTCCTCTTGGCGCGTAGCCGTGGTGCAGCCAACACAACAGCTTATCTCTACAAGATCAACGAAGACAGCTTTGAACTTGTACAGCAGGTAACAGTTGGTACAGACTCCGACGACAACAAATTTGCGGGTAGCGCAGTTGCATTCTTTGGCGACTCGATGGAATCCGTTATTGGTAGCCCATGGACTCACACCCCAAGCCGCAATTATGTGGGTCGTGTTGATCACTATGGTTGGGATGAAACTGCTGGTCAGCTTGTTCCTGATTCCGTACTTTACCGCCCAACAATGCTTGTCGACGATCGCGAATACGTAACAAGCTTGGGTTCCGCAGCGGTTCTTTCCAATGGTCGTTTGTTCGTAGGTGCAGATTATTACTCCAAGGACGAAGCATTCAACTTGACTCGTGGTGGCAACGGTGCGGTTTATTATTACGATAAAAACGCCGATGGTTACTGGGAACAGAAGGGCATCATGTCCAACTACGTGGGCAACACTGGTCTTCGTATGGGCGCTCGCATCCACGTTATGGGTGACTCTGTTCTCATGCACGGAAATTACCCATCCAACAACCGTGTTGACCTAATGAAGCATGATGCGGTAACTGACACTTATGCGTTTGTTAAGTCGTTTACTTCATCGCCAAACAAGTATCCGGCAAGCGGTGCGTTTGTAAGCGAAAACCACATCGTAATAGGTCAAATCTACACCACAGCCCAAGTAAATCAGACTGGTCCAATGACTGGTAGCTGGGTAGAGTATAAGGGTGCAGATGCAACTTGGACTGTTGGTTCCGATCATTATGTTCCAATGATCACAAATGGTGCTTACGATTACGGCGTTATCGACTACACAAGCTTTGCAAACACGATTTATGGTCGTGCAACTGATGAGCGTTTTGGTACCGACGTTAAGCTTAGTGCGGACAAGTCCATGCTATTGGTTGGTGCACCATCAAACTATTACAACGCAAATCACGTATCAAAGAATCCAGTTGGTAACCTTGGTGCAGTTGTTGCGTTCTACTGGGATGAAACAAACACAAAGTGGCGCTTGAACACCAAGATCCACGACACCAACAGTGAAACTCAAGGCACACAGTTTGGTCAGAAGATTACACGTTCGGGTAACGACTTTATCGTTACATCCTACGGTACAACTCTTGAAGGTATTATCACAACCCTAAGCTATGATGTAAGCGGCGTAAACGCAAAGTGGACTCAAAAGTTCCAGTTGAAGAACAACGTAGGTTACACTTACTTTGGTTCTGGCGTTGCCTATGATAGTGTTCGTGACTTGTATGTGGTTGGTACGGAAATGGGTTCTGTGGACTCCATGCAAAGTGGTTTGTTTGAAACAATCACTTCTACAAAAACACGCCAATCATACTCGATTGCAGGTTCCGTTAATAACCGTGTTGCTGGTATGGCATTTGGTTACTCGGTTGCCACTTACGATGGTAAGATGGCAGTTGGTGCACCATATTACCCATACAGCAATAATGGTACAACCCCTGCTGGTCCCGGTGGCGGTCTTGTCTACACTTACGAACTTACACCTAACAATACGTTTAAGCCGGTTCAGAAAATCACATTTGAAAACCAAGCAACGAATCATTTTGGCTTGCAGTTGGGTATTTCCAATGAGCAGATGTTTGTAACTGGCACAAGCACAAAGCCTGTGGTATTGTCCAAGGATGGTTCTGGTAAGTTTGTAAACCCTGTAACAGTTAATGCCATTAACTCTTCGGGTCAGACTATTACACCTCGCACGGTTGCTTGGGATCCTGAAACAAAGGAATCAGCGTTTGTTGGTTTGTCCTCAAATGTTTGGAACATTCCTCTCAACTTTGGACCAAATGGTGTTGTTGTTCCACTAAACTGGGATGGCGACAAATACGTGCAGGATACCGCGTTCTCCAGTGCAAGCGTAACAGCAACAAACATTGTGGATCTTCCAAATCTAGCACTTTCGCTAAACACACAATTTGGTCAACATGGTATGGCATTCTCGCCGGACAAGACTAAGTTGGCAATTGCAGCGCCGGGTGATCATTACTCCGTTTATAAGCCTGAACCCCTATATGCGAACCAAGGCACAAACCTACTCAATGGTAAGGTTTATGTTTACGAATGGGACGCAGATAAGAGCAAGTTTGTACTCCACAGCGTGATCCCAACACCAGCGTTTGGTGCAGCGACTTCCGAGACTATGCGTTTGAGCTGGGATGGTGATCGTTTAACAGTTGGTATTTCTAATATCCTATATGCGTATGAGCATGTTGAAGATCGTCTTTGGAAGGTTGTTGAAACAACTTCAATGGAAAGCGGCTTTGTAGGTTCGATCACAGCGTTGGAAGGTCAAGCCCTGCTTATGACCCGTCCAACATCCAAGGGTTACCCAAGTGTAGAAAATTCCGGTGCAATCCGTGTTCAACTTTACAACGATGGTATCCTAGGAAGCAGCCGTGGAATCCGTGCAGGTGCAAACGCAGAAGTGTTCAACAATGGTACTGATACTGTTGGTCGTGGTGGCGGTGGTGCAGGCGCTATCGGTGGTAAGGCTTCGGGCTACCTCAGCATCCGTGGTAAGGCAACTGGTGGTTCTAACTTGGTCCCAGCTGGTGCAAACGAGTTTATCAGCAATGGTACAACCCGTGCAAACGCGATAAGCGAACATGCAACTGGTGCCGGTGGTAATGCTCCTGGTGCAAATGGTGAAAACGCACGCATTGTTATCAAGGCTGGTGAAACAACTACAGTATTTGACTTCAATGGCTTTGATCAGAACTATGTGGTTCCAGCGGGTGTTTCGGAAATCGAATTCACAATGTGGGGTGCAGGTGGTGGCTCGGCCAGCGATCGTGATCTAACAGAGTGGTATCAAGCTCGTAGTGGTCGCGGCGGTGCTGGTGCTTGCGTAAGCGGCACGCTTGCTGTTACTGCTGGTGAAACACTCAAGCTGATCGTAGGCGGCGGTGGTTCCGGTGGTAAGCGTTTTGCTGAATCTCCAAGCCTCAAAAAGCAGCTCAAGTATGGCTTGGGTGGTATTGGTAGCCTAGCACAGAACGCTTCAGATAACTCCGGTGGCTGCGGTGGCGGTCTAGCTGCTATTGCACGCGGCGAAACCTATCTCGCTATTGCTGGCGGTGGTGCGGGCGGTTCTATGGCTGTGGCAGCAAATGTCCGCTTGGATGGTCTGCCTGGTGGTCTTCTTGTGGATCAGGACGTTTCAATCTCCAACTCTACATCTAGCGATGCAGATCACATTTATGCTCCAGGCATTACAAACTCTCGTGCAGCTGGCGACTACTTTGGTTACAAAGTTGCTATTGCTGGCGACGATAGCATTCTTGTTGGTGCTCCTGGTCATGACTATGATTATGTTGGCGATCGTCTTCCAGACAATGCTGGTGCCGTATACGCTTATGCTCGCACAAACGGCAAGTGGGAAATCACAACAAAGATCAACTCTGCAGTTCCAACAACTGGCGAGTTCTTTGGCTTGGACATCAACGTTGCTGCGGACAAGGTAGCAGTGTTGGGCGGTTCTCCAAAGGGCTATGGCGTAGGTTACCTACACGAGTACGTCGATGCTCTATCCAGCAACTCACTGGAAGTGTTCACACGTACGGGTGATTCACTTACAAGCCTAGCCAAGACGCTTATCACAGACCCGGTTAAGACTGGTAAGAGTGTTGTACTTGATGGCAATGATTTGGTTTTGGGTACTCCATCACTTAGAACAAATGGTCTGGCAACTCCATTGATTCAAGCCGGCGGCTTTGAAACATATGCGATCAATGCGCCAACAATGTCCAAGGTAGATACCCAAGTTTCCGCTGGTGTTTCGCATGGTCGTTTTGGTGGTGACAAGTTTGGTTCTTCTGTGGAGCTTATCGGTAACCAAGTTGTTATCGGTGCCCCAGGACACGACTACACAACAAACGGCGAAGACTATCGTTTGGATCAAGGCGCATTGTTCGTATTTGAGAAGAAGGGTCCGGTTTACAGCTTCCGTAGCAAGATCAACTTGGAACTCGAATCCGAAGCAACAGGCTTTGGTAAGACTCTAAAGGTAATCGGCGACAAGCTCTATGCGGGCACTGATGATGTTGCTCATAACGTTGAACTAACACAAACAAACGGCAACTGGGCAATTTCCAAGCATATTGAATCCACTGCGGGTAAGATTGCTGAGATTGTAAGCCAGAACAAGCTGATCGTGTTGGATCCAACAAGTGGTGCAGGTCTAAATGGTCAGCCAACTCTTGCGGCTTCTGGTATTGCTCACACGTTTGCAATCGAATCCGATGGCACAACAACAGATCAGAATCAGTCCTATACGATCCCAGGCAAGTCCCGTGGTCGTAACGCGGGTGATCAGTTCGGTTACTCCGTATACGCGGGCAATGACTTTGTTGTTGTTGGTGCTCCAAACCACAGCTTTGATGCAAATGGTCTCACACAGGACAAGGCAGGCGCGTTGTTCGTATTCAACAAGTCCGGCGACAAGTGGAATGCAGAAACAAAGATCGTTCCTGATCTAGCAGCTACAACAGGTTTCGGTCGCACAATTGCTGGCCGTAACGGTTGGATCATTACAAGCGGTCTAACATTGGATGATGGCTTTGCTCGTGTAATGCAGCGCGTGGCAACTGGTGTTTGGGAAACTCGTAAGGATTACACTGGTACGGGTATTGGTGGTGATGGTTTTGGTATGGCAGTGGCTGCCGCAGACACAAATAAGTTTGCAATTGGCTCTCCGCTATCCGATTCTGACTTCACAGATACTGGTTCAGTTCAAACATACGAGCGTGTTGGCGCGGATTGGTTCAACCGCAATACTCTGCAAACACAAGGTCTAACAAAGGGTCGCAACGCAGGCGATTGGTTTGGTTACTCCGTAGCGTCGAACAAGAACTATGTGGTAATCGGTTCTCCAAAGTATGCGTATGATGCAGTTGGTGCAAATGAACTAGCTGAATCTGGTGCACTCTGGATCTACTTGAAGAACAGCAAGTTCCCAATGATTGGCAAATATGTGAGCCCAGTTCGTTCGGAAAATGGTCTCTTTGGTAATGCAGTGGGCATTGATGAAAAGAGCAACCGCATTGCTGTTGGTGAACCTGGTACAAATAGTGTTCACGTGTTTGCGTTCGATGGTGAAACTCTCACTTTGGAACAAACGCTAACAGTTAGCGTTGGTACTAATGAAGTATTTGGCGTAACATTGGCGTTTAACGCGAACACAATTATTGTGGGTTCGGCAAAAGCTTCCACTGATGCCGATGGCGCAAATGAACTTGCTGATGCAGGTGCGGCCTATGTATTCGTCCGCGATAACTCCAACGCAACTTGGAGTCTCAAGGAAAAGATCGCAGGCTTTGCAGAACCAAATGGTCGTCAAGATGGCGATCTAATGGGAACTGCCGTTGCAATCGACGCAAAGGGCTCGGCAATTATTGGTGCTCCAGGTCACGATTGGGATATCAATGGTGCAAACGAAGTTGCCGACGCTGGTGCAGTATTGATCAAAAAGGTAAAATGATATGGAAAAGGAGTTGGGGATTAGCCCAACTCCTTTTGAACCGTTGCCCCTGAGGGCGCCGGATTAGGCACCCTTGGTGATGGTTGCCTTGGCGCCTTCAATGCCGGCGTCAGCGTCTTCAGTGAGGTAGAACCAGCCGTAGCGATCAGCCTGGACGCCGAACTTCTTGCCCTGCTCGAGGGAAATGTTCAGCTTGTCAAGCTGTTCGTCGGAAAGTTGAACCTTCAGGTTCGAACCCTGCGTCGGTGCGCTTAGGAAGTCGGCAAAAACGTGCGGGCCTTTTGCACGATCAGTTGGGCGGACGAACAGTGTGCCGTCCTTAACTGCCATGCGGAAGCGCGTTCCGTTGGCATGCTTGGTCATGAAGGCCGAAGCAGCAGCCGAGTTGAACGAAATGCCTACAGCGCGGGAAGCGGTTTCGGTTTGATTTTCCATTTTTCGATCTCCTATTGAGAAGTGCATCATGCTCTTCTTTAAGTTGCTAAACAGTTGCATCCCCTGCTCACTGCTTATGTCAGCCAATGTAATATTTTGCGGTTTTAAGTCAACCATAATGCTGAAAAAGGACGAGTCCTGACAACACTTTTTCCAAGAACTCTACAAAATCAAGCACTTACAAATCGTAACTTTATCAACTAGTTACGTAAGAATGCTTGTCTCGCAACTTACGATGACCAAAATCAGCTTCCAAAAGGACTTCTGATATGGCTGGAGAGGATCCTTTTCAGATCCTCTCCAATTGTTTTCCGACGTTTGCGGCCGCTTACTTAGCAGCAACGCGACCGAAAGCCGTGCCCTTGGCCGGGGTGCCGGCGATCGGAGCAAGCGAAACCCAACCGTACTTGGCCTTGACCAGTTCGTAAGCTGCACCAGCTTCCAGGGCGGCCAGATCCGAAACCGTTACGCGGGCGCCGTTGACCTTGGAACCTTCAACCTTGAAGCTCAGCTTGCGCATTGTTTCGCCTTCCGGGAGATTCGTTGAGATCACCCGAGCCGACGGACGAACCTGGAGAACGCCGTCCTTTTCGCGAACACGAATCTGCTTGTTTTCGCCGATGAGTGCGAGAGCTGCAACGTTGAAGTTAAGAACCTTTGCCATGTAAGTCTTCCTTTTCTCGATCTGTGCGCGTTAGTGCGCGTTTCTGTGTTTGCATTTCCAGCGCGTTGTTTGTTGCGCTTATGCCATTAAAGTAACACAGGAAGAGAAAGTGTCAACCAGTATATTCCTAAAAAAGCGAAAAGAATTGAAATTATTTGGAAAGCTTTGAAACCATTGATAATTTTTTACGAGCATCTTTCAAAATGTCGTAGGTTTCTTTTAATCTGTTACGCAAAACAATTTCCTGACTACGCCACCATACATCCTGTTCATCGAACTTTGCTCGATGTTTGATATAATCGGTATAAGCGGTAGTAGCTTCATCTTGTACTTCATTGAAGATCACCCACATATCATGCGTGGGATCATCCGGATCAGGACACGTTGGTTCTAACCCAATAGTAATGTTGAAACGCTTGATCTGTTCGGGATGAGTATCATCATACTCCTGCTTGACCAAGCTGATATAACGGGACAAGTTCACGCAGGCTTTGGCCCAGGTGTCAAAATCACCCCTGAGCCAAGCATCCAAATCACGTGGATGGTAAGGATTCCCATTGACCCATATTAGATAGTCTTCAATGGGATGCGGTTCCTTAGGCATTTAGCACCGATTGAACAATGCCACTTGCGGTCTTCTTATTCAAAGAAGCACCAAAGTGGTCATTGAGAGCCTTCATCAACGGGCCCATCAGCTTTTTGCGGTCAGCCGTGGCACCAGCAGTTGCAACAAAATCCGTTGCAAACGTGCGAACTTCATCTTCAGTAGCTTCGGCCGGCAAAAATGACTTGAGTAGTTCACGCTCAGCAAGAGCACGCTGATACTGGTCCAGGTTCTTAGTCGCGCTGAGCAGTGTGATGTTTTCTTCAGCACCCTTAAGAAAGCTGTTGATCGCACGAAGTGCTTGATCGTCGCCGAACGTGGTAGCTTTTGGATCTTCCGCCTTTGCGATGTCGTTGGCCTTGGAGCCAACCGAAATCAAAAATGTTGCAAGGGGATTCTTTGCCTTGCGGTATTCCAGCGTCTTATCCTTTAGTGCCTGCGCGTACATTGCGATCTCCTTCGTGTAGCAGTACCCTTGGTCGAATTTTGTCCATGCTATTGCTTTTAGCAAGTTCTTCGGCTTTTGCTAGAGCCTTAGACTCAATCCTGAATTTCTTTGCCTTTGCAAAGTCTTGGGTCCAATCCTCAACGTATTCGGAAGATGGAACCTCTTTGATAACATCCTTCATAGGAGTCTTGATCACTGTTTCGCGATCACCCCACCGATAGATTCCATTTTTGCCACGAGCATTTGGAACTTGATAATGACCATAACCTTGCCGATTAACCCGACGATACCGTGGCTTTGCCTTTTCCTTATCGGTCCAATCTCTTGGCTCTTTTACTTTGATCGTGGTCATGATCGGGCGGGTGCCCGCATAATAGTTGTTGCCCACGCAAATGTAATAGAAGGATCCACGTTTCGTTTTCATGTTCGTCCAACCGTAATGTGAAATTTCCAATGGCTTGGTAGTTCAAACTCATCGCGCATGGCTTTGCCAACATCGCATACAGCATCCACAAACCAGTAAACGCCAAGCTTGTCGCTGCTAGATCCTGGAGTATCGCCAGAGAAACGCACAACGTTGGAGTATTTGAACTCCACACGCTGACCATCATATTTCTTCCACAGGTGCATGAGATGTGGACGCGGCTTTTCACCACGAATAATGCTCATGTGAGGACCCCAAGCGGGTAGATGCAAATCCTGCCGCTTATCCTTGTGTAGAGCCCAAGAAGCTTTTTGCCGATCCAGCGCATCATAGCGAAGTGGATTAATAAAGCGATTTGCCCACCAACGGTAATAGTCAGTAATGCCACGATCAAGCTCAACAACAACCCACCACTTTGTTTTGGCCTTCATGTCGCCACGATCCGGATCATAGACGACGGTGCCCCAGCTGGTAAACCAGTTGCGGGTTCGTTCGGCTTCCGTTAGCTTTACGTGCGCGTTCATTTTAGAATACCAGTAACTTTTGCAGGTAGTTTGTTCGGCTTTTGTTTTGATATGGAAAGTCTCCGCACCATAATAACAGAGCGGAGACCAAAGTCAATTACTTGATCAGTTTGATATGGAAAAGCCCTGAGGTGCTCAATCCTCAGGGCCGTGCTTAGATTATTTCCAAGCTACCCGAACCCCATAGGATCCAGGAGATGCGTGGCAGCGAGCCGCCTTTTTGGGGTTTGCTCCAACTTTATTCACGCAGAGCTTGAGGTGGCGCATACCATATTTGAGACCTGCGCCGCAACTGTTCAGGGGACCGTCTCCCTTGCGATAGCCGAGTGCTCTTGCACTACCAGGACTAATTTGGAGGGGTCCATTGTAGCGACCCGGTGTGGAGCAACGGAATGTACTCTCTTTGTTCGCTACATACTCGATGACGTTACGTGGAACGCCATGTGCATCAGCCGATGCAAGGATGATTTGTTTAGACGATTTAGGGGAGTTGTTTGCAACCACTTCAGTTGTGCTGCAAGATGCTACCATAACGCCAACGGCAATCATTGCCAGTATTTTTTTCATTGTTATTTCCTTTGTTTGGGCCCTTAATGGGTCCATTCTCTTTTTGAACCAACATCCACGTGTAGGAGACCGGGTTGACCCTTATATGTCCCTATTCCGCCAATGCCTGGGGCTCGTTTTGCAATCCGTTTCAGGGCATTCGTTGAATACCCGGGAACTCTAATGTCGGCAGCTTTACAAGAGCGGTGTAAGCTTGCGCGTCGGCCATGTCTACGGTGGCCAGACGTAATGATTATTTGTCCTTTAGTTTCCTTTTTAATGTAGGTGAGAACACCCAGTAGTTTTGCTGGAAAACAGCCATAACTGACTGTTTTGGTTTGTGGTACGAAAAGCTGTTTAGTCCGTCTTACTTCAGTACCTGATGCGATGGACGCTGACAACACTAAGGCTATCAGGGCCACGCATAAGCCCTTTTGGTATTTCAATATTACTCCTTTTTTGATATAGAAAAAGGGCGGACTAAGCCGCCCTTTCGGTGCTTATGTATTTAGCCCTTACGCAGTCACTTTTTCGACAAATTCCTGCGTAGTGCTGTTCCACGTATATGCTTTGCCTTCCATGCGGAGACCCAGCAGATCCGAAAGGTTGATCATGCGAAACGCACCCTTGGTGTCTTCGCTGCCGTCGGCGTGTTGGACAACCTTCTGCATATCATAAACGACAAGCAGGTCCTTTGCCTTGGGATCGAACTTGAGGCCAACGCCCTTAACGCCCTTTTGAACGTTGCGGCGGCAATTCATCGTGCGCTCTTCGCCGTTTGTGCGCTTGATAAAGTCCACGGTGAACACCTTGCCCGTAGCAGTCTTTTCGAGAAAATCTGCAAGCTTGAGATTGGCCATTTCGATCACTCCTTTGTTAAACAACTGTCCACATCCTATGCGAGGACAGCCACTTTGTCAAGGCTGCTAGAGTAGAAATAGGAAGAAATCTGTTCCTGTTTGTCCACCTTACCACTTAAAGTAAACAAACTGCTAATAAAGATCAAGCCTAAAGTCATGGAAATGGCCGGAACAAGTCCGGCCATTCAATTAGAATATGAAGAACAATCCGGGCAGCGAAGCAAACGCGAGGATCAATACCATGATCAATCGCGTTCCTGCAACAGCGCCGTCGTCAATGGGCAAGCCCTTGGTAATAGTTGTGGTAACTTCATCGTAGATGTCATTACCTTGGGGATCCTTCTTGATCGAATTGTCCTCATTGCGAACAAAACGCTTGGTAGTTTCCGTTGTGGTAGTTTCGGCCAAGCAAATCTTGCGGAAGTATTTGGACCAAAACGTCAGTAGCACGGTAAACCATAGGATACCAATACCAACATCGGCGATCCGGCCGGCAATTTCAGCACCGCCCAAGTTGTAGACGAGAAGGAAAAGCGCGACCTTGCCTGGAAGTGTGCCGGCGAATTCGTTTGCAGCGACACCAAGTTCCTTGGCAGCGTTGGCGATACCCGTGCCAATAGCTTTGCCCATGTCGGCATAGCCCTGCACGGTGTCCTTGTCGAACTTGACCTTTGACGCAATGTCGGAAAGATTTGTGGAAGTTTGCTTGGCAGAATCAACGATCTGCTGAATCTGTTTGACTTTGTCCGCAGGAAGACCATCTGTGTTGATCGTGGTCTGCGCCTGTTGTGCCGAAGCTATCGAGGGAGCGGCCATCACCGCTAGTCCCAAAAGTGCTGCGGCGAGAATGCTACGAATACGCATGTCCGCTCCTATAGGTTTAAGGTACTCTGGTACTAAAACCACTGGAGCTTTTTGTCAATCCTCTTTTTAATTGCCGTGTAAAGGCGAGGACCAAGATAACCAATAGCAAAACCAATGCTCATATAAAGCAGCATCCAAAACGTATACGTTTCCTGAAAGCTCATTTAACCACCCGTAGATGCGTTTCCGCGCGTTTTGTTGTCCGACAGTCCCAGCGCGTATAAGCGTATTGGAACAAAGCTACAAGCCCTATGATTGCGAGGATGACAGCGCCCACAACAATTCCTGCAGGAATTGTGAGCATAAAGAATGAAAAGAAAAAATCGTGCAAATGATTCATAAAATCTCCTACAAGTTGAGTTTCCCCGATCCTCAACACCGCCCTGATTACCCCAGGTGTAGCACAAACCCATTGTAATCACATCCAGCCGCAAACCAGAAGATTGGAGAGCCAATCCCCTTTGTAGGAATAATCCAATGGACTGCTGGGCTTTCGTACCCGATGGTGCTAACTAGGCCCCAGCGTTGTCCGTTTCCATGCAGCGAATTTATTTGAGGAATATCTAAAAGTCAAGATAATAGGGCGACCAGATATGACCGCCCTATCAAAGTTTTAGTCGATAATTGCCCGCTTCTGCGGAGCCTTGTTCGGGAAAAGTTTCTCGTTGATTCGATTTTGGATAGTAAGAAGATCGAACAACGGAGCATAGGTACCACGGGTGCAAAATTTATCTGAAGCTGCAAACTTCTTTGCAAATCCATTTGCTGCCGAGTAATCTTCTCCCTTGTTTTTATAGTTGCCTCCAAGCTTGTTAGCTTCGCTGGCCCAACGTGCTGCAGAAGTACCCGAATTGACAGCCGTAAACTTAACCCATTCCGTGAACTTCTGTCGCAGTTTCCAATTGAGCATAATGTTGGGTTGCAAGCAAATTAGCTGGGTCAAACCAAGCAACATCTGTGCAGGAATAGTCTTCTGTTTCGGAACCCAAAATTCCGAAAGCTTGATTGCAAATTTGACAACATCTTCGATACCAAATTTATCGCCAACAATAACTTTTGGCCAATGTTCGTCGGAGATTTCCTTTTCCAACGCCATATGTAAAGTACGAGCGCCGACAAAACGTTGATTCACAACTACATCACTTTCTTCAGTAGTGTGCGAATTCTTCGGCAGAATTCCAAATTCCTGGAACTTTTCGAAAAGTTCGTTTGCGCTTTCATCGCCAGCGCCACGGCGCATATTAAACTGCTCATCAAGCGAGAGCGGCTTCTTGAGATCAACCTGAAAAGCCAGGCAAAGTCGATGGGCTTGTTCTTCATCGGCCACGTCGTGAATCATAGCCGGTAAGCTTTGTAGTTGTGGACATACTGTACGAGCAATTTCACGACGGTGATCACCATCGACCAACTTCAGCACAATCCTTGAAACATTGGAAAGTGGATCCGTTTCGGTCCATCTAGCGACGATAATTGGAGTCCAAAGTTCTGGCCGATAACCGCCGTTGAGTTCAAGGTATTCCAAAGGAATTCGTTGCTGTGTTTCGCGCTGCTTTGCAATTGACGGAATGTTAATATCCACCCGACCGTACTCGGGAAACGTCATTTCCTCGAGAGGAATATGGTATTTTTCAGCATATTCCTTGGCCCGTGCTTGCGTTGCTTTGGTAGTAGTAGCTTTACTGGTCATTTCAAACTCCTCATTGTGTTAAAACCGTATCAACACACTATACGGAATTTGCGTTAGCACAAGCATTAATACAAATTACAAAACCTAGGCAATGGGCATAGTTAATAATTGGAAACCACTCATGGAAATAGGGCGACCGTTTCCGATCGCCCTATTAGGATTATTTGCCGAACTGAATGCCCTTGTCCGTACCAGTACGGAAAGTATCCTGCGTGGCCGCGGAAAGGATTGGGTTGTACTGGGGAGCTTTCAGATCAATCTGTGGATAGCCGGCCTGAGTGTACCAAAACTTCGACCATGGCTTGCGAAGATCGCTGCGATAACCCTGGACACGAGCAATCAAAAGCTTCTGCTCGTTGAAGAAGTCACGCCGGCCGGACTCGATAATGCGCTGGACTTGATTGAAGAGATTTGGATCAATGTTTGGATAAGCTTCGCGAACAGCTTGTGCGACTGGCTTGACGCCGCCTTCACCATAACGTCCTTCGATAGAGCCGACGATCACTTCCTTGAGCGCGTCCTTGTAAGCGTTAGCAACGCCCATGCTTTCGATAGCAGCCTGCGTAAACTGCGAGTACTTGGCAGCGTTGGTGCTGACCTGTGCTTCGATGCCTTCTTCGTGGTCGACGCCGCTGTTGGAGTATGAGAAATACTGCGAAACAGCAAACACACCGATCAACAGCACGGCTGCGATTGAAGCAATTGCGACGAGCTTTCCGCCGCCAGTTTTTGAACTCATCTAAATGATCTCCTGTTTGATTGAAATGCTGTGCCCAAGTCGATGTGATGGAACACAAACACAAGTCCGATACTTCCACCCACACTTAGCACCAATGCCATAACTGTCAACCAGGTTGGCACCGGGATCTGCGACTTGAGGAACTCAAATTCCTTCATTTCTCGCCGCTCGTAATGGGCTTTTGCTGTTTCGCTGATCTTGTTGATAACATTGGGGAAGTTGATTGGTTGACCAATGCCTTCGCTAAGAGAATCGCGAATTGTAATGTCGTAGATGCTTTGCTTGGACCAGCTCATGCTTTCAGCCCACGCAAGCTTTCCATCGTTGACGCCCATAAACACAACAGCGTCGTTCTTCTTAAAGCCTTGCCAGAACCTACGCACGGCGTAAGGAAAATCCTCACTAGCAACCTTGGTATCCACAAGCACAAGAATCACATTCATTTGCTTGTTTGGTCCCAAATCCTTCAGCAAGTTTGATAACAAACCATTCACGTAGTTGGGCACACTTACGTTACCAACGGCGATCACCCGATCCACGCGATAGTAATCATAAACTTCAATTGGATATTTGGGGAGAATGTTAAGGTACTTTTCCTCTGCCTTACCATCCTCATGGAACACGCTGTTTGAAGCGCCACGGATCCAGTTGGTGTAGGACTTTTGTGCGGCCACTGGCTCACCCACATACGCGCTTGTGTAGCGTGGCGGCTCATACCGGCCCTGTGCATCAACGCGAGGAATGTAGAAAGTTTCCTTTACGTTGGAATCAAGCCAGTATTTGCGTTCCCAAGGATAGATGTAATTGTACTGAGTCTTGTAGTCCTGGACAGCGTGGCAACGTTTATCCTTGCCTTCGCCCGAACATACTTTGCGCGGTGGACCATCCTTAACACGGCGTGTTGTGTATTCGGTGCAAAAACCATCAGTGTAGTCTTGCCAGCCAATTGGACAACGTTGCTGCTCAGTAATTTTGCGAGTAACCTCCCCGTTCCACAATTCATAATCGTGTGTATCGGAGTACCTTCCACCCCACCAAACCAACGATACGATAATCGCAGGAATAACAGCTTGTGCGAGAGCTTCTAGTGGGGTAATCGATTCATGCAGCAACCACATCACTAAACCAGCGATGATAATCGGCGTGAATATCGCAACGTAGAAAATAAAGTCCATAAAGGATCTCCAATATTTGGGTCCTTTATATGTTCAGGAAGTCAGGAAGTCAACCTTTGTCGAAAGGAGCTAGGATCTTTTTGATCTCCGCTTTGGCTTCTCTCTCAGAATAACGGTAAAACTTACGCCAGCTTGCTGCCGGATCTTCCATTGTAGTCCAAAAGATGCCAAACGTGGACACTTGGATATACCAAACGTCCTTTGATTCTCCAATCAGCGCACCGTTGATTGCGCGATATTGCCGCTTCCATGCCATGGCTTAATCCTTTTCACGGCGATAAAGAAGTTCCATCGACTTTGCTCGCCAACTCTCGCACAGATATCCGTGTCTAAAGTATGTGGTCTTGGAAAGCGAGCGCTTTGCTGACCAGCGCACCATAAAGAAACGCTCAGCATAATCATACCAATTATGGCTGTGGAGTACGGATGCTCTGGTAAAGTGCATGTGTAGGTGAGTGTTAATGGAATAAGCAGTGTCCACGTGTACGATTGGTCCACGTGGTTCCAAAATAAACCAGTTCTTCTTAAGACTGCGGTAGCGATCACGGCGAGTAGCGGGATCTGCGGTTACCCATGTCTTAGGGATAACGATGCCATGCTTGCGAGCAACTTCGTTATAGATTTCCCACACAAACTTGTAATTTGCGTGGTAAGCTTCCTTGTTATACCTATCGTTGTAGGTACTCCTAACACGCTTTGCGTCTAGGATATCATCGTGCTTGATGTCGTAACTGTGATAGATTCCATGTGCCATAATAGGAATCTAACTTGGATCATGGTTTATGTTCAATATTAAAATAAACTGGAGTCATCCCAAGTTTAGCGGCCATAGCATCGGCTTTGGTACGGAAGCCAATATAGTTAGTCAATGGTAAAGTTTTCCAGTGCCAAGGTTCCACGTTTTCCAAATATGGAGGTTGTAAGCCCCAAATACTAATGCAAGCGGATTCAAGTTCCTGCTTAACTTTGTTTACATAAATTTCGTGGATGAATTTCACTTTGATTTGAGCGTCGATGCCAGAAATTAAAAGGTGTGGATGGTCTACCATATATGGTAAACGGTTTTCATCGTATTCGTATTCGTATTGAATAATGCTAGAAATTTTCGCCATTGAAGAGTCCTCCAGAGCGTTCGACCGTAACACCATCAAACAGAATCCTAAATTTAGCTGCATCACTGCGCTCTCTAAACGCAAAAGCAGCATGGTTGTGGTTACGATACCAACGAGCACTTGGCTTGTTATATCCTCGGCCAAAGCTGGCGTTGCATTGCTTGTCCAGCCAACGATACACCGGATGTTGCTTTGGAATCACATAAGTGTGGTTGGATTCATCACACGCTTGGGGAACAAAAAGAAACTTTCGGTGCGGACTCATATCCAATGGAAGCTCATCGCACATCTTTATGATAAGTGTGAAGTCCGCTGGTGGCAAACTGTCCTTCTTTGAAGATGCCCGCATGGAGTACCTTGGGTTCATCATCGGTAAAATCATATTTTGCGCGGTCAAGATCGACGCAACTGAATGTGGTTTAACCGTTTTTATTGTGGACATCAATACTTTGTGATGTGAAATCGAATTAGTCATAGAACACACACCGTATCCTGAGACAAGTCAATTTCAGTACCATCCCATGTGGTTCTAAACAGCATGGCGTGCTTTTTGTTACCATAGGTGAAACCATTAACAGATGACACCACAATTCTGTTTATTAGGTTTGGCATCCAAAGCCAAGGATTTGGCCTACCAAAAGCATCATAGTTCCATTGTATCAAATTCTGGGAAAGTTTCCATTCGTCTAAAAGATGAGAACGTGAACCCGTATGGATCATATCCATCGCTATCACTAACACCTTATGAGGTGTGGGTGAGGTTGGATGATATTCATAAGTACATTTGAGGTACGACATACTTGAGCCCAGCAATTATCCTGCTGATGCTAACTGGTATGTCGATGTTTTGCAAGAGCTTAGTCGTTCCAAATCTTTACGCGAAGGTAACCGAACATTGGATGAGTGCAATGGTATTCCCAGTACTCACGTTCGTTTTCCTGCGTGTTCATTCCCTGATTTGGATAAAGCTGAACAAATTCCAGCGTTCGTTGGGTGCGGGTGCTACGGAGATAAAACATTGGCTTGCCGGTGCTGCGATCCGGCTTTGGGACCAAATCACTTAGATCGCTGGCTTCTGCCGTGAACAGCTTGGAATCCGCATGATACGTAAAGTTGTCCGTATCGATTACCGAATATCCTGCCATCGTTGCGATCATCGTTAGCTCCTTTGTTTGTACTTGTAATCTAGCACAACTCAGGAAGTTGTCAATCCTGAAATGCCAGTTTTATTACCAACGCGTCCTCTTTTTTGCGGAACTTTACGCAACGATATCCATTAGAAGCTTCGGCCGCCCATGGTACGTAGGCAACGCCAAGACGGGGAAACCTTTCCTCGCATAGCTCTTCTAGTTGCCTCCAAAGCATACTGTGTTGATCTATGCTGGCAATTCTTCCATCCTCACTAAACCGTTGGAACTTGAGAGTGTGAGGAAAAACAAAAGTTGGATTTACTAGTTCGTAAACCAATTTGGGAGGACCAAACTTAGGCGGCCGCCAGCTACCACCCAAAATAACATCAATACCCACGTGAAACTCCTTTTACGGAGTATATGCGAGTTTAATCATTACTGCATCCGATTTTTTAACAAAAACAAATCGGTCTTCTTGAAACTTCCATGTGGGACCGCGAAGAAATGTTCGTGCATCGCCAATACGTTCCTCACAAAGCGCCGTAAGTTGACTCCAGCTGGAATGCGCGGGACTTGCCGGCACAACATGCCCCAGCTTATTGTACATGCGTGGAACCAGCGCATATCGATAACGAAAAACAAAGCCAGGCTTTTCTACAAACTCCAGCTTGAAATCGGTATACCGACGCATGGTGCGGAGTTCTTCTTCGGTGTAACCGTCAATATAAGTGCCCATTTCCGATCCACCCCAACTTTCTTCCATTAGCCAAATACCATCTTGAATTGCATGGCATGGGCTTTACGCCGAAACTCAATGCGATTCCTGCTGGGACTGACAAAGTAGCTGATCTGAAAGAATCCGCTACCAAACCGCGTGAAGTTCTCTTGGCAATATTCGTGGGCAGTTTTCCAAAACAGATCACCCGGCCGAACTGACCAAGTGGTGCCCTGGTCATTTTCCCATCTTACATGGAGAACATGTTTTTGTAGAGCATACCAAGGCCCTTCCTTCTTGTAAGAGAAGATTGGTTTTGCTGCGAAAGGATACCACCCTGCCCCGTTGTCGTCGATTTCCATTACCGATCCTTCCAAGCTTCAAACAATGGAACGCCGATGATATCACCGGGCTTTGCATCTTCATAGGACACCGGAGGAAGCGCACCAATGGCCGTCATATGCTTGCGTGGCGGACGTTCGGGAACTGTTTCCTTGAGCTTTGCTGGCTGATGGTAGCCGGGGTTCAAAGCCTTACGTGAGGGGCTGGATGGAAAATACGGATAAACCGTTCGAGCATTGTTCATCTGCACGATGAGCATTGCGGATTGGATCATCGGTAAGATATTGATAAAGCTCATCTTACTTTTCCATCTTCCACTTGAGGTATTCAGTGGCCTCGTCAGCAAAGTTTTTCGTTAGTTCGGATTCTGCCACCAACGCAAACTTTTGCCAAGTGTGAAGGAACTTGGATGCTGCGATGGTGTCGAGAAAGCTGCACACGGTTTGCGGAACCATTGGAACAATATCTAGGGCATCGGTTTCTATTTCATACTTACCATCGACAAATGCGATGATCTTGCTCATGTAAAAGCCAATATGAAAAAGCTTACTTTCCAAGCAAACGCCACCGCCGGTACCTATCCATGTTACTTGGCCGGTAAAGGTTCCGCGATCGCTGCGAACTGTGATAATGTCGTTAACGTTGAACATTTCGATCTCCTTGATCTGCGCGTTAGTTAATCGCGTAGATGTCAATTCCCTTTGCTTCAGCAGCTTTGACCGCGGCCTTAACAGCTTTGCGATCCATCTTAAACGACCAAACCGAACCAACAGCAAAGCCAGCTTCACGCAGTGCTTCCGACATATCGGTGTCGATCTTCGTCATCCACTTGCCGCTCTTGTGGAATGTTGATTCGGCGGAGATCTTGGAGATCGGCTTGCTCTTGGCCCAACCATCGAGGAAGTTTGCAGCCTTGAGAATTTCAAGTTCTGTAAGCTTCTTTGCCTTAGCCATTTTCGATCTCCGTTGTTTGTTCCTATGTTCTGAATCTAACATAGAGTAGGAAGGAGTCAACCGATTCAATCGTTGATGAACCAAAAATGATTACCATTTTGGATTTTTGAGATTTGTCCCATTACGCTTATGGACTCGCATATGATCTACAATTTCAGTCACGCCTTTTATCAATAATCCTGCATTAATATCGCCTGACTCCAATGTTAAGCCATGGATCATAATAGAGACATAGAATTCTGGCTGTACCTTTTTATTGAACAGAAACAAAAACACACTTGCATATTTTTCATAACTTCTGTTGATGGCACCAAATTCACGAACAGCCGCAAGTCTTGGGTATAGTAGGAAGGGATTTTCTTCTAAGACTATATCTGGCTCACGCACACCCACACTTCTTGCAAAATCTACTTGCTTTTTGAATTCATTTGAATCTGTCTCACAGCGGAAGGCGAATTCATACATCTGCTGAAATTTTACAAATCCCTGGTGACGAGTACTTGAGGGAATGAATCCTTTGCAAGGATTAAAGGGAGTATGTGGTGTGTGATCCTCAAGCAGCATAATCGTCTCCTGTTTCATTTAGGAAACTAACATAGGAACTAGGTTTGTCAACTAAGAACAATAATCCACATACAAAGGAAAAAGATCATAGGTGGTTTTACCCTTAAACATTAACACGAACAGAATGGCATCCGCATGATCTCGAAAGGTAAAGACTAGTTCTGATCGTGGCCGTCGATCCCATCTATAATTCATACCTATGCCTTGGGCACCAAACATGTTAACCATTTCGTGCCGTAGGTAAAACTGCCACATTTCAAAATGTTCGGTTACGTCCCATACCGGAACAACACCGTCATAATATCTCTCATACTTTGGGCCAAAGTTGTACTTTAGGGAAACCCAATGAGGCTTCCATCGAGAACGATCATGAAAGTGATAATCCAAATAATAGTGGAATACTTGCATACTGCTATTCTTCTAGAATCCTTTGAGGTAACCTAGCATGAGTAGTAAGTTTGTCAAACAGATATGGAAAAGGCTCCCACTAGGAGAGCCTTGACCATTGCTAATTACAGACCACGGAGTGCTTGATCTTCTTCAGTCGAGCAACCAGGGCCGCCGAAGAAGTAGTTGAGTTCAACAAACGTCTTCTCGTCGCTTGTTGCAACCATCTTCATTGTAATTGAAGTACCGTGGGGAAGAACCGCCGGAGAGTTGGTCCATTCCTTGCTGAACTGTTTGACGCCAGCCTTGACTGCTGCGGCAAACTGATCAGCCGACTGATAACCAACCGAATTGCCGGCAGCATTGGAATTCTTTTCAGAAGTTGCCGGGCCGTACTTGCGGCCGAGAAGAACTGCCAGCTTTTCGTAAGCCTTGGTAACCTGCCAGCCGGTGCGATCGCCGCGGAAGACCTGAGAATATGCAGTCACGTTGCAGATGCCGTCGCGTGGACCACTGCGAGTTTCTACAGTGTAAGCGCCGAACATTGCATTCTTTTCCGGAAGCCCCTTGCAGTCGTAGAGGTCATCTTCGAACACCGTGCAGCCGAGTGTTTCGAGATCCGAATTCTGCGTAACGCCGAAGGGAGCAAATTCCGAAAGCTGAGCTTCCTTGGCCGGAGTTGCAGCCGGCGCATCAGCCATTGCTGGAGTTGCCGAAAGCATTGCGATGGCTGCGAGCGCAAACATTGACCTATGGGTGAATTTCATTTTCGATCTCCTATGTTTCAATAAACCAGTTCTAACACAGGATTAGGAGATGTCAACACCAGATATGGAAAAAGCTCCCACAAGGGGAGCCTTTTCGAAAAGCCTGAGAATACAGCTTTTTGCGGTGACCTTCTAGGATTATCCTTTGCCTTGCGAGCTAGGTTCCCTTTCATCCACATACTTGGCTTTCACCTAAGTACGTATCCACCAATGCTGCCGACTTGTATACCGCAGGCGTTAGCGGTGACATACGTTGCTATTCGACAGTTTCCAATCCACCGACCCTGCCGAGCCGTTCACCAGGCGCTAACCCAGTTATGAACCTTCTTCTATCAACACACTTTGGCTTGCGACCTCCATGTGACTCCATTAGCTTGCGCCTGGAGCATTAAGCACCTTTCACAACGTACCGAAACAGACTTTGCGTTTTCATATAGCGGTTTGCTAACCAAAAGCAGAGCTGTGTCAACCCATTAAGACGTGCTGTTTCCTGGTTTCATGAATGTTTCCATTCACCAAATGCCAGACGCCTCGTACCTTTCGCCTTGCGAGCTACTTAGTCATCCTTCACGGATTCAGCCGTTGCAGGCCGTATCCATTTGTATTGCCAGTTGCCCTTCCTTGCGGGGTCGGACTGACCTGACTACACGTTGACCATTAACAGTCGACAAGTTTGCGTGAGCAGGTTAGCTTGCGGGCCTTACATCCTCACCGATCGGCTCTGGATGATTGTCCTTTCGGGACACCTTACTCCTTGTCTTCCTGTATAGTACCAACTTTCGTTGATACCTCCTACGCGGAAGGTCCGTGCTTGCTTAGTGGGGCCATATTGCTATGGTGCGCTTCATTGGGGATCCACGCTTTAAACTAAGTTGCCCTAGTCTATCCCTTTATCGGCCCTAAGCGGCCAAACTTTTTGGAATTTGCATTCCTGAACCGTTCTACTTGGGCCTATACAAGGTGAGCCTCGAATCTCACATCGTACCGGGGTTCCTGTATCGTACTACCTTTCCTAGTCCAACACGCTTGGGTTACTTTCCTCACCAAGCTACATTGTATAGGCCAAAGCAGAACCAGTTCCTGTTGCAAACGTTTCCGCTTGCGTCATGTTCTTGTTATACGATAAGTCTGTTTCTGCCGCAATATAAAAAATCAACTTTTTGTGAAAAAAGTTCTAAGCGTTTGAAAACAAAGGCATCTTTAGGTTATACATGACTTTGGTTGACATTTTTATAAACAGGTACTAGTATTTGTCTACACTAAGGAGACCCCAATGGGCTTGTTTGATTACGGTTTTGAGAAGAAGCAGAAGAGCCCTAGCAGAAGCCTTCATGATGGCATTGGCCTTATGATACTGCTGGCAATTATTTTGGTCCCACTGGGTATGTTTTTTCGGCTTCTCCCATATCTTCTAATCATTGGGGCGCTTTGGGCCGCATTCTACTATGGGAGTCAAGCGTTAGGATTTTAACGGAGGAACAAAGCATGACCAAGAAAAGTATCGTGTACTATGGTAATGTGTTTCTTGTAGGAGTGGCTTTCATCTTCATCGGCTCACTCCTTTTCTGACATGACAATGGCCCGGAATTATTCCGGACCATTTCCATGACTTAGTTTGTAGTCTGTAGGAGTTCGATTTCCTCCGCAGTAAAGCCTAGATCCTTAGCGCGTTGGATGATTGCCTCACGCTTGGTGACCTTGTTTTGGATCTCAAGATCCTCGGCTGACGGTTCTTGCAGGTGCATTTCGGTGTACCACTTACCATCGTGGTACCAAGCTTCGCCCTTTATGACCGGGCAGTCGTGGCCCATAACGTAGTTCTTCTTCGCAAGCCGTCTTGCGGTGGATTCAAACTCGCAATACGCGCTTATGTATTGGCGGCCGCGGCCCTCGGTGAGATCAGTGTTTGTGTGAACAGTCCAAATCGTGCGCTTTTCCATCAGAGTTCTCCCATTGCCCGCAGTTTGCGAATTTCAGCTTGGTCGGCGATACAAAGCATTGTTTCCGTATAAACCCAATCATCCAAATCCGATTTTCCCAGTTTAGCCGAATATCCGGCTGATGCTTTGCAATCGTCAAAGGTGTCAAACGTGAGGCCGGTTGGCCCACCTTTGGTTGTCATCATAACAAAGCCGAGAAGAATTGTTGGGAGAACCTTACGCATTGGGAGCCTCCACTGTTGCGCAGTGCCAGCTTTCCATTCCGCCGCCATCCCAGTCGTACTTGAAGACTCCAACCAGACCATTATCTTCGGCCCATTGGAAGAATGACACCAAAGCAGTAGCATGGGCATGACTTGCAAATGCGGTACGAGCTTCGTTTACGCCCTTGATCGTTTTGCTGGGCCAGTTATAGCCGTTCCACGGTTCGTTTCTTGCAAGGCGAATTTTGCTTGGCGTCTTGTCCGACAGAATGTCTGCTTCAAGATCCGCAGCGATTTCCTTGAGCCGATCGGTGATCGTCGCGTTGTCCTTTGCAAACTTTGCTGCTTCCTGTTCGCGCATTCGAGTCTCAGCCAGGCTGATTGCCTGTGCGCGTGCTTCGTTTGCCGCTTTAAGCTTTTCACCAAGATTCATTGCCGATCTCCTTTGCTTTGTTATGATCAACATAGCATGAATAGGAAGAACGTCAACCAGTTTTCTTCCTGTTTTTAGCCCCAAGTCAACTTGAATAGGACCCGCGCATCCCTATCTGGAATTCGCAAGTAGTTCAAGTAGATGTGTTCCTTAGCGGTGGAATGGAACCTGTTGCGCTTGTATGTGACTTCCATCATTTCATATTCAATTTTGAGGTCTTCAAGCCAAGCTACCACTTCCGCTTTTAGTACGAAATGGTATGGTTGATCATATCGATCCATACCTTCAACTAGAGTAGGACTTAGATGCTCAAACTCAATAATATTCTCATTAGGGAGAATATACTGTTCTTCCGGATACTTTAGCTCCGACGCAATACCGTACCAAATACCGGGACCCGAATTTGACACCGTATTGGGTTTTACCTCAAGGCGATTGAGGTCTTTCTCTTTAACTATCAAAGTAGTCATCGCGGCACCGTTAGCTTGAAGCGAAGGAGATCATGCGGATCTTCAAAATAAAGGGAATATCGAGGTTCTCCATTTAGGTCCGAGATATCATCATCGTCGATAACCTCATACACGCCAACACGCGCGGTATGTTCCTCACTTAGGAGATGAGCAATCCACCGGTTGCTTTCAAAGTGGTCTTCCGGTGCGAGTGTTTCCCAAAGATCCTTTGGTAGATCATCATGTTCGTAAAACACCCTACATTTGATTTTTGTGGGCACACGATAAAAATGTTCAAGCTCCGCTCGATAATCCTTCAAGCTGAGAGTCATCCGACTAATATATTCGATATTGTCGAATTTTACCTTAAAGTCATCGTAACTGATACTAACCATAGAATTGCTCATTCAACAGTTTATCACTCCAGGAGCGGCCTGGATCCGAGAGAATCCGAAACTTTTTGTCCGTTGCTAGTTCCACTCTAACCCGCACGATATCACGAACTTCAGTGGAATCCGCTGCAAGCATAACATGTCTGTGAGCTTCCTCAAGCACTTCAACTTCAATGCCCAAGCTATCAGGTACGATTGCACCCTTCCAATAACGGGGGCGAAACGCGCAAATAGGTGTGATTGCCAATAGTGGAGCTTCAAGCGGTAGAATGGGTCCGCCGGCGCTGCGATTGTACGCGGTTGATCCAACTGGCGTAGACACGATCAAGCCGTCACCAATAAGCTCTTCCAGCTTGACTTCGCTGTTTACGCTAATACGGAGCTTTGCAGCTTGGCTGCTTTGTCGCATCAACGAGATGTCGTTGATAGCAAGCAATTGGCTGCTTTCGCCGCTATCGGTCCAATACTCAACACGGATTGGGTTGATCTCTGTGACCACTGCATTTTGGATTTTGCTATTGATGTCCGCGCTGAGGCTGCGGGTTTCATTCATGAGAAAACCAACTGAACCACAGTTGACACCATAGAATGGAATGTTGCGGCCCATATGCGCGTGAATCGCCTGTAGCATAGTTCCATCACCGCCAAGAACCACGATAACATCAGCATCATCGAAATTGTCTTCGGTTACCGTGTTGAAGCTGTCCTTGACAAATTTGGATGCAATTTGTGCTTTTTCCGCTGGGCTTGCAACGATGCCAACAGTGGGATTCATGTTACGCCAAAGCATATTGGACTCCTATTTGGAATCCAAATTAGCATGTTATGGAGATTGTGCAACCTATAATGGGTTGCGAACGGCCAGCGCATAATGGTCGAATCCAGTAGAACCAACCATTGGTGACCAACTTACAAGATTGTCACTATAAAATATAACACCGTTAGTACCTGAATAGTAGCGATTAAGAACCGTACTATATGCGAGGCTTCGTGTACCATTACCCTGCAGCACGTTTGCAGCAGAGTTCCAGTTAATTCCATCAGTTGTCCACCAAAACGCATCGCCGCCAGAACCGGCCAAAAGGGTATTGTTTTCCGCTACATAGATAAGCTTATCAAAGCCAATACGAGGAACCGCAGTTACTTCAGCCCAAGTTACTTCATCAGTGCTGCGATATAGATTTCCATATAGGTTTGCAATCCACCATGCACCAAACGCATAAGTGATTTCCATATTATAGCCACCAGTTGCAGGAATATCAAACCAAGTTGAACCGTTATCTGTGCTCTTTTGCATGTTTGGCCCCCAAGTCGTAGCAATGAGGTGACCATTGTTTGGATTGCGTCCCATACCATAGCTGTTTGAGCTAAGCTTGGAACCCCCCGCTGTTGCCCAAGTGTAACCACCATCATCCGAATAGTGGAGACCGTTATTGCCGTAGTTGCCCATACAAACGCGATTAATTCCCGGAATAAAGCATTTAGAGAAACCATCAGCAAAGCTAGGCGGATGTGAAGCTACGAATGGAACACTATTTGGAGTTGCAGCGGGATAAACATGGATAAAGCCAGGACCAGATACAATAAACGTGTCATGAGCAGGATCGTGAATCGCACTATATGCGCCATTGGAAAGTCGAGCTGATTCTGTTTGGGTAGTCATTGTTAGACCATCCATAGAGAACTCAGTACCATAGCTGAGTGCACCGCCCGCAGTGATAATCGTTACATCACCTCCAACCGGTGGCAGTTCGATTTCCTTAACAGCTTGTTGTGCAACCAGTCCTCGGGAAAAATTGCTGATACCAAATCTCATAGCGGCTCTCCTGCGTGTCCGCTATTTATCATAGTCATGGAAATGGCGCCAGCCGAAGCCAGCGCCATCGCGTTCTGCCTAACGCTGATTACTTGTTTTCAAGTTCCGAACGGCTCTTGATAACACGATCGCAAAGACCATAATCGAGAGCTTCGCCGGCGCTCATGAAGTAGTCGCGTTCCATGTCCGAACGCAGATCTTCAAAGGTCTTACCCTTCGAGTTGTGATCCACGTAGATCTGGGTAAGTTCGCGCTTCATCTTGAGGATTTCACGAGCCTGGATTTCAATATCCGTTGCCTGACCCTGGGCGCCGCCGGAGGGCTGGTGGATCATGTGGCGTGCGTTCTTCAGCATGTAGCGGTGACCAGGTTCGCCGGCCTGGGCAAGAAGCGAGCCCATCGAGCAAGCTTGACCCATAACAACCGTGTACACGGGGCACTTGATGAACTGCATGGTGTCGTAAATCGACATACCAGCGGTTACAACACCGCCTGGGCTGTTGATGTACATGAAGATTGGCTTGTCCTGGTTATCGGCTTCGAGAAACAAAAGCTGGCCGCAAATAAGCGTTGCCATGTGATCCTCGACCTGGCTGGTCAGGAACACGATACGTTCCTTCATCAGGCGGGAGAACAGATCGTATGAACGCTCGCCGCGATGGGTCTGTTCAACAACCATTGGAACTAGAGAAGTAGGGTGCATTTATTTCCTCGTTGTTTTGCGCCTTTGCCAGACCAAAATAGTAGGACTCGCATAGTGTGTCAATTGTTAAAATCAGGAATTTTACATAGAAAAAGCGCCAGTGTTGGCGCTTTAATGGATTCTAATGGAAGCTAATGAACGCTAATGAAGCGTAAGACCCGCAGTAATATCGTCGGACTTCCTGTTGGCCACAAACACATCAGTGTCCTTGAACTTGATCTCGCCACGAGCTTCTGCTCGCTGTTCATCGGAGAACTTGAGAAGATCGAAGATTTCGTTTTCGATGGTCTTGTCGTTGCGGATACGTGCCATTGTTGATCTCCTGTTGCTTTGTTATTCCCAACTTAGCATATTCAGGAAGGACGTCAACCTGTTTACGCGGCGATCAACATGGACTCATATGGATCAGTCACGATCAGTCGTTGACCTGTGCCCTCAACTACCCACTTACCAAACCGATTCACAACCGAAATTGGCGTACTAACGGTAAAGCCGTTGATGAGAAGCTGCTCACAAACTCTATCCGCGTGTACGGCAGTCCTACGAGGACCAGCGCGAACCAAAAGAATTTCAGCGGAATTGTCATCCTTGTGATGGAGCAAAGCTCGTGTATCACGTTCGATTGAATCGTAAAATCCAATTGTTTTGCCGCCAACTGCGGTTTCTACGATGTTTGTTATAAGATCTTGTCTATTCATTACGGTATGCCTTTGCTTGTCCGTTAAGCCTCTAACGGGCTATCTTCGGACTCTTCCATTGGAAAGAAAACCGGCCGTCTTTTGAAGACCGGATAAACAATCCAACCTCCTAGGTACAACAGGAAGTGGAACACTAGAAGGATGAAATACGCAAAAAACGTGGCCGCCAGCATATATGCGCAATAGATACGGGTGCTGAAGTAGCCTAAACTAGCAACACCTAAAATTGCGAATGTTATGCCAATGGTTATCATGTACTTTGCCTTTCGGGGCCAATATATGAGTTACCAACCAAAAGTCAAACGCTAAAGGAAACAAAAGCGACCGTTTTACCGGCCGCTTTCGGTTCACAGTGTATTGCAGTGGATTATTTCCCCCTGCGGTGTCGGCAATGGGCAGTGCTCCAACACCTTGGTTTCCGTCTCCCCTTGTCGTGTGGATTTGGGTTACACACGAACTGCGCTGCTCACCACACGTATATAACAAAGTTTGTTGCGTAGAGCTAACAAAATTTTACAAGGTTGTACTAGGTCTCGTAGGTAGTGTAAATTTAAACTTGCTAATATATGAGCTTACGCCATGCGTAAATCGCTGCCAACGCGTCATATACTTGTGCCCAATATTTTTTTGTTGAAGTAATACTTGCGCCATGTTGGAATAAATGATTCCGTCTCTAACACTACTATCAACGGCAGCGTTTGCCTTTTCCTTTTCCAAGCGAAGAGTTTCCAAGTCTTCTATGTCTTTGCGCAAAAGGCGTTCAAGATCAGCTATTTGCGTCTTCCGCGATTGGATCTTTTGGTCCTTTTTTGCTATCTGTGATTCAACCGATCCAACAAACCCTAGGTGACGCTTTGGTGTTTTCTCAGCGAGTTCCAGAAGCTCTTCTATTGTGTAGTTGGACTTTAGTTGATTCGCGTGCGTGGTGACCGGGATGACGTTTCCTGGTTCATATCCGATAGTGTTATCCACGCGATCAAAGCTTAGAATTTTCTCTTCTTGCGTTCCAAATGTTTCGCCCGTGTAAGCACAGGTTGTTTCCTGCATCAGTAAACGGACGTTTCCCACTGTTAATGTGCAAGAGTACCCGCGTCGACTGGCACTCTTGCGGATGTGCTTGAGCTTTTGCTCAGCTTGCTCCCGAGTTATTTTCACAGCTTAGACTTCCTTAGGAGCGTCCAGGCTTTTCTGAATGTGGAAGATGTAGAGGTAAACGCCAGCGTAGATTGCTGCGAACAACGGCATATTACCAAGCAAGTACAAGCTGATTGAGGTAACAACCATCAAAATGCCCCAATTGTTCTTGGGCATTGCAGCCTTAAGCTTGGGCAAATCGTTCTTCTTTTTGAGGTACCAAAGTGCCCAAACCACAAGCAGCTGAATTGCTGCGGAAAACCAAGCCACCGCATAAGCGGCTACTGTGAGGAATGAACTATGGATGGTAACCATCTCATAGTTGGCCAGGGCTTGCAAACCAATGAGAAGATAAAAAATGCCACCAAGTAGGATTGCCAAAACCGTGGTTCCGGTGTTGTCTGAAACGGGCTTTTCCATTATTATTTCCGTAATTGTGGGAACGCGCCTAAAGCTTCGTTCCATTGCAACTTTACTAGCGCCTTGTATTTGTCAGGCGCGCCTTCAAGTCCGCTAAATCCAATCCACTTGTCGATGTTTTCCGCAGATCCAGTTAGGATGTCAGGAAGCGCCCGGCATAATAGGATGTGGTTCGCGATAATATCATCGGCAGTGCCAATCGTTTCCTTTAGCTTGGCATGTGCTTTTGTACAGGCGAGATCATAGTCCAACAACAAACATGCCGTCCCAAAAGAGCCAGGATCCAACCCATACAATAGGTAGTACCCTAAAGCTGTGAGAACGCCTTGGTCGAACGTGCCACGCATTAGAAATTATCGTCAAATTTAGCGGGTTCAGTTGCGATCTGTTTGGGGTTTTCTACAACCCCAGCATAAAAAGCAGGAGACTCCAAATGTTCGGGCATCTCTGCTTTACCTTCAGCCAGCTTGAGGACCAACTGGTAATTCCTCCAAGCCTGCTGAACTGATTCATTTTCCGAATGGAGTGTGGGCATGAGATCCATCCAAATTTGGTCTGGATCCAGCACGCTTACCGGAGTAATACCCTGCAGACGCGGTTGGAAAAGCTTGCCCATACGGTGCAAACGAATACCAATCTCTGCGATTGCTTCGGGATCACCCTTCATACGATTCTGCCAAACATAAGCTCGGCTGACATCCTTGATCATGTCTTCAGTGTCCATCTTGGTGCGGGCAATGATAACAACCACATCCTCAATGGCAACTTTGCCGTCAAGAATGTCCTGCACGCACAAGCTATAGCTGAAGCCAATCTTCATCGCATTACTCCTTTAGTACCAGGAGTTTAAATGGATTAGGATTGCCTGTCAACCTAGATTACAAACGTGCGAAGTGGCTCAAAACCATTAAACGCAACTGCTGAGTAAGTGCTTGTGTAAACGCCAGCGGAATCCAAGTAGAGGAAATCACCGATCTCCAGCGTTTCCGGCAACATATACAATTGCTTCTCATATAGAACGTCGGCGGAGTCACAAGTTGGACCCGCAATAATGCAGGGTGAACAAACATCCGCATCACGTGCTGAGAGAATTGGATAGCGGATAGCTTCTTCCATAGTCTCAGCTAGTCCACCAAACTTACCAATGTCCAAGAAAACCCAACGGTTATAGTCGTTGTGAGATTTCTTTGAAATCAGTACAACCTCAGTGCGGATAACACCGGCATTACCAACCATACCACGACCAGGCTCGATAATAGTTTCGGGATGGTTATCGCCAAAATGCTCGGTAAGGGCGGCACGGATAGCAATGCCAAACTCAGCAGTGGATGGAACATCACGTAGATATTTGGTAGGAAAGCCACCACCCAAGTTGATTAGATCCAACTGGATACCTTCTTCGGCAAGCGCGTCAAACACACCTTTTGCCTCTGCAATAGCAAGGTTCCATCCATTAATGCAGGTCATCTGAGAACCCACGTGGAACGAAACACCCTTTGCGACTAGACCAAGTTCATGTGCGCGACGAAGAACGTCCACGGCCATAGCTGGTGCGCAACCAAACTTGCGACTTAGCGGCCAATCCGCTCCAGTGCCATCGGTGAGGATACGGCAGAATACTTGAGAACCAGGAGCGGCAATGGAAACCTTAACAACTTCCTCAACCGAGTCCACAGCAAACAATCTCACGCCATACTCATATGCCGCAGCAATGTCTTTTTGCTTTTTGATGGTGTTTCCAAAGCTGATACGGTCAGGCGAGATGCCTGTACCCAAAGCCAATTTGATCTCTTGAAAGCTTGCGCAATCAAAGCTGGAGCCATTATCGGCAAGCAACTGTAGAACTTTTGGTTCAGGATTCGCTTTTACCGCATAAAAAACTTTGGAATCTGGAAGTGATTCCCTGAAACTAGCATAGTTGGCCTCAACTACGTCAAGATCAACTACGAGTACTGGCCCTTCGCCATTATAAGCGGAAAGGAAATTCAAAATGCGTTGAGTAAGCATGTCCACCCCCAACCAAAAATAGGAAATAGGGCCCACAGGTGACCCTACAATCGTATTATTATTTATAGGATGCTAAAAGTCTATTTGTTTAGGCATGGGAAGAGCAGAAAAGCTCCCGAAGGAGCTTTCCAATAGGTATCCCGTGAAGCATCAAGTGACCAAACTATCTAGCCACGGGTCCTGCCATTTGCTTGCCCGTGGTCAACTCGGAACTGCGCCTGGCTTCGTAACTTGGAGCGGGTAGCGGGAATCGAACCCGCGACTTCAGCTTGGAAGGCTATTGTGTTACCACTAGCACCACACCCGCATTTTCTTTATTTATACGGGTTCTAACGCCGCTGTCAACTATTTGTTGCGAATCCATGCGCTCATGCGCTTGATTGGTTCAAAGTCCTTTCGGATTTGCTTGGTAATACCAGCGATATCAACGTCCTTTTTTACCGTGATCTGTGGCATGTACAAGGCTTCAAACATGGTGTTGATATCATCAAGATGAGAATCAGCAAAATGCCAAATCGCATCCCGAAGATCATCTTGATCCTGGCCAAGCTCATCAAAGCTAACAGCGGTACGGATCTCATACAATGGCATCCAATCGAGATTGCCGATGTTTTTGGCTTCTGCTTTGTGACTTTGGAGCATAACGCCCCATTGCTGGGAGCCAGGTTCACAATTGGCAATGCAGAAGCGACCAAACAGCAGGTGTTGCCCATAGGGGATGACAAAGTTTTCTCTGTCTTCTTCACCACAAACCATTGACATAAGCGTGGTAAACGTGAGGATCTGACTAAGGTTGCCCGACAAACCGTGGAGAGGATTTACCTCAATCTCACGTTCCTCAAGTCGTGCAATAGCGTGGAAGTTCAGCTGTACGCCGGTATTGGTTTCGATTATCGTGACGCAATTCTTAGTAACCTCAGAGGTTACAACTGAAATTTGCATTGCCTCAACAATCTGGCCAGTTTCTTCATTGCGAAGCTTGCCCGGGCTAAGCGCGGCAACCACCGTGTAGACGGGATCAAAATTGGCGCTTAGCTTGCTAGGAGAAACTACTTCATCCTCACGAATAACTTCATGCGCCCAATAAATGTCAGTGGTACGGCGAATCAAGGTGTCAACGATCTTGGGAACACGATCCTTCTTGATCTTGCCACGCTTGATAATATCTTCACCGATAGTCAGTGCAAGCTTTTTGTCGTCGCGAGAATCCAAAAGGGTGGCGATGTGATCGCCATATTGTCGAAAATATCGCGAAGTCCTTTGTACGATAGCGCCGTGAACTGCACCCATTACATGCACCGATAAACTGTTTTGACACACTCCGGACCAAGACCATTAGCAATAGACTCCGGCACTGTCAACTTGCGGCGGCACTTGCCACACCGACCTTCGTGCCAAATTTCCAGCTGATCTTCCTGCAGCTCACCCTTTGCTAGGTGGTGCATAACCCAGCGAATTGCAACAACAGCGGGAGCAGATTCTGAGATCTTTGCCTTCTTGCTGTGGGCGTAAACGCGCCCAGCAATTGTGCCGATAAAGCTGTATGAGGTTTCGTTGTCGTTGCCCGTGAGCAGCTTAACCCAACGAAAACCCAAGTCGGGCTTCTCTTCCAACACTTCTTTGTATGAGCGTTCCACCTTGTAAGTAAAACGCTGACCCGTCTTTTTGGAGACGATCGTAAACGTTGCACGACCTGAGAGGATGAAGTTAAGTGCATCTTCTGCAGTGGTAAACTTTGCTTCGTTCATCGATCTCTCCTTTGTTTGTTCCTGAATCCTAACATAGGAATAGGAACTGTCAACCGATCTGTTTCCAGATTTTTCCATCTTTGTCAACAAACGTGTCGGGTTTGCTGTTGATGAATTCATGGTCCAGCTGAAAAGAAACTGCGCAAAACCGTTCGATTAGTGGAACCAATTGGGGATCTAGAATCTTATCGGCGATCCGTAGGGGGTCAAAGTAAACGCGATTGCCATTGGGCTGAATGAGGATGCCACTCCAATATCGAGACTTGAAAAGCAAGTATTTTGCATCAAGCTCAATACGAGCGTTGTTGGTGAGAACACCCTTGTAATAGCGATGGAAACTTGGGCAATCCTCTGGAGCATCTGTAATGCTGATCGCTGGTGCAGCTGGAATATGGCGTTCTCTTATGAGAACTTCACTTGTGATCGCCGGCGCTTTGGGTTCGGGTTCATCAAATAGCGCGAGAAACTTCTTCAGCATTATTTGGTCTCCTCAAGAATCTCAGCACCTTTGTGAGCACCAGCAGCTTGACCTAAAGCATATGCGGTCTTGAGAGCCGATTTGAGCTGCCAAACGCTCATCTCGTGAAAGTCGAGAGAATCGCTATTGCGGGTCTCAAGAGTTTCAAGTCCGAGAATCGTTTTAGCGATTTGTTCAAGTGCTTCATCCATGTCCGATCTCCTGTTGTTGTCCTAAATCTAGCACAGAATAGGAAAGAGTCAACCACAAACAGAAACAGCACCCTTTCGAGTGCTGCTTCCTTGCCAACGATCGATCATGCCTTGAAAGAATCGTGGGTGAATGTGAACAAGTGAACACCTAGGATGTTTTGACGGACACTCTACCACTGAGTTATATCCAAGTTGCCCTGGATAGTTGGATTCGAACCAACGACCTTCTGTTTGGATAACCCTAAGCTATCGGCTCACAACTCACATATAGTAGAGTGCCAATGGAAGGTCAAGAGCAAAAAGCCCTCAGCCTTGAAGGGGGAAACCTGGGGTGCTGAGGGCTCTATGGTTACCATGCGGCCGTTCATCTCCACATGACACACTTAATATAGTTGCTTGGTTTGGAAGGTCAAGAGCAAATAGCCCCGAAGGGTCCAGCAGCGGTTCCATCAGGGCTATAAGGAAGAGTTGGTGTGGCTTCCAACAACAACTTCGCCTAGCATTTTAATTATTCTATAGGGGAAGTCAAGGGTGAAACAGCCCAACGAGTGGGCTGCTTCTTCGCGTGGAGTAACTTGCAACGAAAGGCCAATGGCCCGCACAAACAAACTAATGTTCATCCCGCGTAAGTCAAATGAAAACCCCGCCGGCATGGAACGGCGGGGTTTGTGAGCAAGTGCTTGGTAAGCTCATTTTACGGTGTCCTAACCACTAGACGAACCCCACATAGTTGGAGCGGGGTATGGGATTCGAACCCATGTAACCGGCTTGGAATGCGATAACCTTACACATTCGGCTCACAAAACCGTATCTAGCGTTAGGCCGCCAGTAAGTCAACCGCCCCAGCACAAGTAAAGGGGCAAAAGTCAATTGGATCGTCGAGATTCAAATCCTCAGCAAAGATCCGATTGATGATCGCATATGAGGGGTTGCTTGCGTCAAAAACCTTATTACCAGCAAACAAAAATGCTTCAACTTTGGCCAATTCCTTTTGGCGAAGAGTAAGCGTGTCCGTTTCCACTGCTTTGATGTCAGGGCGAGACATCGCTCCTTCGACCATCTTTTTCATCAACTTGTATGAAGCAATATCTACAACCGGTAAACCGCAAATCTTTTCCAACACTTCCCGAGAATTTGTACGGCACTTGAGATCCGCAGCTTGATCACAGCCGGCTGCCGTGCATTTGTTGTGCTTCGCAGCGTCGTACACATGCAAGCAAGCCTCGCAAGTGTATGCGAGCTTTTTGTTCTTGAAGTCGCTCGCTGAGTGCGCGGACTTGCGCTTTGTAAACTTTACGTCCGGTGCATAATCAAAATGCGTCCACTGCTTGGTCTCGATGTTGTCGAGTTCCATGTTATTGCCATAGTCGAAAATGTAGCCTGCAGTCTTTTCGCCATCTGCGCGAGTTACGCGACCCGCACACTGGTGCATAAGTGCGATGCTAACCATGTTACGATCGATGATCAGGAACTTGGCAGGCTTGCAATCAAAGCCTTCACAGAGGGAATCAACACTGCACAGGACGTCAATAAGACCATCTTCAAACTGCTTGAAGTAACGCTGACGTTCAGCCATCGTTTGCTTGCCCTCAATAAGCTGGGCACGAACACCGGCGGCGCGGAATGCTTTCTCATAGCTTTCGGCGAACTGGACTTCCGTTGTTACAAGAATTGTCCGCTTGTTTGCGCTATCCTTAGTGTATTCAAGCCAGTCATTAACAACGTGCGAGCCCTTTGGACGACGAGTTACAACCGGCTTAACAATAAAGCCCATTGCGATCAGATCAGCAATCGAAGCTGCCGTGATCATGCGATCAGCGTACCAAGACCAAAGATGTTCGCCATCCTTGTTCTGTTCGCGGCGTGGAGTAGCGGTAAGGCCAACGATTTTGCAGTTGGGGAAATAGTTCTTTGCAGCTTGGCTGCTTGCTGCGGTGTTCTTGTGTGCCTCATCCATAAACAAGTAGTCGGCAGTCCAAAACAGCGGGAGCTTGAGATCGCTATTACCAGCAACCACACCGGAGAATGTTTCCGGCATTGTGATAATAACGTTGCCAAGCTTTGTAGAGAACGGACGACCATACTTGTCGGCCTTGAGCGTGTTGTGGAGAACCGCTGCAGGAATACCCATGTCCCGGACCAGCGTGTTGTAGAACTGCTCGACCAGCGTCATGCTAGGAACAACAACCATAAACTTTGCTGAGGGATTGATTTCGATCAGCTGGCGAATAAGCCCAGCAGCGATAACAGTTTTTCCAGATCCAGTTGCGGACTGAATCAGCACACTTACGCAATTTTGAAGAATGAGAATATCAATAGCGCGTGTTACGCAATTGCTTTGATACGCATGTAGCGTAAGTTTGTTTGTGCTTTGCACTTTGCTGTTCCTTATTGGAGTTATCGTTTCCGATCTTCCTATACCAACACATTAATAGGAAGTGTATAGGAACGTCAACAGGAATCTGCTCAGTTTTTCTGTTTTTCTGTGAAAAGATTATGGCATGAAAAAGCCCGGACGAACCGGGCTTTCTATTATGGGTAAAGCTTTGCGTTGAGCTGAAAGTGAGGACCATCCTTAAAGGACTTCCAATCACCGCCCCATTCCACAGCAACACCAAGTTCCTTTGCCGCAGCCTTCATAGCTTCAGCAAGCTTGTAATAGAGAGGCCAATCCCAACGGATCTGACCATCAATAAGAGCAGCAAGATCAACAGCCTTGGACAGACCATCCTTGCCAGGAATATGACGAGAGTTCATAGTCTTCGAAGCGCCAGCAGCTACGAGAACTTTCTGCTCAGCAATCGTACGAACACCGCAAGTTACTGTAAAGTCAACTTGTGTGAGTTGGATAGCGCGTTCAACAACACGAACTAGGTCGGGATGAACACCCTGGAGTTTAGCCTTACTATTAGAGCCAAGTACGAACATGGAAATACCTCGCAAGTTTAGGGGTTGCGAGGTATTTACCTAGTTTTAGTGCTCAGCAAAAACGCTGGTTAATTGAGGCCGCCGTAGCCCAAGTTAACGCCGTCGCGGAAGCTAAGCTTGAACATCGTCATTTCTTCCTTCGTGGCAAAGCTTACGAAGATGTCGTACTGTGGACCGAGAGCCAACGCACGAATGCTTTTTGGATCCACCAGCGATTCGGGAAGAGCTTCACCGTTAACAACAATCTCCGGGGTGAAGAATGTTTTGGTTGCGCGGCGGCTTACCACATAAGCGTTGAAGTTTTCGTTGTCCTTGATTGCTTCAGCAATTTCACGAATGAAAGCAATTTCGCCGCCTTCATCCTGGCCAGAGCGATCCTGACCATCGGCATGAACACTTGTCCACATAGTGGTTCCCAGTCGAATGTGGAAACCAAAATTGTCGAAATCTGCACTGCCTGTACGGGACCAAGTAGTCAATGTGTTATCCTCATAAATGCCTAACTGATTGCCACGTTAATAGGATTAGGTATTCTATGCAAGAAGTTTTTTGAAGTTTTCCTAAATTTATTCCTAATACGGAAAACAGAAAAGCTAGGATGAATCCTAGCTTTTGGTTGCGTGTGGCCGGAATCGAACCGACTTTCTCAAGCTTATGAGGCTTGCGACTTACCACTTGTCCTCACCGCAGTTCTATTTATATGCGAACCGCAGGAGAAAGTCAACAAAATCTTAATTTAAATTCCATTGCCACTGCGGTGTCGTAAATGGCCACCCAAACATTACCCCAAGCAAATTGGGTCTCTACTATACGTCCTTTGCCCCACTCATGGAGAACACCACGCATTTCCGTAATGTCCTCAGGACGATCAACTACACTAAGATCGTAAACAAACAGAAATCCTCGCTGCATCCAAGAGTTTTGGACACTTACGGTGCTTCGATATTCGTCAAGTGAGGCAGTACGAAAAGTTCTCACGTTTATCCCCAATAAAGCTTGAACTGCAAAGCGTGAGCTTTCTCAACAAAAGCAAACATGCTTTGCCCTTGCATTTGATCATAATGGAAGTCGTCGAACTGAGCTTCGCACCATTGCCTGATAGCTATGCGGATACTTTGGGTTTGTTCCAAAGTAAGAGTGACATGCGGACGTAAGTTAAACTGAACGTCTATTGGTTCAAGAAAATCAAATGAGCCAAAGATAAAGAAATTGTACTTTAGCGGAATATGGTCGAAAAAGCGATTAACTTCCTTTTTAGGCCAATTCCTTCCTTCGAAGTATTTGAAATCGACATCATTGTGCGCGTTCGACATTCACGATCCTATGCGTAAAATTCCTCAGGAAGCGTTGGCATGCGTTCGCGAAGTTCAGCTTCTTCAATACGTACGAAGCCGGCGGAATTGGTGCGCTTTTGTTTCCAAAGGCTGGCAAAGTAGGCTTCACTGCCTTTTTCGTCTGTGCCTCCAAGGTTCCCATTGGAACCCCAGAAGCTTACAAACTTGCCACCAACACTTGCATAGCCCCACGTTTTGGGGCCATTCTTCGCTGCAACAATAATCATGTGTTTCCTTTATCCGTCGTACTTGCTACGATTGCGGCCTTCGACAACCGTAAGAACGCGCTTGGGTGCATTGGGGTTGGCAAACATTGCCTTGGCCTGGGAATCAGTGATTCGGTAACGCTGGCCGTTTGGTTCCGAATACGTCCAAGTGTATTTGCCGCGATTGGTGTGAGACAAGATCTTCTGGCCGCGAGCGTTGACCGGCAGCATTCCCATGATCTCGATAAGACCAAGCAGCGAGCTGGAAAGTTTTACTTCGCCGCCTTCGCCGCGCAAGCTGACCGTCATCTTCGTAGTGAACGAAGCGTCCGTGTATGAACCGCTACCAAATGTAAGATCAACGCCGAATTCATCGGCAACCTTCTTCATCGCAGCTTCAAGTTCCTTAGAGAACTTGTTAACGTTTGCGCGGTCAAAAGCAGTAATGTTGGTCTTCATTTTCGATCTCCGTTTGTTTGTGTTGTCCCAAACATATAGGAATTCAGGAACTAGTCAACCAGAATTATCCACGGGCTGGAACAATAATGTACTCAATAGAATCTGCTCCACTGCCGGAGATTGCTTTGGCCGCTTGTTCAGCCACCTTTTCATTAACATAGCTGTCGGAAACCATCACATATGATGCGCCAGATGTTAAAGGACGAACCAACAGCGCGTATCGCGTAAACACATAGTTAGACATCACGCTTCTCCGTTATGGTGTCAATGTCCAAGTCTAGCACTTGGTTGATATCCAAGCAAATAAAACGTGTACCGTCGTAGGTGGCATCAAACTCTTTGTGGTAATGACCAAAGATCCAAAGCTTGGGCTTGTGAAGTGCCCAAAGCGCACCCAAAGCTTGCTGAGTCCGCGATAGGTCCCAAATTTGCCGGCCCAACACGTAATGGCAAATTGGATCAGGAACATCATGCGAAACTACGATATCCGGCTTAATACGAACGTATTCATCGGTAAGCTGATAAAACTCACCGATAGAAAGTTCCTCATCAGGCCACCAGCTCACGCCTTCGATACGATGCGCACGATCAATACTTTCGGCGCCACCGATAAAGAAGATTTGCCCATCAAAATGTCCATCAGGAATCCATCTAGGATCTTCTTTGCATTTTTGCGGATCATCGTGGTTGCCACGAATAAAGCGATCCTTTAGTGGATCAATTGGATCCGGCTTGGGCGGAGTTTTAAATCCCATGCCATAGTCGCCGACTTGAACTGTTTCGTAATCCCAAAGCAGCTTTTCATAAGTTTCAAACTGGGCGTGAATATCGCCGATAAATCTCATCCAACGCATAAAATTTCCTAAGTAAGATATGGAAACAGGACCCTTTCGGATCCTGTCTACATTAATTGGGGTGTGAGAGCAAGTGGGAGCTTGGACCGTTTTCTGTGCTAACCACTACACTAAGGCCCCATACGTGATTGGTGGAGCCTCCAGGATTCGAACCTGGCCTAGTCTTTTCCAATAAGAGATAACCCAAACAGATCGGCTCTCACAGTCCTCAATATAGTGGGTTGTACCGGCGAAGTCAACCTTAATAATACGAACTAATTTGATAAATGTGGACACCCATGACCAACAGAATTTGTAGACAAATCCCCCAAGTCATTCCAATAACAAAATGCTTGCTGTAGTTGGGCTGTGAACGTTTTTTAGCCAATGCTGATCGAAACATTGAGTCTTCATCATCTTTATCACGTTCACGCATTTCGCGAGAATATGCCCACCACATGATATTGATAGAGAAAAAGATAGCAACTATCGTTGATATCCACAAATTCATCTGGCTGAACGGAATCGCATTCGACAACGCGATTGGAATAAACCACATTACAAATAGTCCCGCTCCACTTGCTACCATGTCAAAGTTTTTGCCGATAAGTGAGAGCAGCTTGTGGATAAGGTCGAAGACCAAAAACAACGGGTTAGTCATCGGCTTCTTCCTTCATCAACTGTAGATCTTTTACAAACTTGGGCAAGTCATTTCGCAGGTATGGACCCAACGCCAATACAGTCGTAGTGGGCTCAGGAAACACCGTACGGCCGGCATCGGTAACCTTATACGTTGCGATACCCGCTGCCTCACATTCGCGCTCAGCACGCTCTAATGCAGCGAGATTCTTACACGTGACTATGATCTTGGGAGTGTTGTCGCGTTCGTATTGTTCATACGTTTCAAGCAGCTTTCCACCGGTGCGGAAGATTCTCGCGGTTAGCCGTTCAAACGCATGGCCAGATTGCCCCGCAAGCTTTCCCTTTGGAATTGGCTTGTCATCGATCGTACGAAGATCCTTGCGCACGACTAACCACATCTTTAACTCGTTTACAGGATTGTCCATTTTAGATCATGTAGTCCTTTTCCGCTGCGGTCGTTGGTCACCCACATGAAACCCAACGGCGCTGGTATTGTTAGCTTCAAAAGCAAAGCATCAGCTTTGCTGGTCAAGTAGAACACACTACGCCGCCTAAACAGCTTATAGTTGGCTACACCATTTTCATCCAAATTCTCAATTTCAATGCGGGTTAAATTGTTCCCAATGTAAACCCGCCGAGATTCATCCTGTAGCCATTCATAAAGCTCGCTGGTTTGGATGCGGTTCTGAAAGTTTACCTTTACTAGGGTACCACCTTCGACCACAACGTCAGTAAGCCGATCACGTATGTAGATCATCCCGCGACCAAATGCCTCCGCTTGCGAACAAATCCCCTGTTAATATCACCGCGTTGATGATCACGAACCCATGCCCACTTATAAAAGTCGCGAGGTTCAAGTTGATCCACAGGCTTACCCAGCGCGAGTAGTTCATCCATTGTTAGCAAGCGAACTTTGCGCCAATGGCCATCAACGTCATGCCGTCGCTTTCCAATATCCGTCTTTGCCAGTCCCGAACGAACCCACTTGTAAGGGTTTGTTGGTTTGCGATTTGGAATGCGGATCTTGACTTCATCAAATCCCAGGAACGGTCTGGACTTGCCGTTGATAATGCGCCGACCCTTTTGTGGCTGGCGCTCATATCGTTCAACTGGTGGAAAGTAGTAGAGCAGAAGGATTGCCAACACATGGCGAATTGTACCCGCGAGTTCTTGCAGATATTGGTCTGCAAATTTTGCAAAGCCCTGTGGAACCTTATCCGGTCCAATACTGGCAATATCAAACTCAATGTGCTCGCTTAGCAAACGCCAAGGATGTTGTTCCTGCTCCATGAGATCCTTTGGAGACTGATTGACCATTAGGCCAATGTCTTCAAAGATCTTATCAAGATCAGAGCCGGCTTGGTATTGCATTCCAAGGGCAAAATATGTGCGTTGACGGAAGCTTAGACCTAATGGGTTTCCCATCGACCGTAGCTCATTGCGATCGCGTGAAAAGAAGAACTTGACCAGCGAGCCCGACATAACATTGCCGCGGTCGCGGATCTCTTCATCAATCAGTGAGATCGAAAACGCTGTTTCGCTGATCTTTTCCAGCAAAAATGCTGTAGTGCCCTTGGGTGTTTCCGGGAGAAACGCATCGCGTCGGAATTCAATCCAAAGCTTGTTTGTGGGCAGTCGGAAATATTGAAGCGAATCCAACACTCGCTCAGGATTCAAGTGCAGGGAAAGCTCATACGCGAGTGTGGCTGCTTGGTCATCAAGTGTGATAACTTTGCTGCTGTAGACTTTGCGAGCAGTATCAGCGAGAAGTTCTCGATTGATACGATCAAAGTCCTTGGCAATGGCGTCGGGTTCACCCCAGTTCTTCTTGTAAAGGATGCGGTCAGCCAGCAAACTCATGTTCGATCTCCGTTTGTGGAGAAACTAACACAGGCAACCAATAAGTCAACTCTGCTGCGCCATCCGTTGGGCTTTTAGGCTACGTTGAAACCGTTTTTCAGCTTCATCCTTTTTGCGACGCCACTGCGCATATAGGGGCATGAACGGGCTATCATCGTTAACTGGTATGTTAATGTGGAAGTCTTTATCGCCCCAAGTTAGCTTCATTATGAGAAAATGTTCAGCCTTCTCAAGAAAATATTCTCGCTCCCAACCCTCATAAGCTATCACTTTGAATGTTTGGTTTTCAAACCAAGAATTCATTAGGTCAATATGAACGCTAGATTTAACGAAAATACTGAGATGTGTATAGACCTCAGAACGTTCGCCATACGCGGTACTTTGGGGGAGTATTTTGAGAACCATGGGGAAAGCCGATCAGTAGTTGGAGAGTGTGGCGGGACTCGAACCCACATATATCTCCTTTGCAGGGAGGACCGTAACCAGTTCCGGTCACACACTCCAACTACTGATCTTGTCCTTTATTTATGTTAGCGGAAACCATAAGTCAAGAAAATTTTCGTTTATCCCACGAATCGAGCACCATAATCAGCGTGAGCATTTTGTACTCGATCCGGGCGACTTGTTCGTTGTGGCGTGGATTTTTTGTACGGCCAAGTCTACCCATCTCCACAAGCAGCTCGTACAAACGAACGTATTTCCGTGCGCGATCAAGCACTTGCTCAAATGTGAGATGACCCTGGGTGTACCAATCTAGCAGCGCATAATAGCCGTGTGGATCTTCCCCGTTTAAACGGGTGCGCATGTATGGGATACGAATCCCGCGACGATCTCGCTTCATGTGAAAATCCTTTACTCGGCATCTTCGATTTGGAAGTCGATCATGGCCTTTGCATCGTCAATGCTATTGGCGTATCCGTGGCGTGGATCATCTTCGCCGTCATAATCCTTGTGGACCCAATTCCAATCAAGTCCTAAAAATGGCTTGGGATCATAATAGATGGTGTAATCTTTGTATTCGATCCGTACCGTCATTTTGATCTCCTTTGCTTGTATTCCTAATCTAACATAGGAACGCAAACTGTCAACCAGATTTAGGCAGAAAGTTCCTGAATTGCCTTCTCGTAGATTTCCTTGAAGTCGTGCGCGTGCAAGGGAACTTCTTCAGCCAGCTTAAATGCAATCATATCGCGCTTGTCGTTGAAGAAAAGAAACTGTGAGCTTTGATAATATGGCGCGACAATATCATAGCCAGTGGGGAAGAATTTCCTATAGGAAGATGGTAGATTTTCTCGGTCTGGAAATTTGTGGGCAAAGTCAACGTACACGGCACGAGTCATCCGCAGAAAATAGCCGACCTCTGATAGAGATATGCCCAAGTTGATCAACCCATAAAGGCTACCACTTAAATGGAAAGCTTCATCTGCACCAATCATTTCCTCAAAAACGTGATCAACCATAACACGTTGAGGAATGGTTTCATCACTAAACACTGGGGCGATAGGCTGGGGATGAGAATAGTGGAGATCATCTAGCTTAAAAACTTTTGAACGTGCAAGATCCCGACAGCCCACTACACTCTTAGTTGCAAGTAGGATCATCCTAGTACGGAGCTTGGATATATCGGTAAAAATACGAATGGATTTATCGTTGGGATTCAAAATCCAACCACGATCACCCAAATATCCCTTTTGGGGATTGAATATAACTAACTCGTTCATGGTTTAGGCTCCATTTTACTGGAGCCTAACACGAAATCCTAAACTGTCAAACGCTTTGGTTTCAACCAGTGCTGCGAATCCGCTGCATGAGATTGATAACTGGGATAATTGTTCCAGCTACTGAAATAGCATCAACTTGATAAGCAATGCAAGCGGTCTTTACGTAAGCCTTAAGCTCTGCCGGCGACTTGCGGTCAATCCAATGCTGAGTAACAAGCTTGCGCTTGAGCAACAAACGAGCTGTTGCCATGGTGTCAACCTTGCGACGACGAACCGAACGCTGACGTTCAATTTCTTCGCGGTCACGTTCTGCCTTGAGAAACTCTTTGCGTGCTTCAATAGCCGCAAGCTGCTCTGGTGTACGTTCGATACGTTCAATAAGTTCCGACATTTTTAGCTCCTTGTTTAATCCGATCTTAAAACCTAGGAGCAGTCTAAGTCAATTTTAATAATCTATTTTAGAACCGAAGTTTGAACAACGTGACATGGGACATTTCTTTGAAGTGGAAATAGCTGCGATACGTTAATGAGGAAAAGCTCCATCCTTCGCCCATAACTCCAAATAAGTCAGTAGCCCAGTAAATCATTTCCCTTTGAATCGCAGCTTTATCATCCTGGTTAGAACCTTCATTCCAAAGCCACTGCACACGGATATGATATTCAAAGGGCTCATACCAGCCTTTGGTTTCCCATTCAGGGACTAATCCAATCTCATATTTCATAGCGTAAATTTCAGCTTGAACAACATGGCTAGTTTATCATCGGAAATGGTCACGATGGCCAAATGGCGATAGCGATGGCAGGTAAAGTTTTGAGAGTTGAGTCCAACTTCACAAGCCCATATCTCCATTCGATCCAAATATTCGTCCATTACGTGTTGGTCCAAGTTCCATTCAAAGTTGATAGAAAAACGCCAATATGGTTCACCTGCAACATAATGGTGCTCACCGGTGAGAGTATAATCGGTCATGAGAGCGCCAGTTTGAACAGCATGAGATCCGTGTGTTGACGAAACCGAATGGTAAGATCATCCACACTGTTGCTCTTGGGAATTTGCCAATCCACGTTGCTTTCGCCAACGTTGTCGTTAAGCCATGATATTACCATCATCCGGCAGATAATCCAACTGTCAACAACTGCGGTGATGGAATCGTAGAAATCACTAGGCTCACGAATTTCCACATCGCATATCTTTACTGAACATGGAAACCCAGGGATATCCGTTGCTGTTTCAATCTCAAGCTTTAGGATCTTCATAGCCACCTCAACTTGAATACCATTGCATCTTTGGCTTCGGTAAACAAGACTGTGAGGCAACTGTACTTTTGGATAGTAGTCCAAGTGCCAGTCTTCTTCACATGAGGACCATATTCGGTAGCCATCCATTGGATAAACTCACTGCTTGCGCGATGGCACATGATGTCAGTTGTTGCCGTTGGTGGTACCTCAAAATAGTTCCAATATATTGCAAATGCGTAGTTAAAACGAACATACCGAGGATCACGCTGACCACGCCAGCATCTAATATCAGTGGAAACTTCCTGAGTCTCATGTATGGGTAAAGAAAACATTAGGCAAACCTCAACTTGAACTGAAGAGCATCTCCTCGATCCTCAAACATGTATTCGGCCCGTTCCATGAAATGAACATGGCCCCATCGAGCGGGTTTGTCCTTTTCGTCAAACTCACTGCCAAAGTTTTCAGTGCACCACTCGTTAGCAGTATCAACGAACTGGGTTACATATTTCCAAGCCGCGCTTATATGCTCAAAATCGTTGACGTCCACTGTTACGACCAACACGTAACAGGGTGATCCATCGTGAAAGCTTTTCTCTTGGAACTGTATCGTGTGCATTAGCCAACGTTTTCGAGAATAAGTTGAAGATGAGTGGGATCCTGCAGTGTGATGTCAAAGTCTTGTTGAATCTGGCGTCGAATAAACGGCAACACATAATGCTTGTAATCAATGGGGTGCCAGCCTCTGGGAATCAAGCCCAGCAGCTTTTCCAGCGAGATCGGGAAATAGTTTTCCTTGACCTCACGTTCCCAATTCCGTGTGTACCGATACTTTAGGAGAAAGTGGACCAGTGCCCAGTTCTCATTGATGCTGCCCCACTGGGTTTCAAACTCGCGGAGCTTTTGCTGGTCATAACTCTTCTTCACGCAAAGCACAGAGATTGGGTCGCTTTTGCGGGTAATGCTTTCTTCTACGACCATATCCCGAATAACAACGTACTTAAACGTGTTTTTGTCGTAGATGCGCTTCCAAAAGATATCCACATCCTCGGGCGAACCATAGGAGTAAACCTCATGAATTAAGCTGTTGAGGAGAACCGCTTTGTTGCCGGCAAGTGTTCCAAGGTAAGTGAGAAGAATGTTCCAGTCGGAGAAAAACTCAACGCCTGGATTCTTTTCCCTTGCCAGTTCTAGCATGGGAACGGAAATGTCGTACCCTACGTAAATGATTTCGGGGAAGATTGCCCGCATAAACGCGATGGTTGAACCATCAGCGCAGCCAAAGTCCACAATCACTTGTGCGTCGATCTTGTCCATGAACACGATCTTATCGATCATGCTTTTACGCATTTCCACGTTGTATGAAGTAATGCTTGGAATATTTGGATCGAGCATATTGGTCTCCTGTTTCTTGTACCTAATTTAGCACAGAATAGGAAGACGTCAACCGCTTATGCGAACGTTAGCTTGAACAGCATAGCATCTTCGCGCTTTGTAAAATAAACGTAGTGGTACATTTCATTCCATCGTTGGTAGCGATAACCACGATTCAATTGGAACTGATTAACAAGCCAATCCTTAAACACGATTGAAGTGTGCCACTGATCATTTGCTTGTTCAGGATTTTCATAATCCCATATGATGGACAATCCAAAACGAAAATCCAATGATGGTGCATCAGAAGGTTCACCAAGTAGTTCGCGTATCTCGTACTTCATGAGAACCTCAACTTGAATTCCATAGCAGCGGGTTTATTTTGGAACCAAAAGCTTGCAAACATACGGCCGGAATATTCGCAATGCCACGCGCCCATTTGATCCAAACGCTTACCAAACCGCTCAGTGCACCATTCCCTCATCTCTTCATATTTGAGATAATTTTCCGTAGAAAATTCCGGAATACCATCATGGGGAAAATAATAGCGAATTAACGTACCAAGCCGGTCCTCAAACTCATATGGAATAGATTCCAGCCGATGACAATCCATTAGGCAAATCTCGCGTAGTCGATACGTGCGCGATTGCACCGTTCGATAAGCCGTGTCACTGGTCGATCGCTGTTGATAATAAAGCTAAATTCCTGCGGTGAAAGCTTTCCACGCGCAAGCAAAAGCTTGGCAGTACCAACGATATCAATGCAGCTGGTTGTTGCATCAAGGCCAACCCTGCGGCAGTCTTCTGTGGTGCGTACTTCCCAGGTGCGGTTGTCGTTCACTTATGATCTCCATTAGTTAGTTTTGGAGACATGTCTCGGTAGATTGGAACAACGTACCCGTTTTCAAAACGGACTGCAACCAGCTTTGCCGCTACCGGCCGTATGGTTATCTCACCCAATTCCGACATAGAATCTCCTTTGTTATGGAGATCCTAACATAGGAACCAATGTTGTCAAGCAAATTTGGTATCAACAATCCTGGCAAAGCCGATTGCTAGTTTTAGCAGCATAGCATCATTTAAACTACTAAGCACAACCATATTCCGTTCGTGCTCAACCAAGAACATTCCACTCAGTCCGTCGGAGCGTTTTACGTCGGGACACCAAGTTCGTTTCATTTCAATCTTCCAAGGAAACCAAGGAGACTTCAATTGGTTTATGCAGAACAAGTGGGCATCATCACGGCCCTCTTTGATTGATTTGTTAGGATGAGGCAAAAGCTCCATTACGGTCCAATTAGGACGAGTCTTATCCGCATCTACAAAGATCTTGCGAACTTCAGACCTTGGTAAGGGATAGTTGGGCTGTTCAATCATTAAACAGCTTTGCCTCAAGGTGGCGGCAATGTGGATCAGCACAACGGAAAAACAACGCGGTGGTTTCGTTTTGCGCGTTGCGGTCGGCCATCACAAACGTGAACTTGCGAATCTCGCCAGTGCGAGTGCTTTCCACGTAAAAGCTTGGTGTACCTTCGGCACTGGTCTCAAAGCGAAAGTTATCGCCGAGAATGCTCATGCTGCCGATGAACTGGTTGTTTCGGAACTGAAACTGTGAACTGTTGATAGTGGATTCGCTTGGCGCATTGTTAGACATTGATCACCTCGGTAATATTGGTCGTTCCATATACGGCAACAACAATGGTATCAAGCTGAGGATACGTAACTTTGCTGTGAATGTCACGCGGTTCATTGATCGCACGTAAAAACGCAAAACGCGCATGGAAGCTACTGTTGGCCTCCACACGCATCATTGCATTCCTAGTGGCGTCCGATCTGTAAAAGACTCGGAACTCCTGCATTAGAACGCAGCAGTCAACGCGGCTTCCACTGCCTTGTATGCGACGACGAGAACGCCAAGGCCAATGCAGCCAACAGCCACAAACACTGCGCCCCAGTTGCCGTTAAAAGCCTTACCGTTCTTATCAACTTCAGACATGTTCGATCTCCTTTGCTTGCCTAACAAAACCGAACATAACAGGTTTTCACTGGATGTCAACACCAGTTTCGGAATAACCATTGGGGTAAGCCTTCTTGTCAAGGCGTTCAAGTTCCTTGCGAATGGATTCCTCAATAAACTCATCGAATGTAAGGGCACTGGCTTCAGCAGCATGACGAAGCCTTTCGAGAGCTTCTTCATCAAACTCAAGTACCACTACCACTTTGCGGTCGTGCGGAAGGCCATCACGAATCGCACGAATCTTTGACATAATGTCGAGAAGGCTTTCCGTCTCATACCAGTTGTCGACTTCAACAGCTAAACAAGCCGGAGGAGCCGTAGCAACTTTTGGAGTAAGCTGCATCATACGTAGGCGAGAATACGCTGGATGCACCCAACGATAGCCCTCACGCAAATTGTAGTCCCACACTGCAATCTCATACGGACGCTTTGTTTGAGCATCGTAGAACATTTGCACCTCACAATAGAGGTTGGCAAAACTGTCGACTAAGATATTGCCGTTATACGTGGGAACATTGATCTCAACATTCTGTTTTACGCGGTCAAGCGGCGCAAGTGCCCACAAGTCGTCAAAGGCGGATCTATGAAGATTGACAAAATTATCTTCGTAAAGGGGTTCCATGAAAAAGCTCCTGTTTCCGCTATTATACGGCAACAGGAGCGTCACAATCAAATATTAACTTAGTAGGCCAACAGCTTGATGTGATAATCATCAACCTTCAGGCGCTTGCCATCAACGGAAATACCAATGTATGGGTACTTGCGATTCCGCAAGTTTACTTCCTTGATCTCGTACCGTATACCCTTATAGATAAGTTGCTTGCCGATGTATGGGTGAACCGTGATCACTTTATCTTCGCGGCGCTTGATGCGCTTTGCAGCGGCCGACATTTCGTGACCAGCGTTGTCAAAATCTCGCTCAGGATTGCCGTAAAGTGGTGTGATCCGATCGTTCAGGAACTTGTCACGGAGGATACCATAAAGCTTTTGGAAGAACGCGCCATGACCCGCTTCGGAGTAACCAACACCAGGAACATATGGAAGACGTTGCAGGGGCTGCCGATGCTTGTGGATAAGTTCGAACTGAAGCACATGGGCAAACTCGTGCAGCACAAGCGCATCAACCCAATCCTTCCAGTTATTGGTTACAAAGCCGCCAATAGCTGGATTGTGGGCGTAGGACTTGTATTCGGTAACACCTATCACAGGAAACTGTAAAACCGAACCCATGTTAAGCTTCATGAAAGGTACGCCATTACGACGACCAGCGCGACCCAAACGATCGCAAATCCGAAAGCCGATATTGGGCTGAAGAATGTTAACGTTGGCATCAAACCGGGCAATTGCAAACGCTTTGAGGTCAATTATCAGCTTGTTTACGTGAGCTGTAACTTCGTTCTTTGTGGGAAGCATTTGCGATCTCCTATTTGCTAACTTCCTGAATCCTAACATAGGAATAGGAATTGTCAACCGCTCAAACTGTAACTTGTGAATCCCATTTCAGTTTGAACAAAATCAAATTTGCGTGGTTGGTATCACCGGGGAAATGAACATGCCACTCAAATACACCATAACGTTGCACTTCAAACTTTGTGCCCTCATACGTTTCGTAGATCCACTCCACAAAATCTCTCATGTAGATGTCATAGCGGGGATTGGATGGGTCAGGTACCCAGTTCCAGTCAATGATCACCGAAGATGCAGAAACTTCCATAAGTCCGTATTCAAAATACCGCAGAGCTGCAACGTGAGTGGTCATTCAAACCCAGTTATTGGAAGGTTAATTTGAACAACATTAACGCTTTAGCGTCGGAAAAGCTAATTATCGTAACAAAAGCTTTGGTTATGATAACCCTTTCGCCCGCAGTTGTTTCCTTCAAAAACACCGGTTCAATTCGGTGAGAAGTTTTGATCCTGTTGTTTTGCAGCCAGTTAAAAACTTCTATTGATGGTACAAACACGGGTTTGTTAGCATGGTTTTTAGTTTCCCATTCATCAAGTTGTTGATGCTCGATGGGAACCAATATTTCAAGCGGTCCAAAAGGTTTTAGATCCAATACATCAATCATAGCATTAGCTTTAGCATTGCAGCGGTGCTCTTTCCACTTTCCATAAACAGCAAGCTGAAACTACGATTGCGCTTGCCGCTAATGATCCAATCCTTGTGTTCGGTAGCACCAAGCTTTTCGACAAGTTCACGAACCTGCGTTTCAAGGTTATTTCGATATTCCGTACGGGTGGTATCCCACGAATAGTGGTACAGGCTGTAATCGATGATAAAGGTAAATCGAAAGACAAAGCGAGAGCCTTCGGTAATTTCCGACATGCTAAAGCCTGCGGATATGCCCTCGGGAATTCCTTCCATCTTTATTGGGTGAACCACAGGAGAAGCCTTTTGCCGCGGGGGTTTGAAATTCTCAGGTTTCTTCACGTCATGTACCTCAGCTTGAACATGGCCGCATGTTTTTCATCATCAAGCCACACGTTCATTTCGCCTAGTCCCCACTTGTAGGAGCAACCATTTCCCTTGGTCAACCCCATACTTTCAAGAAACTCAACAATTGACTCATATAATTGTTTGGCCGCCGCTTTTGCTTCACCAATAGTCCATGAATCGGTTTCAAAATCCGGGTTAATTGAAAAGAAGTATTGGTTGTGGTCCCGGTAGATCCTAGACATTCTAACTGTATAATTTAGCATTGTGTCATCAACCTCAATCTCATCGCATCGGTGCGATTACGGAACTGTACGGCCCACATCCGAGTATTCCCGAAATTGAGGATCCGGTACGCATCTTCACCAAAAGTTTCTTTTAGCTCTCTAACAATTCTATCCGTGAACCTCATAAAAGCGTGGGGCTCGGTTTCCATATGTTCTGGACTGTTATACCAATCCGGATCAATGCGAACATCATAACGAAACGAGTGTGGGACTTGGCCTTCGTCGTACTCAATAAACTCGAGAAACTTCATTCCAGCCTCAGTCGAAAAGCTATAGCATCGGATTGTTTTCTAAAATAGAAATATACGCTGGATGAGGAATGATCCCACCTACAAACGTTTTCATCAGTAAAAGTTGCCAATGCCCAAGATTCAAGTTCCTTAAAATATTGTGCAACCCTAACGATGTTTTCATCAGTGTACCAAAACGCTTCGTTCACATATAGTTTGACTATATGCGGGAAAAGAATCGCTGGGTTCATACTGTAAATGGCAATGCAATTCATGACACAATCAACTTGTACATCATGGCATCGGACTTGTTTGCAAACCGAACACAATTGCCGATAAAGCCGACTTGAGGATGAATATCCCAATCCCTACAACTGGAATCAAGCCACTCTCTACCCCTCGCGACTCGCTCTCTTATTTGTGCAAATAAATCACCAAGCTCATCAAAACCGATAGAGTCTGTGTCAACCCCAACAGCAACAACATGAGGATAGCGGCCTAGCCAGGGGCGGGTAGAGCAAGTATATTTGATAGTGAGCATGGCTAACTTGGACCTGTTTAGCCAAATACTAACATAGGATCCAGCTGTGTCAACCAAACATCAGCTTCAAACGGAGCAGGTCGTACGAGTGACGGAGCTTGAACCCTTCGTAAAACAGATCATGCGAATCAAGCCTGATGAACCGATAGTTGGATTTGCCAATATTACGGTCAACCCAATCATACATTTCATCAACTTTATGTCTAAACGTTCTGCGTTCATCAAGCCATTGCAAGACTTTTATAGGATCGTAATGGTGTTCAAGCCTAGAGGGATACCACTTGACGTAATGGGGAAGAGTTTTTTGTCCGGTCGCACCGATTTCCCAACGCACACTCATTATGCCATAGCCAGTTTAAACTGCATGGCATCAGCTTTTGTTTTGAAATAAAACATAAGTGACATCGCATTAAATGATCGTGTTATACTCCACCGAGCCCGTTGCGGTCCAAAATTCGCATAAAGCCAATCCGTTGCAATGTTTTCATGACGTTTCATCTCTTTGTTGGAATCTAACACGGCTTCACGTATTGCTTTGGGTGTTCTTTCAAGCCCACGAGTGTCCCAATGCGTGGTAACCATATATGGATAAGCTTTATTTGTGGGATGCTCTTCGTAAACAAAAACAATAGCCATACTTACACCTTATAAGAGCTCAATCCTACGAATGATATTTTAGGAAGTCAATTAGCAAGCCAGCTTTGCCAACAGTCTTGTGTTGGAATCTACAAACCAAAAGTCATACACATACATCTGATCACGATCGGTCATGAACACATAGAAATCATCCTCGGTGAGATTGGCTTGGCAATAGTTTCGCATCTTTAACACGCGCTGAAGATAAGCGTTGTCTTCACTTCTCTGCCAAGGTCCATCAAACACCATATAAGGAACAAATAAACGAAGCCCATACATTCCGTTTTCTTCGTTTTCGAGAAACTCGTTTTCCATTTCAAACCTTTTTGGATATGGAAAAGCCGGCCCAAAAGCCGGCTTTTGTTGGTCGGAGCGGCAGGATTCGAACCTGCGACCCTCTGGTCCCAAACCAGATGCGCTACCAGACTGCGCTACGCTCCGAACAAACGGAATTTGTTGTTCCGTTATGTTCTTATTTATAGCAGCGTATAATCGCTACCGCAATATTTTAATTCAACAAGGCGTCGATTTTGTGAGCAATTTCGCCGCCGCTGGCAAGATCTTCTGCGTAAGACTTTGGATCATTAAAGATCGCCATACGACCAAAGTCGATAGCACCGTTACCAAATCCATCAACATCGCAAACATCAACGTTGGTGTTTGGCTTGCCTGCGCTTTGGTCAAAGCCCCAAGTTTGGTTCAGTTGGATTAGAAACGTGTCTGTACCGCTCACACACTTGTAAGTGGTCTTGCGAAACTTGCTGGAGCTTCTGCCCGTACCCGTTTCAATACCCTGGAGAGAGATATCGATGCCAAGGATTTCAGCAAGCGTGGCGCCAACGCCAGCGTAAAAATCTTGCTCACCATGGGACTCAATTTCATCAATACGCATTAGCTTTGTCTCCTGTTTCTTCCTATTTACTTCCTAAGTTTAGCAAGGACAAGAAGCCTCCGGATTAAATCATCAATTCTTTGAAAATCCTCCTCAGTTTGTAGACTAAAGCAGGTAACTATCATATACGTGTCATTATGCGTGGCATAGCTAAATTCATCAGCAAGCGCCTTGCACACGGCTGAGTAGACAATGTACTCGTCGTTTGTGACTTGGCGGTTGAACGATTGAGAGAATCCAACCTTCTCACGAATGATTCCAAATGCAACTGTACGAGCAATCACTTGCTTGCCGAGAAAGCTTTTGGTCTTTCGGAGAAAATAACCTGAATATTCCGGTCCAACATCAAATTCCACATCCGGATAAATCTTGTTGAAAATCTCAGCCATTCTCGGTTCCGTCGTAAACGCTTAGGATGTGATCAGCATACCTAAGCTTGAACGCAATAAACGTGGTATAGTTGTCAAAGCCAAAGAGGCTTGTGGTCTTAAAGTCGTGGACTGGAAGGAACCATGTGTTCCACACCGGCCGGTCTTCCATGCGGATCTTATTGCTGTAGTGGAAACGATGCGGGATCATCCAGTCGAAGAATTCCTTTATCTCCGCAAGGGTTTTAAACCTACGAATGCAAACGACTATTTTAACGTCTTTAAGCGGCAGAAGGCCCGACATAGAAATGGTACTCCACAATCATCTCCGAAAAGCGTAACTTGAACATTACGGCTTCATCGTTGGTGCGGAAACCAATAACAGCTTGTGAATACTTTTTCAACACAGGCGAATCAGAAAACATGGACCAGTAGGCAAAGTCACGATTGTCAACTACCCATTCGTGAAATGGTTTGTACCATTCCGCCGGCATGGCAAATGCATCAATCACAAACAGATGCCTATATATTTGGGGGTCTTGATACTGATTCGTCATCATATAGGGAACCAAGTGTTTGGTGCGCCTTCCTGGACTTGAACCAGGGACCTTTCGCTTATCAAGCGAATGCTCTAACCAACTGAGCTAAAAGCGCATTAACCCTATACTAGCTGGGTTGTTCCTATAGTTCAACCTATTTTTAGAATATAAAGGCTTGTTGGAGCCGTTGTAAATCCACCGTACCGCAGCTTATGAGCGATTGCATCATTGCGATCGATAAACAGGATACGCGTCACAGATAGGAGATTACCTAGATGATGCGAGGATTCCCCCAAGTACCATTGGATCAAATCCTTATGCACGAGAACAACTGAGTCGAGTTGGTCAATGGCTTCTAGTTGATCCCTAATGTAGGTTTCATCCACAAATCCTGCTGCATCCTGTTCGGAGAAGGCAAAGTCCAAAAAGACCACATCGTAGGGAAGACCATACTGGCTCTTTGGCTCCAAATGAAAACTAAAGTCCTGATACGACTTGATCATTGCAGCCCCAGGATATCTTCTTCAACCGCATCGGGATGATTGTCTCGGAACAAGCCGGTCAAACAGTATGCGGAAACCAACTGATCGTCGGAGAACTTACGATAGTCCTCACGTATGTCATCACCAAAAAACTCAGCATCCGCTTGCAACTCAAATAGCTGCTGGATTACCACATACCGACTCAAAAACACTAGTCACGCTCCACATATTGACGCCGAGCAATAATTGTGTCCTCGGGCCTCGCAGACAAGCCTAAGCTGGTTGATTTGCCAAAGCAAGACCAAGTATCCGTATAAATGAAGCCAGCGGAGATAATTTTGAACTGGTGACCAAAATCTGCATGTGTGATCGTTTCGGGAAAGATGATAATGCTATCGCAAAGTCCCGTATCCACGCAGATGTATTTCTGTTTCATTTTGTTCCCAACACCTTATATCGTTCTACAAAGAACTCGGTAATGCGCTTGCCCGATCGAGGAAAGCTCCAACCCGTACGCGGAGATTCATTCCATCCTACCGAAGTTCCATCTTCGAGCAGCACCCAGTTGTAAACGTTGCGATACTTGAATGTCTGTTGTGGGAACGGCTTTGCAAGATCGCTAATCTCTAGCACGATCTTCTTGTCCGCGTAAGTATGAATTTGATTTTCAAATTCAACGATACCGTTGGAGCAGTGGGACTCAATCCATTCACGTACCGTTTTACTCATCTTCGATCTCCTGTTTATAGCTCAATTTAGCATGGAACCCATGGCTGTCAACCACAGGTTCCTATGTTTAGAAACGCAGCTTTAACAGGAGCAAATCATTCCTATCAGCTAAATGGATGGCAATAGCTGGTTGCTTTACATAAACGTCAACCCGCGCATCACCTTTGAGATCCTCTTTAAGCTCATTAGCAAAACTTTTTATGTCTTCAATTTCTTGAGCTTCAAGAAAATACTTGTAGCGCCATTCGATCTTCCACAAGTATGGGTACTTGTCCAAATGGGGTTGCGTATACGTGTAGGTGTAGGTGCGCCAATCCGTGTTGAGATTAATCATCATCACCCCAACGATCTTCGCGAGGGCCGCCATCATACCAGTGGTGCGCCGCCATGTACTTGAGCATTTCAACTGTGTCGGTAAAACGCGCCTCATACTGTGTGGGCTTTACGTACTTAAAGGTGTATGAGCGACTGTCGTAGACAACCCATTCATCACCAATACGTTCGACCAGCCAGTGACCTCGTTCCGAGAGATCGTGGCGGAAAACTTCAATCACCTTGTACTTGGCGTGTTGAAGCCACTTGTCGATAAAGTCGATGAGATCCTGCTGAGGTTCAGCCTTGTAACGGAGCATTAGCTTCCAAGCTTGCTCGTTTGTTTTACGCCAATAGCCGCCAGCGTAACCCTGCTTGGGCATCATTGCTTGCCATTGATTATATGCAGAAGTGTTTGCGAGAACGTAAGCGAAATCGTCCTTCTTGAGAACCGCAAGTGCATCCTGCAGTTTTTCGTGACGTTCGCCTTGACGCTGTAGCTTATCTTGAAGAGGCTTCAAAGCTTTGCGTGTGGCTTCCATTGCGGACTCGACCTTGTCGAGTTCGGCACGCAATTCAGCTTCGGTAAGTGCAGCTATAGCTTTGGGCATCTTCGATCTCCTGTTTATGCTTGTTTCTAACATATTCAGGAAGTCTGTCAACCTGTTTTACCAACCCGGAGGACCCACTGGGGTCCATTCAATTGGTTTCCACATCAATTTGATCCGCATGGCATCGGCCTTTTTACGGAAGCCAATGTAACGGGCTCGGTCATCGACTAGATAATCTCCCGACATGGCTTGATCTTTTACCAACTGCACAAGCGCGCGGAACTCAGTGGGAACCATAGCCAGCTCATTAACATGCTCGGCATCAACTTCCAGCACATAAGGATAAGAGGCTTCGGGAAACCGAACGCTAAGATCCATGTAAAGAAGAACCATGCTTAGCTGGGACATAGTGGGTGCCGCGATTCGGGATAGGGAGGTTTGGAGGAAAGCTAGGTAGTCGAAACCTATCCCCTTACGAGGACCAACACCTTTCCAGGGTGTGTCTGCAACCCGTGCAGATTAACTTTCCATAACGTGCGTACTTATTTATACTTTGGTATCGTCGTTGTCAATTTGTTTTTGTTTGAAGCGGTGCATCCAATAGGAATGCCAAAGCGCATCGACAACCAACCAAAGGCCAAACGGCAACCACCAAATGGTGAGAGCCAGCATCTTACGGAACTTCCACCATTCGAAAGTTCCACGAAACCGCACCATACCTTGTGCCAGATAAACGGCCATACCCACATAGGCAACCGCTATCAGCGTTAATAGGAGAATCATTCGGCTTCCTTGTTAAGTCCGCGACGAACGCCGTCAATCCAGCCCTTAGAGACTTCAGGAACAGCGTCCTTAAGCTCTTTAATGTTGCGTTGCACGGATCCATCAACGCGCTCTATGAGCTTCTCTACGCGATCCGCGGCCGCCGGGAGTTGCTCCATAACGGCGTTGCTACGTTCTAGCAAAGCTGTTGCTTTGTCCAGCTTGATTGACACAACCGCAGCCACTGCGCCCATTGTAATGGAAAACGCGATAAGGCCGACCGCCAGCATTGCTTGTACGAACTGGCCTGGCGTTAGCGAAGTGCTTTGGGGCGTACGATGCTTTTCCTGCCCACGGCGAATAAGTTCTTCAAGATCCGGAGGATTCATTAGTGGAGAGCCTTGCTTGTTTGCGGTCCAAACACGTTGGCCGCATTGGTCGCATATGTGGTAACTTCATCATCGCCAACAATGTCCGAAAGCTGGTCGAGAAGATCTTCGGCTGTCATTTGGCTGCCGTCGAACATAACCACAAACTGGTCAGGACCCAACTGCTTCATAGCAAGATCCTTGGCCGAACCGCCCATCAGCGCGTTGATCGCATCAGTAACAGCGCGGAGTTCCGCTGGCATGTCATCTTCATCGTCACAGAGAATTTCGGTGTTGGAAATGTTCATGCTACCTCGCTTTGGAATTCAATGCTGTTGAACTCATAATCCAAGAGATCATAGAGTTCCATCGGAAAGTCAACAGTGGTCAATTTGGTGCTGCGCTCAAAATAGTTGATCACAAGCGTTGCACACTTTTCAGCCTGCTGAAAATGCTTGATCACATCCTTGTGAGCTTTGGCGGCTTCATAATTCTTTTCGGCCGCACATTCTTTTTGCTGACGATTGAGAACCTCAATCTGCCCCGCATAAAACCGACGATGCGACTTGACGATTTCCAGCTGCTCTTGGGTTACTTCGGTTACCCGAATAACTGCGGGGACCACATAGCGGTCCACAAGCTCGCCTTCATCATTGATTCGCTTTTCGATCGGCATATCTATTCTCCATTTGTTTTATTCCTAACATAGGACGCCAGCTTATGCAACCGCTTAAATAGAATATGAAGCCAAAGAAAGAATCACATCGCAAGCCACCCAAGCCCGCATCATGGAACTGCAAGCGTGGAACCTGTAGGTTTTGCGGTGAGGACATTATTGAGGATGGGCTAAAGAACACCCGCAAGCATTGGCATCAAGCCTGTGCAAATGTTTGGAAAGTGATGAATGATCCAAAGCGGGCGCGTCAAGTTGTAAGCCGCCGTGACAAATACACGTGTCAAAGTTGCGGCCATCACGACCGCAACGGCAACTTTGATGTGGATCATATCAAGCCACTGTTTGAAGCCAATGGCGATCCCACATATTGGCAAGCATCCAACTTGAGACTCCTATGCAAGCCTTGCCACAAAGACAAGACTCGCGAGGACATGACTCGTTATCACGCGGCCAAAGCAGCTGAAAAGTTAGAAGGTCAACCGCTTGAGCATGAGAGTGGTAAGGATAGTCTTATCTAGCTTGGTTACACGATCGGGCGTTGTGATACGATGTTCAAGAACCTTGTCATCCTCACTTAGCTTGATATTTTTGGCAAAGATCGTACCACCGTTTGTGGTCTTATCAATGAAGCCAAAGAACAAATCGCCCATACCCGTGGTATACTTTTCACGGCCCACATAAGCGATAAAGTCGCCCTGCTTTAGCTCATTGCCCAAGCGATCTACGATTGTCTTTGGAGCCGGAGGAGTTTTCTTGGTCCACTCCCAAACTACACCACCGGTGTAACCCTTCATCCAATAGAATGTGGTATAAGAGGGGTAAACTGAGTTGACCTTGCGCTTCTTGTCAAACACAATGGAAAACTCACGCAGGCCATAATAGTAAGGACTGTAGGAGCGATAGTAATAATAGCTCTTAGAGAGAGTTGCAAAATCCGGTAGAGCTGGCCAATTGTCGCGATCAAAATGATCATAGCCATGTGGTACTGCAATGCCAACGGATCCAAAGCGCGTACTGTTGGAGTCTCCCCAGCCCACGTAAACGGTTTGCTTGGGGTCATACATGGCAAGGACAAAGTCCATTACTTCATCACTTGCACCTTTACCACCATGGTTCAGCTTGTGTAGGGCCGGATAACCAATAAAACGATTTGCGAGACTCATATCAACTCCATAAAATTTAACCTATTTTATGGAGACCAGAGCTGCTAAGTCAATATTAATTCAAGCGCATTACACCAAAGCCCAGCTTGAGCAAGTAGATAGCGCATTCAATTATAAACAATCCACCCGCAAATGTGAACATGGAGATTGCCGCGATTAGTGCCGGTGGAAGCCACGCGCGGTTGATAGTAAGAAAGTCGAGGACGACATGGAACATTTGATACGCGCCACTAGCACCGCCCAATGCTATTGCCCAAAGCGTAAGACCCACTACAACATACGCAAGCTTTTTCATAGACTATGCACCAAACCATCGCTTTTGTCCGGCACGACCAAAACTGATGATCATGTGGATCATTGCAATTGCTGAAATCAATACAAGTACCAGTATCGAGCATGAAACCAGCAGAGGCAACGTGTTGATGTTGTCCGCCACAAACAACATGGCCACCAAGCAAACGTAGGCCCACGACAGCACCCACGCCGTCATGCTGACCATGCTTGCTATCATAGCTATGATTCTTACCATGCGTGCCACTCCTTGCCCGTATCCAAGTCTCTGCGACGACCACTCTTGGGGTGACGATGCCAACCCTCTGGGTCACCCGTACCATCCCAGTTGTCAAAGGCTGCGTCTACTAGAGCTTTGGTAGCAAAGCAATAGCGGTCTTCATAGCCGCAGTAGTTGAGATCAACATGTAGGGTCCAGTGCATGAGGAGACGATGAGTACCAATCCACCTACCATCGGGCAGTTGGCGAATCCTGTCGTAGGCTTCTCTGTACTCGTCGTCTAAGAATTCCATATCACCAGTTTCCAGGTTCCGAATAAAAGTAGGGATCAACCCAGCGACCATATGTGGCACGGATTGAACCATTGGGCAGGCTTACAATGCCAATGAGTTCCCAGCCATCTTTGGCTTGTGCGTTATGGTACTCATCGTATTTGGTTGTGCTTTGCAGTGGATTCATATCCACGCTTTTATAGTTGCGTACTTCTTTTGCCATCATTAGCTCCTTGGTCTCCTACTATAGCAGGGACCAGTTGGAAGTCAAAGGTAGATAAGGGCGACCCGAAGATCGCCCCTATAAGGGTTAAGCGTTGACTTGCAACTGCTTGGGAGCAAGCTTGCCAACGATCGGATTGCCTGTGCCGGCAATGCGCTGAAGCTGCGGATGATAAACGTTCTTGAGGAACCACATAGCAGCGTCCTTGGCCGCACGGGAGCTCTTAACGTGTGGGTTCATCATCAAGTTGATCGTATCGAGATCCAGGGGCAGATCTTCTTCCGGCGTCTTATCGAAGCCATGATCGCGAAGGTGTTCCAGACCCTGACGGAGAGCCTTGATGTCCACGCCGCCTTCACCCGCCGGAGTTACCGTGTAAGCGCGAAGCAACATGGTCAAGCCGATCAACACGTTCTTCGGAATAGCTTCGCCAGTCCAAACATCGGTGATCATCTTGCCCGCAAGCACCACATAGAGACGATCAACATTGGTCGTCTTGTCACCATCTTCGGTGTCGTCGAGACCGCCCCACTTCATCGCTTGCTGGAAGGAGCTAAGCGCGACACGCTTACCAATACCCAACGGAGAGTAGATCTTGGACGAATCAAGACCAAAGTCGGTCAGACCTTCGATGCCAATGTTGGCCGCATCAAGCGCATCACGCACCCAAAGCATATCTGCGTCTTTGCCGTAGACGCCAGCCTTGTAGTTGCCCACGCTGTCGACCTTGCGACTTTCCGTATTACGAATGCGGAATGCACGAGCTTCAGCTTCCGGATCATTTGTCTTGACCACGCTTGCTGCGATCTTGGACACGCCGGCAAGCAAAGCCATGTTCAAGCGGTGACCGCCATCCCAGGCCCAATAAGCGCCGTCGCGATAAGCAACATCGATGGCGCCAGCCGCCATGTGGTCAAAACCATGCTTGAGGACTTGGTTGTAAATGGCCCGATGGTTGGACAACCGCTGGTAGCGAAGGTCAATCTTGATGTCATTTACATCAAGTAGTTCGCCAGTTGGTTCACCAGTTACCATTGGGACACTCTGAGTGTCTTCGAGGCCCAGCTGCATTGCACGATTGTGCAGGATCTTGGCCTTCCATTCAGGAGACCACTGGATAACCCCATTCTCATTATAGGGGTTGTCGTTAACAATGTTAACGGGACGCTTGGTTGCGCCAGTCAGCGCATCTTGTGTTAGTTGTTCAGACATTTCGATCTTTCCTTTCAAGTGCTTAACACTTTGTTGTATTCACGCTACTAAAATTGTTGCAGCTAAAAACAAAGTCAAGCATTTTTACTGGAGACAAGCAAAAAAGTTTTGTTCGAGCGTTTTCATTTAAAAACAACTCGTGCAGTTTTTAATCAAATAATGGTAGTTGAAGCTGCGGTAAGACGTACGCAAAGACTATGTAAGTTGTTTTAAAACTAGCACAGCCTAAAAGTCAACTCAAGGAAATCAATAGCTTAGGCTATGGATCAAGAAAAACATGTAATTTTAGCTGGTATTCAGGCATGGAAAAAGCGGAGAAAGGATCTCCGCTTTTATGTTCCTTAACGGACTTGCTGAACGTCACCACCACCCATATTATAGCCGGCCTCATCAGCAAGTTTTGCAGCCTTCAAGCGAGAATCCGCATGAACAAGTATAGTTGTCCACTTGCCATTGGCCTTGCTGCGAACTTCCATGCTGTAGGAGTGATCTGCATTGCGATCACCAATTGTTTGTGAGAATTGACCTTCCATCTTCTCGATCCTTATGCGAAGCGGTTGGCGGAAAGGATCATGGAGTCGATCTTGTCGAAGTTACCATCTTCGCCGATGTGATCTTCAACGTTGTTGAAAACGTCCAGCGCGTAACTCATCTTCTTGATCGGACGGCTTGTGCGATCCTTAACGATAAGTTCGAAGCGAATCGTGTCTGCGATGGGATCGGTGACCATTTCCAGGCGGGCCTGACCATACACGGTGGGCTTGGAAGCCATTTCTTTACGAGCGGTGTAGCCGTCGAAATCCTTAAGCGTTACCTGAATCATGTCCGATCTCCTTTACGTTGTGTATTCCCAAATTAGCACAATTCAGGAATGTGTCAACCAGTTTAGGCAGCTTTACGTGCGTAACGCATAGCAATATTTTGCATGATTTCGTTGAAGCGAGCAACGCTATCCTTGAGCGGCTCATCCCAGTGGATCTCCAACATGTGTTCGCCATCGCGACCCGTAAACACGTAAACCGTGCCTTGACCATCTGCGAGAGCACTGGAAGAATCAATTGCTGTGAGGTCGAACTGGAGTTCAGTATCAGCGCAAGCTACGCCAATACTAGCGTAGCCGATATCGCGAACCGCATACTTGAGCTTGCTGCTGGTAGCGCGAAGAAGAGTGTCGTTGACAATTTCAAATTCCGAAACGTTCCAGCCGTTGTAGGAATAAACACCCATTTCGATCTCTCCTTTGTTTCTATGTTCTGATACTAACACAGAACAGGAAGGAGTCAACCAATTTTATTCCTGAATTAATCGAGATTTCCAGTGTAATAGTTGAGAGCGATAAAGTCGGCAAAGCTAATGTGCTGACTGCGATCGTATGCGCCTTCAAGCGTGATCTTGCTCTTGCCGATTTTGAGAATGCGACCGGTCCAACCACCACGATCATATGCACGGCCGCGGATAGTTTCACCGACCTTAAATGTGAGATCGAATTGGAACATCTCAGAACCGTTGAATTCATGAAATGAAAGGCGCGGCTTGTAGGAGAGGATTTCGCCCTTGATCCGAATGGATTGACGATCCTTGGGAACTTCAACTTCGATATCGTGTGTGCCAGTGTCTCCGTGAACCCAGCTCTTTACTTGCACAGTTGAAGTTGTCATTTGCTATCTCCTGTTGCTTTGTTATTCCCAAATTAGCACGTTTCAGGAATATGTCAACCAATTCAGGAAGAAAGTTTGTCCTTTAGGATCTGATTGCGAATAAACTTTTCAGCCGCTTCCATGGTTTCAAAGCCATTGCCCATGGGCAACCAACTGTAAAACCATTGCCGTTCAACAATAATGCTGGTAATCAGCTCATTGCTACAGGTATCAAAACCCTTATACGTTTTGACAATCCTGTATTGGTCAAACGTTTTCATTTGGTTTCAAACATACTGGATTGAAAAGCCAACTTTATCATAATCGCGTCCGAAAGTTCGGAAAAGACCATGATGTTACGCCAGTCCTTAACGCCCATTTCACGTTGGGCTTTGCCCTTGAGTTCAAAAGTTTCAACCCATTCAAGCCATCTATGCTTGGAACCAAAAAGGATCCCATAGTCCACGTGTTGGTAGCGAGTGGCTTCGGTTCGAACAAACCAAAGCACATGACGCCCTTGGTAATCCTTTGTTAGTTTGAGGCAGAAAAGGTCTTGGCTCATTTGGCTATCCTAGCACTAGCGCGCCAGTTGTCAAGCGGTCTCACCCACAAGCACCCGTTCCCAAGCGGCAATAAACTCAAGCTCATAAAACCCCGCATAGGATTGGGCTTCATGAATTGCAATTTCACGGTCCAACAGTACGACTAGATTTGCATCAAGGCCAACTTTAGCCGCGGCCAACGCTTTTGCTACTTCATCCTTCGCCACTGATAGTTCAACGGGCGTGGCTTTACGTGCAAGTGCAATACGATACTCGTTGATGCGTGTGGCAAGCGTACGAAGCGGAACAACACGTTCTTGTTTGCGGGAGGTCACCCAACCCTTGACACCATTGGCTGCGGTATTGCCCAAATAGGAAAGCAAAACTGCTGGTCCCTTTTTGATAACGTCGGTAACAATAACAGTGATTGCAAGCCAATACAGGGGTAGATCCGAGATATTGGCTTGTAAGAATTTGAAGATTTCGTTGATATCCATGAGTCCCTCTGGGGTTTTTCTCCCAGTATATGGAAGGACTCCTGAATTATCAATAAGTTACTTCTTAGCCCGCCGAATCGCTTTAATTACCTTGTCCGTGCAAGGCACAGTAGCCAATGTGGATGAGTTTCCAAAGCCCGTGTATGCGAAACACAATTCGGTATTCGCATCATACGTGTAGGAGATTGTGGAATTAGATCCATCGCCAGGGGCGGGATCACAGCCAGCGAGAACCGCTAGACCTACGAGCAAAACCGTGCGCTTCACTTCTTATTTTCCTTTTCAACCATAAAGAGCTGCTTAACAGGGAACAATTTATTAGTAAAGGCACCGGCATCATCAGTTACGTAGAAGCCATCGGGAACGCCTTTATACGTCTTGCCCATATATGTGAAGGTAGTTTCGTGGTGCGGCTTGACAACTTTACCAAACCCTTTGAGATGGCCATCACGCCACTCCACAGGATTGCCCTTTTGTAGGCGCCACAGAAAGTTGCCGGACTTTTTAGCCACGAAGTCTCCTATCGATTGCGAAGCATTAGAGAACGATCTTCTTCAACTGCCCGCATGATGGCCGGCGTGCATTCAACAGTTGCACGAGTTTCGTAGGACATGCCCGGGCTTGTTACCGCAAAGCATTGGTCGCCGCGTGGATCATGAATGTAATAGATTGGGCCACCCTTGTAGTTGCCCTGATTGCGATGTTCGATTTGAACTGCTCGGCTCTCATCGAATTTAATCCAGCCTGCCATAGTTCCAATGGCTGTTGCCGCACCAACCACACAAAGGGTAATTGTCAGCTTTACTTCACCGCGCATTTTATTTTCCTTAAAGTGTGCCCATGTAATCGGCCACAGCCTGCTCCGGCGAAAGACCTTCTTCGAAGATCGCCTGCCATACCCAACCCGTACGGGTTGCACTCATTTCAAGACGCTCGGTAAAAAGCGCCTCTACTTGCGCCATCCATTCGGTAAAAGTTGTCATCTTCGATCTCCTGTTGTTATCAGTAATCTAACATAGGAAACCAATTTGTCAACCAGGAAGGTAGAAAAAGCGGCCCTAAGACCGCTTTTATGAGCAATTAGCCCACAAGCCAAGTAGTTAACTTAGCTCTTCGTTGGTGCGTCTGGAGGGACTCGAACCCCCACGGTCTCCCGCTGGTACCTAAAACCAGTGCGTCTACCAATTCCGCCACAAACGCATATAAGTTGTTAACTTGGTGCCCCCGGAGAGGATTGAACTCCCGACCTTCGGTTTACAAAACCGCTGCTCTACCGCTGAGCTACAAGGGCATCTAATTAACAACTTATGTTCTTATTTATATATGAGTTGCCAGAGCTTTTCAACCTTTTTGTTGAATTATTTTATATGCCAGCACCATCAACGAGTCCAGGGTCCGTTGGTTGCTTTTGGTTTTGTATGTCCAACACTGCCCCATATATGATACCAGGGAAAACCACTGTTAGACTACACAGGAGCAGCCCAAATAGAATGCCAACGGAAAATACAACAACGACAGGCTGTTGTAGGTTTGTCCACCACGCATAACCCCATACGTAGAAAACCAAACCGGTGGAAATCACCACCCAAGACAAACACCATCGTAGGAAGAAACGTTCAAATGTTTCCATCATCCAAATCTCAATTTGAATTGGATTGCATGATCCCTATGTGTAAACCACAACACTTGTATAAGGTTTTTTGTCTTTGTGTCTTGATGATATAATGTGTCGTAGAGACTTGCGTCCACCTCAGCGAATAACCAATTCAATATTTTCTGTTCCGTGTTGGAGGTGATAAACCCAGACGTTGCTTTGCCTAATACGACTACCACTTCGTATGGAAATTGTTCCACGTGAGCATCAAAATCCGACGGCCCCTTATAGTATTCCCTATACGCGCTCATCCCCACCTCAATTTGAATTGAATTGCATCTGAGTTACGATGGAACCAAACATAAAGGCATGATCCTTCATCCTTAGGACCTTGTTCGACATAGCAATAATATTTTTCGAATCCTGCGTCTTCAATTTCCTCACTAAGCCAGTTATAGATTTCCATTCGCTTCGAATAACTTATTCTCTTTAGTATGACCTCATGCGGCCACATAACTTTATAAGTGGAGGCAAATGGCTCTTTGAATATAATTGAATGAGAACTCATTAGCCAAACCTCAGCTTAAATTCCAACGCATGGTGCTTTTCAGTAAACCATAGAATGTGGTACATGATATGCGTACTAATGTCTTCCCAGACCGCTATATCATAATTTTCCTCACCAACGGTTTCGTAAAACCATTCCTTTAGCCCGGTGGTATCAGTCATAACTAAGATGACTTCGTGTGGCCACTTCTTAAGCGATTTTTGATACCAAGGATCATAAGGAAAAAACTTCCTACGGAAGTCTAAACTCATTGGCCACCCCACCGGTTGTCCACTACTTGTTTCCCCATGCAAGCTTGCACATCATTGCCGTACGCTCATCGTCAAGCCAAACATAGGTAACAGTTGTCTCACCTCTGCCCAACTGTACGGTCATAAAGTCGGCTTCGGCTTTTGGATGATGCTCAGCAAACCAATCCTTTAGCGTGTCGGAATCCACGCCCACGCAAACGATCTCAAGTGGAAAAGCTGCTTCATGTTCAAAAGCGTTCATGTTTGTATCAAACCTCAGCGTTCTCATGTTAAACTTATCAACGCTCATACTAAACCTGCAAACCTCAGCTTGAACTCAATGGCATGATTAGCATTGTTAAACCAAACCACGAACAAAATCGTATGCAGACTAAGTGGATCACTCATGTAATCGTTTTTGCATTGCTGATTTTGCTCCATAATCCATCTCCGCACGTCTATGGCCTTAGTGCGCGGAACTACTATTTGCACCTCATGCGGATACATCTCAACATGGATCTTGTATAGGGTTGAAGAAAACAGTTCTCGACGATATTCACTCACCTGTAACTCCATCCCACCGCAAGCGGAATTCTATAGCGTCATTCCGGTGACGAAACCACACGATATTTGCATGGTAGTCGTTGATATCATCATACCAAACGAGAATGTCGTAGTTTTCCTTTTTCACATACTTTGCAAGCCATTCGTCAAGTTCTTCTTCAACTCGCCAATGATACTCAAATACCACCTCATAAGGAAACTCACGCTGATGCCAAGCCAGTTGGATTGGGGTACGGATGAGGTCCCTATAGTTAATCATGACCATGTTAGCTTGAACTGTAACACCATGTCCAAGAACCTGCTAGAGAGGACAACTTCCTCACAATCTTCGCCCGTATAAGGAAACTCCACTTTCATATCAAAGTCTTCAAAGCCGCCTTGATGATAGTCAATCACATAGTGGGTTGCCCACACAAGAATAGCATCTGCAACTTTGCCACGTTCCGCATAAGGTAGAGGACCAATCTTAACGCTTGCTTGATGCGGAAAAGACTTTCTTGGCATCACTTTCTCGCCAGCTTTTGCAGAACGTCTCGATGCTTGAACAAGTATAAGACTGGATCCGGATCCGCAAACACCTTGATACTCTTGGTAGTTCCGCCCTCGATTACAAGTTCAATCCTATAATCAAATGTGGCGAATTCTTTTAAAAGACTGATGGCAAAGAATGCGTTATAGTTGGTGTCAACATCAACAACTACATGTGGATTTTTGGATTTATAAACCGCTGTTTGCTTCATAGGGATTGTGCAAAGTTTGTGTTACTCATCCACTAGTTCCTCACCGCAGAACTTCATCTTGAAGAGAAACTGCTGACTGCGATTTGGCGTAAAGTGGATTGACGAACCCGCCTTGACCATCAAGTGCAAGCCTTGAAGTGCGGTTTCCTCACGTAGCGTTTTTAGGATCAGATCGAGATCATGCGCAAGCATCTTGTAATTCCAACGATCGACTTGACCGTCTAGCGCAATAGACCATTCAAAGGGCGTTTGCATTACACCCCAATCCAATAGGAGTTGCTCGTCGTCCTCGCCACTGAGAACCAGCTTAAAGCAAATATCGTCGAACAACTCAGCCATTGGTCTCTCCTATTTGTGCCAGCTTAGCACGGCATAGGATGGTGTCAACCAATTCTGGTTACAGGGAAAGCTTCATAAGCATGAGGCGTTGGAAGATATCCTTGGTCATGCGGCAGCATTGCTCACCATTTTTCAAGCGAGTTTCGTATTGGTGCAATTTCTTTTCAGTCTTCATGTTGGTCACATAAATCATACCAACTTTGGAAATCTTAGTCACGTGGCCAAAGCTCATCTGACCCCAAGCGTTGGTATAAGCGACAAAATCGTCCAACTCAATCACATCGCCCATGATATCCGTAAACACGTACTTGGGCTTGGCTTCCTTGGTCTTAAAGTTCCAAACCTTTGGGCCCGTATAATCGGGCAACCAGTTGAATCCAGCCTTTGGTAGCGCCATTTTTGTGGACTTACCATCTTGGAAACTTACGGTAAAATTATCGTCCAGCAGTGTGCTTCCGTAGGAATATTTGTTCTTAGGGCGAGCATGCCAGTTTGTACGGTCTTCATCAGTAAGACCAAAGGGAACGATAATTCCAATTGAACCACAACGAGCAGAATCCGGATCTGTAACTTCAATCCACACGGTTTGCGTTGGATCCCAAAGTGCTTCAGTAAAAGCTTTGAATTCCTTTTCGCACGCATACGTGTACCATGTATCGTAGATTTTGATCTTGCGTGGTGCTGCTGGTGCTGCTGGTGTTGTGGACATTTTGAACTCCGTTAAAACTTTACCTAGTTTTAATGGAGAGGTACTCTGGACGTCAATAAAAAGGACGGAAAAACCGTCCTTTTTGGTGCTCCCATCCGGAATCGAACCGAATTATCCGGATTACAAAACCGGCGCATCACCATTTATGCTTTGGGAGCATTATCTTACGTTTTATTTATGCCTGCGCCACTTTGCTTTTAACTCTTCCAAAGTTTCCCATTGAACATTTTGAATATTTTCAACCATTGGATCGTTGATAAAATCAGCCTTTGACAGCTTTGCTCGGAACAAAGCGTCTTTTTCCTCCGGATCATTAAAAGCAAATGGCGATTTGGAAATCAACGCTAACATAGAAAATGCTATTGGTTTCTCAATCTCCAGTCTGCTATCGTCGCTGAGAATCACATCCAGAATCTGTGCTTTGACTTCATCCATAACTGAGTCAAGAGCTTCGCCGAAAATGTCCAAGAGAATAAGATCATCCTCTTGAAGATCATCCAATTTTAACAGTTGCTGGTACAAATAAAACGGCGATAATGTGCCCATCATTTTACGGTAACGGAACATTGGAGCAGTTTCATACCGTTCCATACCCATGCGTAAAAAGCTGTTGAGGTATATTAGAGCATTTGCAATTGCCCCAATATAATAGGGTGGATTTACCGTATGGTGATATAAATGGTTTACCACATAGTCACGGTTGCTGGGCCGCGCTGATGATCCCAAGCAAAATCTGACAGGATCTCTACGTCCAGCTTTTGCTGCGGCATCTTGTAGCGCCTGACGTTGTGCGACTGATCCATCCATCCAAGCTTTTTTTCGAGCTATAGCACGAGCATTTTTATAACGACGTGGCTCGTCCTTTCTAGGTTTGATTAAAAGCTCCACAATCTCATAACGGGCATCATAGTCGCCGCTACGAACACGGTTTAACAATTTGTTAAGTGGCTTTACCATCAGCTTGCCAACTTTCCGATCATAAACAAACGAGCCGCTTCTTGCGGCACAACAATGGGTTCCTCAAGTTGTCTCACAGCGTTGGTGATCATCATATACGACATGAATATGCGATCATCGTCAAGCATCCAAGGATAGCTGCTTATGAGGGAGAAATACTTTCGGATAAACTTCCTAAACTTTCTGTCCGCAACATGCGCGTTGGGTAACAATTGTCTGGCCAACTTAACGTCTTTGCCCTGGAGTGCCTGATCCACATTGTGCATCATGATCACATAAGTGGAAGTGATATTCAGCGCATTACAAACGATATGGTAGCCGCGAGTTCTTGCAAGCTTGTGACAAAAGTCCTTTGGATACGCCCAAAAACTTATCATATCCCCTGGCATAGAATCGAAATTGCAAAAACGATACTTTGTGTCCAGGATATATTTGAGCTTTTCGGGCTTCACGAGCTAGTTCCTACCCAGCTTTGCCGTGAGAATTCGCGCCGTGATATGCTTGCCGATCTCAAAGTGGAAGCCCATTTCACGCGAGATTTCCGCAATGCTCAGGAGAACCATGATCCGACCTTCATCCTTTTCCGGATCAAACATGTTCAAGTTGAGCTCAGCAACACGGAAGATATGGCAAACATATCGTTCCATGCGCGAGTACATCTGTGCGTATGCGGTCTTCACACGTTCGTCGGCTTCATCCTTGTACAGGTGCTTGTAACGGGAAAGCTCCATAAAAGGCTCATAAAGCTTGAGAAACTTTCCTGGGCCCATATCGCTGTCGCGCACATCCGTGGGAATCTTTTCCATCACATAGTTGATCCGGCCAATAGCGGAATCAATGCGATTGCGTTCGGCAGCATCCAAACGGGCAAAATGATCCATTTGCTTTCGTGCCATTATGAGAACTCCAACTCGTTGGCATCATGCAGCTTGGCCCAAAAACGGCGCTTGCCCTTTAAGCCTTTGCCCGGATTGAATCGAGGATCTGGGCTGCTGATAATGTTGAATGTAATTGAGGAAAAATCGGCCATACCCTTGCGGATATAAATCCGATCAACCTTTAGCTGAGTGCCCGTGGGAATGGTGATCGTTACCGTTGGCAGATTGCTAGACAAACCAGTATAGGTTTCATACGCCAACATCTCTGCCTTATGTTCGGGCGAGTTCTTCCAGCGGTCCCAATCAAACCCATTCATCATACGGCGCCGCTTATCATAGTTTTCCCTATGAAGGGTTTCATATGCTTGAAACGCATCATTGAGGATCCGCTTGTGTGCGCGAACCATAGGATTAGAGTCACCGCTTACTGCATCCCACATTGTTTGATTGCGCGACTCATCATGCAGCGCAAGGGTCCAATCCGCGGACAATGTGAGAAGTGTTCCAATTTCCGGAACGAAAAGCTTTGACATCATGATCTCCTATATCAGCATAAATCTAACATAGGAACCAGTGTTGTCAACCTACAAGCAAAGCTTTTTGTGCATCAGTATTTTCTTGAGCTCATCGGAAAGCTCATACTTAAAGCCGGCTTGATCCATCAACTTTAGTGTATCAAGTAGAGCAACCGCACGGCGATCGTTTTTGAATTCCATTGGAAATTTGTTGCAGATGTGAACAAAGTGAACAGCATGAGATTCAAGCTTGCCGCGAAGCGCATCATACGCTTCCATCACATGCTTATTGGTTTCTTTACCAATTTGATTTTGATAGCCAGCGAATTGTTCATAGGGATTTGATCCACCTATGGTGTGGCGAATCATACCCTTCTTTGAAGTGTAGCGGAGGTTTGCTCCAATCTCTCGGAGATAAGCGATTACATTCTGCGCACGGCGGATTTCATATTGCGAAGGCTGCTGGTAGCAAACGTTATCGAAGGCCATCACACCTCACCCAATCTCCCAAGCGACGGCAAACATTAAGCTCCGCAAGCTTGGCTTCGTATTCCTTTCGGATCTCGCTATAAAGGGAAACTTTGATCCAGTTCTGCTCATACTTGCTGGCTTTGATTTCGCCGTCAGCCCAAAGCCAACGAGATTTCCACTTGTCGATTTCAAAGCTGGTTGGAACTTTAGCTTCAAGGATAAAGGGATCGTGCTGAATTGGCTTTGATGTGTAAAGCCAATCCGCAGAACCCCAACCAATAGCCATAGCACCAGCGATGCCCAACAAAGTGTTTCTCATGACCGCCCCATTTGCCTTACAATATCACTAACGATAACATCGTTTGGCGTGAGTTTGAGCAGCTTCAGAGCTTGATGCACAAAAAAATCTTTGGATCGGCCCATCCCAACATCGGGATAGGCATTATCCAAAGACTCCAGCAACTCTGCAATTATGAGAGTGGCTTCGCTTGCGTCAACGGTTTTCACTGGGGCTCACTGACCGAGGTGTTTCACTGCCGTTGGAAAAGTATCGACCGCTGCGGATTACCGGCGGAACGCACATCCGTTCCGTGTCGGCCATGCAGATTCTAGCCGGATTGGAACCATGTGAGAATGAACCGCCGCTGCTATGGCTGGAGCCAACAATGCAGCGAACCCACTGCTTATAGTTGGCTGGCAGCAAGCTTTGGCACCAGCCGCGCTGTTCGAGGATCTTGGAAAGTGCCGTGCGATTCATACATGCGGGAATTATTTCGCCGGTGAGATTGGCACTGCATGTGGCATCCATGTCCGCGTGAAGCGCGATAACATCCTGCGTGGGCATGTCGTGCGTGATTTCCTGCAGTGTGCGGGCTTCTGCGATTGCAGCACCAACGCTTGCAAACATGCCGGCTATTGCAAAAAGACGAATTCGTTCAAACTTACTTCTTGCCATTTCTCGATCTCCAGTTGTGACTAGGAGTATCCTTTACATGGCATTACCAGTTTGTCAACCAGGTAAAAAGAAGTGGATGGACCTGAGGGGGACCATCCACTCTCCCTTGGATATCAACGGCCGGGTGTAACAGCCGTCTCAACCAAAGTTTTTACCAGCGAGACGTACCAACGCCGGAGCTACCCGTGGAATACGAAGAACCAGTGTGCGAGAATCCTGCACTACCGTTACCAGTAATGCCGGTCTTACCGGAAAACGTACCGCTCGTGGAACCTACTGCGGTTGTGCCGGAACCGCTGGTCGAACCAGCCAAGTTTGACTGGCTAAAGCCAAAATCAGCAGTTCCCTTTGAAGTGTAAGTTCCCGATGCAGCGTTATCGCCAGTACCGGACTGCCAGCTGGTACCGTTACCGGAGATCCCAGTTCCTGTACTAGCAAAGCCACTACCCTGGGCGCCATCGCTGAAGCCCGGGCCGTTAGTAAACGCATTTGCATTGCCGCCAACGCTTGCTGCGCCGTTTGTGCCATAGGACTTGCTTGTGCCGTAGCCAACGTGATCACGAACCTGAGAGTTCGAGCTTACATCGCCGCTTGCGCCAGCTTCAAAGCCGGACTGACCAGCACCGTAGAACGAGCTGTTCTTACCACCAGTAAAGCTGTTGGATGGATTGTTGCTATTGCCGCTGGCAAAGCCGCCATTGCCGTTTGACCATGTGCCACCCGACTGGCTGCCCCAAGAACCGCTTGATCCGCCTGTGTCAAAGGACTGAGCAGAGGCTACGCCAGACATCAGCCCAAGCACTGCAAATGCCAAAATCATCTTTTTCATTGTTTCGATCTCCATTGTTCAACGACTTTTCAAGTCGAGTGGAAGTGGTCCACCATACTCCTGTCCTTCACGGGGACAGGAGAGAACTAGGCCACCGGTTAGTTCAAGCGATAATCTTTGAATTGACCAGGCTTGCTACCCACTACACGGGCAAACGGAACACCATCACGCTTCATGTATCGTACGTTATCACGCTTCGAAGCCGGAAGTATCGGAAGACGATCCACATAAGAGGACTGCTTCGTCGAAGCATTCATTGTTCTTTCCGCACTTGCGAAAAGTGGCCGGGAATTAGTAGCGTATGCAGCTACACGATCGCCTGAAGGACGATCATATCGAACCATACGTGGACTATCGCCACAGTCTAGACCTGCACGTCGCATTGCACTGCCTGGCATATCGATGTCGCAAGCAATATAGTGGGCTGCACGTAGATATCGACGATCACCAGTAGCAGCAGCCATTGCACCCATTGTGCTGATCCAGCTGCGACCATTACAGTCTTCGTCTTTTCGTGTTGTACCGAACGAAATGCCGATACCTGTTACTGAACCACCACCGCTTGCCGATTGGGCGCAAACAATTGATCCCGCTGCAAGCCCTGGGGCAATAGCTGATGGAGTAGTGTGAACCCGTGTATTACGGGGAATATCTGCACCATACGTGCTAACACCAACATTGACGTTATTGTTAGCATTTGATCCAGCTGACGAAGTTTGTGCCATAGCTTGGCCTGAAACCAAAGCAATTGCGGACGCAAACAATGCGATTTTAAGAGTTTTCATGTTCGATCTTCCCTCAGGTTAGGCCACTGTTGCGGGCCCTTTACAACGCTATACTAAAGCTTACTGAGGATATACTTGCTGTCCCACTTTCCATCCCCTGCAAGTAGCCGCATAATTGCTAATAAAATGTGCATTGTCAAACGACATTACTGGTAAAACCATAGCATTTTCGTTTAGGACTTGGCACATCAACAAAAACATGATGTTGTATAGTTAATATATTAGGAAAAACTTGCGTATTGTTAATTGCAAAGCGTTTTACTTCGCTAAAGCAATAAAATTACGACATCCGTATAGCGGGCGCAAAAAAGTTTTATGAAACCGTTGATATGGAAAAAGCTCCCTCGTGGGAGCTTTTGGCGGGCGCCTGAGGATTCGAACCCCATCCCTTGCGGGACCATCAGTTTTCAAGACTGCGCTTGTAACCCGTACAAGCTAAACGCCCAAATCAGGGGAAGCAGCTTTCCTTCCCCTGAGCATCGTTCAGGTCTTTGGCACCTGCCCCGAACCGGATTCGAACCGATCCAGCCGTCGGAATCGAACCGATAGCTCACCTAAAGTGGAGTTCCAAACCCCAAAGCACCGCGTGTGCTAGATTTAAACGTTGTTACGACCAATACGTGAAAAGCCAGTGATCTTGCGAATCTCTTTTGAGATTGCCTTTTCCTTTTTACGCTGAGCTTTTTGCTCGGGCGTTAGCTTTTTACGTTTTTGTTTCATAGCAAACCTTGGAGGACGGCTGAGGAATCGAACCCCCGGCCTTTCGGCCCCATCTGATTTCGAATCAGTGACCGTAACCCGTACGGCTGAACCATCCATCAAGCTTATTTATAACGTGCTTAGAAGAAGGTGTCAAGAACGGCGTTTGGCTTTACGGCAAGAATTTCATCAGTGGATGTGATTGGAACAAAGCGGTCCATAGAAACCATGTTATCATCCCTCACATATGTTCCGATTTGTGTGACAAAATCGGACATAGCCAGGCGAAACATTGAAATGTCGCGAACCGACGTAAAGCATACGGGTATCTCTTCACCTAAGCTTTTTGAACTTTCTTCCCAGTCACCAATCTGATCAAACACATCATACATAAAGATAGGCAGCAAACACATGCCTTCGGTACGATGGAGTAGATGATCAAGCATTGCATCAAAATGTGGACGATTTTTATCCAATAGGATTTCGTCGTTGACTAAAGCGGAAACAACAAACTGGTCACTGGCCCGAGCCTTGCTGAAATAGCCGGTATTGGTTTCACCAGTGGCCGCGTACCGTTCAAAGACTAGCATTGTAATCCCGCTTGATTTCCATCAGCAAAAAGAACAAAAGTATCGGCCATACTAGGACGAATACAAAGTAGGACCACCACTGAAATCCAAACAGTGGATATCCATAGCGTTTGATGTTATAGGCGTTCCACCACTTTTGAAGGAGCAGGGTAATTGCTGCACCAGCCAGATAAAGCAGAACACAATCAAACAGCGTCATCCAAGCACCGTACCCATAATCAGGCCAGTTACCGAGATCATAAACCCGCTGGCCAGTGTTGCGCGGAAAAGAAACTTTACTTCTTCAGACATTTCAACTCATGCAAATTGTGCGACGTATTGCAGTTCTAATACTGCATGATCGGCTACCGCGTCAATCCTCTCTTCAGCTTCTTCGGGTGTTTCTTCCCGCTTCTGCTCAATTAGCATCCGCCGCTGCTCAAGACCAAGCTTGCGACGATATGCTTCCATTACCTGTGATTCAGTTATCATTTACAATCTCCGCACAAACCAAACGTTTTGTGCCATGCTCTCGGACTAGTACGGAATGTTGTGGACAATTAGACCGTTGGGCTTCATTGTCGCGCCAACCCAAATAAAGGGCACCCGCTAAAAGCGCGGCACCAGCAAGAATACCTAATCCGGAAATGATTTCGTTTTGAATTACGAGCTTTCTAGACAAAGCTTCATTATCATCCATGTGCTATGGTCCCTTACAGTACAGGAGGTTGGTATGCCGTTCCTGACTATTAGCGGCGTCATGAATAAAATTCAAATTGTTTGTGGAATAGTTGAAGTAACGCAAAGGCCGGGTTTCCTCTCACTTCCCGGCACCTTGGCCACTAGCCCTCTGGAGGCAGCGCCTGCAAACCAACAAAGACCGCAAATTCGAGGCGACCTCATCGCTCATTTCCGGAATTTTACGTCCTAGCTTTCCCCGTGGCCTTTGGGTTCCACTAGACCAACTTCGTCCAATGCGTTACTTCAACTTAGCCCGCATATAGCGGAGTAAGTACCAGTTGTCAACACTGTGAGGTGAAAAAATTTGGTGCGGGGTACGGGGTTCGAACCCGTGACATGCGATTTTAGAGATCGCCGCTCTACCAACTGAGCTAACTCCGCATTAGCCGCTTTATATGCTAGGCGTCCTGTTTTGTCAACACATCATTTGTATCTATGTTGGACAAGTGGATAAGTTTTTCGATAAAGTAGGCAAACGCATGTGGAGCACGAGTATCAAACTGTGCAAGCCCTGTACCAAGCCCAGCCTCTGGCATTACCACAGTCACACCGCGCCGTAGAAGCTCTTCCACTACGGCTAAGTCGGCGTCAACTATCTCGCATACCGCATCGTATTGATCGTCGGAAAAGTAAGCCTCAGGTGTTTCCTTAGGAAGCCATTTTGTCCGCACACCTAGCGTGTTGGGTTCATCACGGATAACAGCTTGTCCTTTTTTACCACGGCGCTGATTGTTGTCACCGAACAAAAAGACCTTATCCGGATGAGCCCGAACAAGGTCCAATGTAACCCACGATTCAGTAATCAGCGGCATTAGGCAACCACACGCATACGACCTTCTTCAATGTAACGGGCAATACTCTCAACAAAGTAGCGCTCGTTACGCTTGAATAAACGCCCCAAGGGCGAGCAAAGTTGCATGTCATAGACCTTGCTTGCGATAAGTCCATCGTTGATTTTTGTGCTGATCGAATCCTTAAGACCCAGAATCATAAAGCACTGATTAGGCTTTACATCGTTCTGCGCGGTGGAACCCTTGAGTGTTTCGGAGTCAACCCACTGAACAATGGTTCCAATTGGATACGCATGAAGACTGGCCCGCCATGCTTGGTAAGCATGAAAGTTTACTTTTGCATTAGGAACGGCCATACATGCGATCCTTTTGTTCCTGTGGGACAACGTTGCCGTTTGAGAAGTAGAGGGTTGGTTCACCCGCAGCAACTAGCTGTGTAGCTTCTGCGCGAGGACAATCTTCACCGCAAAGCGTGCAACAGGGATCCTCATCGGCGATAGAAGGATCTTCAAGTTGATCCTCAAGGCTTTGAAACACTTCAAGCCCATCATCGGACCCAACTAGCTTATCGTTGCATATTGGGCAGAACCGATAAAAATTTAAATCCTTGGTACTCATTACAAAACCCTACGTGTTTGGTAGGTGCTCCGGGGCTCGAACCCGGGACCCTCTGCTTAAAAGGCAGATGCTCTAACCAACTGAGCTAAGCACCCATATTTTACGCTCGAGAAGAATGAGGACTCGAACCCCAGCGCCCAACACGTATCAGCACGATTTCGCTTCAACGCAAGGGGAATTGAACCCCTACCAAGCACGGCTAGCCTTTGCAGGTGTGCCCCAACCCTGGTCTTCTCTAATCGTCAAACTAGTAGATCATCTCCATCCAATTAAGTCGACGTCCTCGGACTTAAATGGTCTACCAATGTAACAACTATTGGAATTATAGCTGATATGGAAAGTCTGTCAACCAGGCTACCAGTTGACAGACAAAGTATTAGATAAACGGATGGCGCTTTGCAACTTCGTGAATGTCCGAACGGTTCAAACCGATGTCGTTGAGTTCACGATCAGTGAGACGATTGAGTTCAGCAACTGTCTGGCGCTGCTTATTGTAACGCTTAACGGCGTTTTTGATATTCTCGAGCATTTTAGATTTCCTAAGTTTGTAACTTCCTCTTACTTAGAATTTATACTAAATGGTGCTCAAAAAGCTATACTGGTTCCGCATAGCTGGTAGCTATATGAGTTAGGACTTAATTAGTTCAAGCATAGCGCCAAAGACTTACCGCCAGCCACATGCTGAGACGACGGATACGCCCCACGCCATCGCTTTTCAAAGCTTGATGAAATTGCGCACCTGCGGTGATACGATCCCAGCCATTTTCCAGCATGTGGTCGTGAAGTGCAGCGGCTTTTAAGTATGTGCGCTCATGTGGGGAATAAAGCCAGTAAAGGAATGGTGGGATAGAAACTTCAAATGTAAAGCCCGCGGGGACCAAATACTGTGGACCATTGGGATGGCCAATATTCCAAACGAGGTCTTTATTGAGACGATACTCAATGCCTCCGACAAAAGTGAACGTTACAGTGGAATGTGTGAAATCGCTCATATTGTCCTCCCCAGGCCCCAAAATATTTACCGGGGGAGACGACTAAATAATCACATGTTAAATTAGGAGAAGGCAATGCGTGTTTCAGAATTGCTTACAGAAGATGGCAAGATCGTCAAAGGCGTAAACACTACCGTGGACGTTGGCGTTGATGAGATCGCCAAGCAAGCTAAAAAGTTTGGTAATGAAGTGAGTAAGATCGGCGTGCCAAACAACGATATGTGGCGTAGCGTAAAGAAGCCAAAAGGCCCTAAGCCTGTTCGGTAAACAGCATCCGCACCCAAAGTGCAACTACGATCGGTGCTAAGATTGCAGCCCAGAGAAAAGCTCTGGGCGGTGCATACAAATCGTATGCAAAAACTCTAGGAGACATTGAGTGGATTTTCCACACGTGGATCAAACCTACCGCTATGCAAAACATCACGTAGAAGATCATGTCCATCCCAAAGTGTTGGCTGGGGCTCCAGGATTCGAACCTGGGAATGCCGGTACCAAAAACCGGTGCCTTACCGCTTGGCGAAGCCCCAAAACTCGCTTAATGCAAAGTCCGCTCTTTATGGTCTAAGTTGAAGCTTTTGTCAACAATTTGTTCCAAATATTCACGAGCAGAATCTTTATTGTCACTAACATGAATCAGGTACTGAATTGCAAAACTCAACGTGTATGTGAGCATTTGAACAGCATCCATCTGATGCTCTTCCGCAACAGTTTCCAATGACTCGGCGATTGAACTTGTAATAGATTTCTTTTCCGACATATTCCTAATATATAGGAATAGCTCAATAAAATCAATATTATATCCTGAGTTTAGCGATCATTGCCAGCTGTTTCATGTCCGGTGTGATCACCATAACATTAGAAATGCCAGCAGTGGTTGTAGTCTTGGGACGCTGATAAAAAGCTGAGGGATCAGCATGATACTGGATCAGTGTGGATGACAGCACGATTTCAAGATCCACACGGATTCGATATTCCGAGTAACCGCCGGCTTTGCTGTTGTAGATGCGGATAACTTTGGCGACAATAACTTCGCCTTGACCCGTACCAGACACCACATAGGAATCAACGTTTATTTCGTTGCCCAGGAGGTCGTATTGCTGCTCAACTGCTGGTGCTGACATAGTTTGCTCCTTTTGAACAAACACTAACACGGAACGCCTGTATGTCAAGAATTGGTGCCCCCGGAGGGAGTCGAACCCACAACTGACGCGGGGTTTAAATCCGCCGCCACTACCAATTGGGCTACGAGGGCTTAACCTGCTGCTAGGGCCATAAAGCCGTAGTCACGGTCCATAACACCATTAAGACTGGATATCCACAAGAGAGCATCTTCTTTACTCTTGAACCGTTTGATCAATCCACATTCGGATTCGTGACCAGTCAAATATAACACATATGGATGACATATTGCATATGATAAATCATCGTCATCCGTAACCCAGTCAAAGAGGTCTTCCGCATATACTAGAAAGACACCAAAGAATCGGCGCCCATTGTGATATTCCTCGCCAGGAAGCCACCAGTCCTCAGGCATTTTATCTTCGAGAAACCCTTGAAACACAAAGGGGTTCTCAGGATATCCATATTCACCCTCGACGAGCATTTTAAACTCATCGGGGTTGGCAAGCTTCATCAGTAGAATATCATCGGACGATTGTATCATACCAGTACCAATAGCGCCGTAGATACCAAAGTTCAATTTCTAACGCAAAGCTTCGTAGATGATAATACCAAGCAGAGCCAGTTTAGGACCGCCGATAATGATGCCTAAGACGATACTTGCAAATATGTCTTCGCCTTTGGGACCACCAGGAAAATGATAATACATTTGATTTACTCAGCTGGAGTGGTCACCCGAATATAGAAGCCGATAAGCCCACGCGAAGTGCGATTTGCATCCTTTAGTGGAACCACGACTTCCTCTTTGGCTTTTTCATCCCACTTTGTGCAAGTGTAAGTAAGCCATTCGCCGAGGGTTGTTTCAAGCTGACCAATCTCAAAGGGCTCTTGAGTTACTTTGGAAATCGAACGGGTAATAAACCCTTTCTTTCCCTTTTTCACCCAAGCCATAACGCTTTCGCCGCTGCCGGATGATCGAGCAACAAATTCAATTTTTCCACCAGCAGCAAGGGCATCCGAACAAATCCGTCCGTGGCGTGGATTTGTAAACTCGATTTTCTGTTTCATTTAAACCTCTACGATCTTTCCCTTAAGGAATTCATCATGATTGGGTCGGAAATCGTCTTTAAAGATAGCCCAAACCACCGGAACTTTTGCTATGCCACTCATCAACGGCGGATTAAAGAATCCATCCGTAATTATCACCAGCAAATCCGGCCTTATACCCCTAATGAGCATGTGAGCCCAGTTTACTTCAATGTCGGTGCCGCCACCTATAGGAAGATGTTTTTGAACGCGATAGATTTTTCCCGGCGCATATGTGGCGGAATATTCCATCATTACTCTGGTATCAAAGCACCAAAAGTCCAACCGAATGGGATGATCAGCAAGTTGATAATCAATCCAATCAAGTGCCCGTTCCTTTTGCTCATCAAGAGTACCACCGGAACAATCCAGTGCGATAGCAATGTGCTGAGCATTTGAAAGGTCAAGCTTAACCATACGATCTCCATCTGTTAGTACCAAGCTAACATAGGAAACCAGTTTGTCAATACGTGATATTTTTAGGGAGTTTGGTGCGCGATAACGGACTTGAACCGCTGACCCGAGCCGTGTAAGGACCCTGCTCTACCAACTGAGCTAATCGCGCATTTTAAAGTTGAAGCCCAGGCGAGGTTTCCTCTCAATCCCTCACACCGTCATGTCCACCGGAGTGGATCATATAATTCATAATTGACTTAACCGCAACCAAATATAAGGAAAAGTACCCGTATTGCTGGGCCCAGCTCGTATAAAACCTTGTCAACAGCATCCTAATGTGCTGCCTATTCCTTACATTTCTGTGCTTCAACTTATACCACATATTAACGAACCGTATGGTTAACGTCAATATAAAAGTTATGCCTTTAATAGGATTCGAACCTATATCCTCGAGCTTATCAACCTCGCCGTTTTCTCCGTTTAAACTACAGAGGCATAACCTTTGTAGATCCGGACCAATATTTTGGTTATCTCCGGATCATATTTAAAGCCCGCGAGTAACAGATCTTTTTGTATCTCAATCTGATGCCGCTGACCTTTGTCGAGCTCAACCCAACCCTCGCCATGCGCGACTACGATACTATCGTCGGTGCCCACTCGCATATAAGCGGGCATCTTAGCCGCTGGCACGTGGCCCATTACGATGATAACGGTGCCATCATCGTATAGTCCGAATGAGGGTTTATCGGTTGAGGAAGTCATCTAGCTCCTGCGAGAATTTAAAGCCTGCGGCCACGAGATCATCGATAACCTGTTGCTTGGTGATTGTCGGCGGATACAGATGGCCAACTGCCATACCATCTTCCCATACAGCAAAGTAGTTTTCAGCATCTTCGCCCAAATAGCTGGGAAGCCTAAAGCCACGCTTTTCCAGTACGTGCTCCAAGTGACTGTCTATGATATGACCGTCACGGGCGAACTGTTCAGGAGTACCAAAGCTTGCAACAATTCCATCGCCGTTATCTGGTGCTTGCTTTTGGTCAAACACGCCAAAGATGACATCGCCGCCAGCGAGAATTTCCTTCTCATAGGCGGTCAACTCTTCATCATCATCGGCTTCAAGATCTGCGTCAATGCGTTCTTGATCCAAGTGGGCTTGCTTATAAACGGGACCACCGTAGTCCTCGTTGAGGTCATTGGCCATATCCAAATCGAATGAGAACCCACCGGCAACCATATCAGAGACTAGCTTGTCCCTGCTGTGGAGACCAGCATCGCAACCCCATTCGGTTTCATCGATCTGTCTCAGATATGGAGGAAGCGTTTTGCCAATATAGGAAAGGATGTTTACCAGCCCCTCGCTGGATTCTCCCACCTTGAAGTAGAAGGGTTCTGCAATGCGAATGATGAGATCATCTTCACTCTGCGCAATGCCGAAAATGATCTTCTCGCCATTGTAAAGTTGAGTGTCTTGGGTTTCTCGGTGCGTGTAAGCGTTGATGATCACGCCCGACTTTGGTTCACGGAACTCACGTAGTTCATACGTGCTGTCAATCCGTACTTTACTCAAACGCTTCCAGTCGGCAGTGCCGTAGATAGTGTTGAGCTGTTCTTTGATGATGTCACTTGTACTCATGCGATCTCCCCTTGCGGAGCCCTTATATAGCGGCTTTGGAGATCGAGATCAAGCCTTACTCGGACACCCAGCCGCAAGCTACCCATTCGGTCTTCTTGCTTGCTTCTGCCTTGCGGAGACGGGCAGCCTTGATCTTTGCGTAAAGCTTTTCAATGGTCTTCTTCGTTTGCGCCTTAAACTTTTCGTCGTTGGAGCGCCAGACCATCTGGTTGAGTTCGCGGGCTTCCTTAAGCCAACGCTCAATTGTTGGGGAATCCTTGAACACCTTCATCTGCACCATGTAAGCGACATCTTTGTCGTTGAGGTTGGTGATGAAAGCTTGCATATCCTCGTACAAGTTGAAGACCTTTGTGGTCCAAACAATCTGAGAGAATTCAGCGGCCGATCCAGTGTAGCCGCCGTGGCCACGTTCGTGCTTGGCTTGCTTGACTGTCTTCCAGAAATTCTTCGTGAGAGCTTCGCGATCTTTGCCCTTAACAGTAAAGCTGCAATCCGTAGCACCCATTTCCGATCTCCTTTGCGTTTTCCGTATTATCAGAATAACACAATTCAGGAAGCCGTCAACCGATTTTATACCTGAATTGAAACAACACGATTCAGGACAAATGCTGGGAACTTGCTGGCCATTGTTGCCTCAGGGCAAACCATAATCACACCAGCACCGCCAGTGGAAAAGTAATTGCGGATCATTACCAGCGTAGGCACCGGAGTAAATGCGCGTTTGAACCAGCCGGAAACGTTGAGGATCAACACCGAGTTGTTGTTGAGGTGCGCTGCGCGATGCTCCTTGAGTACCTTGTTGAGCTTTTCTGCGAGAGTTTTGGGGTTACCAAAATCGCCGCGATCGACGTCGATAATGTGACGTTCAAGATCAAAGTAGGAGACGGGTGTTCCAAGCTCGGAGAGTGTTTCGCGAATGTCCTTTACAATCGCCGTATCATCGGCGCCAAAGATTGCAGCATTTGGAAACTGTCCACGTGCAATAACACCGGTAAAGATTTTTGTTTCCATTTCGATCTCCTTAAAAGTCCGCCTTGAGCATTAGCGTTTTTGCGTCCCACCGCACATGCAAACGTCCCCAGCTTTTATCCTTTGCGTCGTGAGGATTTGCCATGATCACATCGTACATGCCATAACCCCATGCGTCTTGCCCCGCATAACGGGCGTCAGCAATAACAAAGTCACCATAGCCAGCGTTGGCGTGTGCTTGGGTTAGTTGATCCTTTGTGAGATTTGCCGTGAGAGGAAGCGTGGGCTGTTCCGGTGCAGTGATCACTTTGAACTCCTTAGGAAAGCTTTGCAAGCATTGCGTTGGTCTTGGTCTTATCGTTAATTACCAGCATCTTGCTGCCGTTCACAGCGGACACTTCCTTGCCTTCAGCAAGCTTAACATAAGCTGTTTTGCCCGTTGCCGTAAAGCGCGTAACAACACCAACCTTCATTTCAAAACCAACAACCAAAGCAACAAAGTCGCCAGCGTTGACTTCAACACCCAGCATATCGATATAAGTTTCCTTCTTTGCCGCAACCCGAGCCTGGCGTTCCTTCTTGGAAACCTTAACAAACAAGTTAACGGTTGGGCCTTCGTAACCTTGGAGCCACGTAAAGCCGCGAGGATCTTCAACACGCTTAGAATCATACCGGCAAGTAAAGTCCGCCGGCTTTACAATCTTGCCGTCGTCCATTTGCAGCGTGAATGCAGTGTACCAGCTGCTCGCATAGTAAGCGATAAAGCCTTCGTAGGAATGATCGATCGAAATAAGTTTGCCTTTAGATGCAGCTTCACGCTTTTCAATGCCGTTGATGATCATGTCGTTCATCTGACGATGGTGTTCGGGAAGAACCAGTTCGCCACTCTTGTACTTGGCGAACAATTCGCGAGACATAAACGCCCGCGAGTTCAAATATTGGGGGTCGTATTCAAACACAACCTTACCAATAGTGCCGGAACGTGCCGAACCTTCAAGCCGAACATACTGGGTGCCGTTGAGAGCAGCGATCAAAAACTCGGTCTTACGAGTACGTTCCAGTTCAAACCGGTCGGAGATCGAACCACCGTTATCTTCAATGTTGAAGTACCCGATAAATGCGCGCTCAACAGTTGCCATGTGTTTCGATCTCCTTTGTTCCTATGTTCTGAATTTAACATAGAATAGGAAGGTGTCAACCGCTTTTACAATCTGAGTTTGAATTCCAGCATTTTATTGCGGTCGAAAAACTCAATTACCGGACCTTGGCTGATAAAGATGCCTTGTTGGTAATTGCGTGTTTCGTAATGGATTATATGAGTGGAGAGACCTATTTCCTCACGGAGTTCCTGGAACTTAACATCAGCAAACATCCAACGTTTCCCACGCTCTGACCAATAATAATGGCAATGAAAATCCCTTAGCACAAATGCTAAGGGTTTCTTGTCCAGATCAATGTAGGAAAAAGAAGTCTTTCCAACTTTATGGGGTGGGGTCATTGGAAAGTACCTTGGAGGAGCAACACGGAATCGAACCGTAACCCTTTCGGATCCAAAAGCTTAGCAAGCTCCGCTAGCGTTCCCAGGCTAGATGATGCTCCAAGATGATGCGAAATATTTTGGGTATCAATCCACATCACAATCGACTTTTACGCATTTGCGCGTACCCGCATAACTATCCGTATTTATAGTTGATACTTAGTTGGATGTCAACCTTTGGTACCAACTTCCTGCATCTTTGTTTCCACTTCATCAGTCATTTAGCAGGTGTCCCCACAACACAAATAGCGCCACTGGTTCCACGAGCTTTTACTTGACCCTCAGGGCAAGTTAACTGCGAACCCTTGTAAACTTCATAGCCAAGCCATGCAGTCAACGCCCCGTAGAGGATCAGGTAAACAAGGGATGGAACTTTCTTTTTCTCAGACATGATGGTCTCCTATTCGCACAAACTAGCATAGGAGACCTTTGATATCAAACAAAAGGATTGGCAGGGGCAGAGGGATTCGAACCCCCGACACATGGTTTTGGAGACCATTGCTCTACCTGGCTGAGCTATACCCCTAGATTGTGAACTGGCCCCACCACACGCCGTTCACACAACACAACCTTGTAACTCTCCGTTTTTAGTGGAGCAACAAATCTGTGTTTTACCTTTAAAGGGTGCTGGGGAAGGAGCAAGCTCGACCTCCCCAGCTATCCGATCCTACCGTGCGCGGCTAGACCATGCACCTCGGATCGAATGGGGTGGTCTAGGACGAGGAGTCGTTCCTTACTCAAGTCCTAGACCAAGAGAGTGCGTGTCCGGTAAGGGGGGCTGCACTCTCTGTTCGTTCCCAGGGAGAGCCAAGACTCTTCCCTGGGGGATCGCCGGTGACCTCTGCGGCGGCGCGGGTCACAGCAACGATTCTTAAAGGATCCGGAGGAGACACTCAGGGGTCCTCATATCTCACTCCGGCCATCCAGGCGACCTTTATGCCGAAGCAAATTTGCGCCTAGATTCGAATTAGTCCGGAAGCAACCTTGAAGTTAATCGTCAGATAAACTAGCCACTTCCGGTGCTAGAGAAGCCGCGTAAACTCCTCTAACCTCTTTTTGCTCCCCGACCTGGGCTCGAACCAGGGACAATTCGATTAACAGTCGAATGCTCTACCAACTGAGCTATCGGGAAAAACACAGCAACAAAGTGTTGTCCAGCCTTGTAGTGGTCCCTAGAGGTCTAGGGCTCTCACAACCTAAGTTGCTTTGCTGTTAAGCCTTGTCCAGCTGAACAACACTTTGTTGCTGCATCATGTTCTTGTTATAGCAAAGGAACTCTGTGTGCGTCAATTATTTTTTAAAGTTATTCACAGCCTTAGATCGATCGCCTAAGCGTTCTTTACGATGAACGCAACATTGCGGTCCTTGGTGTCGATAAAGTAGGTTTTCGACGCATCGTAGGGATTTACAAAGGCACTTTGTGCATAGCTTACATTGCCGTGGTTGCCGATCTGTTCATAAACAAACGAGCGACAGAAGCAAACAAACCCTATACCAACAAGCTCATTTACAAGCTGAGTTATCTCGTCGGAAAGCTGCATGGTATCAGTGAAGGAGATTTCTACCTCTTCATCACCGAAGAAGCTATCCAATACTAGGATTGGCTTGGATGCCTTACCATAGAGGTAATCCGATTTAGTGCCAACGTTTTCGGAGCCGAACTGATTACGAACGAGATTGAGAATTTTACGTGCGTTCTTCATCTTCGATCTCCTTAAGCGTTACGCACGCAAATCTGGGATGCCATCTGTGTTACGTGGAGTTCACCCTTGTACATGCCGATCACAACGCTGCTCGACACTACAAAGCCAGCGTCAACCAGTGCTTGCGTTACAGCTTCTGCGTCCGAATAAAGACCACGGAAAGTGCGGCCGTTGTCGTCGTACTGTTCAGGATAGTGGACCACAACATGGTCTGCTGGAGTGGAGTCGAAAGTGATTAGTTGGATATCACCAAACTTGACCTTGCTGATCGTGTTAACGCGGTCTTCGCCGAAAGTTTCTTTGAGAACCTTAAGTGCTTTGCGTGCGTTCTTCATTTCCGATCTCCGCTTTGTTGTTGTATCCAACATAGCATATTCAGGAAGAACGTCAACCAGAATTATTCCTGGATCAGGCTTTGCCGCGAGGCTTGCCCGCGTGGTGCGTGTTGCGGAAGCTAACTTGGTCAAAGCCGTGCTTGGCTATCAACTCCTTATCGGACAGTTTGACCATGTTGTCTTCTTCCTTGGCCAGCTGGGAACCAATCCACATATCAATTTGCTGATATGCTTGCCAAGGGTCCACCGCACTAGCAAAGCCAAACATTTTCAATCCGTCAGTGTTGTCGTGCCATTTGATCGCACCATACCGATCGTCAAAACTTTTAAAGCCAATGCTGTGGACAACGTTATCGCGGATCAGCTTGTCAAGATCAGCTTTGGAAACATCAGCGGGTTCAAAATACGCATCGAGCGTATCCTCGCTTACCGCGTTGCTACGAAATGCCCATAGCTCGGCTTTACGCTGGCGGATCTTTGCTTTTTGACGAACTAGCTCGGCTTGAATTGCCGTGGGGTTCCAAAACGTATGAAACGTTTGGGACCAATGGCTGCTATCCTTGTGGTAAACTGATTCGCGTCTAACCACACCCTTGTAATGGCGACCGCAAAAGATAACATGGAGCTCGTGCAGATCAGCTTCTTTGGAACGAAGACCATTATCGTTGGTTATGTAGGCGTCCCAGCGCAATCCCGCAGTACCGGCTTGATATCCATCGTCCTTTGCACGTGGTACAGCTTTGTTGAAATTCGTACGGACGAATGCTCTACGGTCGTCCGTTTCGTATCCAAAACCGGTTACACCATCATAGTAGTCTTTGCCGCCAATTAGTTTCATTCGTCGTACTCATCCCTTGGTGTGTTGTCGTCTTCCGTATAGACGAACAGCATGATAGGCCAGCCCATCATAAACGCGGCAAGTTCCAAACTATCCAGTTTGATATCATACTTGCGTTGGATCCAGAGGGCAAAACATACGCCTATTAGAATCCATCCTCCGAGAATGATCAGCAACATCAGCGTTTTCCATGTCTGTGGGTTTTGGGACGGGCTGGTACAAAGTTATCAACTGGCTGCTTACCAATGGCGCCGGAATTCAACTCATCCAGCGTAAACTCATAAATCGGATATGATTCAAATGAGCTTGCGCCATACTCAGCGATATAATCGGTGCGACCTTTCTTGGCCTTCTCAAGCGTGGAGAAGAGACCAAGGTCATAGCTGCCATCGTAATCGCCGATAACGCCCTTTAGCAAGAACATGAAAAAAGCTCCGTTAGGGTTCCAGCTTAGCGGATCTAACGGAGCTTGTCAATGTAATTGGCGCGCTTGGAAGGACTCGAACCTCCAACTTCCACGTTCGAAGCGTGGCACTCTCTCCATTGAGTTACAAGCGCAAGAACTACACCCGTGTGTAGTTGGTGGGTAATGCAGGATTTGAACCTGCGACCTACGGCGTGTCGAGCCGGCGCTCTACCAGACTGAGCTAATCACCCAAATATTGAGATCCATTCCAGGATCCCGTATATTAGAAGCATGTTTATCTATGTTATCGGACCCGCTGAGGGACCACAAAAGATTGGTCTATCAGGCGATGTTGAGAAACGTTTGCAGACGTTGCAAACGGGCTCACCAGTGACTCTTATAATCCATCACACCGAAGAAGTAAATCCTAAAAAGGTGAGATTGTTGGAAAAGAAGATACATAATGAGCTAAACCACAAGCGAGTTAAGGGCGAATGGTTTGATTTGTCACCAGAGGATGCCAAAGCGTTTGTGGTGTTCTTCGTGATCCGATATGGCGAAGATCCACTCCTTGGGATTTAATCCTTGATCTGGTGTTGAAGTTTCCAAAGCACCATTTGCGCTTTAGTCTTGAACTCCACGTAACCAATTAGTTGGTAACCAATATTGTATTCAACAATGTTGCTGGTCTGCGTCATGTACCAGCTGTTAACGCCGCGTTCCTCAGAAAAATCCCAACCAAACACCAACTGAAGCAGTGATTGCTTGGCGTTATCGTCGAGCCCATCAAAGTATTCAAATTGGCTATTGCTTGTTGAACGAGAGAGATGGATAACAAACTCCATCTCTTTGGTTTCCTCTTGAGCAATACTGTGTGCGGCGTTTTGTTGAACCTTTGCCAACTTTTGCACACACCAAAGCAAAGCATCGGTTATCTTGCGGCGATAACGGAGTGGTATCTTTCGGACTAACGCCCGGATCACTGCCACAAACCCTTGGCTTGAACGGCCTGTACGCGCGGAAAGAACGCCATCCGTGCGAACTCTTCGATTTCTGCAACCGGCGTAAAGAAGTCTCTTGGCTTGCGTTGACAAAGCTCTGTGTTCGGTACAACAAAGCCCAGCTTTTGATTCAGCTTGGGATTGTAGACAACCTTGAACAAACCATCGGGAACACGAACGCCACGACCAATTGTGCGAGGCTCACCCGTATAAAGTGGCCCAGTGACCACATAAAGCTCACCATAGCCGGCGGCCCAATCCCTCACAACACGTTCGATTTGACTCCACACGCCACTGTTGTTGCAGCGTTGAACCTGAGGAATCATGTTGGAGAGATAAAAGCTTTCGTCGTTTTCCACCGGACTATCTTGGAAGTTGCCAGCGGGACTTAAATGTCCACGTGCGTAGCCGCTGTTGGAGTAATCCGACAATTGTGCTTCCAACGCATTTGGAAGCATTGGATCTGGGCGAAACTTGTCACCGCGATTCAAGTTGCCCTTGACTTCATGCGCTTCAATATGTTCGGCGCTCCAGTAGGCAGTTTTGAATTCAGGTCTATACAGGAGTTCGTAACCACTCCGGCAAATTGAAATGCCTGGGGTTTGCGTTACAGGAGCTCCAGTGCGTTCGGTATTCTCACATGCGCTGGCGATAACCGGAACAAGTGTGAAATATACGAACGAAGCGGCAAACAACAGGGATTTCATTAGGACCTCAATTTGGCAACAATAGCCTGCTGTTTTAGCTTGCGGATGTTGGTGCCGTCAATACCAAAATGATCAATCCACTTGGCAGTTTTGCCCATGTGGGTAACCGTTTGAGATCCAATGCGTTCCCGCTTTTTCTCCAACTCTTCCTGCTCGGTGAGGAACATTTGCAGATTCAAATCCACCGCATATTCAACGGCATCAAACAGGAACTGACCATCATCGGGTAGTTCGGCTTGAAAATCCTTGTACGTGCGAAATACCTCATTAAGCTGACGAATCTGCTTGAGCGGGGTATCGGTCTTGTCTCGATTGTGATAGTAGATCGAATTGGCCATCAGCGTGTAAGCGAAGGAAAATGCGCCCCAATACGCCTTGTGGCCGTTGGAGCAAAATGTGCCATAGACATTGCGAAAGTCATAACGACCTTCGCTTCGAGCGAGTTCTGAAACAACAATGGTAATCATACCCGCAACACCCTTTGCGCCATTAGCAGCGTGGGCAGCTCGTAATTCACTCATGTAGTTCACAGAACTTCTCCAATTGGTACCGGATGTGGGGATCGAACCCACACTTCAACGTTCACAACGTCGCTTGCAGACCACTACACTAATCCGGCATATTGTCAAGTTTTGGTGCTCCCAGAAGGAATCGAACCTTCCGCTGCCCCCTACCAAAGGGCTGTTTTACCACTAGACTATGGGAGCGAATTCCAACGGGTCGCTACTCCCGTATTACCCAGCGTTGCTGGGCGTCCTGCTTTAGACGATGGCTCACCGGTGGCTTGCGAAGTTCCACATCTTTCTCCAATACGTCAAACGAGTCGGAGACTGCTCTTGCGCCCTTGAGCTACGGTGTTTGTGGTGCCCAAGCAAGGAATCGAACCTCGATCGTCTCTTTACGAGAGAGCTGCTCTACCATTGAGCTACTCGGGCAAACTGTTATTCTTCGATGTCGTCGTGTGTTTTCCAACCAGCAAGCGTTGCAGCGGTAAACAACCGATCATAATACTTGGCCGCGTATTCCACACCGTCGCCGATGATTGGCGTAGGCTCACCAACAAAATGGTTGCTTACGGCGTCACCAACAAGTTCTCGTTCCCAGGTATCCAGGCCGCCGACACCATTGCTGCCCTTGTAATAGCGATTAAGCCGGTTAACAAGTTGGCGATCGGCGTCGATGATTGGACGAAGCTGTTCGGCCGTTGGAAACAACCCCATACGAGGCATTTCGTTTAAGCAGTTCTGCAAAATGTTTTTGCGAACCTTTATCGGCTTTGGCTGCTTCTTTTCCATAACGATCTCCTATGTAAGCAAGCTAACACAGGAGACTAGTTTGTCAAGCCAAATTTGCCAAACGAATCTTGAATATTGTTTTGGAATCGAACGTTAAGGGGTCTATAACAAACACCCGAAAGATCGAATACAGCGCCACACACTTATTGAAGACAATTTTATCCTCAACATAGCTGAGCAGATCCTCAAAAGTATCCGCTGCATGACTTTGCACTTCAATCTGTTTGCCATCAATATGACCGACTGGAGCGGTCATCATAAACACGTTGCCCTTATCCACGCGCTTGATCATGTCGGAAAGCATGATAATATGGCGTGGACGAATTATAGAGTCTTCATATTTGAAGTTGCGAACATCATCTTTGCGATCTATGTTTCGGAGATGACTCTCCAAAACCCATTCCAGATCTAGTGGCACAACTGAAGTTACACCGGCAAAACGGTCTTGTGGCAGCATAGGATTTCCTTTTTGTTTACTCTAGTTGAGCAACTGTAGGAAATCAATATTTTGGTACTCCCAACGGGGTTCGAACCCGTGCTTCTACCTTGAGAGGGTAGCGACCTGACCACTAGTCTATGGGAGCATATTAGAGAATGTTTAGGTCGTCATCAACCTGAACCACACGGAAGCTTTGCCGATGGTTTGGCGAAATTCCGTATTTGACTTTTGCATTTGCTGCTTCAGGGGTATCAAAAACAACCGCAGTTGCCTTTGAATATACCGGCGAAGTAGGCCACTGTGGAGACATTGCAGGTGTTTCTCCAGCGAAGAAATAACCCTTTTTATCTACCAGTGCGTGTCTTGCCATTTCGATCTCCTATGTTTTCATCAAACTAACACAGGATATCTATTTGTCAAGTTGGTACCCGTGAGCAGACTCGAACTGCTAACATCTGGAGTTTGAAACCAGCGCCTCTACCAAATTGGACTACACGGGCATAAGCATCCTCGGCTGGATTTGAACCAACATCGTCCACCTAAACAAAGTGGGACTTTCTCCCTTTAAGCTACGAGAATATTAATTGGTGTCCCAGGCGAGATTCGAACTCGCAACCTCCAGAATCTCGGTCTGGCACCTCTACCAAATTGGGCTACAGGGACATTTGCGCCGGAGCGCGGAATTGGTGGGGGCAGTGGGACTCGAACCCACGGTGTTTGTATGCCGGCTTAAAAGGCCGGACCAGTCGCCGCTCCGGTCATACCCCCAATTCGATTTTAGGAAAGTTGTTTGGTGGACCAGACGGAGCGCGTGTCCCTCCGCAGACACGCCCCGAAGGCCACGTGCCCTACCAGCCACTTGTAGCTGGCCCATACAAACTTGGTGAGTGTGGTCGGGATCGAACCGACATGTCGCGAGTTAAGAGCCCGCCCTGATTCCCACTTCCAGGCACACACCCATTTACGGAAAGTAAAACGTTCCGATAATTGAGATCCTGCCCTCAAATGGAGCAGGAATAGTTTTTAAGTTGTTGATATCAAAGCTCAATCCATCCGTGTAGATGAAGTTTGAGTCATCCATCGCTTTGCGAACTTCCGTATATTGGTTCTCATCGAGTTGATAGATAGCGATATCAGTACCGCTACTTTCCTGATATACGATGTTTGCGCAAATATAGTAGAACATTCGCTACCCCAACTTTATACGCCAAACGATCCTATGATCGGAGCAGGATTTCGAAACCTGCATCTCTTGAGCTTCACCGTCGCGGACACCAGTCCGCCCAGGGAATTGAACCCTGATCACCCGTTGCGTTTTACCTTTAAACTACCTCAATTGGACCCGGGGTTAATTACGTCCCTGTCCGATAAGATCGCTTGGCGTATAAAGTTGGATTCAAACAGGCCGTTTCTCCACTGTTTACCCCAACCATTCCCAGTTGGGTACCTATCTAAATCCGTCCCAAATTGACCATGTTACCAGCACATTTCTATGCCTTGTAGGCTATCAACTTGTTATCGCTGTTTTAGCACCGTTTTAGGATGCGTCAACCTGTTCTTTGTTAGATTTGCGAACATTTTCGACAAGCTTTCTGTTGCTGTCTCTGAATGCTCGCAGACCAATCAACGAGTATTGAACCCGCCGACGTTCTTCGGGAGTTTTAACTTCCTTGAGTTCATCAAGCTTGTTACGGCGAAGAGTTTCATAATGATTGGCAATCATTGAATCAACACTTGTCGCGCGTTTGGGTTCGCGATCGGTTCGGGCTTGAACAATGTATTGATAAGTGATTGCACGGAAATGGAAAATCCATTCCCTTAGAAGTTTCTCATTGGAGTAGAGACCCAACAGCTTGAACTGTCCGAGACCCTTATTGATTTTCTTGCGAAACATTGGCGGACTCCTCTATTGGAGTCCAGCCTAACACGTTTCCCTTATACGTCAACCAGGTTAACCAGCTGGCGGAGCAGTTTTGTATGGATGGTCTACTGGAAGCAAACTTGTTTGGCCCCATCGCCAAGCCAAGTAACCTTCTACTTTGTTTCGAATCACAGGTGACATCAAAGAACTGAATATAATAATCTCTGAAAGTGCGCCACTAAGAAATTCGTCAGTACCAGTGCTACCGGTTGTAGCATTGGAACAAAACAAAGCAGTGTTAGTTACCGAGCTACGATTTCCTGCTGTCAATTTAGTTGCTGGACCATTTTGCAAACCATTCAGGTAATGCTTGACTTCACCATCAAAATTGCCACGAGTATAACCAATAATCATCGGCGTGTTAGTGTTGACAAGTGTGGTACCATTTGCACGAGTTGTATTGGTTGCGCCATAATAGGGAATACCACCGCCAATACCCCAACCAAAATCGCTAACTGCGCCAGCGTGTTCCGCACCCCATATACCAGGAGTAGAATACCAGCTAGTTGTTGTTGATCCTTTAGTATCTGCGGTTTTCATCACCGCCATAACTGTTTGGTCACCTGCGGCTAGAACCGTATTGATAACCATCATTTGCGATGTACCATTGGCCACAACTGCAGGATATCCTGTTGCCAAGCCATCAACCGTATATATGGGACGCCTTGTGGTAGTGGATTGCATCGCATTAAACCCACTGATCTTGTTGATCCAAGTGCTAACTGTATTAGCAGGGGTTTGCAAAACAAAATCACCAGTGGACTGAGCAGAAAACCATCCTTTAATGGAAGGTTCATGATTTGGCATCCACATTTTGATTGCATTGGATATTGCAGCGCCACGACGATAAGTTATTGACCTACCTTCGTTGCCAACCACCATCGTATATGACGTAGCTGAAACACCTGTTGAATTTTCATCAGCATACCAAAGACCACCAGACGAGCCGCTGCGATAAACAGAACCAGCGTAGCCATCGCCTGAGAAAATGCTAATTGTGCCCGCTGCGGGAGTAACACCCGGATTGAGAACTTGGGCTTTGCCGCGCAAAATGTGACTAGCGCCTAGAATGCCGCGGGCAATATTGTTGCTGCCAAAACGCATATTGATTCTCCTTGTTAGGATATTTACCTAAACAAGGATGATTTGGTGGACCGGGTGGGACTCGAACCCACAACCCTCCGCTTAAGAGGCGGATGCTACTGACCAATTGAGCTACCAGTCCATGAAGTGTGTTGGCTAGGTCTGTCGTTTTAAGGCAACTGTCCGGTTGCACCCAAGCTGCTATCGGGAGGCGAACCTAAGCCGAATAGCCGAGCCGTTTGGCCTTCAACACAAAGTATTTATTTTAGCAGAAACTAATGGGCTTGATGATCTGCGCACCTTCTTTGATCAGTTCGACTTTTTGGTCGTACCGGCCCTTTTCGTAAGCTGCCTTTGCGAACGCTTCCAAAGCAAATTCAAGCTTTGCGTCGAACATGTTAAGTTCAACAAATTGTCCGCGAGTAACGGGCACTTTAAGTTTGAATTGTTTTTCCTTGACGTCCATTTCAGTGATCTTGCCACCATAAGCGGCAAGTGCTTGGAAATCTTCTACCGAGTTCTTTGCCATTAGCCGACCCATTTCCATCAAATGATTTCAAGAACAATTGCTTGTTCTACAGGCGTTCCAGGAAACTTTTCCTGCAGTTCATCTTCCGGCCAAAAATTCGGTTCCACACTCGGTGGATGCTGCCCAACAATCGAAGATGAGAATCCAACGATAGGAGCATCTATTGGTAAACTGATCGGCCGCGTAACAAGAACCAGTGGGTCGGGGTTTTCAACTGTTATCTGCGATTGCAGATAAGCAATTATTTGGGTTGCGCGAAGTGCTGTTTCCATGTTCGATCTCCTTTATAGGAATAAACTAACATGGTCTCCAATTTTGTCAACTTGGTCGGAATGGTGGGATTTGAACCCACGACCCTTACCTTCCCGAGGTAATACGCTAACCAGGCTGCGCTACATTCCGTTGGTCAGGGTGAGTGGATTTGAACCACCGCTGCCACCGTCCGAGGGTGACCGACTAACCAAGCTATCTTACACCCTGTTATACTGAATATGTTTCAGCAAAAATACTCTGCGAATCGCAGTAGGTTGCCATTTCTTCGGCCGAGTGGCAAAACGTTATAAGGTGTCCGCCTACCATCTGGGACGGCGAATCACCCCAAGCATCGGAGTTTGCATAGTATTCGGACTGAGCCAGCTCAACTGAAGCCTCATCGCTGTCAGATTTAAGAACCACGTTTGCAGTACGATGATTTCCTTCACACGAAATATACTGAACTTCGTACAAGTGGAAGAACTTAGCCATGTTTGTCTCCTATGTTTGATTTGATCCTAACATAGGAACGATACAAGTCAACTAGGAATTGGCGATTCGTACGGGATTTGAACCCGTGATCTCCGCCGTGACAGGGCGGCGTCCACTCCAGACTGGACCGACGAACCATGTGTTTTGCTCTAGTGGAAGGATTCGAACCTACATCTAGCCCGTTAACAGCGGGGTCTCTTACCAGTTGAGTACACTAGAGCAAAACACATCTTTGGAGCTCCTGAGAGGACTCGAACCTCCATACGCGCGGAGTAGAAATCCGCCGTTCTTCCGGTTGAACTACAGGAGCATTTGGAGAGAAGGGACACACTTGTGGTTTACATCCGACCTACAAGTGGTCCCGGGGCATCCACGTTAAGGCGTGGAAGTTGGTCGCGGCACCGAGAATCGAACCCGGAGTATCAGCCTTATGAGAGCCGTACCATTCCAAATGTACCGCGTTGGGGTGGGAGCAAAGAGGCCAATCGACGGACATCTACTCGGGCTTAGTCGAATCTTTACCGAGGTCAGCGAGTCCTTTTCCGCATTTGCTCCCAAACGCGAATATAATGAACCCGCACGATGATGTCAATAATTGGTTGCGGACCTACGAATCGAACGTAGCTCTCAGGCGTATGAAACCCGAATGGTCACCTGACCACCTGACCGCCATAGTTGGTGCGCACGGAAGGAGTTGAACCTTCTACCACTCCCTTATCAGGGGAGGCCCTCACCGTTCGGACTCATGCGCAAGTTTAAGCTTGTTCTGCAAAGCCTCGATTGATGTAATCATTGCCAGCAGCACCTGTTACCGTGTGTGTTTCGCCCTTTTTGAATGGACCAAGATCTTTGATGAATTTGACATCCATCTTTGGACTTGCATCAACAAACGCTTTAAGTCGTTTGCGACGGTCTTGCCAATGCTTGTCACGTTGTGCTTGGGTTACCATAGTTGTCTCCTTTAGCAGGATCCTAGCATGGCATCCAAGCGTGTCAAGAATTGGTCCCAGCGGTGGGAGTTAAACCCACTAAAACACGCTTATCGGGCGTGGTCCGCATCGTTTGGATTCGCTGGATTATAAGGATTGGTGGACCCTAAGGGAATCGAACCCTTACCCACGCCGTGCAAAGGCGTTGTGCTCCCATTATCACTAAAGGCCCATGGGATTATTTCTTTACTCGCTTGCCTGCGCTATTGATCCAAGCTTCAGCTTTCTTCTGATCCAAAAACGCTTTCTTTGTTCCATCAGCGCGTTTGGCAACAAAACCAGGAACACGTTTGCCTTGGTAACGAACGTCTCTTGCAACAATGTCGCCTGAAACAGTTAAAAGAACTGTTTTTGGTTTGGTTGCAGCCGGTGCTGATTGAGTAGCAGGTGCAGCCTTTGGCGCAACTGGTTCATCCGAGCCGCATCTGTAACCACGAGGATTACGAAATCTTTCACCACAATTACCGCAATAAGCGGGATTGCAGTTTTCTGTGTCTTTACCCAAGTCTTCATCGCAGTTTGGGCAATACAAACTCACAGCTTCGAACAGATTCATTTCCGACAAACGCATAGCAGTAACCTCTTGATTTTACTGCCGTATTTATAGAGCGTGAGGGTTATTTCGGTACACCCTCAAAACCGGCCGCCGTACACGGGCTGCACGATGGCAAAACTTTGGTACTCTCGACGAGAATCGAACTCGCTTCCTCAGGGTGAAAACCTAAGAGATTAACCAATATCCTACGAGAGTATAAGCGGGGCCGAAGCCCACGCCGTTAGATGTCTTGATTGAAGTGGCGATCCTTGCGCTGCTTTTCGCGCAAATATTCCTCACTTACACCGCGGTCGCTTACGGACTCAACGCGCCAAAGGCCGCTGAATCCATCGTCCTTTACTTCGACCAGCTTGCCCACTTGGGCTCCACGCTGCTCAATGTAACCAGTAAAACGACCAGTTCCTTGAGACAGGGTGCATTGGAAATACATCGTCATGATTGACTCCTGTCTGTTAGTGTTGATGTATTGGGGTTGGTCCCTGGACTTGGAATCGAACCAAGCTAACCGGCTCCACAAACCAGCGTAATGACCACTATACGATCCAGGGATATTTTATCTTAGTAATTCCGGCTCATGCTTTTTAGCGTGGCGCTTGATGATATCAACGATTTCCTCATCATTGTAAGCGCGGCCGATAACTTCTTCTTCGTCGGCACCATCTTCAAAATGGACGACTTTAAACACGGCGTCAAAAGCGTAAACTTCTTCTTCAGACCAGAAGTGTTGGGGAAGTTGTTCAACTTCATACCCAAATCCACCAGCTCTACGCAGGAAATCCTGTGCCGAAAGGTTGGATTTCTTTGGTTTAGCTTCTTTGATTTCGTTGTAACGCATTGTGTTCTCCGTGTCCAATAGTTTACACGAATATTTACGTATCACAATGCTTGATTTGGTACCCCCAACGGGAATTGAACCCGTGTCTTCACCTTGAAAGGGTGCTATACTGGACCACTATACTATGGGGATGCTTTTAGACAAGCTCCCAGGAACCGTTGGGCTCAACTGTAAGAGTCATGTCAACCTCGTCCCACGCGACATCAATTAGAACCTGCGTGGAAAAGGGGTAACCTTTTTCTTCGATGAGAACCTCGGCGGCCAGTGAGGCCAACTTGGTTTCATCAGGATTTACATTATATGTAAAGCCATTGTGTCGTTCCACAATGGCCTTAGCGTCGGCGTAACTTGCGCGAACCTTCATCTTAGCTGCACCAGTAGGATTCGCTACGGGGAGAAGCGTGGAACGGAGTATCTTCAGCTTCCATAAAAGTCTTGCCGGTCATTGCGTTGCGGCGTTCGACCATCTTGGGAAGACCCATCATGTCCTCGCGGGACACCTTTGGAAGCTTTACATCAACAACAGCAATACCACGCTTTGCTGCAACTGCCTTAAGAATATCCGACTTGCGCATTTTGATCTCCGTGTGTTTGTGCTTCCGTATTATTAGAATAGCACAGCACACGGAGATGTCAACCACATAGGAAGAGAAATCTTCCTATTAATTGCCTGTTGTCGAAACCTTCAAGTCGATGTCTGGAATGATCGCCTGGGGCTTGAACTTAACATCGTAATGGTAAGTGCTAACCTTGGACGGCTCCAGCTGTTCGATGAAATACGTGACGTTGTCCGACAGGCCCAAAAAATGCTTCTTGAACTGATTGGGCCCAACCTTACAAGTGATCGATACCTGATTTGCAGTGTCGTTGTTGCCGCGGCTGCAAAGACCTTCGATCTTTAGCATGTAAGAATCAGTGATGCCGTTGTAGAAAACAACACGGCGATTGATTTCAAAGTTATCGGCAGCCGTTGACAAGTTGCGCGAAGCAACGTCTGCGTCCGAGCTACAGCTTGCGAGAAGCGCCAAACTTGCAATCATCGAGCCGAATAGAATCTTTTTCATGTTGATCTCCAGTTGAATTACTTGTTCCTAAACTAGGTTAGGAAAAGTGTCAACCTAAATCAATTGGTGGGGAACGGGCTGAATCGAACACCTTGCCCTAAGGGACCTGGGTTACAACCAGGCTTAGCGACCACGCTAACTTACTTGCGCTCCCCATGAGCGACTTACGTCGTTGTTGGCATCTGCCGTAGGAATCGAACCCACGTCAACCGGGTTGGAGCCGGTTGCTCTACCATTGAGCTAGACAGATATGTAAGGCTTTCTGGACGACCCTGGATAGTCGTGTCTCCCACTTGCGCAAGCGGGTGTTTTTCCTGTTAAACTACCAGAAACTCTACGTGTTTGGTACTCCACCTCTGAATCGAACAGAGTCAATGTCGCCGTGTAAAGGCGATGCCGTCCCATCTGGCGCGTGGAGCATATAGGTTGTTTTGGTGGAGAGTATGGGAATCAAACCCATCGGACAGTAATCCTGCCAGGATCACCCGAGTAACTCAGCTCACTCCCCATGAAACTGATTTGTTTGGTGGACACGCCCGGAATCGAACCGGTGTCAGCAATCTTGCAAGGATTACCCGCTAACCCAGAGCCACGGCCCATAAAAGAAGTGCTTAGCTGACAGGGCGGGACTCGAACCCGCAGTTGCTATTCGCGTCGCATTAACAGTGCGGTGCCTTACCATTCGGCTCACCTGCCAACTAAACACTTCCTATAGTTGTTGGTTGGGAAAGAAGGGCTCGAACCTTCAACCTTCGCATTCAGAGTGCGCTGCGCTACCAGTTGCGCCATTTCCCAATATTCACGAAACTTTGGTGGGCGGCAGTAGAATCGAACTACTCCCTTAACGGCGCGGTTTTACAGACCACTTGCTGAAACCATCAGCTTTTGCCGCCCATGTTGTGCTTTGTTTGCGAGGTAGGACTCGAACCTACAAAACCTTCCCGGCCTTCGCATTCAAAGTGCGAGATGTTACCAATTCCACCACTCGCAAACAAAACACAACGATATTGGATCCCCTTGATGGATTCGAACCACCGACCAACCTGCTTTGCAGGGTGCTCTACCTGGCTGAGCTAAAGGGACAGATAATTGGTGCAGCCCGTCGGGATCGAACCGACATATCTGGGACTTCAATCCAGCGCATGAACCATCACTGCCAGAGCTGCATATGAGCCGAAGCTCGTTGTTTGTTGGTGCCCCAGGTCAGACTCGAACTGACATCCTTCGCATTCTAAGTGCGACACCTCTACCAAATTGGGCTACTGGGGCAAGTGAGAGCAAGTGAGCGATCTGGGGTCGGTTTGATTTCAAGTCAAGATAACCCAAATCAGTCGGCTCTCAAAAGTTGGAGTGTCTGACAGGACTCGAACCTGCATACAATCACCTTCGTAGGGTGGCGTTCATCCAGTTGAACTACAGACACATAGATGTACTTAGTCAGGGTAGCTGGATTTGAACCAGCGTTGCCACTTTCCAAAAGTGACCGAATAACCAGGCTTTCTCATACCCTGACTAAGTACATCAAATTGTTTGGAGCACCCGGTCAGACTCGAACTGACATCAATCCAATTACCTTTGACCACGTTCGTAGCGTGGGGGGTTACGGGTGCATTTGTTGGGACTTACCGGCTAACCGTGCCCTTAATTGGCGCCCCTGACGGGAATCGAACCCGCCTTTCTGCATAGACAGTGCAGAGTCTTCACCAGATGATCTACAGGAGCAAGTGTGGACAAGTGAGTTGCGCTGGGGAGCATCTAAAAAGGATAACCCAAAGCAGTTCGGTCCACGAGACTTGGAGCGGATAGCGGGAATCGAACCCGCTTCCAAACGTTGGCAACGTTTGATAATAACCAATATAATATATCCGCATAAGAAAGCTCATCTGGGCGTCGAATCGGCCGTTACTAGAGATGAACTTGCCAATGCGGAGAGCAAACCTATGACAGTTTGCCTCCGAATTGGATCCTACACTTGAAACCAGTCCAACATTGGAGCACTCGAAGTCTCCGTCGTCCTACAAGCTGTAGTCTGCTTCTATAGGGAAGCAGCCACCTTATTCCTCAGAGCCAAGCTTTCGCTGCGCTCTTGCCCAACAGTCTAACAGTTTTGCGTTTCCGTGTCAACCGTTTTCTTGTTGTATCTCGTTATATGCTTTGTTTCTTTTCCGCGTCAACTACTTTTTTTATTTCTTTTGAATTTTTATTTTAAGCAGTTTGCGGAAGCTAGAAACGACAAAACCCGGATTAGTTGCCTAATCCGGGTCCGTTAACCTTTTTGGGGAATTCTAAAGTTAAATTACTTTAGTTCCTCCTCGGAAAACCGACCCGGTGGTATCTGGGCGCATATTAAAGCGGTTGCCCAGATACTGTTCGAGTGCCGCGACCACGATAGCCGCAGGCAAGGCTTTAAAGCCCTTAATTTGCCAGCTATGTTGGGTCGTTGTTTGCACGGTCAGTTTCCTTTGAATTCGTTTAAGGCGCCACGTTTGTGGACGCGTCTATGTTTATATTTATAGTTCCTGTATGGAATTGTCAACTACTTTAATACAGGAATTACAAATCTTTTGAACTTTTTATTCCTCGTCCGCACGGGGCGGCGCAAGTCCAAGCCGTTCATGTGCGAGTACTAATGCGTCGAACGTAAGTTTTGTTTCGAGTCGAAGCATATCGCGGTGAGATTTTTTCAACTCCGCTAGGCCGGCCTCAAACTGCTTACGCGAATCACGGCCCGGATTCTCCATCATTTCCTTGCGGAGCATTGTAAGGGTGATAGTGTCCAGTTTGTACTGATACACCGCTTCTTCATATGCTTGTGTGTCAATCATCTTTTTTCAGCGCCTTTGTTCCGCTAATACAATAATAAGTGCCACCGGATTCAATCCGAATTAGATCATCAGGGCAGTAATAGGAACTACTGTGTATGACTGCAAATGTTATTCCAACGACTGTAAAGCTTATGGCCCCGCCAATAATAAGTAATCCGAAGATATCTTCCCATTCTGGCAAGCTGCGAACACTGATCGTTTTTACTTTTAGCCGGCTCATTTGGGCTCCACCACTGGGCCGCCCATGCAAACGATCTGATCGTTGTTGTACAAACGAACCTTAACAAGATCCGCTGGGCATTCCAACTGAGAGTTGGTATACTTGCCATACAGGGAACCCAATATCATTCCAATGAAGATATAGGCGATGATGGTAAAATAGTGCTTGCGAAAAAAGTCCACCACTGGGTTCATATGGCAAGAGTCTCCAATACTTTGGAGACTCTATAATTTCTACTCCTAAGAGTCAACCTTATCGGATAACTCGATAGAACTTGAGGAACTCGCGAACTTCAACAAGGTTTTCCTTAGACTTTGCAAACATGATAAGCTGCTCGGCCTTTTCCTTCCACCACACGAGAACCATGTGGGCGTTTGCAAAACCACGGCTTTCATAGCCCGCACGCAAATACTTTTCCTTTTGCGTGAACTTATTTTCAGGCTTAAAGCCCTTCATTAGTTCCAAAAGATTTGTTGTGTCGGTAACGCCGGACTCTTTACGATACTTTTCAATAAACGGACGAGGGTCGTCCATAATGTCTTGAAAAGTTAGAAAGCCTTTGTTGAACGGATACATGGCCTTGCAGCCCTGTGGTACTTGGCGAGCTAGAGTCTCCAAGTTTACCTTTACGTCCTTGTTCTTGTCCGCGCCGTTTTGTGCGGATACTGATTTGCCCATCTCTGTGACGAGATCTAGGTTTTTTCTAATTTCGTTTGTGTTTGTCATGACCTGGTCCCTATCTAGAGGTATCTTTTATTTACCAGGCATGGTAAAGCCGAGGGTGTTAACCTCGGCTTAACAGGATTAAAGATAACGGTAATTGTAAGCGGGCAGCCCAGCACGATTACGAACGTGATCAGCGTGAGCGCGGGCAGCGGCGATACGAGTTCCGATAGTCGCGTGGTCCGCGACCATGTCGCTCGTAAAACCCGGCAGAGCCGCATATTGCGCCTCATTGCGTTCGCGAATCTTTTCCAAGCTATTGTCGCGAATGCTCGCGTAAACGAGATACAAACCGTAAACCAAAGCACCTACAAAAAAGATTGCTGCACCGGTGTAAAAAGCGTCCATTTAGAAGTTCCTTTCCTTCAGATACCCCTGTGTAAAGCTTCTGGTAGCTAAAATGCAATATATTTTTAGACTTGATTTCTGATTCTTTCCTATTATAAAAGTGGGTAACAGGAAAGGTACACAATGAACATCTTACAGTCGGCAATGGTTGGAGCTTTATGCGGCGCTGCTGTAACGCTATTGCCCGCGTGTAAGAGCAACAGTGTACTTGATCGCTTTGCAAATACGCCAGTCGTGGCTATGTTGGCTTCCGATGTTTCAACCGATGAAACACTCAAAGTTGTTTTCTCCCAAACCAACAGCATTCTCATCCGCGAAGGCGTGGGTGGAAGACTCAATGGTATGCTTGAAACACTTGAATATTTGGATCAACATCCAGAGAAAACTGTTATCATCGACGGCCCTTGTGCCAGCGCGTGTACGCTGTTGTTGGGCAAGCCCAATAATGTAATGTTTACCGAACGTGCTGTGTTCCGTTTCCACAGTGTAAGCTGGCGCTACTTGGACGATTTGGATAGTCCGATCGCCCTTAGCTTGGAGGGCAACCTCAAGATGATGGAAGTGCTTCCCGCTCCTGTTAGAGAGTGGGTAGTTGAAAACAATGCGCTGGCAAGTTTGGATCTCACAGATATGGACTTTGCCACAGCCAAGCGTTTGCTCCCACATATGGTTACTTCAAGCAAACAGGTTGAGAAAATCTTCTAAGTATTAGAATTTCCTTAAATAGCTGGTAACAGCCGTTTGGGGATTTTCTATGGCCAAGCTTACCAGACTCTTTATTGCATTCATGCTCTTTACGTTTTTGGGTTGCTCGGCAATGGCTGAACAACCCGTTTTCTTTTCCGCTAATATGACCACGCTTGATGGACCCACTGATGATAACCTCATGAGTTTGCTCCATCGCTATGATACGATTGTTATCAAGTTCGGTGGTGGCGGAAAAGTTTATGGAATGTTCGACACGCTCGATTATCTCAAGACACGCCCACACAAAACAATCATCATCGACGGTGGCTGCTATAGCGCGTGTACAATGCTGTTGACGTCACCAAATGTTCTGCTCACACAAAATGCTCGCATATTTTTCCACAGCGCAACTTCCACAGTTTGTGAAGATGGGAAGAATGTAACCCGTTTGGGACATAAAGCGAACAAGGATATGCTGGGCAAGTTCAACCCCATGCAACGCGCATGGATTAAGCTGCATAAGGCTTACGCGAGCACCAACTTTACAGAGATGCCAAAGAAGCTAGTACGCCAGCTATACAAGAGCAAGTTTATCGACGGCTTTGGTAGCGGCGAAAAGATCATGAGCGTTAAGGTTGTACCTGGTGCGCCTTATGATGCTTGTAAGTCGTGACCGTACTTGCGTGCCCACTTATTGCATTTTGCAAACATGATTGCGGCAAGCTGTTCGTCGGTAATATCGGGAGCGGCTTCAAAGATGGAATCCAGTGCGCAGGCGATCACGTCAATGTTTTCGCCTACGATTCCATCTGGGCCCGGTGGTAGGCCCAGCTTTACTTTTTCGATTTCTTCGCGGAGTTCCAAGACTTCGCCATCCATATGATTGACGATATCGTCTTGGCTGCGACCGTTTCTAACTTGCTTGTTGAAGTGGCGGACGACCGAGGTTATCGATTGTAATATCGGATCCATCTGCATAGTACACCATCCAATGTTTAAGTTTGGGACCAGTTTGCTCCATATAGCTGAGCTTTTTTATTTGGTCAACCAGCTTCTTTTCATTGGCTGCTCTAAGCGCGTTCCACGTCGTCGGTAGTTTCTGTAGACGCTCACCCAATGCGGCTAACTCATTTAGAGCATCTGTGTACTCGGGTGTTGTTGGAAGCATTACTGGCGCTGTTATGGCCCGGTATGAATGTAACAGTGGGAGTTTTAACTGAAGAAACTCGATTGCTTCCAACCGAGTTTCAAAAGGCTTTTGTCTAACAATTTTCAAGGTAGCCGGTGATAGCCGCGTTTCCGCGTAAAGTGTTGATGGAAATTCAGCCTTATATAGTTTGTAATGGAACACTCTTGCACTCACAATTATGGTATTTCAACGTCAATTGTAACTGAAGTACCATAAAAGTCAATTAGCTACAAGTGTTTAGTTGATTTCCGTACGGTGAGCCTTAATGTAATCGAAAAGTGTCTGCGCCGTTGACTTCATATTCTTCATGCAAGCTTCCATACGTTCCTTAACTTCAGTGCGTTCTTCATAGAAGTCATCATGTAGGGAAAGGAACTTTTTAGAAGCCACAGGATTACCATTCTTATCCTGCGTTGTTGTAATGCGATTCAACTGCCAAACAACTTGCCCCAGTGCGCTTTGGATTGAATTCAAGTTGCACGATTCCGTGTAGTGGACATCAAACTCCGCATACAATCTTTCAATTTCCTTGACGTCCAAGTCGCGGTACATTTCGATAAGTCGGCAGCCATTCTTGCTTACGTTTTCGTGATTCAAACGAAACCACATGGCATCAGCGGGCGTTTCAACTGTGATGATATGCCCACACATATGCGTGTAAAGGTAACCATTGGGAGGCGCCAAATTGATGCGTGATTCAACGTCCCAAATAGACTTTTGAAAGGCAGTGTTTCCAAAACCCGTAACAGTCCAGCGTGACTTGATTGAGCCACGGATTGTATCAAGCTCAAGCTGATTATGTGTGGAAGCACGATCAATACGACGACGGGCTCCATAATAGCTACGTGGGGCCAAATGCTTGTCTGGGTAATGAAAAACTAGATGGTACATAACGACTTCCTCTTTCTATGCCTATGTTCTGCACGGGCGGATAATCAGAAGTCAATAAATAAGGAAAACTTTTAATTAAATTGAGGAACCTATGGCTAACCATACTGAACAGATGCGCTTGTTTATGGCGCTCACAGAAGCCGACTATACGGGCCCGGTTGACCATCCAGAGGTTAGCTATTCCCACAACGAAACAAAGGGCGAGATCACAAAGGTTATCGCCAATCTCAAAGGCAATTATTCGGGCAAGTTTACCAAGCTTGGACGCACGCTGAATCGCATCAGCTGGCTCTCGGAAAAGCTTGATCAGCTAACAGCACAAGCAAAGCAGGAAACACGCGAGCACATCGCTGAACTATTCCACGCTGAGGATGCAGTGCGTACCCGTGTTATCGACACTGTAAGCTTTACGCTGACAATGACGAAGGATCCTACGCCTTCCAAGACTGTAAAGTATGCAAAGGTTCTCGAAGAGCTTGAAGAGCATTTGACGCCAGACCTACTAGCGATCATGAATGCGCTTGTGGAAAAGCACTCCAGCATTACAACAAAGGCTCCTGCGTTGATCAAACGCGCTGACAAAGCAGTTGCTGAAGAAGGCATTGATATGGATCTCAACGAGGGCGTTTGGGATGGTATCAAGGCATTTGTTGCCAAGTTCTCTGCCAAGATCATGAGCTGGACAAAGTCCTACGATGCAAAGCTAGACAAGCTCAAGGCAATGGCTCAAACAAACGAGTCCATGTATGAGATTCCAGAAGCTGTAGTTGAAGGTTCTAGCGATGGCGATCAGCTTGTTGATCGTTTGGTAACCGCTTGTGTTAGCTTTGGTTCCAAGGCCGCCGGTAACCCAGCAAACCTATCAAGCCTACAAAAGGAAGTTCTCACCTTGGCCAATGAAGTCAAAGCGAGAATCAAGTAATCAAGGAAATGGGGCTGGAGTAATTTCCAGCCCCAGCCATGTCAGCGGATACGAACCACGCTTGTAACAACAGTTGCGCCCAAACGGCCGCCAGTGCGCTGGTAAATGACCCAACCATCCTTGTTTGGATCAGTGCGCGATACTGCCATAACAGCGGTTGCACCCATGTTAACCGCACCATGTTGGGTTACGTTGACCATGCCTGCAACGCCGGTGATTTCGCGAGAAGCATCCGAAGTAACACGACCAAACGTGTCGAACGGAATAAGCGACTTTTCACCAAGCTGGCTGTTGTAGGGGTAATCCTTCACGCTTATCGAGCTTGCGCGAATACCCAGGTTTTCCAGTTCCGATTGCAGCTGAGTTGGAAGGTCTTCCCAATCAACATCATCTTCGCCGAACAAATCGCAGCCGCGGAACGTACCTTGGTCGCGCTCCTGCTGTGCCTTGAAGTCATTCTCACGACGAGTTTGATCCATCGCATTGGCTTCTGCTGCGGCCTGTGCATCACGAGCAGCATTTGCCGCATCGCTGAGACTTGCGCGATCAACCGGCGGAGCGTGAACACGATCTTCCTTGTTGCCGCGGATACCCAAGTGATCAGCGGAACCATCGCCGGCTAGAATCGCTGCAAAGTCCTCGGGGCTAAACGTTTTGCGACCAGCAAGCTTTTCAGCCTTCTTCGCTTCAAACGCTTCTTCCTTGGCCTTCTTCAAGTTTTCGTCAACTGGGCCACCCGTCTTGACGGCCGTAATCTTCGAAATGTCCAGCGAACCATCAGCACGGATGATGCCATCGGTGTCAGTAATGCTGAGCTTGCCGTTTGGCGAAGCTTCACCTGGCTTGCCCATACGTTCAGGAGTTGCTGTGGGATCCGCAGGAGGCGACGAGAAGGAATCATCCGACATCGTGCCGGCTTCCTTGGCCTTGCGCATCATTTCCTTCATTTCGCGATCCTGTTCCTTCTCCTCTTCGGAGCGGCGGTCCCAAGGATCATTTTCTTCAAGACCATGCAGTTCTGCCAGGGTCTTTTCACGAGGACCTTTGTATTCAACGCCGGCGTCTTCAGCTGCCTTTTCCGCAGCATTGCGAGCAGCCTTTTCAGCGTTTTCATCACGGAGAGTTTTTTCAAACAACATGTCGGATTGCTTGTCGCGGGCCTGGACGCCGTTTTCAAGAACCTTGATGTTCCACTCAGTCATGAATGTTTCGCGCTGGGCTTCATCATCGTGATAGAAAACGTGAATGGGCTTTTTGAAACCCTTGTACAAGTCTTCAACTAGGTGTTGGAGCACCTTGCTCGTGTACATTTCGTTGAAGTTGCGCTTGTCGATTGCCTGTCCGCGTACGACGTCTAGGAATGACATATATTCCTCGATCGTGCTTGCGGAAGTCACCAGGGTCGCCACCCGGTTATCGACCACTTCCTTATGACCGTAAAGCATGAGTTCTCCTTGTAGCTTTGCGCCTACACTAGCAGGAGTAACCTGTGTGTCAAGCTTTTGTTTCAAAAAGGAGTTTGAAGAAGTTTTCGGAATTCTGCAAATTCTGTACCATCAAATAGTTGATGCGGCCGGTTTGCATTTGGTACTCCAGTTGTGTGCTGGGTGCGCCCACAGTTATCACACGTTGGTGTCGTGGTATAGAAAACACATCCATATGGTCTACTTGAAACGCAGGCTGGCCATACGGCTTTTCTGAGAACCAGCAACGCAAGCTTAGATCTTGACTTTGCTCGCGCGTGTGGAGCATTTTAAAATCAATAGCTTGCCCTGGTTCGATTTGAAATTCAAAGCAGTAGGTGCGGCCATTTGCGATTTGGTACATATCATCCCAATCGCGTTGTTCTTCAGTGATAATGGAAACTTCTTCAGGTAGGATCAAAATATCGGCTCCAGTGGCGGGTCTTGGTTTCTTGTATAGTTATAAAACTGCTCACTTATTTCCAAACTATATAATTGATGTTTCACAACCTTTAACCGTTGTTTTAACTCATCTACCGTGTAGAATGGAACCCAATTTGGATCCTCTGCTTTCCGAATGGGATGGTTAACTGAAGCACGCTCAATGGCTGCTTCAAGTTGCTTGCGCCTTCTCCGGAAAAATGCGATATCGTGATTCATACTTTGTTTATTGGCGATCCCTGAGGGACTCGAACCCCCGACCTAGTGATTAGAAGTCACTTGCTCTATCCAGCTGAGCTAAGGGACCAAAGCTTACCTAATGTCGTTTTCCTTTTGCGGTGCGCCAAGCCGCTTTTTAAACTCGTCAAGTCGTTCAGGTGCGCGTTTCCGAATTACTTCTTCAAGCACCTTGGTTGAGTTTTCCTGATATGCGGCACGAGCTGCAATTCTCGTTCGCTCCAAATCCCATTTCAAATAGGATTCGTAAGCATTGCTGGAGGACCACATTCCCACAACAGCCAAAACAATAACGATTTTTTGCTTGCGAGTAAGCCGGTTGGTGTCTTCCATCATTTCAGGAACATCTCCACATACTCGGCGGTCTTATCGTGAAGGTATTGGAAACCATAAGGTTCCGCTTCAAGCCCATCGAGTAACTCAGGATCCAAATCATTGGCAATAGTGGGATCAGCCCAAGCAAGTGCCATAGCAATTGCCGCAACCGTGTCCACATCACCACCAAAGCGAATCGCGTTCTTCAACACTTCGCTTGCGCTGGTAGAATCACGCCAAGCCGTAATAGCGTTTCGCGTACAAGGTTCAGCATCAACACTGGCCCATTCGCGCCGGTCATGAGTCCAGTCAACTTGTGGACTGCCCAAGTTGAAATTGACAAACTCTCCAAGCTTTTCGCGTGGACCCTTGCGATGAACCAAATAATGGAAAGCCAGCGCAACTGCACGAGCACATTCAATGGCAATAGGCGTATTGTGGGTAATTGCGGCTTGTTCAGCAGTTAAGCGAAGCACCGTGCTAACGTCCGAATACGCACCAAGTACCGCGCTACGCATGGGCGCGCCGCTTCGAACAGAATGCGGCACAATCGATAGCAATAAGTCTTCACCATTTTCTGTACTGTCAAGCAGCTTTGCAAAGCCTGATGAATAACCTGGGCGTGGATCACGCTTATAGGTTTCATGAAAGAAGTCCGCCCACTTGATTGGCTTGCGTGGGATTCGTCCCCCGCTAAGCATTGCGCGAACCACCGCAATGCTCATTTGCGCGTCGTCGGTGTATCGGCCATTACCCAAAGGAAGCTGTGGATGCTTGCCGTAGGTTTTACCGTCGTTGGGACCTTGATCCTTGGGCTCTACAAATTCTCGTGAAGCCCCATAGGCGTCACCAACGGCGATATAAATCAGCGGCATCTTACACCTTCTTTAACTCGTACTGGTTTTTAGCCGCAATGGCCAAACCAAACCCATGCTCACGAAACAATCCACCTTCTTGCGGATTATATGCGAAATCTTCGATACGCGCATATGTATAAATGAAGTCACCAATTTCGATAAAGTCGGTTTCACCCTTATATCGGAACGTGAGCTTGCCATCGTAGATACCAAGGGGAAAGTCTTCTTCATCGCCATTGCCGAGAATTTGCTTAACGCTGTAGAAGTTGGAACCAGTCCAAATAACACCTACAACCTTGCCATCCATATAATTGTATTCGGCCAGCGAGTGACCCTGCTGACCAAATGATGAGCTCGTATATGTAAAGGTGTTCATTCTTCGCCTCGGCGCTTGCGTTGAAGCTCCGCAATAGCAGCCTGGCACTCCTTGTTCAAGCCCTTCGTGAGACCCGCTTTTACAGCAAGATCAGCAAGATGACAAAGCACCCGAAGATCATCATCCACAAACGTGGCGTTGATGCCGATAATTTCCTTTGCCCACTTACGGGTAAATTCGGCCACCGCGTTGTCCGCGTCAGCCGAGAAACTTGCTACACGCCACTTATCGCGCCAAGTTTCAACTTCAGTCTCGTTGGCATTACGCTCTGCAAGCAAAGCTATTGCAATTGGTGTTGGATCCACATCCGGTCCAATTGCCGTTGCAACATCAATAGCTTTTCGGTAGATATCGTCGGGAAACATTAGCCAATCGCCGTTTTAGCTGCCAACACATGGTCCATTGTGCGAAAGCCCAAGGTCAATGGAATCAACGCTTGAACTTGCCAATGACAGTCATCCAGCGAGGGCTGACAGTTCTCATTGTGATGAAACTGTACTTCTTCTTTCCAAATGGTAATGCCCGGTCCGATAACCGAAACAAGGTCAAAGACCACTTGACGATACTCAGACCATGACATGACATGAGCTGCTGACTCACTGTATGTGGGTGATTCAAACACCAAAGTATGTGTGAAAGGAATCACACTTTTGAAGATTTCCGGACCTTCAACCGTCAAGCGTTCTTTGTACACGAATCCCATCTTATGCCGAAAGCTTTGCTAACATCAGTTGCCGCATTAGATCATCAGTAAGGATGGTAATCAACCTATTGTCTTTAACAGGCTTCTCCGCTACACGCTCATTTGATTTCAAAGGAACGTTTTTGCAGAATACCTGCCCATCCTTTTCTATTCTAGTCACAGTCCCAAAATAGATACCCGCTGCCCCACTGCCATCGAATTGATACAATATATACGTGCAAAAGTCACCCACTTTTATTTCGCGCTCAAGGCGGTCAAACGCAGGTTTTTGTGCAAAACGCTTGGCACGGTCGCGATCGTACTTCCAAACAGTTTCACCTGTATATTTGGGAAGATATTCAACCGAGTACTCATATGTGGAAAATCTTGGACGATTGCTTCGCTTGTCCCATTGTAGATCCGTATAAAGGGTACGGATTTGTGCAAGTTGCTGAACCGCAGCATCTTGTTCCGCAGGAGTATGAGCAACTCGTCCCATTGGTGCGCTCCAGGAGTGGCGAAAGTTGGGACGATTTACTAGCTTTGCAATGGATCCAAAACGTGGGTCGCATGGATCAACAAAGCGAACATAGATTGTACCTGGATTATACCCATAATAGATGCGACCAAAAGCTTCCCACTCTTTGTCGCTGGCTTCGTTAAGCCATGGGAATGATTTACCAAAGCTGCTCTTTGCTACGCTAAACAGGGCAAGACCGCCCATTGGATCTAGGGTATCATCAAAAACTTTGGTGGCGTCTTTTGTTGTGAGAGTCACCTGAATACTCCTGAATAACTAAAATTTATCCTATTCTAGTTTTCAGGAGTTCTGGTGTCAATTTATATTGCTCAAGCGCAAATTTGAGGAGAAAGCAAGCGGTTAGTTCCTCTGTTGCAAAGGTAAAACCCTCTGCATAGGAGCCCCAAACAAAGGCACCATCTTTGTCGTACTGGCTGCCAAAAAACTCACGTATCCAATCGCCCATTGCCCATCTATCAGACGTTATTGATCCCAAAGGGATTTGTGGATCAAATTCACCATCGATAAAATGAATATCATCAACACAACAACGGACTTTGAAGAGGTAATCCCAATCCTCGACTTCAAAGTTCCAAAGGAGTTTCATGAGTGGTTGAAACGCATGTAAATTTCAATCATGCGAGCTTTATCACGGAAAAAGAAATCAATAAGATTTCCATCATCCGTATATAAATGAGTTTTGTGGTCCCACTCTCTGCTTGATCCACTTGGACCTAGAAGATTGGCAATCGTATAACGAAGAGAGTGGCCATGATGAAAGGCGACCCTAAATCCATACTTTAGCGTTGGATGCTGTATCTCACTCAGCAGCTGGAAATTCATTGTAGAGCTTTTCCATAAGTACTCGTGCTCCATTCGGCCTATTGCTTGTGTGATCACCCGTAGCAAGTTGCAGGCGTCGACGGGCGTCAACAGCGGCGTGGCGCATAAATTGCTCTCGGATGGTGCGATTGGCGAAGAAGAAGTATCCTCGGGCTTGGTACCATGTTGCTGCATGTGGCTTCTCGTCTGCTTTCTTTCCTAGAAAAGCATAGCACCAAGCTTCATAGTTCTTCAACTCTTCTGAGCGCGTGGCCTGAACAATGTAGGGCAAATCCGCGGGAACGTCATAACGTTGGATTGCCAGAAATTCAGACATTGTTCGCCTCCATCGCTTTGTGGACATGCTCGATAAGTTCAAGCTGCGAAAGCAGCATATGCTTGATGTTTTCGTAAGCCAGCGTGTGGTGAGGGAAGTTTCTCTTCGCCTTTTTGAGCATTGGGAGAAACAGCTCAAGTACCTCACGAACGTATTCGGCTTGTTTGGCCAGCGTAAAAACGCCTACCATCGTTTGCAAGTTATGTATCCGATCACAAAGTTTTGCAAGGGATCCATACTCATCGGAAGCGAGATTTTCAAAAACAGTTTCTTCAACCTTTTTGACGCCGCGGAAGACCTTGGTCATGTTTTCAACGGAGAATCCAACCTTGTGGCCGAACTCGCGATCGTAAAACCAACCTACAAGCTCCTCGTGTGCGATATCGTAGTCCTCGCGTACATCGTGCAGTAGGATAATGCAAATGAGACGCTGCATGTCCTTGATGCCCGGAAGGGTCATCGCAAACAGCGCGATTTCAATTTGGTGGATTGCTTCGGGATCGCCGCCCTTGCGCTTGCCTTTGTGGTAAGCCAAGCACTTTTCAAGCGCGACTAGTGCTTCCGTATAACCGGCACCGATAAGCTGAGAACGGAGAATAAGTACCTTTTTCTTAAGCTTGTCCATGTGCGGCTCCTTTGTTATGCGTTTAGAATAGCATAACCAGGAACCGTGTCAACTTCAGAAAGCCAATTTTAGGATCATAATTGTCTTGGGGTCTTTGGCTTGAACCATAAGCACACCAAAACTTAGAATCTCATCGTTTACGTAGGATCCAACAAAGAAGTCTTTGCCCTCTTTTAGCTCAGCGCGGGAAAGGATTTCACGAGCATGAAGCTCAGCATTTTGATTCGCTTCCCTTGATTCTTCAGTTAGAAACACCGTTAAATGCCCGGGATGGACATAAAAGCGTTCATCCACCACAAGCTCGGCTTGGCACGTATAGATGGGATGATTTATTTCACGGTGAATAAAATCAAATTGCAACTCATCGAACTTATAGGTGTCGATGTATTCGGCCAAACTTACCGCTTTGCGTTTTTGGAAATAATCCTTAACTTTTTGGGTTATGCGGATCATCGACGGCGCTTGTAACCCACACGCAGGGCATCACGGCCGGCGCTGGCATTATATGCGGCAACGTATTCTCGAACACTTTGGTTGCGAGCTTCAACTTCCTCGGCCGCATTGCCTGTGCCGCGAATGGGCGCTATGAGATTTGTGCGAGCAGTGCGGTTTAAGCTGTAAACTTTTAGAGCGTGGGTAACAGCGTAGAACGCATTGGTGGAGCTTGCAAACCCATCCACCTTAACAGTGCCGGATCCGTCAGTAATTCGGGCGGACCAAGTTCCATCCTCTTGAGCAGTGACCATACCAATGGTCTTGCGCTTGTAGTCGATGTTGAACATACGAGCGTTAAACGGCTTGAGAATGTAATTGGACATTTGCGATCTCCTGTTGTTGTCCCAAATTTAGCAGGATTCAGGAATATGTCAACCGAATCAGAGCTGCATCCGTCTTATCTCGCAGATAAAGGATGTTTTGCTCTCTTTCGATATGCCATCGAAACGGATCAGAGGTTCCAAATTGTTCCCTGCAAAAGTCCACAATATGTAGAATAAACGCTCTGGCTGCGTTGTTGTTACGCCAGCGTTCTTCTGGAATGACGTTTCCCTTATCATCGACCAACTTGGCTTGATGGAAACCATACCAAGCACGATAACAATGTTGGCCACGCCAAGCCCAACGACCCCAAGAATTAATGTCGTCTCTGCTTTCAACCATAAGAGAGAACTTCCCCAGTTTTTGAAAATCCTCAAACGGGGGAAGCTTTGGGCTAAACGGCATTAGGCTGCCTTAACATCGGCAAGAGTTTCAGCATCCACCAGCTTGGAGTCGAGATCAATCGAGCATTGCAGCTTGATCATCATAGCTTGGGAGCGATTCTTGAATGCAAATGCCACAGTCCGATAATCGGACTTCATGATATAGTCGGACTTTGTGACCTTCTGCGACTTAAAGAAGTCCTTGAACTCCTTGATCTTTTCCGACGTTTCATCCGAATAAAGATCACGATTTGTGTCCTGGAACATAAGCAGGGTTGTGAAGTCCTTGCCCTTTTCTTCCATATCCTTGAACACGCTGCGAATTGAACTGCCGTACTTGAGGGTCAGCGGGCGCAAGCGGAAAGCATTGTCCAGGTAATCCTTGGCCTTAAATGTTTCCTTGACCACCTTTGTGGCTTTGTCGATGGTCTGAACTTCAAGATCGTCTGGAAATTCAACCGTCTTGCCGCCGGGTTCGAACACATAGTAGATATCGGACGTATCGATACCATCATAGTAACCGGAATGGCTGAGCAGGAACAATTTCGTATCCTGAGAGCGCTTTTTCTTCATTGCCTTGGTCAGCTTGTCCGAATAAAGAACGCCGCCAGTTTTGTCTGCTTGTTTGATTTCTTCCTTGGATTTATCGTCCCAAGAAGAGTAAGGGATTTTCACGATATAGCCGAGACTTGGGCTGTGGAAAACGTAGATAAGCTGCTCAACAGCTTCTTCAAGTTCCACGTTGCCCTGCAAGTCTTTGAGCGTAAAGATGCCCTTGCCGCGGCCTTCAATTTCCAGAGGAATGTAAACGCCGCCGTGCGAGTAATCAACTGGATGATATGTGCTGGACTTGTCTAGAATGTTGATCGTTTCACCAGCTTTGAAGTCGGTCATCTTCTTGACCGTTTGAACGTGTTCTCGATAGGGAGGACCGTTTGGCAAATCACGCCAAACGTATTTGGCTGCAAGATGGTTTTCTGCGGAAAAGTCCTTGGTAACTTTCCACTTGCTACCTTTTGCCATTTGCTGGCGAATCGTTAAAGACATTCGATCACTCCACTAGTTGCTCAAAGAAAACTACGAACTTGTCGCTTGTGTAGTGGGTGTCAAACATTTCGGATTCTTCACCCAGCCCTTTTTTATAACAGGCGACCGTTCCGTCGTCAAGGAACGTTATGTCTGCATAATTGTACCGAGAGTTTTCGTGGAATTCAAATAGCGCATTGCCTTCATCAGTAACACCAATGAGAAACGGCTTTGCAATGTAATGGGATTCAATTACCTCACGAGCCATATCAAAGGTCTTTTGAATTGGCTCCTTCTCATTTTCACCACCATGATCCTCACCAAGATTGCGAACAATATCAAGGCGCTCGAGAAGCTGAGTTTTGATTGAATTCATATGGGTTCCCTCGTGTTGAACGAGAAAGAGCGGGCTGTCAGGCCCGCCCAATCCCGCAAGTCACATCGTTACAATGTGATTGTTGGCGTCACACCAACACAAACAAATTAACGTGAGGTTTTGCCATTGCAAGGCACTTTTTAAGAAAAACACGGGACGCCTGGACTCGAACCAGGAAGGGGACCATCCTCATAAGCCCACGCTACTCCTTTTGATCCAGTAGCCGATGGTCCAGCTATCCTTCACTACTCGTTTCACGACTACTCGCCCATAAAAGAGACCAGGAGTAACCTCAACTGGCCAAACTTTGAAACTTTAAATGAAGTTTGCTACCAGAAAAGGACTCGAACCCTATTCCCTAGCTGCATTGAAATCTCAGATCAGCGTGCTGAAGACCGTCCTTGATTCATCAATACACCATCATTGGGACCACCCCATGCGTACTGATAGCAAACCACATTTAAAGTTTAAGAGCTGCTTAGCTACTACTTTCACCCGACACCGTGAATGCTTAGGCGATTTCTTTGCCAAGCAGCTCATATTCCGAATGTAATGCCAGTTAGAAGAAAGTCAACCGAGTTTTCGCATAACAATGGCAATTAATTCTCTTGGCGTTCCTGGAAATGTTCCTACGGCCATTTGACTTGCGTAGTGGAAAAACTTGCGGCCACGGATTTCTTTCTTCCGTGGTGGATTCTTCTGATAGTTGGTAAAGTTATCACCCTGCATCATCTCCGTACGTAGGTGATGATGATCCCATCGGTATCTCGGAAATACCCGTAAAAGGTGGACTTCACTTGGATCATATTGTCGTTTTCCGCTGCTTCGCTTTCGCAATGCAGGATCACCTGGAGGAGTAAAATTACCATAACGCGGGATATAACTCATTCGGGTAACTCAAATATTTGTTCGCCACTGAGGATTTTATCCTCAAGTAGGGTCCATATCTTGGACAACTGGCTTTGTTCCTCAGTATCGGCTTCAGCAGCCTTTTTTGCAAGCTCTTCCATTTTCAGCCTAAGTTCACGGATCGTGATAGGCATTTTGTCATCCATCTCCGTCTCCTCAGGTAGGTTATGCGGGAACTGATCCCGCATATTATTGTGCCAGCTTATGAAATGCGCAAGACGCTTAGTAGAAAACTTCACCGCCGTCGTTGCTGCCCTTTTCACCCTTTACAGCAAAGCGAACATCGCTCTGTGCGAGGCCGCAGCCGTAGTGGAGACCGTTGACCTTTCCAACACCAATGCGCTGGATGATATCACCGGCGCGGTTGAGGGCGCGGCGGATCTGACGGCGGCGGGACTGCATGTTCTTGCGCTTGCTCATTTCCGATCTCCTTTGTTATTCCCAAACTAACATAGGAATAGGAAGTGTCAACCTGTTTTTATCTGAATAGTGGACGAATATTAGAATCGCGATCATAAACCAAATGGATGCCCTTGGTCTTGGGTACCGCAGGAAGTGTTGGTTCACTAAGCTCGTCAAACTTCAAAAAGAGTTCGTTGATTTCTTCCTTATCCGCGGGGTTTAGGTGTCCCGCGTTGAGAAGAGAATCCAAAGCCAATGCAATTAGGTCGCATTGTTTACCAGTAAGTTCCACGTGTATATCCGCCATTTTCTTGCCTTTGTGTGGGAATTGCTTCCCACACTGCATGATACTCAACCCAGGTGTCAATATTAACCAGTCCAACCTGCCGGTGGCTTACACCCCACACCGGGGAAAGGATTAGGCCGCACACTAAGCGAGTCTCGGCGCTCTACGATAATACCTCTGCGCTCAAGATTCTTGCGCGTATCATAGTACAAGACAATCTGCGACTTTTTTTCACCCTTGTCAAATGTAGTGGCAGTTGTATTGAAATTGGTGCTTGCGCCCCAACCTACGCCAAGTTGCTCAGGCTGTTCAGTTTGGGCAGTACCAAAATACGCATCCATTGTTGCCATGGGATCATAGGAATCCGACAAAGTTGACTTTGCATTGGAATCCGCAATGCCCATTGACACGCTTGTTCCTACCATATTGTAAGTGGCAGAATCCGCAGTATTGTTGGACCAAGTGATTGGACTCGATGGCATCCAAGGATCGTAACGACGAACATAAGTGTCGCGATACAAAGGCAAAATTGTTGTCGTGTGGATTACCTGCGGCTGCTTTACCGCCTCAGCAAACACCATTACGCCAATAACACCGGTGTTGGTTGTGGTAGCATCAATGCCGCGTGCGTAGGACGAATCACGATCCTTAAACACGAATTCAGCAGCCTTGGCCGAGTCTACCATCCATCCTGGGATTTCAACTTTGCCATAAGCGGGTACAACCAGACCTGGGCTGTCCGGACCTGCTGGATTACCATCCAACGTGCTAATGCCATCAACCGAGGGTACCACAAGCACTTTACCGCTGGAACGATTTGAAAACATCAGCTTGAACGATGAACCCTTGCGACCCTCGATAAAAGTATCGCCTTGATGTGGATATTCGTAAACGGGCTTGCCGTTTACGATAACCTCAAGAGAAAATTCCTTATCCTGCATTACTTGGACTCCTCACCAAAGAAGTTGTGGTCTGTTAGGCCACTCTTGGAATCCGCTGCGCCCACGCTTCGCGCACTACGATAAGCAGTGGTTGCCATGCTGAGATTTGCCATTGTGCCGCTCATGTCCGCAGTGGAATAGCTCATTGTTTGACCCTTGGAAAGACCAAATGTGGAGCCAACTTTCCATGCGTCTTGATTTGCGCCCAAGTAGACAAAAGTCCAACCCTTGGCTTGACGCTCTTCAACCAGCTTCTTAACGGAAGCCGCATTGTATTCGCGGGAGCAATTTTCCTCACCATCGGTCATGATAACAACGAGAACGTTTTCAGCATCTGTTACAGTGCGATCCAAATGCGCAATGGTTTCGCCAATCGCATCATAAAGATTTGTACCACCGTTTGGTGTATAAGTGTTGCGGGAAAGTTGTGGAACTGCTTGAATGTCGGTACGATCGAATACGGTACGAACACTACGCCCACGTGATGGATCGTTGTCAGCGGAACGGCGGTACAAGCGAACACCACCGGTGTCGGAGAATTTAGTCAAGCTTACGAGGGTTTTGAGACCATCGTTTACAGTTTTTTGGGAGCCCACATATTCGTTAAAGCTACTGATTGTGGAGTCAGTAATCCAATTCATACTGCCGGTTTCGTCTAGGACGAAATGGATGAGAGTTGCAGTTTTAGTTGTGGAAGTCACAGGTGCGACTTCAAACGCATTTACGATAGCCATAATGTTTCCTTTCAGGACTTAAACTGCCAGCAACCGCGCTGGACTTATCTGCCTATGGGTTAACAACCCAGTTTATTTATGCCTGAGGAAATCACATATGGAAATAGGCGGAAAATATTTTCCGCCTATTGTTAAATGCGTATCGGGCCTGGCATTATGCCTCTTCCTTGACCACGCGGAAATGTTCGAACTGATACTGCTGAGCAAGCTTGCGCGTGTCGTCGACCTTCTGGCGAACCAGTTCCAGCGGACCCGTGTAAACGATTGCGCGGCCGTGATTGTGAATAGCCCTCATGAGCTCAACGGCTTCATCTTCAGTCTTTTCGAAGATCGAGATGAGAACCTGGACGACAAAATCCATTGGGGTGTAGTCGTCGTTCATCATGACTGCTTTCCACTGGCGCGGAAGCTTGATCTTTGCCTTGGTCTTAACTGCGGTTGCTGTATCGCTCATTGGTTTCCCTTTTGAATAACGTTGTTGCAACTTAGCTTAGGAAACTCTAACTGTCAAGCACTAGGTAAAGACCAATGAGCGTTGCAACGGGCTTCATAGGATTCCTGTGCACCAAGCTCAACAGAGCCAGTATTTGCGTCAGCGTGTTTCTTAAATGTCTTTGAAGCAGGGCGTCCACAAACCGTACAATGCGCTGTTAGCTTTTGTGCGTCGTTGGCCATGGCTAGAAACTTTGCGGTGAGTTCAAAGGGATCACCTTTCCAGTCCATATCCAAGCCCGCTACAACTACTTCGATGCCTTGGGCCAAGAGCGTTTTAACCCAAGCAACCACATCACCTTCGAAATACGGTGCAGAGTAGAACTGGATTTCATCTAGGAACACTATATCGTTGGGAGCGAACTGTGTATCAGGAATCGAGCTAATGCTTATCGCTGGGGCTCTGAGACCATCGTGGGACACAATCTCCTGGTCTGAATATCGATCATCAAATGCGATTTTGAAAACGTGGACGTTTCGGTTTTCACCGTTCTTTGCCCATAGGATTCGCTTTAGAGTTGCCGTTGATTTGCCCCCAAACATGGGGCCAGCGATAGCAGTAAGGCTACCATAGTTAGACATTAAAACACCTTAAGGAAAAGGGGAGGATTGCTCCTCCCCCGACTAATTAGCCGATCTCAATGATCCGTGGCTTCAACGCTTCGGGCAGCTCACGCTTGAGATTGACCACAAGCAGGCCGTCCTTGAGTGAAACGTCTGTTACCACAACATAGTCCATCAGCTTGAACGAACGCTTGAAATCGCGCTTCGCAATACCCTGATGGATCATTACTGGGTACTTGTCGGCATCAACTTCGTTCTCATCCTTTTCAGGAGTTTCCTGGTAGCCACCGGTAACATGAAGGTAACCATTGTCGATGGAGACTTCAATCTCTTCACGAGCAAAGCCAGCGACAGCCAACGTGATACGATAGGCGTCCGCGCTGAGAGCTTCAATGTTGTAGGGTGGATAGTTTGGAGATGTCTTTGTTAGAACGTCATCAAAGTAACGCTCAGCACCAATAGCAGTGCGGGTAAAGAGGTTCTGAATGTCAGAGGAAGTGATGGTACGAAAAGTAGTCATGTTGTTTCTCCTATTAAGCGAGACTATGTTTGGAACCCATCATTGGCGTTCCACGAGAGTTAAACTCCTGCTTAACTCTCGTTTCTATTTATGCCTCAGATCATGCAATGCTTTCAAAAAAATCAGTTATATCTGATTCACACTTTTCTCTTTCCATCTCGTTTCGATATGTAAGATGTTGTAGGAACTTGGAATAAGGGTAATTCTTTGAGAAATTTACACGCCCATCTTCTTGCTCAAGCCAGTCGCATACCTTTTCATAATTTTCTTTAGATTCAAATATGAAACTTGGAGGGCGACGAGTTTCATTCCACAATGGTTGCTTCCAAAGCTGTTTGAAAAAATCAATATCGTGACCCTGAGTAAACGTCTTGTGTATCTTTTTATGCTGGTAACTAAGAAGTGGAATAGTTGTCATCAACTCAAACAGATCAGAATCGGCAACATATTTTGTTCTCAAAATAGTCGAAGGTTCGTAAAACTGGTTTTTAAAGCAGCTTTGACCGAGATAATTCAAAATGTGATGCAGATCGCAATCAATATCGTAAATGTTACGATATTCATCTTTAGTAATAAGTGGCTTACCCGAATAAGCACAAAGAAGTGGATTCGTATCATAGGCTCTGCCCAGGTAGAACAGCTTTAAATACTTTTCAATATTATCAAGTTGCCTTTTTTGTCTGGATCGTTGCTTTGCAAGATTCAAACTTCTTGCAGTTCCTTTAAATGTTAGATAGTCACCCTTCAAAGCAACTTGAAAATCACTCCAGAAATGGAAACATCCACCAAGGCTGTTAGCTTCTTGACGAAGAATTACTTTTCCAAAATCCAAATACTTATTCGGCCTATATGGAACGCGGAGTGCTTGCTCGATGTGCCCAAAAAGGTTAGAATCCCAAGACGAACAGAATTTCACAACCTCATCCCAGGGCTCAATATCCACATATGATTTTGGAACTTTGCCGCCAACAGAGATCCTTTTGAATCCATGGTTACGGCATAGTTCATTAATTTGAAATTGAGACAGATTTGCCTTTTCAGGTACACGAAAAGTAAACTCACGTGTTTCGGATTTAAAATTCACAAAAGGAATCGTGACTGTAGAAAAACTAAAATCGGACATTGCCTGTCTCTTCTTTATTGTTGTGTTTGGTCTCTGCCAAACTTCATGCTCCTGTTTAACAATTCAGGAACACCAACTTCAATAAAGAAAAGACAATTTTATCTAAATTTTAGGAATTCTTTGCTTCCTGATAGCTCATTTCATCAATGATTTCAATTTCAGCAGTGGTTTCAATCCAAGCGCGTGCGCCGCAGCTCAGCTGCTCGCCCGAATATACCATGCGGGATGGTCCCAGGATATTCACTTCACGGCCATAACGGGTTTTGCCGCCGACCTTGATCGTGTAGACGGGACGATTGCCACCATCTTTGGCGTTAGCCGAAATATGGGCGCGGTTAACATGAATGATCTTCTTGAGTAGCTTTGTCATGGAAATGGTCTCCTTTTGGGAGACCATACTAGGATAAATGCCTAAAATTCAATATTATTGGATCAACAGCAGGAATTCCGGGGGAATTGGTTGATTCATTTGATCATGACGAGAATAATTGATAAGAGCTGCCAGTACGATTGCCGCAACAAGAAACGCAACACACATATCACGAAACATTTTAATCAGGGATTGGAGCATTAGGATCAAAAATTCCAAGTTCGGTAGCTTCGGCTATGGAAATAATCACAGTCGTAAGCTTGCCAGTTTCATCATCCTGAATATAAACCCTGCCACCCTGAAATTCAACAAATCCCATATATTCGCTGAACATATCCAGGAATGCTTCCTGGTTTGTGTACTTAGATGGTCTTTCCATTGTTAAGCTCCTCTTGAAGGTCTACGATGCCCTGCTTTATATTGGCACGAGCACGATCATCACGTTCGGGTACGGTCCAATAGATTCTATCGTAGGTGAGAACCTTTTGATACCAAGCTATCCTTCCTCTGAGGACTTCTTCCCGCGTGTACTTGCTAGTGTACTCTTCAATAACGCGCCGTGCGTTGTGCGCAAATACGCCATAAGGCGCGGACAACTCTAGGATATCCGCATCGAGGAAGATCTTTGCCTCTATAGGAAGTGCTTCATTGGAGGCCATCCAGTGGTTTGCGCTCGAAACAATAGTCGCACTAACATGATCGACTTCATCTGCTACCAGAGTGCTTGCGGCTTCGCTATCCCGCCATATCTGAGCACTCTTGGTTTCGTTGCTGGTATCACCGATTTGATAGTATGCGTCATGATAGCTACTAACACGTTGAAAGTACCAAACCGGAATTGATCTAGCTCTTCCGTAGATTCCAGACTTTTCAGCCAAGTAGATGCAATAATCGTAGACATGGCCGGGATGGTCAATATCGTGGTATTGCCGATGGGGCTCCGTGTAGAGGATGTTGAGCAAGCGTTGGTCCATCGGAGGGAAATTGTGCCAGGGTAACATTGCGCCGCCTATGAAAAAGCCCGCAAAGAGCGGGCTGTGTGGTAGCGGGGGCAGGACTTGAACCTGCGTAGTTCCGGCTTGCAACCGGATGCCTGGTCATCTCGGCCACCCCGCTTTGTATTCGTTCTTTATAGCTGAGTTGGACTACCTTATCAATAAAAGAATTATGAGATCGCAAGTTTCATCAACAGCAAGTCATCCATACTGTCAAATGCAACATAAGTGATCCAATTCAATTCGGTTAGATAGGATTCACCCACAATTCTAAGCTTGTCAGCGTTTTCCGTAAAGTAGGTATCCGCAGTTAAATCATCCTCTTCTGATTGGGTTATCACACCCGCAACAATTGGATTGAGATGGAAAACACCTTTGTCTTCCATCCGTCGTTCTTCACGCCGTGCAGCCGAAGTAACATTGGTGTTGATGATGATTCTGGAAGCTTCCGAAGGAACCACGTATATGTGCATTAGAGGGCCAGTTTTAGGATCAAACGATCTTTATCATCGTTGATTAGGATTCTAACAATTTTCGATCCATAAAGGGCTAGAACTTTTGGGGCAGGAAAAACCTTATAGCCCAAGTCCAGAGCAACTCCGTGTACTCGTAGCGCCTCTTCCACAGTTGTGCAAGCTAAAATTAACTCTATGTGGTCGTCGTAGAATGTTTCGGTGACAATAACATAATCCATTCCTTATTTACGTGAATCCTAATTTATAGGATAAAACTTTTGTTTCTAAACCTAAGACAGGAACTAAATATGAGAAACTAAGGTTCCCTATAGGAGGAATATATGGCGAGCAATACATCCCGTCCAGAAGGTTTGCGTAAAATCGCAAGCACCGCAGGCGACAACAATCCTAACCGCGTAAGCCTTGTCGACTTCTTCAGCGCAGATCGTGGCGTTGCTACGTTTCGTGGTCTTGAAGCAGGCGAAGGCATTTCGTTTGATCTAGTAGATGCTGATGGTCGTGCCAATACTTCTGGCAAAATTATCCGCATCACAGGCACTGGTGGCGGTGGTTCCGGCGGCAATGGCGCCAAGTGGTTTTCCGGCGCTGGTATGCCTTCGGCTGGCTTGGGTGCAGACAACGACATGTACTTGGACAATGAGTCCGGTGATGTATTCTCGAAAGTTGTAGGCAACTGGCAGTTTAACCTAAACATCAAGGGCGCTGATGGCGCAACAGGTGCAACTGGCGCTACTGGTCCTGCAGGTGCTACTGGTCCTGCTGGTCCTGCTGGTGAAGCCGGTCCTGCTGGTGAAGTTGGTCCAATCGGTCCTGCAGGTGCTACTGGTCCTGCTGGTGAAGCCGGTCCTGCTGGCCCTGCTGGTGAAGTTGGCCCAATCGGTCCCGCAGGTGCTACTGGTCCTGCTGGTGAACAAGGCGAAGCCGGTCCTGCCGGTCCACAAGGCATTCAAGGCCCAGTTGGCGCTCAGGGTCCACGTGGTGGCGGTCTAACCGTTGACGAATACGGTGATCTTACTGAAGCAAAGCTTTCTTCCATTGCAGCGGCAAACCAGGATTGGGTATTCCTAGTAAACCCTGATGGCGACGATCGTGCAAACAAGACTGCACCGGCAAGCCTCAGCGGTGACATGGAACGTCACCTCCTAATGTACGATGCAACAGCTGGTGAGTGGAAGGACTATGGTCAGTTCACAGGCGTTGAAGGTCCAGCGGGTCCACAGGGACAGCAAGGTCCAGCAGGTGTACAAGGCCCACAGGGTACTGCTGGTGCTGCCGGCGCTACAGGTGCAACCGGCGCTACTGGTCCTCAGGGAGCTAAGGGCGATAAAGGTGACAAAGGCGATAAGGGCGATAAGGGCGATAAGGGCGATGCTGGCGCAACTGGCCCAGCTGGTGCTGCTGGTCCTCAAGGTCCACAGGGTACTGCTGGTGTTAACGGTGCAACATTTACACCAAACGAGCAAGGCAGCTTTACCGAAGCAAAAATCAGTCAAATTGTTGGTGCTAACAAAGACTGGAACTTCTACATTGCGGAAGGTAATGATGATCGCGCAGATAAATCAGTTCCAGCGGGTATTGCTGGTCTAAAAGACGGTCATATCGTTCACTTTGATGCGGCTACTGGTACCTGGTCAACTTATGGTAAGTTCCAAGGCGCAACCGGTGCTACTGGTCCTCAAGGCCCGCAAGGCCCGCAAGGCATAAAGGGTGATCTTGGGTCGGTTCCAAAAACTGTTCCAAAAACAATTGCCGTGGCCAACTATACTTTGACCCTAGCTGACGCAGAAAAATATCTGCGTGTTACCTCAAGCGCGGCCGGTAAAGCTATTACAGTTCCTAATAACACGTCTGTTGCATTCCCATTCGTTGATGGTGTTGAAACAACAACAATCTTGATTACAAATGAAGGCTCAACATCTTTGGCTATTACTCCTGCCGCTGGCGTAACTATCAATAAAAAAGCAATTCTATCCAACAGTATGAGCCAATGGGGATCAGTAATGCTGATCAAAACAGGCACAAACACTTGGACACTTACTGGTGACCTAGATCTAGCCTAAGGAGATAACAATGCTTAATGGATCTCCGATGATCTCGGTTCTGTCCACACTTAGTCGATTTGGAGAGAAGCCATCTGTGCCAACGTTTTTTGCGTTGTCATATAGTTCCTCTCGACCATCGCTATGGCGCTCTACTGACGGAATACTTTGGACACAGACTGATACAACTGTCTCAGGTCCGGCCGCAGCTTCAGTTGGTGGCTCTATAGCTATTGACCATAATGGCTTTATGATCGATTATAGAATCGATGGAGAACTTTATGGTTCAAATAATATGGGCGCAACCTGGTCAAGGATCGATAACTTTAGTACTCAACCACCAACTATGAATGCAATGCCAAGATCATCGGCAAGATATCTTCGCCATACACAACAATTTCAAGTAACAGTTGGTGCTAGTTCTTTACATTATATTAGTGGAAGAAACACACCAAAAAACACTCCTTTGACTTGGACTACTCTTAATGCGAGTACGTTTAATGGCGCTGGTGCAATGAATACCCTAGTTATTAGAAAAGCTCCCACTAATCCAGGAACAGCGGCTCCTGGAGCGGTTGCAAATGCGGGCAATGTGCCAGTTGGTGGTTTTATGTATGGTAGCCATAGTTTTACTCCTGCATCATGGTCAACAAATACATCTGGCCCAAATAATGCTTGGGTTCGTGGAGCATATTCCCCCTCAAAGGAAATTACTTTGTGGGCTTCTGCTAACACTACGGGTACGGGTTCAATCGCATATAGTAAAAATGCTTCGTTTATGACACCCTATGAAGGTGTATATAATACACCTAATTGGGCTGCCCGTCCAGGCGAGTTTTTCTGGTCAGAAATCCTGCAACACTTTGTTAGAACAGATTTCTTTACTGGTACTAACGCTGGTCAGCGTTATATTTTTGTATCGCCAACAGGCGAAACATGGACAAGAATTGATCTTGGTCAAAACCCTGGTACGGTATGGGGTTGGTGCGAAAACGATGATGTACTTTGCATGATGACTTTGAACGGAAAGTCCATTGTAATGAAGTCATTAACTGACATTAAATTTGGTGCTGGTCCTGTAACAAACGGCATTGGTTGTTACTTTCCTCCGTCATCTTAACAAAAAGCCCGGCTTGTCCGGGCTTTTTCATGACTATACGAGTCTCAATTTGATTGTAAGCATGGTAGCCCGATCAACTGGGCCAAAATAAACCGCACGTACTATTTGAGCCGGAGGTACTATGTATTTGCTGGGATGGGGATGATAATAAAAGATGTGCTTCATAAATCTAGCATTGAATTGGTGTTCAACGCACCACTCAGCTAGTTGGTCATGCTCACCACGTGTTTTGCATTGGATGATAACTTCAAACTGACCATCGCCATAATCATAGATAATAAGTTTCATGGCAATCTAAGCTTGAGTTCTAGAAGCTCGTTCCGATTAATCCCAATAAAATAGCCCAAGCATACGCCAGTAACTTCGGGCATAAACGATGGCTTACTAATGCCTAAGCGTTGCTGTTGGTCCCACTGAGCATGGATGCCAACCTCATCACACCAATCCCAATATGGAACTGGACTACCGTAAATGTGAAGGATAGCGTCAAAACGCCCATCATACTCGTTGACAACTAATTTTGGAGGTTTGTTGCTGACTTGTAGAACCACTGTAGATACCGTCATGGAATCCTTTTACGAAAAAGGACGAAACCGAAGTTTCGTACATTTTAGAGGGTATTGAGTATAGTTCAACCTTTAGCTGCACCTGTAAGTGGAATATCCCATTGAAAATAATTCTGCAAGTAAGCTCCAAGAACAACAAGAAATATCGCAAATAATATGGTAACAGCCGAAGAGATCCAAGGATGACTTTGACGTATTCTAAAAATAGAAAAGCGAATAAGTCCCATCGGAACCACTTGAATGCCTAGTTCAGTTAGTTCAACTTTCAATTTAACTTTTTTATTCACGTTATTTTGTTTGTTATACTCATTGTGTGCTCTAACAAACAATATCCCAAATGGATCATCTTTGCTAAGTCCTAAATAAAACGCATGGGCCATTACAGTGTCAAATGTATCTTCATCTAGTCCGGATGCTACGCCCACATTATCGTATGTAAGATCGCTCGAAGCCCAGGTATTTGACCAGGCGCTAGAATCAGATTTTTCCAAACTTTTCAATCGCTCAAATTCGCGATCTCGTTTTCCCATAAATGCACCAATTGTCATTTTTTGGTTGCGTTCGGACACGAGGCGGATAGCTCTGAATAATTTATATAATTTCCAGTCCAACTGAATACGCTTAAACCAACGGCGCATATTTTAACCTTTTAATTGAAATTTAATTATCTGCTCTGTTATTGCCAGAACATGACAAGATCAACCTGTAATTTCTGTGGAATTTCCTTTACCCACGGCGTTCAAACTTTAGGCACTTACTGTTCAACCCGCTGCACCGGTGACGCGAAGAAAGCTGACACCCGTAGGCGGTTCGAGGCTGGCTTAATTACGGAGCGTTCCACAATTAAGAAATATGTGGAAGAGCGTGACGGTTATATTTGCGCTGAATGTGGTATCTCCGATTACAATGGCAAACCAATCAGCCTCCAGCTTGACCACATCGATGGATGCGCAGGCAACAATATGCCAGACAACCTCAGGCTATTGTGCCCAAACTGTCATAGCCAAACCGAACATTTTGGTGGGAAGAATAAAGGAAAGGGTCGGAAATCGCTTGGACTTCCGACCCGGTAAAATCTGAGCTCGTGATTCTCAAATTTTGGAGCGGGCAGAGGGAATCGAACCCTCAACTAAACCTTGGCAAGGTCTCGAGTTACCACTACACCATGCCCGCAAACACTACCAGGTTACGCACACATGGCGCTTCCTAGCTAAACTTATTTATGCCTTAACTTAGCTGGTTGGAGCTAAAAAGTCAAATAAAATTCAGCTTTTTTCAGAAAGTGTTTTTCATTTTGTAGTCGGCCCACTCATAAGTGTTGGCCAGTGTAAACGATGGATGCCACTGTCCTTCACTGGCTTTGAGACCCAGCTTTTTTGTTGCTTCGGCGCGAGCAGAAGGATAGTCGTGTGTGGTAACAGTTACCACAAGCGGACCAGCAAGAAACTTGTACTGGTGGGATGGCTTGTCAGAAGTAGTGATGGCAATTACAGACATTTCTCGATCTCTTGGAGAATTTTATCAAGTTGTTCTTCGCCGCCTTTGCTGAATACGGGCGAGCGACTATACATCGCATACACATGCAAGTCTTCCGTTACAATAGCATGAGTGTAACCCTCATCCATTAATTGGACTCTTAGGCCGGGAAGGTCCAAGTGTTCATAGGAATCAACGGTCCACATGCCACCCATTGTTTGGTAGTCGCGCGGAACGTTATATCCGTATTGGCGAACAAACTGAAAGATATCTTCGATTTTGCGTTCGGCCGACATTGAACTCTCCTATTTCCCATAAGCTAACACAGGATAGGAATTTGTCAATGCTAGTTGAGGATAATCATATCCTCATTTTCCTCAAAATAGATCATTTGGGCAAAATATTCATCAAGTGTGGTTTCGTTCAAAAAGATCATATAATAGGAAATGTCATCGTTGCCCATGAACATGAGAATCCACAAATCTTGATCTGTGGTTTCTTGATCCCACCAAGACCAATTCTGTCGGAACTTGTGAACCGGAATATAACTTTGATGATCATCACCCAAGCCGATCCAATGTCTCTTTTCCTCAAGATAACCGAGGAACTGGGTATCTTTGCGCCACAGTGATCCATCACGAGAGCACCAGCCATTTTCCCAGTGGTTCTCATAATAGGCGATATTTTTAAAATTCGGGAGTGCCAACTTCAAAAGCACGCGCTGGTCTGGCCTGATAAGCCGCTGCTCGCCTTCTTTAAATTGTATCATGTTTGACTCCTGATATGGAAATTCTCGCCAACATACAAGATGTCAGCGAGAAGTCAATTAGGCGCCGAGCTTTGCTTTGGCCTTAGCGATCAGATCAGTTACGAACTGAGGCTGCTTTGTGTTCCAGCCTACGAGTAGACCAACAACACCACCGATGAGAAGTGAAAACATATTTGGTTTCCTATTAACGGTCGCGGTTCAAACGGAGAGCCTTTGCATTTCTGCGTACGGCTTCCTTCTGCTTGCGGCGACGAACTTGTCCCTTTGTTTCAGCGTATTCGTTCTTACGAAGATCCTTTACAAGGCCTTCGGTCATGATACGACGCTTCAACAGCTTCATTGCGTGTTCCAGGTTGCTCTTGGCTTCCTTCTCGTCGCGGCCCTGACGGACCTCAACTGTAAGACCACGCTTGCCGCTGGACCGGTCGGCATTCTTATGTGCGCTCATTTTGTTCTCCATTATTTTCGAGCTTGTCCCACATTAACAGGTGTGGTTTCCAATATCAATAATTGACACGTTGACTTGGTACAACTTGGTGCTAGTTTTGTTGCAAAGGAGAACCCTATGGAAGACCGCGACCTAGGTAAGCAAGCCGTGCTTGTCAACACGATGAGCGATGGTATCATGCTTAGCAGCATCATTGAACTTGCTGAGGTAATGCAGCGGCTTGATGGCTCCGTATATTTGAAGGACAAGCCCGAAGCCATTGTAACGACGGATGCTGGTCCAACATGGACTTATACGGCAACGGTGGAGTGGGTTTAATGGAGGCTGAGCAGCAACTTAGCCCAAATTTAGCTGCGCTTCTTTACATTATTTTTCCAGTGTTTTTAGTTTGCTGGGGATTGATAATGACATGGCTTGCAGGGATTGGTGAACCAAAAGATGACTGAAATTTTTGATGAACAACTTCGTGCAGGTGGTTTTACCGCAGATGCTCGCAACTACCCACGTAGCCGTCGTCAGCTTGAAATGATTGCAGCGTGGAACAATTGCACGGTTGAACAACTTCCGCCGGCTGCTCACTTTTTCCCCAACGCACATATGCGGGACACGTGGGAACGGGTTGAACGCGCTGCTCAGTTGTACCACAATTTTAACCCGCCCACGATTTACGTGGGCTTGGTTTGGGTTGGCGATGAACTTCAAGGTGGTCTCCTTGTGGGGCGCCGTGCATTGCCCGGTTTTGGTCATGGTAAATGGGCACTTATCGGTGGATTTCAAGACATGGGCGAAGATTGGCGCACTTGCTTGACGCGTGAGCACAAAGAGGAAGTTGGCATAGATTTGGATCCATCGCGGTGGACCACTTGGGGCGATCCCGTAAGTGTGGAAAATAACAGCAGAAACTTGCAGTTCTGCGCTTACAAGCTGGTATATCCGGATACACCAAGAAAAGTTGCTCGAAACGATATCAGCCTCAGCGGCTTTGTTCCAAACAACGAAATCAGTGAAATCAAGGTTTGGGATGGATATCGCGATTCAATTGACTGGGCTTTCCCCGCACATGAGGAAATTGCTCAACGTTACTTTTCAAACATATTGAGGTAAAAATGAGCAAATCCTTGGAACTATTGGATCTTCTGCAGCGGACGCCTACAAACTCGGATGAGTTCTTTGAGATTATGGAAGCCCTGCAAACGCAAATCCAGCGGCTTGAACAAAATGCTGCGCGGGCACCAGTGGGTTCGGTAAAGAACCTAACAGTGGGACCAGCGGGTGCCGTTTATGCGGCTGAAATGATCAAGCAAGCGGAAAAGAATGCCAAGGATCCCAGTTATGTTCCGTCTTGGAATCCTGGCAAGGAAGTCAAAGCAAAATCAACCACACCCGAGGATCTTGTTGAGGTTCTCAAAAATCCACTTATTAGCCCGGAAACACGGGCTTGGCTCCAACACAAGGGCGAATAACATGAACCAAATCGAACAAAATCTTCGCAGACTGCTAAGTCAGTTTGAAGCTTCCATCCGTCGGCACGAGTTTGAGCTTAACGTGGGCACTTCACAAGTTGCACGCGAAAAAACCGAAACCGACCTTAGTGAAGTTCGATCCGAGCTTATTAAGGAAGTTGCTCGGGTTTCCAAACTTACTGGAGCAGGCTATTGAGTTCATCCCTGCTTACTGCGCAAATCTTCTTAGCAGCGTATCGGGATCAGCCTGATATTCTTGCGGATTTGGATGATTTACAGCGAACACAGGATGACCTCAACAACGCAACCAACGAACGCAAAATCTTAATAACCAACAAATACAATGAGAAGAAAAGTCGTCTCATTGCAAAGATTAGGGAAAGGCAACGTCTATGACATATGCGATTGGATTCTTTGCGTTTGGTATTGATCTTACCGACGCACCTAAAAAGTACGATGGTGTTATCCAAGCTCTCATCGAAGATGAAATTGCTGAATGCCGTTATAACGGCAGCGGCGATGAACCATCATTTATTGGTGTGGAAATCGACCAAATAGATGAGGCCAGCAACATGGGCTGGAAGGAAATTGTTGAGCTTAAAGACACGCTAAAAGCGGCAATGGCCCCAGGCAGCCAAGCTCGGATCGACTTTATCGAAAAGCTTAAAGCAGTTGCTGAGCATCTTGAAGATGGTGTTGAAGACGAAGATGACGCCACTGTTGATGAATTTATCGACTGGCTCAAGCGTCAACAGCCTGAAGTGTTCCTTACATGGGGTTCTAGCTAAGAGCCATTAGATCAGTCGTAGACTCATATGTCCCGGAGTATTCAATAGGATATTCCGGGATTATCATGGCTGGCTATTATATCAGAGTTCATGGTGTCAGATGTCGGGAAGAGATTCCATGGGCGATTTAGTGGGAGATTGATTGGTTTATTGGTGGGAAATGAACGAAGTTTATGATCTTCCTACAGATGCGAAGTTCTTTATCCCCCCGATACACAAAGCGTAAAACAAAACGCATTGCATATCAGGGGGATGAATACTGCGACTTCCTACGAGTGCATCAGTTCTCGTTAACGGGATATCACGTAGGTGGTATGCGCGATCCTACAACTCCCGGCCATCCTCAGCTTGCGCTGACATACGGTTACACACCTCGCGGGTGTGCTCTACACGACAAAGCCTCACGAGACTACTTTTGCCGTGTCTTAGTGTTCTCAAACATCAAAGAGATTTCACTAATCTTTCTCTCACCGGCATCACCGGGGCGACCATTTCATTCCTAAGAATCAGGCGGTCCAAATCGATCCGGAAGTCCTTTTGCATGGGGCCGGAGATTACTTCGTTCCTGTCGCCGGGAGTGCTCCGGCTCATCGCGCCCGTCTAAGTCCGAGTTCGCGGTAGAATATTCAACACACTCTAAGTTCCTACTGTAGTTTATAGGAACCAGAGTTGTCAATAAGCACGTAGTTTATTTGGAAAAGCTGCCCATTAACTCGTGATACTCGCTGATGATATCGTTGTTTTTCAGCGAAACTTTGTGCTGGACAAAAAGCGAGTTGAGGAACAACACGGCAAACTCTGGGCTAACACGCCCAAAGCTCAACAGCGCGTTTTTGACCTTAGCATCGATCAGCACGTTGGGCTTTTCACCATAAGAGACCCAAAGCTTCTGGATCTCATAGCCAACAGCCACGGTAAGCGCGTAAACGTTGGAATGTGATTCACCTGAAAGATCTTCGGCAAGATCCATGATTTGACTTGGAACGATCGCCGGCGGTACAATACCATAAGCTTCGGCAAGCTTGTCCAAGTGTTCCTTGAACGATGCTTGCTCCTGCTTTTTAGTTTTCTTCGCCATTGTCGATCTCCTTGAGAAAGCGTTCCATGTCTTCATGCGAAACGTTGTCGGAAAAGTCCAGCGGAATCATAAACGACGTCACTTTGCTGAAGGACTCTGGGGAAGCAAATGACGCCTTAATGTGGTCGACTTCCTCACGCATTGCATGAAGCTGATCGTCACTGATTGTGCCGGTGCGATCCACGTGTGCCATAAACTCGGCGACCCATGGGCTTTCCAGTACTGAGCGATAGTTGGCAAGTTCAGCTTCAGTTGGATGATCGTGCTCAATAGTCCATCCGTGTTCGATAAAGCCGGCGATCACAGCAGGATCATAAGTCCGACCAAGCTCGATGATGAGAATCTTTTCGTTGCTCATTTCGATCTCCTTAGCGCCGGCCGCGTGGGCTGCGAATGTGATGGTCACGAGCCATCAGGAACTTGGGCTTTGTGGTGTTATTGGGAAGATCGTCTTCAAGCTCAAGCTTGATATCCTCAACCTTCTGAGGAATCTTGTAGTCACCGAGCTTACGATCGTTGACCAGAGCAAGCGCATCGGGTATTGTAATACCGTAGAGTTCGCGTTCGGACATGCCGGCGGTGATCGAATCGATGATTTTGGGATCGTAGAAGATATTCTGACCAGCTTCATCAACCGTCATTAGCGGACCGTCGGTCTTTTCACCAGTATCGACGAAAGTAACAATCCGTTCCGGATCCTGGGCCATTACACGAGCGATTGCCGCTGCAAAGCCAGAACCACCACCAACGATTACTGCAACCTTCTTCGTCATTTTCGATCTCCTATGCGTTTGTTATATTCAACTTAGCACAAACAGGAAGGGCGTCAACTAGTTTTCTTCCTATTTTATGAGCAACTTTTACAGCTCTACGGCGTTATCACCCGAAGAGGGTGAACATGATTACAATAGGTACTTCCGGTTATTCCTACAAGCATTGGCACGGACCATTCTACGCAAAGGGTGAAAGAGATGAATTCGCCCACTTCATTAAACACTTTAACAGCGTGGAACTCAACAACACTTTCTATGGTTATCCTCGGGATACATCTATAAGTAAATGGTATGAGAGGGCGCCCAGCAACTTCGTATACGCGGTCAAAGCCAATCAACTAATCACACATCGCAAAAAACTAAAAGCTGTCCCAGAAGCTCTGGATTTCTTGCGGCTTGTTAGTGGCTTGAAAGAAAAGCTTGGACCCATTCTGTTCCAATTGCCGCCGATGTGGAACGTAAATGTGGAGCGATTGGAGTCGTTTCTCAAAGAGCTACCAACAAACCACACTTATACGTTTGAGTTCCGCAACCGCACATGGCACACTGAAGAAGTTTACAAGGTTCTCCGCAAATACAATGCTGGATTCTGCATTTACGATTTCGACTTCTACATGAGTGAGCCGATCCTCACAAGCAAGATGATTTACTTGCGCTTTCATGGCCCACGTCATCCTTATGCGGATTCCTATAGCAATGAGTTTCTAGAGAATTGGGCTGCATGGGCTGTGGAAAAGCACCGCAATGGCTTTGATGTCTTCTGCTACTATGATAACGACAATCGTGGTTATGCGGTAAAAAATGCACTCTATATGCGTGAGCAAGTGGAGAAACTTACAGAAGGCTCAAACACCAAAGCTATTGAGCCGGTTTTAGCCTAACACGATTCAGCACAATAGCTGAGCCAGCCCTACCACGTTCAGCACCAAGGATCCGATATTTGTCGCCGACGTTACCGCGGTAATTTGGATCACTCGTATACCAAATATAACGCTCTTCCGCTTCGGTACGAAATTCGTAAACAAAGCCCTCAGAAGTTGGTGATACCTTTTGTAGACGCGCCTGGACGTCTATACGGGGTCCTGCAGCCATAGAAATGCCTTACTTCATAATAAACTGATGGTAGTGTCGGTCCCAAGCAAAGAACCCATTGATATTGCGAGTATATTCTCTAATCTCACTATGGCGGATCAAATAGCTTGCGCAAAGCGTACTAAACACGGCGTCGGACACTGTTTCTGGTAACTCATAAAGCTGCTCAATGGTGATATCGCGGTTGTTATTGTGTTGTTTCCAAGTCTCCAACTCCGACTGCAACAGCGGGCCATGAGAAGGCATAGTGGTGTTGTCGATTATAAAGTTGAAGAAGTCGTTAGCTAGAACGATAACAACGGACTGAAGATCATTCTCATGCGCGATGACAAGCATCATTTTTGCAAGCAATTCCTCACGGTAGTTCATATTGGACTCCATACTCTAACCAACAATCCCACCACCACCAAAGTTCTAAGGCACAAAGTAAAGCAGCGGCATCAACTACCATTCGATCACCACGAGCAGCGCGTTTGGCTTCACGTTGTGCGCGTAGTTCCTTGTTTTCTTCCTTGCGTGTGGGCGCCAAACGTGGACGCAATCCAACAACCATTTCATAGAATTCAACAGCACCGAAATGATCACCACGGCCGTTGTTACAGCCGGAACAAGCCATAACCAAATTGTTCATGCTGTCGGTGCCACCTTCACGACGGGTGTGAACATGCTCAAGTGTGGCAGCAAGATTTTTGCGGCCGGTTTCACCATAGCTGGGATGCCATGTATGCCGGCCACAATAGCAGCACCGATGATTCTGTTGTTCCGAACAACGCAATAGCTTACGGCGACGAGCTTCCGCAAGCTTCATATACCACCACTCCTTCCGTGCATTGCTGCCAGGAAAGAGTTTCTCATTCTGTCCCCATTTTCGGTTAACAGCGTTTCGGAGGATATAATTGGCGTTGTGGTAAACGTTCATCGGCCTTGTTTAAACTTTTCTTTCCAAGCCGCAAATGCTTCGGGTTCCCGCTGAGCCCATTCGCGAAGATTTTCAAACTCCGCATCATGCGATATTTCCTTTACCTCGAAACGTTTTCTCAGGCGTTCGGGAAGGGTGTCGAGCTTGGGCTTTTTGTCTTTTGACATTGGCGTCCTCATGTGATTACTCATGTTGTTCTAACATGGAACCTGCAGCTGTCAACCATAAATGGAAACAGGAACCCAAAGGTTCCTGTTTCAATACAAACAAGGATCTCTAAACTCCTCCTAGCCATACTCGTCAGCATGGCTTAAACCGGAGGTCGCGAGAAGAAACTCCTTGCTCGTGGCCGCATCATATAACCCGTCGGCCAGTGATGATGTTGCCCATTTGGTCCGCGTGGAGGGAATCGAACCCTCTCAAGAACGCTAATCTGGCGCTAAAAGGCTTATAAGACCTCTCTGACTACCAAGTCTCACGCGGTTATAGTCGCGTCGACTGGATGCGTCATATGAGGTCAATAAGATTATCAAACGCTCGTTGGATTGCGCGATAGTAAACGAGGCCACCAGGTGTGCCTTTTTCAAAAACCGGACGAGGATTTGTCCGAGCCATGTAAAGCATATTGGTAGCTTCAAACTCGCCGCAACGATATGCACGGATGTTTTTGGTACCAACTCTGCGGCTGCGAAGCTGGGCAGCTGGACGACGTCCAATCCGATATCTGTTGCGGTTCTTCTTGTAATAGTCGACAACACTTTTGCGGTTTGGTTTACCAAGTGCGTCCAAACGTTCTTTTGCACGATCAGCCAACACAGGTGTATTCCCTTCCGCCAAAATGTCCAACATAAGGACGACGAAGATCAGTCCGGCTAAGGTTGAGCACAATTGTCGTACCTTCAAGTGCCACACGCATGGACTTGTCGGAACGATTGAGAACATCCGCGCTAACGGACTTTCCTGTCTCTGTGCTTGTTACCTTAACCTGGTTCATTAGTTTGCTTTCTTGATTGGCGCTAAAATAAGCAGCATTTGCTTGCCGTTCATCGCCAACGGAGAATCGACCTTGAAGTTAGCATGACCAACTGCATCTGTAAAGGAGTCCATGACCTTCTGCCCCATTTCACGATGAGACATTTCACGACCCTTGAACTTGACGACAACTTTGACCTTGTCGCCATCTTCGAGAAAGCCGATTGCTCGCTTTGCCTTGATGTTAAGGTCGTTGGTGTCGGTTACGGGACGAAGCTGAATCTCTTTCGTGTCAACAGCGTTTTCACGATTCTTACGCTTCTGATCCTTCTCGCGCTGCGATAGCTCGTACTTGAACTTGCCATAGTCAACAATACGAGCAAGTGGGGGATTGATCCCTGGATTTGTGACAACAAGATCCAAACCAGCTTCATCAGCTAGTTCACGTGCTCTTGCCGTAGCAAGCTCACCAAGCATTTCACCATTAACGCCGGTTACACGAACAATTGGCGCACGGATTTGGCCGTTGATATCGTGGGCGTCTGTTGGGCGCTTATTCGCTTCTCGCGAGAAATTCACAGAAATCATTCTCCTTAAGTTGATGTCCTATACATGCTAATATAGGACACCATTTGTGTCAACTTCAATTCGTGCCAGTGCTTGGAGCTTCAGCATAAACGAGAATTGCTGGAGCATCGCTTGCAAAGAAATGGTCACTTAGAACAACCTTCTCAACACCAGCGGCTTTGAGATCGGGCAGTTCGTATTGGATCTTGAGCAGCTTCTTCTCAATAACATTGCGAAGACCACGCGCACCAACCTTACGAGTTTTTGCTGTTTCCGCAATATGTGTGAGTGCAGCGGGTTCAAACACTAGCTCAACACCATCAAGCTTGAATTGCTTTTCAAACTGACGGACAACAGCATTCTTTGGTTCAGTTAGAACTCGTACCAGCTGTTCCGCATTTAGTTCCTCAAGATGAGCAACAGTTGGAAGACGACCAATAAGTTCGGGAATCAAACCATACTTGGCAAGGTCTTCAGCTTCCACATGCGCCATTAGCGAACCATTGTGCGTGAGACGAGTTGCTTCTTCACGAACTTTTGCACCAAAACCAATGGAAGAACCATTGCCATCCATGCGCTTTTCGATAATAGCTTCAAGACCAACAAACGCACCACCAACGATAAACAAAATGTTCTTTGTGTTGATAATAACAGTATCGGAATTTGGATGCTTGCGACCACCCTGTGGGCTAACGCGAACTTCGCTACCTTCGATGATCTTTAGCAAAGCCTGCTGAACACCTTCACCCGAAACATCGCGTGTAATGCTGAGGTTTTCGCTCTTCTTGGCCTTCTTATCGATTTCGTCCAAGTAGATGATACCGCGCTCGCACTTTTTGACATCGCCATCAGCCGAGCTTAGCAAGCGTGTGATAATGCTTTCAACATCATCACCAACATAACCAGCTTCAGTAAGTGAAGTAGCGTCGGCAATTGCAAACGGTACATCCAACATACGAGCGATGCTTTGAGCAAAAAGTGTTTTACCCGAGCCAGTTGGACCCATCAGCAAGATGTTGCTCTTCTCTAGCTCAACACCGTCAACTGTTGGATTATCCAAACGCAAGTAGTGATTGTGAACAGCCACGCCAAACACCATTTTAGCGTCTTCTTGTCCAATGATGTATTGGTCGAGGAATTCTTTGATTTTGCGTGGGCTTGGGATTGTTTCATCGACTGTGATTTCGTTTGCTGCGGGCTTTTCTTCTAGGATATCCGCACAAAGCTTGGTGCATTCATCGCAAATGAAAACGTCCGGTCCTGCGATCAACTTCTTTACTTCGTGCTGGCTTTTATTGCAGAACGAGCAAAAAAGGCTTTTAGCTTTATCAACCATTAAACTGCCCTTTTTATTATTGTTGAATATTTATACACGCAGAGATGCCGCTGCAAGCACTGCCGCTTCTCTACTATTGTAGAGCTGACCCGGATAAGTCAAATTTAGACTACGTTTCGTCATTTCAAACGATTGGTTGTCATCAACGACAAAGTAGATTTTGGCCTGAGTTTTCATCAGCATCGGCCAAACAAATTCCCATATGGAACACAAATTGACTATAACGGTATCAACCATATTGAAGTGGTAATAAAGCCAATCCATAAGGTTGTCGTCTGTCCCTTCACACATATAAAGGGTAACGTCGCGTTCAGGCCAATGGATACCAATGCTGTCGAGGATTTCCATATGGCCAGTGTGATGGTCGAGGGATAGGATACGATCCGCCCCCGGTTCAATATAGAAATCCGGAGGCGTGACACGGGCAAACTTATGCGGTGATGTAGGAATCATTGCTTATTTAAAGAACTTTGGAACAGCCGTGATAGTGATCGGGCGGATTGCTTGATAGCCCGACTTCAACAGCTCGTTGGAATCAACCGGTTTACGGCCAGCGTTTCGATCCAAAGACCAAGTGATATGCAGGGTGCCTCGATCCGGACGACGGATCGAACCGTTGAAATCAACAACCAAGCACTCTAGTGAATCATCACTTGCAAAGCCTACAACACGAAGAGTTCCATCAGCGGGAAGCTCGGAGTTGGTTTCAGTTGCACCAAACTTCCAAGTGCAATGGTGGCCGATAAAATCGGAGAACTTTGGCGGAAAAATCCGTGCAAGCTTTGCACGATCTTCCTTTGTAAGTTCGTAACCCGAATAAGCCAATTTGCTCTCCTTGTCCTAAGTGTGCCTGTCCTAGCATAACAGGAATCACAAATCAACCTACAGGCGTAAATAATTATGTGGCGTGTTTATGTAAACCGCTTCTGGGCTCCTAAATATTGACTAAACTGGCTCCTAACAATTAGAACTTATATAAAACCTTTGGAAATATGAAATGGCTGAACAATCAATCAAAAAACTAACCGACTATTCCCACGTTCGTCTCAAGACGGAAATGTATTTTGGTTCTCGCGCACCTCATGAACAAACTGTTCTCGCTTATGATGGTCTAAAGCCGGTTCCAAAGACGTATGTTTGGGTTCCTGCGGTTTACACTGCATTCCGTGAAATCATCGACAACTCTCTTGATGAGGTCGTAGGTCACGGACATGGTAATCGCATCGACGTAACATATGATCCGGAAACACGTGAAATGAGTGTTGAGGATAATGGTCGCGGTATTCCGATTACTTGGGATGAAGCTCATCAAATGCACGCGGCAACTCTTGCTTTGTCTGAGGCGCGTGCTGGCCGTAACTTTGAAACTCGTGGTGAAGTCGCTGGTACAAATGGTATTGGTGCCGCAGGTGTCAACTTTTGCTCCGAATATTTCAAGCTGACCATTCATCGTGATGGCAAAAAGTTCTCGCAAAGCTTTTCCGAAGGCAATGAATTGCTTGGCGAAGAGTTGGTTGCAAGTGAACCAAAGATTATCGAAAAGAAGGGTGATCTCACAGGCACCAAGGTCGTGTTTAAGCTGAGCACAAAGGTGTTCGCCGACACAACACTTCCACTGGAATTTGTTCGTGATCGTATCACAGAAATTGCAATTGCTAACCCACTAATTCGCGTTTACTTCAACGGTAATCAGATTAAGGTTAAGCCACGCCCCGAACAAACAATGTTCGAAAAGATCAAGCCGATCAACGTGGAAATCAAGCAGGACACGTTCCGCACGCGCTTTTGGCTTGTTCCAAAGTTTATCGATGATGGCGAACATTTTCACACTCTCGTAAACAATATTCCCGCTTTTAACGGCGGTGTTCACGTGGAAATGTTCCGTCGCGAGTTCTACAAGGGCTTGCTTGGTGCACTGGAAAAAGAATCCAAGCGTCGCAAGCTACAGCCAAACCGCTCCGACGTTACTGAAGGCGTTCTCATCTACAACATCACCAACATGCACGGTCCAAACTTTGACTCTCAAAGCAAGACTCGTTTGATCAACGAAGAAGTTGGCAAGATTGTTGGAAAGCAGCTTGAAGATCCTGAGCTTTACAAGGAAGTGATCAAGAAGAACAAAGAGTGGATTGATGAAATCTACCAGCGTTGTTCCGAACGCACAATGAAGAAGGACGCAGCGGATATTGCAAAGGCCGCTAAAAAGCTTTCCCGCAGCAAGGTAGCTGGTCTTATGGATGCCAATGCTAAGGATCGCACCAAGTGCATCTTGTTCCTAGCAGAAGGTGAATCCGCTATTTCGGGTATGAGCAGCGTTCGTGATCCTGAAATTCATGGTGGTCTCGCACTGCGCGGTAAGGTTCTCAACGTCAACGGGGAATCACTCAAGACGGTTATTGACAACAAGGCCCTGGCAGACATTATGAATTCGCTAGGACTAGTTGTTGGTCAGAAAGCCAAGCGTGCGGATCTCCGTTATGGCGCCGTTTACATCGCCCACGACATGGACCCAGATGGTCTAAACATTGGTGCGTTGTTGATGAACTTCTTCCACACGTTCTGGCCCGAATTGTTTGATCCAAAGGAAGCCGCGTTTATCAACATTTTCAAGACTCCGTTTATTATCGCGGAAAAGGGAAAGCAGCGTAAGTATTGGTACTCGCATAACTATCAGGAATTTGATCCGGTAGCACATTCGGGTTGGTCTATTACCCGCGCTAAGGGTTTGTCCACTCTAACCGAAGAAGACTGGCAGTATTCGTTGGATAATCCAGAGCTATTCCCAATTATAAATGATGGGAAGATGCAGGACACATTGGATCTAATCTTCAACACTACACGATCGGATGATCGTAAAGACTGGATTGGAATGTAACAACATTCCTTTCCACTATATTTTAGAAATTAATAAGGCTCAAAATGGCAACACTATCTAGCTCCTCATATATTCTCGATACTTCACGTGAATACTCTATCTATGTTTGTGAAAACCGCGCAATTCCAAAAGTTGCCGATGGTCTCAAGGACGCACAACGCAAGGCACTTTGGCTAATCCGTAACAAAGCGGAAAAGGTCAAGACTGTATCTTTGGCTGGTGAAATGATTCAATCCGGCTTGTACTTGCACGGTGACGCTTCCGCAGCGGGCGCTGTTTCAATGCTTGCGGCTCCTTTTGTAAACAACGTGCCGCTGCTCAATGGTATTGGTACGTTTGGTACTCGTACTGCGCCGGTTGAAGGTATTGGTGCTCCACGTTACACCTACGTAAAGCGTGGCTCCGCTTTGACTCAGCTTATGCTGCCGGACTTGGATATCGTTCCTCTTAAGGAAAACTATGATGGCTCCGTAAAGGAACCCGTACACTTTCTTCCACTAATCCCTACGGTTCTCCTAAATGGTGTTTCGGGTATTGCGGTGGGTTGGTCTACTGAAATCCTACGTCGCAAGTTTTCCGATATTGTTGAAGCTTCGATTGCAGCTTTGGATGGCAAGAAGATCAAGCAGCTGGTGCCACATTACGAGCGTTTTGATGTCAACGTAAGCCATCTCGAAGGCAACACTTGGAACATGAATGGTCGTGTGGAACTTGTGGACACTTCTACAATGCGTGTTACCGAGCTTCCACCGGATCTAACACTGGCAAAGTTCAAGGAACGTCTTAACACACTTGAAGACGAAGGCAAGATCAACACTTACACGGACCGCTCCACAAAAACCATCGACATCACTATCAAGATGGCACGTGGCACGATTTCCGGCTGGGATGAAGAAAAGGCCATTGATTTCCTAAAGCTCAAGCAAAAGAAGACCGAACGTATCGTTGTTGTGGATTGGAATAACTCCAGCATCAAGCAGTACGACACGGCTGAAGAAGTTGTGCAAAGCTTTGTTAAGTGGCGTTTGGGTTGGTATACAGTACGTTACGAATATATGCTGGCAGAAGACGAGTACTCGTTGAACTTCTGGAAGGCAGTGAAGGCTTGCTTTGATGGTAAGCTGCCTGCAAAGCTTCCAACACTTGCCAACAAAGCAGCGATTCAAGATGAAGTTATCAAGCTGACCAAGGGCATCAATGTTGATGAGTCGCAAAGTGATAAAATCGTTAGCTTGCCATCATTCCGTTGGGCCAAGGACGCGTATCAAGACGTTCTCGACAACATTGCACGTTTGGAAACAAACATTCAAACCTATACGGCTACACTTGCTGATCCAAAGGCATTGAAGGCAATTTACAGGGATGAACTCGTAGCGTTGTCCAAGCTAAAGTTCTAAGAAACGAATAACGCCCAGTGATTTTCCACTGGGCGTTTCCATGAGCTACTTGTGCGTCTTAGCGATACGTGTAGTCGACTTCCATATCATTACCGACCAAGTCTTTGAACTTGAGCTTGAGCTTGTAGAAGGTCAGCGATTCAGGAGTTGCATTGGGCCACTTGTGGCGAACTGTTTCCAGCTGATCTCTGTGACTACCGTAGCCCCAGAAGTTATTGCGAGAAACCTGCTGAGTAAGCTTGGAAATTCGCTTTTCCTCCAGCAATGCAATCGGCGAAATTGCTTCAACCGAACCATAATAGCTGAAGCTACCGGACGAATTTTCCTTGACCGTAACTGGAAGATCCCGCTTGTGGTTTTTCCAGTTGGTATCAAACGAGCAGGTACCGTATTGGGTACCGTTGCCATCGTCGTATCCAACAATGCAATGGTTGAGATAATAGCGATCAGCAACATCGCTCTTATATGCCTTATCCCACCAGTCCAGGAAAAAGTCGGAGTCACCAATTGCAACGAGTTCACGTTCAACACTAACAGTGGTAAACTTGCTTGGGCCGAGAAGAATGCAGCGCGTTCCATAAGCGTAGTACTCGCCCCAGCTCTTGGGCACATCAACAACGTCTGGACCCTTTTCGGCAATTACCTTGTTGAGAATGTTGCAAGCTTCATCCTGCGTGATTTCGCCGCTGTCGTCGAGAACTTCCGCGATCTTCAAGCTTGTCTTGAGCTCAATTGATCCGGTTAACTTTCCATCCTTGTCGACATGACGATACGCGAACATATGCTTGTCGCCGCCCAACGGGCCCAGCTTGATGTCGGACATTTGGATGCGATTGCCGTTGGCATCTTCTTCCTTGCGCGTGTAGCCGTAGCCAAAAACGCGACCATAGTAGATTGCTTCCGTACCGTTCTGGAAGAGAATCTTCATGCCCGGCTTGACGTCCTTGACAGAAGTCCGCTTGCCCATACGTTCGGTGTTTGTGGTCGCACGAGTGTAAACTTCCGAAGCCGTTGGAATGAGAATGTTGTTGGAACCAAGCCGGCCCCAAATGCACTCCTCGAGAATTTCACCCTTTTCGATGGTTGAAATTTCGAGAATTTCCTGGAAGTTACCCGAGCCGATTTCCAGCTGAAATCCGCGAGGATCTTCGATACGCCATGCGTCGGAACGAGCATCCCAACCACGGCCGCCGCCGGCCACCAGCTTTGCGATCTTGAAGCCAACCATTGGCTTGTTCTCGTATGTGGACGCCGGCAATGTTGCTTGTTTGGCCGAACCATAACCTGAGCCGCTTGCCCAGCTATCAACAGTGGCTTTGCGCTTTTCCGCAGCTTTGTCAGTACCATCGGGCGTCATAAAGCCCAGTGGAAGTTCGTCGCCCGAACGCTTTTGATATCCCACATAATGGGCAGTGGGGATTTTGATATCAAGGGAGTTTTTGGTAGACATTTCGATCCTCAGGATTGGAGTTTAAGGATAAAAGCGTAACGGCGTTGGACTTCGCCCATTGCTTCCATGTATGGCTTAGCAGCTTCTTCCGCTGCCTTTTGTTTTGCCGCGTTCATTTCTCTGCGGAGGTCTTGAAGCTTGTCCCACATGTCTTTGAGGGCTTCGCTGTTTTCTCGTGCATCAAACTCGCTGCCGCCAAAGCTTGCAAGTGCGTTGCGAACGTCGGTAAGAATCTTATCGCTCAAAGCATAAACCCTCCAGCATCACGCCAAGAGTCGAGCCGCTGTTGGCGATCAAAGGCATCCGGTGGAAACTCAACTATAAAATGTGGCGCGTCTCGGTACTCGGCCAATGGAATCTTGTCCTTGTCAAGATATCCCTTTTCTTTTGCGACCTTCTCTTCCCAATCACGGATTTCTTCGCGAAGCTTTTCAACCGCATTTTTGGATTCACGAAGACCTTCGCGGGTAACTGATCGATGCCCTTTGATCACTTGGATAATGTTGGAGAACATGATGCTGGAACGGATGAAAAAACGATAGCGACCAACATCCTCAGGACCATAAGTGAGCATGTCAAAGATGATGCGTGAGGACCACTGTTTACCAAGAGTCTCACTTAGGCTGTTTATAACCTCGGTTGCCTTTTCCGCACCATGTACGCGCTTAATCGCACGGATAAACTTGAGCGAAATGTCTTGAACATCAGAAAGCTCTACTTCCGATGGTTGATCAAAACGTTCCCTTGCAGTCATCATGCGTGAGCCAGATACGTAGTTTGTGGTCATCAACGTGTCCTTATGTTTGCGCCAACATAACTTAGGTTATCAGTTTGTCAACCGCAATTCAACTAGTTGAAGTTATCGCAAGTTGGCTTTAAATACGGTTGTATCTTTGGAGAATGAAATGGCTTGGACTTATGAAGCGCGTATGACTCGCGCTATTGCAAAGCTTATCGACACCGCACGTATCGACCGCGTTGATACGTATAAACGTGCCAAATTCTTCGACAAGTATGCTTTCCGAGTTAGCTTGAATGTAAGCTTGGACCAGTGGGTCAATTTTGATGACCTCACTCAGTATTACCACACCATGTTTGATCCAATGGATGCACATTTGGTATGTGTGAGAAGCACGTTCGACATCTTTGTTTATGGAAATGATCCAGCAATCCTCACGTGGCTGATCAAGCATCCATCCGTACAAATCAACAACATGATCCAAACGGATCCCGCAAGTTGGCATAAGAAGCTACCAAAGAAGAAGAACTTGGGTAAGTTTTTTGGAGAGTTTCGCTTCCGCATTCGTATGCGTGATGCCCAGTGGGGTGCAAAGCAGGAAAACGTTGACCAACTTGCAGAGCTGGAAATGAACCATCGAATGGTTCTTCGAAAGTATAATCCAGATGTCGCAGTTTACCGCGACACCTTTATCTATGTGAACAAGCTCAACGAAGTGCTAGTCCTCAAACTAATGTTTGGAGACCAAGTTGCCGAAGTTACTGAGCGCTCTTAGGAACATAATAAGCAGAATTGTTCTCATGCTCCCAAATCTCAACCTTTGAGATCCAAGCACGGCCCTTTGTCTTTTCTAGAATCAACGGGTTGATCGTATCGTAGACCCACTTTGCAGAACCTTCAATGCCCGGCCCATGACCCTTGGAAGCGTCCATAACAGTAACACGAACAATGTTAAATTCCTCAAGAGCTTGAATCTTGTCCAAGTGAGGATCCTCGGAGCTCAGCAAAAGCTTGTGATCCCATGCGTCTTCGATGATCTTCTTTGCATCACGAAGATCGCCAAAATCTACAACCCACATGCGCTCGTCGATTTCGCCTTCAAAGTCAAATCTAACGTAGCGACCATAGCCGTGAATCCACGCGCAATGGCCATCATCCAAATATTGACGATGGCCTGTGCTGATTGGTCCGATTTTCTTGGAAGAACCGAAATTACCCATAATATACTCCTGTAATGTTGACAGAAAGCTTTCTGTCCTGTTATCACAAATATAGCTGGTTCAGACAAGTAGAGTCAAAATTTAATGCGCGGCCTTAGAGATGAAGAAAAGAAGCTTTGGGAGGACTTTACACAAGGTGTAAAGTTGGAGCCCTCTGACTCACTTCCTTTGCCGCCAAAGACTACTCGTCCTCAGGTTCAGGATATATCATTTTCAACGGTGTTGGATCTTCACCATTATACGATCCAACAAGCCTACGAAGCGAGCAGTGCTCATCTTGAGCAGGCCTTCTATTTACGAATTAAGAAGGTCCAGCATATCACAGGGAAAAGCGGGCAAATATCTCAGGAGTTTGAAACCTGGGCAAAGCTGCATCCTAGAGTCCGTAAAATACAAAAACAAAATGATGGCGGAGCTTGGCTATTATGGCTAAAAAAGTCGTAGACGCAGATATTCTACATGCAAAAATTCAAAGCCTAACTTACCGTAATTGGTGCGGTGTGGGCTATTACAGTGGGTCGGGCTACAACAATAACAATGTGGAAGACGCAATGCGGGCAGCCGCAGCGCAAATCAATTCACAAATTGCGGCCAACGTAAACGACGCGATTCGTCACGTTCTTATGGAATTGCAGAACGCGATTGTAGAGGCCAGCTTTGATGAAACTGCCGGCCTCTGCGGACTTTGCCGTCCAATGGATGGTGAATGTTTGCCGCCGGATTTTCGTCCAGTTAATCGTTGAGATTTAGGGCGTCGATAAATTCAATGCCATGTAGTTCACAACCTGGAAGAACCATGGACTTGAGATCATCAACAAGTGCGGTGAGCCCAAGCTCCTTACACTTGAGACCCTTCCAAACGGAAACTCCATTATAGAGTTCTTCATAGTGTTCAACAGTGACTTTGTGGTGTTTGAGGCCACGAAGCCACTTTTGTTCACTCTTTGAACCACGTTCGCCAACTCTGCTTAGAAGTTCCCAGAAAGGAACCCCAAGTTCCTTTGGCATTCCGTGAACACCATGGAACATGGAAAGATCCATACCAAACGCCCCAATGTCTTGGGCGATCATATCAAAATCTCTGCCGTTGCGGAAAGTGACTAAGTGGAGTTCCACTTGCTTGTGGTGTTCCTCAACCCATCGCTGGAGAAAAAAGCTGTTCGGCCCATGGATAAGAGTTGAGTCGATATCCACTCCAATCGCTTTGTGAGCGTTTAGTTTTGGGTGGTAAAAGAAACTCTTGGGCGATTCTGCAAGTGTCATGTGTTCTCCTTATTCCACTGTTATAACAGGAAATCAGGAACTGTCAACTACAGCCAAGCTAACCGAAACAAACTGGCATATTTGGCATCTTTGAACATGATAACGCATTGGACGGCAAATGGCGGGCCATGGTAGTCGTTCATTTCAATCACATGCCAAGTCCAACTCATATCATAGCCAAAAGTACCGCAGTGTAAGCCAGTGTCTTTGATCCACTGCTTTACGTTGGATTTGAAATCCACAACAGAAAGAACCTGTTGGACATTTCTGGCCCTTACTCTTGAGCTATGGGACCATTTGTTGATCATGTCGTGTGTGTCGGGAGGAACATCGAAAAGTTTATCAAAATCATCAGCGTCATCCAAGATGAAAATAACGCCACCGCCTCTGTTTTGTGTTTTTACAGCCATGCCAGTTTAAACACCAATGCTTTGTCATCCTGTGGTATCCACAACCGCAAGGCAACTTTTATTTCCATAGTCGACGCTGCCCATAACGCTTGCCAGGTAAAATTGCAATCCTGGGGATGCCAATTCATGTCGTCAAGCCACTCACTAAAATCGTCTTTAAGAGGTAGCTTGTCCAACATTGCTTGATGGAGTTTGACATCCGCATCAGTAAAATAATTGATACGATGGCTATTGAGAAACCAAAAGTATGGCTCAATATCAAAGAACGGTTCAGCGTGATAAAAATCGAAATTTTTTCTTAGAGCCATCTCAGCTTAAACAGCATTGCAGTTTTACTATCGTCAAAAACTATCGATGGACCATCTTCGATGTTCTCATTGTTGTACGCATACTTACTCTTGGCATTGGTTTCAAGCCATTCCTCAACTTCAGGATTCAAGAACATCAAGTCGCCACTGATCTCGACCGGTGAGCCACCGTAACATTTTATATCCACAATCACATTGTCCTCAAACATATGATTGTGGTAAAACGTTTCGTACTCTTCGAGATAAAACAGCATTATTCACTCCACGTGAGTTTGAACAAGCTGGCTGCTTCTTTGCGGTAGAATCTCAAATAAAATGCGTGAACAATCATCTTGTTATAAAACGCATCATCCCAGTAACCCGAGTATAATGGCATGCCATCTTCAGCAGTGGCGTGAGTTTCAAGCCACTCTTTTAGCTCCGGCCTTGCATAACTCATAGTGCGGGAAAATGACAAATCCCATGGCCATAAGCCATCATCATATCCATCGGAAAAACGACCACTTGGTCCAATTGGACCAAGGTCGAATACCTTTTTGATATCTTTGGGTTCAAGCTGGATAATAAATTGCCCAGTTTGATCTTCGCCTTTGTAGATCATGCCCACCTCAACTTGAACAGCAAGCGATCATTTTCCGTCTTGAACGCAATGGTTTCACAACTCGTATACGCGACTTGTATATTCTCGTCTGCAAGCCATTGTTTTAGTTCTGGTCGAACAACGTTGTCCCGTTGCGCGTTGTAAGTGGCACCGTTCCAAACCAATCTGGTTAACGTTTCGAATATCTTTTCCTGTGGAAATTCAAGTTCAAAAGGAAATTCCACTTCTCGATCGACCGTACTAAGCTGCATCATGTTCCAATTTCCTCAACATTGCAGTGGCCTTGTCCTTGTACAGGAACAAGGTTGCATAATCCACATTTGGGCCCAGATTTGCATGGGCCATCATAAAATCATTACCGGCTTCAACACTTTTTGCCACAATTGGTTCCAACCGGTCCATAGCGATCTGCATCATCTCGTGCATATTGTGCCAGTAGGCGTAGCGGTCCTGTTCGTACTTGCTCCACGTGTAATGGGAAACTTCCCAAACATACAATTGGGACTTGTCGGGAAACACCTTATCAAAGTGCGCCAACATTTCCTCGCATGGATGATGACCCTGCGCCCAACGTGTTTTGAAGAACCGCAGGATCTGGCCCATTTGTGGACCCGGTTTAACGCCACGTGCCATCAGATCTTTACCAGTGATCGTAAAGCGATCGAACGTGCTGTTATAGATGACTTGGTTATCTTGATCCAGCATTTTGAATGCGATGGTTGAGATAATGTTGGCTTGCGTGATATGCTCTGCAACCATTACCGCAGCAGCTTCTAATTGTGGATCCGAACCATTCGTAGTGTTCAAGTAGAAGTGACTTTGGATCGCTTCTACGCTATCGAATGGGCACGTCATGTAAAAGCTGATGATCTTGATCATGTAGTCGTAAGCACGACGCTCGCTTGAAGAAAACTTCAAACGTTCTGCCACAATTTCGTACGACTTTGGATCAATATTGCAGACCAACACTGCCATGACCAATGCCTCAACCATAACGGGATGGCATCTCAGGCGATCTTCAAACCGCTTCATCGCCATCAAAATGGTATGGCCAACACGCCGATACTCTGGACCGTTGATTGTTTCCCCGTTGCCCAGGGTTTCCATCAGCTTTGTGCCAAAGACCAACCTCAATGCGTCTCCCGCATGTGGCGCGGTCAGGATCTTTTTCAGTTCAGCCCAAATACGTTCACCGCTCAACCCACGCATACCCTCATGAACCCATGGCATGTTGAACAGCTGGTAGATGCTTTGTGGAGCCTCAGAAACAGCCGTCTTTGCAAAGAACCTCACATATCGCCAAACACGCAGGTAATCCTCACGAACACGTTCATTGGGATCACCAACAAACATGATAACACCGCGTTTCAAATGATCGCGACCTTCAAAGTAGTCGTAGATGTGGCCGTTGATGTCCATGCTCATCGCGTTCATTGTAAAGTCGCGACGTTCTGCATCCAATTGGAAGTCTCGAGTGTATTCAACCTTGGCATGACGGCCATCGGTTTCAACATCCACACGCAAAGTGGTAACTTCAAAGGGCTCACCGCCCATCATAAACGTTACCGTGCCGTGCTGCAAACCCGTTGGGATCACATACAAACCATGCTGTTCAGCCAGCGCCATCATTTCATCTGGCGTAGCATTGGTGCACAGGTCGATATCCTTTGGCTTCAAGCCCAAGCACAAGTCACGAACGGCGCCGCCAACAACACGAATTTCGTATCCGCTGTCGACGAAGATTTCCGCCAATTTCATCAAGTACCTGTTGTTGAATACCAACATAATTCGATCTCCGTTTACAAGCTTAATCTAACACAGATAGCAAGTTTGTCAAACGCTAAAACCAGTTTCTGGAATGCAATAAATAGATGAAATTATGTCCGGAGACCCGCTCTTATGGCTTTAGTCAAACCACCAAATATCAAGTCACCTATTACAGTTAACGCTACTGGTGACACGCCTATCACAAAAACGTTTATCGAATGGAAATCAAATAGCGCAACAGGATCGCTTGCTGCTACCAAGATCCAATACACGTTTTTGGGCTTGTCACCGTCAATTGGCGCGGTTACCAAGGGCGGCGCTCCTGTATTCCAATTCACACAAGCTGATTTGAACAGCCCGGGTGTTATCAACTACACGCCGGATCGTTCCAACAAGAAAACGCTTGATGTTGTGATGAGACTTCGTGTTACTGACCTAACAGATGGCGACAGTGACACTTTTCCAGTAACTATTCGTTACTCTCTTCCTGACTTGGCTCCAGAAGGTTCTGTTGGTCCGCTAACTGTTGAAGAAGATGGTCAAGCCACTGTAACAACGGCCCAGATCAACTTTGTCGATTTGTTTGACGCGCCAAACGCCGTGTTTATCGAAATTCAAGCTTGGCCCGTACACGGTGATATGCTGTTCAATGGCAAGCTGGTTGGCCCAAGCAGTGCGGTTAAGATCACAATGGCTGATGTTATCGCGGGCAAGCTCGCATACAAGCACAATGGTGATGAAGCCACTGAAGACCACTTGTTCTTCAAGGTGCGCGATACAAAAAACAAATGGTCTGGTATCACAGTTGGCGAACAAACCGAAGACGTAGCCAGCGTTTACGATATGCCAATCAATATCGTACTTTCCGATATTCCACTAAAGGTAGTCAACAAGGGGCCTGCTGAAGTTGTTCAGTGTGAAGAAGTTACGATTGGTCCGGAATTGCTATCCGCAGATGACGAAGATGATGGCGATCTAACACTGACTTGGAAACTGTCCAAGCTTCCACTCCATGGTATCCTAAAGAAGAATGGCACCCCAATGACCGTGGGTACCACTTGGACTGATAGCGATATTAGCTCGGGCAAGATCACATACGAACAGGATTGCTCCGACACTCCAGTTGACACATTTGAGTTCTCTGTCGAACATTCCAAGGAAAAGCTGGAAAATGTTAGCTTTCCAATCCAGCTGATCAAGAATCTTCCGCCGGTTATCGAAATCAACGAACTACAAGTTGAAAAGTGTAACACTGGTATTCCTGCTGAAGTTAACATCAAGATCACCGATCCTGAAGGTTTGCTGCCAAAGGATATCAAGCTCAAGTATGCGCCAAACACACCAGAGACTCCGCGTCCTAAACATGGTATGATTGGTATCAACGGTAAGACTGGTATTCCAGGTGTAACAGAATTCACATACGCTGATATTCTAGCTGGAAATGTCCACTACATTCACGATTGCACGGATCACGATCCCGCAACTGATGAGTGGTGGTTTACTGTTTATGATGGTGGCCACGAAATCACTGTAAAGCTTCCAATTGTTATCATCTTTAAGGATGACCTTCCTCCCTACTTGACTCAAAACGTTGAGCATTTTGTTGAGCGCAACGATGAAGTTTCTTGGAAGATTGACAAGCTAGACTTTACCGACGATGACACCGAATATCCAAAGGTATTCTTTGAACTGGTAACACTACCCGAACATGGCGAGTTGTTTATCAACGGTCTTCCTGCAGCGGAAGGTCAGAAGATCGCACGTTCGGATTGGGATGATATCGAGTTCCGTTATGTTGCTGGTGCGCCCGACAATTCGGTCACAGAAGACCGCGCAATGTTCAAGCTCTACGATGAGAAGAACACTGTGGACGATCTTGCTATTGTGTTCAAGTTCCCACCACCGCCTACGGTTTGCCCAGAAGTTCTCAACAACTTTATCACAACCGCTTACACGTTGAAGAAAGTAATTTCTGAAATCGACATGTTTGCGTCAAACGAAGGCATTGATTCCACTGAATTCGTTTGGACTCTCAAGAAAGCTCCCGTATATGGTGACCTAAGCGTGGGCACGGTTAAGTTGGTTGATGTTCTTCCAACAAAGCCAGATCCAGCTGACCCGCCAGTGGCGAATACTTGGACGTCCAAGGATATTGAGGACATGCAGTTCTCGTATCAACACCTACGTGATGCTCCGTTTACTGATGAGTTTGAGTTCTCAGTAACCAACGGCTTCTGCGCGGTTCAAGGCAAAGCAATCATCAAGTTCATCCCAGGCTTGAACATTGATATCAACAAGGTTCTCGAAGTTGATCAAGGCTTTACCCCATCGGTAACTCCTGGTCTTATTGACGAAACCTACTTGCTCAGCAGTTCTGGATCTGTTTCGGATCCAGGTCTACTCCTGTACACGGTAAAGACATTGCCTACAGTTGGTACATTGTATTTGGATGATTACCCAGTTGCACTAAGCGCGACTTCCTACACGTTCTCACAACAGCAAATCAACGATGGTAAGCTCCGTTACGTACCAAATGATTCCAATCATGAAACTACTGAGGACTTGTTCAAGTTTGAAGTTGTTGATGGTATTGAAAAGCGTGAAGGCGTATTCAAGATCAAGATCAAGCTTTTGGATACTCCGCCGGAAATTATCATCAACGAACTGGTTGTGGGTGAGCTAACTTGTGGCAGCATTCTGGAAGTTAAGCATTTGAAGGTAGAGGACGATCAGTCCAGCCCAAGTGAACTTGTGTTTACGCTACTCTCAATTCCACAGTATGGTGAGCTACTAAAGAGCAACGTACCAATGGCAATCGGCGATACATTCACTTATGGTGATGTTATCAACGGTGCTATGGGCTATTGTGAAACTGAAGAAGGTGCCCTGCTTGACTCGTTTGACTTTACCCTTACCGATAAGGGCGGTAATGAAGTAACACCACTTCACTTCCCAATTAAGATCATTCCTCCGCCACCACCGGAGCTTGTAAATGATGGTCTTACAATGGAACCTTGCACGGTTCGCGCAATCACAATCAACATGTTGGATGTGAAGAACTTGCGCACCACATTCAATCGCGCGGGTATGGTGTTCAAGGTAACAAAAGCTCCAAAGCATGGCGTTCTCAGCAAGGGCGCGGTAGCATTGGCTGTTGGGGATACTTTCACACTTGCGGATCTTCTCGCTAATACCGTCACATACACCAGCATCTCGTTTAAAACAGATCCTGATTCCTTTGACTTTGATGTACAAAGCGATGTGTTTACTTCCAAGGGCAACACGTTTGATATCAAGCTACGTGCCGTAAACAATCCACCTTGGATTTGTGTAAACACGGGTATGTTGGTATTCGAACAGGAAACCAAGGCAGTAACTCTGGACATGCTACAGATGTGCGATGTGGATATGGACCGTGATAAGATTGCGGACTTTGATCCAGAAAGTGCAGAAGACCTTTCTCCACTGGTTTATCCGCTTGGTGAAGTTATCAACCCATCGGAAGTCGATGGCAGTGGTCGCATAAACAAGGATGTTCTCATCGAGTTCCCAGGTGTTAAGTACAAGTTCACGTTTACTGTAAAAGCGGGTTCTGCCCGTGCTATTGTTCGTGACCAAAATGGTGCCACACTTGCAAGCTCGATCTGTGCAACATCAGCAAGTGGCGTGGTTGTTATGGAGTTTAGTCCTCCAGTCAGCAGCACACAGATCAATTGCCAAGTAATTGAAAATTGTGTCCCAGGTGCAGTTGATCCGGATTGGACATTTGACCTCGCAAAAGCCTAAGGAGCTAGGATGACTGCTTATTTTAAGATCCACAAGCTTCCCGCTCTAGGCTTGCTTATGAAAAATGGAATCCCACTTCAGGTGGGATCCAAGTTCACTCAAAGCGATATCAACGAAAATCGTATCACTTATCGTCACACTGCGATAACTGGTCAGAACGCATTGGACTCGTTTGATTTTACGCTTTGGGATTCCGAGCTTGGTGCCATTACAACTTCCTCTTATGGTCCATGTATGCCACCTAGAGATATTGAAACCCCTGCTGATGGTGTGTTTCGTTTTGCTATCTCTATCCTAAATGTGCCACCGATCAACACGGTTACACCGGATACGCTTGAACTGCTTGAAACCGAAACCCTTACTTTGACAATGGGTATCTTTAACGTGGTCAACGCGGGATTTACTCCTGATCAAGTTATCCACACCCTGCGCAAGCCACTATCTCACGGATATATCACATTGCGCGGTAAACGCTCATCCACGTTTACTCAAGCCGATGTAAATGCAGGTGACGTAAAGTATGTGAACACGCACGTAGGCACTGGTATCGAACGTATTGAAGTAACATCATGCAACTTGCGTAGCGGCTGCATTGATTTTGATTTTACCATCAACATTTTGGAACGTTTCAAGATTACCGGCGACAACGTTATCTACGTAAAGACGGGCAGCCGTTTTGTTTGGGAATTTACAGCAAATCGTCCATCAGTGCTTTGGTCACTATCCGGTGGAACTGAGGAACGTCCACCATATGCAACGGAACGTGACCTCTCAATCATAGGTTGGTCTTCCTATGCAATGTCAAGCGATCAACCCTATGATAGCGAAGGCCGTGGTCCGGGTTATGATAAGTTGTTCCGCAACGTAAGAGAGACATTGTATTGGGATGGTGGGCTTCCAAAGGGAATATATTTGAGCAACATTGGTTACATGACCTGCTCACTTCGTAACCCGCCAAGTCTTGCAGGAAGCCAACATTGGACAATCCCAAACACTCCGGGTGAATATCCGTTTGAGATGATTGCCTTTGATGCCACAACTGGCCAAATGGATTCCCGTAAATATATGCTAGTCGCGACCATGTCTGGTTTCAGCGGCAGTGGCCTAAGCTCGGAAAGTAAAGATCTATGAATTTACACGAACACGCCGTCATTGAAGAATATGACAAGTACGCGATCTTTGAATTGACCAAGATTCCAACACGTGGTAACCTGCTTTTGGATGGCGTTATCATGAAGGTTGGTAGTCGCTTTACTCAAGGCGATCTACGTAACGGTAATCTCAAGTACAAGCATACGGCAAACGAAGGTATGGCCAAGATCGCTTATGATGCGTTCTTCTTCAGAGTTCCAATCAATGACAAAGCTGTTGTTGATGAAAACACCAAGTACAGCAAATGTTTGCCTGTAAGTGGTGGCCCAAAGGGCGGTGAATTTAAGTTCCCAATTATCATCACTGTGCTTCCTTATCCTCAGGAACTTCGCAATGTTGAAATAAACATTATGGAAGACCAAACAGTTTGCTTGAACAAAGGTCACTTGTTCTATTCTTCTGATACAAAAGAAGTTCAGCAGTATTTTAAAAAGCCTGATGTTCAGATTGAAAAGGGCGGCAACGAAGCTTTTTACTTTTGGAAGCGTTTTGCTGGCGATGTAAGCTTTGAAAACGTAAGCAAAAATGCCCCACCAAGCAGTGATGCCCACACTTGGGCATATAATGCGGAAACCCGCGGCATCTACAACATCAAGAATACTTCCAACTACACTGGTATGGTAACAACTAGAACCAGTGAAAGCTTTATGATGGCTTCTACAATGAGTTCCAATGCGGCGGATGACGACGTTATTGGTATGGTTGTAGCTTATGCGGAAGAAGATGGCGTTCCTACCACAATCAGCGTTGTTCGTTCCGGTGGCTGGAATGGAACCGGTGCAAGTACCCTTACTTGGGCTATTATCCAAACCAAGGGCAACAATCGTACTATTCTAAAGAACGGAAGCGATACAGCTAAGAACCTATTGGGTAACACCAAGGGCCAAGCTTGGGACAAACTTGGATATTCACGTGTTGAGGTAAAGCGCGAAGGTACTAAAATTATTGCCAAGTGCAGCCAGTTTAGCGGCGCAACAAATGGCGCACCAAATGCGGTAACTGCAATCGATGATTCCACAACTATGGAATTCACATTGCCCGCACCATTTAACTTGCCTTGCCAATACGGTCTAAGTGCGATGTCTCAGGCCGGCGCCACATTTGATGATATTGAATGGGCTGAGTTGCCTTATCCTCCGGCAGATCCACCAGAGCCGGATCCTACTTTGGATCCTATGTTCGAACGTTTTCCAATTACCTATACCGTAAGCAGCAAGTCGAGCGAAGCATCCGCTGAGTTCCTTCTCAACGGAAAGCCGATGAAGCCCGGCGATACCTTTACAAATGGTGACATATCAAATGGTTTGATTTGCGTAAAGGGCAAAAACGCAGGCGCTGGTGCAGAGTTCTTCTCTTTCTCAGCATGTGTGAACTCGGTAAAATGCACAAGCGGAACATTCAAGGTTAAGGTAACTCCTTGGCCATATCCAAAGATGGAAAAGAATTCCGCTACTATGGAAGAATGCTCGGAAATCACAATCAACGATAAGAACATGTTGTTCACAGTTGAATTTGGTTCCACTGATTCCGATATCAAGATTACTCTTAATGAAACGCAAACAGCCGCTGACAATCCAGATGGTCGTGTCGAGGTTATTCCTAAGACATTCACTATGGCCGATGTTAAGGCTGGCACAGTACGACTCAAGCACGCTTGTGATACTGTGGTGTGGACTGAAAAGCTTACATTTGATGTATGCACGAACCACAATAAGTGCGTGAGCAAGCCATTCTACGTTAAGATCACTCCAATCCCAGTTGAAGAAGAGCCTGCACCCGATAACATTCAAGTTAGCGAACAGGGTTGCGTTTACAAGCTAAACTTCTACGGTGTTTGGGCTCCAGTTGGTGATTGCGGTCTTTGGGCTGATCTAAAGGGTCGCGTATTGCCTGAGCCTAAAAATGAACCCACTGGTAAGATCCTATACGTAAAGCACGCGCTTCCTGAACCCGTAACTTTGGTTGCTTTGCCAAAGCCAGAGAAACCAACTGAAAACAAGTGGTTTAAGAGTCCAGTTCAACTGCCTGCACAACCTGAACCATCAGATGGTTGTGAGCCGTTGCCACCGGAACCAACACCAGCCCAGCTACCAACCGAGCTACAAGACTACATTATTGAAATGGAAGCTTGGGGTGATTATGGTGCAGGTCCTCCACTGTTTGACGTTATTGCAACACAAGCCGTTGGTGGTATGAAGTGGATTGCCCGTGATGAACCAATCTCCGATCTAAAGGAGCATGGTCAAAAGGGTCGTCAATACTTTAGCTGGCGTGTTCCTGCGGCAGTTTGGGGCAATGGTCGTGACATTGTTATCGACTATGTTCAAAACGAACCTCCTGGTGCCGCAACAGACCGTAACATGTACTTGTACTGGGTAAAGGTCAACGGTAAGCTTTATGACTTTGGCGGTTCTGGCCGTTATATTGATCGTGCGGATGTTGAACGCCGTGGTCTAAACTATGACCATTGCCGTTGGACTATTTCGGATGATTTCCCTCTCCCACCATACCAGCTTCCTGCTCCAGTACCTGCGGAAAAGCCTGATACAGTTGCCAAGCAAAAGGTTCCTGCAAAATGCTTTACTGATCCAAAGACCGGTACTAAGTGGATCACAGACCAAAACGGTGTATATCATCCAGTTGGAAAGCCAACGGATAAGTTGGAAGACTTTGATGCTACCCCGCTTATCAAGACTCAACCATTCCTAGTTGAAGTGGAAGATCTTGCAAGTGTTCCAGCGGAATGGCCTGGTCCGGTTCTACACAAGCCAACAAACAGCGTTTACACGAAGGTCAACGACGAATACGTTCACGTAAAGCAGCCGTTTACTGAATCTTATAAGCTGGATGAATTCCAGTTTATTGGAGCCAACGAGTTCTGGCTACAGCATGGCGCAACGTTTGACTTCTTCTTGTTCAGCAACCGCTTCTACGTGCGTTTCGATATTATGGGTGAATATGGTCACTCGATTATCGAACAATCCAACCCGATCATCATGGATCTTGGTGGATCGTTGGTTGGTAGTGGTGCAAGCATTTTGGGCAATCGTACAAACAACTACAATAACCAAAACCGCACATCACGCATTCCAAATGCGATGGGAATGTGGCCACGTCGTTACTGTCAGGTGGTTTCGCCAATCACTACAATGTGGGACGGTATGATCCAAAACAGCACAAGCATGCCATACTATCATGACAGGAACAACAATGGTATGAACCCATACCATCACGGCACTTACTTGATCAAGCTCGCGGGTACTGAATCCTATGCAGGCTTTGTTGCAAGTCAGCGTCCAAAGTTGGTACCCGAGCGTTGGACCGGAACAAAGTTCTGGAACCCTGATACAAAGAAGGGCTTTGGTCTAGTAAAGAACCAAAAGGTTTGGCATGATATGACCACTGTTTGGTCACACAGCGGCTATGGTAGTGCTCCTAGCCAGATGGAAGGTGTTCGTAACAACGGTTATGGTACTCACACACAGGCTATTGCCTACGGTGGTATCGAATTTGGAACTTATAATCCTTGGCTACATTTTGAGTCTTGGAAGATTCCTCAGAACACTGCATTCAACCCACCGGAAGCTCCACGTGGTTGGTGCAATGGTATGCTTACGTTCCTAGATTACTCCTCAATCTACGACTCCAAGGAAATGCGCAATGGTGGTCCTGTTGAATCATCTCCACCGCGTAAGGACTACACAATGGAGTTCAAGGTTCGCGGTTATGATATCGCAACAGGCGAGGAAAAGTTCCGCACGTATCGCGTTCACTGGAACGCAACGGGTACGAACAAAAAGGGACAAACAAAGGCAACCACAGATGCAACGACGACAGGACTAACTGGATTCCTGCCGCCGAAGCCAAAGACAGCGGTTTGCTACTTTGATGACTTTAACGTCCCAGGCAACTGCCGTATTTTGGACGATAAAGGAAAGTAATTAGGAGGCCTTTTTCAGGGCCTCCTTTAGCTTGGACTCCGCGCTTACAAGCTCGTTTGCAGCAAGTACGCGCTGAGCCCGTGCTTCCTGCGTGATGGCAATCGATTCCTCGATCATAGCAATCGTCAAATCGTTTGCCTTCTTCACGCTTTCGATGTCATAGACACCACGTTCGATTTCACGACGCGCCGCTGCATTGCCCTGCTTGAGAGCTTCGGCATTCTTGACCAGCAGTTCGTTTTGCAAGTCGGAAACTGCCTTGGTTGTTTTCGTGGCCTCGTCCATCTTCCACCGCTCAACAGCGATAACAAGCTGGCTTTCCCACATTGGAATCGTGTTGATCAACTGAGTGTCGATCTTCTGCACGAGGTCCTTGTCGTTGTTCTGCACAAGCCGAACCTGCGGCAGCGTTTGCATAACAACCGTACGTGTAAGCTTGATGTCGTGGACACGACGTTCAAACGAATCGCGCTTGGCAACAAGATCGTTGAGGTTCTGCGCGTCAATAAGTTCGCCTGAAGCTTCGGCCTTTGCCTTGAGTTCTGGAATATGCTTGGCATCAAGCTCGGCGAGGATTTGTTCACCCGCGCTTACATAGTTGCCGAGATCACGGAAGTATTCGAGAGTTGCCGCATAAAGCTGATCCAGCTGCTTTACGCTTTTCAACAGTTCCACCTTGTGGCGTTCCAGCTTGTTTGCAACCGCATCGATCTGGCTCTTGACGGTTTCAAAGCTTTGGATGAATTCGGCCATTGGCGCGATCTTGCCCATTAGCTTGCCGAAAAAGCCGATCTCGTTGGAACCAGCAGCCTTGGAAAAGTCCAGCCCGCGCATCTGCAGGACCATCTTGTTGAGCTCACTGCCCACTTCGCCGGCTTCGTTGGACTTTACGCCCTCAAGCATCTGGGCGTTAAGCTGACTTACGTTGCGCTGGATGCCTGTACCCCAGCTGATAACGCTGGTGCTATCATCCAAGTTAAGCTCGGCTTTGGCTTTTTCAATCTTGTCGGCTTCGACAACCATTGCCTTGTTGATGTCATCCTCGGTCAGCTTTGCCGTGACCGCCACCGGCAATTGAAGTTCCATTGTTCGCTCCGTGTTAATTCGATGGGTTAATCGTTGAATGTCAGGTCGTTGCATTTGCTCCAAAAGCTCACCAAACATTTTGGCTTGGTCATGGAGGTATTGTGGAAACTGTTGATGGATTTTTGGATCCAATGCAACCGCGCGAGAATAAACTTCGATGGAATCTGCAATTTCTTCTACAAGCGGTTTCATCCGCATGAGAATAGCGTGGCCCATTGTACTGCGCTTGCATTCGTCCATGATCATGTCGATCCGCTTATAGATCAACAGGATTTGTTCATCCACTCCCCATGACAACCGCTTGCCAGTGGCGCGAACAATTTTCCAGTTCACCCTTTCGACAGTATCGTAAAGCTGCTCAAAATTCATCAACGCTGCTCCAGCTTGAGCTGGTCGTTGAGAACTTCCATATCGATAGCAAGTGCGCGAACATCGTTGGACCGAATGTCCGTGAGCAGATTGTTAAAGCTCACATACATGGTATCAACAGTTTTACCAAAATCTTCATCTAGTCGAATCCGCTCGGCCGTTCGTGCTTGGTATTGATTGCTTGTGTAGCCCGTGTGTTGGAGTTCAACAAACTTGCCTACAATGCTTTGGGCTTGATCCAAATGCACGTTAAACCAGCTACGCGCGATACGGAAGTCTTTGGGATCATTAACAATCTCTTCGATGATCCCGTTACCCACGCTTACCACCCCAAGTACCTTATACTTTAGGTCGGTGTCTACAAGACGCGTAGAAGCTTCACGGATCGCGGCAAGCTTGGATTGTGCGCCACGTATTTCAGCGGAAAACTCGTTGAGATTGATATCTGTACGGCCCTCCAAATGCTTGAACTCCAAGCGTTTGAGTTGGGAAAGTTCCTGTACAGCTTCTCGATTGTCGAGCACACCCAGCATATTATCTGCAAGCTTCATCGAAATCCATCCCGCAACAATTGCAACAGCCGTTGCAATCATAAACGTGATAACGGAAGCGCCTAGAATTTGGACCAGACCATATCCGGCCAGGATAGCCGCAATAATACCGATCAAAGTGCTGAGAATCTTGTTCACAAGTTCATCCTAGCTAACACAATTTTGCCCACATATTACACGAACAGGTACCAAAGTCTAGCGTTGATATGGCAAAAGGCTCCAAAAGAGGAGCCTTCGCCGTTATTGTATTTGGATTACTTGCCCGACTTTTCAGCCTTGATGCCGGCCAAACGCTGAAGCTCTTCCGGATTGTAGCTTTCAACCGGTGCTTTGGGCGTTGGAACGCTTTGCACTTCTTCTTCGACTTGCTCAGCATCGTCAAAGTCGAATGTGCTTGCCGGCACAACACCAGCGAGACCATTCTTCAGATCAAAGCCAGCGGCACCAACAATTGCATCAACAAGCGGAGCCTGTGTGCGATAGTTTAGCAGGGCGTTGGTAAGATCCTGTGGAACATTTCCAGCCGAACCGCCGCCAACTGTTGCGCCACCATTTGCACCAAGACCCGAAATGCTGACCACACGAGCCGACTTTACTGCGGCCATTGGCTTTGCAAGTTCAGCAACCAACTGCGGTGCAGCTTCGATTGCTGCAAGCTTGATACGCAGGGCGATCTGCTCTGGGCTCAAAGCGTTGGCAGCATCAGCAAGCGCACGTTCACCAGCAGCACGGACTTCGTTTTCACGCTCGAGAACATCTGCAAGCGTTTTACGTGCCTGGGCCTGCAAATCAGCTGCTTCAGCTTCCGCCTTTGCGCGAACAGTAATGCCTGCGCTTGTACGTTCAGCTTCCTTGGTCGCTTCAATAACAGCAACCTGACGATCACGTTCCGCCCTGGCAATTGCTTCCTCGGTGATAACGTTCTGCGCTGCCTTAACAGCGTTTGCACGAGCTTCGTCGGCCTTTGCCTGTGCAAGCGATTCAGCTTCCGAACGCTCGTTGACCGCGATCTTGGCCGCCTGTTCAGCAATACGAATTGCTTGCGTATTGGTGATTTCAGCTTCCTGACGGGCACGAGACGATGCTACGCGAGCAAGTTCAGTTGCCTGTTCCGCCTCGATTGTTGCAACATCCGCTTCACGCTTGCGATCAGCACGTTGCTTTGCAAGTTCAGCTTCCTGTTCGGCACGCCGAGTTTCAACTTGCTTTTCCTGATCAAGACGGGCGAACTCGTCCTGTTGCTTGATGGTCAGCGACTCCTGGTTCGCTTCAAAATTGCGCTTTTCAATAGCAACGCGAGCTTGCTGCTCGATTTCGTTACGTTCACGCGCCTTTTCCTGCGTTAGCTTGGCTAGGTTGGTGAGACCTTCAGCATCAAACGCATTGTTTGGGTTGAGGAACTTCTGGTCCGTCTGGTCAAGCTTGGTAAGCGAAACGCTTTCCAGTTCGAGACCGTTCTTTTCCAAGTCCGCAGCAACCGTGTTTTGCACGTTCTGTACAAACTCAGCGCGTTGTTCGTGCAAGTGCTGCATATCCATGCCAGCTGCAACCGAGCGAAGCGCGTCAACAAACTTGTCTTCAATGATCTGACGAAGCGCGTCAGGATTCATCGTTTTTGTACCAAGTGTTTGCGCGGCCAGTGCAATTGCATTGGTGTCAGGCTTTACACGAACAAAGAAGGTCGCGCCCACGTCTGCTCGCATACGATCCTTGGTGATCAAGGCGTCTGTGCCAGTACGAGTAAGCTCGATCTTGAGCGTTTGCATGTTAACTTCAAGCGTTTCATGCAGGATTGGGAAGATCAACGCACCGCCGTTGATCACGACCAGCTGACCTGTAAAGCCCGTACGCACAAACGCACGTTCCTTTGAAGCTCGCTTGTAAAGTCGGGAAACCATCAGGCCGACGATCAGGATTGCCACAAAAGCAATCACAATAATCATACCCAAGGTCACAAGGTTTGTATCAAACATTTGCTTACCTTTTTTAGTGGATTGGAGTTACGTAGAAGAGGCCAAGAACAGGGTCATATTGTTCCAAGCGAACTGTTGTGCGTTCAGGGATAACGAGCCCCTTAGTGACACTGCGCACGGTAACGTTGTGCTGAGTACCATGCGTGTCGTAAACCGTAGCTTGGCAGCTACGATCAAAAGTTGCCGCTCCATAGCCAATCACACCAGTCAACCCTTCGAGGTCTTCCAATGTGCTGGCATAAGTTTCATCGCGTGGAAGAACCTTTACCAACAACTTACTAAGTGTGCCGGAAACTGCGAGAGCCGATGGAATAGCCAGTGCAACTGCAAGAGGAATGGGGAGAAAAATCCCAACTGCGGACATTGCAACCCAGTTATAAAGCAGACCGCTTATTCCAAACGATGCAATCAGTACGGTAAGCACCATCATAAATGGAACTTTACCAAATCCTAGAAAGCCCGCAAAGTGGCCGAAGACCCCATCATGGTCGATATGAAAATGATGGTCGATGTTGGTATCGTGGCCTAAGAATGAGAAACCAACAACTAAGCCAATAAGTTCCATAAAACCAATGGCTGCAACGATTGCCAACGCTCCCATGAAGGGAAAGTTGGCATCGCTGAAAAAGAACCCCATCATGCGGTTCATCTCCTAACTAACTCTGCAACATCATGCTGCAATGTGCCTTAGTTAGTAAGGATTGAGTACCAAGTCAACAAAAGAGTGGCTAGCCTGTGGGGTCCAAAGAAGCCAGCTTATTCAAAAGTACGGAGTGATGGGTTGTTGTGTCGATAACCATCGCGCAAGTTGTTTTTGTTACGCGAACATAGTTGGTTCCGCCGGCGAAAAACGCTCCATTAACTGCAAAAGGCTCGACAAAAATACCAGTTGAGTCAATCCGACGAACATTCCCAAGAAGCATTTCGTTTTGGGAATTTTTACTGCTTGATTTTGTTACCACGATTAGCTTGCCTACTTCAATGACCCGCCCGTTGAAGTCGAGAAACTCCTTTTGGTAGTCATTATCGCATACAAGTTCTACTTCATGTGAGGACGATTGTTTGAGGATTGCACCGCTAAACTTGTGCTTCTTTCCATCAATTTCCAGCACATAATCATGCCGATCAAAGTGTACTCGCTTAACCTCTACAATTTTGCCAACCGATCCCTTGTATTTGCCCTCCGTTACTGTGGCATAGACTTCCGACTGCTTCATTCTTTCTTGAATAAAGGCAGCACTGTTAAACGACATCAGTGAAATCAACGTTTTACACCCTTATATACCCATTTGTCGCAGCCTAATAGGCTGTCTTGTCTTGCTCTGCATACTTTGGTAAACAGGTGTGCTTTGCTGCACAATCCGTATTACATTGCATTCAAATAGCAGCTTTTACAAACGAATTTTTTGGTGTAGATGTAGATTTTTTAAAGATTTTAATACAGTTCAAGCGGCGCAACGGAATGATGCATCAAAACGTTACCAGACTTGATTTTTCAGGATATCTTAGATAAACCTAAAACAGCAAAACGCTATCTAGCATATGAATGAAGCGTCATAATCGCTGACTGTGGTTGGAAACTCACATATTATTTTAAACATCGCAGCATCGCGTGGGCTTTTGAAAATAAAGCCTAAGTATGTACCTGTAGTGGGTCCTTTGTCACAAGGAAAGGTGCCCCATATGGGGTAGGCAACATCTTCGAAATTTTCAGTATAGCTGGCGAGTTTTGAGAAGTGATGTTCATGAAAACACATATTCTCAAAATCAGGAATAGAGAATGCACTCATATGGTCGCACAAATATTGGCTGGTCAAGTTTAGCTCATATTTGCACAAGCGATAAACCCGCATATAGGGGCGGGTTTCGCATTCATCGTCTGGCACATAACAATGATGACGGATACCACCATTGTTAGCTATTTGGAACATTACAACCTTGTAAGTGTCCATTAAACCAAGCTTACTCCATAAGCGGCAGCTTCAGCCGATCCAAACGGACCCAATAGTTCGATTGGTGTCTCATCATCTTCGTAGGAATATGTTTCACGATAAAACACTGTTCCTGCGGAATCGTTTGCCATGAGAATTTTATGGCAACGAAGCAAAGCCTTTTCTGTTACCACAGCAATTACTTCAGGGTTGAGGTCAACTTCGGCAACAACTTCAAATTCTTCAAATACTTCTTCTACTGGCACGTGCAAGTTCCTTCTGAACCATCGCAATTATCAAGACCACGACCGCAACCCGGCTGTGGAAGAGAATCCAAAAATGCTTGACGCTTGGCTGCTTCATCAACTGCAACCGGCGCTACGTCTGTGATAAAATCTTCAATACGCTTGGCCGCATCAAGAATGTCACCAACATGATCGGCACTTTCGGTAAAGCCGCTTGCTGGCAAGGTTACGCTGTAAAGCTCCATTGCCGTATTGAGGATCTGCATCTTACGCTCAAACTGATTTTCGTCGATATATTTGAGTTTGTTCATTTTGGTCTCCTAATATCCAATGTACATGTCCTACTTATCAAAATCAAAATAGATAAATTAATGGATTGGAGAATTTTATGAGATCAGCACTTTTTGGCAAGTCCGACTACTTTATGCGTATTAAGCGCAAACCTGCACAAGAAGACCTTTATCAAAAGGTAATCCGCAATGAGCTTTCTGATGAAGAAATCGAAAATTGTGGCCAGCCTCTTTGGATTCGTGAAGCACTACGGGAAATCAAAACCCGTGGCGGCCTAACCCAATGGCAATGTGTAGACAAAGTAATTGAGGAAGCCGAAGCTGCTCAAGCTCGTGCCGCCAACCAAACCTATCCAGTGTATGAGTGGACTGCACCAATGATGGAAGTCACACCGGAAAAGGGAATGAGCTTGGAAGTTTTTCCGGGCAACCTAATGCTGGTAGACCGCCCACGTGGCCAAGTCAAAATTGATTATTCACTTCTTACATTGTCGCCTGCTAAAATAGACGCATTACTGGGTAATGCCAAATATATTTGCGATTCAACTGACACTGGCTTTGTCGAACTCGTTGGAAGCCGTAAACAGCGCATTTAATCGCACGTTAAATAAGGAAAAGGAAACAAACATGTTGGTTGAAAAGAAAGCTCTCGCTGGTAAAGTTGGCGTGTTTAAGCTGGTTACTGGTGAAGAAATTATTGCTCGTGTTGTTGATGATTCATCCAGCACCACAGTTAGTGTTAAAAATCCACTAAGCATGGTAATGCTGCCTGAGGAAAATGGTCAGCAGGGTATGGTAGCTTTTGCACCATGGGTTCTTGGTGCAGTTGATGATATTGCACTGGAAATCAACTTGTCTCACGTTTTGGTAAAAACATTGGCACGTGATGACGCTGCAAGCCAGTATTCGCAAGCTATTGGTGAAACCGAAGTTGCTCAGCCAAAGGTAGCTCCTCTGCAACCTCAAACAGCCCGTCGCGGTGGAAGAGGCGGTCGATGAGCCAATGGTATAGAGAACTTACACAACGTTTGACTTGGGCTTCTCGCATCTTGATCAACCACACAGATCGCTCAGTTATCCGCTTGGATAATGGCGTGAGTTTGGATCTTTCTACAAACAGAATTATTTTGGATGGTGACTTTGCCCTTCACGTAACAGGCAATTTGAATCTATCCGCTGATGGAGAAGCTACTGTAAATGGCAACAGATTCGACAAGAAGCAGTGAAGTTTATAATCCGGCAAGAGAACCAATTGTGGATGAGCTATTCGCGTTGATGACAGCGGCTCAACCCGATGAAGCTTTGCTTGCCGAATATAAGCTGATGTTTCAAAGCATGAGTGCGGTAAACCCTTACACGGGCTTGTTTACCAATCCTCGTGCTTGCGAAGTCGATCAAGCCAAAAACGATGTTGGTGAGATTATCGAGGACATCAAAGATAACCCTGAACTACCCGATGATCTCACTCCTCCACTTGAAGATGCCATTGATTATTTGGACCAATACAAGGAACACACTGATCGTTTGATTGCAAACTTTCCAGTGATTTCCTCTATCGTACAAAGCGAGATTGGTAACAAAGTTGCTGAGCTACAGGGCGCAAACCCTTGCTTGCAATTCGGCGATATCATGGGCAGCATTTTGAAAGCTGGCCAGGATATTATCAATCAAATCCTAGCCATGCTGGCCGACCTTAAAAACGCGGTAAAAGAAGAGCTTGAGGAAATGATCAAAGAAGCCATTAACAAACTAATGGCAGCGATTGCAGCGGCAATGGCCCAACTTCAAGAAGAAGTACAAAAGATTGCCGAAGCCATGCTCAACATGAACAAGATGAATTTGGCTCAAGTGATGAAGTACCAAATGCAGGACCCTTGCCTAAAACACATTATGAGTGGAGTTCTCACTGGTGCAGCACAATCAGCCCTAGCAGGAGCAAACTAATGCCAGGCGCAGCTCGTCTCACAGATAAATGCACAGGTCATGGATGCTTTCCAAGCCGTCCAAACACCGCAGCAAGCAACGATGTTTTTACAAACGACCTTGGTGCACATCGTCAAGGTGATGCTTGGCGCACTCACACTTGTACGGGCAGTCATGGTGGAAACCTAGCCAGTGGTTCTCCAAACGTGTTTATCAACGACAAACAAGCGGGTCGTATTGGTGATCCCGTAAGTTGTGGTTCAAAAGTCCGCACAGGTTCGGATAACGTTTTTATCAATAATTGACTTGGAACTTTTGCCTTTGTATGGTTTGCTAAACAAAGCAAAGGTGAATTATGATTGCACTTCTTCAAATTTTGGGAGTTTTTGCAGCGGCATTGGGTTTTGCCGCAGCACTTACAAACCATCTCTTCCTAGGGATTCTCTTCCCAATCGGCGCCACACTCTTTTACATTGGCTATGTTCTGCGCAACCGTGCAACTGAACGTACCATTAGGGAAGCGCAAGCGGATGTTCGTACCCGTTATCCCGTTACTTCCATCTATCGTCCAATCGCGGCCACTGGTATGACCACACCACCGCCAATGCCAAACAAAACACCACGCCGTAAAGATGCACCGCTTCGTTCCGCAGTTATGTTGGATGATGAACGCAAACGCCAGCAGCGTGATGAAGAAGAGCGTGATCGTCAGCGTCGCAACAATGACACCGTTTATACGGATAATTCGGCCGGCTGGATGATGATGACTGGTGCGATGGATAACAGCCGGAATGATGATGACGATCGCAAAGTTGTAACTCCCTCATACAGTGAACCCAGCAGCTCAAGCAACGATTCCTATAGTAGCGGTTCCGATGGCGGCTATTCCGGTGGCGGCTATTCCGGTGGCGGTGATGGCGGTGGCGGAGGTGGTGGCGACTAAAAGGTTGACATCTCTAGTTGGGTCTGTTTAAATACGGATGAAGCTGTTGATACAATCTCAATAGTTGCTGCAGGACTGGGGAGCGTTACCCCACGCCTCCACCACAAGCAGATGCGCACTTTCGTGCGTGGCGGGTAAACGGTTAAATCCAATCCGGCGGGCACCGAGCGGTGTCCTGGTAGCGGTCGCTACAATCTGCTTATGATGGGGGCGAAGTAGGATCGACTGGGCGACGAACGGTGCGAGTAGGTTTCCGGCATGATACCGCCGTTATCGGGTCGAAAAAAGTAAATGCAAACGATAACTCCGTTGCATCCCAGCCGGTAGCTCTCGCTGCCTAAGTTGGATGAGCTTTAGTGGATACGCTTGGAAACAGGACCACTCTTAAAACCGGCTTCGGCCGGTTTTTTGCTGACTACAAAGGTGTTTAATGTCTCGTATCACTTATACTGACTACCACGCACGTGGTTTTTACTTGACTTGGTACGTTGTGTTATTAGGGTCGGACGCTTACTTCTATGAGTACGAAGTGGCCGAAAGCATATGGGACCACTTAAATACGCAAACAACGGATGATTGGTGTGTTTGCACTAGGCTTGATGTCTGTCTCAGCACATACATCAGCTTTAAAAATAAGCATGATGCATTGGTGTTTAAGCTGGCGTATGGTTAACTCTTGGCTTGAAACTCCAGTTCGTTCCTGTTAAATCCCACGTGTAGGGCATAGAGGACAAAATGGTATTCAGACCAAATGAACTCAAGTTTACAGACTTGATGGCTGCCACACCCCATGGTACTTTGGTGGTGAATTCCCAAGGGCAAATCGTTTTCTCAAACCATCAGGTTCACAACCTGTTTGGCTTTACTGAAGCAGAACTTCATGAGCAAAACGTAGACATACTGGTACCCAATGCCGCGCGTGGCTTCCACCACAATAATCGGAACACATATAATGCGGCTCCGCATCCACGAAGCTTTCCTGCGTCTGCAGGGCTGCATGGACAGCACAAGGATGGATCGCTGATTCCCGTAGAGATCAGCTTGACGCCATTTGAAACAACTGCTGGAAAATTTACCCTAGTCAACATTATCGACATTACTGCCCGTAAAAAGGCAGAAGATATGCGCGAAGTGTTGATCAAGGAACTAAACCATCGCGTAAAGAACAACATGGCTGTGGTAACTTCAATTGCCACGATGACACGCAAGTACACGGACAATATCGACGACTTCTTTCTCGCTTACTCTGGCCGTATGAACGCGTTGAGTGCGGCGCATGATCTTGTGGCTTCCATGTTTTGGGATGACACTGATGCAAAAAGCTTGATTGTCAACGTGTTACGACCATTCCATCAAGCCGAACGTTTTCATATCTCTGGTGGTTATGCTAGAGTTCCTGCGAGTTCGGCAGCCACACTTGCTATTGTTTTTCATGAACTTGCCACAAACGCTCTAAAGTACGGTTCATTACGAAGTGCCGAAGGACGTGTTGACATTTCATGGGAATTCAACAATAACAATGGAGTGGAATTCAATTGGATTGAAACTGGAGGGAATCCAATTGAACGTCCTACCAAGCGGGGGTTTGGTACGACAATGATTGAACGTACCATTACCAAAAATTTCGGCGGCACCATCGACATGGATTATCGTCCAGAGGGGTTGCATTGTAAAATCGTTACTGAAAGGCTCTAAACTCATGGCTAAGATCGTTGTTGTTGAGGATGAGTCTTTGATTCTTATGGTTGTGGTGGATCTTCTAGAAGAATTGGGGCATGAAGTGGTAGATTTTGTAAATGCGGAAACCGCGCTCAACTATATTGGCAAAGGCAATCAATTCGACATTCTCATGACGGACATGAATCTTCCAAAGATGAGTGGTCGTGAGCTTGCAGAGCAATTGCGGGAACTAACTCCGGATCTGCCCGTTATCTTTGCAACCGGTTATGTTATCGGCCGGGATGACCGCCTCAGCGCACCATTTTCCTGCGTAAGCAAACCCTATTGGTCTGATAATTTGAAAACCGCCATAGGTGAGGTTTGGACAAAGTAAATCACACCCAAGCTAATCGTAGAAACCAAATCCTCTCAACAGAGTTTCACGCTAATGGCTATAGGGCAACTTGGCATTATCAGCCATGGGGTCCACTTCAACAGCCAATAGTTTTAGCTTCAGGTCCCGAAGACTATGATAGAAAGCGGCAGGAACAATTAGCCCTTAATAAGTTCCTGCAGTTGGAAGCATTAGGCCGCTTCTTTGTTGACCGTACCAGTAGGCCTGGTTACTGGTTTGAGCATCCTCATGATGCTATGCTTTACAAGTTGCGCTTTCTAACGTAGTCTTGTGCTATGACTGAACCATTGTCCACACTTGAATTTTCTAAACTTGTCGGCCAAGTCAAGTGGACTAAGGTTATGTTCACGATGGAAGCTGACCTATCTCCTGCAGATTTCACTCGTGCATATGAGGAAGCTATCTTCTTCTGCACGTTTAACATCGATCAGCGGTGGTTTAAGATTCTGCGGGAATTCTATTTTGAAAATCCCGCAGAAGCAATGGTATTCAAGCTGAGATACAATTAGCGCGGGATAAACTTGTCGCCGCTAAACACGTAGGACTGACGAGCTTCAACTTCGTCTAGTATCTCGGGCCAGCCGAAAACTTCACCATACGAATAGTTTAGAACGATCGAGTCATCGATAACAAGAACCAGTCGCTCATCATCGTTTCCGCGGACAAATACCAAACGCATACGGTCACGATCAAAGCCAGCCAACGCTAGGGTTTGCGCCATCATAAACGCAACTGCGCTGGTGCAGAACATATTCTCATTCAACAATTCCCACGCTGTAGGCCATGTTGTGCAATCGGACGCATCAAGCGCATAAGCACAAATTGGAGCTTTTGACCACCAGCGCAAAACAGCTTCAAACTTTTCATCATCGCTCTTTGTCGTGATTTCATTGCGAAGTGCTCTCCAGGAAAGCAAACGCTCCTTCTCGGAAAGTAGAAATGGATTCATAGTGATACCCATGGGTTGTTGAAATTAATACATGATACAAGCGAGCAAAGCACGGTTTATTGGGCGTGTCTCTGCGTCACCACTTGCGGCAATCGAAATTCCCGATGTTGCCTTATCAATAGTTATGCTGTGAGTATGTTCGCCACCAGTGCCTGTTGGAACAACGTTGTCATTGTTGAAAGCGGTGTGAATTTCAGCTTTACCGTTTTCCAATCGGTATGACACCAAGTTTGGACGGGTGTGAGTGTGGCCGGAACCTTGCGCACTTGCAATACCAGTATGAGTGTGACCGTTATCTGTAACAGTGTGACCGTGAGCCTTAACAGTGTCGGTTTGGAAACTTCCCAACGCACGACCCGGATCTGTTGGATATCCACCAGGAGCCCAGCCACGAACAAACATACCGCGTAGGTCTGGAAGATTGAATGTGGTAGAACCATCACCCGCGCCATACGTTGTGCCAATGCGGGAGAACAAACGCGCATAGTTGGTGCGACTTACTGCGGCACCATTACATGTGAGAAAACCAGCCGGTGGATTCTCACAAGCAAAATACACAACCATACCCACAAAGTTCATGATGTCAACGAGGTTCTGGTAACCCATGCTTAGTGGGCCTTCCATAACATCACCACTGCGGCTTACCTTTGTATTCAATGCGGCTTGCTGCGCTGTGGATACGGGCTTTTGCATATCGCTGGTATTATCGGCTTGACCAAGACCGACTTGCTCTTTGGTTACGGCATGTGGGTTATTGGAATCTGCAATGTGATTGTTGAGGTTGGTTTGAACATCCGCAACATCATCAAGAATGTCAGTGAGGTCGGCTTGACTCGCATAGTAATATGGCGGCTGACCACCCAGTGTGGATGCATCAATAGCTTGGCCTGAACTCAAACGTTGATTCAAGAAGCCCAAGTTGACGGCATCTGCGTTTGCTGTTGGGGCACCAATATTGGTCAGCTTGAAGCCTTGCGCGTCTAGTGGTGCGTTGATCTTTGGTGCAGCCATCTCAACAAAGCGGTCTTCAATCTCTTCTTTATCCAAGAGGAGATTCCACTTATCCGGGCCATAATATTCAATTTTGTTGGTTGAAGTGTTCCAACGAACCATGCCCACTTCGGGCTGATCAGGGCGTTGAACATTTGTACCTGCGGGAACTGTAAGCGCACCAGTACCACGAACGCTGGAGACCTGGAGGTCCAAGTTTGACAAGTCAGTCGTCGAGCTCATTAAAATACCTCTTCGTTATGTGCCCAGCGAGAACCGGCAAATGTAATGCTTACGGGATAATAGGAAACGTTGGTGCAAGTGAGCACTACCCAGTCTTCAACACCAATTGTTTCAATGTGACCGGACCAAACAATACGCATAAAGTTATCGGTGTTGGTGTCCTGGTTCAAATCAACACCAAGATCCATGATAGCTACGGAATATTGGTCCGCTGTGATATGAAGCGTGCCGGTGCGACGAACGTGCAAGTTGTTAATCATCTCGTCGGACTTCAAGGAGTAGTCCATGACAAAGCTATTGGACTGAGCCAATGGGTAGCGAACAACTTCATCGAGATTCAAAAACGTAACAATGTATTCGTCAGCCATGTTGAACCCAGCTAGGCCCAAATCATCAAGATCAACTAGAATCGTGCTGTTGGGTGTGAACTGACTTGCTTTGTGTTTGACTGTGATTCCCTTATATGGAACGGCTTGAGAGTTACCATCGACGCCACGAATCAAAGTGGCCTTGCTCATTACACGACCACGCAAATCACCTGGCTCCGGACCATTACCAGACCAGCTCAACGGAATAACGCGGCCACCCGGAAAGTTATCAGGATCGCCCATATAAGCGAAACGGTAGCTGTTGGTATCATCTGCGCGTTGTGTGGCTGTGATACGAGTAAGTGGTCCCGTAGTTACAACGTGATCGTGCATGGTGTGAATAAGATCAAACTCAGTGATTAAGCGCACGTTTTGGTATGGGAAAATGGATCCACCGCGATAGTTAATGCGCTGGAGATTTGGAGCACCGATAAAAACTTCACCAGTATCGGTAGTCATTGCGATTTCGCCTTCAGCAAGGGCTTGAGGCAAATTGTCCTTGGCACCGCGACGAACTTGGATACGGCTGATTTGGGTAACAGGCATCGATCTACTCCTCTGTTTCCAATATTTATTGGAAAAGTAGTTGACGCACGCATAGGCTTTTGCTATAACAGGATTGTGAGCAGATGGTATATGCCGGTGTGCCCCCAGTTAGTACAGCGAGAGCCCGTAGGGAGAGTGCTCGAAACCCGGGAGATATGAGTTCGAATCTCATTCTGCTCACACTGAAACGCCTAAACATGCGATTCCGAAAAAGCGATAGTGGTCTGTAGTACCACAAACGCCAAAGGAGAAACAAATGTTTTACGGTGCTTTCAACTCTGCAGAGGACGTATTTTCTAACTTCACCGTCTCTGACGATGATCGTAAGGATGTAAAGATTCTGTGGGCTTCTTATGAGAACGAAAACTACGAAGGCTCTGCTGGAGTGGTGTTTCTCAAAGAAGGCAAGATATTTTCTGTGTACGGTGGGCACTGCTCATGTCACGGGCTGGAAGGTCAGTGGGAACCACAGGAAATAACTCTTGCAGAAATGCGGCATTATTTGGACAATAAGGCAACCCCTTATGGTACAGATTTTGGTGCTGCATACCAGCAGATTCTCATGCTGTTGGACAATGTGGATACTTCGGTACTCACGGATGACCAGATAGTAATGATGCTGCGCTTAATAGGCTAGGAGAAATCCTAGCCTATTTCCATATCTGTGGTTGACACCTTCCTATGTTGTGCTAAATTCAGAACATAGGAACAAGCAAACGGAGATCGAAGATGGCAAACGTAACTTTCCAGTATAATCCTTCTGACGAGCCTGATCTCACTGATGATGAGTACAAGGTATTCGTTGATGGTGTTGAAGTTCCCTTCGCCATCCAGGTCGGCGGTAAGAACGCCTTTATCGTCAACGAATATTCTCCCAAAGATGAAAGCTTTTGGATGAAGCAGCACAAGATTTGCCCTTCGCTGCTCGTTGCAAAGGCCAAGGCTGAGATCCTGGCTCTCGCATACGTTGCAAAGTGAGGAACCACTGATGGTTGAGTATCAAAGCGTTCGCACGTTTGTCGAAAAGTTTAAGCGTGGAATCTACGTGGATCCACGCAGAGAAGTTCAAATCGAAGCTGGTTGGTATGACTGGTTTTGCCGCGAAACTTCACTTGCCGGCAAGACCAAGTTCCTCGGCGCCAAGGTAGTTCAATTAAGCCTCAGCCCGATGATCGATCGGGACAACATGTATGTGATGTTCAAGAACAACTGCCCAGGTCATGGCACGCTTTACGACTCGTTCTCATTCTGCGATATGAAAACGAATGATGTAAAGTATTGGATCACTCCTGCAAACGGTCATTTTGGTTCACATTATCGGAAGCCAGAGGTTTACGGCTACAACGGCGGCCAGAATCCAAAGGACAACTATTTCGACAACTGGCGTGAAGTCAGACAGTTTTTTGGGGTTTAACATGGACAAGATAACGGAAAAGTACGGCATCGCTCCTATGCAGAAATGGATAGCTGCGGATGGTTCTGGCCATATGGTACAGGTTCTTGATGTTGTGACGTTTGAGAACCAAAGCGACGTGGTCGTCCAGGATCTTCGCCAGCCGGAAAAGGAACCATATCGCATTGATGCCTTCAAATTGGCAAAGGTTCGCTATGAACTTTGGGAAGACATTCCTGGGAGATAGCCGATGTTTGCAGTTAACGATATCGTGTTGACAAAGAAACCTGAACATGATGGATGCCGTAGTCATCTAAAGGTGGTCGCAGTTGGTGAAACCACTGTTGATGTGGTCAACAAGAACATTTTGGGTGCGGCTAAACCATTTACACTGTTACAGGATGAAGTTATCCTGCGCTCAGAGTTTCAAAACTGGTATAAAAACCAAAACTAGTTTGCCAGTTAACTAAACTTTTAGACAGTGGTTGTTGGTCTCCTTTGGCTCCACTAATATGAGTGGATTGCTAGAGGAGATCGAACCAATGCAACCACTACTCGAAAGCCTGCCCAACGGTGCTGTCGTTTACGACCGCTTTGAAACCGAAGTTGAAGGAAAGCCAGCGGAAGTTCTGCTTTGCTTTGTTCCAGGCAACGCGATGACGCCGTTTGCCGTATGGCATCGTTTCAAGTACAACGGCGGCGCACTATTCTGGGGCAAGTTCTGGCCCGGCGTCGAAAACGAAACTGCGCTCCATTACTTCAAGGACCTGCGCAATCAGCGCAAGGCAAAGCTGTCGGTGGTTCAGCAAGCTGAAGCGGCCGCCCAGTAACCAGAACTGGTTGACAATTTAGACTCCTGTGTTATCTTTGAATGGACAACACAGGAGTTTTCGTTTTGGTTAAGGCCCTTTATGTAATATTGGTAACAGCGGCCAATGGGCAAAGTGCCATTACGCCGGCTCCCTTCAACGTTGAGTACCCCACATTCGCACATTGCGTGGCTGCGGCACGGCAACTCCAACGCATTGAACCCACCAAGCGCAATACTTATGAATGCGCCAATTACCGTGGTTACAAGCAGGGAGAGATCAAGTGAGCCAGTGGACTCCTCCATCAGCGGGTAACAAGTTTAAGTCAGGCGATATTGTGATCATCGGCAACATGGCCAACCGCCAGTTTGAAGTTGATCATGTTGAATCCACCCGCGTGTTTCTCAAGAATCCAACAGGTCGCCGACTGCTTGATGTTTCGGCAGCCCAACTTATGCTGTTAAGCGATTGGAAGCGTATCTATGGCAAGTGACATTCATCCCAGCAAGTTCCACATTGTGGTGAAAAATCTGTTCGGCGGTATTGCCGTTTACGATTACACCAACAACGATCAGTTCATGATCTCATGTGTGGACGCTACACCGGAAAATCTTGTACTGGTGGAGAATGTTTACCGTTATGGTGGCCGACAAGCTGTTGCTAAGATTGGTTCCATGTGTAGCCTCGAACCCTGGATTGTTTCAAATGGAAAAGCCTGAACTCGACACTTGGGTCAAGGTGACCACGGATTATACCGATGCAAAGCATGGTCAGCATTGGGTTACCATGCGCCGGTATGAACATATTGGTAAGGTGGTCAAACTGCAGGAGTGGGAAGACTCCGAAGCTTGCTTTGGCCTTCTCACCAACGATGAAAACATGCGGTTGAAAACAATCAACATGAAGTTCGTCTCCAAGATCGAACAGCTCAAAACCGTAGATATTGCACAAGTTGACCTCACGCAGACTGTTGCGGAGGAAAAAGAACCCGAACGCAAGTTTGAGATCAAGAGTTCTCGCGGCGATAAGAAGTATACGGTCACCAAGGACAAGTTTTCATGGACTTGTACATGTGAGGCCGGTCAGCGTGGTCGCCGCTGCAAGCATGTGGCTGAAGCCCAAGCCCTTCTAAAGGCGGAAAAAGTTTCGTGACACTTATCGACAACAAACCCGTTTACAACATCTTTCATCCTGCTCATGGTTTCCTGTTTGGGATGACAAAGGATTTCAAACCACAGTGGACCCATAATCTATCTGTACTGGATATGAGCAAGAAGTTTGCTTCTCAGAAAATACAGAATACCATCGATATGTTCTGGAAGTTTGCTGAGTTTGATCCGATTGCTGGGGAAACTTTCTTTACGATAAGGTTAGTCCCAGGGGCGGCCGTATATACGGTTGTGGATCTATTCACGCCCGCGCAACGTCTTGGGATAAAGGCGTTTTGCTTCCTATCTGAGAACTCGTGGTTTGAAAACATGGACATGTTTTACCACCGCGAAACACGAGACCTCTCACTTAGGCAAATTGCGAATCAGGCAGCTAAGAAGTCGTTTGATTGGTCCGAGGGAATGATTGCAGTTGTAAAGTTGGCGGACATTTGGTCGGAAGTAAGAGACAAAGTTCGTTCCAGAATAGCAACACCGTATACTAAAAACGAGCTCCCAGATTATGAAACTATGTTTGTCGAAGCTTTTGAGGAGTATATCGACGAATCAATTCCCGATGGTGTTGAACCCCACTACGTGACTAGGCGCGCAAATATTCTGCTGTTCAAAAGCCGGCGTGAGCTTATGTTGTTCAAACTGGTGTGTCCATTAGAATTTGTTACTTTGGACATGAAAGCGACCAAAGCCGAACTTGCTGAATTTATGGCCGAGAATAAAATTGAGGTCATAAAATAAGGGGGCCGAAACCCCCTTAGATTACTTCTGTAGCTTTAGAAACGCTTCAAGCCGCATTAGCCAAAGTTCCTTGGCCTTATCAAGCTCTTCACCTTCCCAAACGTATTCGGCAAACTCTAGGTCACGACTACACATGAAGATTACAACACGTTCAATGTTAGTTCCATGTAGCTCATCATGCGCAAGTGCATAAGCCGCACCTTGTAGGGAATAGTCGGTAATAGTGGAACGCTTTTTCATCTTGCGGCAGGTCTTGTAGTCCATGATTGCCTGCTTGCCCTGATGTATACCAATCAAGTCGGATGTACCAGCGTAACGCTTTGGCGAATACAGGATTTCTTCCATACCCCAAACTTCGTCCACGTTGATCAAACCCTTTTCGATGACTTGATCTGCCATGTTCTTGGCAAGTACACGCACGATGTTATTACCACCTGGACGCTCTTCGCCCATTACGTAGTTTTCCAAGTGGGTGTGCATGAGAGAACCAAGACCAGTGGCTTCAACACGAATGCGTTCGGCCTCTTGTAGACCCACGCGCTTTTGCCAAGCTTCAAGTTCTGGGCTATAGGAAGTTGCACTAAGGATTGTTGTCACAGAGCTCAAATGGTCATTCTGTGGGCTAACATAATAGCGAGAACCGTTTTCGTGTGTAACACGCTCAAGCTTCTCGTATTCATAAAGTCTTTTGATTTCCATATCTTCTTCTTATTATTGTGGAAGTAATTCCTATTCTTACATGGAAACAGGAACAATTGCAAATAACAATTGTTCCTGAATATGTTAGCGGCAAGCCTTTGTAAATGCCACGCCCTTATCCGGGCAATTTAGATTCCAATTTGCCTCAGTGGATTCCATGAGAGATTCGAACATTTGGCGAGTGATTCGGTTTTCCTTCCACTGGCGCTGACTGATAGCGGTGCGGAAAGAATCAAGATCCAAGCCAGTTGTCGCACTTACATGCTCACGTAGGGCACGGGTATCACCACGAACAGCACGTTCAGCAACCTTTTCCAGTACCACGTTTGTAGCGACATTAGGATACATCAACAGCGTGTTTGCAAAGCGACGTAGTGCCGAGTCCATATCAACATCTGAAACCGACTCCATGATAGCTCTCTGCTTCTTTACCGCAGCGTTGATCATAAACTTGCGTAGTGCGGTGTTGTGAGCTTCAGTAAGCGCGACAACCTGAGACTTTACCGAGTGAACCAGTGGAGTACCCTTGGATTCCATCACGGCGCTTTTTACGCCTGCAAGCTTGAGCATTGTGTCAACGGATTCACGATAAGGATTACGATCGCCATACTGACCTGGATTATCAGCGTCCATGTCATCCCAAAGAGTCGCAGCATAATCGTAAGGAGTTTCGTAACCTGTAAGTGCCTTGAACTGCTTACGGAAGTGAGATTCGTACTTGCGCTGGTATTCCCAGCTATCAATGCCCATATCACGAAGACCATCGATAACTGCGTCTGTTGGGTCACCATCTGGGAAAAAGTCGCCGATACGGTTCATAACGTATTGAGCCAGCTCGTGCATCTTACCCTGAGGTGAGTTCAGTTGGCGCTTGCGTGCGGCTTCGGCATTTTTTGCAGCCTTGGCATCTGCCGCAGCTTTTTGTTCCTTTGCCTTAAGGTCGGCATCATTCTGCTTGATACCATCGCGATGAGCAGCGTATTGGGTAATGCGCATCTTAACAGCGTTTTCAAATGCCTTGATAAGCTGCTCAGTATCCAAGCCATAATCGCCAGCGATAATGTCAGCCACTGCATAGGCATCACCATCATCCGCACGTAGCTCGGACTTCAAGTCGTCGATAGCATCGGTTAGGTTGGATTCAGTAACTACGCCAAAATCCTCTGGGAGCATTTCGTGTAGGTCACCAAGGTGAGCATGATCTTCCAGCGTTTCATCAATAAGCTTGATAAAGCCAGCTAGATCCTGTTCGGATTCAAAAATAACATCGGTGTTGGATTTCAACACCTTAAGACCTGCGGAGTGCGCAAGATCAAAAGCGGATTCGGCAACAATGTTGCTCTTATAAGAGATATGCAGACCCATATCCACACCTTCCTTTACGATTTGGCTAACTTGAATTGGGCTTTTAATTCCCTTTGGGAGCAATCCCTTTTCCACAAATTTGTCAAACATCTTTTGGCTTGCAAGCATTGCCTTACTATTGGAGGCTTGATACGCAACAACCTTAAAGTGTTCGATTTGAAATTCTGACATTCCGCCGAACATTTTCTCCGGCTTAAATGCTTCACGCTTAAACGCTCTAATTGCTTCATCAGCACTGGAATAGCCAAGCATAACTTTGTCTTCGTCGTACTTGGAACCATCCGGTGTTAGCTGATGCACAACATAAACGGCTTTGCCTGACTTTGGATTCTTTTTAACCCAAACATCCAAGTGTTCGCCGTCGGGACTATTTGTGCCCAGGATATAGCCATAGCTGGAATAGACTTTGTTCTCCCAACGTTCACCCTTTGCGTTTGTTCCGCTACGGGTGCCGCCGGCAGCAACTTCGATGGAGATTTCAAGACCATCAAGCTGAATGCGATCTACAATGCCACGACCTTCTTGGATTATCATTTCATCTTGTCCTTGACCGCTTTTACCGCGCTCTTGTTGATCTTCTCTTTTTCCTTCTCGCGAGTGTCAGCGTCAACTTGACGATCGCCAACGGGAAAATCAAAATAGATGGTCATCAAGCCTTCATTCTCAGGATCAGCCTGTACCTTATTAACAACTTTGGTTTTACCCAAAACGTCTACGAGATAAGCTTGATCAAAGTCGATGCCTTGAAGCGCGGGATTGCTGCGAAGTGTGTCCATAAACTGTTGAACTGTGATCTTCTCCACCTTTTGCGCCTTGAGGGGAATCAAAACGCTGCGGATCACTTCATCGATTCCATTACCAGTTCCAGACTCGATGATAAAAGTGGAGCGCAAAGCCCCACTTTCATTGAGTATCTCTTGGAGCCTCATCCGATTAGTCCTTCTTTTCTTCAGAACCTTCGGACTTGTCTTCTGCCTTTGGAGCTTCCTGCTTTGGTGCAGCTTCCTTCTTAGGAGCTTCTTCCTTCTGCATTGGGCTCTTGGTGTCTGCCTTTGGAGCATCGGCTGCCTTAGGAGTATCCTTTACCTGGGAAGAATCGCTCTTTGTCTTGTTTGGAGAAAGCTTGTTATAGTCAGTTGAGAACGCATCGCCCTTGTACTGACCCATGCTGTTTACTGGCCAGTTAGCAGCGTTGATGTTCTCTTCGAGTTCATCCTTTGCCGCAGCAACTAGATCATCAACCTTCTTAACTTCAGAGCCCTTGGACTTTGCGTTGTTGATAACTTTCTGTGCGGTCTGACGCTCCTTGGAGTCCATCTTGCTCATAGCCTGTTGAACACCCTTGTTGCCAAGGTTCTTGTCTGTGGCCATTTCACCAGCAAGCTTTGTCATTGTTGCCGCAGTATTCTTCTTGTCCTGCGGATTCATTGGAGCAGCTTCACGAACTGCACGAGCCTTCTTTACCGAGTAAGCTTGTGGGCTCATACCAAATTCAGCTTCAAAAGCCTCAGCGATGGATTCAGCCGATGCACCTTCAACCATTGGGAACATGCTCTGTGCTTCAGCAATTGCCTTTGCAGCAAAACCCTTACCAGTTTGGATAATGTTGCGCTCGATGATCAAACGTACGGCTTCTTCAATGCTACGCTTTGCCTTAGCAGCGCCGCGCTTATTCTTATCAGCCTTCTTCTTGTCTTCTACATCGTCCTCGTCTTCGTCACGCTTGAAGGACTTTCCCTCTTCGATTTCGCGCTTGCCCTTGGCAGCATCACGCTTGGACTTATCGGCCTTTTTCTTGCCTTCATTGTCTTCATCGTCGTTACGCTTGTAGGACTTGCCTTCGTCTAGGATGTCATCATCCATGCCCGAGAGTGGGGAAGAAAGCTGGGCACCAAGACCCTTACCATACTTGCGCTTGCCAATCCAACCAGCTAGACGTTCAGAATCCTGTGCGCCCTTCATTGCGATCTGACCCGCAAACTTTGGGAACTGATCCGCTGGCATAGTAGCGGCAACATCTTCCATTAGCCAGTTAACGAGAGAATCCAAAGATTCCTTCATAAGAAGCTTCTGACCAATAGCCTTATAGGATTCCTTCATACCACGGCCAAGTGGATCTTCGGATGGGCCAGCAGCGGCATCGGAGCCACCAAATACATCGCCCATTTCCTCGCCGTTACCATCAACGCCAAGATCAAGATCGCCACCAGTGTCACCACCTAGGTCGCCGCCCATGTCACCCATGTCGGAACCAAGATCAGCGGTACCTTCTGGATTGCCACCTTCAACGCGGCCGATAGAATCGCTGATTGTGTCCTTTGCAGCGCGAACCGCAACTAGACCATCGGCGATAGCATTGGTAACAGCGTTTTCAAAATCCTGAGCAGCTTCCGGACCAAGTGTTTCCTTCATGGAATCGCCTAGTGGAATGCTTTCCGCTTGCATCTTAGCAAGATCTTCAGCCATCTTCTGGAGCTTCGAAACGAAGTCCTTAGCAGCAAGAATAACTTCAGCCTGTTCGAGTTCAGCTTCAAGCAGAACACCGATGTTTGTTGCACGAAGGGACTCTTCTAGTTTCTTAGCCTTAGCAAGCTTTGCCTGCGTAGCCTTGACAGACTCGGTGAGAGCCTTCAACTTTTCAATTTTAACCTTGTTATTCATTATTCGCTCCAAAAGCTGGTTTATTTTTCATGCGACGGTTGAGTCGCTTAGGAGCAACCTCGCTTAGAAAGATGTGGATGGCCTCTTGAATCAGACCGGCTTCCACATACTTATCATTACTGTGATAGGTGTTGTGGTTAGCAGATTCAACAATGCTATAGCGTGTTGCTGCGCACGACTCGTAAACACCCATAAGTGAATCAAAATCAGCCGCTGCAAAGTCCAAATAGACGCCATGGTTGGCGCCTAGTGTTTCCATGATCTTGGCCAATTTAAAATGGGCGCTTGTGTTGAGATCGTTGACAATCATTTCATACCTTCCAGTTACGGGAAGTTGCTTAATTTATAACTATTTATTCTGACGTGGATCTCTTAGCGTCTGGAAAGCCAACCAAACGTCCGTGTTAACGGATATTCTCGAGAATTGTGCGAATAGAGTCGTTTGCTACAATAGCCTGAGCGCGTGCTTTGTGATAACGTGCTTCAAACACTTCACCTGCGGCCATTTCCTTTAGCTCAACGCAACGCTGATAACGCTTCTTGAAAATCACTGCATCTTGACGATTGCGACGATAAATCTCTTCCAGATCCGCAATCTCAGTGATCTTTGGATGAGTTGTAACCAAGCCCTTATTCAAGTAGCGAACGATAGCATGAGCAGCTTCAAACACAACGAGATCCTGAAACAGAACTTCCTTTGTGCCTGGGTGCATAACATCATACATCTTACGTTCGGCACCGAGAGTCTCAGTTAGCTTTACACGAACTTCCCAAGCACCAATAATTGCGCCTTCATCCGTGCGCTTGGTTTGGATAGCTTCGAGCAAACGAGGATCGTACTTTTTGGCTTCTTCAACAGTTTCGTAAAGTGCATCACCGGCTGCCGCGTTAAAGCTTTCCAAGATAGCCTTCATAGCGTCTTTATCCGACGACACCACTTGCGGACTAGCTGTTGGTGCAGCGCGAGTTGGGGCAGCTTGTGGTTGTGGGGCTGGAGTGGAATCTTCCACACCATTCATCATATTGATCAACTTCTGCATCTCGCTAATATCCTGCGAGGATGGTCCAATTGGATTAAAGTTGCTCATTAGTCTCTCCAAATATCTTCTAGCTTGTTCACCTTATAGGCGATGGTATCATCTTCGTTCTCGATCAATTCAAATATGCCACGGCTGCAAAGGGTTCTAGCCAGCTCAGCATCACGCTCGTGTTCGAAATCGGATTCCGACACAATGCCGCGCTTACCAACGCTCTCAACCAGAGTATGCTCTTCAATAGAAAGCGGGACCTTGATCCCGCCTTTGATTTCGTGATATCTCATTTTACTTCTTCAAACGACGTGCTTCACCGAGATAGTCGCGACCCATGGAACGGATCTGCGAGCTCAAAGCATCAAGCTTTGCAAGCAAGCTACGGTATTCCGAAAGCTTTACATCGCCAAGGGAGTTTTGAATGTTGTTGAGGTGATCCTGGATTTCAGTGTAGGCCTGAGAATCCGTTGGCATCATACCGGGAACGTTCGCACCCACTCCGAGTCCAGGAATATCGCCAGGAACACCACCCATATCGCCAGGTTCGCCAGCAGCAAAATCACTATCCATATCAACTGGATCACTTCCAAGACCGCCGAGGTCACTACCGCCGAGTGAGTGTGGGTCCGCCGATAGTTCTCCCGTTTCAAGTCCAGTGTCAAGATCATCTGCACCAAGAGGTGCATTATCAATCCCACCGAGAGAATCATCAGCAAGATCCGATCCGAGATCAGCACCCATTGGATCAAGCTCTGCATCGTCAAAATCATCTGCGACGTCCATGTCCATGTTTGGATCTACAGTAGCAGAAAAATCATCCTCTGCAAGTTCAGGCTTTGCCACGGACTTAACACCTGCAAGTTCCTTTAGGCGGTATAGTGGATCGACCTTTGTCATGCCGAGAACTCCTTCATCAATGCGAGATACTTCACTCTCACGAACCATGCGAACCTTACCATCGATAAGGAGACCAACAGTTCCGTTTGGACCCGTTGGGATTTGAACTTGGCAATCAGCGCCTTCAAACTGAACAGTTTCACCATGTGAGAAAACAGATTCAGTTACCGACTCGTACTGTTGACCCTTGTGCTTTGCGCTACGGTCCCACTTGTCAGTCTTCTTTGTCTTATCCGCGTGAACTGCATTGCCCTTTTTGGCCAAATGCTGAGCATATGGATTGCGCTGCTTTGGAAGGTCATCCTTAGCCATTTTCTTCTTCTCTTCTACGACTTCATCGGAGTCCATAACAGAAGTCTTGCCCGTCATCTTGCCCATAAAATGGTTCAAGCGGTAAGCTTTTTCTCTGTCTGCACTTTGCACTAGAAACGTATGTTTGTCATTATTCTGGTAATCGAATTCGTTTTCTTCCAACCAGTCACGAAGTGTTTCTGCGTCTGTGTCGTTGGCCGCACGTACGAAGTTGGAATAGCCGGACATTTTAGCACCGAGAGATTCCATTTCGCTGATTGGGCGAACAAACTGCATTTGAGAGGCTTCGTCAAAGTTCTTACCAGCGTGAACGCCTTGGAAGATAGATTCCAAACGAGTGTTGTCCATTTGTGGTACCTTATTAAGTTTGATTCCGTATTTGGAGAGAATTTGCTGGGCAGTCTTCTTACCCGCAGGACTATCATCGTCCAACGAGTTTACTAGATTCAAATAATCCATGCCATTCATGCGGCTTTGAAGCTGCTTTGCAGTGTTCTCAGGAACACCCAAAGCAGAGAGAATCTGTTCCACATTCACGGAATCCGATGCCATTCACAATACTCCAGTATATTGTTATATTTATATGGGGTGCAACTTCTAATAAATATTCAACACGCACTGGTAATTGAATGGAATCACAATGGAAGACATCCTTAAGATGCTCCTTTCGCTCGTCTCAGAGGGCGGACCCGGAGCAATTATAGCACTTCTGTTAGGTTTCATTGGCATTTTGATTTGGGACAGACAACGCCTAGTGCAGGAAATTGAGAAAAAAGACACTAAGTTGGAAAAGATTATTGATGACTATTACAAGGGTCACTTGACAATCACAGAAGCTTTGAACGGTCTTAGAATAGTTTTGGCCGAGATTAAGGGGAAGCTCTAAATGAAAAAGCTTCTGGAATACTTTTTCAGTTCGGATAACGAAAACGATCTCAAAAACCAACGGGCAGATGAAAAAATCAATAAGGTTAATGAGACTTATACAGCGTTTCTGAGCGCAGCAGGTGACACCTTGAGTTTGGCTCAAGACGTAACCGTAAGCCTTCGAGATAGAATCGATGATTATACCAACCAAATCGAAGCCACAAGTATGGTCATCCCTGATGCACTTATCCTTGTTTCCTCCGATGGTAAACTTGAAAATGTAAACTTTGCAGCCGAGGAAGTCTTCGGCTACACCAAACAGGAACTGGTCGGCAAAACTCTTGCCGACCTTTTCGTTGACACAAACGGATCAATTAGTATCGCCGGACTCAAAGCTACCTTTACGGGTGTTGCCAACAGCTTTGAACTTGTGCGAAAGGGCAAACTAAACATCCGTGGGAAAAAGCAGAACAACACTCAGTTTTACCCCAATGTTAAGATCAGCGACTTTACTCGCAGTGATGGATCCACTAAGCATATGTTGCTGGTTCGAGACATAACTGAAAACGTTCTTGCCGAGCAACGCTTTATGCGGATGTTTGAACAACAAACGGCTATGATCAACGCACTTCCAGACGTGCTTATCATGGTGGATGAGGATCTTCGTATCCGCCAAGTGTTCAATAGTTCGGTGCATGATTCGTTTATCGACAAAGACCATACCAACATGAATCTTGAGGCAGTTCTAAGCCCGGAAAATCTCATGTTGTTTCAAGCCTATTGTGGCAACATTTGTGAGGAAAATCCTTTGGAATCGTGGAACTTTCAAGTTCACAACGATAACGGATCCACCACATATTATGAAGCACGCGCCAGCCTCTGCGGCACAAACGTTCTCATCGTCATGCGTGATGAAACAGATGTTGTAATCACCCGTGAGGAACTGCTGGAATCCGAAGAACATTTCCGTGTGTTTGGTCAGGCAAGCTCCGAAGCTATGATGATCCACAACGATAATTCCATACTTGATTGGAATCCGCGTCTTGTGGAGATGACCGGCTTTAGTCATGCCGAAGTTTCTCAAATGCCAGCGGCCGCATTTATTCACCCAATGGAACGCTCCCGTATTCAAAACTCCGACGTATGTGTGGCTTACACAACTTTGTTTCGTACAAAGGATGGCCATTCTGTGGAAGTTGCTATCAACGAACGTGAAGTTGATTGGAAGAACGAAAAGGCCCGCATTAAAGTTATCCGCGATATCACTCATATCAAGGATGTTGATCAAATTCTCCATCTATCAAGAGAACGCTACCAAGCTATCATGGACAACACGTTTGACGTTGTTGCGTGCTATGGTATGGAACTTGAATGCACCTTTGTAAACCAAACCTTTCTCGACTATTTTGGAAAGCCGTTTACGCCGGGCACAACACTATTGGAAGCCATTGATGCGCGTGACCATCACCGCGTGAGAAACCATCTCGCAGCTATCAGTCAAATAAATCCAGTAAAGCGCACGCTCCATCGTGTTCGCTATAACGGAGAAACCCGTTGGCTCGACTGGATCGACCGTATGGTATTTGATGACGCGGGTAAATTTATTGAGTTCCAAGGCATTGGTCGTGATGTGACCGATTATATCCGTAGAGCAAAAGAGCTTCAAAATTAAAAACCATTTGCGTAAACCAGTGAATGTTTTTAAAATGCTTTTGTTCTGTCGGATTTGACCCCGGTAGACTGTTTCGTCGTCGAACATTAATGGGCTATGGCAACATAGCCCATTTTTTGTGGTTGACGTCCTCTCTTCCTATGTTAGTATTCAGGAATAGAAGCAAACAACGGAGATCGAACATGGCGAAGCAGATTGTAGAACTTGGTTCTGGCGCTTTTTTGAAGGGCGACGATCACAAGGCTGAAGTCGAGCGCAACAAGTCGATTCGCATTTTTGGTTCGCGTGGTGGTAAGACCTTCGATAAGACGTTCAACATTGGCGACTCCGCTGAATACGACTCCTACAACTTATCGTATATTGGTACGATCGTTGGAATCACCGACAAGACCGTTACTATCCAGGAACGCTACGGCCGGGAGGCGCGCAAGCATCGTCTCAAGCTTTACACGTTTTTGTGGCGCAACTACGATTTCGATCTCGCAGTGAAGGAAGAGGAAAACTCCCGCACTCGCATGTATATTTAGGTTGACGTCTTCCTGTTCTGTGTTAGATTCAGAACATAGGAACAAAGGAGATCGAAATGGCCAAGGCATTTACTAAAGCGGAAATGGCAGAACTCAAAAAGCAGCTTGACACCGTTGGTATTCCTGGTGACGGCAAGCTATTCATCTCCGCCACGAATTGGGCTCGCCAGAAGTCGGCAAAGAAGCTGGAAGCAAAGCTGAAGGCTGCTGAAGCTGAGCGCGACTTTGTAACTCGCAACGCATTTTGCCTCTAAGGAGATCGAACATGTCCAAGAAGATTGAAGAATTCAGCTTTGAAGAAATCGTTCGTATGGGCTCAGAGATGCTGCTCGACGACATGATCAACGGCCAAGGTACGATTCGCCAGAAGGCTTATCGTATTATGGAACTTGCTGCTCGCTGGCAGTATGTTCGGATGGAACATGAAGCCAAGCAGAAGAAGGAAGGGAAATCAAGTGAAGCTTGATGACACCGCCCGCAATCGGCTGCTCATTTCCGTCTCTGTGCTGGACCAGTGCAACAAGGAGCAGCTTCCAAAGGATGAATACTGGTATCGGTTCATTCACTTGTACAACGCTCGTGTCGGTGATAAAAGCGGTTCTGAAGTCGCCGCTTTGCTGAAGAACGTAACTCAACTCCCAGCTTGATATGGAAAACCCTGCGATTCGCTATGAACCGCAGGGCTTCTTGTAGCTGTAAGTCCGAGGAAGGATTACAGAGTTTCTACGATACCAACAACAACGTTGTTGTCATCTGTAACAGCGATGTCATGAACAAAGCCCATGATGCCGTCTAGGGATTCGGAGAGAGTTGGGTTAGCGGAACCCTGTACTTCCCAAGCCTGGTTGTGCTCGATAGCGAACGACAGTGTGTAAACTGTTGCGCCAACAGCAACGTCAATCTTAGCAGCATCGTCAGCAGTTGCAACGCCAGGTACAACAGCAGAGAGGATTACTGGCTGAGCGCGTAGGGAGATTGTTTCGATAACCTTGTCCAAACGCTTCTGGGATTCTGTTGGCTCGTAGTAGCCGAACTCGTCCTTGCCAACCTTAGCTGTGTCTGGACGGATGTCGAGAGTTGTAACGAGCTTGTAGAAGTTCAGACCACCTGTGAGGAACTGACCCGATGCGCTGAAACCATTTACTTTCTTAGTCATAGTGTGTACTCCAATAGAGAGTTGTTGTTAAAACTATTTATACTCTGAGCTCGTTACCTGCGAATCACGTTGCTCTTTTTACGCTTCTTTTTCTCTGCAGAATTGTAAATTCCCTTATCGCCATTTGGATCAAAACCTGCACCAAGCCCACCAGGAACCGTTGCTACGTTACCAGCGGCAGTTCCACCGGAAGTTGCAAACTCCTTAAGTAGGGCTTCACTTAGAATTTCACTTGCCTTCATTATCCACCTTATCAAAATTAAATTGGGAACCTTGTCCATTGCTATGAGTAGTGAAAGTGTAACCTCTTGATTCTAATCGGCCTTTTAGTTTCTTAACCATAGCCAAGTAGAGTTTTTCGAGACCACTATCCTTACGACCAGTAAAGAAGATTCGTTTAGGTTCATGATGATCCACAAATGTTTCAAACGTGGACATTACAATCGAGTAAACCTGCAAAGCACTGGAAGCCGAGGCATCGTTGGTTGGGCTGAATTTGCTCTTACCAGGTTGGTTTGTGGATAAGCCAAATGTTACTTCATATACTTCGTGACCATAGTCTTCGAATTCGATAAAGTAGTCCTTTCCATCCACACTAAATGTACCACCGATGCCAAAATTGGATGGACCCAAATGAACAGCTTTTCCGGAGTTAAAAGCTTCCATAACTTCTTCCTCTTTGAGGCATTCCGGGTTCTTAACCTGCTTGATCTCGTACCGCTTTTCAATCGCGTACTTTTCCAAGTGTGTGAGAAGATCCGCACGAGAACAACGGCTGCGAAACGCTTGCAATAGTCGGGTGATCACAAGCTTTTGATTTAGTGTGGTAATCTCATTCCAATCCTGCACCAGTCGTCGGCAGCTACGGTAGTTGGAAGTTTCGATTTGCAGATCTTTTTCCAACGACAACAGGAAGCGAGCAACCTTTGCTTCATTATAGTGGCCATTTTTGAGATCCACTAGCATGGACTTTACTTCGCGTTCCTGCAAGTGGCAACGTTGGTAAAAGATATCGGAAGCCGCAGTGTGCTTGAGCTTTTCCCTATTATGGCCTAAAAGCAGATGCACATAAACGTAAAGATCAGTTCCAACAAACGATAGTTTTTTGAAGTTGCCGTGGCTTAGTGTGCGAGCAGCATGGCCTTTTGCCACAACTGCGCCCTGATAGTCAGTGTTCAAGATGAACAGCACGAGGAAGTGGATAAAAGCGAAATCAGCAATGTCGCGGATGGTATATCTGCGGAGTTGATCCAGCGCGGTAATCACGCTGGACTCTTCTAAGTTTTCTTCTATGGCCTGAGCGTGCGTCTCAACGAGTGGAGCGATTTGCTGCAAGAATTTCATTTTGAATAGCCTCTGGTATATCTACCTTTAGACTATTTAAGCGTTCCTCAAAAATCTTGAGGATAGAACCATAGTTGCCGCTATACGAGTAAAAGTCCTGCAACTTTCTCACTAGGATCTCGTAAGTTGGAAACGCATAAGTGCGGCGACTATCACCAAAGATAAGCTCAGCAACACCCTCAGGCGTATCAATAACCTCTTTCGAGGCTACCTGTGCGTATGGGTATAGTTTGAAGAAATCCTCTTTGGACAGCTCTGTGAGTGCTTGCACGCGGCCTTTACCATCTTTGCGAATTGCGCGGTGACGGTAACGCCAAACACATCCTTTGTCGTGGAAGAAGGTTGGACCCACCCGGGCAATCATTTGCCCATCTTCCATGAGAACCCAATCCGAGCAAAAGGCAACGGCTGCTTTGATAAGCTCGGTGCGGAACAATCCCTTATATTGGGAATACGGACCCGGACTGTAATAGGAAAATTCCTGCCACACCCGATTACCAAACATAAAATCTACTTGGATAAATCCATTCGCTGGATCACCCTTGATAGGTACGCAGGTGAAGATTTGGTTAACATGGGTCCAATCCTTCACGTTGTCATCACCAAGAACCGCTTTGACTTTAGCTAGGATCGCTGCTTTGTCAAAAAGCTTTTCATCCATGTTCAAGTCAATGTCGCCGGAAGTCTCGGACTTGCCCGCGCTGCCCAGCATGTTTCTTAACAAATAGCCTTTGTCAAGATCAGTGACACCGGCTAACCAACGGATAGTATCAGGAATCTCTTCCTTCTGAATCCTGCGCACTTTCTCCTTGAAAGCTGCTCCACCCATGTTTGATCCTTTGCTTGAGTTCAGCAAACAATAGAAGTGTTCGCCGGTCTAAATCAATATTCGTATAGCTGAGATTGCGATTGTTTCCAGTATATGCGAGGCGATGGCGATTGAGAACATACCGCTTACGTAGGGTTTCAAGCCGTGCCAAACGCTTTTCAACTGGCCAGTGAGCGGTGCGCGTGAGAAAGCATGGACGTTCCGGACGACGACCACCCTGTAGCCAATACCGCACAATATGCGTGAACTTGTTAAGCTTGGTAAAATAGCGTTGATCTACCAGCTTGAACAAGTATTCTACTTTTTCAGTGCCCACTTGTACAACCACACCCTCATATGAGTTACGGTCGCGGCCATAATGGCCTTGATAATGGCTTAAACGATCCACCACTAGACCGGCAAGATCATTACAATATTCCAACAGCTTTACCCGGAGAGCTTCCCGTGTCTCGCGGATATCTTCAATGATATCTTTTCGGTTAGCCTTCCAATCCTCTTCCTTAATGCAGAAGGGCTTCTTGTTCAGCTTTAGATCCAAATACTGATAAACCATCAGTGGAAACCCGCAAAGGTAAATGCGAGAGTGAATCCACTGGTTGAACCGAACGGAAACGGAATGGTCATCACGGAGTGGATGGTATGGAAATACCTTGTTATCAAACAGATTCCAATGAGATTCCTGCTTTACCTTTCTCAGGCTAACTCCGGCATCATCAGTAATCCACTGACCACAAGTGGCGTACTGAATTCCAACCACACTAAAAGGATTGAAAGGACGGAAGAGACTTGTTTTGCCTACCCGCACATGGCCGAACTCGCAATTGCTTTCGTTGACCGCAAGCGACCAATTCATCTGCATTGGATATTGGATACTGTTGGGCAAACCTCCGGAAAGAACTTCAAAGTCAACCCAATCCCCCGGCTTTAGTTGCTCGGTCTCAAGTAGGTGTTCAAAGAGATTTTGAATCACCATGTGCGCCATACGCAGGTAGTTCGACCACGGCATATCCGGCCAATCGCTGACCCGATAGTAGATTTCTTTACCTTTGCGGAAAGTGTAGAAGCGGCCGGTTTCGTCGATGCCGCCACGCAAATAGGATCCATCAAGTTTTTCCGCAATAAACCAATTGCGTTTGAGGATTTCAGCGATGTCGGTAGCAGGCAGGTCGCACAAATGTTTCATGCGACCTGTATATGAGAGCTAGCCTAAAATGTCAATTAAGATTGCTGGCTACGGAGATATGCGAAGCCAACGCGGGCAAGCATTTCTTGAATATCTTCGTAATCTTTACGCGAACGGATATCCGCATAATTGCCCTTGACCTCTTCAATCGCTTGCATGAGTTCGCGCATGTTGTATTCATCAATACCAGCACGACCAGCATTTTGCATAATCGAAGTGTTGAACTTCTTTACTGCTTCCTTGCTATCGTCGGCGTTATTGGTTTTGCCGCGAAGCTCCGCGTAGGGATCGGACTGAGTTTGGCTTTGCTTGCTGCGGCTTACGTTGTTGGACTTTGTCTGGGACTTTACCTTCTTGTCGTCGGCTTTGTCATCATCGTCCGTAGTGTTGACCAGATCATGCTCATACGCAAAATAAGCCGCGTTGAGGAACACTTTGTCCAGATCAGCTCGCTTAAGGTCTTCCACAATGGATTCAGTTTTAGTCGGGTCCTGTATTCCCGACTTAGCGAAAATCTTACGGGCGTTTGCTGGGGTATATCCAACTTTGGACACGAGGTATGTGAAGAGAGCTTTTTCATTTGGCTCATTTCCCGATTTACCCAGCCAGATCTCAAATTGCTTTTTGAAGTATTTGGCCAAACGCTTGGCTTCTTCAGCGCCTTGGGCTTTCTTATCACCCAGCGCGGCATTCACTTTGTTTGCTGCGCTTTTTGCAAGATCCTTGAGGGAACCTTCCTCGAGGATTTCCATAAGCTCTCGCATGTTGTGAGGGTTCTCAGTCATTGCGTGGCTTCTTCATTTCTTTGATCTTGCGGTTAAACTTGCTTGGATCTCTGTTCTTTATAGCACCAAGCAGGCGTTTGTTAAGCTCTTCTGCTTCATCGTCAGAAAAACTTTCCGCAATTAGGTTCATAACGTTAATGCAACTTGCAATAACGTTTGAAGCTCTAGCTTCGATGACTTGATGCTTGTCACGTTCCGGTACAAGACGATCCAGTTCATTGATAATACTTCTCATGTTTTTCATGGCGAAGTTAGTCCTTAGTTCCCCTGATGATTACGAATAATGCCATCAATCATTTCAACGATTTTCATACATGCTTCTTCATAACCCAAAGCATAATCAGATGAGCCAGTCATTTGATGATGGTTGAGCAGCTTAAAACGAAGAAGCTCCAGATCTTCAATTAGTGTATCTTGATCCGAAGCAACATGAACAACAACGTCATTGGTAGGCAATTGTACATCGTCTTGGTACACATATTTGGTGCCAGCGATATCCATGTAAGCTCTCAAGTCAGTCAAGTGATTACTCATATACGGTCTCCCGGATGTTAACGTATTTATAACATCCGGGTTTTTCAGGTTTTAGAAATCGTTCTTCTTGGCCAAGCCCAACATGAGCTTTTTCAAGTCGGCAGCGGCTGGGCCTGAGTTAGCACCAGCAGCGGCAGCGCCCGGCTTATATTCAGTATCCTCAATAGAAGGACCCGACTTTGCAACTGTTGAAGTTGTTGCGCTTTTCTTAATCTCGTCTTGGATCTTGGAGAACGTTGACGGAACGCTTACGTTGGCATTCTCATCGTGATCCATAATCCGAAGCGATGTTGTCGAGAACTTCAAAAATACGTGAGAACCAACACCCGAAGATGAACGCGTCTTGAGGAACTGGATCTGATACTGACCAATTTCACGCATTTGTGGGCTCATGTAGATCGCAAGCACGTTATCCGCTGTGTTGATCTTGGAGATACCACCCGCCATGTGCGAGGCGTCAAAGTTCTGTTCCTGAATCGAACCTCTGTTCAGCTGTGAAGCTGTGGCAGCGAGAATGTTAAACTCTGCGGCCAACGCACGTAGTTCTTCCGACGTATATTTGTCCTTTACGAACATGTCGGCGGCACCAACCTTCATCGCATTGGGATGCAACAGGTCGAGGTAGTCAACACAAATGCCATCAGGACGCTTGCCGTACTTGATTTCATACTCACGCAAAAACGCGCGGATCTTGTTTGCAGAAGTTCCACTTTCCGGAAACTTCTTGATCGTTAGCTTGCCCCAGTTGTTGGCCTTCTTTGCCATACCAACTTTAAGTGCGGCGGACTCAATGTCACGCATAACACTCTTTGTTTCAAGCTCGGTGATCATCGCGTCAAAGCGCAAGGAAACCAAGTTTTCCGAAAGTTCCAGCGTGATATAAACGATGTCCATACCTGCCTGAATCCAGTTCAGCGCGAGGTTTTGCAGGAACAAACTCTTACCCGTACCTGGACCACCCGCGAAGAACGTTAGCTCGCCTCGGTTCATCCCACCGTAAAGCTTGGCATCAATATCGCGCCAGCCTGTGCTGATAATACCGTTGCGATCACGCATCGACTGTAGTCGATCCAGAGGATTGCTAAAGTAGTCAGTACCCATATCGGTGTTCAAGGAGATCATCATTGATTCCTTGATACGCTCTTCAACTACACCATACTGTCCTTTGTCTAGAAGAACAGGAGCATCCATAATGGTGTTTTCAATGCTCTTGTGACGGCAAAAGTTTTCAATGGTTTCAAAGTACCAGGACTCTGCACCAATAACGATTTCCGGCTCTAGCTTTTGTAGCTCAACACCCGTTGTCGCTTGCACAACTTCATTTGGTGCAACTTTGCTGTATTCGGAAAAGTACTCTTTGATAAAGCGGGCAGTCTTACGAAGTTTCTCGTTAAAAAATTCTGGCTGTACGATATCTTGGGAACGTGCAAATGCAGTGTGATCGCTTAGCATATACTCCAGTAGGAGCTTTTGTACTTCGTGTGGATATTCAATCGGTTCATACGTATTCTTTTTTTCGGACATAAATTTATCGAACCCTTAATGTGAGTCTTCTTTTTGTGTTGATTGCCAACTTACTGTTTACCATAGCACCAGTAATGCTCAACATAGTATATATCTTTCCTAATTCCTGGACCGCCTGCGCTGCGTCTTTAATCCGCAGATCGCTACCCCATTCCGGAAAACTTACATACCATCCCTGAGCCATAGCCGTGTCAACAAGCTTGCCGCCAAGCTTTTCACGATCCGGCACTACCACAATCTTTTTGCCCGTGTTGTTGAGCCATTCCGCTTGTTCCGCGCTTACTTTGTCGCCCAACATGGCCACGCCATTAATAGCCAGCGCGTCAAATGAACCTTCGCAAACAAAGATGTATTCGTTTTCCGGTTCAATTGATTCGGTGTTGAAAATGTAGTTCTTTTGTACGGAACCAAAGTACCTGTGCTTGAGCGTACCCGTGGTGTCACGACCCATAAAACCAACAATCTTGTCTTCCCAACGGAATGGGATAATCACGCGCTTGTTAATGTCATAGTAGTCGGTGGAAGTCTCAGGCGTCCAGTGATAGTCATAGGCTTGAAAGATATCAATGCCGCGATTTGCCACATAATCGGCAACCGGTGCAAACTCTTCGCGGAAGTTTTCCGGCTTTAGCCAATATGAGAATGGCATCGCACCCTGAGGAAGTGTTTCCTCTTTAAACTTCAAATGTGAAACCGGGGCATAAGCAGCGGGATCAAACTGGCTGTTTGACTTTGCTGATTCCTCAAGCTGCCACACTTTGAACTTGAGCTTTTTGATCTCTTCCTGACCAATATGTGCGAGCTCAAGCAGTGTTTCCATCTTGTGGAACAACTTCTTACCAGGAGTCCAGCTTGCCTTGTAATGGCAGTTGAAACAGTGGTACACGCAAACGTTTTCAGGGGTGAGCATTAACCCACCCCTGCTTCTCGTGTCCGGCCGAGGCTCACCGTTGTAGGTACAGCAAATCGCATTAAACGAAAGCCAATTGCCTCCACCCTTGCGCTTTGCGCCGGCAATATGCCGGCTGAGCAGATCGTAAACGAGATTCATTTCTATTCCTTAAGCGAAGACGTCAAAAGTAGTTAGCTTTGGAGGAACGATCTTCGTTGCTTCCTTAAGCGTCTTAACTGCCTTTGTGTTATCGGCGATAGGAATCTGATCCAGTGCATCGCCTACGAGAACACCAGCGTTGGTCTTATCGCCGGCCAAGCTGTTGAGTGTCTTCTCGTACTTCTTAATCAGAGTATACGGATCCTTTGTTGTAGGATCAAGAATTTCCTCAATCGCTTCCTTCAACATGATCATGTTAACTGGAACACGATCAACATCACCGCGGTCATAGAGGTCCTGTGATTCGAAAACACCTTCCAAGTGTACCTGCGCATTGTGGTTCATCAGGTACGCATACGTGACTACATCCCAGGTGCTTGTGAGTGTTTTATCCACGTTTACGCAGATATCACGCATCCGAAGATTCTTACCGATTTCAGTCTCGATAAAGTGGCTGTTCTGACGGAGACGGTCTAGGTCACCTTCAAACGCTTCGTTGTGGAACTCACCTGGATGATCAATCATGTTGTCCCAGATTTTGCGTAGCTCATCAAGGAACATTTCGTCACCTGCGTAGCCATCAAAATCTTTACCAAAGCGGCGCTTGTAGCGATCGTTTAGCGTACCGAGGAACTGACGACCATCCATCTTTTCCGACTGAATTGTCCAGCCATTCCGGTCCAACGTATAACCCATGAATAGGTTACCAAAAGCTGCCGTGGTGAATGGGCTGCTAACGTCATAAGAGATCGTGAACTCAGGATTGTCATGCTTGCGGATCATTCGCTGCATTGTCGTGTATGCGCAACCATTCTGTAGCTTGCCTACACCGAGAATGTGCATCCAGTTCTTGTCTTCAAGTAGTCCATCGCGGCGGAAGCCCAACAAGCGCGTTAGCGTCATTGTGAACTTTTCCTTGTGCGGACCAGCAAGCGACCAACCCTCAAACGCATTAGCTCCAAACTCGGAAGCCTTGCTGTAGTGCTTTACTTGCTCGTACCACTGATCAGATTCTTCAATTGTACGACCCTGCACAACGTTTAGAAAGCCGGTGGCTCCAGTTTGACGCTTGTGGGCAAAGTACTCGTTGTTGACCAGGGTTTGGAACATGCAAGTGGCAAAGCCGCGTGTTTGTGGATCGTTAATGCTGAGATCCATTTGTTCAGCAAATTCATCCACATTTACAGGCTGATAGCCAAGCGACTTCTTAACAATCCGCTTACCATCCTGACGCTCATAGTTGCCTGCTTTGTCCTTCTTGAACTCAAAGCATTCCAACACGTAGATGTCACCGTCTCTCTTCAAGCGGTCATAGTGGGCGTCGATTGTGCCCATGTTGATACCACCTGTTGGAAAGTCGAGAATCATCGACCAGTCGCAGTTGACTTCCAGCCAACGCATCATGCGTTCGCGTGTTACGTCACCCTTAAACTTAATGGAACCTTGCTGGATTTGGAATCCGCCGGAGTCACCTAGTACGGTTGTGTTCTTCACATCCGCGCGTCCGGTGATCATATCTTTGCGATGGGCAGCGCCCTCACTTTTTGCAGCTTGACCAGCCGAATAAAGCGCACAAGGAAGATACCAAAGGTTGGTGCTAGGATTGAAGAAGTCCAAGTCGGATTGAGCTATTGGACCAACACGCTTTGGCTTTGGACTCACAACGAAGCGAGTGTACATTTCTGATGTTGCTGGTAGGAACCGAGCGTAGTCAGAATAACGCTTCGAGAAATCAATACCGGGCATTTGCTACCTCTTCTTATAGTTCTAAATATGTATTTAGAATATAAGATAGGAGCGGCGCCTAAGTCAATTTCTAATTGGAAGAAGACCCAAAAAGGAAAGCCCCGAGAATCCAGCAAGCACAACCACTTAGGAACGCGAAGAAAAAGCAGCCATTTTTGTCGATTTCATCGGTGTCTCCAATGGTAACCTTATAATTATAAGTAAACCATCCGAATATCGGCATTAGGAAGATCGCTGGGATTGTAGTGATAAAGCAGCCAATCATGAACATGAACCACTGATCGACTTGTTCTCCATCTGAGATTTGCCGCGAAGTCCACTTCTTCAATGCCATTTCAATCTCCTTTGTTAGCGCGTTCTAACACAGGAAACTAGCATGTCAACCTTAGTTTCTAAACAGGATCTTGGTTAGATTACCCATGTTTAGCTGATCCGGCTTTACCTTGAAACGCACCCATTGCAGATTCGCTTCTATGTTGTGGGCAATTACACCCGACGCACGTTCCAGTATGGTTTCATGGCGGTCATCAATGAGAATAGGAAACCAATCGGGTTGATCCGGAGTATGCTCGACAATGCTGCCCTCAACCCAAATAGAACCCGTAAAGTTTTCCACATACCAAGCCAGCGTATGTAGACCATCAACAGAACCATTACGGAGATTCCCTTGGAAATTAGGGCTTACCCAGAATGTTTCAAAACGGTTGGAGTTTTCCGGAGAGAATGAACTCCATGCGTATTCCTGCGATTTCAAACCCTCAAGCTCGCGGCCATAGCGGAGTTCAAAATAACCATGTGCGGTTTCGTATTGGTCTTGGCTTAATAGCTTGGCGTTGCCGTTGTCCATCATGTAGGACACAGAATATCTGTGAAAACCCAGTGGCATGTCCTTGACCATATAGGGCAGGAACGTTAAGCGGCAAATACCACGCACTGCATCAACGATTTCCAATGGTACGCTTGCCATAGTTTGCCCGCTGTAATAGTTGACCAATGTGGCAAACAATTTACGGCCGGTCAAATTGATGGGCTTACGATCGATATTACGAACAATAAACTCGATATCTGTTTGGGAATCTTTGAATGCGAGAAAGTCCGGATTGTGCATGGCCATATTCCTATTCATGTGGACACTGGTGCCCTCAATGGTCAACGAAATGCGTCGTTTTGTCTCATAGAGAATCTTTGAACCCATATCACACCCGTGCTGAATTTGTCCTTTTATAAATAGAAAGGTACCCGATATTTAGCTAAAACTCCTCGGTCTTCATGCAAAAAACACTTGAAAAATTCCCATTCCTTACTCATGGCACATACGTGGACACTGAGTACCTGGGAATCGTAGGCAACTCAGATAATCAAATTATCTCCATGTATGTGTATGGAGACTTGCCAACGGATGAGCTAAAGAAGTTGTTTTTGGAACTGGGAGAAGAATGGTGGTGGGAAACAAATCGACAGCTTCCCATTAATATCGCACTAAAGCAGAAGTGGGCTGTTTTCCGCCCTTATATGAAAACCTTCATTACAAAAGATTTCCAACTACATTGCGGTCCCTGCGTTAGCTTGGACGATTTGACTTCCAAGCGTATCAAGCGCCGTCAAATCCAGCTAGTTAAGAAGCTGAAGTAACTTTCTCTACCATAAGATTCAACTGCACAACAATAACCAGCGCATATGAAATTGCGTGAGACTTTTTAAAACGATAAGCATCGTTTCCATCATCTACCCAAATCTCAGCCTCAATTTCAGACCAGCTTTTGCCAATCAAATACTGCTTGGCCGGACGAATCATTGCGAGTACCATTGCCAGTTGTTCAACCGACGTTGGCTTCATCTTACTTACGATATTGTAGTGGTTGTGTAGCTGGAACAAATCCTCAACCACAATCTGATCCTCGAGAAGAGCCCATATCGGTGGCTTACTCATCAAGGCTTGCAAATGTGCTTCATCGCGCACATCCTTGTAAATGGACAAGTTTAGAAAGTCCATCTTGAAGAAACCGTTAGCTTCGGCTTGTTCATAAGGAATGCTGCAAAGACCTGTAATTGGATCCGTGGGAACCTCATGCAGATAAACGCCAACGTTGTGGCGTTTTAATTGCTTATCCTTTACCAGACTTGCTGCGGTGTGCGCGATATGCTTGAGAGCTTCATCGCGATCAGCAAAGTCGATATCAATGTCTGTGACTTTTTTCATAGGAAGATAAGTTTGAATTCCATCGCATCGGTTTTGTTATCGAAGATCAATTCGTATGTGCTGCCATATTCTTCACGCTCCTTGTTAACAAGTTGACGTGCAAAGTGCTTTGGCTTCCTACGAATAAGCCATTCAGTAAGTTCCTTGGCAAGCTCTGGTTCAAGCTCGCTTACATAAAACACCAATGGTTTATCTTCAGTGTGTCGGAACATAGCTGGCCTTACTTCGTATTGTCAACGATAACGTGAAATGGATTCTTTTTTACTTCCACTTTTGGTTCAGGGCGCGGAGGAATATAAGCGTCCCAATCGAAGCGGAAGGTGCGACGGAAATCAACAACAATGCGTGATTCCTTTGGGCGCATGATGGTCATTTCATCAAAGCCAGTAACGCCATCCACACGAGACATTTTCACGATAGCTGAGGCAAAGAACCGGAACGTGCTGAATGGTTCTTTGTAGCGGATGGTGAGATCATCCAAAGGCGTATCCGGACCCAATAGATCAAAGCATTTGAACAAGAGGAGTTGATAATGGATCATTTCCAAATCACTCCAACGGGTACGATTACGGAATGGTTCTTGGTCTTTTAGTTCATCCAATAGAACGTCCGACTTGTACCAAACCTCATTTAGGAAAATTTCATCGCGATCGGTAAGTTCAACAACCCAATTGATCGCATTGAGGCTGTCTACGAAATCTACTCTAACTTGCATTAATTGCCTCTATAGGACTTCGACTTGATGGTGCTTGCCATCGCGATTTTAAGCTTTTCGATCTCTACATGGGCACGTTGAATTGAACGTGTAGCCCGGCGTAGGTCTTCGCCCTGCTGGCGAGTCAAAGTTCTAAATTCTTTGATTTGGTCTTCGAGAAGTTTGATATATGCGGCACTAGGAATAGTCACATAACGACCGTTGATTTCAACTTCGTGCATGTGGCCGTTGGTCAGTTTAAGACCGCTGAGACGTTGATGTGCCGGAGGAATAACCTTTGGCGCTTCAGGCTTTGCTACTGGCTGCGCTGGTGCTGCCTTGCGCGGGCCATACATGCTGGAATAAAAATCATCGCTCATTGGTGCTCTCCTATCACGTATTTATCAAACACCAGCCGCACGCAAGTTGAATTTGATAGCTCGGACTTCCTCCGAGTAATACTCGAACTTCTTGAACCAAAAGTTTGCGTCCAACAGTTCCTTAATCATCATTAGCTGCTCATCTGACAAGCGTTCGATAAGCTCATCACCTACCGTGAAAAGCAGCCAAGGACTTAGACGTCCCGCCTTAATCCATCGTGTGGCTTGAACCGTACTTACGTTGCGGAAAAAGTCGGTCCACTCTTCACCAGTTTCTCTAGCCCATTGCTCCATTAGTAGGATATTGCGCTCAAGTGCTTTGTCTGGATGCTCTTTCTTCCCAAGCTCCCTGATCCAAATCTCGTATGGACGCGGCAATGTCCAATCATCAAGCTTGACGTTTGTACGGATTAGAAAGTCGGTAAACCCCATGGGATCCAGCGCGTTGATATCGACTAGGTATTTGCCGAACTTAATAAACGCGCTGTAATATTGAGAGTCGATAAAGTCCTCTTGTGTTTTAGGCTTTTTTGACTTCATGCTGATTTCGTAAAACAGTTGGTACGCGCGGAACCCCATCATCGCGTACTTTTCATCTTTCCAAAGCCACCGGCGCTTTTTCTCACAAGTATGGGAAATCAGCGTCTTTTCCGTCGAATAAGGATGCTTGCAAAAGTCGCAAACAAACTTGATTGGCTCCGCTTTGACTACTGCCTTAGGCTTTCTTGCCATAGTTGTCTCTGTATTCCTTAACCACTGCTTTGATCTCAGGATCGGATGCACCAAACTGTTTGGCTAGTTCCTTAACTTCATCCTCATTTGCAAGCTTGCCCTTCAGGATGTCAATTTCCGTGTTAGAAACTAGCGGGTGCATTTGTAGGAAATAGTTATCCAGCAGTGGAGTCTTGCTTACTTTGCCTTTGGGCATCATCCACTTATGGCGTGGTGTGCGCGAGCTAAGTGTGGAAGCAACCGTTGCCAACAGCTTCCATTGCAACTCCGGATGCTTGGACATTTTCCAAAACCCATTGTTCACAAACGTATTTACGAGCTGTGGCGAATTGACCGGATCACTTTCACTCAGCGATACCCATCGCATGAGGATTAGCGGGCTGATCTCCTTGCGTTGATCTTCCGTGCAATTTGCGTAGAAGTTCAAGTCACCCTTGTATAGGGCAGGCAAGGTTTGACCAAACAAGTCAAGCTTGTATTCCTTCTTCTTAGGCTCCTTCTTGGGCTCAGCTGAAGTTTTCGCAGATGATTTTTTCGCTGTCACTTTGGTATCCTAATCTGAAATGTACGGCATCTTTATTAGAGGAAAACGCAATTTCAATACCCTTGAAACCCCGCGTACTATCATCATAACGCGATGATATGTTCCACTTTTCATACTTATCCTTGCAGGAATGGACCATAAAGCGATTGATGTATTGGATCACTTCCAGCTTTTTGGTCGTGTCGGAAAACATGATTTTAATACGGTATGGGTATTGCATAGGGTTGTCCTCTGATCTCTTAGCAGCCTACTAGGTTGGGATCCAGGACGTCAATTTATTTAAACTGGCGAGTTCTCCCCGCACGAATGTTTCGGACTGTGGACTCACTTACATTGAACAGCGAGGCCAGCAGTTTGGTTTCCATTGTACTCGCACGTATCGTACACACATCATCCCACGTCAATGAGTGCAGTCGTAGCTCACCCGGCGGTCCTAGTTGCGCGGTAACACTTGCGTAGGTACGGCCGAATTTGATGTTGTTGGCTACACTCTTGGAAATTCCATATATTGCATTGAGCTGAGCTAGAGTTCCAGTGAACTCGTAGATTTCCTTGACCATGTCATCGGTGAGGATTTTCCTATGGCTTCGGGGCTGAACCGGAAACATAAGGTATTGTCCGGTAATGTCTCCACGGGTACGACCCTTTTTAACTGAGCGGATTGTGAATGTGGAAACTCCATAGTCGGCGGCCAACTTTGCAGTGGGATCGCTACTCAAATAGATTTCTACGATTTGATCGTCTGTGAGCTTCATTACAAACCTCTTAATGCAGACTATTTAACGGTACTAATAAATAGGACTATTAGTTCCCATCTAAGGAGTTTATTATGGGTCGCCCACTAAAGAAGACATTTTTCGGTTCGCCAGCAACTGGCGGTAAGCAGCTAGTTCTTTCCTACGCTTGGCTCGAAGGTTCTACAGAAGCAGAAGAAGGCTTCTGGATCGTTCGCCAAGTTGGTACAGGTCGTTTCCAGGTTACTAACGGCACTAAGACTGGCGTTGTAAAGCTAGTTGACGCACTTCCAAATGCAGCTGGCGAAGGTGTTATCATAGTTAAGCCTTTCGGCGCAACTCAGGAAGAATACGCTCGCAAGATTCACAATCGTACAGTTGTTACTTTTGACGGTAACACATACAAGTGGTCTGCTGAAGCTGCTGAAGAAGTTGGTCAGGCTGACTTCACATTCGAAGCTTGGAACGATCCACTAGACGTAGTTGAAGATGAGCCAGTGGTAACGCCACCGGTTGTTGATCCAGACACCGACGGTGACACTGATCCAGACGCTGGTCTATAATAAAAAAGCCCGGAAGAGATTCCGGGCTTTTCCATGACTTACAGAACGCGAACAGTTACGATCACGTTGGCTGTGCCATCAAGTTGATAGTGATATCGTACGTGAAGAACTTCACCCGAGTCACCACCTACGCGAACTTCGCATCCCTTGCGTGGGATAACATCGGTTTCAATAGTCCGATCGGGAGAAGCTTCTGAGGAATACTCACCACTACGGCCGCGAGTTCTAAAACGGAAAGTTACCTTTGCCATTAGAGAGCCTGGAACGTAACAGTGATAACCTGCTTACGCGGCCAACGACCGATTCGTGCTACGGAATCAAAGTCGTGATCCACTTGGACAACTTTGCCACGTGAGGAATCAAGCGTGATGATTTCGCCGATCCGTGGAACAACTTCCGCTTCCACTTCAATTGGATCCTCAACTTGTTCACCACGAGTGTTGAGAAAACGGAATGTTATGCTGGGCATGTTCGATCTCCTTATTCCGAATAAGTTGAGAATGCTTCATCAGTCGAAGCTTCAAGCTTTTCTCGTAGATGCACCCACTGTTCGCGCCAGCTGTCATCGGGTGTTGCCTGCTGTTCAGCCACGCTTTGCAACAGCTCAGCTACCTCATCCAGCAGGTCTTCAAAATGCGATTGCTTGGTGGCCATGTCGGATCTCCTTAAGCGGCGATTTCGTAGGATTCGACCACATATTCCATGTAATCGTTCTTCTGTTCCTCGGTTAGCGTCTTCGTCAAACGCTTGGCTTCAGCTTCGGCCTTTGCCTTGCTCAGGTAGGGAGTGAGGTTCGTGTTGACCCACTCGTCCATTGGCTTTGAAGTGCGAATGACCATATGAATCTGCATCGGTGTCTCCTTACTCGGCTTCGGTTTCGATTACATCAGTATAGCAGTACCGATACTTATCGCGAATTTGTTCCTGGATTTTCTTTTCGACTGCATTTGCGTGGTCGCGGTCACCGATAACAACACGCTCAACTTTGGCGTCTTCACCAAAGCGGGCTTCATCATCATGTGTGCCGTACCAGTACGACATAATAACGTAAGCCTTTTGCATCATCATCTCCTATTCCTGTTTCTGTATTCACAGTAACATAGGAATAGGAAGTGTCAACCAGTAATTACCGCTTGATGAAGAAGATATTTTTGTTTGCGATTGTGGCTTCGTGAATGAATTCGTTGATCACTGCTTGAACCCCAGGAGCAGCTTGATCAAACTCGTCGAGGATGATAATGCGAGTTTTTGCACCTGGATTTGTAAAGCTCAAAGTGGCCCAGGGGTGAGCGTAACGAACGATGCCATCACTACCGATAAGAGACTGGGGCTCGACGTCTTCCACAAGAAGATAGATCGCCCGAATGTCTTGAAAATCATACTCTTCGTTGTCGAAGTGTTCGGCAAGTGCATGAGTTGTCCCCATGCCAGGGCGCTTGAGTTCCTTTGGAAGCACGATGTCTTTGTTATTGGCTTGAATCTGTTCGAGAACAAATGCAACAACCGGCTTCATATCGATCTCCTTTGCTTCCTATGTTCTGAACATAACACAGGATAGGAAGATGTCAACGCCTAATTTTGATTGCGAACACACAAACGGGGAGAGGACCAAAATGGGGATGGGTGATGAAGGCTGCGGAATAGCCGTGGTATGGGAATTCCATTCGGCGTTCCATATCATCGCGTTTGGGGTAACCTTTGGTGAATACGATCTTGTCGTATTGGCGACCTACTAGACGTTTCTTCCAGTAATCGTTAATCATACGATATTCCTCAGTCTTAGTTCCCGCTTTGATTGCATCAAAATATTCGGCTTTCAGACTGAGGTATAACGTAGACATGTTTTAGACCATTTGTGTGATATCGAGGGACTCAGGTATTTTGTTTACATCCTTAACGAAGTAAACGCAAAGAGGCTTTTCAGTGTTTTCCAGAGGAACAGCCAAAATGTGCCCGTATTTGAGCTTTGGGAAGTACCACTTGACATCAGGAAACACGTTCATGATCTCAATGTCTAGAAACTCCGGCATATATCCGTTGATTGGGTTCAACGCAAACGCATCAAACTCTCTGTCATTCAGCTGCTTTAAGCTGATAACTTCGAGATCACCCGAGTGCTTGTCTCCGATAACGATAGACCAATCCGATGGCATTTGGATACGATAATCACCGATACGTAGGTCAACTGCACTTTTGTTAAAGGATTCCAAGAACAACAATGGGATAAAGATGTAGTCCACATTATTGGAGTCCGTATAGTCGAGCACGCAATAGCGGATATCATCAACTTCATCGGGAATGTCATTCATTGAGAATGGCTTGTTGTCAACTGTTAGGATTTTCATTTCGTCTTTCCACTATCGTAGAGCATTTCGCCACGTAGATAGTCGACCTTCTTGGTCTGGTATGGGTATTGTGCTTCCTTGTAAAACTTCTTGCGCTTTGTCAGGTGAGACGCGCTGAACTTACAAGTTGATGATACGTCGTAGATCTGAACAAAGTCCTTGTCCTTGGCCTTACGAATGCCACGACCAATACTTTGGATAACGCGAACAAAGCTCTTGCCTGGTTCGATTAGGATCAAGTTGAAGATACGAGGAATATTGATACCCACGGCCGCAACACCATATGTGGCAATAATCGCCATATTGTCTTTGCTGCTGGCGTCATCGTAGGTTTCGTTACGTTCCGCACTTTTTACGCCGCCGCTGATAAACTGTGAATCAGGAACCATATCCTGTAGTTCCTTACCCGTGCTTACACGATTAACAAGAACCAGCGTGTTACCTTCCAAACGTTTATGTTGGATAAATCCAGCAAGCCATTCCAGCTTGTTCCGGTCTGTTACGAGAAACTCATACTCTTCATGGAAGCTTGCAAACTCTGCGGAATCCATCATTTGGAGAAGTTCCACATTGCACTGAGCAAGTACGCCCTTGTCCATAAGCTGCTTTGCTGCGAGCTTGTTAACTACTGGGCCAATACTGGAGAGGATTGTATCTGCGGCGTGTGGTTCCTTGGGAATGGTACCTGTGAGACCCCAACGAATTGGAATATTTGCAAACGCACCAGCCATCATGTTCTTCAACACATCAGCCTTGGCTTGGTGTGCTTCGTCAATCATAATGCAAACAACGTCTTCGATAAAATCAGCAAAGTCCACAGCATTGGTTTTAGTCTTTGCTGTTGTGCCCTTTGCAATACGATCCAACGATTGCCATGTGCAGATTGTATGGGTTTTACCGATGTCTTTGCGGTCGCCATAGTAGACGCCAACATCCAGTCCTAGGTTCTTGTAGTCCTTTTCAGTCTGTTCAACGAGACTCTTGTTGGGAACAATAACCAGCGTGCGTCCATAAGCCTCACAAAGATGGCTTAGAGTTGCCGTTAGCAGGGTTTTACCCGCACCAGTTGCAATTTCCTGAAGGCTTTGAGGATTCTCAATAAACGTCTTGATAATCTCAACCTGATAATCACGGAGCATGATTGGCTGGCCTTCCGCGGGATGACCCTTTGGCCATACCGAGTTTGGCATAAAGTCCGTGCAGTAGGACTCATCCACATCCGGAAACTCGAAAGTTCTCGGTACCCGATGGTCAATCAGTTCAATTTCATATCCGCTTTCGAGAATAATCGGAAGAACCCGATCCAGCATGTTTACGTATGTGTTACCATTAACCGCAAACAAGCTGACAGTACCATCCCAACGTCCAAGCTTGAACGCAGGAGTGTGACGTGCATGAGGCAAAAAGTGTTTTAGAGCATCATGGCACTTACGACGCACCAAAGGCTCTAGATCTACGAACGAGGCATTAACCTCGTCATGGATTTCTAATTTACAGATTTTCACGATGGACCTTTTTATTATTACTTATCGTTTCAGGTCACGTCGTTTATATACAAAACGACCTTATTCCCAATTTACAGGAATAAGGTCATTGGAGTCAATTTCTATTAAGGATCAGTGGCTTAGTAATAGCCAGTTAGTACGCGCTGGGATAGCTTTTCTTCAAATGTTCCGCGCATGAGACCAAAGTGAAGGGTAAAGTTGAATGCCTTGGAAAGCTCCACAAAGTCGCCAACTTCAGCACCCGAATATGGAAATTCACAAAGCACAACATGATGCGTTTGTGAGATAACTTCGCCTGGCAAACCGATAAAGTCATCGGTTACCATCAGCGCGTTATAGTTGGGTTTGAACGCCATTGGTAGGTGTTCAAAGTCCTTATAAGCTTCCGCGGGATAAACAAAGTTCGCGTACTTCTTATGCTTTTCCTGATCAAGCTCCTTGGGACTCACATATGTGGCACCCAACGACAACATCAGGTATTTCCGAATGTTCTCGTCCTTTGTAACGAGGATCGCCTTTTCCTTTGTTGCTTTAAAGTCCTTGACCAGCCCAGTAAGCATTTGCGACTTTAAACGCGCCCAGTGTGCGGACTTGAGGCCATCTAAGGTTTGCTGCGCATGTGTGGAACCATCCAACGCATGATCGACAATCTCATCGATCGTTGCTCCATAATCGGCAACCGCGCGGGCTTGCTGCTTACGATAACCCGTGATGATCTCGCTTCGTCGATTGCTGTGATCGCCACTGTCTACAAGCATGGAATTGCTTTGAAGGATCTTGAAGTCCTTGTATGTGCGATCCATAACCAGATTAAAGCAGACCCCGCTAGCCTCGAAAAGCCGTACAGGTTGGAACTTTCGGCCACGGCTACGAAACGATATTGCGATATCAGTAAAGCTGGTAAACACGAGGGGAATTGAAGCCACAGTCAAATGTAGCTTGAGGTAACCAGTGACCAAGCTGCTGATATATCCGATAGTGGCTTGGTTCTGATAATCCCCAAGATTCTGCCAGAATTCAGTTGTTTCCATTATGATAGTGGCACGAGGAATTTCCCCACAAAGGGCTTCTATCGAGTCGGAAACATCATACGAAAAGTCGCACTTACCGCGTCCCACAATGATGTGGTCAATCTTATACTCGGTCACCACTGAAGTGTCGCGTGCCATTTGCCAGCGATCAACAATCCAAACCCGCGGGGCTGTTTCGACATCGTTGTCGGTTACGTTTTCTAGCGATTTCTTTGGATCATTTGGACGGATCAGAATAGCATCGTCGGGGCAGAAGTTTGTTAGCAGTTTGTTCCAAATACCAACATCGTGGTAATCCTTAACGTAGACGCCAATCCGCTTTGAACCCATTAGCTGGGCGCCTAACACTGCGATATGCTTGGTATAGCTGACATTGGTTGTTTCCAGCAGTACACACCGAGCATTCCAGTCCAACACGTATTGGAGTGCGTCATATTCTCTATTAGAGAACTGTAGAGCGTTGGGGAGCTCATCCCTGTTGTAGCTATAAGTGCCAGCAACTTCGCGTACACGGCTGTCTATGGGCGTTCCTGTGATTTCAGCCATACGCATGACATGGCGTGCCCACTTACCATTCAACGGATATCGAACGCGATCATACATCTCTAAGCCACTCCATGTGTGCGATCCATTCCGTTGCCAATATGTCGTTGTTGATGCTGACAACAATCTCATCACCCTCAACACTAATTGAGGATGGTACCTTCAAGTTGTTCTCAATTTCCAAGAACAGCTTGAGCACATCATCGTCATAGGAAAAATCGTGAGCCTGGATTACTCGCATTACTTCTTTGTAATTGGTTGAGTCCAGCGTAACCCGCCACATTTTCATGTTCTTCACAGGCAAAGCCCGTGTAAGGTCCGCAAGCTCTGACCGTAAAGCTCGGAGTGAATCGGTAATGCCTTGATTGAAGGAGAAACGGAATAGAAGGTTGGGGCCACCAGCCCAGCGGACTTCGCGTTTGACTTGCACGCTTTGGTGCAATTCTTTCCGGTACTTTGGGAATTGGATTAGGTTCTCAACCAAAGGAATGTCAAAGTCACCGAATAGGTCCACATACTTGGCGATGACTTTGACAACTGTTGCGGCTTGTGCCGTACTGAGTGGAGAACCAGTTCGGGTGTGTTTGGCAACACTTCCTATAAATTTCTGATCCCACTCACTAACCACAGCCTGCGCATGTTGGGCTTGCGGTGATGGAGAAAAGCTAAACGGAGTCAGATACGACTCAAGCTTCTCTAAACAATCCTCGATACTCTTCAACTTCAATAACCTTCAAATCACCAACCATTAACTTTGCTAACATAGCATCGTCTTTGGTGTCAAAATTGAAAACTATCAAATACTTCGAGTTCATGTAAAAATAATCTGTTCCGCCCTGTGCGTTAGGTTCAAATTCGTCGTTTTCCAAAACGGTCCACTGGAAATTGAAACCCTGTTCACAAAGCGAATTTACCGCATGTATGATTTGTTTGCGATACTGCCTTACAGGTTCAATAAGCCAGCCAAACAAGCTTGACTTTTCGTTTACACAAAGCAATAGAACGTCTGCGGTTACTAGACCATTAACTGGGCCATCCTCAGCAAATAGCTCGGTATGATCGGTATCGGTCATGTCGATGATGAGACGTCCAGCATTGTGCTGCATAAACGCGGCATTAACGTGGCCGCGTTTTGCAAATTCATACCGAGTAAATTGCATCAGTGGACCTCAAAGTCTTCCATACCAGCGACCTTCAACTTGACCAAGTTGTTGATCTGCCAATGCTTGTATTCCAACCCCTTCATAATACCCATGTAGGAGTTACGCACAAGTGCTACCTGATTGATCAGCATGGCTAGCTCGATAACGTCGGAATCCGCATCTGCGTAAATTGCAGCGTCACGGCTACTAAGGGTGCGATTGTAAGCTTCTAGAAAGCCCTTGAACGCCTTTGCCTTTGCCTTTGTATGCTTGATTTCCAAGAACTTGAGAATAGCCTCAACTTCCTGATATTGATTGAAGCGATGCTCTACAATACCTGGAAGCTGAGAACTAGCCTTTTCAACACTTCCGGTGAGCTTGACTTCACGCTTGGCCAGTTCGATTTCTTGTTCGAAATATAAAACAGCATCCACAATTGGACTCATATCGTCCGGGTTTGCTGAGATTCTACCGTACCATTTGCTCATCTAAAACTCCATTAGGTTTACGCTGTTTTAACGTAAACAGATCGGAAACATCAATATTCTTCTTCGTCGTCTTCGTCTTCGTCGTCGACTTCGATATAGTTTTCAAAAGCGCGGTCCAGGTAATTACATACTTCACCCTGGAGTTCCTTAGCTACTTCCTCGACATCTACCCAATCTTCGAGGATCTTTAGCATTTTGTTGGCTGTGTCCTCGCGTTTGCCCGCTGGAATCACATCCTTAAAAGTTTCCCACAAGCTGGAAACTAGTTCACTTTCACTGCCCATTTTCTTATTCCCATTAATAGAAAAGGGCCATCAGAACAATCGGATGGCCCCTGTAAGTTGTTCCTGCGCTATTTACGCAGGAACTAAATTACTCCACGTCTGCAACTACGGCAGCCGCTTCTTCATCTGCAAGTCGCTCAGCAGCCAAACGTGCCGCTTCTGCTGCTTCCTTGCGTTGCTCTTGTTCAACAAACTCGCTCATAATGAGGTCTAGGACGTCATTGGAGTATTGCTTGCGGAACAGCTTGATTTCCTCACCGTTAAGCTTGGTGTACTTGAGCTTGTTACCATCCTTAACGATGTAACCCTTAGCTTCAAACATATCAAGCAGACCCGAATAAGGATCCATACCTGTATCCCATGGAATCTTTACTTCCACCGACTCGAATGGCTTAGCGTAACGAGACTTCATTACCTTGATCTGACTGCGGATACCACGTACCTCAGTGACCTTGTTACCATTTTCGTCTTCCTTAAGCTTTAGCTTACGCATGGCCATAACAATGGAGCTTGCGTAGATAAAGCCCTGACCACCAGTGATCTTGTCATCGGGATCAAACATGTCCTGCGAGGCATAGGAGTGGTTCGTGCAGACGAGACCAATATCCCATTCACCAAACATGTTAACGCAGTTACGCACAAGTGCGTTCAGCGCCTTTGGCTTACGACCCATGTCGCCCTTCATTTCACCAGCTTCAAACTGGTTAACGTCGGTTGGAGTCAAAAGCATACCCAGCGAGTCCACAATAAAGAGGACCTTTGGGCGATCCGCACGAGGAGTATCCTTGTACGTGGACTTGAAGTCCTTCATGAAGTCCGCGACGATCTTTGCAACATCGTCAATCATCGCAGCGTTAATCTTCAATAGCTTGTCGTCGGATGTGTCAACACCCAGCGCATGTAGCCAATCCGAATCCAATGCGTTTTCCGAATCAATCAGCACTACAAAGTAACCAGCTTCCTGTGCATTGCGTGCGAGGTTACCCGACGCGATGTAGGACTTGCCCGAACCCGACTGACCCGCCAGCATTGTAACCTTACCCAAAGGAATACCCTTGTTAAAGTCGGAGCTAACCGCGTAGTTGAGTGCGTAGTTACCAGTTGATACCCAGTATAGCGGATCGTTAAAGCCGATCGAAATACCATCTAGGCTCTTTGTAATGTCCTTGCGGAACTTTGAGAAATCCATAGGTTTCATGTCATCTCCAAATATTGAGATTTAAATCACTTGATTTTTGGGAAACTTGTGGGGAGCTTTACTCCCCACATGTGGGATTAACCACCGTTACGTTCGCGAATACGACGTAGGATTTCCTGTGCGTCCGGCTTACCGCCAGCAGCTGGAGCGGATGGTGCTACAACCGGCTCATCTTCTTCAACAACCGGAGTCGAAGCTGGCTTCAAGCGGCTTAGGATGTCGTTTGCACTTGGAGCAGAGCTTGCTGCTGGAGTGTTACGAGCAAAGCCGTCTTCATCACGGTCACCGCCACCGGAAGTCTGCAAGCCGAATGGCTTGTAGAAGCTGCCCCAACGATCTGCATCGTATGCTTCCTGATTAACAGAAGCCTGGAACATTTCCTTAATAGCGTTGAGTTCAGCCGCGTCTGGCTTCTTCGGAAGGAATTCCTTCAAGTTGAACAGACCATGCTGCTCAATTGCACCAGCCTCTTCCGCGTTTAGCGGGCGAGTCTTGAACGACCAGTTAGATGTCGAGTAGTTTGCGTACTGACCCTTTGTGGTCTTGGTGAGCTTGAAGTCACGACCGTTTTGGAAGTCGATTGGAAGGTCTTCCATTTCCGGGTTCATCAGCGAGCTCTTGATGATATCAAAGATCGAGCTGTTGATCATAAAGCGACGGATTGGATTTTCCGGCAGTTCCTTTTCTTCAAACGCGCTGTTTACAACAAAGCCCTGGAATAGGTAGGACTTCTTCTTGTAATACTTGCGTGCCATTGGCTGAAGGTCTGGATCCTTCCACCATGGGCGAGTTTCGGAGATGATCGGGCAGGATTCACCATACATTTCCATGCAAGGAACCTGAACGATTACTTCCTTGTCATCACCACCCTTGATGCCCTGGAATGGGAGCTTGATTACCAAGCGTTCAACCCAGAAGAAGGTGTTGGACGAGTCAGCGTCCGGAAGAAAACGAATTGTTGAGGATTGTCCTTCAGGTGTGTTCCAGAACGGATACATTGCGCGGTCACCACCGCCACCTTTATTTTCGCCCTTAGCCTGCTGAGATTGAAGCTTTGCGCGGATTTCGTCTAGAGTAGCCATAATAAATTATCCTTTGAGCCTTATTAATGAGCCTTATTTGAGCCAATTAAGTTTTTGTTTTCTATAAGAGAACCAGTTACTTACAACTGTGTTCACATTCTATTTATACCTGGAAGAATGTTCAATATTCTTTTTCTTATTTTATTAAATTCTTACCTAAGTAGGAAAACAAAAAGAGGACGGGAGTTTCTTCCCGTCCTCTGTTTATAGCAAACTGGAATGACCAGTTTCAATATTCTTTTTATAGACCTGCAAGCTTGCGAAGGCGTGCTAGGTGCTCAGATTCGTCACCTGGCTCAACAGTGTGAGTGATATCGTCGACAAAATCATCACCCATATCTGCACCGGCCATTTCAACAACTGCACCAAGCTTGTCCTGGATCTTTTGCAGAACCAACTCTTTGTTCTGGATCAAAACCGGGCCGCTTGTGCGAGAGTCCATATAATACTCTTCCATCTCAGCAAAAATTTCTTCTGCCGACGCACCAGGCATACGCTTGATGAACGATGGAACTGTGTCGATTACCGCACGCAAAGTCATGTTGTCGGCTTGACGGCGCTCTTCACCACGCTCATCCAGTTGTTCGCCTTCATTAAGGCCAAACTTCTGCTTGAGTGCATTGATGATAATGCCTTCAAAGTGATCGCCATGATCGGTTACAAAGTCCTGATGGAAGCTATTTTCCGAATACTCGATTGCAAAGCCCATAACGTCGGAAACCAAGTCCATCATGTATTCGCGATCGTCTTCCGAGCCGTCGAACATATCTGCGGATGCAGTCTTCAACATACCCTGTGTTGGGTTGGAGATGAAGTCATGAATGAATGTTTCGATATCGTCGATGTGATGGTTGCTTGCGTCTTCTTCAAGTGATTCACTCTTGGACCAAGCCTTACGCGCAATGTTCATGATCATATCAACGTCCATATCCATAATGCGGCTTTGTAGCTGAGAACCGATAACTGCGGAAAGTTGGCTACGGAGAGCATAAGCATCATCATCAGCGTCATCGCCACTTACAATGCCGTAGAAGTCGCTGTTGTCCATGGAAGCAATAGTATCGGTGACCAGCTGCAAGAGAGTGTTGTCGTCGATGTCTTCGTTGAGTTCTTCACCTTCAGCAAACAAGCTTTCATCAAGACCTTCAGTAGCTTCAACCTCAAAACCATTTTCGGCTAGGTGAGGAATGATCACTTCGTCAACTAGAGCTTCGATTTGTGGCAGGTAACGCTCAAATTCAAAATCCTCTTGCGGCTCTTCAAACTCTGTTTCCAGATAATAACGAACACCAGTTACAACCGCGTTATAGCTGAGTGGGCCATCTTCTGGATCCATCGCATCACCACCAAACACTTCAGCAAGTGCGTAGTCATAAGCTTCAAGATCGAAATTATCGAGAGCCTGTTCCACCTTACTATCCATTGGAAGAACATCATAAGGACCAGCTTCTGCAACGGCTGTTTCATCAAGACCATTCATCCACTCTTCAAGAGCAGACATCTCTGGAGCAATAGTTGCTTCCTTTACTGAAGCCTTGTCAACGAGATCAGCAAGCTTGGTTGCAAAGAAACGCTCGTTCTGGTCCATTGCATCGCCATTGCCCAGCTTGTCGCTGAGTGTGCTTACGTAGTTCCAAAGCATATCATTGCCAAGACCAGAACCTGGAGCCAACAGCTTGTCCAGCTTGAACGAGATTGCAGCTTCCTGCGAGCTAAAGCGTGGAGTTTCGCCACCCTTAACACGAACACTGAGAGCACCTGCGATAACCTGCTTGAGACCAGTGGCGAGTTCAGCGGCTTGCTTTTGAAGACCAGCTTGTTCAACCTCACGATTGTCCATGCCTGCCTTGGCAAAGCGGTTCTTAACCCACTGTGTCGCATACATTAGGAACTTGTCTTGTGGGTTCTCATTAAGGGTAAACCCTTCAAACCCCTGCAAATACATTGTCGCGCCATCCATAGCTTCTTCGCTAAGAACAGTTAGAGCAGTTGGAGCATAACGGTCAAAGTGAACGCCTTCTTCCAAACCAAACTCACCGACTAGGCTTTCAATAAGATCTTCGATAAGTTCTGCGTTTTCTGCTACGAACTCATTTACCAAAGATTCTTCTTCAAAATTAATAGGATCCATTTGTCTTGTTTCCAAAATAGTTTTGGCCACAGTTTCCAGGATGGAAACCAAGCCATTCGTTTCATCGATTTGGAGAAGGTCTTTTAGCTGTTCTACTTGTTCAGCAATTTCCCCGGCGAGTGGGCCCACGTGATTGGGAGCATTGGTAATTTGCTCCACAATACCTGTATAAAAGCGGTTACCCTTGGACTTAGCAATGCGCTGTTTGGATGCACCAACAATGCCATTGAGCGTTTCTGATAGCCCTATGACTGCTTCATTAGTGCTTTGCATCTTTCTGATATGCTTGCGCACGGCATTGATTTTGCCCTGCATTTCACACTCAGCAAAGATGTATTTAGAAAAACTATCTGTTGGAGTACCACCGGAACCCAAATGCCTTGCATAGGCACGAGCACCATGCAGAGAGTTCATTGGGCAACGAAAACGTTCTCCGTTTTCTGTTTCAACAAAAATGCTGTGAATGCGACGGCTGCGAGCGCCACGAACATCCTCAGAAATCTTTGCTGAATGACGAATGATAAGTTTGGTCGAACCAATCGTTTGATAGCTGGTCTTTGCCGAACCCCACATGGATTCCATCATTGGAGTCGCTTTAAACGCGAAGTCCTTTGGGTTGAGATCCTTGCCATACTTACGCACGTTGAACAGATAATTGTAACGAGTCGCTGTGACTCGCATTGTGTCAATCATCTTGCGCATGGAGTCCACATCTGCGGACTCACTAATGTACATGTTCAAGGTGGAGTCAGCACCGTTTTGGTCGATGCTGAGCATTAGTTTGTCGGGTTCTGCAAAAAAGCTAATTGCGGATTCAGGCTCGAATACTTTGTTACCGTGCTCATCAAATAGGCTGAGAACTCGTCCAGTCCCTTTAAGGATCTGGAAGATTTCCTTAGCCATTGAGCTGATCAACGATGCCATATTATTCTCCTAAGTTTGCAATATTTATGCGATTAGAAGCTAATAGGCAGCGGAGCCAAACTTTCAGAGGTATCCTCACTAATTGCAATGTCTTTAAGTCGTTCGCCGAGGTCTGGATCCCATTCTGCGATCATTTGGCTGATACGGATAGCCAAAAGCGTGCCAGAGATAAGATCATCTGTTTCGCCCCACTTAGCGGCAAAACCTGCACCTGCACGAACAAAGTTCTTCAGCTCTTTTACAAGCGCCTTACTCTTCACATCCATGCGACGGCTTTCAACCAGGCTCTTCAACTTAGAACAAGCGGCAAGCTTACTCTTGTTTGTTGTGTTCAAGCCCTTACGACCGCGTCCACCACCACTGCGCTTGGGCTCGTGTACGAACACGCCTGGGAAGTTTTCTTCACCAGTGTCTTCGATAACCACAAGTGCGGCTTCACCCAACGTATTGTTCTCAACACTCCAGTAGATTTCAGGCTCACCGGCCTGCTCATCATTTTCCAATAGTGTGAAGAAGATATAATTGAGCGTGTCCAAGAGGATGGAAATTTGCTGTCGGATTGGTGTCTTGTTATGACGCCATTCCGCGACCTGATTCATGCTGGGCATTTCAAATACTTGGATTGCCGCAAAGTCACCACCCGTACCCAGTGATGGATCCAACGCAATCGTATAAACGCAATTGGGTTGTGGCTCTTGATACCAACGAACTTCACCAATCTTAAACTCTTCGTCCACACCTCTCAGCGCGGCAAGAGTCATGTTGTCGACTAGGGTTTCGTCTTCGGTAACGAACTTGCATTCAAACTCACGTGCAAACTTATCCGCACCAAGCATTGCTCGGAATTCGTCAGCCCACTTAGTGTCACGATCAGGATGCTGATCCCACTTAACTTCGATCCCTTTGAAGCCGTTTACTCCAATGCCATTTGGACGTTCATTGCCAAACTCATCAATAGTCTGGTTAGCGCCGTGCCAAATTTGAGCAAACTGGTCTTCGTCGTTGTTTGGAGTGGACGTAACAATACAAGCGCCACCCGTGGAAAGCGTTGGCTGAATAGCAGCCCAGAATTCCGCAGCCATGTTTGGCTTAACGAACGCAAACTCGTCCAAGTAGAGAAGTGTAATGGAAAGACCACGACCTGCGTCCGGTGTGGTAGCGCGAGCAATAATACGGGAGCCATTATCAAAGCCCAACGTACCCTTGTTATACTCGGTAACACCCGCGCGTAGCCAGTTAAATTGTTCTAGGTTTTCGTATGCAAAACGGATACGATCCATAATTTCCAAAGCCTGTACCATCTTGTTCGCAGCAAGCAAAACAGTGGTGTCAGGTTCAAACATAACTTTCCACAACAGGAAAGCCGCCGCACAAGTTGTCTTACCCATCTGACGAGCAGTTAGGGCGACAACACGGCGGTTTTCATGAAACGCACGGATAAGTTCTCTTTGGAAAGGATAAACTTTAAATGGAACGCGACCCTTAGTTGGGTGCTGAATCATCACATACTTTTCAATAAAGTAGAGCGGATCCAGCATACACTTTTTAAGTTCAGCTTCGCGTTCCTTGGTGAAGAAGTCCTTTTGGTACCCCTTCTTAATAATATCTACAGAATCAGAGCTTTTCGCCATTCATAGTTATTTGAAGACTCGAACAGAATACTTCTTCTTCGGGTCCATTCCCTCTTTTGCCATGTCACTTTTGATTTTCGCACGGCCCTCAGGTGTAGACCATTCCTTACCTGTAAAGCTTAGTACGATAGTGCCTGGACGTTCTTTACCTGTTTGGTCATGATACGTTAGAACGTTTTGACCGGGACGGTAATTGCTTACTCCCCCATATGTGCTTGCGAATGTAAGGCGTGGTTTATCGCCTGTATCAATCGAAAGAACAACGATCGAAGACTTGCCCGCTTTTAGGTTGTCTCCAAAATATTCGTTATCGCCGAGTTGGTCAACTGTGAACATGCCTGGGCATGGAAGCAATGCCAAAGTGTGTTCAAAGCTTTTATAGTAGCCTTTCTGGCGAGGATCCTTTGGACGACCATAAGCTTCGTCAACTTCGGACTCACCAACGTATTCTTCAACTTCGGAGTCTACGATGCTAACTTTGTTGTTGTGGTCTACCTTCAACATGCTGATAACAGATTGTTCAGCTTCCTTTGCAGTGCCGGCGGTTACAACCATTTCTTCAAACTGTGTGTCGTAGTTGGAATCCATCCACTCTACCTTCACCTTGAAACGCTTGTCTTCGTGTTGAATAACACGCTCTGCGCCAAGATCACTTAGGTAGTCTTTGAAACCCTTTGGCAATGGTGGGAGTTCTGTTGCGGCTACATCATTGTAGTCGTTAAAGTCTTCGCTTACTGCGCCACCAAAGTTGTTCTTGTGCTTGGCTACCATTTTTGCAATGTCTTCACCACGCATACCAACTTCATCAGCTACACGGGCAACCGCTTCATCGTGATCGGAAACCGCGAGGAAGTTGAAATACATATCGACGATATCTTCAGCTTGCATGCCTGGAATATACTCTGCTCTTTCCTCTAGCGAATTATCCGCAAAACGAGGATTATTTGGTTTGTGATCAGGGTTACGAACCTTGTTTTCAGCCGATGGCTTATAGGTTTCCTGCTCTTCTACTTCCAGTGCAGATGAATCTTCAATATTCTGTTCTACATCTACGGGCTCACCATACTGGTAAGCACCAGGAACACCAGCAAGATCCAACATGCGATGCAACTCTTCCAGCGAGTCAACCTGAATCACTGTGCTGCTGGAGTTTGGACGATCGCCTTCGTCGGCAACGTTTATCGTCAAAGTTACATCTGTTTTGCTCATAATGGTGTCCTTATTTTAAGGTCTTTTAAATATTTATGCTGGTGTAATCGGATTTACGTTGCCCAGCTGCGCCCATGGAGCGGTTGGACTTTCTTCCGTTGCAAACATGATCTGGAAAGTGTCGATATTGAGGACAACCTTACCCAATCCCTTGTTTTGCTGATTTACCGCATGGTTCTTGTTGGATAGTTGCGCGGTGGTGTAAACGGCAAAGTAGATACCACCGGCCTTATCGATAATAGGCTCACCAGTGTCCACGTTCATAATGTTGGCTTCAAGATCAACATTGCCCTTAGTTGCGCTGGTAATGCGACCTTGTGCGTTTACCGCATAAGTTGCAATGCCATAAGTTCCCGCAGTAACGCCAGTGTTTGCAAGGGTGATAGCAAGGGTACCACTGCTGGTGATTGGTCCACCCGTAACGTTGATACCACCGGCGCCAGTTGCGGCAACACTTGTTACGGCACCCGAGCCAGCACCACCATTTGCAATGGTGAGAATGCGACCGTATTCATCAACTGTGATCTTTGGATTCGTATAGGATCCACCAACGATGCCTGTCTTTTGCAGAGCCAAAGGAGCCGCAGAAGTACCTTCACCCGTTAGACCATAACCTGTGCTTACGGAACCGCCTCCAGAGCTCCCACCACCGCCGTTGTTGTTCGAAGCACTCAAGATGCGTCCGTACTCATCGACCTTAATCGTAGCCATGTTATAGGTGCCAGCGGTTACACCAGTAGTCTTTAGACCAACTTCAATAGTTCCGCTGCTAGTGATTGGACCGCCCTTGGTTTCAAGACCCTTAACGCCCAACACGTTTACACTGGAAACAGTTCCCGCGGAACCCGTTGGAATCGAGAATGTTTTCCATGTTGGAACACCATTAACGATAGTAAGCATTTGGTCATTTTGACCCGCTGGAAGTCTTGTTGTTCCGCTGTTGGAGCGAACAAGCATATCACCGGCCGTTGTTAGCGGATCCACATAATTGGAAGTACCACCGCCGGAGCCACCAACAACCGCAACTAGACGACCATATGTGTCAACTGTGATTGTTGGGTTTTGGTAGACACCCGCAGTCACACCAGTTGGTTTCAAGTTATAGGAAACCGAACGAGTCAAAGCGTTGCCGCTGATTACAAGTTCGCTGCCCGCAGCAAAACCAAGATCAGTGTTTGGTGCCGTTGCAACAATGGTAGCGTTGCCAGCGTTGATTGTTCCAAAGTTGTTAGCTTGTGGTGCATCCGCTGGGCTAATAACTTCCCAACCCACACCATTCTTATAACGGAGAACCGAACCCGTTGTTGGGTTACCAGATACGTCCGTAAGCTGCATGAGCTGTGTTGGGATTATTGGCTTATTGTTGAGTAGATTGTAATCGGCAGAAGTAGCAATTGGATCCAAACCCGTAACACGACTCGCCGGAAGCAAACCACCAATTTTGCTGAGGTTGATCTGATTCTCGTTAAACGTGATAATGATTTGGTTGCCTGAGACATCCGTGCTTAGCGATAGGATCTCACTATCGGAGGCCAGCTTACGGAAGTTTAGTGTGGATCCACTCTTAGAGTGGAACACATCATAACCCGTAGTTGGTCCCAAGTTTGCCGCACCACTAACATCGCCGGTTGGTGGAGTAAATCCAAGACCAATCTCGATGGTTTCGTTGGTTTGACTTAGTGTGAGGTTTGGACCAACTTTAATTGTGCGAAACTGAAGAGAAGAACCACTAACGCCGCGATAAACACGCGCACCAGTGTTCTCCATATTCAAACCGGATTCGATAAATGTTGGCGATGTTTCCTGAGGAGCAATACCAAGAATCAAGCTTGTTGGAGTCTCAACGATTGTGAGATCACCAGTTGTTGTAATGCTCTTAAAGTTAAGGTCATAGAAGCCCTTGGACTTATCAATACCCGCTACAATCTTGGCATCATAAGCGTTGCCAAGAGTGTTTGCGCGAATGTAGTTGAGGGTTTCAAATGTTGCTGGCGTTGCATTGCTCACACCAGGAGCTGCCGGCGCACTTGCCGGCACAGGAATGCTTGTAGAGCTGGCAAGTGGTGTAACCGCTCTATTAGAGACGACCGCTTGCTGTGAAATTGAGTTTGGTCGTTTCTTCCCAGCCATTACTTACCCTTGATCTTTGTTGCCTTGCCGTTCTTAACCACAGTGCGAGAAGCATGTTGAATGCGAGAATCAAAGTTACCAGTTGGTGCAGTGTCCAACGGAGCTTTTGCTTCCTTTGCGCTAAGTGTGGATCCACTTACTGGACGAACACCATCGTGTTTTGCATTGAATGCAGCGTCTTCGGTTGCTGTTAGATCGTGGAGTAGACCAAACATGCTCTTGTGTGGAGTTGCTTCATCCATTTCCTTTGCACGATTTGCTTGAATCTGCGCCAAGTAGTTGAGCAGCGTTTGATTGTACTTGTCACCAAAGCTTTCGCCTTGTTCCTCAGCAACTTCATCATGGCCAAGAAGTGTGGCAACTTCATCGTCGCCAGCGGCTTCCACAACACCAAGCATTTCCTCAACAAAGCGATCTTCAACCGCTACAGGCTCATTTTCACCACGAACACGAACAAAACGTTCGGAGATATTCAGCTCATGCTTTAGGTCGTTAGTGAGGCTTTGCGCAACCAGTGGACGCTCAGTTGTGATACGAATCGTATAGGACTCAACCGGGCCAATGCCTGGGAAGTCGATTTCATCACGCTGTAGGATAGACTTTTTGGCTTTGGAAATCTCAATCGCATCATAACGCTTGAGAACCTTTTCCACCTTGTCCATTACAGTATCATCGACCTTTACGGCTAGTTTCAACTTGTAGTTGTACTCACGCTTTACGCCGGACAAATATTCATAGAAATTCTTCATAGGTACCTCCATGGGTTTCCAGTATTTAGCGGAAATAGAAAAAGGGAGCCTTTCGACTCCCTTCTCCTCCCCTAAACTGGTTACTTACTTTGTGTAGGCAACCAATTCCGTATAACCACCAACGTGGGTGGAATTGTCCCAAATCTGCGGAACAGTGCGTGCTTCGTAGCCGAGGTGCTCGTTAAGAAGCTCCTTGTTATTACCCTGCGTTACATCAATATCGATGTATTCTTCGCCTAGGATATCGAGAAGCTGCTTTGCACGGACGCAATATGGGCAGTCGGATTTAGAATAGATTGTGTACATGCGCTATACTCCTCTTCTTATGCTTCGCAGGACTTGCAGGAAAGTAGCTCACGAGCCAATTCCTGGGATGGGTTTGTAGAACGCTGATAGTAAAGAGTCTTTACCTTCAAGCGCCATGCTTCGATAAGCAGCTTATTTACGTCTGCTAGCGGAGCATTTGGGTGAATCATCAGGTTTAGCGACTGGCCTTGGTCAAATTCCACTTGACGATCAGCAGCCTGCTGGATGATTTCAATTTGAGGAATCTCACCGAAAGTTTCGAATACAGCCTTTTCCTCGAGGCTTAGTTCCGGCAAATGCTGAACCGAACCACCGTTGATGAGAATGCTTTCCCATGTTTCCTTGGTGTCGATGCCCTTTTCAGCAAGCAATTCCTTGAGGAATGGGTTCTTGTAACCGAACTTACCCTTCTGAAGATCCTTCGTGAAGTAGTTGGAGTTAAGTGGCTCAATGCTTGGCGAAACCTGACCAAGGATAAAGCTGCTCGAAGTTGTTGGAGCGATTGCCATCAACGTGGTGTTGCGACGGCCATAACCCTTTAGAACGTCTGGCTCACCAAGAAGTACAGCTAGTTCCTGCGAAGCGGCCATGCACTTAGCAAAAACATTGCGATGGATTTCAACATTGAGAGTCTTAGCTTCGGCGCTCTTGAAAGCAATCATCTTGCTCTGCAAGTATGAGTGCCAGCCAAGTACACCAACACCAATAGCGCGGTGACGCATAGCAAAGCGACGTGCATCCTGCATGAACGGAACGCCTTCCGTCTTACGGATGTATTCTTCCATAACAGCGTCGAGGAACATGGTAAGTGCGCGAGCAACGCCCGTGTCTTTCCAGTCATCGTAGTGTAGGAGGTTGAGAGAAGCCAAGCAGCAAACAAACGATTCATCTGGGGACGATGGCAAAGCAATTTCCACGCACATGTTGGATGCGTAGATCTTCATGCCCTTGTCCTTGTAAACATCAGGAGCGCCGTTGTTTACGTTGTCGGTGAAGAAGATATATGGGTAACCAGATTCAAAACGCTTCTGGATGATACGTGCCCAAAGCTTACGCTTTTCCTTATCACCAGCGATCATAGCTTCCATCCACATATCACTAATGCAGACGCCCAAGCTGAGGTTCTGAATCGAGCTGCCTTCTTCACGCAGGTTGAGGAATTCCTTAACATCAGGATGCTCAACTGGAAGATAAACCGCGCAGTGACCACGACGAACGTTGGACTGGCTTACAACGTTTGTTGTAGCGGAAACGAGGTCCATGTAGTGGACTGGGCCGTCTGCGGTACCGCCGGATGAGATAGCAGAACCACGGGCACGAAGTGCACCAAAGTATGCGGATGTACCAGCACCAAGCTGAGTCATCTTACCGATTTCAGCAGTCTTGCCGAGAATCGAATCCATGTTGTCGTCGATATACGAACCATTGCAAGCGATTGGAAGACCACGACCTGCACCAAAGTTCGCCCATACTGGCGAGCTTAGCGAGATCCAACCACGCATCATGTAGTCTTCAAACTCTTCAGCAAAGCCAGCTACGCCCAAGTAGCTTTCCGCTGTCTGTGCAATTTCCTTAATGCGATCTTCCGCTGTCTGGCCTTCTCGGAGATAGCCGCGATCCAAGTATGTTCTCGAATCCTTATTGAGCCAGTAGCCCTTTTCATATTTCATGCGTGTACCCATCCTTAACGTCGTACAAAAGTGTTTTGGTTTTAAAAATTAGAACAGATCTTCTGCGTCGAAAGCGCGGGCCTTCTTGGAATATTCCACTGGGCGCTTTACAAAGAAGTCGGTCATGTTGTTGCCAAGCAGTTCTTCGTTGAACCAGGTTGTCTGGTCGAGAAGCAGCGGGTCAACATCGAATGGCTTGTTGTAGCCGATTTGAACTAGCGACTGATTGATACGATCCTTGATGAACTCTTTCAGAATCTCAGCTGAAATACCTTCATCCTTAAAATCGCCCAGCATCCAGTCGATAAGCTGGGATTCCGCAGTAAATGCAACCTTGCACTCTTCAATGATCTTGGCTTCAAGATCTGCGTCGAACAGTTCAGGATATTCTTCACGAAGCGTGTTGATAAGCTTGATACCAACCAGCGCGTGAATCATTTCTTCGTTGCGCGTGTACTGAACCTGCTGAGCAGTATCCTTTAGGATATTGCCACGGAAACGGTTAAGCCACAGAATGTTGTAGAACTGGCTAAACAAGCTAACGTTCTCAACAAAAAGCGTGAAGAGGATGATCGCGTAGATGTACTGCTTCTTGCTGTTATCTGCGTAAACCTTGTTCAAGTATTTGCGGAGATATTCAACGCGACCCTTTACAACAGGCTCTTCGAGATTTTCGGCAAATGCCTTTTCCAGCTTGAGTACGTCAAGCAGTTTCTCATAAGCTTGGTTATGGATAACTTCGGTGTTCGCCATAGCGTAACCCAAGTCATAGATAGATGGGTGTGGGAAGTTGTCACCCAGATTTGCCCAAAAACGCTTGACAGCAATTTCTACCTGACCAATAGCAGACAGAGTCTTGACGACAATACGCTTTTCATCTTCAGGCATTTCGGATTTAAATTGATGAAAGTCTGATTTGAAGTCGAACTCATTTGGAGTCCAAAAGCCAGCCCAGATCTTATCGATGAACGTCTGCGTCCATGGGTAGAGGTTCGGCTTTCGCGCGATTTGTTCTTCGAAAAGCATGTCTTCTCTCTTGTTTTTCTTATTGTTCTAAAGGTAGAATATTTAGTCCGGGCTTTTCCCGTTATTCGTGTACTTTATGGATTCTGGACGAAATATTCAATTAAATTTTATCCTAAATTTTAGGAATCAAATCAAGGTTTTATTGACAGCCAGGCAGGTAAGCCTGTCTTTGTGTTAGGAATCGTCCTTTCCTGATTTCATGCTTTTGAGAAGAGCGTTACGGTCTACAAGCTGCCCCTTTTCGGAGACTTGAGTTTCTCCTTCAACTACGCCTTCTTCTTGATTCTTACGAAGATCGTGATCAAGCTTTTCACGCTTCATCTTCAATTCGATACCCTTCATACGGGCATCCAACTTTGCTTGCATTGCCTTCATGCCCAACTCTAGGAAGCGGGCTGCGGGCTCCATAATGGAACCAGCATTCTTTGGCTCCATGTTAAAGGCCATGTCAATGGCATCCTTATGCGCGGTCATGGCACAATCGATGATTTGATCCATTTCCTCAGCATGTTCGCGGGTACCATCGGGGTCCATCAAGTGCTTGTCAATGTTTTCAAGCTCATTGTTTTCCAGCGCAACGGTAATAGCATCAAGACGGGCTTGATCCTCTGGGCTTATAGCATCATCGCCCAACATGCTTTCCAGGCTTGGAAGGTCGAGCACTTCTTCAATTCGTTTTGTCATTTGCGTTCAAGCTCCACTTCGAAGACTGGATTTTTAGGCTTTAGCTCGCGGAACATGGCAAGCTCAGCCAGCGATTGCTCACCATTGCCAAAGCAGATAAGCGCGTCGATATAGGAGATGAATTTTTCGGATTCATCGCCCCACTCTGAACCTTCGATGATTCGTATATTAACAGGAAACACTTCATATTCGCTCGCTCGTGCGCAAGCAATACCAACCGTAGTCATGCCCTTGTCTACTGCTACTTCGTATGCAAGAGCCGGTACGCCCACATTGGTAAGACCACTAACAATGGCAATATCCTTGCCATTGGCGTAGAAACGCTCAATCACGCTATAAAGTTCGTTGAGTTCATTTCGGACGAATTGAGTGTTAAACTCACCGCTACTGTAACCTGCTACGCCAATTTTGTACATCTGTGGTCCCTTTGTTTCTCATATTTAGCGGGACCAAAAACTCAGGCTTTTCCCTTGCGGTACAGATCGTATTCGGTCATTACACGGAACTTGAGACCCTTTTGCGCACAGAATGTTCTTGCTGCGGCCCACTTAGCTGAGTTGATCAAATAGGCTTCCTTATCGCGCTTGGATTTTGCACGCTCTAGGATAGCTTGGCTTGCTGGCTTGATCTCAATGAGTTCGCCATGGCGCTTGCCATTGGTGTCTTGATACAAGATGAGGAAATCAGGAATGTAACGATGCCAAGTACCCTTAGTTGGGTGTTGGTATGGGATTTGAATGCTTTCACTGGCCCACTGGATGATCGCAGGATGTTGATCACATACGTTCATAAACGTAAGTTCCCATGCGCTGCGGTATACGATTGGAAATGTTCCAACGTACTTGGTTGGATTCTTTGGATTAAAAACGTCTTGATGCCACTTACTCAACTTTTTGTCCTCTTACGAATCTTTTGGCCAAGTTGTCTCCAATGCTTGGAGTTCCCGCAACTAGTGCGGATGGCACTTCTGTAGGATAGGTGATTGCACCGGTGAAAATGCTGTTAAAGCTTGCGTTCTGATCCACAACACTGGAGCTACGGCTTACTTGATTGCTTTGATCACGAGCACTGGCCGAGTTAGTTGCCGATAGTTCGGCGCCGTTATACGTGGGAAGCGCACCCTGCTTGGAGTAATTGCCACCGGAGCCAATGATTGCACTACCACTGCTGGTGCGTGGCTCATAAAAGCTACTTGCGGTTAAGCCCATCTCCTGGAGCAAACCATCTTGACCTTCCAAGCTCATGTTGTTGCCCATGTAAACGATGCCTTCGTATTCAAAGGTCATGCTGATTTCGGCGCCCTTGGAATCATCGTATTCCATACCAGAGGGATCAAACTTTGTGATCTTTGGATTGGCAATATCAAAACGGCTGTACTCGCCCCCATAGATGTAATAGAACTCAATATGGGAGAAAAAGTAGGAAGAGTTGGGATCGCTTACAGGAGGAATAAAACCCCAACCGGCTTGACCCTGTTGCATGGTACGAGACATTTGATCCCATGACCAAGCCAACGCGCTAACGTTTTGTGGATCACCATAGTAGAACTTGAAATAGTCCTGAAACATATGGAAAACGCGATTGTCAACAGTGTCGTGAAAAGTGAAGCTTACTGGCTCATACTCCACACGCTTTTGGACAATGCGCTTCTTATTGTATTGGTTTAGAACTTCCGTATCAAAGGAGATCTTTGGGCGGTCGATTTCCTTTGCAAGAACACCGATGCCTTTGGCCCAATCGTTTCCTGAACTACCGGCGTTTGCTCGAACAAAACGCACATAATAGAGGAAACTAGGCTTAGGGACTCCGGTCCACTGCTCGCTATTAAGACGAAAGTTGCTGGACGCGGTATGCGAGTCCCTAAGCATGTTTGTCATTTACGGATCCTTAGACGCGTGTACCAGCGATTTGTTCTGGCAATGCTGTCATCAAGCCGTCTGCTAGTGTTGCGTTGTCATAACGAACGCTCATTGTGATTGTCTGGAAGGACGAATCATCATATGCGAGGTCAGAGAACTCAACGTTGTCTAGGAAGCAGCCTTCGAGTGTCCATGTGGAGATAACACCGTCGTTGCCACCGTCCATTGTTTCGATCAAAAGCACGAACTTGTAGTTGACACCGCTTGTGAAACCAGTCTGTTCGTAATGGTTCATCTGCTTCTGCATCTGGTGACCAACGAGACGTTCCGCCGAGTTAGTGATATCATCACGAATAACCAGCGAGATTGGTTCCCACTCATGCTTGCCAGCATAGTATGCGGTGCTGTTGTAGGAGTGAACTGGAACTGGTTCATGGCTCATAGACGGCTGAGTCACGCTTACAACTTGTTGAGTAAGCTCGATACCACCGGCGATTGGACCAAAGTTTACCACGCGAACGCGGAAACGGTACTTGTACTTAGGCTGAAGGATACCGCCACGGCCACCACCACCGCCGAGCGGAACACCAAATTTAGAGAGGGTTTCTGCCATGGATAAATCTCCTGTTTAGCAAATATTTTAGATATTTACCAGAACAGGAGATTTTTATTAAATTAGTGGTTTATTCTACAGCGATTGTTGGTGTTGGATTGCCCATACGAAAAGCATCACGTGGAATACCATCGCAGGTTGGAAAAACTGCAAGCTGAACCTGATACACACCTTTTGGCAAATGATCTGGCAGCTGGAGAAGAACACGAGCAGTAACTCGACTAGATGTTCCACGCTGACCTAGGAACTGACTCTTACGTGTGGGGAATTGATAATCCACAGGCCCCACAAGCACGTTTTGATAATCAGCGTGGCAGCCAACTTCCTTCTTGATCAAATTGTATTCAAGAACCATTGCATCGCCTGGAACAAAATTATGTGCAGGTTCAAGTGTGTCCGAGCTTAAAACTTTTGGTGCACTACTAAATGCGAGAAAGTCTCTGCGGTCACCATCATAGAAATAAGTGGTAGCTTGCGCTGCAATAGTAACAACTAGCGCAAACATTATAATGTTGCCAAGGTTTCGAACCATTGGGCTTGAATTCTTAAACAAATTAAACATGGGTCCTCCTTAGGGGCTAATTATTTAGCAGGAGGACACCACTCATGGAAATAGGCCGGTTTCCCGGCCTATCCCTTACTTGCTGAAAAACTCGGATGCCAGCTGCGGTGCAGCGGAATCAAAGCCCGCAAAGTCCATCATACCAGCGTCGGACGGATCCGCGATGGAGAAGCTCGTTGCGGTCATACCAAACACTGCGAGCTTTGCAGGAACATTGTGGTTCTTACGGAAGTCCTTCAGTGCCTGATACGGATGAATCGAACCATAGTAAGTTTCATTGTCCGTGTAAACAGAGAAGTTCTCCGCTGCATAGCCCATGTTGTCGGCCCAAAGCATTGGCAAAGCGCAATCCGTGCCTGCAAACGGCATGTTAGCCGTGTCACGAAGCGCCTTAGTCAAGCCGCCCTTTGGATCGATTTCGATTTCCTTGACGCTCGAACGGGACCAAGTGTTACCGCGATCGTTGCTGAAACCACCTGGGGTGAATGCCAGCAAGCGATGGTTGGGCTCCACAGCCGCCGTGATCAATGCCATAGCCATCGAAGCTTCGCGCGCCGTTAGGGTTACAAAGCCAGAGATTGGCTGCGTCATCGAACCCGAAACGTCGATACCGAGAACAGTTGGCTTGTTCGTTGGCGTAACGTTGCCGAACGCCTTGTAAAATGCCTTGTCCAACGCCTGAGTAATGTCCCTGTTGGGAACCCAGATGTTGTTACCACGGACACCGCGGCCGGCTTCATACGTACGAAGCGCACTCAAAATGTTCATCGGGTGGATACGAGACTTGCGCAGGATCTCCTGATTGGTTACCTGTGCAATTACCTTATCCACATTCGCCTTGGTAGCGAATACGTCGTTTCGCGTCATCGTAGCAAGATTGCGGATCAACGCCGTCATTGGCATCTTTTCCAGCAATGCTTCCCACACAACCTTCGAGTTCAAGTGAGCCGTTGGTACGGCTTCACGCGGCAAGTTGTGGTCCAGGATAAGCTGAACGATACGGTTTTCACCCGCCGTCTTTGCTTCCTCAAACGCCTGGATGATTTCCGGGAGCTTGCCCGAGACATCCTTACGCTTGATGCTTACCTTGGAACCATCTGCCGCAGTACGCGAATAGGTGGAAGCCTTGGTTGCATCAATACCACCGGTAACCCAACGGAAAACGGCGTCGTACTGGGCGTTCTTTGCCTTTGGGTGAGACAGACGCAATAGGTCGGAGTTTGCCCAACCATCACGGCTCTGATACTTTACCACCTGATAAGCAAGCTGGTCTGGCGCCTTGATGAGGTACCAGTTACGAACTGCCTTGGACAGCGTACGGCCCCAACCACGGAACTGCTTTACGTAGCCGACAAACGCAAACAGGTGCGTTGGTGTACGAGCTACCTCAGGGAGAGCCGCAAGGGCACGACGACGAGTTTCGACCTTGGAGTCAGCCGCTGCAAGAGCAAGCACGAACAGCGCGTATTCGTTCTTGGGCGCACGACCTTCCTTGCTTATCTCAACTGTCCGCTTGATAACAGCTTCTGGTTGAGTGCGAAGCAACGCAATAACGTTTTTCGCATTATCCTTGGTCACATCGGCCGCGCCCTTATAAGCGTTGGCTTCCGATCCCAGGATAAGGAAACGGTCGAGCTGGTCCATTGGGCTTACCTTGAAGGTAAAACCACCAGCGTTGTTCATTACCATGTCTAGGCCTTCCACGGCCTTTGTCTGTCGAGTCATCGGACTCTCCTTTCGATTCGGCCCTACTCTGCTAGGGCAAACGCACGCATATACACTGGAAAAAGAAAGTTCAAGCCTAAACTTGAACTTTCCAAAAATATATTCAACAAAATGGGCAACAATGGAAATCCACTGCGGATAGAGGAACAGCCATGAGCAGCCCAAGCCCTACCCTAACGCCTTATTATCTAATTTGTGCCGGCACTCATGATCTCTTTGAGAAAGGCAATCGCTTCATCAGTTGATCTGACTTGCTTGTTCACTTTCTGCGGGTGATGAAGCACAATGTGGATGCAGGATGGTCCATACATTTGCACAAGGCCTCTACCTTCAAACCGCCCGTTGCCAGGGGCTCGATTATTCCACCTATTTGGCCACTTATAATCGTGATAAGGAGCTTTGTAAGCGGATTCTACACCGAGGACTTTCGCACATTCCTCGTAAAACGTCTCTTTTTCATTTGTCATCGGCCCCAGTATAGCTAGGGCCGACAACTTTGTCAATGTTAGAGTCGGCTGTAAATCTTGCGCGTAAACGTAACACGGGCAGTCAGCACAAGCTTCTGCGTTACGCCGCCAGCGTCTTCTTCATCACCGGCTGCTTCATTGTACATGGCAACGTTTGCCGTGCGGAGCATGTTGGACTTGGCGTATTGATTGTTACCGCTGTGAGTAACAAAGTCAATGGAGCCAACAATCCAGGCATCGTCGCCGTCCTTGACCACTTCGTTGAGAACTGTGAGTTCTTCGTTGGCCTTTTCGTAAACCTTGCGGCGGAGAGATTTATTACCTTGGGCAATTTGATCGCGTGTTGGTGAATAGTCCGTGTTGAGCAGCGCGAACTTGAGACCTGGGCGATTGACTGCCTTGATCTTGCCCTTGATTGGACCAACACCACTGTCCTTGATCCGGACGTTCAGCGAATAAGAAACAGTTTCAATACCCGAACTGTCTTCGTTGCGGTTCAAACCAGTAATATACCAGTCGCCGTCGGAGATTTGCTTTGCCGCTTCAAGCACTTCTGCCTTAGCGTCGAGCGTTGGATCGGTCATTGCAAATGTTGCGGAAAAACTAAGTTTTGCAGTTTCCGAAATGATGAACTCTTCAGCGGTAATGTCAACCGACACTTCGCTCATTGGAATATGAGTCACGCGAATCTCCTTGGGATTGATTACAGTTGCCGTTGTATTAGATAAAATCCTAGGAATCAACAAAAGAAAAACCTAACTCCGAATCGACTTCAGGAGTTAGGTTTTGTTCCAAAGCACCCGTAGGTCTTTGACCGGTTATGTGCGTTTCGTAATCGTGGTCCGCATCTTAAGCACCGGAGTGCCACTAGCTGGGGCTAGATTCATACAATCGCTTGTATGTTTACAGAGCAAAAGGTTAACAGGTTACGGCCGTCGAAATCATTTTGCTTCAACACCCGAAGGCTCCACAAAGGTTGACCCGATAAAATGCCTAGGCATTACATCCTTTCGGACGACTTGGACCACAATAGGAAGTTCCGCACTTGCCTATTTTTGCTTGATAAGATAACCCTATTAAAGCGGCTCTGTTAGTTTATTTAACAGGAATCCGAAGATTCCTGCTAAAATTGCGTTATTTCGATCAAGAGAAGAAGGTGGGTTTCTCTGTCCTATCCCACTATATCACTATAGCAGAATTCCCCATTCATTTCGGTACCAATCTGAGAAGAAAACAGTACCTACTTAACACCTGCGCTACTAGTTACCAGGCTGTCGACGAGTTTCCTTGTCGAACTTCTTTCTCTATCTGAAAAGCCGAAGCTTTTCTGAAACTCGCCCATCCGTCTCACGGGACGAGCCATTCGCTGTTATCGGTTAATTCCGACATATCCCACGCACCCAGGATTTCTAGTCCTGGAGTACCCTTACGCTTTAGAATTAGCAGCCTAGTCGCCAAGCGTGAGATTTTATAGGTTCAGGAGAAAAACTCCTTCGCGAACGTTATATCAGCAATATAGAGCAGATTTAGGGCAAAGTCAATAATATCCCGCAGCTTTATATAAAATTCTATCCATTGCACTCATGCACTCATCATAGCCAATGGGATCATCGTTGCGGAACTCTTCAGCAGTTTTGTATTTGGGCAGACTGGTTGAGAAGAACTCGTTGTTGAGCTGAAGATACGCTTCCCAAACTTGTTCCTCAGTAAAGCTGATGGGACCGGACTTACGTAGGATCCACCAGTAGTTGACGTTTGGATCTTCATCGAGTTCTTCAAAAAACACCGCAGCAAGTTCTGCGTTGATAACTTGTGGTTCAGCCGTTGCAGTCAAATGATTGGAAAGATCTATAAGCTTGTTTTTGTTGATCACACTGGGTAAAACTTTTCGGTCAAATAGCATGGCGCCGATTATAAACGTATCCAACCCCACGGTGCCCGGATACCAACGAGAGGCCACATAAAGCTTTTTGTAATTGGCTCGTTCGTAAATCATACGGATCTCCTTTGTACCAGCTTAGCAGGTCTTGGAGATCAGTCAAGGAAAAGCCCGGACTAAGCCGGGCTCCTCATTATAGTGTTGTCGAAACCGAGTAAAGCTCGGAGAGATCATCACCCGTATTAACGATACGGATTGGAATGTAGATGAACTCGATTGCCTTTACCGGCTGGATAGCAACGTCAACCCACAACTCGTTACGATCAATACGATCTGGTGTGTTGTTGGTTTCATCGCAAACTACGATAAAGTCGTACATTGCATCCAAGTTAACAAGCGAAGCCAAGTAACGCTCGAAAGCAATACGGATGGAGTCGCGTGTGTGGAATGTGTGTGGCTGGAACAAGAACGGACGGCTCAAGTTGTCCAGGTTGTAACGCATGTGGTTGATCAAACGTGCTACGTTGATACGATCCATTGCGCTTGCTGTGGAGCTACGTGTCTTCTGACCGTAAATCATCAATCCGCGATTTGGAATAAACGCAATTGGGTTGATGTTGTTGGAGTAAAGAACATCGCGCTGACCTTCGTTGAGAAGCAAGCTACGGAACTCTTCTTCCGGTGTTAGGTAACCAACATTCGAAGCGTTAGTGATAAGACCACGAACTGTACCAGCTGGAGCGTACCATGGGTAGCTTACCGAGTCGCTATATGCGATGCTGCGCATTGCCATAGCCGATGGAGGAACCATGATCTCAAAGCCATCAACGTTGGAACCCAAGCCCCAAGGATAGTAAACACCAACGTATGGGTTGAATGTTGTGATGCCCTGTTCGCCATTGCTGATCGCGCCGGAGAGTTCTGCCTTTGCCCACTTCTGGATTTCTGTAGCCGAACCGTTCAAGCGGATTGGAGTATCACCAACGATAAACGCAACTTCCTTCTTGTCCGTGTTGAGTGTTACCATCTCATCGATCAGCTCAGGATAACCTGGAGCAGCGATCAAGTTGAAGTAGATGGACTCTGCACGGATGTCTTGGTTGCTGTTGATTGTGTTGGTAAGCGAACGAACAATAACCGCACGCTGAGCCTTGCGACCCATCATTGGAGCGCCATCAGCATTGTTGCCGCTGATTGTTACCCAACGACCTGCATCAGCAACTGGATCAAATGTAGAGAAGCCAACTTCGTAATCGTTGATTGTGAAGTCAGTGGACTCGTATTCACCAGCAAAGTAATTTGGACGCCACTGCTTTACGTTCATTGTCGAGAAGCGAGTGTTGAACAGAAGTGTACCTTCTGGGTAAACACGTGGATCTGGAGCATCCGGATCAACATAGTTGCTGCGCAATAGGCTAGACGCATCTGTTGCACCCTTACGGGAGCTTGTAGCGGTTTCGCGTGCATCAGCAAACACAATACCAAATGGTGTTGTGGAGTCTGTGTTGTCTACTAGGAACCAGTTACGGGAAGCTGCCTGGTAACGATATAGCTTTGGATAGTTTTCCAAATCACCTGTGTTGATCCACAAGTCGTTCTGTGCAAGTGGCTGACCATTCTGCTGGTACATTGGAGGTGTAGCCTGCAGGATAACGCCGCTTTCGCTTGTAGCGGAATTGCCCATGTAGTTCTTGTAACCAACCCACTGGTCGCCATCATTGATCATGATGTCAACTTGGAAGTCGTCGTTGAACCAGAGGTAACCCTCTTCAGCGTCTGTTACTGGGGCAGTTGGACCAAAGTTGTAAACTAGTGGTTCCCAAGCCAAACCATTCCAACGACGCAGCTCATGTGTGCCCATTGGAAGTTCGATAGAACCAGTTACGTTGAACTGAACGTAGAGAACACCAATGCTCTTATTTGCGCCAAACAAAGCATTTGCAGCGGCATCGTTAGCAAGCAATGGAGCTACGATTGTGTCCCAAAGACCTGTGTTACCGTTGAAATACTTAACAGACCAGTTAGCACCGTTGTTGTACTGAGTTGTGTTAACCCAAACATCACCAGCAACAACATTCTTACGACCTAGGTCGTCGATGCGCGATGGAATTGTGTAGTGTGGGCTGAAACGCAAAGCTACGCCAAACTTGGTTACTAGACCAAGAACAGTTGCAGCATTGCCGTTGCTGTTGACGATGATATCGCCACCAAGCTTGTTAACCAATACAAGTGAACCACTCTGTTCGTAAGCTACGATCTGGTTTGCAGTTGGACCCTTTGCAGCGTCGGCAACTAGGCCAGCCAAAACAGTGTTGATTTCCGTAGCAATATCGGCAACAGTTAGAGTTGCACCAGTAAATGTAACGTCTACCGCGCTTAGCGTGTCGTTGCTTACGTTGATGCGAAGTGTTGTGTTAGCGATTGCTGGGATAGCAGCGGAACCCAAGTTGTTACCTGCGGTACGTGTTGGGGATGCAGCCTTCCAAAGAGCCGAACCAACCTTGAACCAGAAGCTCGAAGCAAGTGGATCGTTGGACGATGTGATACCTGCTGGGCGAACCTTCTGGAAGATTTCGTTGTCATTGTTTTCTGCAACAACAACAGCAAAAGAACCATCAAGACCGATACCAGCGCGTGGGCCAAAGCTGCCATCAAACTCACCAGCCTGTAGACCCAATGCAACAGCAACAGCCGACGATGTACCGCCGAGTGTGATTGCAGTGTTGCTTACCGTGCAACGGATAAGTAGGCTTGCCTTTTCAGCAAGTTGGAATACGCTTGCTGTAACGCCAGCGATCGAAGCCGCGTTGATCTTTGTTACGATTGCCTGAAGTGTATCACCACCAGCCAAAGCAACAGCCTGGCCGTTGATGCTGATGTTACCAGCAGTTGCAAGAACCTGATCACCTGCGGAATCAAACTCAACACCGCCGATAAGACGATATTCAACTTCAGTTGCTTCGTCAAGTACGACTGGAGTCTGTGGAACCCAAGCAGAACCTGGGAATGTGGAATCAACACCCTCGTGAATACCCCATACTGTGGACTTTGTGTCAAGCCAGTATGTGCCAGCGAATGGTTCGCCAACTGGTTCTTCCGAACGTGGGAAAAGCTGAGAATAGTCAACAGAACCACGAATAACGTATGCCTTGTTTGCCATACCCAAGTAGGAATATGCAGCCCACAAGCCGTATTCGTTTAGTTCAAAACCATGACGGCTTGTACCATTCTTCTGATAGAAGATTGGGTTGCCGAAGGTTTGGACAAGTTCACGCTGGCTTGTTACCAGGTAAAGCTGATTTGCTTTTTCAGGCAGTGTACCAACGGAAATGTCTGTGCCATTAGGATGAGTCTTGTACTCATGCGTACCAATGATAAACAGAGGCACCGTGCCTTCGCCAGATGTTGCGTAAAACGACTCGTCGGTTACGGTAACATCTACGCCTGGAGAAGTTAGTGGATAGGCCATATTCATACCCCTTATAAGAACGAACGGTTTTAGGACTATGGTTGTCCTAAGTCCTCTTATTTATCCGTAGCGTTCTTATATGGTGCTATTTGGAGCCTATGTCCTGGACTATACCAGTTTGTTATTTTCCGGCGAATAGTCAGGTTTTGAAGTCGCACGGGTTAGCCCGTACTTGTTTCGGAGATCCATTTGCTGTGGTTGCAGCTCAGTCCAGTCAATTTCCTCGTTGTCGGAAAACTCTCCCACGCAAATCCAAAGACGATCACCGCGGATTACCCGACGAACTGTGGCCCAACCACCGGCTTTGTTTAGAAGTCCCTTACCCGGAACCTTGCGATCCGGCACATAAACGATGTCATCGACTTTTGGTTCGTCTACAATTGGATGCACGCTATTAAGCTGACGATCATCAAGCTCAAATGTGCCCATAAGCTTGCGGATCTCAACACGAACTTGAGCAGAGATTTCACGAGAACCAATACCAGTCCAAATACCCTGAGGCTTGGGTGGTCGGCTGATCATTGTAATCCAACGTTCGCCATTCCACTCATACCACTTTAGAGTATTTTTGTCCAAGAGGTATGCCCGGCACTTGCTTGGATCTTCACCATCATATTCAAAGCGATCCAAATACATTTGAATTGCCCAAGCCGTACCACCGTCCACAGAACCGTCATACTTGATTTGAGACACCGCATATAAGCTTTGTGTGTCTCGGACTTGATACCAGTTACGACGGAGCAAGTTATTGGTAACTTCGCTCCGTGATGGGAAACTACGCTGGACTTTGCGATTGGCACGCTTCAGAGCGCCGTCCGCTAGGTTTAGCTGTTTCTGGTGTAAGCGGACTAGTTCTTGTTCTGGAGCTTGTGAGCGATGCTCTGAGAAGCTCCAGTGAATTACACCATGTCCGGCTTTGCCCGCTTGCAACCCCCACTGAAGATCCGAACCATCAGCGCCACCACTCATGCAGAGGTTGGTTCCTGCATCCAAGCTCAGGATTAGAGATTCTTCAGCGTCCATCGGGTAATATCCTCGAGTTGTTCAAGCGTGCCATTGTTTTCGATAACTGCATCAAACTCTTGACCGATCCACGCCCATTCTGAGATGTGAACACCAAGGGCATCCAACGCCTTTGCACATTCAGGAGCATGAGTAAAATCACTGTTTGCTGCGATTGCCGTGTCCCACCACTCAGGTTCAGGACCACGCTTAACTCTTATTACCTTGCCGCCCATTTTACGAATTGTTTGTATCTCATTTGGAAAACGGCAATCCGTAACAACGATGCGATCGGCATCCTTTAGCCGATATTCGAGACTGGCAATCCAAAGAGCATCAAAGAACCCCACACGGAGTACATCCGTGCCCCAAAGCTGCAAAGCCAAACGAGGGGTAAAACGCTTGCCCAAATAGTTAAGCTTGTGGTTTGGCCAGTCCAAACGATTTTCCCACCACTCATCAGGTAGGTCTCGCCACTCTCGGCTGGCTTTGGTTTCACCCTCAAGTAGTTCACGATCCCATCCAAAGACTACCGACACGGCATCCTTTAGTGGACCAGCAAACGAATCCCTATTATAGCCAAGTTGCTTGATAAGCATTTCCCCAACAGTGTTCTTACCGCTGCCGAGGAATCCAACGACTCCAACAATATCTTTCATGAAAGCCTCAAATAAATTAAGATTTTATCTTAATTTACTGAAACCTTCCTGAATTGTCATTATTTGCGGGAGTGCATTTCCCACATACGCAGGATCAATTCATTCATATGCGCGACTTGCGTGCGGATATGAGCTTCATCTGTGTCATCAGCAATCAGATCAATAGCCCGCTTGCAAAGCTTCCACTCATGTGTAGGGAAGTTCCATTTGGATGGATCAGTCTCCAGTAGATCATCGGCGGTTTGGCATTGCGAGTATTGCGATGTCCATGTTTTCCTACTGATCATGTTCATGCGAGTATCGAGGAACACGAGAAAGTCATAGTAGATGTCTACAAAGTCGCTATGTCGATAAGAGTTGATTTTGCCCGACTTGTACAGGGCTTCCGCAAAGTCCTTGATCGTGATAATTTCGGAGTCTCGGAGCTTGGCTACCAACGCCACTTGTTTGAACTCTTTCCAGAGATCAACAATCCAATCTGCGTTAATTTGTCGTACGCTCATAGCTTTGATAGATCCACGTGAATAATACTAACTGGATTAACATATGCAAGCTTGATCGAAGCCACGGTAGCTTCGTGCTTTACGAACAAACTGCGATTGTGTGTTTTGAACTGTCCTCGCTTTAAACCAACTTGTTTGGCAAGTGATTTCAATTCATCTCCGTTGCTTATTGGAACGTCAGGAAAATACATCACGTGTACCATACCATTGAGCCGGAAGTCAGGAAACGCATGATCCATGTCCCAAAGCAAGCGTGTTCCTAAACGAAAATTTCCTTTTGAAATTCTCTCTTGAATTTTTTGACGGAGAGCCCATCTAGTAAGAACATCATCAAAATCGTTATCAGCTTGCTTCTCAACGACATGGTGTTCTTCTTTGATTATCTTGAGCCGATTTACCCATTTTTCATGACTGCAATGGATGGAACGAAAAGCTTGAAACAAAGCAAATTCGGCCTCAGCAAAACTCTCATACATTCGTCCCGCACTATCAAACCGACGGTCTTTATTACCGGTAAAAAAGTTGCCATGCTCATTCTTAATCCGATAGTAGGTACGCACTTCCATTACGATGCTTTCAACGTCAATTTGCCGGTGGCTTCAAAGTCTTTGTAGATTTCAGGGAAATCAAAAAAAGCACCTGGAATGCCATAAGTTAGCTTGAATAGTGTAGCATCGGCTTTGTTGCGAAACAACACCAAGTGATTAATGGTACGTGTTTGTGGGTACTTGAGGCCAATATCCTTGGTTAGGATCTTGATTCCTTCTTCTCCATAATAAGCAAATGAGCTCGTAGTTATATACGAGGGCACTACATTTTTAATCGAGTCCCAGTTTACCTTGGCCCACTCATTTAGCTTTTTCTCATTGAGAGCCATTGCATAATGGTAATTTGCTTTGTTTGGGCGGCGATGAAAGCTTTCATAATAACTGGCAACGCCAAAGGGCAGCTTTAACCGGTAGATGCCCTCCATGAGTTCATCCAGTTTAAGCTTCTCAATTAGAGACTTGCTTGGGGTCTTCTGGTCATTCACATAGGAAGTGACCCGCAACTGCATGACATATGCGTTTTGCAGTAGCTCAATAAAAGCGGCACGCTTGATAGTTTGTTGCGTGTACTGGAAAAGCTCCTGTTCACTTGAAAAGGTTTGGCCGTCGGCTTGATCATGCCAACCCTTTCCAAGGACATAGAACTGTTTAGTGGTGCGGTGACGGAAAACGTAGGCAAATCCGTTACGTACGGTTTCCTGTCTGTTGACTTTATCGGGTAGGCTTTGGACCGACATTAACTGGATCATTCTCAAGAAGGCCCAGGGCCCTCAGAACGATTTCCAGCTTTGCCTTATCGCCGAATACGTATGCGGTTGTTACCACATGCGGCAGCAGATGAAGAGTCCGGCCATCGAGCAAGGGGTACTCGGGATCAGCGACCAAACTGGCCTTGAATTCGAGTGCCTGAGCGATTGTAACAGCGTCTTCGATCTGCTTTAGAGTTGCACCCAGCGCGATGGTTGTGCCGAAGCCACGAACACGACCAGTCGCATCCTTTGCTTCATTGCACCATTCTATCACAGCAGGATCAACTGTACCCTGCTCGATTGCTGGCATTGTGATGTAATCCCAGGTGAAAGCGTTTGCAGCGTGGGCACCCTGTGCAACGGACTTGCCGCGACCAAGGCTTTCCATATCTGTGCGAACGAGAATGTACAGATAATTTGGCATAGCTTTCTCCTATTGATCTATACGTCCTATATAGGACAGAAACCTAGGTGTCAAGCCTAGATAGTCAAGTTTTTCCGCAAAAAGGAAAGCCCATCATTCTTATTGGAAAACCAATACACGGGACCATTGGCATCAAACTTGATATCATAGTCCGCATGACTCATATAGGAATCTTTGGCCTTGGGCATTTCCATCTTTAGCCCAAACATCTTGCTTTCCAAATGACCGCTATTGCGCTCAACCTCCAGCACTTCATCAAATGTGCGGAGAGCACCGTCTTTGTGGCCTTCACCATAGAGGGCAAAGTTACGGTGCATGGAGAGGCCAACGCTGACATTGTCCTGTTTGCGGCTGACTTGTGCGCGATAGATGGCTTGCCCATACAAGCTGATGAATTGTTCGGGGAAGATAATGGCGCCGCGATACTGGCCTACTTGCTTGATTCGTGCGCGATAAGTTTCCACGAGCGAGCTTGGTGACTGAAGCAGCCGATAGATGCGGTACTTCTCGTTGCTCATCTTTTTAAAGTTGAGTTCTTCGACGCTCATGTTGAATCTCCTTTGCTCCGCAATAACAGGTATTGGAAATCAGTCAACAAAAAACCGTGGGAATTGAAATCCCACGGCAAGTTTGACATTAGGTAAGCAAAGGCTGTGAACGCAGTATCAAGCGGCCAAGAGACGCTCAGCAAGTGCCTTGGTGTCTGCTAGGCGAACGTAGGCTTCTTCCAAGGTGGGCAAATTGCTCCGGCAGATGCGCTTGGCGTCGGCAAGTGGAACCTGCGAAGAAGTCATCTTCTCGAGAACTTGTTCAACGTAAGCGTTATAAGCGTGGTGCATTTCTAGCTTCCTCATATTGCATTCACAGCGCAAGAACACATGACCTACGAAAAAGTTGCAAAATAATTTGCGTTTTCACAAATTATATGAATTTTAGTGGTTTGCAATATGCTGAAGCGCACGTGAACACGTTTTTATCCAATGATAAAGCCATATCCCATATTTTGTTCAACTTGTGTGGAAACTTCAAGCTCCAAGCGTTGCATCTCAGCATCAGCGTCCGCTTTTAGCTCCGCCGCATTTAGTGTTGTACCACCTTGTGGACCAACCATGCTTGCAAACTTACCGCGTGCTTCCGCCAAAAATAGCTTGCACTGGGCTTTTGCATAATCACGTAACCAGGGACGAGCATATGTGTCGTTGAGAAGTTCTTCTTCGCTGCGCTTTACATAGATTTCAGCGAGAATGGTTTCCTTTGCCTTCATGTGACGGCCAATGGTCAAAGTGTGGGTGGACTCATTCCAAGTGTAGTTGATAAAGAGACCAAACATGCGACCAACGGTTTCTTGGAAACCCGCATAAAGTTCGTAAGTAAGAAGGGAGCCGCTACCCGAGCCAAGGCCAATGCTGCTTTGGTTAACAAATGCTGCACCAAACGGATCAAATGCAACACCAGTACCACTTGCGGTACCAGAGGTTCCACGACGATAAAGCTGCTTTACTTCAACAACTTCGTCGGGCAAAACATATGAGGATTGTTCAGGCTGAAGGTCGATAAACGTATAGCGATCACTTACAGCGTTGGAGCTACGTTGACGGTAACGATCCAATGCGAGATCCACAGCAAGATCATAATGTTCAGGGGTTAGTTCAACGCGAACCATACCACCACCCAAAGTCAAAGCAATCTCTCGAATAAGCTTTTGACGAACACTCGTGTTTACAGCCATGGCGATCTCCTTTTTCCTCCTACTATTTAAGTAAATATTGGAAACTGGGAGAATACTATGGCGCGCATGAGTCTTTGGGATCCACGTAAGAATCTCGACTACGAATTTATTGATGCAAACATTCAAGAACAATTCGACATTGCCGCGACCAGCATCTTCGTTCACAAGTATTTGGGCATCAGTGAAACAAGCGGTCCCACAGCAATTGAAGATCCAGTCTTCCAAGAGAATCGCACGCGCAAATATGATCCGGACATTTATGAGCTCCTAGGCACGTATAACGTACAGGACCTAGAATACGATCTCACACAGTTTGGTCAGATTGTTGCCGCTGACATTATGTTTATCACTTTCCACTTGAATGACCACGTTCGTCGTCTCGGCCGCAAAATGATGCCCGGCGATGTGTTGGAAATTCCTGCCCTACGCGATGATATGCTACTGAATGAGGATACTCCACCGGTAAACAAATACTATGTGGTTGAGGAAGTTGCGCGTGAAGCCAATGGATATTCACCAACATGGTTCCCCCACTTGATCCGTACAAAATGCCGTATCATCACAAGCTCACAGGAATTCGAAGACATCTTCAATCAGCCACCACTCGATGGCAATGGCGATCCAATCGATGGTGTTGGCAGCGGTGATAATGGCAACCTCACACTCGAAGACATTATTGCGGATTATCAAGGCAAACTCAACAACAACGCCAAAGCTGTTGAAGAAGCCGAAGCCGCTGTTGATCGTCGTAACTTTGAAACTGCCCAATTCTATGTTGTGCCGGGTGATGAGCTAGGTAAACAATATCCGTGGATTTTTGCAGGCGATGGTCAACCACCAAATGGCGCACAACTTGTTGGCAGCGGTAATCGTTTCCCAACAACTGAAGAAGGCGCACAAGAAGGTGATTGGTACCTACGTACGGACATGGAGCCCCACGTATTGTACCGCAAGGATGGTCCTCGTTGGAGACGTCAGGAAGTTGATTACCGCAAGAAGTGGCAAGCTGCGCACCGTATTCTTGAATCGTTTATCAACAACAAGAATATCACAACAATACAAGGCGATAGCTTTGATGAAAAGCAAAATATCGCCAAGATCCTTGGTCCCAAAGCGGACTTTTAATATGTGATTGTGGAGGCCAATGCTTTTTCCAGCTTGGCTTTTGCATCATACGCCGGTGTAAGATAGCAAGAATTCTTTACCTTGCCAGACCAGAAGTCGACCTTTACGAGATGCCTCGCATAGTCTTCGACCAGTTCCATAAGACGTTCGACTTCTGGATTATTAGCCATTCATAGCCTCCCAATACTGTTCAGTAGCGCGACGAACACGAATCGCCCGTGCTTCATCTTCGGCCGAAACAGTTTGCTCGTGAATATCATGATCTTGCGTGCCATCGAGAACATCGTGGTATGCGTTGATCAGATCCTGAACAGTAACGCCGGGTGCAATTTCCTGTACGAGAAGTTCCTTAATTTCCATCTTTTCGATCTCCTGTTTGTACCAGTAATCTAGCACAAACAGGAATCCTGTCAACCGCATTATTCCTGAATTTTGTACTGGGTGCGACGATAACGCTTCCAGTTGCGATCCTTCTTGTCATAGCGGTAGATTTCATCCCAAAGAGTTGGGAGATCACCACGGCGAGGACGGCGCTTGAACTTAATGTGCTCAAGGTCTTCGTCATAGCTGAGGAACTCTTCCTCACGACGTTCCTGCTGAGTGGTGGGGTTGTGGTATCCCCAGTTCTTACGGCGCTTGCGCTTTGCACCCTGAGTTACAGGGCCGTTGCGGAACTTGTCCTTACCAAAGCGTTCCTTGCGCCACTTCTCGTCGTACTTGCGACGACGATAGCTGAACAGTTCGTAAACGCGCTCGATGTCTACGATCTGGTGATCGTAGAGGTCACGAACACGAAAGTTGCGAGCAGTACCACTGTAAAAGCTGTACCAGTGGTGGGTGACGATTTCGTCAAAGGTTTCGAATACGTGCCGGTTGAAGGGCCAGCCGTAGTTGATTACCTCGTATGCCATTTTGTTTCTCCATTAGGTTAGCCTACCTAATGGAACTGATCTGCGGCCTTCTGCACTTTCGTGGTCTCCAGTTACGTGTGGCACATTAACACGTATTCCTATGTTGTCAAGCCCTGATAAATATCAGGAGCACTTCCATATTTAAGGAGATCGAAATGATTACAAGCAAAAAAGGTGTGAGCCTAATTAAGTTCTACGAGGGTTTCCGCGCACAGGCTTATATTTGCCCAGCTGGTGTTCCAACTATTGGCTACGGCACAACTAGTGGCGTAAAGATGGGTATGCGTATTACAGAAGCTGATGGCGAACGTCTTCTACAGGCTGACCTCCGTCGTTTTGAAGCGGCTGTTGAGCGTTATGTAAAGGTAAAGCTAAGCCAGACTCAGTTCGATGCGTTGGTAAGCTTCGTATACAATTTGGGCGAAGGCAACTTTGCAAGCTCCACACTTCTCAAGCTGTTGAACCAGGGTCGTTACGACTTGGTTGGTGATCAGCTAATGCGTTGGAACCGTGGTGGCGGTCGTGTTCTTGATGGTCTTACAAAGCGTCGTCAGGCTGAAACAGACCTCTTCAACACTGGCAAGCTTAACTTGAAGTAAAGGTTACTATGGCACTGGATTATTTCTATCACGGACAATTTCGCGCTTATATCGTACAAGTTCAGCGTGCGCTATCAGGGTTTCAGACTCAGTTTGGAACCAATGCCGATGGCACGCCCAAGCTACGAGTTGTGCCTATTACATGGGCACCACAAGATCGCCTAGTTGCTTCAATTTTGAAGAATAATTCAGAAAACACGATTCTGTCTACGCCTTCGATGAGCTTTTACATTACTAATGTGGAAATTCCAGCGGATCGTAGACAGATTCCAAATCACGTTGACACACGCAATGTTGTTGAACGTGAGATCGACCCTATTTCAAACAAATATACGGCGCTCCGCGGTAAATCATATACCGTGGAACGCTTTATGCCTGTTGCGTATGACTTGTATTTTCAAGTTGATGTTTGGACTTCCAACATGCAACAGAAATGCGAGATACTTGAACAGCTTTTGGTTCTCTTCAATCCAGGTCTTGATATTCAAACCAATACCAACGCATTGGATTGGACCGCACTTACCACAATGAGTTTGGAATCCGTTACGTGGACAACCCGTAGCATTCCCATTGGCACTGCCTTTGATATGGATATTTCCACACTTACACTAAAAGTACCCGCGTGGATTAATCCACCGGCAAAGCTACAGCGCGAGCGCATTGTGGAGCAAATCATCACAAACATCAGTGCGCTCAACGAGAGTGAAATCGCTGAGAACTTGGACTTTGATCGCGCTGCTATTGATTGGGCGCGTGGTGATGTTTTTGCTCGTGACATTGTAACCCCTGGCAATCATCACGTTCTTTGGGATGGTGCTACTATTCAGCTGCTTGGTGAAAACTCCCGCAGTGTTGATGAGCATGGTAACGCTTGGGATTGGAACTTGCTATTCGAGAAGTATGGCAAATACCGCGCCGGCGAAAGCGTGCTGCGGTTTAAAACCAACGATAACATGGATGATCATGATTCCGACATTGTTGGTACAATTCAAGTGGACAATGAGGATCCAAACATCCTTCATTTCAACATTGATATTGCCAGCCTGCCAATGAATACCATTCCACCGATCAACGGCATTATTGATCCGGATCGTGTTTGGCCTGGCAACCCTGACAATCCTCTCCCAGATCCACAAATTGGCGATCGTTACATGATCCTCAATCCAATCCGCAAGAATCGTGAAGGTCATCCTTGGGGTGAGTTCTTTACTGCGCATGCCAATGATATCATTGAGTTTAATGCTGATGGTGAATGGGAAATTGCTTTTGATTCCTACGTTACCGTGGACAAGCACACCGTACTAAATTTGCGTAGTGGAAAGCAGTTGAGCTGGACTAATCAGGAATGGACCAATACGCTGGCTGGTGAATTTGGTCCAGGCTTCTGGCGTATTGCTCTTTAATTGACACCCTAAGTGTTTCCTGTTAGGCATCGGCAAAAGGAGATCTGCCATGCCTACGGTTTTCATGATCCGACATATTCCTACGGGTAAGTATTCCCTTGGTGGAATGACGCCAGGTTTTTCTGATCGTGGTGGCAGGATTTGGACTTCCGCAGGCTCCTTTAGTGGACATCTTGGTATGTTCAAGATTGAGCAACTTGCACAACATTATAAGGACTGTGAGTTTCTCAGCTTTGACTTGAGTCAGCCCACTACGCAACAGGATGTGAATGCGTTTGTGCGCCGTGCAAAGCTTAAGGATAAACTTACGGCAAAGCATAGGGATCCAACATTCGCTCCATTTATCGACAAGCTTGATCGTGATAATCTTGCTGAAAAGTTTCAGTGGGTAGTGCTGATCGATGGATACCAAGATCGAGACCGCAAGCAGGAAATGGCCAAGGAAGCAATCAAGCGTTTGAAGATCAAACGCGATTCTTATCGCACCTCTGGACTTACGTTTGCTTTTGCAAACAAGATGGACGCGGCCAAGTTCCGCCTCAGCATTTCCGGTGATACTTTTTCCTACGACAGCACAACACTATTGGCTGTAGACTAACGAGACACGATGATGAATTTTGACATCAATAGCCTCCAACACATTGGTGGTGTTTGGACTGGCTCCAACTCAATTGAATACCATACGCTTGGAATTGTTAACACGACTAACATACCCCACGATGGTCGTTATGATCCTCGCGTGTACTTTGACAACTTTGCGTTTCTTGGTCCTCAATACAATAGTAGTGACATTGCCAAGTTTATTACTCAACCTCACCACGTAAGTGGGTATAATGAAGAAGCCCACTGGACTGAATCATTTATCATTGATCACAAAGATTATGAGCTAGTTGTTAATGGCTTGGAACGTGCAAGGGTGTCAAAGAAGAATACTGAAGTTGGCGTGTTTAAGGTATCACTTAACTATACGTTCACACAAGTTAATACCACTGTGGACGAATATGCGGAAATCCGTAAATGGAATGCGCTGAAAAAGCTAAGCATGGATGAAATCAAACTTCTCAACTTGGAGAAGGAGATGGTTCATTTAAAACTCAAGTATGGAACCTCAAATGAGTCCAAGCTTGATATTGACAGTTTGTTTGGCTAAAAGGCTTCCATTTTATTAAGTTGACATTGACGTCCTCACCGTTTATAAATAAAGGTACGTTGAAGCGAATGTGTTGATCCCGGTCACATGTTACGCCAGGCGGCATAAGTGGCCCATCTACGGTGAGGATCATGTTAAAAAATATAGCTGTGCTTCAGCTCAATCCTATTGTCGGCGATATCGCCGGAAACTTCAAGAAAATCGTCGAAGGTTATGAGAACGCTCGCGCCCAAGGTGCCGAGCTTGTCGTTACCGGCGAATGTGCTCTTACAGGATATCCTATTGAGGATCTTGTATTGCGTCCATCCTTTATGGAAGCTGTCGAAGAGCAAGCAGAACAACTTATCAAATTAATTGCTCTTACCGACGGTCCATCGCTGATCTTTGGAACACCCATGCGGATTCGCAATGGGCTGCTTGGAGCAAACAAGCTCTACAACACTGCAATTTTAGCTTATTCGCTTTCCGACTACCAAGCCACTTTTGGTAACACCGTTACAAAGCCAATGAACTACTCGGTTCACGCCAAACACGAGCTGCCCAACTATGGGGTGTTTGATGAAAAGCGCGTGTTCAACAGTTCGCCCGTGCATGACATTCGGGCAGTTAAATGGCATGACTTTTGGCTTGGAATCATGGTTTGCGAAGACACTTGGTTTCCAACAGTTAGCCGAGAGCTTGCACTTAGCGGCGCCGACTTTCTCATCTCGATCAACGGTTCTCCCTATGAAGATGGCAAGCGCGTAACTCGCCGGCAAATTGTTGCTAACCGCATGAAGGAAACTGGCCTTCCAATGCTTTATGTGAATCTTGTCGGTGGGCAGGATGAACTGGTGTTTGATGGCGGATCGTTTGGCTTTGATGGCGAAACGATGTTTGAAATGCCCGAGTTTGCAGAAATTCGCAATCACTGGAACGCTCAGTTTATCAGCCAATCACTTCGCGATCTTCCTTTGGAAGGCGAACGTTTGGAGCCAACCAATCATCCTTTGGATTGGTCCAAGTGGGTTATGGTAACCCCAGGTGATGTTGGACATACTTACCGTGCAAGTGTTCTCGCAACACAAGACTATCTGCAAAAACAAGGCTTTACCGATGTTGTTATCGGTTATTCCGGCGGTGTTGACTCCGGCCTAGTTGCTGCGATTGCAGTTGATGCGTTGGGTCCCGAACACGTTACGTTGGTGTCGTTGCCATCGAAGTTTTCTTCGCAACACTCCAAGGATGATGCGCAAGAAGGTGCAAAGCGTTTGGGCGCTGAGTATCGCGTGATCCAAATTGAGCCGGTTGTTGCGGCTCTCCGAATGGCTTATCAAAGCCAAGTTATCCCAGGCAATTTTGAGGATCCGCAGGACTTCTCACGCAAGCTTACTGGCACGGCTGATGAAAACATTCAAGCTCGCGCACGTGGTACAATCCTCATGGCAATCTCAAACCAGGAAGGCAAAGTTGTTCTAACTACGGGCAACAAGAGTGAAGTATCGGTTGGGTATGCTACGCTTTACGGTGACATGGCCGGCGGCTTTAACCCAATTAAGGACTTCTATAAGACTCGCGTTTGGGCAGCTTGCCGTTGGAGAAACGCGCTCGATGCGGGTCAGTGTATTGAATTTGGCTTGTATGGTCCTCACGATACGGATGTTGTTCCTGAGGAAATCATTGTAAAGCCACCGAGCGCAGAGCTTCGGCCGGATCAAATGGATTCTGATAGTTTGCCCCCGTATGAGGTTCTTGATGATATTCTCCACAAGATGATTGAGGAAGAATTATCAGTCAAGGATATCATCAACAGTGGTCACAAAGAAGAACAGGTACTCAGAGTTCGAAGACTGGTTGACATTGCCGAATATAAGCGTAGACAGAGTGCACCAGGTGTAAAAACAACAAACAAGTTGCATGGTCGGGAACGTCGTTACCCAATCGTCAACAAGTGGAGAAACTAACAATGAGCATGGTCAATATCGCCCAGCGCGTTCACAATCACAACTATAAGCTGGACCCGATTGTCCGCTCACTGTTGGACACCGACTTTTACAAGCTGCTTATGATGCAGTTTATCTTCAAGCACTATGCGGATATTCCCGTTACGTTTGCGTTGAAGAATCGCACAAAAAGCGTTCGGCTTACTGGCGATGTTTCCTATGCGGATCTTCGCGCACAACTCGACTATGTAAAGAACTTGCGCTTTACAAACACGGAGTTGATCTGGCTGCAGGGTAACACCTTCTACGGCAAGGTCGGCATGTTTGAGCCCGAGTTCATCAACTACTTGCGGACATTCCAACTCCCCGACTACGAACTTAACGGCTCCTACGACACTTCCGACAATGAAGCTATCCACTTGGAATTCAAGGGCACGTGGCTGGAAGTTACGCTTTGGGAAATCTACGCGCTATCGATCGTCAACGAGCTGCGCAATCGCAAAGCAATGGAACGCATGAGCGAGTTCGATCTCGACATCATGTATGCGCGTGCCAAGACCAAGCTTTGGGCCAAGTTTGAAAAGCTCAAGAACCTCGATGGTCTAAATCTCACTGATTTTGGTACACGCCGTCGCCACAGCTTTCTCTGGCAGGAATGGGCCGTTACGGCTGCTCGTGCTGCGCTTGGCGACAAGTTCACAGGCACTTCCAATGCTTACTTGGCAATGAAGCACAACTTGGAAGCAAAGGGTACCAACGCACACGAACTTCCAATGGTTCTTGCTACTCTCGCCGGCAACGACGAGGAACTCAAGCAAAGCCAGTACAAGGTGCTGGTCAAGTGGCAAGACACTTACGATGGTGCGTTGTTGATCGCACTACCCGATACGTTTGGAACAACTCAGTTCCTACGCGATGCACCGGAATGGCTGAACAAGTGGACTGGCTTCCGCTATGATTCGAAGGATCCCAAGACCGCCGGCTACGAAACCATCGAATGGTGGAAGAGCCGTGGTGTTGACCCCAAGACCAAGCTTGGTCTGTTTAGCGATGGTCTTGATGCCGACGACATTGTTGAGCTGCAAAATGAATTCCGCGGCAAGATGCGCGTTGGTTTCGGCTGGGGCACATTGCTTACCAACGACTTCCGTGGTTGCCACCCCAATGAGGAACTGGCTGCATCGCTTGCACCGATCTCGCTTGTATGCAAGGTCAAGGAAGCAAATGGTCGTCCCGCTGTAAAGCTTTCGGACAACTATACGAAGGCCACTGGCACGCCGGAAGAAATCCAGCGTTATCGCAACGTATTTGGCACTGATGGCGTTGCAAACGCTCCAGTAACAGTGTGAGGCACTAATGGACGAGTATACTTGCTTTTTAGTTGTTGAACACTCGCATAGTGAACCGGAAGCTCGGTTCACGCTAGTGGACGAGGCAACTTACCGTGCGGCTGTTGATACCATTGACAGTGAGGGTTGGATTCCTCAAGGCGTTGATCCAATTATTCGGCTTAGTGAGAAGGGCACGTTTACTTCTCCAATAAAGCTGATCGAATGGGTTAAGCGGATGAATCTCACTGTTAGCGACGAAGTTCACTCTTGGGCGGATCACGACTAATGGCACATGATGTTTACCTTATCGGCCTTTGGGACGATTACATGACCTACTATATGGTCGATCAAGCCGAGTGGGACAAACTTTCCAAGTCTCGCAAAAGTCTCGGTGATATGGATTGGACTCCGCTTGTAATTAAGGAGCTCCTCGATCTCACTGACGAGGAACGCGCTGAGTTTGATCGGCTCGATGAAGAAGAGGGTGAAGGCGAATATGACGCCTCCTTCGATCTTGACGCAATCCTAAGGTTTGTTAAAGAGGGAAAGATCAACGTTTTAGGAACAGCGGAAGGACTTCAGCTATGACATCACAAGTTCGCTACATCTACAATTTCCCCCGTCCGTCGGTTACTGCAACAATCGCGCTGTTCATCCAATCCTCTTGGAACGCCAGCGTTAGCCATGTTATCCTGGGCCGGCGCGGTCGCAAAGATGGAACATATGCAGGCTTTCTTTGCTTGCCCGGCGGCTTTCTAGATGCGAAGGTTGATCCCCAAGATGTTTTCGTAATCCCGCAGGGCGGTGGTCTCCACTTCCGCGATAACGATGTTGCGGATCTTCCAGAGTCTCATGCAAAGCCAGGTGAAACTGTTGAAGAAACTGCAATCCGCGAAGTGTTCGAGGAGACTGGCTTGAAGCTTGAGTTGGAACAGTTGGAACTCGCACACGTTCATTCCAATCCAACTACCGATCCTCGCGCCCATGTAGTCAACATCTGCTACTATGTGGTGATCGATCAGGCCACGGCAAACGCCGCAATCGCCGGCGATGATCTCGAAGAGCTCGTGATGGTTCCCGTTGGTGAAGTTGGTCAGCACAAACTGGCCTTCAATCACAACGACCTATTCGCGAAGATGCTAAAGGTCGCTCAAGCTGCATATCGCGAAGGCGAGGACCAATAATGAAGCGTCATGCCCATGCCGTAATGCGGATTCATCCGCTCCATTTGGGGCACACGGCAGTTCTCAATCGTATGAATGAGAACTACGAGACTTGGAGTATTGGTCTTGGTTCTACCGGCCGGCATAGCGAACCAGGCCATCCGTGGACTCAAGCTCAGCGCACGGAAATGCTTCGCAACGTTTATGGAAATCGGGTGAAGATTGTTCCACTCGAAGATATTGGCGCGGAGCAGGGCAAGAATACTTGGTGCGAATACGTACTAAGCAAGGCCGAGAAGATTTGGCCTGGTGCACCAATTACTGACTATTTCACCGGCAGTCATGCCGATGCAATGTGGTACAAGGGTTTGTTTTGGCATGGTGCGGAAGATGATCCGCTCCTTCAAACGCCCGAGTACCAAAAACGCTACTTCACCAAAGAAGGTGTGCTTCGTCGCTTGCACATCCTCGAACGCTCCGAAACGATCTTTCCCAGCGCCACTGAAGTTCGCACATTCCTAGCAACCCGAAGCGATGAATGGAAGCGTTGGGTACCGGGGGTCAATCACCAATTGGTTGAATCCACTTACCCTGAACACTTCAAGATCAAAATCGAAGGAGAATAACAATGACAAAGAAACTGCTAGTAATCATCGACACGCAAGCTGATTTCATGCTGTCGACGGGCGCACTTTACGTTACCGGCGCTGAGCAGCTTATCGCTCCAATCAACAACTATCTGCTCAACCTTCCCGCAGATATTGATTCGGTCATTATGACCTACGACACACACTTTGCGGATACATATCCGGATTCTGAAGAAGCCAAGCAATTCCCAATTCACTGCGTCTACAACACGCCGGGCTGGCAGAACGTATTCAACGATGCGTCGATTCTCGGCCGCGATGAAGTCAACTTTTTGCGGCTTGAAAAGCCTGTGTTCGACATGTGGGCTACATCCGATACGATGCGCGATAACTTCATCGACGGAGTTAGCAAAAGCGGCGTCAAGGATGTTGTGGTCATTGGGGTGGCCGCCGACTTCTGTGTTCACTGGGCTGTCAACGGCTTTGTTGAACGCGGCTTCAACGTTGAGATTCCTCGTTCGCTAACCGCGGGTATTGTCAGAGACATTGACACGGTTGTTGCTGAAGAATACGCCGGCAAGAATGTTAAGGTCATTGACTGATGGATTTGGAAATATCCAAACGTATCGATGGTCTCCGTTTTTATACGGAGACCACTTCTATTACCACGGAAATGCTTAAAGCCAAGCAATGGTCTCCAAAGTATGTTCCTTGGGCGTTTGAATTCCGACCGAAAAATACCCAAGATTTGCTGTCAACAATCCGTTTCCATGATAAGATCGGATTGACCGAAAAGATCATAAACGAGCTGAACTTTTATACCAAGCTGAATGAAGTAAGCAAGCTCGAAATCAATAGCTTGGAAGTTTTCCTAAGTCACAGCTATGCCAGCAGAAAAGAACGAAGCCGAATTGTTTTATACGGCAAAGGCACTCACAGTTTTATCGACTTTGAAGCTTCCGATTTCAAGTTGGACATTTTCGCCAACGATGCACTTGAAGAGTATACCGAATCACTAATCGCGTTGGCCATAGGGGACGAACCAAAATGATAATCACAAGTCCAAACTCTTTTGAAGATGCGCTGGGTAAAAGCATCTTCTTGGCCGGCGGTATTACAAATTGTCCGGATTGGCAGGGCCCGGTTGCCAATCGCATTAACGAGTTAACCAACCTCGTTATCTTCAATCCGCGGCGTAATGGATGGGATATGAATGCTGATCTTGAAGAATCGCGCAAGCAGATTCTTTGGGAAGACATGCACTTGAAGCTGTCCGATATTATTCTGTTTTGGTTTCCTGAGGAAACTCTTTGCCCCATCACGCTGTTGGAGCTTGGCAAGTATTTGATGTCCGATGCGCGGCTGATCGTTGGAACACATCCAAACTATCAGCGTCGGTTTGACGTTGAAGTGCAAACGAGTCTAGTCCGGGATATTCCCGTATGGGATGATTTGGACGCAATGGTTGATGACATGATCGGCGCGTATCGTATTGGTGCGTTGTCATGGTAAGAGGGAGCCAAAGCTCCCTCTATTTTTATTAAACCGGCTCTAGATCACCACTGAGATACCAAGTGTTGGTATCAATTTTGGTAATCGAGAAAATACCGTTCTGCTTTACAATAGTTGAATAACCCGCCTTATAAAGCATAGTAACGCCGGAAGCTGCACTCAATGTTAGATTGCCTGCACCGGTGTTGATACCTGCGATTGTTGTTGTTGCGCCGTTTGCTACGTATGGGAAAGCAACGCTTGCGTTTGTTGGAACTGTAAGGGTTTTTGCGTTTGCGTTGCTAAGCAACAAAAGCTTTTCCGCATCAGTTAGAACCAACGTGTAAGTTGTACCAGTGACCGTTGCCAGCTGAGTTGTTGCTACTGGACCAAGATCACCCTTGTCACCCTTCAAGCCTTGTGGGCCCTGTTCACCACGAACGTTGCCTAGGTTTGTGGTCGAGTTATCAGTTTTAACTAGAATCAACTCATAGTTGATTAGGTTTGCTGCAATAAAGCCTGGACCACGAACATTACCAGCATCAAACGTGCTGTTGTCGGTGCGTGTGATAATCAAGTTGTTGTTGTCAACGGTTGCACTGGAAAAGCCAGGACCGGTTAGACCAATATCACCTTGGTCGCCCTTGTCGCCTTTTTCACCCTTGATTGTTGCAAGCCAAGCTGTTTCATCACCAACAAATCCATCAGCTACGGCAACTTCATAAGCGGAAATGCCCGGAAGACCTTGTGCGCCACGAACCGATCCAAGATCAACAGTGTTGTCATCAGTTTGAGTTAGGACAAGGTTGTCACCAACAATTGCCGCACTCTTATAGCCGGGACCGGTTAGACCAATATCACCTTGATCTCCCTTGTCTCCCTTGTCGCCCTTGAGTGTTAGGAGCCACTCAGCTTCGGTGCCTACGAAACCTTCTTCCACTGCAACTTCATAAGCAGAAATACCATTAGTACCAGCACTGCCCATTGGGCCTCGTACAACGCCAACGTTTAGTTCGGTAGTGTCGGTACGTGTGAGTACAAGATCGTCGCCTACGATAGCGGCATTAGTGAATCCAGGCCCCTCTGGACCAGCTTCACCAGTATCACCCTTATCACCTTGAATACCCTGTTGACCAACAAGCGAAGCCAACCAAGCAGCCTCATCGCCACCAAAGCCATTGGCTACAGCAACTTCGTATGCGGATGGACCATCCGCACCGTTTGTACCATTTGTGCCAACAATTGGGCCAACATCAACAGTTGTGTTATCAGTGCGAGTTAGAACAAGGTTATTACCATCTAGGGCTGCGCTTGTAAAACCAGGACCTTCCGGACCAGCATCACCTTGATCACCCTTTGCGCCTTCGATTGTTGGAATCGTATAAGCGTACTGGTAGAAGCCACCACTTTTGATATAAACGTTACCAGTTGTATAATTGGTGTATAGGTCACCTTCCTGGGAAGCATCATTATCGTTTGGCATTGTTGCGCCATAACGCATTGTGGAACCATTAGCACCATCTTGGCCAGCTGGACCCTGAGGACCAACCAAGCTGTTAAGCCAAGAAAACACATCGAACTCGTAGCCATTGTCTACGGCAATTTCATATGCGTTCTTACCATTTAGACCAGGTTCGCCCTTTAGCGAAGCAAGCCAAGCGATTTCGTTGCCACCAACGTAACCATACTCCACAGCGAGTTCATATGCGGACTTACCAGCAACACCCTGAGCACCATCTGTGCCATTTGTTCCGTCAACACCATCAGTGCCCTGCAAGCTTGCAAGCCATTCCGATGGAGTTCCAGAGAAACCATCAGCTACTGCAAGTTCATATGCGGATTGGCCAGGTAGTCCTTGCTCTCCAGCATCACCCTTTTCACCAGGTTCGCCAGGAAGACCTTGATCGCCTTGAATACCTTGTTCACCGGTGTCGCCTTTGTCTCCCTTGAGAGACGCAAGCCAAGTAACTTCATCACCGCCAACGTAACCGTTTTCTACAGCAAGTTCATATGCAGATTTGCCATTTGCTCCAGCTGCGCCGTCATCGCCTTGATCGCCCTTATCCCCTTTAAGTGAAGCAAGCCATTCAGTTAGCGAGCCACCATAACCCTGTGCCACAGCAAGCTCATATGCGGATTCACCGTCTACGCCTGGTAGACCTTGAACACCTTGAATACCAAGTTCACCACGCTCACCAGTGTCGCCCTTAGCGCCAACTAGACTTGCAAGCCATTCCGACTCAGTACCCTCAAATCCATTTGCTAAAGCAATCTCATATGCGGAGTCGCCATCTTCACCAGGAAGACCAGGATCACCTTGGTCGCCTTTAGCTCCGTCTTGACCTGGAACACCCTGAGGTCCTTGATCACCAGTATCGCCTTTAACACCACCAAGAGATTCAATCCACTCGGCTTCAGTACCTGTGAAACCGTTGTCCAGTGCTACTTGATAGGCGCTTTTTCCATCAGCGCCATCCGCGCCGTTAGCTCCATCGGCACCATCTGCACCAACTAGAGAGTCAAGCCAGTCCTGCTGGGTTCCTTCAAAGCCTTCTTCAACTGCAATCTCATATGCAGATTTACCAGCAGCGCCTTGTTCACCCGGAACGTTTGCTTGGCTATGAGCAGTAACAAATGCCTTGATATCTGCTGGGGAATAACGACGAACCTCTTCGCTGTCTGCGAGTGTGATTTCTTCGTCAGAAACTTCACTTACACGGGCGTTATAGGAAAGCTCAACTGCTTCATCAGAACTGATAACTTCGGCCCATGTGCCGTCAGCACGTAGGAACTTTTGTTGATCACCAGTTATTGGAGCAGGAACAATACCAGGAGTACCATCGGATAGTTCGGTAGCACCTTCAAACGCGGCAACGTTGCTTAGGTCTTCTCGGGCCAGAGGAAAGCCACCCAATGTTGTGCCATCGTGGACGACAAGTGTGTCTTTGTCTGTGTCAACTGTCATCTCGCGAACTTTGCCAGCAAAGGCGCTATGTTCGGCAGTTGTGCCACCACGAAACTGTTTTTCTGTAGCCATGAAAATCTCCTAAAACACCGTACTCGTATTTATTACGGGTCAGATGTTTTAGGAGCAGCTTTTACTCTGGTTGTAGATCACCGGAGAGGTCCCACTCATCGGATGCGACCTTGGTGAGAACAAATGAAACCTTTGGCTTATCGCGAAGGCTCATTGTTTCAGGGGAATTAACTTTGACTTGGCTGGCTTTGAGAATTGTTAGCTGTCCTGTGCCAACACTCATGCCGCTGATTGTTGTACCAATTGGAAAGTTTACATCGGACTCGTTTGGAACTGTGAGTGTCTTAACGTCTTCGCTGGTCAAACGGATATAATTATCGGTATCAGCAAGACTTAGAGTGGTTGCAGTTCCCGCATATGTGCGGATACGAAGTACTGGCATTTCCGGTAGATTGCCCCAAGCGCCATTACCATAAAGGACTTTGCCTTGATCCCCAGCGGCTGGGGCTGGGATTTTACCAGTAACGCCTGGAACTGTGGAAGTTGCGCCAATCATTGAAGGAACGTTTGACAAATCTTCTTTGGCCAAGGGATAGCCACCGGTCTTTGCACCATCATGAACTACAAGCGTTTTCTTTGTTGTATCAACGGTGATTTCGTTGGTTCCACCGACATAAGATGCATGTTCGGCAGTTGTGCCATAACGATATTCAACTTGGACAGCCATTATTAACTCCTTGCCACTTGTACTCCTATTTAGTGCCAATGTGGTTGACAAAACACGCAAGCATAATAAACTGACACCAGTATTACCACAGGATGGATCGAATGAACGCGAAAAGTGTAACCTTGGGATCAGCTATCGTTAGTGATGTGCGAAACGCTTTGAACCTAAGGCCACCGCCGGAGCCCATACTCCGTTCTCATTCAAATTTTCGCCCATGCCATGAATGCTATACCGAGCTAAAGGAACACTTTGGCACCAATGATCATCCAATCTATATCGAGGCGATGTTTACGGCGGTACTGCGGTCGGATCACCCAATGCTCCGCGATGAGCTTAAAAAGCTTTACGTAAAGGCAAAACTATCGATTCCATCAGATGATCAATATGTGGAAGAAGCTTCCAATCATATTAGTCGGATCATTCAGCAAAACCGTATGGTTGATGAAGAAAATGAAATTGTTACTAACCGGTTCCACAAGGAACTCAAAACGTATAAACAAACCCAGATCGAAACTCGCAAGAAGTTTGACGAATGGTGGGACTTATATGTGGCACAAGTTGAAAAGCTCCTTTCGGATCTGCCCCCAATGGGCGATCGTTCGGCTTGGCAGCAAATCACACTGACTGCGTTTGACACTGTTTCACAACACCACTTCTACAAGCCATTGAAGGCCGGCTGGTACAAAGGTCGTCGCTTTAGCATGGGTGACTTTTTGTCAAGCGAATGGCGCGGTGCGGGCATGTATGGTGCGCTCCCAGACTTTGCCAACAGAATCCTACAAGCCCTAAACACGGGTCATAAAAACTGGATTGAAGACCGGTTCAAGGAGTTGTTCAATCTCAACACAAAAACTGATACGTTTAGGTCAGTTAGGCGCCAAATCAAAGATGAGATTACTTGGCAGAAACGTCGCGGCCATCACAGGTATATGGATGAGCAAGCTCTCTGGTATTATAAAACCGGCCGTGACCATTTTGGCAACTACAATAGTCCGTATGGAACGCAAGCGTACAAGGATGCCCGTGAGCTTCTTGAAGAGCAACTAAGGGTATTAGAAGACAAGTGGCAAAAATACCTCTACAAGATTGCTGATCTTTGTGAGGAGGAAATAGCCCAACGAGTTAGCGATGGACTTGATGGCTATGATAAGCTTTACAAGTTACCAAATGTAGTTGGCTTTATCTCGCCTGATGGACAGCCTGAATGGAATTTTGAATATGATCTCGCTTAACTTCGATACTCTTGATGCAGTAATCCACAAACATAAAGAGTTTCGAACCACAGCAAATCCACCACGGCTGCAAACGATTATAGATCCGGTTCCACCAAAAGTGAATACCCAACTTGATCTGGTCGGGGCGGCTACCAAGCTGGAGATGAGCCAGCCTGTACTCCATTACCTCATGTCTACGATTCTCAATTCGGATAATCCAATGATTGAGCATCAGTTTCGTAAACTGCTTGCGGTAACCAAGCTTAGTATTCCATCGGATGATCCCATGATGGAGCAATACCTGCAATGGGAAAGTTCTTACCAAAGTAATTTAGCCGAGGCGCGTGCCGAACGAGAACGGCTAGAAGAGGAATACGACAAAGCGCATAAGGAGTATTACCTCCGACGGAATAAGGAATCAAACCAAATCCATGATACCGCTTGTGATCTTGTAGACGGTGCAGTTCAGCGGATGGAGGCTGGTGAAACTCGTCTATGGGACAAGCTTCTCATGGATACCATTGAGGAGGAGCTTGAGTTTGATTATCCGCTTTCGGGCATCTCCGAAACATTTAAAAGTCTCGACGTTTCCTCCCAAATAGGCGTGTTTGAAACTCTCCGAAACAAGCATAAGGCGTGGATTGAAAAGTGGTTGGATGAACGAACTGAATACCACTACAATGACAAATTTGCTGCGCGGATGGTTGCACTTGAACAGTCCGCGCATATAATGGACAGTGACGAATATAGACCCGATTGGATTGACGAGGATTCAGAGGACGAACGATTCTGGTACGAGATGACACTTACCGAAAAGTATTTGAGTGATACGGATTCGGCATATCGTGAAGAATCGAGATATCTCGCTTGGCAAGAACTTAACTTTTTTTACCAAAACGATGAAGACGGGTTTGACACAATTTATTCCCATGCAGAACGCGAACGAACAAGACTCCTCTGAATTCCGCAGCATTGTTGAATGTTTTCTTCGCGAGCATTTTTGCGTGGAAGACGGCGTGTTTGCGGCAAAAGATGAAAACGTTGCCCTTGGCAATCGTCGCTTTAACTTTGCCCACTATATGATTGGCAATGTTGAAGTTGCCATGCTTGTTGGACCCAACATTCGGTACCAATCCGTTATGGACGAGTTGGATGCTTTGTTGCCCAAAGGACACAATCTCTGCTTTATGGAAATCTTCGCTCCTTCATTTAAGGTGTCAACAATTGTTGGCCTCAGCGAAGTGCATCGCCGGAGCGTATTTTCTCCCTTGGTTTCCATAACCGAGGGTTACAACTTCAACTTCCATCGCTTTGATGTGGATGGGAATATGAAGAAGGCAAAGGCATATTTCACTTTTGCCAAGCTGACAAAATAATATTGAAACTGCTCTATTAACCCTGCTACTCCGACATTGTTAGCTCTCTAAAAAGATCGAACAATAAGTCGGAGAGCATAATGAGCTATTTTATCTACCGTTTGCGCGACAAAAAGTCCGGCAAATATTTTGATGGCTGGAACGCCACTTCCACTGAAGACCGCGCGTCCGAATATAAAACCGTTGCCGGCGCCCAAAGTGCTCTTAGCCATTTTGTGCATCGTGTGCTTGGTCAAAAGCTTTATACGAGTTCAAACCGTGGCAACTCCTACGCGGGTCTTACAGATGAAACCCTTAAGAAGTGGTTTCCCTATGAGATGGAAATCGTCAAGACTGAAGTTATCTATAAGGATGCAGGCGCCACTGATCAGGGATCGGTTGTGCGGAACATGTTTATCAGCAACAAACTCCAAGATACTTCCTACGCGCTTGCTCGCTTCTGGGACAATGCGATCAAGAAGGAATACGCTGATAAAATCGAATACGTTATGCAGCTGAATATTGCGCGTGGTGCAAAGCGTATGGATAAGGTAAAGGAAGCTCGTGCTCAGCTTCGCTTGCTGGGTGTAAAGACACGCACGTTTCGTGAATATGAAGGCATGTTTGGCTTCTACAACAAAGACCAAGCTTTTAAAGCGCGTTTGACATTGGATGTCCTGCATAGTATAGATATTACAGAGATCAAGAAGGAACTGTTTAGTTGAAACCCAGCGTTGCAGACTTGCGCTACGAGCTGATGAAAGCGGATCTACCCAAACTTGTAAAAGCAAGGCCGGTAGAAATCCTTTCTAATTTATCGGGCAAAGTCTCCAAAGCTGAAATCATGGCAATGCTAGTGGCGATTGCCGCACTTAACGAGCCTGATGAGGTTCTAACTGACGAGTTCAACAAGTTTATCATGCTGCTCAAGTTGCGTCACAATGACACGATGAGCAGCATTTTGAACCATTACACGGAAATTGCTCAATCACGGATTGAGCATGAATCTCAAAAAGCCAATGAGCTAGTTTCAAGATTTAAAAAGTCGGACAAAAAGAACGTTGCTCCTTCTGATCTTGGTATCTCTTTGCGGCCACCACCACAGATTCGCGACGATATTATTACCATGTTTGATCGGGTCAAACAGGGCTTGTATGAGATTGAGCCGCACAAAAAGGTTCTCGCTTACATTACTGATGTTTACGCGCTTCGGCTAGTCGAGAAAGGTATTCTTGTTAAGCGTTATGTGTGGGATGATCCCGAACATGCTGACCTTATTCGTGCATCAATTGCAGGACTAAAATAACAAAGGCAAGCTAATGAAAAAGCCATTCTTCAGCGATGAAGCCAAGCGAGAACACAAAGAACTTTTCATTAACAAGTCTCTGCAGGAACGCAATCATTCCCTATTTGTGATTGCAGTGAATATGTCCAAGCGTTCGGGCAAAATCGACATCGTAAATACGTTTGCAACACTAGAAGCTTGGCTTAATTCGGATCATGATGGCGATGATGCCGCACTAAATCAATACCTCACAACGATTAAGCTGCAAAATGCGGATAAAATCAGCGAAGAGCTATCTCGGATTAATGAGATCGCGGATAAGCATGTTGAACTGCTTGAGCAGCGTGAGATAGATTACTGGGAACAAGCACAAGAACGAGAACAAAAGGATAAAAAACGTCAGCAATGGCTAGAAGCCCGTTCTCTAAAGCTGTATCGTGAGTTCAAAGAGTTTGTTGACAAGTACCAAGCTCATCCACCGATCGCTAACACGGATGTGTCGGATGTAGAGATGTGGCGTAAAAAGGTTCCAGCTAGTTGCAAGCACATTATCATGCTTGCTAAATTTGGACCCATTCCATTCTTCAAGACAAAGTACCGCTTTGCAAAACCTTTGCAGCTCGCGGATATTCTTGATGATCTTGAGGAGATGACTACCAGTGAATTGCTGGAATTCTTTGGTGAACCCACATGGAGCCTTACTTCCACAGAAATGCGAAGAATGATTCCCATTCCTCGTGGCTTCAAAATAAAATTCTAAATTCAGAAACTTTTTTCTGAATTCAGGTTGACTCCTTCCTATTCTATGTTAAATTCAGAACATGGAAGCGCAACAAGCGCACAAACAAAGGAGATCGAAAATGACGGTAGCAGTTGAAGTTGTAAAGTTCGGCGCATTCTACAACGAAGGTGTTCGTGGCAGCAACGGCGGTGCAGCACAGAACGACAAGGTCTGGGGCATTGCAAAGATCAATAACACGCTGGTCACTTTCTGGGGTCGCCGCAACGGCAAGCTCAAGTTCAAGACGATGCCGGGCACTGCTGGCAAGCTTGCTGCTGAAGCAAAGTGGGCTGAGAAGACTGGCGCCCGTCGCGACGGTGGCGACATCTACATGGCAGTGAATCGCGAAGACATGCGCAACTTCTTCTGCCCCACGCTGAAGCAGGATCTGACGAGCTTTTACTTCTCGGACATGGCAAAGGGCAAGCTTAACACGCGCCACTAATTGGTCGCAGAACATGGTAATGGCGGGCCTAGGCCCGCCATTAATCATTTCAAACTGTGTCGATTAGACGAACATGGTTCATGTAGAGGATTGAGGCAGGGTTTGACGAATCCACCGCCTTGAAATCAACAGCCGTAAACGTGTCACCGCCGTCAACGCTGCATACGAGACCAGTTGCGCCTTGTTCGATACGTCTGCTACCGGCTAGAATCTTACCGTTGTGGTACATCGAACTAACATAATGTTGGCCTTGTTGGTTACCACCACCAATCATATGAGCTTGCCAGCCACCATCGTTGCTGGTATATTCGGCAGTTGGAACTACTCCAGTAGCTGAAGTCCAATTGATAGCATCAACACTGATTTGTGCCTTAGGGAATTTAGTTCCCGACGGCGTAGAACCTGCATTTGTCGCGTCCCATGCCTCTGGGAAGCTGATGATACGACCGTTCACATAAAGTGCGTTGCTGAACATGTAATAGGTAGACCAGCTTGCAGGGGCTGGAATTTCAGTCCAACTAACAAGATCATTGCTGATAAAGTAGCTACGAGTTTTAGTGCTCGCAAACCACAAACCATTCATAAACGAAACATTGGTGAAACCATAAGAGTTATTTGTTGCGGTATACCCAATTGGCGTCCAGGTAGCGCCACCGTCGATGCTCTTTGCTCCCAAATATCCGCTACCATTGTACATGTTAGTTGGTGCATACCAAATGCCATTACCATATTCAAGCTGGTAGTTATAGAAATAGTAAGTAGCCGAGGCACCGTTATTAGAACCATCAGTGATTCTTCCACCGGTAGTCCAAGTCAATCCATCTTCAGTTGATAGGAATGTTGGCACTGGTACACCAAATCCAGCAGGGACACCAAAGCTGATCATAGCAATTTTGCCCTGTGCATAGGCAAATTTGTGCTTGAATGTTGGATGCCAACTGGTATCTCCAACAAAGGTGTGCGATGTTGGCAAGCGATGGGTGGTCCAGTTTAGGCCATCCGTGCTACGCAAGTATTCCGTGTTGTTCTTTGTTACCAGCCAAAAGCCATTTGCGTTGATAATACGACCACCACCTTGGGATGGGTTGAACATATTGAGTTGATATGTCCAATTGATACCATCCACACTTGTGGCAAGATGGCCCTGTGCGGTGGAAACCATGTATTGGGTCACCATCGTATTATTAACGGTAACCGAGAAACTACGTTCGGAAAATGCACCAAGATCGTCGGTAGCTCTTACTGTAAAATTGAAATCTGCCATTTAAAGCTCCTTAAACGTTCTGGCCCATTGATGCCAAGCCTGTAAAACCAATTGCACCAACGATTGCTGGATCTACGACATCTGGACGCCCTGGATCAAATGCCGGTATAACTTTGTTTGTCCAAGTTAGACCATCATTACTCTTTAGAATACCACTGCGTCCGGAATCGCCACCTTGGTAATAACGGTTAGCAAACAGGTATACACCATTGTAGAATGTGCCCATCATTTTACCATAGGATGTACCAGAGCCATACCAATAGCTAATAAGCGGGTGTGTTAGATCGGCATCAGATGGGTAAATCGCATGTGGAGCTTCAATTTTAGTCCAAGTCTTCGCATCTACGCTTGTGAAGATCTTGTTATAGCCGGTTACACCAGCAGCGTTAGTTAGTTCAGGAAACGCTACAAGGCGACCATTACCATAAATAATGCTGCTCATTGAATATGAAGGACGAAGTGCAGGGGTATGCGGTATTAGGTGTTTGCTCCAAACCGCACCACCATTGTTGCTGATATAGTAGGAATCACTACGACCGGCAACGATAATAAGGCCACCAAAGTTGTATACGGCTGTGGTACCAGTGCCATCAAAGCTTGATGGTCTCGCAATAGTTCCTTTACCATTAGTGTTGGAAAAGTCCGCGCTAAGTGTTACCGCAAGATATCCAGTATCAGGCCAACCTGACCAACCAGCAACTGGAAACCACCACTTGTTATCGATAAAAGTTGGCTTTAGGTACTGTAGTCTATAACCGGCGTTGGTTGTGCTGAATAGAGCTGAGCTATGTGTGGTCCAATTCAGACCATCAGTTGTGCTAATAAGAGTACGAGTATTTGCGTCCTTATCGATTGTTATAACAACTTTGCCGTCACCCTTGCTCCAACGTGGTGTAAAGCCAAACCAACCTGGATCCGCAGTTAGCGAGTAACCTGTTGGAAAGTTACAAACACGCCAGTTAACAGCATCAACCGAATACAAGTAACGAGTTTGGTCCATCGTTATTAGCCAAAAGCCGTTACCATAAATGACGTCACCAAACGTCCAGCTGCTTGGAAGCTGATTGTAATTGTAGGTCCAAGTATCACCATCAATACTAGTGAGAATATGACCTTGGGTTGTGGTTGCTACGAAGCGATTGACAACAGTGTTACGCACATCAATAGAGAAGTCTCTATCAGCAAACGCACCCTTATCGTCGGTGGCTCTTACTTTAAAATTAAATGTTGTCATGACGCTTCCTGTTGAACGTTAATTAGAACATGAACTGATGCAAACGCACCAAACGAATCGGTTGCTGAAATCTCTACCGTATATATGCCAACTTGTGCTTCTATATCAACGGTTCCACTAATTGAACCGCCTGTAGTCATTGTGAGACCCAACGGCAACGCACTTGTAATTGCAGATGATGGAACAACGTCGATAGAAGTGATTGAACGACCCGCACCAGCAGTTGCACCAATCGAATAGCTGAAGCCCTGGCCACGAGTTACTGTGCCAATGTCTGTGTTTTCGGCAACACTGAATGTGGGTAGCTCATTAGTGTCGGTTGGAACTGATTGAAGAATTGTTTGAGTGGTTCCAAAAATAGAACCGCTGGATTGGTCCAAACGCAAGCCCCAAGGCAAACCACCTTCAACGATCTTATAGCGGACGTTTGAGCCCGACGCGCTGATGCTTGCACCAAAGCCACTCTTTTCAGTTGTTGCTCCAAGCGAACCAGCTTCAGTTGACCATTCAGGACGTGTCTCATGTTCAAAGCCCTCAGGGAGAACTTCGAGACGGGCAAGCTTGCCCGTTACCAGACCATCATTGGTCATTGACAAGCCCCACGGCAGATTAACTGCAGAATATGTGACTTTGCGTGATTCAACTGGAGTTGCGGTGAATTGGATTGGTGCAATCTCTTGTAGTTCAGTGTACTCAACGGATGAAGAAGCCGGCGATACCCAAACTGGCTTTTCCTCAACTGGTGCAAATGGACTCTCAGGAGTTTTGATTTCCTTAGTCTTGCCGGTGATTGCACCGGTATTCTGATTCAAACGAATACCCCATGGCAAACCACCACCGATAATCTTATAGTTGATTGTGGTGCCTAGGTTTGGGGTCGCATTAATCGAAAGCGTAACTGTTTCATCTTCGTCGTAGATGCCCAATGCGCCTTCAGTTGTTGTCCATGAGGGTTTTGGACGCAATGTAAAGCCAGCAGGAATACGATCCAAAGGCATTACTTTGCCTGAGACTTGACCCAAGTTGGTCATGATTAGACCCGGTGGTAGAAACCCGCTAACAATGGTCAAGTAGACGTTGCGGTCATTAAACGGCAAAACGTTGATCTTAAAGCTGACGTTATCGTTTTCACCAACAGTTACAATACGGCCACTGTCTGTGCGCCACTTTGGCTGTTGATACGCAGGAAGTTCCATTGGAACTGGTGTCTTAATGCCAGCGGTTGTACCAGTGATATCACCGGTTGCCTGATCTAGCTTCAAACCCCAAGGAAGACCGCCACCGATAATCTTGTAATTAAGCTTTGTGCCCAAACGAGGAACAGCTTTGATTGCTGCTTCAACTTCAGCGTTTTCATCAACACTGATAATAGCACCGGAATTTGTAAGCCACAGAGGCTTTGGTGTTGCAACGGGAATATCTTCAAGCGTGTTCAAGCGGAAAACAGTACCACTTAGCTCACCCGTATAAGTATCCAGCGTAAGACCCCAAGGAAGGTTACCCGTGCTAATCGAGTACAAAAGGGTACGCTCGCCATAAGGTGTAGCTTCCACAAAAACTTCACCAACTGTGTCCAATTCGGTAAACGTGCCAATGCTTCCCTCAGGCGTAACAAATGCTGGTTCTTCTTCAGGAAGCCAGCTCAACGAAAGAGGATTCTTTAGATCAGCGATTGTGCCTTGGATAACGCCGGTTTGTGGATGCAGGGTTAGACCCCAAGGCAAACCCTGGTTATTACGAAAGCCATCAACTACGGTGTAGGTTAGCTCAGTGCTGTCGGACTCTTCGGGAAGAATAGCTTCGATTTGGATTGGTTCAATCTCGTCGCCCTCATTAAAAGCGCCAAGACGAGCAGAAGGTGTTTGCCACTGTGGAACCGCAACAAATGCGCTGGGATCGATAAAACCGGTAACACGACCAGTTGTCGTACTAAATGACATTCCCTGCGGAAGTTCACCATCAACGATTGCATAAGAAACTGGTCTTACTTTAATAATCATTGTACTTCACTTTCCGCTTCAACTCGGTTATAAACAGGCTGACCATAGCCGGTGGAACCCAAGCTACCTTCAGGTGTAACCCATTCGACTTGGCTGACAAGCTGCTTGATGGTTAGGGAGAATTCTTGCTCAATGCGATCTTCTTCGATGTTGATCGCAGCCACAGTAAAGTGGTACTCCAGGCTTTCTTCCAGATCATCAGGAACAACGCCGTAGATCTTACCATCGCTGAGAAGACTCAAATAGGGTGGAAAATCACCACCAGCGAGTTCAAAGTGGTCAATAGCAAGTGTGGATTCAACTTCAAAAGCAATTAGAATCTCTTCTGAGGAATAAAACTCACCAAGGGAACCCGCAGGAGTAAGCCATTGAAAAATGATTTTAATCTTGCTGCCCGATGGTGCGATACCACGAACCAAATTGCTTCTGGCGTTCATGTACATATGGCAAACTCCTGTTCACTGTATTTATTGGCATTTAGGAACAATTAACTATACGAATTCCTGAATTTAAATTCAGGAAGAAACTGGTTGCGAGTATTCCTGAATATGCTAGATTAAAAATACGGAAGCGCAGGAAGCGCAGCAACTAAGGATCGGAACACACAATGGCAAACATCGGCAACATTTCTCGTCGTAACTTCTTCAAGCTTGCACTTGGTGGTGCAGTTGTTGCGGCTACTGCTTCGCCGGCTATTGCTTCGGTTCTTGCTCCAACATACGCAGACAAGCTGAAGACGCTGATTCGCTTGCACTCGGAAGTTGTCGAGATGAAGGAAGCAGAACTTCATCTGACTGACGCTTACAACAAAAAGTTTGATGAGCTTGTTGGTTACATTTGCGATGAGTTTAAGGTTCCAACGATGGGCACAGCTGAGTTTGAACGCGCACAAGCTGATGTACGGAAAGTCTTCAACTGGAAGCAGATGGAAATTGAAAGCCCGGATTGGACAGCAAATCCGCCGGTAATTTGCGAAGCGGCTGTTGGTATTAGCGTACTGCGGGATTTGCTTAGTGTTCGTCGCTGCAGGCTGAACCCGGGTAAGATGAACAACTTTGGTCGCTTTGCTGATATGTTCCAGGAACTGATCCTGAACTCTTAATCGGCACTGTCGATCCAAGCAACTAGGATATACTCGAGACCCAACATAATGGACGCTACATATTCGTGGCGTCCATCTTGTATCACGAAACGAGTTGCATCTTCCCAATAACCTGTTGGACAAGGCCAAGCTTGCTGGCCACCACCGGAGTATTGGAGAACTCTCTGATATGCCGCTGCTACATCGCCAACAGCCATTCTAGCACGGCACGCCAAGCGGACATTTTCCACTTTCACATAGCCGGTTTTGACTATCTTACCCGCCGGTACGATCATTGTTCTATCTTCTGCGATCTTGACGGGTTCGGCCATGTTCTTTGCGCACCTCTATATGTGTATTAGCATCATGTCATATTTATGGATTGCTTGACTTTTTGTGTACCAGTGCTATTCTAAGACTAATTGTATATGGAGATCGAACATGTATTCACGTCGTGCGTTCCTAGGAACGTCATTGGCTGCCGCTACAGTAGCCGCAGTTGGCCTTCCTGCGGTTGCAGAAGCAGCCCCACTACCAATCGAACTTTCCCGCGCTGAAGTAAATCTCGCGGCTCTCAAGAACAGTGTCAATGCGTATAAGGGACTTTCGCCGGACGCATTACAGTGGCTGCATGATCGGTGCTTGTCACAAAATCGTGATAACCCGTTGTTTAGCAGCGATAACATGCCTGAGGAAGTTGCCGAATACACGCGAGTTGTCGACGAATCCCTTAAAACGTTGATGCGTTATTCGGATGAACTCAACTGGGATGATCCAGCGTTTGAATCAAGCGAGGAAGTAAAATTCCTCAACGATGAAGTCAGCGAAGTGTTCAACAACAAGGAAAGCATCTACGCGCAAGGTATTGAAGCTATTGCAAGCGCCGAAAACCAGCATATCGTTGTTGTTGCCGGTGTTCGACACATGCTGAGCACAATGCGTATGCGGATCGTTCCTGATGCGATGGAAAGCTTTCCAATATTTTCAAATAAGTACCAGAAACTTATCCTGAACGCGTAAACCTGGTTGACAGCTTCCTATCCTGTGCTAATTTGTTGGTATAGCAACAAAGGGTGTTGCACAGATCGAAAGGAAAATGGAAATGACGAGCACGCTTCAGGACTACGGTCGCGAATCTGAAAAGCACGGTGAAATCCCATTCTTCTACGGCTTTCCGTTCCGCTTTTGGTTCGGCCAGCATCAGATCGCTCCGGAGGATGTAAATTCCTGGTGCACTGAAAACGCTGTTGGTTATTACAAGGTTTACACCTACGTTCACAAGGATTCCAAGCGCAAGTCTCCGCGCTCCAAGGAGTTCGAGAACAAGGTCGTTTACGTGGACAAGATCTACCTGGCCGATCCTCGCGATGCTGAAGCGATCAAGGCTGCGTTCGACGTCCGCGCCGAGCGTGTGATGCATCCGCGCATGAAGGCGCTTCGCAAGCGCAAGGCGGCCAAGAAGGTCGTAACAGTAGCATGACACACAATTCCAATGGGGCGGTAATTCCGCCCCAAGGTCCCTTTGCTTGCAGACACCTCAATCCTGAACAATATCAAGCATATTGTGAAGCATTTGAGCCTTCGTATTATGAGCGAGATGAAGCTCATCTCCGTAGTGCCCTAGCTCAGCTTTCAAGGCTTGATAAGCCCAGCGACGCAATGAAAGAGCTGATCAAGCATTACCAACAAAGGCTTGCTTGGTACGACAATCAAAAACAGGCTTGAATCGTTTGGCCCCACTGTTATAGTGGGGCTAACCATATGGAGCCACTTATGCCAGGTAAACCACCTTCAGAGCCAGGGATCGGATTGGGATCAACAAAGTCCATATCATGGTCCGAGACGTTCCTCACATTAGGAGCATCCCTAATGTTTTGCTTGTTCGTGCTTGGTGCTTCCGCGATTATTTCCTACAATGTGCATGAATGGCGCTATGCGGACAAATACGCTGCAAAGTTTGCAGAAATTCGGTCGACCAACTTGAGATCAACAATGGAGCTTTGTCAGTCCTTCATGAGTCCTAAACTGGCTCCATATTTGGGTCAGGAAAACATGGACCAGTGGACTGATCTTTGCTTGGGCCAAGCCAAAGAAATGTTAGAGCATTATAAATGAGCTATAGTGACTTAAAGACGGACCAGCTGGTGTCGATGGATGGAACCAAGCTTCCAACACCAGCAATTGTGTCGTCGTTGCTCCGTACGCTAACTGACATGGCAACGGCAAATGTCAAATACTCACGCATCAAGCCGTACTCAATAGATGCCAAATCACGCATTGATTATTACCAGGACACACTGTTTCAATGCTTAATGGCAATGGCTCGTGATAAAAAAGTCCGTTGGGTTAGCTTGTCCACAAGGGAAATCATATCCCCACGTATCAAAAATGTCCCATCACCTGCCTTTTCCGCCGATATGTTTGCTTGGAGAGTTGTTGAAGCTCTCGGCCTAGGTGGTTCTGCTGGAAATAGTATGGGTAACGATTGTGCCCAATATTTTATCAACACTCATCAAGCCGCTTATTTTGCAGCACGCCAGTTTGGTGTTTGGGACACCCACACTGAAGAACAAATCCTTCCCTTTGGGTTTACATTGGACTTTTATGGAACAGCGTTGGATAAGTTCAACAAAGCGGTTGAACTTGGCGAGTTTGACGTTAATCATCCCCTTTATGAAGAACTAATTGCGATGAGTGATCGCATTGCTAGGGAAAAGTACCAAACCAGACGGAGATACTAATGACAACTCGCAGCCTAACACTGTTGAATGAAATGGGTGATCTCAGTTTGACTTGGGAAGCCGACAAGGATGATGAAATGGCAGCAATCATCCAAAAGAAGCTGGACCAGGGTGTTCGCTTCTTTCTTATCGAACCCTTTACCAAAAAGCAAATCGAAGTCAAGCGGCTCGAAGATATTAAGGGCCGGCAGATCAACGTGCCAGACGAGGATATCGAAAAGCTATTCACCGAAGGCAAGATCGGCATCATCAAGCGGATTACCGGTTCAATCATGGAAACCATTGGTACATCGTCAAATGCCAAGGAAATTGCTTCCTCCCACAGCATTGCAACTCGTCAGTTTAGAGGCGGTTGATGGTTGACGTAATGGTCACCGGAGGACGAATTCCTCCGGATATCCAATACTATTTCGATGGTGCGTTGGAATGTTTTGATATTCCGCCGGATGTCTACTTGTGGGGCAAATACTTCTGCCCCAACAGCACCGAACTATTGGATAACATGGAACGCGATGATCGGCTTCAAGTGCCTGGACATCATGGTTCCACTTTGACCAACTACGGTAAGCAATTTGAACTCCACTATTTGGAGTGGCAGAAAACTGCTCAGCCAGAAGCTGTCGCGTTGTGTTTGGCTTTTGGTGTTACCTATATGGGCAGCACTAAGGCAATCATATCAGAAATCTGCAATACATTGGTTGAAGATGAGTATGGTGTGTTGGCTGGTGTTTCCTATTATGTGCAAAACACTCGCTTCAAGAAGAATGGCCTCGTTTTCTACGATGGCGTTAAAATGTTCGAACGCAAAAAGCATTTTCTAGATGCTCGCTATCGTATACGCGAGCAGTGGGAAGCATTGGAGCATCCGGATTATTCACAACTTCGTTTGACTTGGCCTCAACTTCCTGGCGCGGATACGATTCGCGAGTACCTCTATTATGATGAGGAAGAAGGCTTTACCACTAAGAAGCCAGCGCCTGATAAAAAGACCAAACGTGCGCTGAAACGGTCAGCCAAGCTGTTGGACTCCGTTACGGGTGAGAACACTGTTCAAATGTTCTTGAGCGGTGAGGAAGTGTCAGTTGTTGGTCAAAAATACCGTTTCTCGCTGACCAAGGAAAAGTACGGTACGCTTAATTCAAGTCATGGCTCCGCAACGACCAAGGTCTACGACAAAGAAACCAACGAGTTTATTTGTGGACTTTGCATCTACACGCAAAACGTGACGGTATTTGATCACCTCGCAAGCATCGTTCTCCACTGCAAAAGTGGACTTGAAGACCTTATCATTGAGGAAGCCAACATAACCCAACGTGGAAAAATTGATCTGCTTCCCCAAAGTAAGCTGGATCAAATCGACGGCAAGAATCAACTTACCGATCACGCGACGGAAATCATCAACATCAACGGAATTGAATCCGAGCTTACGATTGTTGAAAGTGATCCTCTAGCGCGTTCGATTCGTGGTCCCCATTATAAGCTGATAGACCAACGCAAACATTTGGTTGATGCTGCCAACAAGAAGGCCAAGGAAAAACTGGTGCAACGGATCCAACGCAAGTATCCGCATTTGTTTATTCAGCCAAAGCTACTCACACCGCAAATCCGTCAACTATTCTCAGGACCGAGAGCAATTATATGAGTAAGGATATACGGTATTATCGTGTTACACCCGTCTATGAAGAAGATCTTCAGGGTGGTTTTTTAACAGCGGCAGTGCTTTATTGCATGATGACTGGCAAGATCCTTGCCAACAGTGGCGGGGGTAGTGAAAAAGCGCTCTCGGTTGAAGCAATAGAAATGATCGATTACCGTCGCAATGATGGCGCTCGTATCGTTTGCGATGAAGCTGACCTCATGAAGGTTCTTCAGTTTGTTGAAAACGCTGATATGGATGAGGAAACCAAAGCGGCTTATCAGCGGCTAGTGGCGCCAATCAACTCCGATAGTCTTTGAACTGGCAGTTATATTGGTTCTCATAAGCAGAGTGACCAATATCTGCCCGTATCTTCTTTTCAATTGCGGGGGTATAATCGGGGTGAAGTGAGTAGGGTACTTTCTTTACCGCCGCATTAACCACATGAGTGGTTGCCAAGTCGTGGAATATGCCCATATTGGGTCCAGGAACGCCCGCAGCAATCAATTGCCCAGTGTTTGCAAACATGATCGTACTGTAGAAGTTTTCGTCGTCTGCGAAGCTTATATGGCCGGTATCATCACTAAGCACGTGGGTTAGAGAGTGACCCAACAGATACGTGTTAGGCTTCAAAAACAAAATCTTGCTGCCATTCTCAAATTGGATACTGCTACGAGTCCAATTGTAAACCCGTGGCAATGCTACTGAACAAGTTCCATGTAGGACACGAATCTGTCGGTTTATGATCTCCATTGGATTGGAGCCCAACACAACATATCCTAGGTTTGTTTTGGGTTTGAAACAACTGATCCAAAGCGCATACACGCATAGCAGCAAGCTAATGCCCATGTTCTTCGCATGTAGGATGATTTGGTCACTTTCGTCTTGCCAACTCGACAGCAAATCCCGTTGATAATCTCGAAGAACCAATGGAACTTGCTTTCCCTGAGAGTTATGATCAAGAGAAAGCATTTCAGCGAATCCAACAACATCCTCAGCAATCAAGTTGAGTCCAACAAAGTTCTGGTAGTTGTTTGCGCTAAGGTAAGCAAAGATACGTTCGGCTTCAGCAATTAAAGACTCACCATCGAGCTCTGGATATAATTGGCGTGCCAGAACCAATGCTTTTTCTCTAAAGTGGGTACTAACCATGTGATTTCCACAGCGCGTTATCTATACTTCCTATTTATGAGTTTCCAGTTAACTATACGTTTTTGGCACAATTGACATAATTAGGAAATTGTGCATGTTTAAGAATGCGTTAACCGCGCACCGTTAGGAGTAAGAGTACAATGGCAACAGAAACAGTTTACATTGGGTTTCCCAAAGGTCATACCAGCTTCACTCTTTATGGGGGCACAATTCCCGTAAGAGAGTACAAGGGCGCATACATCGACCCGTCAAATCCGTCGATGAAGAATCTTCGTGTCACGCTTTATCGCACACATGAAGCAGCTATTGCCAAGCATGGCGATGAAGCACGCAAGATGAACACCACTGTTAACCGGAACGATCCGGTTAAGGCGTATCGCAATTTGCAGGCGCCAACGCGGAAGTTCATGAACTTTGTCCGCAACACCAACTACAGCTTCTCCAGCCAGGAAGTTCCTGCATATGTGATCGAAAAGGGAGAAGACTGGATCACCTTTGATGTTGATCTCACTGGGGAAGCAATCTCCAAGATGATCAAAGCATCGGCGCGTCCAGGCCAGTCCAAGTTGGTCAATATCGATCGCGTAAAGGCCACCAAAGCATCCACAGGCACGTCAAAGAGCTCCAATGATAGCTCAAAGCGTACTCCAGCAAAGCTGGAACAAGCTTCGGCGTCTGCTTCGGTACAGCGTATTGGAGCTCTTACGTTAAGTGGCAACTTGACACTGTCCGACTTGAAGCGTATGGGCTTCAAGATCATGCTAACTGACTCTGCGGACACACCGTTCCAGATCGATACTATCTGAGGGCAAAATGACTGTTTCGGTTAAGGACTTACATTTGGTTCTAATAACCGATTACTTTCCCGAACAGTATGATGTCCTCTATGATGGAAAAACTGTAGGTTACCTCCGCTTGCGCTGGGGTAACTTTACAGTGACTTGCCCAAATGTTGGCGGTGAGGTTGTGCTGGAAGCTGAACCAGATGGTCACGGATGCTTTGAAGATGATGAGCGTCCTTACTATTTGGATTGCGCACTCAACGCGGTCATGAACTGGTGCAATAAGAATGGTGTCCAGCCTGAGTTAGGAAACAAGAATGATGAGTGATTGGTTCGTTCGTGTAGTGCGTTATGACGGATCCAAGGGAAACGAAGAAAAGTTCACCAACTACGTTGACGCAAAACAAGCCTACGACAAGTTTGAAAAGCTAGTCGATGGCACACGTGATATCGCGGGCGGACGCATTCGCTTGCAAAGCAGTAACGGTACCACAATGGCAATGGCTTTTGTGGCTTGACATAACCGAGACCTGTTATATGGTCTAAATGAGGTCGTTCAACAGGAGTTTTTATGTCTACCCTAGCAGCCGCATCAAAGACACAGACAACCGCGCATGTGGTTAGTCATGCGTCCACAGCAACTATTGCAATTTACTTTCCCGAGCTTTTGCTTGTCGGCGAGCAGGCAATTTACGTTTACGAGCGTGAAAGCAGCACTCTCACAATCCAGACGTTCAGCAAGGAAAACGCGCCAAGCGATGCCTTCAAGATCCGTCAGCCAAACCCCTCGAACAAGAGCGGGCTGTCCACAAAGCCATACATCACGTTTTCGCAGGAACGCCATTTTGGCTTCAAGCTTGCTGATGGTCTCGCGTTCGACGCTATTTGCTCAGTCATCAAGACGGCCGGCGGCATGAAGATCACGCTGAAGATTCCAAAGCCCACTGAAGACAAACGCAAGCAGCTTGCATTCAAGCTTGATGAACCAGTGGCAGCACCTACGCCCACAGCTTCAAACGTGCTGACGGTGCAGGATGTTAAGGCGTTGGCTGAACTCTGCAACATGGGCTTTACGCTAGTCGAAGCCAAAGTTCTCGACGCTGGCGGCAACGAGCACACCGTTCGCATCCGCTAAAACAAATGAGCCCTGCGTTTTGCGGGGCTTCTTTTTGATTATTTCATTCCGAACGGATTGATCGGCTTGACTTAAAAGATCAAACAAGCTAAGTTGTGCTTGTTAAACAAAAGGAGAAGTAGCATGACGCTATTAGTTGGGTTCAGTGTACAAGAGTCGGGCAACACGACTTTTTGGTCAGTTCCAAACGGAGTACAGTTCACAATCCACGATTATGTGGATGTGTCATTTGATCCGAAAAAGAGAGAAATCACTTTAGCTATCGTTCCGCCAACACCCTCTGCGACGAAGACGGCAAAGAAAGCAAATCCACCGAAAAGTAAGACCGGATTGGGTAGTCAACCCAACGTATGGTTTAGATCAGATTCTCTTTTCGGTACACCCGTTGAAAAGTTCGATGCTGATTACATCAGTGCTATTCAATTGGCTGCAAACCGTTATGTTATCAAGCCGCCGGCCTCGATTTTTCCACCAAAGCCAAAAATCGCACTTAATTCAATTGCTCAGTTGATTGCTGATGGTACGGCTAAGATCAAAACCGTTGAAATCAGTGGTATTGAATACGACGTTGTCTAATTCGTCCAGGCATGAAAAAGCCCGCTTGCGCGGGCTTCTCATCGTCTAATCCTAGGATTAGAGGAACTTCAGCGAAGAAGTGTTGATCGCTACGAGACCCAAGTAGTCTGCTGCGTTGCCGAGCGACGAAGCAGAGTTTGTGAGTTCCAAGTAACCGTAACGTGTCATGAACGAAACTACAGGCTCGAAAGTCTGTGGGTCGATAACAACGCCGGACGATGTTAGAGGAACGTATGGGCAGTAGTAAGCTGCTGCGTCGATTTCGCCCTGACCCTTGTAACCAACGAGAACTGGTGTGTTGTCTGGTGCGTACTGGTCAACGTAAACGCGCATGGAGTTGTTGAGAGTACCAACGAACTTTGTGTTTGTTGGAGCTTCGAAAACGCCTTCAGTTGTACGTGCGAAAGCCGAAGTTGTTGCCGACTGCAGAACTGTAAGTGCTGTTGGGGAAACAACGATCCAGTTACCTGGACCACGACGTGTACGGGAAGCGATCAGGTTAGCCTGACGGTTGATGAGAACCGAAAGAGCAGCGTGTTCGTCGCCTACGAATGTAGCCGTACCGGAAACGTTTGCCTGGTCGTATGTGGAAGTTGCAGCGCCTGGAAGACGACGTAGGGAAGTTAGGATTTCCTGGTCGATTTCTGCTGTGATTTCCTGTGCGAGAGCTGCCATTACTTCAGCTTCGATATCGATACCCTGCTGAGCCTGTGCGTCCTGAGCAGCTTCGAATGTCCAACGTGCGGACAAGCGACGTGTCTTGACTTCAACAGTTTCCTTGAGGATCTGGATGCTCATACGGTTGCCCGGACGACCTTCCATAGTAGCTGTTGGAGCAGCGCCTGGGAATGCTGGGTTTTCGTTACCGGAGTAATACTTCGCGATATCGAATGGGGACAGAGCTTCTGTACCAGCTGTTACGCCTGCTGTACCACCAACGGAGTCAGCGTAGCGAACGCGTAGTGTGTGGATCTGTGCAACTGGGCCAGTCATTGGCTGAACGCCGATGATTTCGTTAGCGATAACTGTTGGCATAACGCGACGTAGAACTGGCATAATAACCTTGTTCAGAGTAGCTACGTTACCAGCAGATGTTGCGCCAGCTGTTGCATGTTCCATAAGAGGAGAACGCTTCATCATTTCCTGACGAGTGTTTTCCAGAACGGTTTCCATGATCTTCTTCTTAGTAGGATTTGGAGAACCATCCATGTTTACCAAGAGGTCGCGACCTTCGCAGAGCGCTTCCTTGGTCTTGTTCCAATTGCTTTCAAAAAGCTTGCTCATTTTGATTTCCTTACTTTTCAATTCCGGCTAGGCGACGTAGTTCAAGAATCTCGTTTTGATTTTCTTCTACAATCTCTGCACGGGCAGACTCAGTTAGACGATTGTTGCGGTCGCCCGTTACTTCGGAAGAAGTTGGACGCTTCGCAGTTACGGGGGTTTCCGACAACAACTGTCGACCCTTTGGCGAACTGCCCCTGTCATTCTCATTGAGAATTGTTGGCAGATACTTGTTGAAGGCTTCCTTCAGAGCAGGGGTCTTGATATGCTCGAGAAGTTCACCCATTACAGCTCTTTTATCCTTGCTTAGCGGGGACAAAAGTTCATTCAGAGTACGCTGACGAGCAGCACGCTCTTCTGACAGCTTCACTCGACGCTGCATGGATTCAATTAGCTGAGCCTTTTCGTCGATTACCGCTGTTGCTTCATCGAGGCGAGCCTGAGCTTCCATCAGTTGATTCGAGAGTTTCTTAACCTGCGTGCCTTCGGAAAGGTAGCTGGTCATGAATTCGCTTTGGAAAGCTTCGAATAGACGACGACCAAAAATGTTTTGGCGTGCTTCTACGAGGTCTTCCTTTAGTTGGGAAAGTTCCTTGCGGAGGTGTGCGTCCACAGTGGACTCAACAATCTTCGTTGCACGAGCAACGAAAGCCTTACGCTGTTCTTCCAATTTTGCCTTAGCTTCGGAAGCAAAACGAACACGCGCTTCAACAAGACCTTGCTTGTCTGCTTCGAATTCCTTGAGTTCCTTGCTGAGCTGACCAACAACAAACGACTCAAGCATTTTAACGCTCTTAGCTGTCTGGTTGTTGAGTTCAGAACGGTGTTCATTGAGGCTCTTAGCTACACGAACTTCTGTTTCAGCAAGAGAAGCCTTCTGGCTCTTTAGTGCGTTCAACTCTTCGTTTAGCTTAGAAACAACAAAGCCCTGGAGCTTGTCCATAGCTTCGGATAGTTTTGTATTATATTGGTCTTCCAGCGAAGCAGCCTGTTCGGCAACCTTTACACGCTGAACACGCAGGGCCTTGTGGTCCTGTGCAAATTCTGTTAGTTCTTTCTTCAGGGACTCCAGGAAGAAAGTTTCCATAACTTGGGTCTGGGAAGCAATCTTTGCCTTATACTCGGCGCGAGCTTCCTTGATAGCGGAAGTTAGACGTGTACGCTCTTCCTGCAGTGCCTTGAGTTCAGCCGCAGACTTTGCAGCGTAACCCTGAACAGCATCACCGAGCATACGATCCATTGCTTCGACAAGTTCGTTCTTGTCAGCAGCAAAACGGTTGGCATATTCTTCACGAAGCTTTGTTTCCTCTTCTTCGCGAACATTTGCACGTACTTCGTCCAGCTTCGAATTCCAAGCTTCGGCAAGAGCAGACTTGGTCTCATCGCTGAGAACCGTGCTCTCTAGAAGCTCTTTCAATCCTTTTTCCATCTGGAACTCTCCTTTGTTGATCCATTTCTGAATCAGTTGTCTTAAAACAGAATTTTATTCCTGTTTAAGCTCACAAAATTATTTATAAGTCAGTCAATTTATTGGTATCAAATAGGCTCAAAACTGTAGTTTTTGATATTTCTTTGAACCTATACTTGTCATGCTTAGGTTATCACTGCCAATCCTATTTACGGAATTCTGGTTGACAAAACAGGAACCAGTGCTAGATTACCAATAAGACAAAAGGAGATCGCACATGGAACAGCTAGTTGGAAAGACCATCAAACGGACTGCAACTTATGGAACCACTTTGCGGATCTGGTTTACTGATGACACTGTGCTTGATGTTCGGATCAGCACTTCGGGTATCGAACCCTATTTGGACGTTCGGCTGGAGAGCAAGTAATGGGTGATCGGGTCAAAACAACCAAGACCACAACTGGCATTTACCGGTTTTCCTATAAGGGCCGGGAATTTGAAGTTGAGAATATGGCTGTTGGATCCGACGGCGAAACCAAAGGCTGGTTCATGTTCGAGCTTGAAGCCGATGGTGATCGCGAATACATCAACGATTACGACACCAAGCGTTTTGCAATTGCTCGCACAATCGAGCGTATTGATGCAGGAGAGATTTAATGGAAAAAGCAACTCTTCGCCGCGAAAACGGTAACGTCAACATTGCGGGGTTTCCGGTTCCATTCAACGGACGCTGGGTAGCGCGTGATTCCAAAGGCCATTATTTGGATCACGACAAGTATCGGCATGATCTTTCTGATCGGCTTTCAAACAAGTATGAAGTGGAGATTATCGGTGACTAACAAGGTTTACGATCTGGATGCAAGAAAAGGCAAGTCGCTGATGGAGCTCATGCGGCTTGATCTTCCATTTACCGGAATCATGCCCGATGAGTTTGAATATCGTGATACTGATGTTCGGTTTATCTACTCGGACTTGGGTATCAGCCGGGAAAAACTGGAAAAGCTGCTGTGCCTCACGGTGCGCCACAACGGCATTGACAGGAAGTTTGCCTACGTTACTGTGATGGTTGAAGAAACCGGCGAAGTCGAGTTCAGTTCTCTTCATGAACTAGATCTGCCCGTTACTATCAAGCATACGGTGGCGGTGTTCGAATGATGGAGAAACTGGCAAATGGCTCTTTTATAAGCGAGGAGTTGCTCAAAGCCAAATACATTGGTAGTGAGCCAAACATCAAGCAGGTTCGTTTGATGTGCCAGCACATCCATGCAATGGAAACTGATGGGTCGATCGAAAACGTCAACAACCACACCTATCGGGTCGAAGTTAAAAATCAAACTACTATCGAAACCGACAGTTACGTTGAAGCATTGGGAGTATTTAACGCATTATGAGTCTCAGTGATTTTAAAAGTCCATACGGCACTCCACGTGCCTATATCCAGCACGACACGGATCAATGGCTGGCGGTAGAAACGCCCGACGGCAGCTTTCGTTATTTCTTTGCCCCAAACTGGACTTACTTTGAGAAGGACTTGGCGACAGAAATCACCGAGGCAGAATACGAAGAAAAAATGGCTGAGACACGCCTGCGGATTCAAGAAGAGATCGAACGCCGGCGGAAGAATGGTGGGAGGTTCTAATGGATCCTTTTATGAACCTACCGGATATTGGCAAGCTATTCGAGTCTGCTCGTCGGCTTGTGGCGTATCGTGATGAACGTGACAAGCTGATCAATCCTCGGCTGGATCCAGTACAAAATCCATATAACAGCATTGAGCAGAATCTTATAGATCCTTCCCCGCATGAAATTGCCGAGTTTGCAGAAACCGCTGCAATCAATGAGATGGCGCTTAATGCGGCTCATCGTTTGCTTTACAAGGCTGCGCTTGAACACGATGATATAAAAGAGGATCTTCGTTCCATCTTTTTGAGGGTGATCCTCTATTATGGGACGGATATCCAAAAGAGACGCGATGTACTTGTTCGTCACCAACACGAGCATGAAGCCAAGCGTAAAAGTATTATGCACCGGAATGAACTCCGTGTGAAGGTCGCCCAAGCGTCCTCCACTGCATTCAAAAACAAGCTCAACGAGACCGAAGACCTACTAAAGGTACGCAAAGCAAAAATGGTGCGGTCGATGAACAAGGCGCTTGCGGTTGCCGGAGGACCAGATTTCCTACATCCGGTGGACGCATACGTGTTTCGTATTATGCAAAAGCATGATTGGGTTGGGTTCGACGGCAGTATTTTCTGCTGTAAAGAGCAAAATGTTATGGCCGAGGATCTTGGCACAAGCATTGAAATCATTCAGGAAATTCTAAACTTCCTGAAAAGTCAAAAACAGGCTTGACACGTTCCTATCCTATGTTAGTTTAGGAATACGACAACGCAACGGAGATCGAAGATGACCAAGCTTACTGAACGCGAAGAACTCCTCACCCTCATCTCCGACCTTTACAAGGACGTTTACGGTTGCCGCCCGCGCGGTATCTTCTCCGACTGCACAGTCGAGGAACTCCGCGCAGAGTTCGACTCGCTCTGCGAATCCAACGAGCGCAAGATGGCCGAAGACGCCCAGATGGAAGCCGAAGCCGCCGAAGAATTTGAGAAGCGTGTTTCGGAAACCATTGCAATGGGTGCCGGTGATCGCGAAACGGCCTTGCGTTGGATCTTTGAGGCCGACGACCTTATGGAAGTTGTTGGAATCTACGGTGGCACCTACGCAACATACTCGCTGGGTCTTCCATACCACTACTTTGAAGCTGAATTCCCATCCTACCCTAAGGCTGCATAATCTCGGTTGACAGTTTGCGTTCCTATGTTAGGATTCAGGAACAAACAGGAGATCGAAGATGATTAAGAACTCTCGCATTGATGCTTGCGAACTGGATGATGAGCCAAAGATCCTTGCGGAGATGGCTGAGGCCAAAGGCTGGCCGATTATCTGTGTAACAGAGTTTGCAAACGGCTTGTATTACCCAGATTACGAAACTGCACCAGACTTCTACGGCGAATACTTCTTCGACACCAAAAAGCTGGTCGAGGATCCCGCTGTGTATCGTGACATGGGTTGCATTCGCTATGTCGCATACATTCTTGAATCTTCGCTTGCTGGTCACTCCGATACCACTGCTTCGCGCAAATACTCGTTCGGTGATACTAAGGATTGGTGGGACGCATTTGCTCCCAACAAGGATGACATCGAAGGTCGTGAAGTGATCCAGATCGCCGTAGCGGTCAACTATTAGGCTTGCTTAGACTGAATGTACTGGAGAAGCTCGTCCGATTGGGCGAGCTTTTTTGCTACTCGCTCACCAACGCTTTTAGCTTCATCTGGGCTCATACCCATGGAGCGGTCAGCACGAAACGCAACAGCCGCAACTTGCTCACGCATACGATTTGCATCAATCTGCTTGTTAGTGTCGGGCTTAGCAAAATAGTTGTCTACGATCTTCTTCGCGCGTTCCGCGGCCATGTTTAGGACACCACCGTCCACGCTTTCAGTTAGCTCGTTGTATCTCATTTCTTTTTCTTCTGCTTTGTAGGTTGGTTAAAGTAAGTTTCGGCCACACGAAGTGCCTTGCGTGGATCATCGCAATTCATAGCGCGTAGGGCTTGAAAGAAGTTCATCATAATTTTTCTCCTGGGACATTTTTATTTAGTTTGACTTTAACCTATCCATCAGTGTAGGAAAAGGCTATGATAGATCCGTACAAGATTACCAATTACAATCGCACCGATGTTGAACTCGAAGAGTTTTGGCTGTTTTGCCTCGCTGTAGCGGGTAAGAAAGCCACGATGATTGCAAACAAGGTGGATGAGTTTCTTCGCCCCGTGCTTAGTGGTCAAAGTCTGTTCAAGACGCCATTTGATCTCATCACTTATATGAGTATCTCTGGCGGTGCAGGATCAATTCTGGATCTTGCTTTGCGTGATGTGAAGATGGGTAAATATGCGCTGTTGAGCAAGGGCTATGCAGAGTCCGCAGCAAAGGGAAATATGTGGCTACGAACAGCCAGTGCTGAGGTCATTCGTACCAGCATTACGGGCGCCGGCTATAAGACATCTCGCTTCTTTACACTCCATAGTAGGGAGAACGAGCAAGTTGCAGTCATTGACACGCATATGCTCAAATATTTGAAGCATATTGGTGCGCCAAATGTTCCTGATGGTATTCCAAACGGACCGGACTATCTGAGGCTAGAAAAGCTCCTCCTCGCAGAAGCTGCAAAGAAGAGCTTGACTATGGCCGACTTTGATTTGAAGATTTGGTCCCACTACGCGAGTAAGGGAGCTACTCCGCTCCCTTGATTACTTTACGCCACGTGCAATGGCGTCTTCGATCATCTTTTCGGCCTTGCGAATATCTCGGGCCGAGAAGCCTGCAAGCTTCATCGCTTCAACACCCTTGCGGGCCTTTTCTAGCGGCGAATCAGTTGGAGCGCAACCGACGATGCGTTCGATGACTTTAGCTTCTTCTGCGTTAAGCTTTCTGCTTGGCATCTTAAGCTCCCCGAGTGAAGTAAGAAATTTGGTCTTGAGATACTAATTCCCCATTAACCCGGATGAGGTCAACTACAATCTCAAAATTCGGATCGTATTCGGATTCAACTGCGGCTTCAACTTCCTCCACTGAAAGTCCAAGTTTCACAGCCATAACCGCAACTGGCATTGAACCAGATTTACCCATGACCCGTTTGATGTCGCTTCTAATTTTTGTTACCGGTTTCATCTTCGATCTCCTGTTGCGCTGTTATGTTCAATCTAGCGCAAATAGGATTCCAGTCAACAGTTGATATGGAAATAGGACAGGTGTTCTTCCTGTCCTATACCACTTAGTTAATTAAGACTTAATCTGGCCAACGTTGGTGCCCGACTTTTGCTGGGCCATTGGTGTTTTACCACCATCACGCTTGGTACCTGGCATTTTGCGAGGCATTGCGCCATCGCCCTTTGCAGCTTTAGTACCATTAAAGTTGATACCCTTCTGCTGAGCATTGCCGTTGCCTGTTTCCATAACAACGTCTTCAGCCACTGGTCCACCAGGAATGGTGTTACCATAAACCGCAACCAGATCATTCATCAACTCGGTTGCTACATTATAAGCTGAGGTCATACCAGTTTTACCATAGGAGCGACCATAGTTGAAGATCTGCAAAAGCACATCATCAAGCGGTTCGCCTTGAATGCTTTCCTCTAGTTGTTCAGCTTCATCGTCTTCAACGGCTTCTTCAATACGAGACTCATGTGGAGCATAATGATCCAGAATCATGTTTACGTATTGCGAAGCACGCGATTCATTGTTGTTCTTACCAAAGCTGTAAATCTTCCAAAGCATAGTGGACAAAGACTCATGCGCCTCATCCAAAACTTCTTCAGTTTCTTCAACAACTGCTTCCTCAACCTGCGATTCAACGCTTTCCATGAGGTTCATAATTTTACGTAGATCTTGTCCGGACATTTTGTCCTCCTTATTTGAAAATTGAGCCGCTTTGGAACATCTGCTTTATACGAGCCAAGCCATCTAAGTAGGCTTGCTTCTTGTCCTCAGAAGCCCAATATGAAGTACGCTTTGTTGGATCTAGATCATCATGCTTGATCGCAATATCGATGACTGGCTTGCTGTTCACGTAGACAGTGAATAGAGCCTTTCCAAGACCATAATTTCCATTACCATGCCATCCATCAATCGTGATACGAGGGCCAGGACCTTCAAATGCTATTTCAAACATTGCACTCTGATTTGTGCGCTTGCCTTTATACCCTTTTGACTTCATCACCTGCATGATCAGTTTGATCACGGCTTCAGTTTCAGCATTTGTGGAAGTTAGATTGAGATCGGATGCCTCAACAATCGATGAAACTGCTTCACCAACAACTGGATCAGCGTCTGAGTATTGACGTGTCCATTTTGTGATCACATTTAGAAGCTTTTGAATGCCACGCTCATTGGCTGGAAATTCAAATGTTTCATCTGTTTTCCAAGTTGTGCGATTAAACAAGTAGGCGTCAAATGTAGTTGAGTGCTCATGAGCCTTAACCACGATATAAAAGTTCTCAGAAAGAATCTTTGAAAACTGAATTCCAGGAATGCTTTCCTTGAAACCAAACTTTCCAATTAGGGTTTGGTTACAAAATTCGATCGGATTAATTTTTGATTCGTATAGCTCATAAGCTCGCATAAAGCACCTTACTTCAAAGCATTAATAAAGTTGACCAGTTCAGCCTGTAGGTACTTTTGTGCCTTAGCATCATGAACCATGGACTCTGCTAGGTCCTGAGTGATAGCACCACGACGCATGTTGAATGCTTCGTAAACAGCCTTTGGGTAAGCCGCTGGAGCCGATGGACGAGCCACAACGTCAACAGTTACAATTTCAAAGTCGCTAACATCACCAGTTTCAGTAACGTTACCAGAACCACGCGAAGAAACGCCAAGCTTTACGCCGGATTCCAAAAGCGTGCGAACAATGTTACCCATTGGAGTTGGGAGAACTTTAAGCTTACCAATACCGTTTGGACCATCCATGTACATTTCTGTAATCATGTGGGAAACGCGGTCAAGATTGATGTTTAGTTCTTCTGGGTGATCTGCTTCACCGAGAATGCTTTCACCACGACGGAGAACTTCATTGAGTTGCTCCACAGCGTTACGGATTTCGTTTACCGGATATACGCGCTGATTGTGATTCTTCACGCCGCCCTGCACAAAAATGCCGCGCATGTAGAGATCTTTTGGCTTACCAGATTCATTTAGGCCACCGCCTTCAAGAAGGACTTGAGCCTGATCGAAGGTCATTGCTTCAGTAAGGAAGTTTGCCATTCATTTTGCCCCTAATTAAGAGTTGGAATTCCACAAGTATTTACTGGTGTTTTAAGTTTTGATACAGAAATGGGTCCCGAAGGACCCATTTAAGATAGATTTGTGGAATTACTTGCGGGCTAGATCGTTACCACGGAGCTTTGGGTCACCGTTGATTGGGCTCTTTGCCTTCTTGTCTTCCTTGTTCTTGTTGAGTTCAGCGGACTTGTCGCCTTCCTTTGAAACCTTCTTTGGCTCCTGCTGCGAGTTCTTGAACTTCTCGCTACCGCCGGCTACCTTTGGTGCAGTTTCGCGCTCATAGCCCTTTGCTGTCTTACCCTTGATTTCGACTGGGTTACCACCAACGCGCTCAGTACCCTTCTTCTGTGGGATTGGGCTATCTGTGGATACTTTTACCTTGCTACCGTCGCCAGCTTCTTCGCCTTCGGTCTTTAGCTTTTCAGCCTTTACAGGCTCAAGCTCGTGGGACTCAGAGAGATCGAAGAATTCTTCCTCTTCAACAAAAGTCTCGTTGGTAAAGCCTTCTACAGCTTCTTCAACTTCCTCTTCGCCTTCTTCTTCGCCTTCATCGGAATCATCCGCATCAACGTCATCAGCGTCAGCTTCTACTTCGTCTTCTGCGCCCATGATTTCATCAAACTGTGCGCGGAGAGCTTCAAGCTGAGCTTCTAGATCCTCAACCCGGTCGTCAACGGATAGTTCAACCTCAGGAGCTTCCTCTGCACCAACTTCGTCAGCAACTTCTTCAGCGCCAAACTCATCAGCAACTTCTTCGCCACCAAAATCGTCTTCGTCGCCTTCTTCAGCAACTGGAATGTGGTTAGCTACTGGAAGTTCTTCACCAGCGAAATCGTCTTCTTCACCATCAGTGTTGATTGTGATTGTAACGTCTTCGTCTAGGTCTTCCTTGTCGTCGTCTTCAGCTTCTTCAACAACTTCTTCGGCTTCGAGAAGGCTCGAAACGGCTGCATTGTGCTGCTCTGCAAACCACTCATTGAGGGCTGCGGATGCCTGCTCGCGATCTTCGGAGATCAGCAAGTCCAGGACTTTCTTTAGCTTGTCTGTCATTGTAATTCCTTCCTCATAAAGAAAAAGGGGAGACGAATGCTCCCCTCTTAATCTAATTTATACTCTTACTTGCGCTTCATGTCGTTGCCACGAAGATCAACAGCGCCGCCACCGATTGGGCTCTTGCCCTTGTCCGGTGCAGGACCCTTGTTGAGAAGAGCTGCCTTGTCGCCTTCTGGCTGCTTAACAGCAACTAGATCAGACTTAGCGTTAGAAACCTGGTTCTTTAGAAGAGGCTTTGTGTTAACGCCTGGGGAAGCTTCACGAGCATAACCCTTGTGAGTCTTGCCCTTGATTTCAACAACAGCACCACCTACGCGGTCTTCTGTCTTACGCTGTGGGATTGGGGAATCCTTAGTCACAGCTTGCTTCTTGCCGTCACCAGCTTCCGAGCCTTCGCTCATGTCTGGGTCCTTAACACGCTCAAGTTCGAAGCTCTCTTCCAGATCCTGGAAGTCTTCGTCTTCAGCAACTACTTCTTCGCCTTCTTCAAGCTCTTCATCCTTAGCTTCGTCGAGGTCTTCCTCGTCAGCTTCTTCGGACTCAAACATGCCTTCAGCGGCTACTTCTTCGCCACCAAAGTCATCGCCTTCTTCAGCGCCAAACTCGTCGCCAGCTAGTTCTTCACCAGCAGCATCGCCGCCCATGATGGCGTCAAATTCTGCCTTGAGCTGAGCAAGCTGAGCTTCTAGGTCTTCAACCTTGTCTTCAACTGGAACTTCAACTTCAGCGCCCATTTCGGCACCAAGATCGTCACCAGCGGCTGCTAGTTCATCACCAGCTTCTTCACCACCGAAATCATCAGCACCGGCTTCAACTTCGCCAGCTTCGTCAGATGCGAATTCTGCATCTTCTTCGTCGCCTGCTTCATTGAGGTCAGCATCGCTGTAATATTCTTCGGACTCGATTTCTTCCTTGTCTTTTTCGATGCCGTCAAGAGCGTCGTCGTCTTCCTGCATGATTTCTTCTAGAATGCTCTTCGACTTACCGACGAACCATTCGTGAAGCAGCTTGCCTGCCTCTTCCTGGTCTTCCGCGATGAGCAAATCAAGAACCTTTGAAAGTTCTACCTTTTGCATTTGTTTCTCCTTCCTCGATAAACGAGAACATTTAGTTGTGGTTAATGTTCCGTTTGTATTTACGGTTTGTGGAAAAAAGAATGCTCATATAAGTCAAAAAACGCACTTTTTAGGTTTGAAAACTCTAATATAGTGGTGTTATAAGAGGAAACAGAAAATGAGGACGTAAATGAAATCCAACACAATAAGAGAAGTTGTCCGGGACACCAAGGCACTTATTGGCTCGGGCGACATGCAGTTGAAAGACCAAGAAAATCAACTGCTTATCACAAGCATTTGTAAGCGACTAAATCGTTCATACAAAAACAGCCCAAAGACAGTGGCTGCCATTATCAAATACATAGAAGACCACGGATACGAATTACGGCGTATAGATTGCGATCATGCGCGTGATGTGTTGGAAAAGAAAAAGGAGACGCTTGATAACGTCTCCCATAAGGATCTGGATAACATTCGGATCATTTGCGAAAGCATGTTCGCACAAGTTATACGAGCCGCTTAAAGGCCTCCACCATCGTCCTCTTCAGGAATCCCATACATTACACCCAATAGGGATTCCTTCTTAGTGCTTTCCAAATCGTTGGTAGCGCGGATCTTTTTTAGCTTGTTTAACTGGCTCAAAGTGAGCTTTGGCTTACGAGCATCATCCGGATCAGCTTTCATAAACTCATCCTCATTTGGGTCGATAAACCCTTCGTTGAGTGAATCCAATGATTCGTTTGAAAACTCGCTATAGCGCATTATTCTTCTCCCAGATCCAAGTTTAGTTCGCCTTGACCATCACCAGCATCATCTGCGGGTTCTTCATCGTCGGCATCCATGTCGTCATCACCAAGTTCAAGATCCTCAGATGGTTCACGGAAGCCAACGCTATCCAAGCCAGCAGGACCGCCTTCAGCACCAACAACAGCACCGCCATCAACGGGTTCCATAAGACGAGGGTTCTCTTGTTTCCATAGACGCTCATTCTCAACGATTTCATCCTCGGTAAGTCCGAGATAGCGTTGAGCGAGGAATCGCTTTGCCAACCAAGGCTGGTCGACCAGTGACGTAAACACTCCAATTTGTGCGGAGTCGCGTTCAATCTGCGCAAACTGTCGGAAGTTCTGCGGCGGATTAAAGCTAAGCGAGAACATACCCATGTCGATGTTATAGCCGCGCTGCTTTACGAACAGCTTGAACTCATCTTCGATAACTTGAGCCAAAAGCATTTGGAGACGTTCGCAATACATAGCGAAACGATATTCCTGGATATAAGCAGTGCCCACGCGGCCATCGTTAAACGTTGCTTGACCATCTTCCGGACCTGTTGGCAAGTACGAGCTTGGAACTCGCAAACCACGGATCATTTTGTTGTTAAAGTATTTCAAGTCATCGATTTGGCCCAGGTTTTCACCACCTGGTAGAGTTTCAACACGGCTACCACGACCATCAGCGGTTTGTGCGAAGAAGTAATCTTCCATAATGCTGAGTGGGTTATAAGCGGCATCCGCGATATTATTGCCACCGCCGGTGCGGGTTGGAATACGGCGCTGATGAATTTCCATCTTAACCTTATCCAAGTAGGCTTGGGATTTGTGAACAGGAATACCACCAACGTCTACATAAAATACGCGGCGTTCAGGCGCACGTTGTACGCGGTAGATAACAATAGAATCCTCAAGTAGTTCTTTCTGCTTGTACACCTTAAAGATGGGTTCCAAAATGGATGTACCAAACGGCCAGTTTGCGTCCAAGCCCTCGCTTAGCGAGAAGTGAACAACGTGGGCAGCTTCAACGTGGTGTGTGTTTTGCGTGTTGTCGAAACGACCACCACTCTTGTGAAAGCTTTGGCCTTGGCCGGTTGTTTGGTGGCTTTGTTTCAAGCTAGCCGTACCAGTACCCTGGATATTGTTGCCGTAATCGTCTTGTTTGGTTGCAACCTTTTCAACCAAGTTCAAATCGATGTCACGGATAACGTAGAATTCCGGAACCTTACCCTTGGACTCATCTACGATGATCTTTTCCACCTTGGAGTTTTCAACGTAGTGGAGAACCAGCGTCTCTGGATCACGGATGAAGAACTGATCACCATACTTGAGCGTGTTGCGGAAAATGCGCCACAAACGTGCTTTCATGTTCTGCACGTTGCACCACTGGTTCAACACGCTTCGCAGGATTTCTACTTCAGGATCACTTGGAGTCTTGGTATAGTTGATCTGAAACAATTGATCAGTTCCATCATCCGATTTGCGGGTGGAAAAGTCCGAAATTGTATCAAGCGCCGCGTTAACTTCGGGGTCTTGGTCCATGACATCGTATTGCGCGTAACGCTCTTGACGCTGTGGATGACCCGCATAAACTTCTGGCAGATAGCTAGAAAAGTTGTTACCAGTATTCGCAGTTGGGTAAGTTCCAGAGCGCTGATTTGTGATCACCGCTTGAAGCTTTTTATTCTTGCTTACTTGCTGAAAGTGTCTCTTCCAAGTCATGAAAATTTCCTAGCCATTATACCAGCTATTTATGACTTACTTACGGGACAGCCTCGCAATGTCTTCATTGATCTTGTTTAGATCAGCAAGACGGTCACGGATGATCTGGCTGCTATCCTTTTCAAAGTCTGCAGACGAACGAATTGCCTGATGGATCTGGCTGAGAAGCGAAACCATCGCTTTTAGTGTGGCGTCATTTTGTGTTTGGCCCGATGTAAGAGCAGCAATTATCGCAGCGGTATCCAACTGTGTTTGGTTTGCAATGGTTTGCGCTTGTGGTTCCTTTACATCGTTTGTTGCGACTTGAAGTGCCTGCTTTTGAATCTCACTGATGTTGGGCATCATGCCCTGCATAATCGCCTGTTGGGCTTTCATAGCTTCAGTTTGCGATTGCACGTTTTCCGAAATCTTATCCTCAGGCTTATCCTTTGGTTCCGGTGGTGGTTCTACTTTTACTGGTGCTACTTCAACTGGCTTTTGTTCCTTTTCTTCGGGTAGATTTTCCACCTTTACCGGAGCAACTTCAATTGGCTTGTCGTCTTTCTTTTCCTCAACCGGATCTGCACCATCACGGGTAACATAGGCACCATTTTTGTCGCGCTTGTCTTCGTCAATGGCTACCTTGCCGGCCTTTTCGTCCTCTGTGAGATCAACCCACTCACCGTTCTTCTTTTTCTTCTCTTGCTTACCAGACCAATAGTTTTTGCCCTGATTAGGACCGGCTTCGATTTGTCCTGAAAGGATGTTCGTATTGAACATATCCCAAAAACCTTCGGTTTTCTTTCTAAACGAAGCCCATGCGTCCTTGGATTCTTGGCTGATATTTTCACGAACAAGTTCAGCGCCTTTGTCTGCGATTTGGTTGCCAACTTCAGCACCTACAAGTGCTGCGCCAACTGCCATCCCTGCAGGGCCTGCCTTGGAGGCAAGATTTGCTGCGGGTCCGGCAAGGCTTGGAAGCAGTTTTAGTGCGTTTGTGATAACGCTGGAGAGACCCTTGAACAAACTCGTCGTGAGAAACTTGGTAAGATCGAAAATGCCTTTGGTGAGAGATCCAATTGGGCTCAAGATGGCTTTTGCAAGACCTGCCACTGCGGAGAAGAAAATACCACCGATAAACTTTGCCGCCATAGTGGCAGCACCGCCAACAAGAGCTCCACCGGCAAGCAACCCAGAAACAGCAAGCAAAGCATTTTCAAAACCACCGAGCCAGCTAATGCTATCGCGGAACCATTGAACAAATCCCGCGGCGCCTTCGATAACTGAGCCATTTATAAACTCACCAAAGCGTTTCATTGGATCCCAAATCAACTCAGTGAGAATGTCTTGGAAACCTGCGGCAAACTGACGTAAAGTTTCCTCTACCTTTAGAAGACCCTTTGTAAGTTGATCGGTGATATTATTGCCGGTATCGGCTTTTTGAACATCACCTTGCTTAATCTTTTGCAAACCCTGTACCATTCGGTTACGAGCAGCAAATTGTTCACTATCTTGGGCCAATTGCGCCGCTTGCTTGTGTCCAAGTCGGCTTTGTTCGGTGTTCTCATGCAACAGCGCACCAAGGGCTTGAATGCGCGTGTTTACTTCATCCTCTGTTAGCGTTCCCTTGTTAATTTCGCGGGTTAGTTCAACAACAGATCTCTGAAATTCAGGTGGCATATTGGCTAGAACTACAGCACTTTCGCCTCTAATATTTCCTTCATTAAGGATACCATTCTTTAGCATTGCGTTAAGTTCAGGAATGCTTTCAGTCATAGCCAGCGCCTTGTTATAGGCTTTTGCTTGCTCACTGTTTTGATCCCAACCCTGACCTTGTGCAAATACTGAAGCATTTGCATCTTGTGCTGCTCGCTGTTGAGCTTTCAAAGCTTCATCACGGGTTTGACCCATAATGTAGGCAATTTCGTTGCTGGACTCAATTAGATCTTTGATGCCCTTGGCCATTTCCTCTTCGGAACGGTTCTGCATGAGGCCGCCCTGGTTGGACATCATATCCAAGTAGGAATTTTGGGCGTCAACCATTTGCTGCATGGTCATACCATAATAGCCAAGGCTGCGGGATTGATCCTTAACTGTTTTATAAAGTTGTGCCCATGGCTGAGCACCCATTAGTCGCGTGCCCTGTGTGCCCTTGGCAATAGCATCGGCAAATTCCTGCGCACCCAAAGCGGATGTACTCATTGCTTGTCGAAGTTCGTCAATGGAACCAATCGTACCTTCGGCCGAGCCGATCAGTGTTTGAAACGCACCAACGTTTTCATCCACCATTGCGCCAAACGTACCAAGTGCGGTGTTACCCAAACCCACACTGTGCATGAATCCGCCAATGGTTCCATCAAGCTTGCCCATATTTTTGGCAAAAGTGAGGGATGAATTCACAATAGTATCAGAAAACTTACCAATATTGAGAAGAGAACCACCAAGGGCTGAGCCAAACGACTTGAGTTCCTTGGCTGGAATATCGTTGAGTGGTCCCTGATTTGGTCCCGCGCCCATTCCAGACTCGGCAAGATCTTCAAGGTTCTCGTTTATCTTTTGGAAAATACTAAGCTGGTCCAGACGTTTAACCAGCTCGTCCGCTAGCTCTTCGTTGTTCTTCTTAGCTTGTACACGATCTTTCTTGTCTGCGTTCTTTGAGTTTTCATCCAAACGCTTGATAGCATCCTCGACCGCTTTTAGCTTTTCAACGATGTTATCGTCACCCTTGGTATTGGCAAGGCGATCAGCGAGGTTTTGGAAAATTCTCCGCAACTCTTCAGTTTCAAACTCAGCCATGGCTACCTCCGGGTGTTACCTATTATTTACCCTTACATAAACCTAGAGGTTAACCACGTACTAAATACGTATGTAGGTTAAGGAGCATCTCATGGATCAGAACAACCCATTGAATCAATATTTTCGCGTGCCAGGATTGCATGTGTCGTTGCCAAGCGGTGGCGCATTTACTCCACCGAATGAAATTGAACTCAGTATTACGGGTGAGCTTGCTGTTTATCCAATGGCTGCCAAGGATGAAATTTGGGCTAAGAATCCAGATGGTCTACTAAACGGGTATTCAATCGAGAAGATCATTATGTCTTGCGTGCCTGGGATTAAAAACCCACGCAAGCTTCCAAACCAAGACATTGATTATCTACTGTTGGCTATCAAGAAGGCAACGTTTGGGAACAAGTTGGTAATCACCAACAAATGCCCCAAGTGCGACCAAGCTCACGATTACGAATGTCTAGTTGATGATATTATGGCAACAAGCCGTCCTTTGGAACCCGAGTATACGGTGCGCCTGAATGATGAGCTTATTGCCAAGATTCGTCCCTATGACTATGAAGCTGCAACCCGTACGAATCTTGCAGCGTTTGAGGAAACCAAGCTAATTCAAGCCGTGCTTGGTGCAAACATGAATGGGCAGGATCGTATCAAAACGTTCTCAATGAGCTTTGAGAAGATTGCCAACTTGAACTTGGACTTGATCACCGATTGCGTTGTTAGCATTATTAGCCCAACGGCGGAAGTTACCAACCGCAAGCATATTAAGGAATTCCTACAAAACGCTCCCAAGCAGTATATCAGCGCGATCAACGAAGCAATGAAGGTGTTCCAAGAAACTGGCATCGATCGTAGCATTCACTTGGTTTGCCACACAGAGGGTTGTGGTCATGAATGGACTTCGGAAATCTCATTCGATCCTAGCCATTTTTTCGCATGAGGCTCTTGTCAACAAATGATCCCGAAGTTATCCTAAGGATCATTGACACTTACAAAAAAGAGACAAGAGCCCTTATAGATCAGATTCACGAAATATGCTGGTACATGCGCGGTGGTATCACACGTGAGGACGCATACAATCTGAGCTATGATGAACGCGCTAGTATTGTCAAACTGATTGACTCGAATATCAAGCGGGTTAACGAAACCCGCTTGCCACTACTTTAATTTAAAGCTAACCAGCGGCGGGGCCAAGCTCGGACCATCCTGTTGCTGAGGATCCCAGTTATATGGGTAAGCAATGGAACTAAAAGCAGAAATTGCTTTGTTTGCCTCGGCAACTGTTTGAAATTGCCAAACAGCCTTACCAAGAGAAAACTTAATAAACTCACCACCGAGAGTTTCAAGCTGTTCTACATCGTATTCCATTTGCAATCTCCTGTTTGTTCCTAAATCTAACATAAACAGGAAGGCTGTCAAGCCTTAATCTCGAAGGCAAGCCTCGAGCATAGGCTTGCGATAAGAATCCAGCCAAGCATACCGCTCAGCGTTTGCCTTGCATTGCTTCTTTTGCTGTTCAAAGAATTCCTCTGGAAGCTCCGGAACAGGAATACAAACGCGATCCGTTAGATCACCAGGAAGTGCTTTACTGGAACGGCAAGTGGCAGCATCACGGAAATAATGCTGGAACATTTGCTCATCGTGCTTGCCGGTTTCAATAGAAACACCAACCCACGAAAAGCTTACCGCGGCCATTGTGATGAGAATATTTGACATAGAAAAACCTCTTGAATTGCTTCAAGAGGATTAAAATGCGCCTAGGACAAAGTCAATATTAAACGATGCCCTTTTCCAAATACGTTCCAGCACGATTGGTAGCGCGTGGCGTATGGGTAAGCTTGGCATTCAATTCGTAGTTGATCTTCATAAACTCTGCCTTGAACGGAAGAAACGACTTTTCCTTGATCGCCCAAAGATTTGCTGCTTGGTTGATAACTGTGATGTTATCGCCGAGGAATTCAACATCCTTGTAGTTGCGTTCCTTGGCAATAGTTGCTGCCCAAAGCAGTGCAGACCATTCCGCAATGTTGTTGGTGCCGTACCCGAGATCGAATACGGTCATTGGCTGAGGAGCACCATCGCCAATGATTACGATGCAGATTTCCATGTTTCCAGGATTTGGCTTGCATCCTCCGTCGAAGTAAATTTGAATTTTGCTCATAGCGTGGTTGTCTCCAGGCGTTTTTATTTTCCTCTTTTATAACAGAAATAACCCCGGAAATCAAGTCAGAACTTTCCATTTATAGTGGAAATCACGCATAGCGTATTCATAGCAAGCATATCACGGATACCGTTAAGCAGAGGGTATTCCCACGGGAATACACCTAAACCAGTAAGTTTCGGTTCTACTCGTAAACTCGCAGTCCTCAACTTACTGGTTTAAGCTTTCAGCTAATCTATTAGAGCTTTTACTTCCCCAACTACGAATCAGTTATAACCCCTGGCATTGAGCGGATGAGCGGAAGCGAATAGAAGCGAAAATGCCTAATTATCCATTTCGGCGTAGCCGAAATTTATAATCTACCGAATAATATCTTCCAATTTAACCAAGGTACGGGTTCCCCCGGATGCGGGGAAACAGGCAAAAGGCGCACATGGGCTGGCATGTACGGATGTAAGGGGGCTAGGTCTGACTTGATCCCCTGGGTGTTACCACCACTATCCGCAGTTCCTAAAATTTCAAGTGAAAGTTTATCAGGACGGTCGTTGGTTCGTTAGACCAACAATTAACCCCATTCCTTATGCTCATACCAGCGGCTACGGAATGGGTTCGGTACTGCTTAGTCACAGTACCACTAGACACGAATCGCATTTATCGATTCCACTAAACTGATCCCATTCTTCGGGGACAAGCTTAGATTCCCACAACTACCAAGGCATGATTTGTACGTTTCGCAGCCCTAATAGTGTATCGACGTCGTGCGCCGACAAATAGGAACGCTCCATCGTTCCTAAGTGGTAATGCCCGGGAGTTCACCCCTATTTTTGTTTTATTTGCGGGCAAGCCCTCAAAGAGGGAATTCAATTTGGAGTATTTGGGGGAGATGTCTCTGAGGGAGCCTTATTAGAAGCCAAGATGCATAATGCAACGTTCCAGTTATACGAGTTTAGGAAGTCCAAAGCAAGATAAAAGCACGCATATAAATATCTAAAAGTTCATCTATTTATGGAATCCAAAAATGACTAGTAAGCAAAAAGCAAAAGGCAATTCTTGGGAACTAGCCATCTGCAAATTTCTCGGGGAACACTTGGGTGGCCACTGGATGCGTGTTCCAAACTCGGGCGCGTATGTGGGCGGTAAAAACGTAACCCGCAAAGTGCTGTTGGATTCCGGACAAGTTCGCATGGTAAAGGGCGATATCATCGCTCCTGAAAATCTTCCAAAGATGAACTTGGAAGCCAAGAACTACAAGGACATCGCGTTCCACCAGATTATCGATGGTTGCTGCAAACAACTCAACGATTGGATTGATCAAACTGAAACACCTGCCGAGCCGGGCGATCTCAGCTTGACCATTTTTAAGATCACGCGCAAGGGTAGCTGGGTTGCATTCCGTGAATCGCTCAAGGACAAGTTTGAACTCAAGTCGTACGTTCACTATCAAAAGACCGATGACACCGCTTATATTGTCACCGACTATGAGTCCTTTGTGATTGCCAACAAGGAAAAACTTATTGAACTAGGAGCAAAGGGTACTGCATAATAGGTAAAATTTAAGGAATTATCTATGAGCAACACCAATCGTCCTCGTCCACTAAAGCTGAAGAAGCTCCCCAAAGGAATCTTCCGTTGGAAGGTTTGCTTTAAGATCGCCCCAGGTCATGGTCTCTCTTACTGGGACCGTTACCACGATGAAGATTTTACTCTGCCGGAAAGTGTATTCACCTTCCTAAAGGACCAATGCGCGGGCAAGTATTGCCTGCATGAGCTGGGCAGCACAAAGATAAAAACTCGTTGGGATGAGCCCACCTATAAAAAGTACGATTACTTGCTATTCGAGAATCAGTTTGACGTGACCATGTTCAAACTCACACATGGTTACTTGATTCGGCGCATTTACAAGATTGTGCTTGAAGGTGAAGAATAACAAAAAGCCCGCAATTTGCGGGCTTTTTTATTAGTAGCCCGTGTGCTTGGGCCCTGAGATGTTAATTGTTCGTTTGCGCTCTTCGCGCTCTTTTTCCGCGGCAAGCCGATCTTTTTCAGCCTGCTCTTCAAGCTTTTCTTCTTCATCCGTGTGCTGCTCAACAAACGCAAATAGCTTGATAAAGCTTTCGTTATCCGTGAGCTTCCACATGACCAGCTTGCCCGAATTTAACAGGTAAAGCTCGTTTTCTTCCGTGTGAGGATTTTCTTCGAGGAACCAATCTTCTTCTTCAGTGCCAAGTTCGCGCTTGAGTCGCTTGCGCAGCTGATGCATTTCCATTGCGTTTGTGATAACGTCGTTGGATTTGACCAGTACGGCGCGAACCTTAAAACCCGAAAAGATCGTTTTCGGATGCCATACCGAATCGTACTTATTGACGAATCTAATTTCGAGTGCTGACATTGTTTGCCTCTAGTAGTGTGATAAAGCCGACCCTACAACAGAGTCGGCTTCTAGTCAATTACATATCGTCGGTAAAACTGACATAAGTGGTAAAGTTGTTTTCCTTTTGAACCACCGCAACACGATCAACTCGTGTTTCCAAGCCATCCTTGTGCGAGATGAGGAAAATGCTTTTGTTGTTGACCCTGCACATTTCCTTGAGGATTTCCAACGCACTATCCGTACCTGAGCCGTCCATACCAGAGTCAACAAGCTCGTCAATGATCAGCAAGTTCAACTTGTGATTCATGCTTTCCCAAACATCGCGGAATGCCCAAGCCAGCGATAGGATAAGTCGATTTTGCTCACCGTTGCTAAGCTGTTCGAAATCAAAGTCACGACCAAGCTGAGTAATCTCAACACTCAAATCACTCTTGAACTCAACTTCGTGAGGCAATTGGAGCTTTGTCAAGTAATGGCCCAAACGGAAGTTCAGGTAGCTTAGGTTCTGATCAATGATCTTCTTACGGATAAAGCTGTCTTTGGAAACCAATAGCTTCAATAGGAAGTCCTGGTGTTCCTTCATCGTTGTTAGCTCGTTGATATAGTCGAACGAGATTTCCTGTAGTGCGGTTTCACTTAGGTTTGCAATTTGATCGATAAACGGATTCTCAACCAGGGTTTCGCGCTCAAGCTCACCGCGCAGCTTATCCAGCTGGCCGCGATGCTCATAAGCTTGCTCAACATTGCGATATGCAGTTTGCGGACGATCACCAAGAGTTGCTAGAACCTCAGCTAGTTCAACAAGCCCAGTTTCAATACCCGATTGTTCCGAACGCACCACTTTTAGTTCAGCGCGGATTTCTTCAAGCTCCGAATGGATACGGTTTGCAATGTGGTCATGGTCTTCCGTATGCAAACCCTGCAAGCAAGTTGGACACTTTTGCGAAAGTGCTACATCTAGGGAAGAATTCTTCTTTACTTCACTTGCTTCATAGGAGCTTATAGAGCGCACGAGACGGGTGTTTTCACGATCAAGCACCTGCAGTTCCGAGTTAACCTCATCCCACTGCTTGAGTGCTTTGTGCGCGGCAATTTCCTTCTCGATATCAATCTCTTCAAGCTTGACCAGCGCAGTGGCTAAGTTTTCGATTTTCTTTTGTTGCTCACGTTCCCATATATTGGATTTAAAATTAAGGTCTCCAATAGCTTTTTGAACGCGATCGTTGGATTCACCAATAGTTTTGATGCGAAGTTCTTCATTACGAATTTCGTCCTTGATTTCCTTGATCATGTTTTTGAGGAGCTCAGCTTTTTCCGAAAGCTGGGTAATGCTGATAAGTTCCTCGATGATCTCGCGCTGCTTGTTAGCGGACTCGCTTAGGAATGGAGTAGTTTTCGTATGCAGAGCTACAAGGTGACGGAACAGTGCGTGGCTCATGCCAAACACTTTTTCAATTTCCTGTTGTGTGATTTTGCTTTCACCATGCGCTTCATCGGAATCCGGCGCATTTACAAGATCGTCATTTACATAATAGCGAAGGAAGTTTGGTTTACGACCACGCTCGATACGATACTGCTTTCCATCCACAGTATAATCAAGCGTAACAGCCATGCCCTTCTGATTCGTTTTGTTGATCAGATTGTCCTTTTTGATGTTGGTCAGCGGCTGGCCGTAAATGGCAAATGCAATTGCCTGGACCATCGTAGTTTTACCAACACCATTACGGGAACCACTGGAACCTTGGTCAATGTTTTCACCAAGGACCAGCGTGAGAGCTGTGTCGTTGAGAAGAATTACCTGAGTATTGTTGCCAACACTCATAAAGTTCTTCATTGTTACGTTGTTGATTATGATCATTCTCTGTCCCTTTGGGATTCTTATGTAATCCCATTATACGAACAGAGTTAACCAGAAAGCAATTTTAATCCTCGCGGAGGACTTCAGCTAGGGTGATGGGAATTTCCACAACATTTACGTCCATGCGCAGCTTTATAATCGTGGGATGTGGTATATCAGTTTTGGTAAAGGCAATCACATAGGCTTCTTGCTGCCCAACTAACTGGTGATCACTATTCTCTTCAATTAGGTGCGCAACGTCAGTCCGCAAATTGTTAATGCGTCTGGTGTATTGGAAATAATTTTCGTTTATTTCTGATTGGAAGTTGGTTTCGCCATGCTCGTTGATAGCGTTGACCCAATCATTGAAATAAAAGACGTAACAGCGTTTGAAGGCCGTAATCGCTTCCCAAGGCGCGTTAGCCTTTGCAATACAATCGGCAATATCGTTGAATAGCCTGGAGTTTTGATCTTCAAGCTGTTCAACGAAATATTCGGGCTGAGGAAACTGTATCATATGGGCTCCTTTGAACCCATATTAGCTGGATTGGTGTAATGCTGCAATAGCTGGCAAGTCGATGCCTTGGAGTTCAAGCATTTGGTATCCAACCTCAAGCTTGAACACCATTGGGCTGATAATCGTGTGAGGCTTTACAATCCAAATACTGTCAAACGTGCGGATGTGATAGTAAACGGGATCCGCATACTTGCGCATAAAGTCCGTAGTTTGCGCCGCAATCGCCTTATTTTGTACCTTGTAGTTGACGTATCGCACCATCCGCACAAACTCTTGCTCAAACGTATTGGTGTCGGGGTCCAATATGGTGTTTTGGCTTTCAAGTGTGAAGAATTGTGGATCGCAAACGTAGAATACTTGAAATCCACTGAAATCAACTGTGGGAGACTCATTCTCGGAAACGAGCACCCGCATATCCTGCCATTCGCTCGCAATATACGCGCGAGCGTCTTCGGTAATGTTATCTTCCTGTAATAGTGGATGTGAGCTCAAGTTAGGCTCCGGTAAATGTCGATGAGAACAGCTTTGTCCATTGTGAGAGAGTCGATATTCTTCAAACCCTCAATAACAATCTGATCAACGCTTTGGAACGTTACGTTGGCATCAGCAAAGTCTTGCTCATCGTTTTTCTTCGCACTTGGTATAATATCTAACTTGCGCGGAGTAAACTGCTGAATGAAAACTTCCTTGATGAACTGGATCTCTTCGTAAGTGATGTCCAAATCCGAAACGATCTTTGCAAAGGTGCGTCCAGTAATGTGGTTCAACGGATCTTCAAGCAGATCCGAAAGATTCATTGTGCGGTAGCGAGGCGCACCAGGCCAGTTTACAAACTGTGGAGTTTGACCCCATTCCAGCAAAACCATGCCACGTTCATCATCCCAAGTATCCGCAAAGTTGTGGCCGAATGGGCTACCAACGTAGCAGACTTTACCCTTGACTTGGCGCTTGTGGAAGTGGCCGGAAAACGCCATAAACTCAAGTGCATCAAAATGCGTTGCGTTGAGCCCACCGTGATCGGGCATTTCAACCATCGCGTTCATCATAAAGTTGGGCAGCTCAAAGTGACCAAAAATATAGGATGATTTTGCCGCATACTTGGGGATTTGCTTCCAGTCATCACCTACGAGCCACGGACAGAATGTAACACCACCCGCATGTAGGAAATCGTTAACAAACGTGATGTTCTCGAAATTCCGCAGCATTGGAATCGACGACAGCTCACGCTTTTCCTTATAGTAGAGGTCGTGATTGCCTGAGATAAAGTAGATGTGCTTGAAGTTTTCGTTCAAGCGTTCCATGTTTGAAAGAGAATAGTTTAGCGTACTAACGTGGATACTGTGGCGATTGTCGTGCCAGTCACCCAAGAAGATAACAGTATCAACGTCAAAATCTTTAGCCTGCTGTATAAACCACTTGATGTATTCTTCGCAGTCCATGTTGAACTGACGATCGTTGTTCTTTTTACCAAAGTGGATATCGCCAAAGATTGCGGCGCGCTTGAAAAGAGGTGCTGTCATAGAAATGGTTCCTGAAACTATTAACGCATTATGCTAGTTCAGGAACCATTAAGTCAATTTTTAAAACCAGAAGAGACCGTCTTCAAAAGTTTCGATTTTAGCTGAGCAATGTTCGGAAATTTCCTCAGCTTGTTCCTTATCAAGCTCAATGCTTTGGGTTTGGCCACGAGCGTGTTTGAACTCAACATACCACTTTGGTTCATCGAGGATTTGCAAGCCATCGGGAGTTTTGTCGGATATGTGATACAAGCGTGCGCCTTTGCTGGCAATTGCCTCACAAATACCCACGTGGCGACCATCCTTGGATGTAAACTCCACCCAAGGAAAACGAGGAAGAATTTGGCTATTCTTGTACATTAGGTACCAAAATCAAAGAGTGTGTTGAGCGTGGTATTTGCGCGGGGAACAACAAACTCAGTTTGCGCGTGCTGCCAACACTTCTTAAGGAATTCTGAACGATCTAGTAGGTGAGAGTCCTCAACCATACGGAGACCCAAGTGCGCGTACTGCTGAGCAATTCGTGTGTTGCCGTCGAGCATTCTAGGAACGCGAAGTTCGGCAGCCGCAGCAAAGTGGCTAGCTTTACCAGAGAGCTCGTGTAGGACTAAGTTATGGCTTTGCAACACAGTATGTCCTGCGGCCACACAATCCACAGCAAACTTTGTATCTTCCTGCCAGTTGAAGTCAATGTCAGGGAGAACTTCGGTCATGCCATACTTGCGAAAGTTACGCACAACAAACATGCTGCCTTTGAGATCCATTGAACGCTTGAATACGTGGTTCTCTTCGTACTTGGTGCGGTTCTTATCCCAAATTGGGTTAAAGCCAATCTTCTGTGGGTTGATTGGAAAGAATACATCCACACCCGCATACGAGGGAATTTGCTTGGCCATTTCCTCAAATAGCTTTGGTCCCAAGTTGTGCTGGGGCTTGTCATAGAGGATGGCATCATCGTCCATCATAATGCCAAAATCGTAGTCACTCTTGTAAAAGTGTTCAAACCCAACACGGCGCGCCGGCGTAAGCTTCATCGGCGGATTGACAATATAGTTGAGCCGCTTGGATGGACCAATAAAGTCGGTTGGCTCATAATTCATCGCAATCACATTGATTGGAACTTCCGTATTGTCAAGCCACCATTGGATCTGGCGTTTGGTAATTGCGGAACGTGAGTCCCGCAATTCTTGATTATCCAGTGGAAGAAATGAAACAATATAAGCGGCAAAGCTCATTGTTTGTCCTTTTGTCCGTCGATACGTTCTTGCAACATTTGATTAAGCATTTGCTCAACACCCGGACCAAATGAATGCTCTATCTCTTGAGGAAGTTCCATAGTCCATTCCGCCTTTAGCTGACGGGTTTTGGCCTGAACCAAAACCTTGTCGATTTTGACCTTTGGAAACTTGGGTTTCCCATTACTTTTGTACATTACTTGGCCGCTCCTTGGGACATTTCGTGCTCAACCATACGAGTGTGCGATGGTGTCTGACCCTGCATGATGAGAATGTCATCGCGAATGTTTTGGTTGCGCTTTTCCTTGTGGAAAACACCAGTAAACGAATTGGTCATTGTTGTGGTGTAATAGGCAAAAGGATTTTGCGAACGACGCTCATCAAACTTTAGACCAACTTGAATCAGCTGAAGCAACGACTGGTTCTTCATTTCGTCAAGATAGGAATAACCACGCCAGTTTGGCTTTTGTGAATACCGGTCAACCAGCTTCATGTACATTTGCGCCAAACGATCCGTAATATTGCCGTGATCCATCGAGAAGTAACCATTGTCCAAGCCATTCTTCCAATGGCTGCGACCTACTTCTTTGAATGAAAGCTTGGAGAAGTCAATCACTTCATCATGAACGTTGCCGTCATAGCTGAGCAAGAAGTGCTTGAAAGGGTTGAAGTTGACCTTTACACGGGCTTCCTCATCCTTCTTTAGCTTTTGGCTTGGCTTGAGTTCTTCCTCTGGAAGCAAAGGAATATGCGCGTCGGTCATGACACGAAACACAAGCTGGTCAATTGGAATCTCTTTGGGCTCAACAAGATCAACTTTGATCTGGTGCGTTTTGAGACCCTTGTTCTTTTGCACAAGCTTGGCAGCTTGCATTTGGGCAGTTGCACGCTTGGCACGTGCTTCATCAATAAGTTCCTGCGTGACCTCATTTAGGTCAAGAATGATCGCATCATACGCCGCATAGGACTTGTCGATAAAATAGCAATAGGAGCTTTTTGAACGATGGATCTCGTGAAGGAGCTCTTTATTGGAAAGGAAGTTTACCTTGGCCATTATATCTCTTTTAATATTGAGTTTTTGAGAACGCTTGTATAGGACAGGTGCTATACGATTCTAACGATTTTAATTAAATCCAGAATATAATTTCTGGTGTAAAATGTCAAGTTAGGATTGATTTTATCGCGTTCTAGTTATAAGAGGGTGGGTCCAGTTATAGCTAGTTTTATTGGAAGTCATAAATACCGTAGAAGGTACAGATGAGCAACATCGTTTTAGGTGGAGGTCGTTGCAATCCTCCGACACGTGGGCACTACGTTTTGATTCGCAAGCTGGAAAAGCTTGCTCAGCAACATGGGGTGCGTGCGGAAATGTTCATCATTGATGGTGAGCAAAGCGGACAGGATAAGCAAAAGAATCCACTAACTCCGGAACAACGGGTTGCAATTCTACGGGGATGGTTTCCAAATGTTCGCTTCGATATCGCCGGCTCCGCTTATGAAGTCATGGAGATACTTGAAGTCCAGGGTAAGCGTCCTACTGTAATGGTAGCTGGCTCCGATCGGGCTAAGAAATACCGCAGACTGCTCGACTACTCGGGCTTTACTGAGGCAAAGATCTTGGAACTTGATCGCGATGACGGAGACGCCGATGGTGTTTCCGCCACAAAGGCAAGATCTGCGGCTGCGGCTGGAGATTTTGATGAGTTTGTCCGTATGATGCCTTCTGAAGTTAACTTCAGCTCGCTACGAGAGTCCTTTGACCTCGTAAGAAAGGCACTCATAGAGGATGGCAACGGATAACAGCAATTACGATATTGTCCAGTTAAGCGAAAGCGACTGGGCAATCCAATACTCGGATGGTTCGCTTGTTTCCGGATACCCGGATCGACAAAACGCCATTGACAGCGCAGCGGAAATAGCCGCAACCACTGTTGTTGAAGTCAACACAGGTGCTCCTAGAAATCTTGAAGAAGCTATGGTAATCGCGCAAAGTGCGCGTGATTCATACCGTAGCTATCTGTCCAATAATCCTACCACTACACAGGAACAACGTGACGCTTACGAAGTTGATATCGTGCGTGCGGATGCCTATGTTAGTGAGTATCAAGCTCAAACCCAACCCACGTTGAATCAAGTCCTCGGCACAAAAGAGGCATGGTCGGCAGATCAGGAAATTCAACGACAAAACGCAGACAAGGCGCGTATTGATGCTTCTGCAAATGCAGCGGCTTTGCGTGCAGGTGGTGCAACTCCTCAGCAAATTGAAGAAGCAGACAAAGAAGCTTTTCAAACCGAGCTTTACTATCAGGGCATTAACAAGCAAAAGACCGACGCGACTTCGGGCAAAGCCGGACCAACCGATGGCACGCAAAGTGGTCTATTTGATGGTGGCCAACGCAACTTTGCTAATCAGTTTGGTCAAGTTATTTCATCGGATTCCAACATTAGCGGTTCGTCATCCAGCACCTTGGACATTACCCGAACCAGCTTGGGTAACGAGTTTGGCAACATTGGTAACACCGGCACGCTAAACCAAAGCATTGCATCGGGCAATGGTACAACCAGTTACCAAGGCAACATCATTTATGATATGAGCATTGGTGTGCGTCCAAAAACAACCACAAGTGAGCAGCGAGTAAAGCTGAGTCCAAAGCCATCAATTGCTTCAAAGATGATGACTGGCGTGTTGGAACCGCTAAAGGAAACTGGCGGCTTGGTGTTCCCCTATACGCCAGTGATTACGGTGCAGGGTTCAACAAATTACAACACGTTGGAAACAACCCACGCAAACCAAAACTGGCACATTTACCAAAACACGCCCAGCATTGACTTGTCCATTAGTGGAAAGTTTACAGCGCAGAACGAAACCGAAGCCAAGTATTTGCTCGCTTGCATCCACTTTCTTCGGGTGCTGACAAAAATGCGTTTTGGTGCATCTGAGGAAAACAAAGGTTTGCCGCCACCACAGGTTTTCTTGGATGGTTATGGTACCCATATGTTCAACGGCTTGTCTGTAATCCTCAAAAGTTATGACTTATCCTTGGATGATGACGTTGATTATGTCAACGTCAACTCCGGAGGTGGTATCTCAAAGGTTCCCACCCTAACCGGGATCACAATCCTATGTACGGTTCAACAAACTCCAGCAAAGGCAAAGGAATTCAACTGGGACAACTTTGCTAGTGGCAATCAGATGAAAGGTTGGCTCTAAATGCCTATGACACGATACTCAAGTGGTTCTCCATACGCGGCTACTCCTCAAACGTCATGGTACTTGGAGAACCTTACGCTCCGCGATGTAAAGTCGGATCCAACGGACAAAGCTTATGTGATTCCTACAAACTATCACCAACGCCCATACAACTTGAGCTTTGAGCTTTATGGGACAAAGGATTATTGGTGGGTGTTTCAAGTCCTTAATCTGGATGTGATTCGTGATCCAATCTATGATTTTACTGCGGGTCTAACAATCCGAGTTCCAACAAAAGAACGTTTGCTTAACAACATTCAGGCAACAAAGTAATGAGCACATTTGCAACATTTCAAGGTAAGCCACCCGGCGAAACAGCCGATCAAGTAGCCAAAGGAACTGTGTTTGAACCAAACCCTTTGGCAAAGCTTGAGCAACCAAGCTACCACATTAAGTTCTATTTGGGCGATGATTTGGGTTTGGATATCAATCCTCGCTTTGTAATCGCAGAGACTGGACTCACCGCTTTCAACATTACTGATTTTGAAATTGATGCAAAGGTCGCCCCCAACCACAGCGTTAAAAATATCATGGGCACGGCACTAACGTTGACCATTATTGAACCTCTTGGAATGTCACTACCCGACAAGATCATTGCTGCGGCATCTAGATCAACCATTCAAAACTTTATGCAAGCTCCCTACTATATCAGCGTGGACTTTTTGGGTTACGATACTGATAGCGGTGCAGTTTTGAAGCCACTCTCAAAGAGCTGGGTTTGGCGCGTTATGATTACTGATTTGAAAACCGACTTGGATGTAACCGGTGGCAAGCATACGATTTCCTTTGTCGCATACAATGACGTTGGTACGTTTGACCAGTTCAGCAACATCCGCACAACCATCCAGGTAGATGTGAGTAAAAAAGAAGGCAAGATTGGCGATGTAATGAAAGGGCTTGAGGAACAGATCAACAATGGTTTGAAAAAGTCCTACAACGTTGCCGGTGGCGGCAAAGTTCCGTTTATCATTGAAATCAAGGACGTTCCGTACAAGGAATCCAACGATGGTGTAAAACGTCCATTTGACCACAAAATCATCCGTAACCAAAAGCATTTGGATTCAAGCCGAAATCAGGAAATCGTACAGATCAGCCGAGGCACAGATATCGGCCGTCTCGTTGACTATTTGATGAGTGTTTCTGAAACAGCAACCAAAATGCTAAACCCTGCATCATCGGGTACTGAAACAAACGGCGCATCAAAAGAGTTTTCTACAATGCACCGTGTTGATGTAACATTGGAAAATATCAACTACGATACTAAGTCTCAGGACTACGTGCGTAAGATTACCTTCTGGATCCGACCTCATGATTCTGTTCGTCCACTAAGCTCAACAAGTGGTACTGATGCTGCTCTCGCACAAGGCAAAGCCAAATACAATTTTATTCGTAGCAACAACTATTTGAAAAAAGAGTACCAGTATATTTTTACGGGTGAAAACACCGAAGTTCTTGATTTTAATATCTCTTTGAACTTTAATTTTGCAGTAGCACAAAGTCTTGGCATGGGTTATCTCACTACGGAAACGGCAAGCCCAGGACGTCAGCTGGAGCCACTTGCGTTTCACAAACAAGCAAACAATGCGGGATGGTCTAAAACATCTGATGCCGATCCACCGCTAAAGGCGTGTTTGGTTCCTCCAGGTAGTGCTGGATCGACAACTCAAGCCGGTGCTTTGCTTGAATCCCTTACCAACTACAATGACATTGATTCCCTTGGTATTGGTCGTTCATACCTTCCAGTTGCGTTTGTTCAAGATGGTAACGATCCAAGATACCACGTAAACCAAGCTGTTGAAGGAACCAACGATCGTACTCGCAGCGTTTATGGTTCCATTTTGAATCAGCTTTACAATACTCGTGATTCAAATCTAGGCGATTTGTCAATTGTTGTGCGTGGTGATCCATATTGGCTTGGAGTAACTAATACGGAAGATCTAGAGACACCAACCTCGAATTTGGGCGCAAACTACACATTTGGTGACCAATCAGTTCTGGTCAAGTTCATGATTCCTCAAGGCATTGATGAGGAAGGAAATCCCAAGCTAGTTCTCACCGATTCCTACTCCGGATTTTATTCAATTGACAAAGTTATAAGCAAGTTCAGTCAGGGACAGTTTACACAAACCCTTCAAGGTCCACGTATCAACACGATGATGGTTTCTGAACTGCTTGGTGGAAAGTAAGATATGGTTAATTCATTTGAGAGAAACGAAAGCGCAGTTGGAGGTTATGCTCAACAGCCTTCAGGTCGTGCAAACATTTACAACCAGACGTATATTGGCTTTGTAAGAAAGAACGACGACAAAGACTTTATGGGACGACTGAAGGTATGGATTCCGGATCTTGGTGGCGACTCCGAGCAAGAAGAATCTTGGTATACTGTTAACTATTGTAGCCCATTTGCGGGTGCCACACCTATCACAAAATACCCAAATAACCAAAAGAATCTTTGGCATGAGGGTAACAAAAAGGATGGTAAAAAGTATACGGAAAGCCAAGTCTCATATGGCTTTTGGGCAGTTCCTCCGGATATCGACAACGAAGTAATTGTCATGTTTATCAACGGTGACCCAAACAAGGGCATCTGGATTGGTTCCATGTACAAGCAATACATGAACCACATGACTCCAGGCATTCCTGTTGCGGATGCGTTTGATGAAGCCGCTTGCGGTGCTGAGCAACCTCCGGTTGGCGAATACAATAAATTCTCTGAAGTTGGTAACAACCCAAACCCAACTCGTCCTCGTTATGATCCGCTCCACGATGGTCTTAAGATGCAGGGCTTATACACGGACAAGCAACGCGGTACGGCAACATCGGGCGCACGACGTGAAGCTCCAAGCCACGTCTATGGTATGCTTACACCGGATGGTTCGCAAATGTATGCGGATGACAATCCAGAGAATCAATTCATCCGTTTCCGTACCAAAACCGGTGTGCAAGTGTTGATTCATGAGACTTGCGGTTACGTTTACATGAACTCCAAGCAGGGCAACAGCTGGATCCAAATTTCAGATGATGCCATCGACATGTACACGAGCAAAACGTTCAACATCCATGCGGCTGATGGCATCAACATGCACTCGGACAAGGATTTCAACTTACACGTGGGTGGCAACATGAACACCTTTGTTGAAGGTGATGTTAAATGGGGTACCGCAGGCAATTGGGATCAAATCACCGGCAAGGATCACAAGCTGGATATTGGTGGTGCTTATCACAGCACGATCAAGAAGAACCGTAGCATCAAGATCGAAGGCAGTGACAGCTTGGACGTTGATGGTAAAATCACCTATCATACCGACAAGACCTTCACAATGACCGCTGATGGTCTCATGCTAATGAAGGGCGCACCAATCAAGCAGAATTGCTCGGATAAACCGGATGAACCAGAGCCAGCAATTGCAGCGGAAATTAAGGATCCTTGCACACTTCCAGATCGTGAGCTAACTGAGTGTTATCCTGAAATTACACGCCGAAGTGTTGTTACTCGTTTGACCACACATGAACCCTTTGAAGGCCACAAGTTTGTTTGTGGTGAAGGTGAATATTGGGCCGCTGATTGTTCAGACGCTGGAACAAGTCCTGAGGAGCCTGAAGAGGAAGAAGACGAAAACAACGAAGAGCCTGATAACGTTGACGATCCAAATGAGGACGAAGACGACAACAACGATAACGATAATCCAAACAACCCGAATAACCCCAACAACCCGAATAACCCAAATAACCCAAACAACAATAACAACGACGACAACGACGATGATTCATCGGATGATGACGATGATGATTCCAACGATGACGATGACTCCAATGATGATTCCAGCTCTTCAGGTGGTGGAGGTGGTGGTGGTGGCGGCGGGGGTGGAGGCTCCGGCGGTGGTGGTTCTGGTGGTTCCTCTGGCGGAGGTGGTGGAGGGGGTGGATCCTCTGGTGGCTCTGGCGGAGGCGGTGGAGGAGGATCCGGTGGGGGCGGTGGCTCTGGCTCGGGTAATCCAAACACATCCAACAGTTCGGATGCTAAGAACAACAGCATGTTGGACAAGATTGCTGACTCAGCAGGTTCGAATAGTGGCGACGGTTACAATGAAACAGCTGGACAGGGCGAATATTCCGGCGGTGATCAAAAGCTAACCGACATGACGATGGATGAAATCGATCAGCTTCAAGAGGAAATGAAGAACGATCCTGCCAACACTGATGAAGAAACTGGCGTTGGTCGATACAACATTCCGCAGGAAAAGCTGAGAGAGGCAAAGGCTGAACTTGGTATTCCTGGATCGCAAAAGTTTACACCAAGCGTGCAAGACAAGATTGCAAACCATTTGCTAAAGAAGGCCGGCGTTGATAAATGGCGCGATGGTAAAATGAGTGACTCCGACTTTATCGACAATGTATCGAAGACATTCCCATCGCTACCCAACAGTATCGACGGCAAGACTCAAACAGGCAAACCACCGGGTGTGGTGTTGGGTGTTTGGGAAGACTTCCTCAGCAAGATCAAGAGTCCAACGCGTCCATCTCCAATTGAGGAAGGCACACAAACTGGCGTGATTGTTCCAATTGGTCCATCGGGTAAACTAAGCATTGGTAAGGTTATCTCGGATGAATCTGTTGGTACGGGTGTGGTTATCAACTACTCGGGTGTGATGATGACAAACGCACAGGTTATTGGTATCACCACTGCATTCATTGGTATGGTAGTGCAGGTTGAGATTGGCAACCGTTTGCGTCCAGCAAGACTTATTGCGATGAACTCGGTAAAGGATATCGCACACATCCAAATCCTCAGTGGGGATTATAAGGATCTTGTGCCGATTGATATGGCAGGGTTTGCAAGCGATGGTGTTCCAATGCAAGCTCTTGGTTATGCGTTTGGTGATGAGCTAGTGGCAATGCCAGCGAAACAAACAAACGAAACTAACCGCGTTGTCAAATACACTGGTCCGGGTACGCCTCGTGGTGGACTACTCGTATACGGGCTGTCTGTTATGGACATGGAAGATGAAAGCGGTCTAAAGCCGGGTATGGCTGGTGGTCCAGTATTGGATTCCTCGGGTAAAATGATTGGCCTAAACGCGGCAAACGTAAACGGCACAACAACTGCCCACTACATCCCAACTTAAGGAAAGCAGATGAAAACGTTTAAACAAACACATGCAGAATCACTTATAGAACGACACCTCAGCTTTTCCGTATTTGAACATGAAATGGCAAAAGTTGGCGTTTACGTTGTAAAGCCAAGGGAAAGCGTAAGTGCGGTATTCTTTAGAGACGAACGGAGATATTTTGCTCGCCTAAATGAGGACGACATTGTTGTCGGCGGATATTTTGGATAAGGAAATGGACCCCAATGGGGTCCATTTTGTTTTAAGCTGCCCGTACGATATCTGGAAGTCTATCACGACCAGTGGTTTCGCGTAGCAAGTTGATCCACATTGCACCTTGTTCAATCGCATCGTCAAGTGCGATATGGGTATGCGGAAGATCATCAAACCAATGCTTGGGCATTGTGCGCTTTGCGGTGTGTGAGAACTTGTCTTTCTTGAGTGCCGCGAAAGCGTAAGTCTTTACGTCCACGCAACGGGAGAATCCAAACGGATTGTCACCCAAATAAACGTGAGCATAATAGTCAATCCACTTAAAATCAAAAGCAGCGGGATATCCAACAAACACGGGCTGACCTGGAAGTGTCTTGAGCCAATCCCCATAACGCTTCATAGCGTATGCAGGTGTTTCTAGATTCTTGCGTGTTTCCGCATATGCGGCTTTGTTTGCTTCGGTCTCATTCCAAAAATCCATAGTGTCGGGATGAGGGTTTGCACCGGGAAGCAGCTCTAGATTTGCGCTAAATGTGCCTAGGAGATTTTTGTTAATATCAAACGCTGCGCTTGCAAAGCTTAGCATGGACGAAAGTCCAGGGACGCGACCGTCTGATTCAATATCCGTGCTTACGTAAATTTCTTCTTTTTGTTTCTTTTGTGCCATTACCAGCCTATTATAGGTTTCTTGATCCATAATGTCAATCCTTTTCCTTTACGTCTGTCCAGTCAATATTCTTTTCCGGTTCTTCGACGTTGGCAACCGTATGTTTGGGATCAACATCCAAAGGAGCTAGTGAGGTACCAATCTTGATATCCGCGAGGGAACGCCGAGGAACACCATCCCATTGCTTGCCCCACTCTGCGTTATCCAACGCCACTAGCAGTTCATCAAGTTGTTCGGGAGTTGCGGTGTCCAAGTGGATTACTTCACGTTCACGCTTTGGAACAAATGTTTCAAGTACCTTATCTTCTTTCATCTTCGTTGCCTTATTATCTTAGTATTTTATAGCCTAATAAATATTGGAAATAGGAGACACAATGTTATGGCTCGCCATCTATTTAAGGGCTTTTCTACTATTCCAAACGGCGATAATGTTACCAACCGCAATTGGACATTATACGACCTGGAACTCGTAAAACGCGACCTTCTTAATCACTTTCACACCCGTCGCGGTGAACGTGCGATGATGCCAACATTTGGCTGCCAGATTTGGGACTTGCTTTTCGAACCACATACTGAAGCAAACATTGAACTGATTGTTGAGGAAGCCCGCCGTGTTGTGGAATCCGACAGTCGTGTTCGCGTTCAAACGCTAAATGTAACAGAGGTCTCCCATGGCCTCGTTGTTAGCTTCGTTTTGTATTTTGAGCCTTGGGGCGTTTACGAGAATTTTAGCGTGGAGTTTGATAAGCGAACTCTAGAAGGGATGACAAACTAATGAGTTCCACACAACGACAGAGCGAACTGTTCGCGGGTCAGGATTGGACCGCCATTTATAAGGCGTTTGCCGAAGTAAACTTGAATGCGTTTGACTTCGACACCATCCGTAACTCGATGAAGGAATACATTCAGCGCAACTATCCCGAAGACTTTAACGACTGGATTGAATCTTCCGAGTTTGTTGCGGTTCTTGATTTGATGGCATACTTGGGCCAGTCGCTGGCCTTTCGTATGGATATCAACGCACGCGAAAACTTTCTAGACGTTGCTCGTAGCCGCGAAAGTATTTTGCGTTTGACTCGTGCGCTTTCCTATAGCCCGCGTCGTAATTATCCAGCTCGTGGTCTTGTCAAGCTAACGGAAATCCGCGCAAGCCAAGACATCATTGATTCCTCTGGAACAAATCTAAATAACGTGGTTGTGCTTTGGGATGATCCAAATAATCCAAATTGGTTTGAACAGTTTATCCTTATTCTCAACGCATCGTTGATCCAAACCAATCCTTTTGGAACACCATTGAAAACCGCAAGCATTAGCGGCGTAAACACTCAGTTGTATCGTATGGAAAACATCCCATTCACTATGGGTAACATTCCATTCTCTTCCTCAATCGGTGGTGTCAACTACAACTTTGATTTGGTTAATGTGGACTTTTCCACGCAACGCGGATTTTTTGAACGTGCGCCAAATCCACAAAACAGCTTCCACATTATCTACCGCAACGACGGCAATGGCAACAACTCAAAGGACACTGGTTTCTTCCTGATGTTCAAACAGGGTTCTCTGCAAAACAGAGACATTGCAATCATTGAGCCAATTGAAAACCGCGTTATAGATATTGAAGTTCCAAATATTAACGACATTGACGTATGGCTACAAACGGTTAACGATGATGGCACAGTGGTTATGGATTGGGATCGCGTTGGTTTTGTTCCATCCGACGATATTACCAAGATTGTAATGACTGGTGAGAACATTTCCTACAACTCGCTTGCTACGGAAGTTCGTGACATTTACCAAGTTATCACTCGCGACAACGACACCGTAAGCTTGCGCTTTGGTGATGGTCGCTTTGGTACTATTCCAATGGGTAACGTTCGTTTCTTCTTCCGACAATCCGCTGGCACTTCGCTTGCAATCCGTCCAGAAGACATGCGGAACGTTGCCATTAGCTTGCCGTACACCACAACGAAGCAAACAACTGCAACAGTCGTGTTGAGCTTCTCTCTTCAAGAGACTGTAATCAATGCGGCTCCTGCGGAAACAAACGATGAAATTCGCCGTCGTGCCGCTGGTATGTATGCGACACAGGGTCGTATGGTTAGCGGTGAAGACTACAACAACTTCCCTGCGTCCAACAACTTGGCGCTCAAAATCAAGAGCATCAATCGCGTTTACTCGGGTCACAGTCGCTTTATCGACCTTAACGATCCAACCGGCACTTACCAAAGCACCAACGTGTTTTCGGATGATGGATGCTTGTATCGTGAGGAAAATTATTCCTATGATGAAATCCCATTGAGCTCCAACTTCTCGATCCAAGAGATGATCACGGAAAAGATTATCCCTTCGATTCAGTCGGTTGAAATGCGCGACTTCCTATATCAGGATTGGTTGGAAAAGACTGGCAACGGCACTTACAACTTTACGTTCAGTGGAACACCAACAATTTGGCAGCAAAGCAGCAATAGCATCTACTCCTCTACTGGACGTTTTGCTCGTACAGCGGTCCTACCCGACACCACTGAACAGTGGGATGAAGCTGCAATTGTTCTTGGCATACATGCTCCTGAAACATCCGTTGAACGCTTTATCAGCCAAGGCGCGCTTGTAAAGTTTAAGAAGGCTGGCTGGGTTACAATCAACAATGTTGAAGGTACTGGCGCGGCGTTTTTGAATTCCAATGAAGGTCCGGTACGTTTGAATGAAGTTGTAGGAACAGGCGATTCTGTTATCCGTTTGCTTCCAACCATTCGTCGCGAACTCTCAGTAAGCGAGTACGAACAGCTTACTCAGTTGATTTCGTCCAAGCGCACGTTTGGTATTGGCTGGAACTTTATTGAACGTAAATGGTACTTTGTTGATTCCGCACGTATGAACCTTAGCGGCGCGTATGACTTTGAAACAAAGGAATCCACAAGTGATGCTTCCTGGGTTATCAAGTGTGAGTACAGCCCGTTGAACTGGCGCATTACCGCACGCGGTCTCCGCTACGTGTTTGAATCAATGGAAGACGTTAAGTTCTTCTTTGTAAACCGTTACCGCAGCATTGATCCCAACACGGGTAAAGTTGGTACTGACCACGTAAACATTTTGAGCTCCAACACTTCTCCAAATGTGATCAACTCCATCGACTGGTTGCCACAAAAGCGATACTATGTGGGTGATATTATAAGCCTGCGTGACACCTATAATGGTGCAGACGTTGTTGCTTATTACGAGTGCATTCTCGACCACACCGCAGGCGTACAGTTTGAAGCAACACGCGCGGATTTGGATCTTTCCGGTGAAACTCCAAAGCCCGTATTGATTCAATATTGGCGCCCGGCAAGTCCTGGTCTGATTAAGGACGTAGTGTGGGATATTGAGAACACTTACACTTACGACGATGGTTATATGGAACCACGCCGCATCAAGATTACATTCTCTGATGCAGACGTTGACGGTCAGCCCGATAATCCGGAAAGCTTCAACGATATCACAGGCAAGGGTGAATGGGTATTCCATCAGCGTGTAACAGATACGTTTGGCTATTCCTCTTATAAAATTATAAATGGTATCAAGGCGTTGCCTTATGGTGCGGCTCTTCCAGTGTTGCAACCAAATGAAGTCATTTACATCTATGAGGATGATCAACGCACAGGCACATTCTACCGTAACCTAATGGGTATTGCTGCGGTTCCTGTTATTGGTCGCACAAAGGAAATTGCACCACTTGCTGACCAAAGCGAATATGCGGCTGCAAAGGGTCGTATGAACCTAAAGTTCCAGTGGAAGCATTATGCGCCAGTGGATCATCGTATTGATCCAGCAATCTCTAACATCATCGATATCTTCGTGCTTACACGTGAGTACGACACGATGATGAAGACTTGGTACAAGAACGGTTCCAACATTAACTTGCTGCCAGAGCCAACAAGCGAACTTCAACTCCGTAACAGCTATTCGGAACTTGAGGAATTCAAAATGTTCTCTGACCAGATTAGCTGGCGCCCAGTCAAATACAAGTTGCTGTTTGGTAAAAGCGCAGCCAATGAACTACAAGCAAAGTTCAAGGTTGTTAAACTTCCAAACACCACAATCAGCGATGGCGAAATCAAGTCTCGTGTCATCCAGGCAGTGCAAAATTTCTTCGATGTAAATAGCTGGGACTTTGGTGAAACATTCTACTTCACGGAACTTGCGGGTTACTTGCACAATGTTCTTTCCACTGCAATCAGTTCGATTGTGTTGGTTCCATTGAAAGAATCGCAAAGCTTTGGTGAATTGTTTGAGGTTCGTTGTAACCCAGACGAAATGTTCTTCCCAACAGCCAGTGTAAATGACGTAGAAATTATTCCAGCGAATACTCCTACAAGCTTGAGGATCAAATAATGGCAGACAAGCCCGGTAACCGCAATCAAATCAACGGCTCTTATCGCTTTCGTGGTGATAACATTGACAAAGCCAAGTTTGACAAGCGCCGTGTTATCAAGCTACTTCCAGGTGTAAACCAAACAGAAACCCTACAGAAGTTCTTTGGAGCTACTGCGGATCATTTGTTTGAACCTGGGCAAAGCAAGCCACTAAACGGCTATATTGGTCGTTCGGTAAGCTATGCTGAGAATGAGACAAACTATTACCTAAACGAGGAAACGCTTGAGCGCAGCTTTTATCAATTGGAACCTTCGATGGTTTCCATTGATGAAACAGGTGAAAATCGTGCCTTGTTGTTTTATGATGATCTCATCAATAACCTGCGTTTCCAAGGTGGTATTGTTAACAACCATCACCGCTTGTTCTCACAGGATTATTTCAGCTGGGCCCCAAGCATTGATCTAGACAAGTTCCTAAACTACCGCGAATATTGCTGGGTTCCTGAAGGACCAACCCCAGTTGAAATTCGTGGTCACGCTGCCCAGTACGTGGCTGATGGCGCGGTTCGCGTTTACGACTTGACTACAAAATATCCTGCTCCGGTACTTGCTGCTCAAGTCAACGTAACTGTTGATGGCATCGAAGTTCCATTTACCTATAACGCCACAGCCAAGCAAGTAACCCTGCAAACAACACCGGTTAAGGGTGCGCTTGTAAAGGTATACACCGCTGTTAGCGTGCAAAAGGATATTGTTGGTCAACCAACATTTGCTTTTGAAAACGACGTTAAGCTGGAATCTAATCTTCGCATTGTTGTTCGCAACGATAAAGAAAACTCGCAGATTGGCAAGGTGTTTGTTGTTGAAGCTGTTGGCGAAGGCATTCTGCTTATCGAAGATGCTGATCCGGATTTGGGTTTGAAGAAAGACTATATCGTAATGCAGCGCGGTGCATCCGACGGCAACGATTGGTCCACAAAAAACCGTTGGTTCCACAAGAGCCTACTAAAGGGTTATTCCAAAGAAAACTTGAAGAACATTCAAGCTCGTCGTCCTATCGTTGAGTTTGTTCGCAACATTCAGTTGTTCAACTTTGGTACATCCAAGCGCAAAGCTGTAAATCTTGTCTCGCATAGTGCACCAGACTTCTTTGGTGCAGTTAACGGACAGATCAATTCCACAAAGCGCATTGATGGTGTAATTTTGAACCGCGCTTGGATTGAAGCCAATGGCATCAATGGCGTTGTTCGTATTCTTGTTGTCAATGACGAAGACCCACGTATCAACAACCGCGTTTACCGTGTAAGCTTTAACGCAACAACCGACAAGATGAAAGTCACGTTGGTTGCTGATGGTGCTGATGTTTCGGGTGCACCAGTAATTGGTGAATCAGTTGATGTTCTTGCAGGTGCAAGCCTTGGTATAATGAACCTTTACTGGACTGGTGAAACTTGGAAAACATCGCAGCGTAAGACTTCGACAAACCAGTTCCCACTGTTTAACCTATTCGACGCAAATGGCGTTGAGCTAAACGATGTTGGTATCTATCCCAACAGCACGTTTGAAGGTTGCCGCTTGTTTGGTTATCGTGAAGATACCACGCTAAGCCGCGCAGTTGATCGTGAGCTTGGTATTCGTTTGGTTCACGACAACAAGGGTGAGATTCAGTTCGAAAACTATTTGGCAACATTCAACGGCATTTACAAAATTGGCGTTGATGAGTTTGACCTACCATCTCAGCGTTTCTACAAAATCCAACGCAATGGCGAAACAATCCAAACCAATGACTGGTATGCAGTTGCAAAGCCAAGCCGTCAAATGGTTGTTGATAAGATTGTTGCAACAAACGATTACCACTTGTTCAGCGCAAGCCAAGAACCAGTTGAACCAGTTGCTGAAAACCTACAGGTACTATTCAACAATACAGTGCTGAAAAACGGCGAAGACTTTATTCGTCGTAACAATCAGATCCTGTTGATGGAATCCAATCCGGGCGATCACATTGAGATCCGCACGTTCAACCCATCAAACAAGCCAATGAACACAACGGGTCAGTATGAGATTCCGTTGAACTTGCAGGCAAACCCAAAGTGGGAACAAGTAACATACGCGACATGGGGTGAACTACAAAGCCAATTCATTGGTATCATCCGTTCGCAAGCTGGCTTTGTTGGTCAGGAACATTCTGCGAATAACTGGAAAGATATTCCACACGACTTGAGCCTAGGTAAGTTTATTGTCTCGCACACTGCGCCATTGCTTCGCACGATGTTGTTGAATTCTATTAAGGATATCGACTTTATCAAAAGCGTTGCCTACGCACAAGACGAATACGCACGTTTCCGTGGCAAGTTCGACCAGAAGATCAACGAGTATATGATCTCCAATCGTCTCGGAGCTAATGCAACTCCAGCGCAGTGGGTTGAATCGGCTCTCGTGGATATTGCCAAGGGCTTTACACACGACTTCCCATTCTTCCACTCCCGTATGTGCGTGGCTGAGGGTAGCTCTGCTCGTTACTTTATCCCACCAACACCAAGCTTCTTGGGTATCTACCCAATTCAAGAGCCACGTGTTTATGTGGAGCCAATCAACGGCAAACAATTTATCATCGGCCACGATGGTTCAAGTTTCCCATTCTACGAAGACATTCGTGACGATGTAACGTTGGAACTTGAGCGCCGCATCTATGCAAGCGCACCCGACTTTATCCGCACACACGAAGAAGGATACTTCGACGACAAGGCTTTGGTTTCCAACAAGTTCTACTCGGGTGAATATTCGGCTGCTGAAATGGCAACCATCCTACGCCCAATGTTTGAAAAGTGGAGCGTAAGCTTTGGTATTGATTACCGCATCAACGACACATTTAATGCAAATGATCCATTTACATGGAACTGGCGTTCGTGCGTGGACAAGGACAACCGTCCGCTTCCAGGTCACTGGAGAGGCATCTACAACTACTTCTATGGCACTGATCGTCCACACACTCATCCTTGGGAAATGTTGGGCTTTGAATACATGCCATCGTGGTGGGTTGCACGTTATGGTACGGCTCCTTATGGCTCGGGCAATATTCCGCTATGGCGTGATCTGCAAGCGGGTAAAATTGCTGAAGGTCCTCGTGCGGGCACTTACACTCGTTATGCAAAGCCAAATCTTCTAAACTGGTTGCCAGTGGATGATCAAGGCACGCTATTGGATCCACTTGCTGCTCGCATCACCAATGTTCCACCTCGTATGGTTAAGGCTTCTGAGGAATGGGTATGGGGTGATGGTGCACCTGCTGAAGCCGCATGGAAGCAAAGCTTCTGGTATCCGTTTGCACTGGCGCAAGCCTGCTATTTGATGAAGCCACCTCACTTTGTTGAAACAACTTGGGATATCGAACGTAACTTGGAACGTGAAGCAAACCGCGGCTATGGTTTCCCATATGCTGAGGAAACACTTCACACCGAAGTTCAGTTCGATGGCACGATCGCTTACAAGCATGGTTCGCAACAGTGGGTTGTCGACTACTTGAAGAGCAAGAACAAGAACATCAAGGAAAACCTTGGTGACTTGATTCGCGGTCTTGATGTAAAGCTCGCTTACAAAGTTGGTGGCTTTACAGAGTCGAGCAGCCTGTATGTGGTGTCCGATAACATCGATCGTCTTCCACCCGAAGATGTCGCGGTTGAACTCTATAAGAGCCCAAGCATTCGTGAAGAATTCCAAGGTGGTATTCTTGTTCGTAAGGATCCAAATGGCTTTAAGGTATTTGGATATGACATCTTGGATCCAGTATTCAAGATCATTCCAAGTGAGCCATCAGGCCGTTCGATCAGCATTAGCGCGGGCAACAGCAACCGTGTTCGTATTCCAAACTGGAAGCCAAATTCCTATTATGGAATCAACACCACTGTTCGTTACATCGACAAGTATTACCGTGCAATTCGCGCACACACCAGCTCACGCAATTTTGAAGCTAATTACTGGCTTGAAGTTGCACGCCCAGCTGGCGCGGATATGGCTGCGGTATCCTATTACATGGATGCAAAGAACGACACCATTGTTGAGCGTGTTCCTTATGGTTCGTTAATCCGTACGCCACAGGAAATGGCAACATTTATCAGTGGTTACTCTCGTTATTTGGAATCTCGTGGTTGGACGTTTAATGGTGTGGCCAGCGACGAAAGCTCCATTTACGATTGGAAGCTAAGCCTCAAGGACTTTCTAGCTTGGGCACAAAAGAGTGAAACCAAAGACGGTGACATGATTTCGCTGATTCCAAACAGCGGCGAAATCCAGTTCAACACGGATCACGGTAACGTTGAGCCAATCGAACAAATCGTTAATGGTGTTTACTCGATCCTAGACAAGCTGGGCAATCCAGTAAAAGCCTACAACACCAACGTTATTCGTGAGGATGGTTCGGTAGTCGTACAGACCCGTAGTGGTCAGGAAATGTATGCGTGCCGCCTACACATTAGCGAAATCGAACATGTTATCGTTATCAACAACACAACGATTTTCGGTGACATTGTTTACTCGCCATTGTTCAACATCCGTCAAGATCGTTTGCGTTTGCAGGGCTTTAAGACACGTGGCTGGAAGGGTCGCGTGGATGCACCAGGCTTCCTCGTAAATGGAAACAAGCTAACCGTTAACTTTGAAAAAGCTGCCGATGACTTCCGTCGCCTATTCGATGTTGAGTCGATTGAAAACAGCAACCTCAAGGATCGCGCACGCGCTAACTTTGGCTACCAGGAAAAGGAATACCTAAGCAACTTGTTGATGACTCCAACGAATCAGTTCGAGTTCCATCAGGGTATGATCCAGCAGAAGGGAACGATCTCTTCTATGCGCAAATTGTTCCGCAGCAAGTTCGTTCGCCACAATGATGGTCTAAACGTTCTTGAAGAGTGGGGCTTCCGTATTGGCGAATATGGTGCAAGCGAAATCCGTCCTTCGATGGACTTCCTAATCAAGCAGGGCGACTTTAAGAACTCGCCGCAAATGTTCCAATTCAACGGCTCTGGTCAGGGTGGTTGGGACTTGCGTTTGGCTTGGGATTCCGATCACTGGGATTACTTGAAGAACGTTGAAACTGTTCGTGCCCGTTATAGCATCAAGGGTCTAAAGAAGATCATGATGACAAATACTGGTGCGGGTTATACGGAAGTTCCATCCGTACGCGTCGTAGGAGACACTTCAGGAGCGTCCCTCCGCGCGATTCTTGATTGGAAAGCATCTGGTATTGAGGAAGTCAAAGTCGTACGTGGTGGCACTGGGTTCTTTGAGGGTGACGTAGTGGAATTCGATGGCACCGGTGTAGGTGCTGCCGCTATTGTTAGCTCGGTGGATTATGGTTCATCCAAGATCGCATCCGTTTATGTAACAGTGGACAATGGTTCTTCTGTTGCTGGCTCCGGTTATAAGGTTGGACAGGAACTCAAGTTCAACGGCGGCAATGGCAACGGTAAAGCTCGCATCACTGAAGTTGATGCTAATGGTGCTATCGTTAAGTTGGAAGTTTCCAACCCAGGCGCTGGTTACGACGGTACGTTTGATACTGTATTCCCAGACTTCAACTTTACTGCATTGGGTCGTATTGGTATGAGCGTAACTGGTGGTCGTGTAAATGCGATCACAGTAACAAGCAAGGGTCAGAATTATGATCCTGCAACTGCCGCACGTTTTACAGGCACTGGTAAGAATGCCGTTGTAAGCATCCGCGTTGGTGGTGGTTCAATCCAGGGTATCGAAGTTCTAAACCGCGGTGGGGGTTTTGAAACTGCGCCACAAATTGAAATCCTAGGCGGTGGAGCTCCAACAGTTCCAGCGGTTGCGGTTGCTGTGGTGCAAGATACTATGGCACCGGGTCAGGTTGAAATCGCACGCTTTAAGCGTCTTGAAGGTATTATCCTCAAGTCGTTTACAGTTCGTTGCACAAACCCATTCAATGGTGTTCAGCCACAACTTACAATCGGCGATATCGACAACAATGCGCGTTATGTTGGTCCAATTAACTTGGCAACAGAAAGCTCCAAAACTTATGTGATGGATGATGGCGTGCAAATTGCAAATAGTGCGCTTGATGTTACCGCGTTTATCACAAACGCACAGGACAGTGGCAACCTAGAAATCCTGTTCACGTTCGAGTACACACCAAACTATTACTCCGGCTTGTTCATCGATTCCGAAGAAGATCAAAGCACCAAGATCATCGACTTGTTCAACAACGAGACCGGTGAGTTTATGGCAAAGGATCCTCGCTGGGTATGGCGCCACACTACAGTTAACCCAGACTGGCCAGTTATCGACGTTAAGGCAAAAGCCAAGGGTAACTTGCCATCAGCGGGTTATGTTCACTTGGATGACATTCAGTGGACTGCACCAACAAGCTCAAGCTTTAACGGTTTGTACCGTCGTGTACAAAAGGAAGAGCCAGCAAGTGCGATCACCAACACCGTAACAATCAAGTACGCGGAAGCTTCCACAAGCGTGCGTCGTATCAACATTGTTCCAAATCTAAGCCAGGGTCGTTACCGCATTAAGAACTTTGTGGTAGCTGTGAATGAAGCGTTTCCGTTGACTCTCACAAACGATCCAGAAGTTCAGATCAGCATTGGTACAATGGGCGAACCTGAAAAGTTTATGCCAAAGACAGCCGTTGGTACGGATCGCCTACAAACGTATACGCACCAAGTATTTGAATACCTCACAAGTAAGCTCAATGATGAGAATGCAATCTACGTATTTGTAAACCAAGCAACTGGTCTTTCAGTTGCACCGGGTTCGCTAAGCGTGACCGCAAACATTGAGTTGATTGGTGAGATTGTTCTTCCAGGCGATCGTGCATGGGTTTATGATACTGGATATGGTGACTGGAATGTTTACCGTCTTGGTGACACCGGCGCAAACATTTTGATGACTCGTCCACAAAGCTTCTCCACACAGGGAACTGTGGTTGCAACGAACAAGAACATGTTCGAAACACTTGACATCGAACACAACTTCCAAGAACCACGTCCTGAAACAGTTGCGTTGAACCCAACATTTGCGTTGGACATTGAGCAAGCCGAAACTCGCATGAGCAAGGTTATTCTCGATGGCATCCTACCCGACAACAACACAACCGAAATGCTCTTGAACACTTACAAGGCAAAGTTCAAGAACTCGGCTAAGATTTTTGTTGATGCTGGTGCGACACTTCGCAACAATGGTTCTGCAATCGTACAGATTCCAATCATGGACTTGTGGGCAGACTCGGGCATTGTGATCAACAAAATCACAGCCAGTGTTGTTCGTCCATTCGGATATCCAACAGGTCAGAACCCAACAATTACAATTGGCACACTTACTGATCACGACGCCTTTATTGGCGCAGTCAACAGCAAGACAGCTTTCCGTAATGTAAAGGGTACTCCAAATCGTCCGCTGTTCTCTTATGCAAATCCAATCACCGTAAACGTTTACGATGATGAGATTCGTTTGAACGAAGATGATTCAACCGCAAGCGTTCGTATGCTTCGCTCGGGTAACGTGTTTGTTACACCAACAGCAATCAAGGTAACAAATGCGGGTTGGGGTTACACGGATACGAGCAATCCAAAGATCACCGTACTTGGTCCAACTGGCGTTAAGGCACGTGCTGAAATCGTTGGTACTGTTGTGGGTTACGCTGTAACAAATGCAGGTACTGGTTATACAAGCGCGCCAACAATTACAGTTGTCGGCGGTGGTGGCACTGGTGCACAAGGTCGTGCTGTTATCAGCAATGGTCAGCTCGCTGGCGTTGAAATCCCAGGCGCAGGTACAGGTTCTGCCGCAACAGCAAACCTTAATGCGGGTGAAGTCGGTGGTATCTCTGGTCTACAGGGTGGTTCTGGTTGGGAAATGCTTCCAATCGTAACACTTGAAGGTGGCAATCCAAAGGAACATGCTGCGATTAAGGTTGAGATGAGCAACGGCACAATTAATGCTTTGCTTCTCGACTATAAGGGTCAAGGCTACACAAGCGCACCTACAGTTAAGTTTAACCCATGGACTGGTGAGAACTACACTTATGCGCCTCGCGTTATCGTAAGCGGTGGTGGAGGTCAAGGTGCAACTGTTGAGCCAATCATGCTTTGGACAGTTAAGGCCATTACAATCACAGAATGGGGCAAGTGCTCGTGGATTGGTAATGACGCACTGGTAACGGTTGAAGCCGCAGCCGGTGGCGCGCCTGCACAAGCTGTATTGGAATTCTCGCCAACACAATTGGAACCAACAAAGATCCAACAGTGGCGTCATCGTGTTGTTGCTCCGGCAACTCATCCAGATGTCAACAAGTGGGTATACGAGTCTACACCAATTGAGTTCCCTGCACCAAATGGTACAAACGCACCTGACTTCTACTTGCAAAGCCTACAGTTGCCAATCTCAAGCATCGACGAAAAGACAACTTACGAGATTGAGATTCCTGAGTTTGTAATGGATGCCACAACTGGTGATGCCACAGCAACAAAGAATGTTGTCAACGGTATCATTGGTACATCCACAAAGAGCATTATCGAAGTCTACAACACAGTTGCTGGTAACAGAGACATTGACTTGAAGGTTGCTGGAACTTTGCCTCCGTTCTACTTGAACGAGCGCATTGGCGCCGACAATAAGATGGTTGCTTTCTACAACAGCGACGGTGTAAGTGATGGTCTTCTAACACTGGTTGTTGATTACCACTACACCAACGGCTTTGAGCTATTTGACGCCAACGACAACCCTGTACGTACGAACATTACAGGTGCTGGCGGAGATATCTTTGCTTGGAACTCCGTGCGCTTTGACAACAATGAAGGTCAAGACAATAAGAGCCTCCTCCCAGTTGATGGCTGGAAGATTGGCGATCGTATCCTCTTGGATGATGGTCGCTCCAAGCTTGAGCGTGCTGTGGAATGGACCGCTGGTGACCACTACAAGTATCACGAAATGGTATCCCGTGACGGAACAGTTTATCGTGCAATTCAAACCGGTAACGGCTTGGAAGCAACAATTGCTCCGCTAAAGGATAATGATCAGGGTATATTGGATCGTCCAGTTGTTCTCAGCCGTGGCACACTCTACACGCATGAGCCAACCGCAACAATTATCGGTGATGGTGTTGATGCAGAAGCTCGCGTAACATTGGCGCCAACGAAGATCTACAAGATCAAGGTTCTCAACCCAGACACAAACGCCGACTATACAGGTAGTGAAAAGGTTTTGATCACACCAAAGAATCTTTCTGGTAAGGCCGCAGAGGCTCGCATCAGCAAGGTTGAAAATGGTGCGATCAAGGAAATCACAGTGTTGGAGCCAGGTTGGGGTTATGACGCAGCACCAATCGTAACAATCGCAAATGATAAGAGCACCGCACCAGTTCAGATGGAATGCGTGATGGTTCCTGCTCGTATCAAAGACATTGTTATGGAAAATCGTGGTTCCGGTTACACAACGGCTTCGATCAGCTTTACCCGTCATGATGTAACTGTGGAAACATTTGTTGATCAAGAATGGGAAGTAGCATTTGAAGCAGAAGCTGGCTGGCGCGTACTCGAACGCTTCGAAGGCGCTGATGGCGATGAGTGGCAGGATATCCGAGTAGAAACACTAAAGATCGATACTTCAATGATCGAGTCCGCAGTGATCTACGATATCAACACAAGCGAAACCCTACAAACGCTACAGTTGTACGATCCATTCAAGGGTTACATTCCAGGAGCTGCAAAGAAGGAAATCTCCTACATCCTGGAATACGATCCAGCAATCTACTCGAATGGTCCACTTGCAAAGAGCACGAGCAGCAACGAAAAGCTTTGGGACTCTGCAAAGATTGGTGATTTGTGGTGGGATATTTCCACTACTCGTTACTTGGACTACGAGATCGGTGATACCGATTACAAGTGGAAGAACTGGGGCAAGCTTGCACCGGGTGTTACAATCGACATTTACGAATGGACACGTTCCACAGTTCAGCCGGCTCTATGGCAGGGTGAAGTAGAACGCAAGCGTGGTGTTGCGGTTGAATCCGACGAGCATAAGCCAACAGGTACGGTTAAGGGCATCAATGGCCAGCCAAACTGGGTTGAGCGTCAAGAGTTCAACAAGGTTCTCGGTCGTAACGAAACTGTTTATTACTTCTGGGTTAAGAACGCAGCGACACTTCCAAAGCGTCCTGATCGTTCGCTAACTGCAACACAAGTCGCAGCTATCATCCAGGATCCAAATGGTTCGGATATTCCTTGGTTCTCTATTGTTGACACCAACAAGGTTGTTGTGGGTGGCGCAAAGGCTTACGTAAACGATCATAGCAGCTCGCTAAAGATTGAGTGGAAGCGTTCCAAGAATGATGGCGTTGTTCACAAGCAATGGAAACTGCTTCGTGAAAACGACGAACGCAACAACATCGACGACAGCCTGTGGAACAAGATGCGCGACTCTCTCGTGGGTTGGGATAGCTCCACAACTCGCAAGGTGTTTACTGCAAATCTCGTAACAGAGCTTAACGGTGCTTCCACAAGCTTTACAGTTGATGATGCCACAGGCTTTGAACCATCGGGTGAAGTTAAGATTGGTGACTACTGGATCCAATACGAATATCTCAATGGCAACACTTTTACTGGCTTGACCAGCGTTGGTTCGCTACGTTATGGTACTGGTACAAAGATCAGCCAAACCCGTGCAATTGAAACATTCCGTAAGGTTCCGGATCAATGGCTTAACGATCGTGAGCGTTATGGCGCACTAACTCGTCCAGCACAGACTTGGTTCCGTGCTGACACAGACGCTTATGGCTTCCTCATCCCAGGTCGTGCCGCACGCAAGACATTCGTTAACACACTTAACGAGATTTTTGCAGCGGAACCATTCCTAGATACACGTTATGAATGGCGCCAAATCTTCGAAGCTGAAGAGCCAATGCCGGATGCAAACTCCTACTTTGTGGAAGTTCCAGATGAGTATGAGCGTGACAACCTAAGCGCGGCTGGTGCAATCAAGGCTGGTCAAAAGGTACTCATGTTGGGTACGCCAAACACAAACGGTTTGTGGACACTTTGGATCTACTTGCCAGATGATCCCGCAGCAATTGCAAGCGGCTTTGTCCTTTATAAGGCTCAGCGTTATCGTTTCCGTGAGGGTGAACTTTGGACCGCTGTTGATTGGTATGACACGGGTTGGAGCACCAACGACTATCCGGTTAAGCGTTATCCAACAATTGCAGATCGTGACGCTGACAAGCAATTGATCAACGACGACAGCCTAATCCGTGGTACGCTTATCCAAGTTGATGCACAAAGCGCAACTGACAATCGTTGGGCTTGGTATATCTACAAGGGTGGCAGCTGGATCCAAGTTGCAAAGGAAAAGTCGACAATTCGTTTGAACGACAATTTCTACGCAAAAGACAAGATGGTCTACGGCTTTAAGGATTACAAGGTTGGTAGCTCAAAGAAGCGTGATGGTTCTTGGGAAATCCAAGTTCTCCTCACACAACTTCGCACCAAGCTACTAACTTCGTTGGAGCGTAACAAGTTGTTCTTCTCCATGGTAAAGACTGCGATCTCCCAGCATTCCTACACGGACTGGGCATTTAAAACATCGTTCCTTTACATGGCTGGTTACAACGAACAGCTTTCACAGAGCCCAATCGTGTTTAAGGATCAAATCGACAATATCCTAAGCTACATCAATGATGTAAAGCCATACCACGTAAAGGTTCGTGACTTTGTTCGTCGACTAAGCCCGCCAATGGAACACGTTAACTTGCAAATCACAGACTTCGACAAGCCAATGTGGTACGATGAAGCCCTAGGCAAGTATCGCAAGCTTGACGTTACCAACGCACAGGACGTTCTCATCATGCAGAACGATCCACAGTTGCATTGGTGGTTGGATAATTACAAGAAGACAAACACCAACTTGAATCAGTGGGATGATAACTGGAACCCAGTTCGTCGTCCACAAATCAAGATCCTGTTTGACCGTGTTTCTTGTACTCCAATCGCAGGTTGGGCACAACCAGAAGTTCCGTGGGATGGTAACGAACAACGTTGGGTTCACAACGAATACACTCGTACGTTTGCGCAACTCGAACAGATGTATCGTGTACCAGGTCAGACCTACGCACAACACGTGGTAGAAAACATTATCGCACGCGACACACTTGCACGCGATTCTGCTGCGGCTGTGAACAAGGGATTGCCTGCTTTGCTAAACTCAGGCGATGTTGTTTACGTAAAAAGCGATGAAGAAAAGGAAAAGGCAACCTTCATGTGGAATGGTGCGTCTTGGCTCCAGTTCTACAACGTGCATTGGGATATGAACGTAGCGGGTGGTCTTGCCGATCGTATTGATGCCCACTATGAACCATCCGCAACAATGCGCCGTAAGCAGTTGGATGTTCTCATTCGCGGCTGTGACTTCCGTGGTACAGTTGTTGAAGGTGGCGCAAGCATGAGCACAGGTATCTGGGACATGTTTGCTTGGGACGCTAAGACTGGTTTCGACAACGAATACGACTTCTACGTTGGTCATGATTTGGACATTAATCCAGTAAGCATGGATCTCCAAGTTGATTTTGATGAAGGCAAAGTTGTTGAAAATGGCAAGATTGTTAATCGTGGAACTTACGGTGAGCTTATTGACCTTGAAGGTGGCGAGCTAATTCAGCCATGGTTCGAAGGAGGCCATCCGGACGAGCGTGTAAGCTTGCGTGTTCGTGATCCGCTAATGATCACAGTTTATCGCGCAACCGACGCACATATCCGTCAGGTGTTTGCAAACCGCGTTCAGTTCGAGGGCGCACAAGCCGACAACGTAACGGTTCGTTTGAATGGTGCATTGGTTAACATCAATGCTGCCGCATACTCGGGCAACGCAGGTAATATGCAGCATGGTCGTCAGCAAACCCTACGCTTCTTCAAGGACTCCATTGAAACTTGGGAAGGCGTATACTTGGAAGAAGACGGCATGACTCTTGCTGAGGAATTGGATCCAGCTGCTCGCACAATGCGTATCAGTGTTCCAGGTACTCTTGCACTGCATGATCCGGCTAATCCTGATATCACATTGCTACGTGAAAAGCTCGCGCTAAGCGTGGACTTGGATCTAAGCAAGCCAATCAAGGCTGGTAAGGTTCGTAAGAATGGTTTGTTGAAGAGCTTTGGTCTTGATGAATTGTTGGCTGGTAAAACAGACAATCAAACAATCAACACAGAGCTTGAAGCACACTTCAATATGATCCTAAGCCGTTATGTTACTGGTGTAATCTGGTTGGGTACTGAGCGTATCTCATACACGGATATTCAACACATTGAAGGTGATGTTTACGAACTATCCGGTCTAACTCGTGGTACTGGTGGTACTTCTCGTGCAACACAGACATTTGTTGGCTCCAAGGTATTCGACGGTTCCGTATTGCACGCGCTGATGACATTTAACACGACCAATATGCGAGCACATTCTCAGATTGATTACTCTAAGAATTGGCAGACATGGAACACCGCAGCAAGCTTGGCTTTGAAGCCAGGTCCTACGGCTTAATAAATACCCTGTTAATTAAGGAGTTAAAAATGAGTGTTGAACCGCTAAAGGATGGCTTGAAGCTTGGCTTTAAAGGTCACCTGATTATCAGGGATAAGGACACGGGTGAAACGCTGTTGGATAAGTCTAACGCGATTCACTTTGAGAACATGAGCGTTGCGGTTGCTGCGGGTCTCGCCGGCCGCCCAAACGGTAATATACATGAAATGCACTTTGGTTCCGGTGGCTCTGCTGTCTCCGGAACCGGTGGCATCACTTACTATCCACCAAATGTGGTTGGCGCTAATGCCGATCTTTACAATCCCACATACTTCAAAGTTGTCAACGATCAAAGCAGCTTGAACACAGATACTTCGAAGAATTTTATCGAAGTTCGCCACCTCGTTGGCACTGTTTATTCGGATATCATTATCACTTGCACATTGGATTATTCCGAGCCAAGTGGTCAGGAAGCATTTGATGATTCCACTGATACCGAAGCCGCTTACATGTTTGATGAAATTGGTTTGAAGACCTATGACCCATCCGGTCCAGGTAATGGTCAACTATTGACTCACGTTATCTTCAATCCAATCCAAAAGTCTTTGAACCGTTTGATTGAAGTTGTCTATACGATCAGAACTACTCTAGTTTAAGTGCTGCTTTTATAGTGCCATAAATACTGAAAATACTACTTTAGGAGTGCTTTATGCCTTATCCAGTCAATCGTACCGACGGCACGTTGTTGACCAATATTCAGGACTATACAAGAGATACAGAAACAACAAGTCTTACTCTTCTTGGTCGTGGCTCGGTTGACTACGGTGAAGCCGTTGCAGAAAACTTTGTTCACATGCTTGAGCATTTTGCCAGCCCAACACCGCCGGCAAATCCTCTACAGGGCCAGACATGGTTCCACACATACGACCCAGGTCCACCAGTTGCCGCAGTAAACAAGCTGAAGGTTTTCGATGGTACTTCTTGGATCAACGTAGGTGGTGCTCAGTCCAGCGTTAACCCACCGGAAAATCCTGAACCAGGTGACCTTTGGTATAACATCGAAAACTCCACAATCTACTATTGGGATGGATTCGATTGGAAGCCTATTGGTGGCCCATACACGGGTCTTGAGCCAGGTACTGATCCTGCTGAAATTCCTGATGATGTTATCATTCCTCCACCGGCTGAACCAACTGAAGGTATGTTTTGGTGGATGCTACCAGAGCGTGTACTTTGGGCCTATGATAGCTCGCTTGCTCAGTTGGGTTCGTTCCCTCCAAAGTATCCACGTGTTGATGGTAGCTTTGTTCCAAACGGTTGGGTTCTAATCGGCCCACAGGGTATGCAGGATCCAAACGATCCAAACGGTGGCTCCTATACGATGATGACAGTCATCGACGCTATTAACCCAACAAACGGCGCTGAGGAAAAGTTTGAAGTTTACCTCACAGTGCTTGATGGCAAGCTTACAACGGTTGCTGTTGGTCGTCTCTGTCAGCTAAAGACTCCTGACATTAATGGTCTTGCTTTTGGTGCATGGGCTGACCCTTATGACACAAACGCAACTCCACTGCTTTTGCAGGCTGGTATCAATACAAACCACGACGCTACAATGATCTTTAACGGTCAGGTGTCGGACTCCTTGCGCTTGAACGGTTTGAACGCTTCGCAGTTCCTACGTTCGGACGTAAACACGGGTCCAATTGTTGATGACGTTGTGTTGGATCTTGGTTCTAAGGATGCTCACTGGTTGCGCTTCTTCTCCAAGTACATCTACGCGGGCGACTCTGATCCAGATGGTGATGCAGACGTTTCCGAAGTAAACATGTTTGGTAAGGCATCCGAAGCTGAAAAGTGCGAGTTTGCTGAAAAGGCCGTTATGTTCAAGGAAGGTAAAAAGCTTACCACTCCTGAAACAGAAGACGTTCTCATCACGTTTACCGACTTGTTCCTAACAGAAGCCAACGAATACGTTGGTACTGCAAAGCTTACACAAGCTGGTAAAGATGCGATTAAGGATATCGCTAAGGATGTAACCGATGACGTTGTGAGCACACTGCCTTCGGGTTCGTTTGTTCCGCTTGATGCGTCCAGTGTTCCAACTGGCAATCACGACATGGGTAACGCGGGTCAACGTTGGGGCACAATTTATGCCAACGTATTTGACGGTGAAGCAACAAAGGCACGTTACGCCGACTTGGCAGAACGTTATGAAGCTGATGAAGTTTATCCAGTTGGTACCCTACTTTCGATTGGTGGCGCTTGTGAAGTAACTGCCACAAATGGTGCTTACGATCACAACTACTTTGGTGTTGTTTCGGAAAATCCAGCTCACTTGATGAACGCTGCCGCTGGTGATGATGCAACTCACCCACCAGTCGCAATGGTAGGTCGTGTATTGGTTCGCATTGTGGGCAAAGTTAAGAAGGGCGATCGTATCGTTCTTTCCGAGTTCCCAGGTATTGCTCGTGCAGCTGAGTCCAACAATCCAAACTTCCTAAACAACTATTTGGTTGTTGGTCGCGCACTTGAGTACAAGGACGACATTGAGGAAGGTCTGGTTCTTTGCGTGGTTCACTCCAAGTAAGACACGCAAATAGTTAACGAATAAGGGCGGCTTAGGTCGCCCTTTTCCAACCAACTTTGACGTTGCTAAGTTGGATGCAAATGTTTAAGTTGGAACAAATCGAGGACACATTATGATTGCTTTGCCTAAGGAAATGTTTGACGTAACGGCGTTTAAAGTTCTCAGCTTTAATCATCCCGTTGATCTCAAACTTCCCTACTATGCGATGGAAATCCCATCGAACATGGCAAACCTGCTTTACCCCGACAACACGTTTATCCTCATTTTGAACAACAATGGCACGTTTAATCGCTCCGAACGTATTGATGCCTTTGAGGGGCTAGTCAACAAGACCAATGCGCTTCGTGAGGCGCAATTCGCCGGCTGGCCGATCAAAGTTGAGGATATGGAAACCTACAACGAAGAACTTCAGCAAGTAACTCAAGCACTTGCTGATGGTTTTGGTGCTCCAGTAAACGCGCATTTGTTTATTGGATTTGAGGAACAAGGAAGCTTTGGCTGGCACACCGATGAAGGTCATGTCGCGTGTTATATGGTAAGCGGCACCAAGCTGATGAAAACTCGTGCAGGCAATTTTGAACTAAATGCGGGTGATTGGATTGTAATGCCAGAAGGGCTGGAGCATTGTGCTCATAACCTTACAGATACAGTGATGATCAGCTTTGGTACTGGCTCACATCGCCCATCAACAAAAGACCCATTGTGGGGCACAAAGAACCCCTCGGTCTTGAAAGATCCTAATGCTTAAACAACTCCACGTATATTTGAAGACTACCGAGACTTGCCAACTTAATTGCGCCCATTGTTTTACCAGCGGTCGGCTAGGTCGTAAAATCTACTTTAATGCGGACAAAACCATTGATTGGTTTAAACGTCTCAAACATGCTCAGCCCCTGCTTCAACACGTAACTGTTGAATTCCACGGTGGTGAACCATTCCTCGCCCCACTCGAAGACATGCGCAAGACTTGGGAACAGTGCAAGGACTTGTTCCCAATGATGAGGTGGTCCGCGTGTACTAACCTGACGTTCAATCTTACGGAAGAGCGTCTACAGTTCATGAAGGATGCTTTCTCCAATACTATTGCCACTTCATGGGATGATGGCATCCGTTTTGAGAACGAAAAGCAGGAAAGCTTGTGGCGACAAAATGTTCGAAAGCTTGTAGCCGAAGGCTTTGATGTTACACTAATGGTTTCTCTCTCGCGCAAAACGATTGAGAAGGAACCAATTGAATTGCTTCGCATGGCAGCAGAGCTTGGCGTCCGCTATATTAGCTTGGAACGTATTACTCCGCATGGCCATGCAAAGGGCAACAGCGATATCTTTCCTAGCAATTTGGAGATGGATGCTTGGTTCTTACGTATGTGGGAACAAAGTGTTGAGCACAAGGCATGGGAGTGGGCTCCTATGAATGTGTTCATGAACGGCATTCTCGAAAAGATCAACAGAGGTTCAACCGGCGGTGTATTTTGCCGTAATTGCGAAACAAAGATGTTTACGTTGAATCCTGATGGTTCCATAGGTGGCTGCCCGAACGATGCCCCTGTAAATAACTACGGTCACTTGGATATGGAGATCAAGGATCTCTTTTACAACCCAGGTCGTATGAAGAAGATTGCATGTGAAGCGTTTCGCAATCCCTCCTGCTACAAGTGCCCAGTGTTTGACATTTGCAACGGCGATTGCCAGCAAGTATTATGGCAGGGAAATGTTTGTGCGAGTCCAAAAAGCATGATCAAGCGACTAAAGGAAGTTGCGGATTATGATCTTTTTGAGAAGTTTTTGCAGGAGAAAGATTAATGGCAAACCCAACAACCGGCAACATCATTTACGCCAAGGAAACTTCTCCCACGGCGTATGATGACATTCTCGGCAAGTTTCGTATGGAGTTCGTACGCAAAACCGAAGGCGTTATCGAGTACCACAAAGACAACGTTCTCGATACAACCAAAGAGTTTTATCGCGTTGGCATTAATGACCAGGACTTGAATCCACAACCCACCGGATTTAACTCCACAGATATGGCAAACGCGGCCACAGCAACACAGGATGGCATTCCCTACTTTATCACCAAGGGTGGTACGGATCTCGCACTTACTGATGTGTTTGGTCCCAACACTACGGTTCTACAAGATGACGGCCAAGTTCCACAAAACGCCGGCGATCGAATTGATGGTCAGCGCAGCTTTTGGGACGTTCAAGGCGGCGGCGGTATTGGACCAGGTGCAGATGCCGCAAGTATCACAACTTCTGTTGCCCATGCTATTGCCGAGCATACGGCAGTTCTTGCTCGTATCCGCAAAGTAACAATTGCCGAGCGTATGGGCACAACTAGCATGGATTGGGAATCCAAAAACTGGCCTGCAACATTTGGTCACAATGGCAAAACTTACACCATTGAAAACAAAGGCGATACGCTGGTAACTTACGAGGAACTTTACACGTTTCCAGTGATCTCAACTAAGACAGGTTTGACCGCACTAGTTGATCCATTCCAATCCGCATTGGATTGGCAGATCTTTGCGCAAACTGTTTTTGGTGATCCGCTTCGCACAAAGGTTGTTGACTCCGGCGGTAACTCCCCTGATGGTCCACAGGAACACGGTGAGTACATCACACAGGATGGTCTAACAACGGTGTTCGCACGTATGCAGGGTGTTTGGGAACAGGCAAAGGATTACGATGCCCGTACATTCATCGATTATTGCCACACATCTTGCCACGCCAGCTGCCACGGAAGTCGCGGTCGTCGATAAGGGAAACCCTATGCTAAACTTGAACACAAAAACACCCGAACAAATCATTGAAACCACTGCACCTATCTCGATGGAGAATTTGCAGTTGGCAATGACTGATCCGGAAATTGCCATTATTATCGACTATGCCAATAGCACATTGCGCGGCAAACAATTGCTCACATACTTGAGTAACTTGGCTCTTCCTTTTGATGTCAAGATTACATCCGAAGTAAGCAAAGACGAACGTTTTGAACTGGTGCGCGAATACATGAGCATGAACGGTCTGCTAGGCGCACCAAGCCTCGTGCTTACTGTGGGTTCAATTCTCACAGCACTCAAGGGCAATGACGACTTTTACAAAGGTCTTCGTAACCCGGTTCTCAACGCCGATGAAATCATCGAGTTTATCAAAGAAAACCAAAAGATGGTTAGCAAGTGGAAGATTGTCATGGACTCCATGATCGTCTACGCGATGAAGGCCAGCAAAAAGTTCCAAGACGCATTTGGTGACCCAAAGCTCAAGTACGAAAACATTGATGACGAAACTGCCATTGGTAAGAACTTCGTACATCTGTTTGATGTTGCGATCTTCATGGAAGAGTTCTTCAAAGTCCCAGGTAACAAGTTCTACTATTTTACCAAGCAGTTTGAAGACTACATGTTTGCCCAGCAGAACCTGTTCTACTATTTCATGAAGCCATCAAACCCATTGCCGGCAAGCTTGGAAAGCATTGGTTCTGACCACTACAACGTGGGTGACCTCATTAAGGAATACGACGAGATTGAGGCTCGTCTAACTGAAGAGTAAAATGGAAAAGCTTGTTTTTGGTGGTGAGGATGTCATTGATATCAGTGACATCGATCCTTCGGTAAAACCGATTGTTCAACTCACCGAAACAGTTCTTGCAAAAAAGCGTAGCTCGCAAGGTGAGATTATCGTCACCTTGTTTGAGCATTGCAATCTATCATGCAAGTTCTGCAACCAAGACCATGACTCCACTTTGGGAATGGACAATATTCGTGGTAAGGCTGCGGATGTTATCAAAGCAATCCAACTGCTAAAGAAGATGCGTAAGGAAACTTTCTCAATCCATTTTATGGGTGGAGAGATTTTTCAAGACTCGTTTGATCAATCCCAATATGTGGAATATTTGAACCTAACACTGGATGTTGCTGAGTTTTGCGAGCAAATGGGTTATCCCGTTGAGTTCGTTTTTATGAGCAATTTGATCCACTTCAACACACAAGCGGTAAAGGGTTTGCTAACGGCGCTGTCAGCGCGAAACCTTAAGGTAATGCTTGGTACCAGCTATGATCCTTCTATGCGATTTTCAGCAAAGGATCTGGCAATCTTCTCACGCAACTTGGAAATCTATAAAGATTATCTGGGTGTTGTGAATGTTATCCTCACTGCGCCAAACATCCGCAAATTCTTGTGCGGCAACACGCCGCATTTCGATTACATTTACGAACACTTTGAAGTGTTCTTCGACTATTACACACCAGAGGCAAATCATGAAATCATGTCTCCAAAAGATCATGAACTACGTGATATGCTTGAGTGGCTCGTTGTTCATTATCCAAAAGTTAATCCAGTATCTGGTTGGATAGAGCACGAAGACAACGCAATGAGTTGTCAAAGCACCTATACGATTCAGCCCGATGGTCGCGCTGGTCGTTGCACGATTCTGTTAAATAATTTTCAGAAAGAGGTCGCCCCAAAAACAGCGGGTGAAATGGAAGGTGAGTTTATCACCAAGATGGATTGCTTGAAATGCGAGTTCTTCTCGCGCTGTGGTTTGGGCTGCTTTCTTCAACAACATTTCAACGGCCCCAACCGTACAATGAACGACTGCTGGATGAAAGACGTTCATCGTAAGATCAGCGAGGTGAAAAGTGTTTGATGATGATCTCAGCTATTTGGAATCTTTTGCTCGCACATTAAGAAGTTATCCAATAGTTGTCGTGCATGTGGATGAACGCACATTGCTGGCAATCTACAAAGAACCCACTGAGCATTTTGTGGGATTAATTCGCAAGAAGCGAAACATTCCTTTTTATCAAGCCTTTGTTGCTCAATTTTATCCCAGTGATACCAACTACACGGGCTTGGGTACTGGTAATAAACTTGTTGAATTCGTGTTTGCTAACCCGGATAAAGTCCGAGCGTTTTCAACCGCAGATGTTTCGGGTCACGAGAACTTTGAAACTGAGTTTCTTCGCGTGCTGAAGGAGACCATAAAATGACTCTACTCAACGCGATGTTTCGTAACGGCGACAACAGCTTGGTTAACGTGCAATGGGAGTTCCTAGATACTCCGCCGGCACGGTCTTGGCGCAATATGTTTGAATACGTGTTGGAGAACCCCAAGAGCAACCCACTCCATTTGACGGATGCAGTGTTCTGCCAAAGCCGTGATGAAGCGAAAGCCCTTTGGGATCAAGTTCGCACGGATCTCATAGGCTTCAATCATATCTATGCAAAGATGCCTTTTGGTAAAGTTAAGGCAGCTCATTGCTCTAAGCTTCTCGAAGAGTTGTTCCAAATGCAAACCAACGGCATGCTTGGTTTGGACCGCACCTATGTGATCAAAGGTGTTGTGGACAATTTGAAGAAGGTAATGTTCTACTTAGACAAAGTTGCCGATACCGAATTCAACAACGGTAACGAAGGTTCCGCTTATGGGCAAATCAACGTTATTCCTGATCCACACTTTGCTATCGAATTCAAGCCCGAGTGGATTGAATACCTAACTATGGATATCGAGCCGGGTACGATGTATGCGGAACTCGTATATACGGGACAAGCGTGGCATCACATCCTACAATTGGGTCAGGTTGAAAATGCTTATGATGCAATTCGCACCAAGCGTTTTGGTCCACCTGCGGCCATGGGTAGTGGATTTGTTGTACCGTTCAATCAAGACGTTGGTGGTGTGGAAGCCGAATTGATTCAGTATTTCTACAACCATCGCGGCGCTCTAAAACACCTTGATTCCACCTTTGATCCCATGTATGCGTTAGCGTGCTCAGGACGTTTGCCAGTGGCCAAGCTAAAGACAAGTTTGGGTGCGATTGGATATGCGGGTTATGAAGACCTTAAGCGAATCAAATCGCTGTTCAAACTGGAGGCGTATGATGACTGAAAATGAAAAGCGAATGCTATTCTATATTAGAGAGATGGGCAAACGTATTGCAGAAGCGCGTGCTGTGAATAATGCAGCGGTAGATAGTTGGATAGCAGATCCAACAACAAAAGTACCAAAGCAAATCGTCCAAGAGTATCGAAAACTACGTTTGGATTTTATTGATGAGCAAGTGATCGTTGCGTTTTCACAGGGCGAAGACATTGTTCTCACCCGATTGCAGGCTGAGGAAAATGGATCTTATCGTAAAACCAACTGAGCTTTGCAACTTCAAATGCACATTCTGCTCCAGCACTAAAATTGCCGCACATTCCGCGCAAATGCTTGATGTTGAAAAGATCTTTGAGTTCCTAAAGCGTTTCCCCAATACAAAGACGATTATCATCAATGGTGGTGACCCACTTATGGTTGCGCCGGGTTGGTACTGGCGTCTTATCGACCATTTGGAAAAGCACGATTACGAAGCTTCCATCAGCTTTACATCCAATCTGTGGCCGTTTCTGCAAAAGCCGCAAAAGTGGGTCGATTTGTTCCGTCACCCACGACTTGGGGTAACAACGAGTTTCAATTATGGACCGGGTCGTGTAAAGGGTGATCTCTCACTTTTTACTGAGGATGATCTTTGGGAAGTTTCCAATGCCATGCTTGAATATGTGGGTTATCGTCCGGATTTTATCTCTGTGGTAACCGACGAGAATGAGCATCTTGCGCTGGACAATGTTCGACTTGCCAAGCGTATGAGTGAAGGAAAACCCGCTGGCAGTTTTGCCGATGGTGTCAAGGTTGGTGTTGAGTGCAAGCTTAATTATGCGATGGCATCCGGTGATATCATTGTTGATCCTCGCACAGGACACCGAATGGGTCAGGCTGGCAACCCTTACTTGCTTGCAAAAGTTTACGCGCTTTATGTTGCAATTCACAAAGAGGGTTTGACACCTTGGGAATTCAACACTAAGCAGATGTCAAAACGCCTAACTGATCGTCCAACAATTTGCCCACAAAACCGCAAATGCGATGAGGGTATTCGGACGATTCAACCCGGTGGTGACTATTACAGTTGCGGTGCGTTTGGTGACGATCGTGACAAGCCGATTGATTATCATGCCGAAGTGATCGAAGGTAAGTTTTTCACTCCTCTGCAGGATGATGCAAATTTGTCCAGCATGAAAACCGAATGCTTCACATGTCCAATGTTTGCAATCTGCAATGGTTGCCGTAAAACAGTCAAGGACTTGAAGGAAGCAGGTCTCGTAGAGCAGCATTGCAAAACAATGAAAACGCTTGCTACGGACATTCTGGAGGTCAATGGACTAGCATGAAGGTTTCCTTAAACCCTACGTACCTGTGTAATTTCAGGTGCTCCTTTTGTTACCTCACAACCGAACAACTCGCGGATTCCAAGACCATAACGGGAGATCAACTCCGTGCTCGTCTTTCCGAAATCACTGCGGTTAAGCCAATTGAATCTCTTGACCTCTATGGGGGTGAAGTTGGTATGTTAAGTGAGACAAAGTGGTATGAACTCAAAGGTATAATCAGAGAGTTCTACACGGGTCCAATCAACGTAATCACAAACTTGTCGCGGATTCACAAAGGGTTTCTAGACGACGATATTGATCTTTCCGTTAGCTATGACTTTGATGTACGACAAGCTAGTACCAGCGTGCGCAACAACATGTTGGCACTACCAAAGCAGTTCTCGATCCTATTGCTTGCAAGCAAGAACATGTTGGGACGCGATGTTGGTCTAATGATCTCCGAGCTCAACTTGTATGCGAACTTGATTGCTGTGGAAATCAAACCCTACAGCACAAATCAAGCCAACGCGGATCCCGTTACGTTTAAAGACTTTGAAACCTTTGTAAGAAAGTGGATTGAGGTTCCAAAGAAACGCTTTGAATTTGTTAACGAATTTCTCGTCGAGGATGCTCTTCTCGGTCAAACCAGTAGTTTCTCCGACGATCACATTTATATCACACCTTCGGGAAAGTTTGGTGTCCTAGAGTTTGACAATAACGATAACGAGTTCTTCTTGGAACTGGATTCATTTGTCCAGTATGAGGAATGGTGTGTGTTGGAAAGGACACGGGTTCAAGCCAACGTGTTTTGCAATAGCTGCGAGTATTTTGGAAACTGCTTGAGTGAACACTTACGGAATGTTACGAATTTAACGAACTCATGCAACGGGTTCAAAGGATTGCTGGATTGGTACCGCGATGAAAGATTGGAAGTTTAGGCAAGATCTGTATCATCGCTTAAATCGGGAACACGCCGACGAAAACGGTCCTGATACTGTTATTATGATGTCGGATACTTCCGATCAAGCAATCTCGGATATGGTCGTTCGGTATATGTGTGGTATGATTCCCGAAAAGATCATTTACCCTGCAAAGTCCTACTTCGTTGGTCTCGTTTATGCGAGACTTCTCCGTGACTGTTTCTTTGAGGACCCCTATGCTTGTTTGGATGATCCTGGCTTGCTCCACAACAACGATCCTTACTTTCGCCCTTATTCAGAAGCGAAAGCTATCTACGATACAGTGCTTGAAGCGATGAATGGTTGGAACTTTGATCTAACCGTGGGTGAAATACCCGACGTCAAAAGCTACTTTGACCAAGAGTTTATGCTCGATCAAGATGCTTGAGCTCTTTGTCACTCCAGTAGATATAACGCTTGAGTTTGATAACCTCACCTTGTTGTGAGGTTATTCCATATGCGCGAATCACCGGCTTAAAGTCTTCTTTAAATTCCGGATAAAGTGGACCAAACTTTGCCCGCATTAGCCAGCGGTATGGGTTTGCCACATAATGATCCACATACTTGGTTGCCGGGTGATTATCCCGGGTAAAGTAAACACCAACACCAAACTCATAACCAATTTGGGTAAACCACGGAAGCTTGGGTGTGATATAAGCGGAAACGTTTAGGTCTCCCATCTTTACAACACTTTGCCCCGTATGCAAGTCGTACTTTACGGCAAACCCTGGCATAAAGTTGCCTTCGGGTATTCCATAAAACCGTTTGATGTCATCACCCGGAGGAGCCTTGAACACAACAACGGCAGTATCATGCAGATAGGTTAATCCATCAGCGGGGTGAAAGCTGATAGCTTCATAGGGATAGTGAAGGTGATCGCGAAAATGTGGCGCACGTTCAACAATATGATTGAACAGTGGTAAAACCCGAGGATCTCCAACCTTGTAAGCTTTTTCGACAACGCCGTTGCTGTCGATTTGAAACTCACAAATAAGATCGTCAAGACCCTCGGTTAATTCGTTTAGTGGGATTGCTCTGCCAGAAACGTTAGTTTGGGCACTCATAAAAACTCTTCACGTTCAGGGCAATATTACCCTTAGAGATAAGCAAACTGCATTATCTCATTTGAAAGATCAATAACTTCCTGCTTCACGACTTCCATGTCAATGATAGCGCGGATGCTTTGGATGCCTTGTTCAGAAAGTGGACCAGCATCAAAGATTTCCGCAGCTTCTTCAAAAGACACGAGGTATTCATCGCCATTAGTATAGATAACACAAGCTGCGCTAATAAATTCCTCAGGGACAACAAACGCTTCCGCTTCTTCGAGAAACTTGTCAATGTGTTCGTACTTGTCGTGTTCCATGGCTTTTCACTCCCATTGAAGTACGTTAGGAACGTCCTAACAAGTTATTTACCGCTTTTTATTCGCGATGGAGCTTGATAAGCAATTGTAGGCGATCGTAGGCTTCCTTGATTGCGGGAACTATTTGTAGTTCGTTTAGTTCTGCATTGTCTTGAATCAGTCTCATCAACTCCTCTTCACCTAGAATGTATTCACCAGAAGGAAACTGAAAGCGGAAATCAAAAGTAGCGGCACGCTCCAAAGGCAAAGGAATTGTAACCGTTTGATGAATTGGTGGTGTCTTGAATGTGATTTGAGACATAGCTAATCCGTTTGTAGCTTGAGCACCATCATGAACTTGTCCCAATAATGCTTGGCCGCAGGGTTTTCATTCAGCTCTTTCATAAGCTTCTTAAAAGCCCTGCCAGCTTCTGCATCAGCAGATAAGTCACGATTCTTTCTCATGAGTTCCAAGTTTTCATTACGATAAACGGTAATCTCACGATTGGCGTTTGCTACAATTGGTCCCCACTGCTCACGCGCATACTCTTCACAAGTTTGGCGCAAGCTGTTATTGGAGTCCAAATGTTGGTGGCGATATGGTTCGCTCAAAGCGTGCCTCCGCTGAGCTTTCTCAGCATTTGGAACTTTTTGAATTCTTCTTCCAAATGGCGATTGTTTTCGATGTCTTCCATTAGATCATCCCAAAGCAGCGCATATGCACCCATGTGGTCAATTGCGGCCTTGTAGCGGGAAATCATATTGCGAAGCTTGCCTTCGAGTTCATCGGTTGTTTCCAACTTGAGTTCAAGTTGTACACCATCAGGAACAAAGTGGCGATCATCGAGTTCAAGCTGGTAATTATCCTCTTCTACCTCGTCTTGATCCCAACCCTCATAAGAACCATCAGTGTAAAAGCCAAACTTCTGACGGACACGGTCTTGGGTTAGAAACCCATTGTGATACTTCATATAGTGACGACCACGCAAACGATCGCGGGCACTTGCGCCAGATTTGCGAGCACTACCTACGGAGCCAACGCTGCCATAACCTTTTCTTGCCATTAATTTGTTCCTTAAAGAAAAAACACTACCTGTGGGTCCGGTCATTGGCGATACGCCAACTGTGGATGGAGCAATAGTTGAAGGCGCAACTTTTCTTAACAAGCTTATCGCTTTGTTCCATTTATTCTGGTATCGATTAGACCGCATGAAAATACCTGGTATATTGCTATACCAGGTACTCTAACTTATAGGGTTAATGAGCGTCAATTTATATTAACTGGGTCCGAGATTCCATTTCCGGAGTATGCTCGAGAGCAGCGATAATAATTGCTGCGGCTTTTATCAGCGCGTCTTCAAAATCTTCGCGGAGTGGTGCAATACCCTTTGCGCGAACTTCCCTACTAACGTAGTGGTTGATTAGAGCAACCCAATCCCCGGGACTATTTTGAGAGTCCCACTCTGAACCTGGAAGTTCAAATTGACGTTCACGCTCGGTGCGGATCTTCTCAATAATAGTCTCGAGGTTTTGACTCATTAAGCTTCTGCCTTCTTAGTACGCGAACGCTTTGCCTTCACTTCCTTGAGAACTTCCGCAGCTTGTTCAGGTGCAGCCGCAGCTACGTCAACTTTAACCGCTACAGGAGCAGCCACTGGACGCAAAGCAGGGTAAATCTCGTATGCGGACTCGCGCTTACGTGCAGCCTCTTCCGTGAGCATCTGTGCTTCTAGAAGGATGTTAGATGCGATTTGGTACTTTTCGTTGTTGCGGTCGATTGCCTGGTTTTCAACGATACGGTTATCGCGATATTCAGTTGTCTTAACTTCTTCCACTGGAGGAGCGGATTCAGTTGTGGACTTGCCCATCATCTTGAGCAATTCAGGCAGCGCAATTGGACGGTTTGGCTGTGGCAGCATCAGCACGTTTGCAACTGGAACAGCCTGCAACGCATTGTTTGCGTGAAGTGTTGCCAGCATGTTTTCACCCGAGTAAGGCATAACACGACGACCAAGTAGATCGCCTAGGTTTGCAACGGCTTGACCTTCACCTTCAACAACCGCCATGAGATCATCATGAAAACGATGTGGAAGGGCGTCTGTGTCGATTACCAGTGCGTGGTCTTCACGGCCTGGAATCTGCATGAACACAACAACTAGACGGCGGTCTGTGTTTGTGGTCTTGCCAATGTGTCTCTTAATTTCGGACATTTGTTCTCCTTAAGCGTTCTTTGCCTTACGACGCGACGGCTTTGGTGCTTCAGCAACGGGCTCTTCGGCCGCAACTTCTTGCTCTTCGGCTGGAGCTTCGTCTGTTGGAATTGCAGCTAGAAAGCTTGCAACCTTATCACGAACCGCGCCAACTGCGGTAAGTTCTGAGCCTTTAAAGGCACCGCGTTCTGCGGCTGCATCGATGATCTTTACAACGTTTTGAAGATCCACAATGCCAATCTGGGGTGCTGCGGGTGCAGTCATATTGTTCTCCCTTAGGATTAAGATTATGTTGCATTCTATAAATTAGGAACTGTAATGTCAATATTTTCAACAAGTTAGAATGACTTACATCCTGCTTGCGCAATATGTGCGCTGTTTATTTAGCTGCAAAAAGGATAATCAAGTAGTTAATCAACCCGCAGGTATTGGTAAATATCCGAAAGTAACCGGCTTTAGGAGTTTATCAATGGCTGCAAATACTTCCCGCCCAGAAGGTCTTCGCAAGATCGGATCAACAACCGGCGATGATTCAAACAACCGTGCGTCAATTCTTGATTATTTTAATTTGGATCGTGGTGTTGCAACACTTCGTGGTCTTGAAGCAGGTGTTGGTATCTCTTTGGATCTTGTTGACGCTGATGGTCGTGCAAACACAAACGGTAAAATTATCCGTATCACCAATACTGGCGGAGTAGCTGGATCTGGTGGCGATGGCGCCATTTGGTACGCAGGTGCAGGCGTTCCCGCTACTAGCTTGGGTGCAGATAATGACATGTACTTGAACAACACCGATAGCAGCGTATATCGCAAAGCTGCTGGAGCCTGGACATTCCAAGTTTCGCTAAAGGGTGCTGATGGCGCTACAGGAGCAACTGGTCCTCAGGGTATTCAGGGAGCTACCGGTCCTGCTGGTGCAACCGGTCCCGCCGGTGAACAGGGTCCACAAGGTATTCAAGGCGCTATTGGTCCCGCAGGTGAAACTGGTCCCGCTGGACCAGCCGGTGAAGTAGGCCCTCAAGGTTCTACCGGTCCTCAGGGTCCTCAGGGCATTAAGGGAGACAAGGGAGACAAGGGAGACACGGGTGATACCGGTCCTGCAGGTGCAACTGGCCCTGCTGGCCCTGCTGGTGAAAAAGGCGATAAAGGCGATACTGGTTCAACCGGTCCGGCTGGCGCTGACGGCGCTATTGGCCCAGCTGGTGAAACTGGTCCTCAAGGCCCTCAGGGTATCAAGGGAGATAAGGGTGATCCTGGTGCTACTGGCCCAGCTGGTGAAACTGGGCCTCAAGGCCCACAGGGCATCAAGGGAGATAAGGGTGACACTGGCGAACAGGGTCCTGCTGGCGCTGACGGCGCAATTGGCCCCGCAGGTGAAACTGGTCCGGCTGGTCCAACTGGTGAAAAAGGCGACAAGGGCGATAAGGGCGACACTGGTGACCAAGGCCCACAGGGCATTCAAGGCATTCAAGGTACTCCAGGCGTAACACCAAAAGCTACTTTAAAGACTGTTGCTAGTACCGCATATACGTTGGCTCTAGCGGATGCAGAATTGTATCTTCGCTTCTCCAATGCTGCGGCAAAAACAGTAACTCTTCCAACAAGTACAACCGCTGCCTTCCCGTTCACTGCTGAAGGTCAGACAACGACAATCATCATCTTCAATGCAGGTAGTGGTTTGCTCACACTTACGCCTGCTACCGGCGTAACAGTCAATTACAAGCCTGACGTTGTCCTTTCTACAGCACAGTGGGGCGCCATAGTTCTAACTAAAGTTGGTACAAATGAGTGGGATGCAACTGGTGATCTAGAAGTAGCCTAATAGATCATTTGACTAATGAAACCCGGATTGCTCCGGGTTTCAAGCACAAATTTGGAGAAACAATATGAGACATGGCGGAAATTACCTATCGGTAAATGCTACTAGAATGATTGGTAAGAAGAGCGAGCCCAAGCCTGGCCTTTATGTGCAGGGTAGTGATCGCAATCAATATCGTTCATATGATGAAGGGGTAACTTGGAGAAAATTTACAACAAATCGTACTAGTAATTTCTCTAGTATTGCTATGGGTAGCAATAAATTTGCAGTAGCTTCAGACGCAGCTGGTAATGGACACATTCGATATTCAGAGGATACCGGTCGAACTTGGATTCAAGCCACAACTACGCCTGTGTATCTATCTAGTGTAGAACAAAACCATATGAAGTATTATCCAGATGACAATCTATTTTTGTTAACTGGAGGAAATACCTCCAATGCAAGCACGGTAACATTTTTTTATTCGATTGGTGGAAAAACTTGGACTGGAATGTCACCATTCAATTCCACATATGTTAGTGGTGGAACTTATGGTAATGGTATTATAATCGCGGATTTTCATGGCGGATCAAGTACCCTTCCATTACGTTCCACAGATATGGGCCAATCATGGACACCTATTTCAGGTTCAGGAATGCCTAATTTGGATTATTCTGTTATGTTTTCTAAGCCATTGAACATGTGGGTAGCTAAAAGACGTGGCGGATCGGGAACTGGTACAAATATATACTATTCAACAGATAATGGAGCCAATTGGACTGGAATTCCTTCAACTGCTGGACTTTGGACTAGTACGTCGGGTAGAGTTTTTTGGTCTAACGCTTTGAGCTGCTTTATTTTTCAGGAAAACCCTACCAGTACCGTAAAAAATAGATTTTTTACATCCAATGATGGTATCAATTGGACTTTGCGAACACTTTCAACCTCTATTACTGCGCTCTATAATAGCTTTGCAGAAAGTGAGCAAAACATATTTTTATACAATAGTTCCACAATACTCACCATTAATCCTGACTTCAGTTCCTCTGTGATGACCTTTAGTTCAAGTGTTCAAGGTGTAAGTATTAACGGCATGTCCTATTATGGTGGATAAGAAAAAGCCCGGAACAATCCGGGCTTTTTTATTACTTGTACTTTCCAAGAACCGTGACCAGCTTTGGGTCCCAGCCAATGTAGTCGACCCACGAGGCGTGTGGAACAACAATTGGATACTTGCGGGCTTTATCAACAAGCTGATAGTAGGACGGCTTAACCGGCGCACGCGCTGGCTTCATCTTGTCGTAGTGTGCCTTTTTCAGATTGCACGGCATGCACGCGGCAACGATGTTCAACCAGTTGGTCTTACCACCGCTTGCACGCGGAACAACGTGGTCCTGAGTGAGCAGGCTATGATCGTGTGTGAAGTCCTGACCGCAATACTGGCACTTGTAGTCGTCGCGCAGTTTGATATTCTTGCCGTTGAACTTTAGTCCACGATTCACACTTTTGTACTCATGCATCAGCATGACCGCAGGCACGTTAAGGCTGAGCGTCGGGCTGGAAACTGTCCAATCCGAGTATTCCGCGATAACGTCAACACGCTCCTGATACATCAGCTTAATGGCATCTTGCCACTTTAGCGTGCTCAGAGGAACGTAGCCCATTGGCTGGGCATCTGCATTCAAAATCAAAGTGTGGGCCATTGTACTCACCCATTTCCTGTTCTAGTTGCTCCTGTATTTATGGAGCACCAACATCCTTTAGTTAAAAGGCCGGAAAAGTCAAGCACTTTTACGACCCTTAATGAGCCGTAAAAGCCTTGATCTCCCACTGACCGTTTTCGTAGATCACATGCGCAGTTGTTAGGTGGCCACCCTTACCCGAACCAGTGTCGAGAAAGGTTGCAGTTCCACCGTTTGTGCCATGCTCTACGAGCGGCTTGATATCCGACCGAATGTCGTGACCAACGATCACATGCTTGCCCCTGGGGATACGATTTACCCAAGTATAGATTCGGTTTGGATATCCATCCTCGCGCGGATTTGCCTGATCGGTTTCCCCATACAAGGCAATTCCTTCCAATCGCTTACTCAAACGATGGTCAGTGATCTTGAACATTTCGGGTTCAGCACCACCATGTGTGAGCAGAATGTCACCAAGCAAAATATGGTTTCGTGCCAAATTCAGCATAGCCGTATACTTGGCTTCAAACTTCTTTCGCTCACCGGCACTCAGCGCGGATACGAGGTTTGTTGTTGCGCGGTTACCATCGCTGAGAGTTAGCTTGATCGGAGTACCCTTCTCGCGAAACGCACGGTCCTGATTCAACCAACGCTCAATCTTCTTCTCGTGATTGCCCAGCGTCATCGACGCACGGCCACGGGAAATAAGATCATAAACGATATCCACGCAATCCAAGCTATGTGGACCATAATCGATCACATCGCCGAGAAAGATCATGTAAAGGTTGCGAGCAATTGCCCACTCGATAGCACTCTTGAGGCGTTCACGCATTCCGTGAACATCGCCGAGAACCATCGCTCCCTTATATCCCAAGCCCAGGATGTGATTGGTTAGATCACCATTTGGACCCTTCCGAACAGCTTCGAAATTGTCCTTGCGCGTGTCAATAACTGTGGCAATGTTGTCGCCCATCAGGATGTCGCGTTCGTTTTGACGGAACGTTTCATCATGACGCTCAACAAGCCCAGGAACATTACTGCGCCAGCCTTGCGTTTGTAGCTTTTCTTCAAGCGGACGGTTTACGACAATGTAGAACATTGGTACGCCAAGTTCTCTGCCGATATCCGTTACACCCTTACGATCAGCCTTTTTGAGGTGCGTTGCATCTACAACAACACGCTCACCAATGCTCAGCTTTGTGCGAACCCTATTATGCAGTTCGGAGAACACCAAAGGATTGATATCCTGACGGTTGAAATCTCCGACCAACTCATGACGCAGGCCGTCACTTGCTACGACTTCATAATCCTCGAAGTGAGAGGCAATCACCGTGCTTTTGCCAGCGCCACTGGGGCCTACCATCAACACGAGACTGTGGAGTGGAATCTTATGTGTCATCATGTTTCCACTTTACACTGGAACTGGAGGGGAGTCAACCAGTTCATCCCCTCCAGTTCCAGTTTAATCAATCGTTGCAATGCCTTGCGCATCAATGCTCAGGGTACCACGCTTGATTCGGATCGCGCCTTTGGTGCTTGGATTATCGGGCTGCTCTCGGGTGGTCCAAGGCGTATTACAATCAACGTGATGAACATAATAGGTCTTGCCTTTGGCTTTGATGATCCACATGGGGACAATCTCAGGAAACTCCAAATGCTTTTTGTTGAAGTGGAAGTCCATGTTACGGATATCCTCAACTACAAGCGGAAACGTTGCGTGCTGCTCAGCAATACCCTTGCGCATATTTTGGATGTTCTGCCAACGGATCTTGCCCTCGCTTAGGATAGTCATGGCCTTTGCAGCCATTGCACGTTCTTGGCGCAAGTTGTTTTGTAGTTGACCCGCGATTGCTCCATCGCGCTGAGCATCTTTGGACATTTTCTTGAGCTTGCGAACTCGCTCGCTAACTTCCGCATAAAGAGACTTCCAGCTCTTTTGCCATACTTTGTATTCTTCCTTCGTCTTGAAGGTTGGCTTCATACCAAATGCGCTCATCGTTCTACACTCCCACCGAATGTTAATTTGAAAAGCAGTGCGGAGTTCACATCGGAAAAATACCACATCTGCTGATTGCCAGCTACCCAATAAAATTGGGAGTTCTCTTTGCACCACTTCATCTTCTCGGTGTAAAACCGAGTATCGACGAGGCGAACACTACGATATCCAGGCCACATATCGCGAAGCTCTCGGCTCCACTTTTTGTCCTTCATCGTAGTTGAAGGGGGTGGAGACCACCCATCTTCGTCTTCCTGTTTTGGTGCTGTAATGGCGCTTTTGTAAGCGTCCATTGCTACTTGCCATCGCTTGTTCATCGGACAGCCTCAAATCGCTTAGTGATGTGATTTGCCTGTTCACGAGTGCATGGACCAATACCAAGTGCGGTAATGATTGGGTCACCGGTGAAGTGAGGAAGCATCACATGCTTTTCATCGACGATAAGCGAGCAGATCAAACCTGCTTCCTTGGCAGCGTCATACGCCTTGAGGATTGCAGCTTCGTTTTTTGCTTTGAGGATGATTTGCGTGCCGATAAAGTCGGGACCCTGATAAGTCTCGTAGAGATGGGGTTCGTACTTTTGGGCGATGGCAATGCAGTTCTTCGCAGCGTGGCAGGCTTGGCTTGCCATTTTACCGGGCGTCATTTCGAGATCGCCGCGGATGATGCTATAAACGCGAAGCTTATTGCTGGCTTCTTCAAACGACTCTGCGTCGTTGAAGTAGGCGGGAGATGCCGCCGGGAGGGAGTATTCAACAAGACCGTTGAAGGCCTTTACGCGAAGCTTGGATTCAACCTAGTTGTAAGTCATTTCGTTTTCTCCTTTGAACTGGTGTCCATCACCAGTAATCCACATATATAGCAGTTTTGGATATTGTCAACCGAACCGCAGCTTTAAAAGTGTAATCAAGCTCAACTGTTTTGCAAAGATAAACTTGTAACCAACGCTCCACACCCCATCTGGGTTGTAACGGAGGTTACGATGGTTGAGTTCGGACTCATCAATGAAAGCCATAGGGTAATTGTCCGTGAGAAACGTTATAAGTTCGTTTTTCCGAGCCAAATACTCTGCGGTTTCATCATGCCCCCAGTTGAGAAGCGTACCCACTTCAACCATATAGGGGAAGATCAAGTGCAAAGCCGACAACGCTTCACCAGGCGTGTAAAGTTTACCCACGCTCATTTTGGGTGGGTTGTTAAGCGAAAAAATCGGCATAGACTTGTAGTCTTCTTCCATTAGCTCCACCTTAGCCTAAACAGCATGGCATCCCTTGGATTCTCTATTACAACACCTACGCTGTAAGAGCAACCAGAATTCCAGCCAACATCCTTCCATCCACCGCGAGTGACATTATCGGTACACCACTCTCGGATTTCAGTAAGCTTCTTGTTGGTAAAGTTTGTGATCTTTAGCTGGTGCCAGCCTGGGAACTCATTGGCAATCCGCTCGGGGAAAGCCAGATCTTCCCATTCATCATCTTGTAGATAGAACTCGTCTTCGTCGTCTTCGAGTTCGTCGTCTAGATTTATATTTGTGATATTGGTCATGTCGTTCTCCTTTGATACAATTGTGCGAGTAATCTCAAGCACAATGGCGGAGAACGAGACCGATGAAGCTACAAGTGGTGAAGTTTCTTATTCATGTTCATATTTATATACAAGTTTACCTGCTTTGTCAAATTACCTGTTTAGTAATCTCATAATCCTCAGGAATGTAAAGCTTGATCAGCATGAGGTCGGTGAGGTTTTTAAACAGGAATTGATTGCGAATTTGCGCCCAACGACCCTCAGAGTTACGTTTCCAGTATAGACCGGTTGGCGAATATTCAGATCGTTCCAAGCGAATCATGGGCGGACCATATAGGTTGTACAGGGTATTGGTAACCAACGCATAATCCGATGGATGCTTTTCCTTACCACGCATCCTAACTGTGTTACGTAAGCGAATACTATACGGAAGATTCTTACGCGCCCATGTTTCACTTTTACTCATTGGAACCTCAACTTAAAAAGTACGGCATCAGCATGATGCTTAAAATAGAAATTGCTGCTAATGTGAAACCAGCTGCCATTGGTTGAATACGCAGGATTGTCCTGCACATCTTTGACTAAGATAAACCCAATCGAACGAAGCAATTGTATATGGTAACGAGCTGGGCCGGCAAACTCCAAAACCTCTAACGCTACCCTATTTGGAAACTTTCCTGCCACCAACTTTATACAGTGGGGATAATGGGGTTCAACTTCTTCACGAAACTCACGTATTGAGCGAATGTCATCAGTTGGATTAGACAACCAACAACCCCCGCTCATAAGCGTTTCCAAGGATTGTGTTGTATACGTAGGAGTTTGGTGTTTTGCGTTTGAACCACTCATCATCATTGCCCGTATGCATCTTTTGTAGCGCAGCGATCACCGCTGGACTGCGGCTCATGCCCGCGCTGCAATGGGCAACAAATAGCTGGACTTCGCTACGGTAGCGCGTGTAGAAGTTGATTACACGGATCGCTTGCTCATCAGTAAAGAGATCCATATCCTTGGTCACGCCGTTAATATCGTGAAACTCCAAGAACAAAACGTCTCGCGTAAATGAATTGGTTGCTGGATCTTGTCGCAGGGATCGCTCATCGCTAATGGAGATAATCACATGCGGAACTTGTGGGTCAATTTTAAGAATGGATCCACGATCTTCAACCTGAAACTTCATTCAACTAGCTCCAACTCAGCGCCATTCATTTGTTCCACAGTAATAGAAAACACTCGCTTAGTAAATCTTTTATCACTACAGGAAACGATTTTGCACCAAATCTCACGGATCGTATTGTTGTGGCCGGTCTTCAACTGTCTAAGTTCAAACACGGTATCCTGTGGGAATGTGATTGTAACGGGTACCATTTCGCCATCATCGGCTTGAAACAATGGATTGGGTACCGTACGCTTCATAGTGCGTTCTTCGCGGATATAGTTGCCATTGTCGTCGGTGAGAATTTTACCGCTTACAAAGTCGTATTTGTAATAGGAACCCAAGCTAACTTCTTTTGTACCAGTAAGCTTGAGTTCGCGGAACAATACGAGGTTCCGCTGGGTCCAATCGAGTTCAGGTTTCCACTCGCTTTGAACGCGGTAGGAATGCCCTACCTCGGGGATAAAAACAACAGCCATAAGTTCCTCGAATTTTATTAGGATTTTATCTATCCTAACAATTCGGGAACTTGATAGTCAATAAAAAGGGAGGCGTCCTATTTCATACGCCTCCCGCTCGCACCTGGCTGTACGCCTTAGCTTCCAGCCGTGCGGTAAACTTGTGCCTTACTTTGGGAAATTTCGCGATCAAACATTAAGCGCGGATCCTTATAGATGACCTTACCCGGCCTAATCACGTGAAAGTAAACGCGCTCTTGCTCCCAAACAAACTGCTGGATGATAATGCCGGCTGACATCCACTTCGCAACAATCTCAGAAGTTTGCTGATCCCAGTCACCGCACGTTTGCGCAAAGTCAACTGGCTTACCAGATTCATAGCCAGCAAATTTCAACACGTTGTCGGTAAAGAGGCAAACCTCAGGAGATCCATCTGGCGCCTTTGTGTCGTGAGAAAAGCTCCAGCCGGCTTTCTCGAAAAACCGAGTGATCTCGGCGTTTAAAGCCATTGCGTCTTTGATGACAACACCATCGGCTGTCACTGTACTCATAACTTCAGAGCTACTCATTTGTAAATTCCGAAATATCTTGTTGATCGAGGATCGCGCTGACGATGTCTACTTCCACAGCGTTGTCTGGGCTGATGAAATAGTATTCAGTTTCGTGACCTTCAACTTCGTGTGAGAGGATCAAGTAACCAAAGCTAATCTGACTAGCAATAACTTGAGCCTCTTCAATGCTGAAGAGGTCGTACATGGAAGGGTGTTCTGATGGTTCATCAGCTTCATAACCAAGGAACTTGAACACGCCCTTTTTCAAGTTAAGCTCAGAAACAAAAGGAACTTCACGACCAGCAGAAGTTTTGATAGTGCGGGGATAGACAGTAAAGTCCCAGCCCTTTTCATCCGAATAATGGTCATAAAGGGCTTCGTTAAAGTCCGCTGCATCTGTCTTGTACTTGAGGTCCTTTGACGCCATTGTACGAACAACGCTTGAGATACCCATTACAAACTCCTGTGGTTGGAAAAGCCGACCCTAAGGCCGGCTTTTAGGATTAACCAAGTTCTGGGAACTTGCGGAAAACGTAACGCTGGATTGCGCGATACCAGCCGCCGAAGAGGCCCAGGATTGCATCTACCAGCACCGAGAGGAAGTCGCCGAGGATAAAGCCAACAACCTTGAACGGCCAGAAGAGGATCTGACCAGCCATTACCGATCGGTCCATACTCAAGTTGTTCGATGGAAGGAAGTTGCCCTGCTGTTGCATGAACTCGCGGAAGTCCGCATAGTCCTCAGGTCGAAGAGGTCCAGAAATGCCACGTGCTGTAAAATACTTGGGCAATAGCTTTGCACGATGACTTTCGTACTCAGCGGCCTTTTTGCGCAAGTGGATAAACCATGCAAAAGTTGACCAAACCACGCCGATCATCAGGTAAATCGAAAAGTACATGATCGCCGTTGGCCAATTTTCCCAAGTCCACGACAGCGGACTGTATTGGGTCAAGCTTGTAAAGACAAGCGCGGCGAGGATGAAGAGAACAGCCGTTCCGTTGTTGCGACCGGTTGCGCCTGCGATCAGCGCGATCACCAGCATAAATGCTGCTGTTACGCCAACCCAGAAACCGGACATTGCATATACAAAGTCCATTGTGTTGATCCTTATTTTTGCCTAACGTCGCCAATCCAAGTATACCAGAAGGGACCAGTTGAATGGTCCTCAACTATTACACCTAGCTGTTTTAATTGGCTTCGCAGATCATCCGCGAGAGACCAATTTCGTTCTGCTTTAGCATTGGTGCGTTCCGAAATCAACCGTTCAACAAGCTGCCGATCAACACCATTGTGGAACCAGGCATCAGGGTTAATAAGGCCGAGACCAACAAGTTCATATGAATTGCGAAGCTGTGACAAAAGCAGTGGATCAACCAACGGCATATGGGATAGCAGCGTTGATTGCTTGTGCAAGTACATTAGATATCCTGAGGTGTTCAAGTCATCCTCAAGAAACTTTACCGTATCCGGTACCAGCCCTGCATCGGGAATCTGCGGAACGTCTCGGTGCGTGTAGAGGAGACGATAAATTTGATTCATATGCAGGTGCGCATTGCTTAGAGTATCGTGGTCATCGCGATGCTCCAGCGTGCTGCGGTAATGAGTCATCAACATCCAGTAACGAAGAGTTTCACCCGGATATTGCCGATTCAACGAGCTTACTGTGACAAAGTTCATAGCTGACTTTGCCATCTTTGTGGAGTTCACCTTGACCATATCATTGTGAAGCCAATAGTTGGCAAGCTCAACACCATTTGCGCAATAGCTTTGAATGCTTTCTGCCTCATGGTGTGGAAATTTGAGGTCGCCGCCACCGCCATGAATGTCAATGGTGTCACCAAGGGTTGCCTTGATCATTGCGGAGCATTCAATATGCCAGCCTGGACGACCTGGTCCCCAAGGACTATCCCAATAAGGCTCGTTTGGTTTAGCCGGCTTCCACAGGACAAAGTCTGCTTCACTTTCCTTAGAAGAATCCATACCAAGTCGAGACACTGCGCTTTTACGTTTGGGCTCAAGCTTGACTGAGTCTGGTACGTTTGCCAATCGCATGTAGACGTTTTGTGTCTTTGTGCCCACATATGCTTGATTGAGATCCAACAGGCGCTGGATCATTTCGATCATCTGATTAATGTATTTGGTAGCTCGCGGCCGTAGAGTTGGTCCCAACACGTTAAGCGAGGCCATATCCATTTCATACTTGTCAATGCTATTCCTAGTCACATCTTCGATTGACACGCCAGTATCATTGGCTTTCTTGATAATCTTATCGTCGACATCCGTATAGTTGCTTGCGTAGGTAACATGGTCTTCACCATAGGTGTGACGAAGCAAACGATAGAGAACATCAAACACAACGGCTGGACGAGCGTTACCAATATGTGCGAGTGCATAAACGGTTGGTCCGCAAACATACATGCGAACATTCTTGGGATCCTGGGGAACAAACCTTTGGAGATTGCTTGTTTTGGTATTGAAAAGGCGGATCATGCTATCCCCACACATAGTTTAAAGTTTACTGCATCGCGTCTATTATAGAAGCCAACTGTCAAGTGGGTTCGGACGGCACCAGGAGTATAGGCTTCCTCGTAAAACACGACTACGCATTTGGAAGTCAAAGATCGCTTGAGAAGGCTCTCTAGATCCTCTCCATTGATGTCCGAATGGAGACCAATCATATAAAACGCATGTGTTATATTGGGCAGTGGGACATGGACCATATAGCGCACGGCATCAATGGGAATAAACCGTTGCCACCACTTCTGGTGGATTTTATAGCAGAGCATGTTGCTACGAGAAATGTGGCTGATATCAGCGCGTTTTGTAAACCGATGGAGGGCACCATACCGAGTCATATCAACCAAACTTCAGCTTAAAGAGAACTTGCTCTTTGTTGTCGGAAAAGCCAACCATTGCCACATCCGGCATATGGTTGCACCAATATTCGTAATTTTCCATACACTCGGCTACGATACCAATCGCAAGCACAGAATCGCAGGAACGTTCTTTAATGTAATCGCGATAATGGAGGTCAGGTGCGTAAATGCAGCTTTTGCTATTTTCAATCCAAAAGCGAACATCACCTTGCACGCGAATTTGTTCTGGGGGATTCTCCCATCGCAAAACCTTTATTAGGCTGCGGGAAGAGTATACCATATGGAAATCAAAGAGAACATGCTTGAGACCGTGCATCTCATCAAATTCGTCGGGAAGCTTTCCATGAAACAAACGATAGCGGTAGCGATGCCACTTACCATCTCTACGGGTTATGGTCCCGTATCGCTTGGCGAACCACAGCTTTAACAATCGGAACCAAGTCGGCATCATAGAATCCAGCCGTGCAAAACGAGTTAAGCTCCATTACCCCAAGAGAGCCATCTTTCATAACTCCAACGTCTAAGGTGTAACAGGAGTCTGGCTGCCAGTCAAGCTTGGTAATAGTAGTGGCAAACTTGTAGATGTGATCGGGTACCACATTTGCAACGGGAACAAAAAAGCTGCTCGGACCATAAGCCTCACTGGAGCTTACAATTTCACGATCAACTACCCAAAAGCGGTATTCAGCCACAAGATGCTTGATCGATGAAATCACACAAAGCGTTTCCGGCAACACCGAACTTGTTTGCTCCAACGCCCTCATATAATTATCGTAGTTGGTGCGTGGAATTGTCGTACCCGCAAATGTCTTCTTGTCGCTTACCGGCCGTACAAAAAGACCAATAGAGTCAAAGCGTTCCATCCACCAAAGGAAGTTCAGCTTTAAGTCGCTCCACGTGGTGATATTGTAGTCGCTGTTGATCAAAATATGGCGTGGAATATGAGCACTGGTGCTAGCCCAATCCGTGCCCGACCATCCATAGGCAAAGTGTGGAATCTTTAACCCACGAACAAACTGGATTGAGCCGTAAGCGATCACAATAGGATCGCCCACGACACAATACTCAGGAATATCGTAGAAGTTATTGATTATGTTCCGCGGAATATAAGCGTAGTTGATGCCAAGGCTTTTTACAGCTTCACCAAACCTATCTAGGTTATTGCTGAACTCCGGATTCAAATAATGCTGCGGAGATTCAATTGCAAAGACTACATTATTCGCTGTCATTTTCGCTCAAGTAGTTCTTCCACTCGAGGCCACCAATTAGGTATCGAGCGCGATTTACATTGCCTTGACTACCAGTAGCATCAATCATTTCCTTAATCAAATACTCGTAGATTTCCTCTTCAGTGGCGTCCTTGTCCCATGCTTTAAAGCAGAACAAGTAGAATTGCTTCCAGGCGCTGTTGAGGGTTTGTTCCGCAAAACGCTTTTTAGAACCATTCAAATTATCCTTGGACGCGGTAACATACCAATAGATATCCGATGCCTTTGCCCGCATAAACTTGTCCATGTCCTTGTGGAACTTGTTTACTGCACCAACAAGGGTTTCCAGCATAAACGGCTTTGCATCATCAAGATCACCCGAGAGGATCAAGCGAATCACATCCTTCTCAAAGCGAAGGTTGTCAAACGTCCGGTGAATACGGCAGTACCACTCACCCTTGATCTTGTACATGGCACCATCATCAAAGCGGACAATGTAACCTTCTTCACCTTCAAGCCCACGAACATGCTCGATAAACTCGTTAACATCGGTTACCGAATATGGCAGCACGCGCACCAAATCAAGCTTCCATGATTCAGCCAGCTTTTGCATCATTGCATAGCTAATGTAGGAACCATCATCGTTCTTGCGAATACCCGTAAGTACCATACGATCCTGCGGACCATAATCCAAAATGATTCGTTGCTTGCGAGTGCACCATTCAAAGATTGGAGACCAACCCTGATCGGCCATGCAGCGGCAGAATGTTTCATAGTTTGGATTATCCTTGAGGAATTCTAGTGCAGTATTTGCCACACTAGTTACACCACGCTTGGTCATCCAAAGCACAGGCTTATCATCACCAAGAACCAACGGCGTAAGCATGGAGCCATCAAGCTTTTCCATGATCAAGTGGGGCTGAGACCAGTTAATAACAGCGGGCTGGGTCTCAAGCTTTTCACCAATGTTAAAGAACTTGTGGTATGGGCGGCTGAGAACCTTTTTGGTTTCCCAATCGAACTTTAGTCCACGCGCTTCGCGCAATAGAAAGCGGCGCTCCCTTTCCTCAGGTGTTGCGGCAGTTGAAGGATCCGCAAAGGTTTCCTCAAACGCAACTTGATACATTACAAAGCCGTAGCCATGTGTTGGATCTTGATGTACTGCGATTTCAGGCATATCTTTGACTGCGTCAAGAAGAGGCTGGGCAGTGGTGAGGAAGGGGAAGTACGCCATGTCAGTTTTACCAGACTTATTGTTGTTATTTCTGGTACTCTAACAGGCATGGAAAACCAGAGTCACTATAAAAGTGCTCTGGTTAAAACTTCTAGTGTAGGAAGTAGCTAACTGGCTTACGTTCGGTTACATGAAGCGAACCACTAGCAAGTTTGAAATGAACAGCTTCACGCGGATCATTGAATTTGAGGACAATTTGATAATCTTTGGTGCGATCAGGGTTTTGCGTAACAGACCAAACGCCTGTGCAATTGCGTATACACCAAAGTGAGAGCCAACTCTCAAATAGTGACAGTCGAGTGGCATCTTCCGTGCCTGTATCGACCATGATACTTATTTCGCGAGCACGCCCGCCAGGTTCGTCTATGGCATTCATAGTTGACCTCCACAAAGAGGAATTAACGAAGCCTTTGCTTACCTTTAAAGTAAGCGCATTCGTAACTTTGTCAACTTATTTATCAATGCTTTAGTATGGAGACTTCAGACGTTGGTTAGCTTTGCCGTTGAATTGATACTCAAGTTTACCGGGGCGGTAAAGGCCACGATCAACATGGCTTAGGTCAAAGTCAAAGCGGTTGACCATAATGCGGGATAGCTCGTTGATCTTTTCCTCTGGTACAGTTACCATAGGCTTATCACAGCCCAACTGCTTGAGCGAACGATCAATCAAGTGTACGCCAACACCACGGCCAACATACTCGGGACGGACACGAAGACAACGGAGCTTAGGCTCTTCTCCTCGTTTAACCAGTGCAACTCCAACAACTTGATCCAAATGCTCGGCAAGGATAACCTCGCTGTCTCCGGTCATCGTGCTTGGTACAACTTTGTTCCAGTACCAATCGTTGAAGTCCGGATAGAACACATCAAGACCAGAGGTCAATTCAAATGCCTTATAGCAGTCGAAGAGACTTTTGGAGATGCGATAGCTTATCACTGGTCTCTATGCTCCCATGCCCTGTGTCCGTCCTGCAGCTTGAAGAGGATCGCGTCATTCTTGTCCTCAAAGCGCACAACCACTTGGTAATCCGAGTAGGAACGTTGGTCGTGAAACTTGAACATGCTATACGCGCCATTGCAATTTTTAGCAAGCCAGTCGTGAACATCCTGGATAGCGTTACCCGCTGTAGGTACGATAAAAGTAAGACGTGCCCATGAGGTATCAATCATTTGGTAGCTTCCTGGATTAGTAACTCGGGCCAGCTTGGAACCTTCAAGCGTTAGACCGGAGAAAACAACTTTGCTTGGCTTTTGCATTAGGACCTCTTCTAATATCTGGATCCTAATGTGGGACAGACCAGGAGTCAATAATTTTAGATAAAATTTTAACTTCTTATTCACCCGCAGACGCTCATCCATGCGTGTTTGCCAATTGTGCAAAGTATTACAAGAGCTTAGCTGAGTGCAGCGGATGATATGTCACAGGTAAAAAGACCGCCCCTTTCGGAGCGGTCTTTCCTCAGAAGCGCATTATGCGTTGGAGACGTTATGACATCTTCTGATAGTACGCGGTGAGACCGAACGGAGCAACGATCTTGTCATTGCCGTGGATGACGAACAGCGTATCGCACCATTCTTCATCACCCCAGGAACCGCCTGGGTAGCCGTCCGTGAACATCACAAACTTGTTTGGAAGCAGTTCGTCAAGCTCGATGTCGCTGTCAACGCTCATCGGTTCGCGCATAAACTCCCAGCAGGATTCGAACATCGTTCCGCCGCCGCCCTGGGGCACGTAGGAGTAGATTTCGTCCAAGTTCATCGGAGTGAACTTCTTCGGGTTGTACACGCGAGTATCGAAAGTCCAAAGCCAAAGCTCGAACTCGTCGAACGTTTCCATGATGCCCTTAACTTCCGAGAGGAAGTCCCGCAGCATTTCATCGGTCATCGAACCCGACGTATCGATGGCGATTGCAACCGACACAGTATCCTTGAAGTTCTGGCCCGGCATAATGGTCGTTGCGAGAACATCGCCGCCAGCACTCCACGACCGACGCGATGGACGGTTGAAGGTGAAGTCGTCCTTGATGGAGCTTTGGATGTGTGCTTCAAGCAGCGCACGCCAGTCCATAACAGGGCTAGTGAACTCGTCGATCATGCGACGAACACCTGCCGGCACCTTACCCGCTGGCGAAGCTTGCGCAGCGGAGATGATTGCCGCCTTGAGCTCGTTGCGGATCTGTTGCTTGTCTTCTTCCGTTAGCTGCGGCGGACCGTTTTCATCACCCATAACAGTAACGGTAACAGTTTTCGAACCGCTTTTGCCGTCGCCGTCATCGTCGCCGTTGCCGCCTGCGAGGTCCAAGTGCTCGTCCAGCGTCATCTGTATCTTCGCGCTGTTCTTCTCCAGCAAGCGATATACTTCTTCCGACGTCAGACCATCGTGATACTTGTCGTCGATCAGACCGCCCTTTGGCATGTCGCCGAGCTTTTCCTTCACGAGCGTGTAGTTGACGATGTAGTCGTTCGCCATGTTCCACAGCTTGTGATCACGCGAACCTTTACGACCAAGATGGTCGTAGACGCAGTGGAGAACTTCGTGGCCGAAAAGGAACGTTAGTTCGTTCGGCGTAAGCGACTTGATGAAATCGCGATTGTAATAGAAGTTTTTGCCGTCAGTTGCTGCGGTTTTGCACCACTTGGAAGCATCCACAAGGTGCATTCGCGTTGCAAGGTTGCCGAAAAACGGCGAGTTAAAGAGCAGACCAACACGAGCAGTGGTCAGCGCCTTAACGATTGGGTCGTTGAAGCTTACCATAACGTCTCCTTATTCACTGGCTTTAATACCAGCTATCACGTATAATAGCACCTACTTGCTCTGTGTCAAGTTTTGGTTTGATACAGAAAGCAATTAATCTTCCATATAAACAGTGCGACCGAACGGTGCGACAATATCCTTCTGCCATTCGTTGGAGATGACAAAGATCGTATCGCAATATTCGGGATCGCCCCATGACCCACAGGGATAACCATCAGAGAAGACCACAAACAATTCGGGCTGGATCTCCTCGTCACGCATGTAGGTCCAGTTTAGTGGGAAGTCATTGCCTCCGCCACCAAACGCCTTATACGTGTTGATTTCGTCCGCGTTGTAGGGCGTAAACGTTTGGTGATTGTAGATGGCCGCATCAATGCACCAAATATGCAAGCGGTAGTCATCGTATTGCTCGATAATACCCTTGACCTCGGTCAAAAACGCGGTGAATTTATCATCACCAATACTGCCGGAAGTATCCAGCGAGATGCAAATGTCAATGGTCTCCATATTCTTGGAGCCCGGCATAATCACACTTGCAAGCAACCCATCCGCTGTGGGCGACCAGCTACGCCGCGAAGGCTTGTGGAACGTAAAATCGTCCTTGATCGTGCTTTGGATTGCCGACGTAAGAAGCTCTTTCCAGTTGATCGTGGGACTTGTAAACTCGCGGATCATGCGCTGGATTGCCGCGGGTGTGTTACCCGTGTTGACCTGCGAGCTGGAGATGATCGCAACCTTCATATCGTTACGTATCGCCGCAAGCTGATCGTCATTATAAACGGGCGGTCGTTTTGTGTAGTCTACACCTGTGGAAGCGCCTGGATCCAAATGCTGTCCCGCAGAACCACCACCGGCCGCGATAACAGTTTTGCCGTCATCATCGGAGTCGCCTTCACCATCCGAACCATCAAGGTTCAAATGTTGGTCCATCGATTTTAAGCCTTTGAACTTGTTGGGGTTCTTTTGCTTTTGATCGAAGAGCAACCGATAAAGCTCCTCAGAGCTCATTTCATCGTTGTACTTGGTATCGTACAATCCGCCCTTGGGCATATCGCCGAGCTTGCATTGGACAAGCGTGTAGTTGACAATATAGTCGGTAGCTATGTCCCAGCATTGCTGATCTCTACCGCCTCGGCGACCAATGTGATCTAGAGCGCAGTGCATAACAGCGTGACCAAACACAAACACAAGCTCATCCTGCGTTACTGTTTTGATCCAGTCCCTGTTATAGAAGAAGTGTTTGCCATCCGTGGCAAAGCTTTCGCACCACTTGGATGCGTCAACAACTTCCAGCCGTGTAGCAATGTTGCCAAAGAAGGGCTGGTTAAACAACATCCGCACACGCGCTGTTGTTATGGCCTTGATAATTGGGTCGCTAAAGTTGGGCATGATCGATCCTTTTAGAATAGCAAAGAGGGCGGTCCCAGCTATGCCGAAACCGCCCCCTTCTACCTCATACCGACGTTAGGCAGCGAGGATGAGATCCTGGTATTGATCAGCGAAGGACTCGAAGTTCTTCATCGCGCCGGGATCAAGCTTGAGCTTGAAGACCGAAAGTGCCGTACGAGCACCCATGATCACAATTTCCGGCTGGAATTCCTTCATCATGAAGCCCAGGAAGTTGTCGAAGGAGCTGTCGTACGCCTTCTTGCGCGCCTTGGGATCCTGCTTCATTTCCGCCTCGCGATCGCGCAGCTCGTAGCACATGGCCGTCGTCAGCGCGTACATCAGCGAAATGTCCTTGGTCTTCAGTTCGGTGACCTTGCCGTCGAGCACGTCGCTTGGGTTCGGAAGCTGCGAAGCTTGCTTCTGGTAAGCGAGGAACTTGACTGCGATACCATCGCCGATGGCGCCGCCGATCAGTGCCGACTTGACGAGTTCAGGAAGTGCGTTGCCGTCGCGAACGATGTCGGAAACAGCTTCCCAGGAACGTGGGGTCGGGAATCCGCGAGATGCGCTTGCCGGATCGAACTGGAAGAGTTCGTGCTTGAAAGCTGTCAGATAACCGATGACGTCCTTGTTGAAGTTGGCCGTCAGTGCGTAGGTCTGCCAGTCATCAAAGTTGGGTTCAACTTCGATGTGCGTAAACCGGTTCATAAGCGGCGTTGGCATCTTGAACGTTGAGCCCTTGTCCGTCTCGCGGTTGCCAGCGGCCATGATCACAACGTTGCTTGGTGCGAGATATTCGCCGAGGGCGCCGTCGAGAACCAGCTGATAAGAACCAGCCTGAACCGATGGAGCAGCGTTCGGAAGCTCGTCGAGAAGAATAACAGCGCCGTCGTATGTGAGATCGTCTGGAGTGCGACGGTCAACTTCATCCTTCAGGATAGTACCCGTCTTGACGCCTGGGTCACGACGCGGAAGCATTGCTGGGATAGCCCAGTTAACAACGACATCGCCGCTTTCCTGCTTGACCGGGACCGGAATACCGCGAAGGTCAGTCGGTTCCATCTGCGTCAAGCGCACGTCGATCAGCTTGTAGTTCATCGCCTTGCAGATCTGGCGAATGATGGACGACTTGGCGATGCCCGGAGGACCCCAGAGGAACAGACCGCGGCGGTCCTTGCCGGCCAGCGCGTTGTCCATGTTGACCTTGATCATGTGCTTGATTGCGATGGTTGCGTCGCTCGGCTTGAGCTTGAGCGTATCCATCTTTGAAGTGGTAGACTTACCCTTCGTCATTTGAAATCCTCTGTTGTTTGCCTAACGTCTTTAAGCCACGTTGTTAACGCGCCTTGTACTTGAAGCTAACACCAGAAATCTTTTTGTCAACCTACAATTGCCAATTAATTTCTAATGCCTTGCCTTACACCTTAACCGACCGCAGTGGCCTGCTAAAAGCTGCACCATGTATGTTGCAGACTTGCCATTTAGTCAACAGGAAAATGCATCAAAAGGAACTTTTTTCTGTTCCTGCGTTTTTAGGATTGGAAGGAGGTCACCAGAAGATCAAGGTCTCCAACAAGTTTCGCCTTTACAGCCATTTCTGATTCAAAGAAAATAACGTGGTTATTTTTTAAGTGCCAGGGCATTTTACAATGGCGATCCAAATACACCACGTGCCGATTGCGTGGTTTGTAGTCGGACTGGAGCTCAATATCATGTGCTTTGAAAAAGCAACGCATGGTGAGAAGGCCGGTATCTGTGAGACGTAGGCCACGAGCTTGGTCAGGATCTCCGCCGCGATAATTTAAAAAGTAGCGGCGGAGAAGAGTTTCAACTGGGTCGAGTTCAAGATCCAAGCAAAGAGGGTTTTGATTTTCCGCTTGCATCTTTTTGAGCAGTTCAATGATTTGAACGTGTAGACCCATTATTCCTTCTCGGTAATCTCTTCGCCTTGCGTAAGCTTGAAAACCTTGAACTTATCCGTCTTGAAAAGCTTGTTTAGCTTTTCAGCCAAGTTAAAAGCGTGTCCTTTGTTTCCAAATGAGCACTTCTTATACTTTGGGCCCGGATAGTTGATCAGGCTGTTAAGGGAGCGGAGGTTGATTGGCTTGCCATCGTAGAAAACTGCATAAACGGCATCAGCAGCGAGCACCTGTTCGCTCTTGTACGTCTTTGGGTCAGTGTAGTCGAGGATGACGGTAGGCTTTGGACGACTCATGGCGCACTCTCATTTTGAATTGCTTTATGTTAGTATTTATTGCAAAGTACGCTTTGGACATGGAAATGGCTCGGAGTGGTTTCCGAGCCATTTGTCAATTAAATTATGACGATCTGAGTGAGATCATCCTCATCGTAACCACCATCTTCGGCTTCTTCGAGATCATTGAAAACTTCAATCTCGCGACTTCTGCCGTTTATGTTTGCCGCGTATGAAACGGATGGTTCAAAATAAACGCTATTGTAGCCATTTCCCTCAGCATCAATTGCAGTATACACTTCAAGCTCCTGATCCAATTTCAGGAGATGCTCGACCAACTCGCGTACCTTCACTTTGCAGCCTCAGCTTCCAATTGCTTCATAATTGGGTTCTTGTTGAGGTCGCTCCAGCCGCCGATGCGAACACCATCGACAAACATTTGAGGAACTGTAGATACACCTGGATTCTGTGCATAAAACTGCATCTTGCTTGCGGAGTCTTCAAAAATCACTCGGCTGTGCTTGATATTATGCTGGGCAAGCCATGCCATCATATTGCGGCAAAATGGGCAACCCATTGTTACGTAAATCTTAATTTCTCTTTCCATGTGTCACCACCCTTTTGAACCTATATGAAAATCCTTACGAATGTTATATTCTGAATATTCCTCAGCACAATGGTAGTTATTCCGAACTTCTTGTTCGGTCAGTGTACCAAAATGTTTGCGAGGGTTACCGCAGCAATAACGGCTGCAAGTCTGTGGACTAGAATGACGACGTAGCGACCATTCGTGAATCCGTTTTAATTGTTCGTCTTTGGTTTCAACACGACCAAAAACAGTTCGTGTCATCCAAGTTTTGACCTCAGCGATTTTACGTTCTCGCTGAGCTCTTCTCCAAGCTCGATTCCGCATGTTGACCTCCACATGTGAGGCCGGGACCTATTCCCGGACCTTACATGTTGGTCATCGCAACCTCGATTGTATTATCGCCCATCTTACACCTCAAAATGTGCCATAGACCATCCAGCACCAATATTCTCGTGCGGATATCCGTAGCAATTATTTACCAGCGTTACACCTTTATGGGTGAATGTGCGCCGGGTGTGAGTATGACCATAAGCCCAAAGCTTGATCTTACCAGTGTTCAAGTCGAAAAGCTGTTCAAGACCTGTGTTGACATAGCTAGGGGAACCAGTGTTCCAAACCGTGTCACCTTCACGCCATTCCAAGCAATCCGCTATTGGAGCACTATGCGTGACAACCACTATGGAGTCAATAAACGAGTCTTGGTTTGCTTGTTCGATTGCAGTCTTCATTTGGTCGATTTGAGCAGCACCAAACACATTGGGCCAATTAAACGTACCAAAGTATAAGCTGTTGTCCTTGCTATAATCACACCAGCTTGCAAGAGCCATAGGAAATGTAATGCCACGTGGTTCGTGGCAACGCCAATCATACCAAGCATTTGCACCAATAAAAGCGGTACGTCCAATATCAAAGCGGCAATCTTTATCGCCGTTCAAATAGTGAACATTGGGCAATGAATTAGCAAAGGAATGGATGAGCGCCATATTGGTGTCAACCGCATACGTGTTTATTGTGGAATGATGCTCATGATTTCCATCAGTAAACACAACATGTTCATAAATTCGGCTAGCTTCGCCAAGTAGCTCAAACAAATCATCCACGTTATCGCTGACATCACCAGTGATAACCAAAGTGGAAGCACCAACAGTGCGGTGCTTTTTAAAATCAAAGTGGGAAAATTGACCATCCTCGTGGTACGTCATATCCAAATGACGGTCCACATGTAGGTCTCCACAAACGTCAATCTTTATCAAAGCCACCTCCGTCGAGGGCAATTTCTGTTGGTCCAGAAGTAGCTCGCTTCTGCAACTCAACAATATCCTCGAGAAGGGTATTTTGGCGCGCCAACATTAGCGAGATAGATGCGGACAGATCGATCGCTTCCTGAATGCTAAGCTTGACTTCGCTGGCTTTACGATTGCTTGCGGATTGCACTTTGCTGATAAATGCAACCACATTGCCTGATGCTTGAACTTTGCTCATTATAGCTTCTTCAAATTAGCGTTAGTATTCAACGTACTCAAGTGGTTAAGCATTTCCAGTCGGTTCTTGAATGGTCCGACATGCTCATAAGTTTCAATGGTTGTACGCTTTGGACAATAAGCTTGGGTCCAGCCCTGTGCGAATAGGAGACCCCAATAACCCGCAACAAACTCTGTTTTTGTGCCCGTTTTGCAATATGTGGGCGGTTCATCTGCGGTTTTAGTAATTGCGCCGGAATGCTTTACCGGGTAACCATTGAGCGTGCTGTTGTCGATAACTTCTTCACGCTCTACGACCTTGATATTGCCGTACTTTTTCTTAACCTCTTCAAGACTTGCATAAGTTGTGCGCGTCTTGGGGCCCATAAACATGTAGCCCTCGTCCGTCTTGAAAAGAATGCCACTGTTGGAATCTCCTGCACGAAAAATCCAGGAGTTCTCAGTCAGTTGTAAAATCTTTGCCACTTAATCCTCAGTCATCCCGAAGACACGCAGGAACCTCAATGTCTTCTTTATAAAAGTTTGAAAAGTAAACGTCTCGATTTATAAGACGATGTATATCTGTTTTAGCATTTGCCCACGCGGAAATCAAAAATCCATCGCGTGCAATAACATAGGAAAAGTCTTTTTCTTCGTCCAAATGATGGACGCGAATTAATGCCTTCTGCATAATTTTGGAAGGCATATCGTACTTATCTACGAGCTCGTAGATTTCAACCAGCGTGTTACGAGGGTGAAGCAGATCAGCGCGTGAAGGAAGCGGAATAGCTCCCTTATGTTCATCCATTAATTGGTTGGCGCTGTGAAAAGTTGTTTGAACCTTTTCAAAATTACCGAAAAACTCCAAGCACATATGCCCCACATATGTTGGTAACCCAATGTCATAGTGGTAGCGGATGAAGTTCGGTTTGCTGGTCGGCTTCATGGTATTTTCCTGTATCGATCTGGTATGTGATATTGTGCGGTGCGAGAAGACTACTAAAAACTAAAATGAATTCGCAATACTTCTCCGTCACCAATGCGCCCGTAAACAGAGCGCACCCCTACGCTCATAACCGAACCTTAAACATATTTTAGCTTACAGTCAACGCTCAAAAACCACTAGTTATTTTGCGTAGGGAGCCGACAACATTGCCGCGTATTCGTTTGGATTCTTACCAATGTTGAACAAGTTCATTTCTTCAGTAAATCTGAGGAACCAAATACCTACCATAGAAACCTTGTCCTTTGCCACAGCCGTATAGATGCATTCGTCCATTTCATGCTTGACGTCATCCGGCTGTTGCGTTAGGTCGATTAGCTTCTTGTTGAAGTTGAACTCATCGAGAACGCGAACACGCTTGGTAATTGGATTGCCTTGGTCATCAAGACCAATCAGCTTATCCCACTCCTGCAACATAAAGTTGTTCCAGTTAAAGCCACGTGCTTTGCGGTCATCATAGGCTTCGCGGATGCCTGGCTTCTTTGACGAACCATGCTCACGCACGCCGGGGAACGCGCTCATAATATTGTCGGACGCATCGCCGCGGACAATCTTCGTAAACAGCGCGTATTCGGGATCAGGCTTTTCCATCGGCTCTTCGTGCGGCTTTTTGATCTTCTTGCCGTTTTTGTCCACAACCGTTTTGTTGGTCTTCTTCACAACTGGCTTATCATCGTCATCAAAGAAGCCATCGGTGGAAATTGTCCAGCCACGAACACCATCATACATTTTAACTGTTGGCGATAGCAGCTGGAAGAAGTCGCGGTCCGAACTGATGATAACGTGGGAATCATCCGGATGGTTTTGAATCCACCGTGCAATCATGTCATCGGCTTCAGCAGTTGGGCACTGAAGAACGGTTGCATTGGTTTTGGTACGGATAAAGTCCATAAAGATATCAAACGCACCAAAGAAGAACTCGTTGTCCTCGCGTTCCTTCTTTGACAATACAGCTTGCTGAACTTTACGCTGAGCCTTATATTGGGAATAATGAGAATGGCGCCAGCTACGACCTTCGAGGCAAAACACGATGTGGTCTGCTTTAAACTTGCGCCAGCTCATGCGCAGGGAGTTCAACGTAACATGGAGCGCCATGCCCGCTTTGATATCAATTGTGCCCTGTGTAGCGTGGAGCATACGGTGGGCCATGTTGTTCAAGTCAACAATAAGATACGTGCTCATATGAAATCCTTAAAATTTTATCTATTATGCTGGAAACAGACGTATCAGTCAATTTCCAAGTGCTTTAGGATTTCAGCAACTGTTTGGTCACCTGTTACAACTTCGGTAAACGGAATGCGACGAGAGTTGAGCAAACGATGTAGCTTGTCGTCGATTTCCTTTGCTTGGTCTGCATTTTGGTTACGGCCGACTTCCTGAAACTTGATATCCGCACGATTCAGCATAAAGCAGCGGTTGTCGTAGTTGTCCCAAGCTTCAAGCACAAGTGGTTCGAATGTTTTCATGTAGTCGGGTTGTGCATAGATGAGACCCAACACAAACGGACCATCTGTTATCACATAGTCAACTTTGCCTTCAAGCCGTGCAACACGACGCTGTTGCTTGGCGAGAATGTAAAGCTGATCCGCAAGGATGTTGCCGCGACCTTCCCAAGTCATGTCTTTGGCGTATTCAGTGACCAACTCCGCATTGAGGCCACGCTTTTTCATTTCGTAAAACAGGCCGGCTGCGGTTGTGCTTTTGCCCGCGCCTGGGCCACCAAAAACGTTAATAACAATCATTAGGAAAACTCCGTCCTGTCACCGTTTGACTTCCGCTGTGTCGTGGACGCGCTTGGAACCTCTTCCGGCATAATGAAGTCCGGATCAGTGTTGAACACGTCTACGCACGTCTGGGTGAACCATTGATCTACAATTTCAGACTGGGACATACCTGTGTAGCCGGAGTTCATAAGATCCGCTACAAATGGCTCATTCCAATCAAGTTCAAATTCCAAGCTATTGCCGCCTTCGGGATCATATTTGATCTCCGCATGGATCACATGGACCCAAGGCTTACCGTTGATGGTAGCAATCTCTTTTTCGTACTCAAGCTCCGTGATCACCTCATGCTGGCGATTTAGATTTGCCATTGCAATTTTGTAATCAGCGGATTCCTTGTTCTTGTGCTGTAGCGCGACAATTTCCTTGTCGTACTCGTATTGCTCAATCTCTCCGTGATCGAGCCGTACCTTAAGCATTCCCTGCTTATGCTCGGCTGACTTTTTGTTTGGATGATCCAACGCAACAATTGCCGCATCATACGTGCGGTCATCAATTATCCCGTATTCAAGATCCAGTGTCAGCCGCTTGCGCTTTGCGTTGGCTTTTTCCTGTGGAGTTAGAATGCCAGCGGATTCAATCTCCAGCAAACGGTATTCCAGTTCTTTGCCACTCAAATTGTAATAGGCTTCGGCGATGTCGCGGGTTTTACCGCGCAATCCCCAATGCGATGGAAGCATACCAAAGGGTATAAACTTTCTGCTCACTTAATCGGCTCCTTTGTTGCCATCTCCTGAAGAGATTGTGGCAACATATCATACGTTGCTTGTCTCATATACTTACCATGTGAGAAAGCCAGCCAAAGCGCCGTAAGCTCTTCATTTGTAAGGGTTCGAGTAGGCCGGAACAGATAAAAGTCCTGCCGCGTCTCAGAATTCTTCGAGAAGAACGGAAAGTTTCTCAGCAACGACAGCCGACTCAACGCACGGAACAGATATTCTCTCTTCGAGATATTTGGTATTACACACCAAGACAACGCAATCTTCTCCAGTTTCTACGAGACTCACATAATGCTGTGGAAGCATCCTGAATCCTTCGTCTGTATAAAGCATGAACATACCCTGTTCATGATCATAACCAATCTCGTTGGTTACCCTATAAATGCTCATATCTATTCCTTAATTAGGATTTAGATAAAATTCAACCTAATTATGCCCAGCCTAGATCGCTCATAAATTCGAGAATGTAATCGCTTGCACTCCCGTTTTCATTTGCTCCTGTGTGAAGAACGATAACTTTTCCATTGCGCAAGTGAATGTCCACGTAACCAATGCGATCATCGTTTTCAGTAAGTGCGATGATCTCACTCTTTAAGATCACTGCCATGACTTCATCGTCGTCGTCGGCATTTGCAATGATTAGAACGTCACTCATTAAGTCCACTCCAAAAAGCTAATAAATTGTTCCGCGCAGCTTTCCGGATTATCCACGTAAGTTTCAACTTTGTTACCACCCTCTAGGAAGATGTGAAACGAACCGGAATCGGACGTACCAAAGCCTCGGATCTGATCCTTGAGGAGGTATTGCTTACCTCCCCAAACTTCAGTGAGGACGATAAAGTTATCGAACTCTTGTATCATGCTAAGCTCGCATACAAGTGGATTTGCAGGTTCAAGATGAAACCATGTGTCACGCAATAACGCGCCGCGTATTCGTGATTCTTTTGGTTTAGCTCCATGTTTAGCAGACCAGGTTCCCAGAAGCTAATCACTTCATCAACAGTAGAACGCTCTTCCAGCGTGATCTCATTGTTCAAAGCACGTTGCTTCTTACTCATCGCAGGAATGTCGTTGTACTCGTTCATTGGGCTTACGAATACTGGGCGACCATAAACCTGTGCCCACTCATGTGCCCAATCCGGTACTTCCGAGTAAGGAGAACCTTCGGTAGCTTCCATAACAAACTTCAAGCAGCTTGCGCGTTCAAGCACTTCCTTGCGTGGAGTCAGGTACTTTGTAGCAACCATTTGACCCGTAACTGGATCCTTCTTTTCCGCACACTTTGGTGAGATGACCAAAGTTGTAGAATCGGGAATCGCAGTGTTTTGCGTGCCATTGCTTTCGATTTGGGTGTTTTCGAAGATGCCAACCATACGCTCAAGGAATGGCCCGATATTGTCCTGCAGCATGGGTTCGCCGCCGGTCATAACAAGTACCATACGCTTTTTGATTTCGGCACGTTCGATTTGTGCCACACCCATAGAATCAAATGGTGGATTGTACTTCTGATGGCGCGTCCAACCCGGACGGTCCATTCCGATTTCCTTGTAGAAATCTTCGATGGTGGTTTCAATACGTTCTTCAATTTGATCAAAGGTGAGCCAGTCACCATCATCGAAAAACGTGTCGCAGAAGCTGCAAGCCAAGTTGCACTTTGCCAGACGAATAAAAAACGCCGGCATACCACGATATGGTCCTTCGCCCTGCAATGTCATAAACATTGAAGTAACAAACATCTGCTGCTTGTCAGCGTCTTTGAAATACTTTTTTCCTACGATTTCGTTTTTACCGAACATCACAAACTCCTAAATTCCTAATTACCCTAACAGAGCAGATAGATAAAATTCAACCTAAATCACCAAAATCGAATAGCTCGTTGATATCGGAGGGAAACATTAGAAGCTTGGTTATAAAGCTTGCGCTCAGCTTCCACACGTAACGGTCTCCTATCAAGTACAACATGATATAAGACCCGTGCCGAGTGTTGGCTTTGCGGAACGGATTGTGATACCACCGCTTGAGGTAATCGTAATCACCTTTTAGAAGTTGGTAATGCAAGCCGTTGAGGTTGCTAAGGTCGCAAGTGTAAGTGTGATATTCCTGACCATCGCAAAGCTGTACAAAGGAAGTGTTTTGGATTTCCTTGTAGAGGTTGGATTGGATAAACTCGGCATTCAGTTCATCTGTAAAATTGATAAACGGAACCTGGTGAATCCCTTTATAGTCGTTGAAATAGAACTTAGTAATATTCTGCAACTGCTCTAACCAATTCGTCTTTTTTGCCTACGAGGTCGCGGAGTGGAACGTGCAAATAGTATTCGGATCTAAACAATCCACGAGCCGAAGTTATCCGATTCTCTATCTCATAGAGATTGATAATTTCCGGAGCTACCAGCTTTACATATGCGATAAACCGCTTGACCTTTTCGAGATATTCTTCTTCTGATTGTGCATCATAAATCAAAGATAGGACCGCAAAGACATCATCGCGCATACAAAGGATATTGTAATCTAGGATGAACTGCATAATGTGCTCGTACTTGGAGATGAGCAGATTCTGAACAGTGTAGTCGATGCGGTCCCGTATCATTTTATTCACACGAGAAGTTGCTTTGGAGCTTGATGTTGTCGAAGAATTCCTGCTTCAAATCGGAACGTTTGAAGTCACCGCCCAGCACTGTGGTCTGAGTCTTGGAGTTCTTTGCCATAATGCCGCGGTTTTCGCAGCAACCATGGCTGGCAACAATGTAAACGGCCACGTTTGGAGTTTCTGTAACCGCTGCAATATCCTTCTGAATACGCTGGCAAAGCTCTTCCTGTAGCGTACCACGGCGTGCGTGGTGCTGAGCAATACGAGTGTACTTGGACAAGCCAATCACCTTCTTACCTGGAATGATACCAATGTAAGCGGTGCCTGTTACTGGCTGATGGTGATGGCTGCAAACGCTTTTTAGTTCGGAACGAACCACAAGCATTCCATCATATTTGGAGTCACCTTCGTTTGGAAACGCCGTTGCTTTTGGTGCCTTTGAGTAACGACCTTCGAAGAGTTCGTACACATACATCTTTGCCAAACGACGTCCAGTATCCATGCTGTTTGGATCATTTTCGATGTCGATGACTAGGCTTTTGAGTACTTCCTCAAACTTGCCTGCTAGTTCGTCTACCAGCAATTCTGTCTCACCCTCATGGATGAACTCGCTGATGTTGTCGTTGCTGTAAAAGCTTGAACTTGAGGTCGCAATGCGATCCTTAATTACTTCGCTAATCGGCTTTGTCTCTTGCCCGGCAATACCGGTAAGTTTGACTTCGTGTTCCATTAAAAATCTCCTAAAACGTTTGTAGGTTCAATAATTTGTTGGTAAAGAGGAGGAGTATTGGTATTGGTTAGCAACCACTTAACAAATTCAACTGAATTGTCCCGCAGCATAACGTTGACTTCAAGACCGGGCACGTTGTCATCGGTTTTGAACTTGTATGCGGCTCTTTCCGTTCGCAGGAACTCCAAATACATTTCGTAATAGAGTTCCGTTGCAATCATATCCTGAAGATCCGGGCCTATCGAATTGGTGTCAGCTATGTTGTACATAGCCTTCATCTTCCGACCACCTATCTCGTAACGGCAACGCATTGTTTTTGTTATCCTTTTACTTTACCATTATATTTAGAAGCATCCTGAATGTCAAATATCAGATGTTAATTCGACAGCTTATCCAGCATCAGGAATTTGTCCATGAAGTTCTCGGAATCTTCACGCTTTGTAAAGATAAACCCAAGTAGGCAAAACCATTCTTCTTGGTCATCGTCTGTGGTACAATGGTTTACCACAGACCACGGCTCATCAGTTGGAAAATCTTTGGCCCAATTTTCCAAGCGTTCCATGAATACGGCTCTCATATATGTTTCAATAGTTGAGGTATTATATGAGCCGCTCAGTTTTAGCCCAAGCCGTACCATGACTTGATTCTCAAACATTCCAACCACATACGGGTTGGAACTTAGTAGAAAACGTTCGGGAATCTGCTTGCTACGGTAAGCTTCAATAATGTTTACTTCATCACTCATGCCAGCAGTTTATCCACCATTGGTCCCGCAGTTAGGAACCGGTCCATGAGAATCTCCCGCTGACGAGGAAGCTCACCCATTGGAAGCCCATCCGCTGTTAGCAAGTAACGCAAATGCGCAATCACGTTTACGCGGTTTGCTTCATATGCTGCCCAAGATTCAGTCCATTCGCTTGGATACTTGAACGCGCTAACATACATTTCCGAGTAGCTGAGACGATCAGGAACCATTGGAAGTGTGTCAACGAGAACACCTTCCATTGCTGAGATGCCCAGTGTTTCCTGCAAGTTTGCGCTGAACACGACCTTTGCCTCACCAAGCAAACGATGATACTCATCCTTGGTAAGCTTTGTGTCCTGACAAACAACAAAATCCACATCCGGCATATGCAGGGCAAGATCGCGGAAGATCTCAGGCTGCTTTTCCGGGGCCACGCGGTGAGGGAACAATACGAGGTCCCGCTTTGCTAGTCCCTTGAACGGAGCAAGTTCATCAACGAGTTCATTGTGCGGCTGACCTGAAATCACATACTTCTCAGGATCCTGTTCCCAACCATCAAACAGAACTTCATTAAACAATTGCTTGTGGAATTCTGTTGCAAAATAGTTGAAATCGCTTGCAAAGAAGTAGGAACGTTCAGCCGAATAAGTCCATCGCTTGTCCGTGATCTTACGTCCCAAAAAGTCCTGTGGATCATAAGAACCAGCGTGCCACATACTATGGATTTCAACAGGAATATCCGTTAGCTGGCTCATGTACTTGGCCTGTAGGATCCCAGGATGCCAAGCATCCGTGAAGAGGATCTTATCTCCGGCTTGCACGGAACCATTTGCAAACATGTTTGCAAGTGATTCAACCTGAGTGGACTTCCAAATGTTGGTTGCGGTAAAGTTCAAAAACGCACCCGCGGTAACATTGGAATTTGTTTGCTTGCCGCCGATGTTGATCACATCAACTTGCTTGCCTTGCTTTTCCGCTTCTGCCCTTAGCAGAGCTGGAATGCCGTTGTACCACTGGCCGGTATACCGGGTATCCAGTGGCTCCAACGCCATGATAAAGATGTTGTGCTTGCTGCGGCTCATAGAGGCTGACCCGAAAATGTTGTTGTGGAACCGTTTTCACCATCTTCCGCAATGTGGATGATAACCTTGCGGTTTGGATAACGTGCTTGAATCTGCACGTAGAGATCCTTGGTGATCATCTCACAGCTTTTGAAATCAAGTTCCAGTGTGCCATCGTAAAGCCCTTGCAGCCAACGCTTAAACTGGATGAACTCAATATCTCTATCATCGTGGAAAACTTGGATCTCCACTTTGAACTTGAAGATATGTCGATGAATGTAACCCAAAAAGCTGACGTCATACTTGTCGCCAGTCTTCAACTTTGGATCGTCAAGAGCCGCTGGGTACTTGTGCAGGCCTTCCTTGTCGAATGTAACCCAAATCATCTGTTCTACTAACATGAAAACTCCTTTTGTTTCATGTTCCTATTATACGAAAAAGGAACAGAAAACTCAATATTTAGAATATGATAAGAGGGACCTTTGAGGTCCCTCTCTAAGTTGGCCCAATTTGGTTTGGATCACCGCCTTTACATGGGTTGCGGGCCAGGTTTACTTCCTTACTTCTTACGAGCAGGAAGAATCATGCTGTACTTTGCATAATCAGTTTCAAGCGTGATACGCAGGGCGCCGAGGTTCATGAAGGACATTTCCGGCTTTTCGTTCTTACCAACCTTGAGTACGGTGAGAACCTGATTGATCGGCCAGAACATCGTTGTTGTGATGTTGCCTTCGATGCCATCAGCAAAGGTCATGCGTGCGCTGTGGTTGGAACCAGCTGCATCACCAATGTGGAACTCCAAGTTTTCCTTTGCAGTCTTCACGGAGAAGAACTGCTCAATGCTGGAGTACAGGCTAGCAAGTGTAGAGAACTCCTGAATCTTGGAATCAGTTGGTTCGATTGTAACGTCCCAGTTGTTCTGCTTGAGCTGTGCCTGTGCAGGAAGAAGGTCTGCGCTCATGAAACGGAAGTCGGCGCGGCCGCCATCTTCGGAAGAGAAGTTAAGCTCTTCAGGAGTTTCAACACCCTTACGCTCAGTGCGCTTGACTTCAATCTTGGCGTCATCGCTGCGGTATGTTGGGAGGTTGAGAAGACCCTGAAGCAAGCTCAAGTTACGCATACCAAATTCGCCCTTAAGCGCGGGTTCTGCTTCCTTAAGCTCAGCGCGGATGATGATTGTACGCTCATCGTCCATCGCCTCAAACACTGTCTTGTCGTCTGTGCCGGTTACGCGCACGGATTCAACAAAACCCAGACCGCTGGTGTGCTTGATAATGTCGAGTAGTTTTTCACGCATTGCGGAAATATCCTTTTGTTTTTATTATTGTTTTGTACTCTAAACTCTGAAAACTTGGACGTCAATATTTTTAGAATATTTGTGTTTCTTCAGCTTCTTCGTCGTCTACGAAATAAATCCGTATGCGGTAGCCCTGGAGCTCATTATGTTCGACACGATAAGTGAGTTCCGTTAGCTGAGACTCTTCGGTAAGCCATTGGGCGGAAAGCTTGAATTCGTCATCCAATACTGCCCAACCTGCCCACTCCAATTGAATGTCGTGGAAGAATCGTTCACCAACGCTGCGGTCGATAGATGAGATTTCTGCACGGGTTGGGTTGTGCTGGGTATTTGTAAGAAATACCCGAAGTCTTCTTGGCATAATCAGTTCCTCAGAATGTGAATAGGTCATTAAAGGTTGTGTCCTCGCGTGTTGCCTTCAGGTCCCACTTTAGAACACCAATCAAGTTGTTAACCTTCTTGTCGATAATGGTTTCTTCCATTAGCTCGGTGTCAAACGGCAAAGCTTTAAACCATTCAGGAAGATGACGCTGATCGTAAGGATACGCAACAGAGTTGATCTTCATTGGGTTTGGCAAAAGCTTGCAAACGATAACCTTGCTACCATCTGTAATGTCGGTGCTGTAGTTGTCGTCCATTGCCTTCTTTAGTCGGTTCCAGTTAATCGATGCTCTAACGTGGCCTGGAACAGTATCCTTCTTTTCCTTCTCCACGCTGCGGGTCTTGTAGATGTTGTCGCCGCCCATACGCATGTCATAAGCGTCCATGCGTTCCTGGTGAGAGGTCAAACCGTTGACCTTCTTTGGCGTTCCCTGTTCCCAAGGTTCCATCTTACGGAATTCGTTTCGGAACTCCCTAATCTGTCCTATAATAGAGTCCTCAGTACCACCTGTCAAAATATCCATTAGAATTTTAGACAAAAAGTCCTGCATGAACTTTGGGGTATCAGCGCGTTTTAGATCTAGACCCATTGCCTTGATCTTGCCGGGCTTGCCGTCGAGATCCAAACGCTTGTTATCTTCATCCCAAAACTTTAGAACAGCATACCGCTTCTTCTTGATGAACATGCCAGTTTCCGCAACTAGCTCAAGACCCGCAGCAATAATCGCACCACGTTCCATACCCGTGTTAAACGCATCGGTCATAAAATATGGGAACGATTCGTTTACCATGTCGCCAATGTTCAAATACAAAGCCAGCATTTGGTCTTTGTCATCAGCAAGTGGTGCGGTTTCCTTGTCCGACTTCAACATGTTGTAAGCGGAGAAGTAACTGGAGTCAGTATCCGCGTAAACGATACCTTCTCCATCGTATTGATAAATGCCAGTAATGCACTCGTTTACCTTCGAGTTCATGTGCTTGGCAATGCTTCGACCAGTAAGCGTAACCGACTGACCAATGCGCTTATCGTAGAACCGGCAGCCTTCGTTGAGCAACGCACCATACAAGGAGTTCAACAAGATCTTACGTGCAAGCTGACGCTGATCCCAAAAACCAAAACGGGATTGGTAATAAGCTGTCTGCTCCTCATTTGCTTTGATGCGGTGCTTGGAGATAACCAAGTTGTTCGCAGCCATAAACTCCTTGATCGCAGACGTGTCTTCCGCTTGCACAAGCTCCTTAAGCTTGCTTACATCGTATTCACTTGTAATGTCGCTGGGTGGCGTTCCTGCGTAACCAGCGAGTGCTTCCTCAATCTCCGGAGAGATCTCCACACCCTTTAGCAGATCAGCAAACTTGCTTTTTTCCTTCTGCATCTGCCTACGCTCTGCATACCAACGCTCAAGCAGACCTGGAATGATCGCTTTAACATCGGTTCGGAAGATCGTACCATTTGCAGATACCGCATAAGCTTTGTCTGATTCAAAGATGTACTTGTAGAGATCCTTGCCCGACACTGTAGCGGTTTCGCCTGCCTCAAAATCAACAGTTAGGCGATCCGGCGCTTTCTGTTGCATGAGGTCGAATTCAATCGTTGCAAACAACCCATGCCACGCGTCAGTCTTGCTGCCCTTTGCCTTCTTCTTGCCCGCAACAGATGCGGCCATACGTGAGGCAATAAGCTGATCTGTCCGATCCGAACGAATCTGACCAACCAGTGTTTCCGGACCCATGTTGAGCGCACGCAAAGCAGATGGATAAAGAGAGTTGATGTCCACGCAACCAATCATTCGGTGCATACCCTTTTTAGGGTCCGCCACATACGCACCTACCGCGTTGTTGCCATCATCCTCGTCGTCTTCGTCCTCGTCTTCTTCATCGTCATGGATAAAGCTGCCTGGATCGTACGGAGAATCACCTTCACGCTCAGGACGAGACATAACTTGCATGCCTTTTTCCCAAGTTTCGTTCACAATAGCTTGCTCAATAAGTGCAACCGAACCCATTGTCGTTTGCAGCAGAACTGAGTTAGTATGTGCGAGCTGATTTGCCAGTTCGATGTATCGGCACTTTGCGTCGATTTTAACCAGCAGCAGGGTGTCCTGGCGGTTATACTCGATAAACGTTTTGAAGTCTCGCTTGTACAGGGCGTCCAGCGACCCCTCATATGGCGTTTTGTTTTCGCCTACGATAACTTCGCCAACGTGGTCCAGCTTGTACGAGTGAAGTTCTGCCGAACTATGCTTTTGAAACAGTTCCAAATAGTCCAAGTGTACTCGTCCAACAAGATCATAAGTCTCTTGTTCCTTCTTGAACTTTACATACTTCCGCTTCTTTGGGCGCTGGCCCCACAAGCACATTTTCTTCGCATAATCCTTGCCGAGGATTCGCTCAACGCGATTCACAACATAGGGAATATCGAAGCCGGTGGAGTTCCAGCCGCTGAGAACATCTGCATCCTCAATAATATCGAGGAACATTTTAAGCAGTTCTTCTTCGTCGTTACACAGGTACGTGTCGTCGAACTGGTTAACAATGCTCTCAGCGGCTTCCCAAGTTAGGTAGTCCTTGTCTGTCTGCGGAAGCTCAGGCTTTAGAACAAGCGTGATTAGCTTCTTTGTGCTAGACAGGTGGAGCGAAATTGCCGTAATTGGTGCAAAAGGATCATGAGTTGGTGCGTAACCTCGCAGTGGATCAAAGTCCACCTCAATATCGAAAAAGCCAATATTGAGTTCCGGTGTTGGAAGTGTGAGGTAATTCTCGCTTAGGCACCTGAATATCGGATTGATATCGTGCTCATGAATCTTCCGCCCGAGACGCTGCATATCAGCAAGATCCTTGCGGAACTTTTTGCTGTCAGTTGTCTCATACTTCGTGCAGGGATCGCCCCACATCGTCTTGTGCCTACCCCTAGGGTCCTCATAGTAAAAGACGTGCTTGGCTGGCAGAACGTTAAACACGCGCTGCCCGTTGATTCGCTCTACAATGTGAATTTCATCATTTTGTTTTGAGTGAATCGCGTCAACGTATGTCATCGTTCTGTCCTTTTTCTTATTATTTGTTAACTATAATACCAGAGCTAAAATGCGTTCAATATCTAAAACTGCATCATCAATTTTATACGAACCGCGTCCTGATACTTAGCAAACCGTATTTCATAATGCCGAGACTGATAAGGTGGTTCCGTAAACCACACTTTTGAGGTTGGTGCTTCAGGTTCAAGCAAGTAGAAGGTCATATGGAAGCGAGAAGCAACCATGGCCTCAGCATAGATTAGGTCTTCGAGTTCACCAATGTTAGTGCATCCACTCAAGCAAACCGTATGCGGGAGAACCTCTTTTACATTAACAGGTCGCCCATAATTGGTATCTAATATCTCTCTGGTATAGCTCATTGGACTCTGCTCAAAATTATAGCGGAGATTGTCGCCTCCGCTATAATGGGCTAACTTAGAGCTTGCCTACAACGTTAAGGATTTCTTCAACGTTGTCGAGTTCTTCGCGGGTGTCTGCGATGTTAGCCTTGAAAGCTGCACGGATTGCCTTATTGATGGCGCTTGGCTTGATACCAAGTTCTTCCGCAACAGCCTTCACGGTGTCGTTAAGCGCGCCCTTCAAGTCCTCAACTTCCTGAGTAACCTTGATGCCTTCGTTGACAACGTGCTTGAGCTTTGCCTTGTCTTCGCTTGTGAGACCGGTGATGTTCATTTCTGCTTCCTTTTGTGTAAAAGTTTATTATCCTTTTATACACTCAGGAAACAGAAAGATCAAAATTTATTTCCACTTCTTGCGAACCTTTACGGCACGATTCTGTGGGTGGTTTGGAGAGAAGTCAGGCTGATTCAATTCGGAGAAGCCTTTGGCGATTGCCTTGTAAGCGTGGCCCTTGGCCGCAATGTCTTCTTCGTTGATCTTTTTAGAGCGACCAGTTGCGGTCTTACCAGCGGCTGAAGCAAGTTCATCCATAACGTCCTCAGTAAGCGAGGAATTATCCGTTGATACCACTGTCATGTTTGCGCGTTCGATGTAGTCGAGAACCTTGTTGTATTCATCCAAGTTGTCGAACTCAATAACTGCGACTGTACGGTTTTGATTTTCTAGGAAGTCCCAACGACGCTTGAGTGCGTCCTTTGCCGTTTTTAGACCAGCTGTATCGTCAAAGCTGATAAAGCATGGGTTCATGCTCTTGATACGCCAAGGAATGCTCTTGTACATGAGGATACCACTGGCCTGCTCAACTTCTTCGCTGTTCTTAAAATACAGAACATTGCCATCCGGAGATAGATCCGCAGGGGCTGGCATCTCTGCCGCAGGAACTGCATCAACACGAGCAATAAGCTCACCTGTCTCGTCCGCATCCAAGTCCATATCTTCTGCGACTTTTTCGGCTGCTTCTTTGCGAGACTTGCCCTTCTTTACAAGGGTTTTAACCTTCTTCTCTGCTTCGAGCAGAAGGGTTTCAAAAATGATATCTTTCTTCATAAGGGAACTCCATAGCTGGCTTTCCCATATTTACGCCTACTTGATATAGCCGTGGAGCTTGGCGAACTCATAAAATTCTCTGCTCGCTACGTTCTTACCCTTGGCTTCCACTTCGATATCCATAAACTCAAAGTGCGTGCAAGCCCACTCCAACAGGGCTTCGTTCCACATGCCATAGCTATGGGCACGAAGTGTGCTAGATGAGATGCCCTTGATCGCGGTAAGCGTGGTATAATCGGGCTTCATGTGTGGGTTTAGAAGAGCCGCAGGAATAACGTCGGGCGATGGCATACTAAAATGACCAAGCGGACGTTGCCCATTCCACGAGACGTTGATCGCAAAAGCTTCATGCGTATACGCGCTAAAGTATTTGCCCTTGCTGGAAACCCACTCATGATGGATATCTAAAACAATTGCAACATCCTGATATGTGCCGGTATCAATGAAGTCTCTCACACTGCATGAGTATTCATCGTTTTCCAACGTGATCAAGTTGCGCACGGTGTCGGAAACATCGTTCGCGATATGCTTGCGGATATTGATAAGGCCGGGATCAAGCCGAACATTTGCATGGATATTGATAGCAAAGCCAGAGGAATGCCATGTGTCGCCATAGCCCATGCACCGGGCAACATACCCGTGGTACTCAAGATCCTCGATACTTGCGGCAACCACATCTTTACGTGTGGAACAAAGGTTGGTGAACTGGCCAGGATGGCTGCACAAGCGGATACCATTTTGATCCGCATACTTGCGAATACCCTTTAGGCCCTCAACGATAAGCTCCTGCGTGGAATAGTGGTCGTATATCCACTTGTATGCGGGAACCGTATAGAGGGGCAGGAATTCGCTAGTAATACGAAACAACCGCATTTGTGCGGGTTGAGCCGCAATCCATGCGAGTTGTCGCCAAAGCGTTTCGATATTGTGGGTGACAAGCTTTTGGATCTTTTGAAATTGATCCACACTAGCAAGCGACGCAAGGTGCTTTTGCGTCGTTGTCTTTTGATTCATTTGTTCGGTGAGAACACGTGAAGCACGGGGATCAATGCCACTGGTATCGATCCACTTGCAACAGAAACCAATCTTTTTGTCCATACACTATATATAGTTACTTAAAGAATGGATTCAACTTTCTTTTACCCAAAGCCCATTCATAATCTTGCTGGCTTGGTCTCTTTGGATCCGGCCGGATCCAAGTACGATAGAACCGTTCAAGCACACTCTTCTTTTCCCAGAGGGCAATCTCCGCTTTTTTCCTTTCCTGCCGCCATTCAGTTTGTAGATCAGTAAGCCTTTGAATGTGTGCTTGCCGTTCTGCTTCACTTTTGAAGTGATGACTGTGTGGGACGCGAGTGTCCCGTAGGTATATCCATGGGCGGCTTGGATCGTTCTCAGGAGTAAGCCAGATGAAATCACGCATTGAGAACAAACTCCAAATCGTTGATGTCTGCGTAGAACCAGTAGCCGTTTGCACCAACCCAAACAACCTCAGGGTTGCGAACGTTGGTATGATCGTGATTGTGATAGTCGATCCAGCCTTGGTACACATCGTGAACGCTAAAGTAGCGAACACGTTGATTGATGTGTGGGCCTTTTCCGCGAAGCTTGGGATGAGTGGTGCGGAAAGTTGCGCCGGCCTTGAGCCGAACCCGCATACCCGTTGGAAGGCTCTGCATACCGAAGTTACCAACTGCAACAGCCTTGGTAAGACCGTTGCGTTCCATGTAGGAAACCGCCGCCATCGCTTGTGTTTCGCCGCGATAATCGGATGCCTGTATTGCGATTTCAGTTAGTTGATCCAGCGTTACCATTGGCGACTCCTTCGTGTTCATGCTGTAAAACTAACACAAACAGGAAGGATGTCAACCAACAATATTCCTGAATTACCAGGACACTTTCACGTCAAGTGAAAGCTCGCTTTGTTCCTCGCGCACGTTGAGGATAAGCCGGCGATTTTCATCCTCCCACACATCGTTTTCAAACGTGCGGATAACAACGTCGGTGCCTGAGAAGTAGTCGGCATCGGGATTAAGTTCCTTTGCCGACGGACGCTTGGTGGCCGTGCGCGTGTATGTGGTAGGATCCGTAGCAGCGGGCCATAGCTTGAGGTTGAACACGTCAAGATCATATGTGAGGAGCAAGTTGACGTGCATATGCACGAGCATTGGATTTGCCTTGAGTTCATCAATAGCAAACGCCAAACATTCCTCGCTTGTGTGCTTCTTGCCGGGTTCAAGATCGTCAAACATTAGCCCCAAAGCTCCTGTGCTGTGCCGAGGTCGATGATTTGAACACCGAGATCAGCAGCTTTTTTCATCTTGCTTGAGCCCGACGATGGGTCCTTGCAAACCAAGTGCGTTGTGTCCTTGTTAACGGAAGATCCGATTGTACCAGCCTTGGAAACAATCTTCGCTTCAAGTTCCTTGTCGCGAACGCCAGTGAACACAACAACCACGCCCTTCAAATCGCCATCGCTTGGTGGAGCAACCTTCTCGGCCACAGTATAGTAACCATCGATTTCCGCAAGGAACGCATTGAGCTTGGGCAAGTTGCCGATGACCATTTCCGCTGTCTTCTTCTCAAAGCCTTCGACTTCAAGCAATTGGGACAGCGTGATATCAAAGCTGCCCAGCGCGTTGAGGATCTTTGTACATTTGCGCACGCCGATGCCGCGGCCAAGTGTTTGAGAAGCACCAGCAAGCTGCGCAAGATCCACCGGATTTAGCTTTGCGCGAAGACCTTCAAAGATCTTGCGACCAGCGGAATCACCAGCCGACGCTTTAAGTTCAGCTTCCGTTGCCTTGATGATCTTTGCTTCGGAATCAAAACCATCAGCAATCAGCTTTTCAATTGCGCCCTGACGGAGGTGAGGGATATCAAGCGTTTTGAATGCGTCGAGAATCCGATAATACCGAGCATCCGCAGAGGATTCCAGATCATCAAGGACTAGGTCCACATTACCCGCAGTGTAGGACATTTTGCCAAACACTTTCTCGTCCGGCATCTGACCAACAGTCCCAGTAACCACTTCTGTGATATATGGGATAACATCGCCTGCGCGTGTAATCTTGATCTTTGCGCCTGGGCCAACATTGTTGTCCCTGATGAACGCGGCGTTGAAACCAGTTGCGTAGGTGATGGTCACACCAGTGAGATCCACAGGCTTGATTTCCACACGCGGCTTCAAATAGCCGGCCTTGCTAACGCGCCAGTGAACACCCACAACTTCCGTTACTGCCAAATTGTCAGCGCCAGCGACCTTAAACTTCTTCGCCCAAACTGGGTTCAGTCCGCTTGATGCCTTGGGCAAACGCTTGCGAGCAGCAATGTCATCGACGTCCAATACAATGCCGTCGAGTTCATAAGCGGACTTTTCACGCCGCTCGTTCAAGTAGCTAGTGAGGAATGGATCGTTGAGATCCTTGCCTTCAACAACTTCATAGTAGTTGGTGAGGAAACCGTTCTTGCGCACGAGCTCCAGCTGTTCAGCTTTGCCCAGTTCGTCGCTTTCCACGCTTGTAATAACAATGTGGAGATTGTCGATGAACACTGGATCAGAATCCGAAGCGTTCATCTTACCCGCAACATAGTTTCGCGCGTTTTTGTATTCGCGGCCGCTTCGTGCAAGAGTTGCTGACTTAACGTTGGGCCATTCCGCAACTGGAATGATTGCTTCCGCACGTAGCTGAAGAGGACCCTTTTCGATCTTCTTTGGAACGCACTTCAACTGCTTGATGTGCCGTGTAATGTCGGCGCCCATTGTGCCGTTGCCGCGAGAGAATGCGCTGAGAAAGTTGCCCTTGCGATCATAGATCAGTGCAACGGAAGTGCCGTCGAGCTTGTCCGAGATCACAAAGTGTTCGTTGGTGAGCTTTTCGTTCTTGACCCACTTTTCAGTGTCGCCATCGTAAACTTGGTCCAGCGAACCCATCTTGAAGGGCAGCGGAACCTTGCCGCCGCGCACATCAGAGCCGACCTTGATAAAGTAGGAGTTCTTGGGATCCAGCGCCCTAAGTTGCTGTTCAAGAGAATCAAACTCTGCGTCGGTGAGGATTGGTTCGAAAGGAGCGGGGCCAACTTGTTCGCCGATATACTCGTATGTTTCGAGATCGAATGTTGGCCACGGATAGTTGTCGGCCTCACTGCCCACATTATAATAGGCGTCGCTTGCAGTATCGAGAATCATGCAAAGCGGGAGTGTCATCGACTTGGTGAGGGCAACGTTGCCCTCAATAAACGCGACCGCAACTTCGCGGATGTGTTCGGAATTCATAACGATCTCCTATTGGAACTGTTACCAGTTATAGCACAAAAGGAATACCTGTCAACTCCGAAAGGGTTTTGGCGATCACATCCATTGGAAGGTCGTCTTGCAGTTTTTTCAATAGGATTCTGCGGTAAAAATGATTCCATTCCGCAGCATTGGCTTCTGCCGCTGCATCCAAAATAAGCTCACGTGCCTTAGATGGATCCATATCAACTTGAGTAACTTGGTCATATAGGTTTATGAAGTCTTGAAATGAAAACGAGCCAGGTGCGTCATCTTCAACATCAAAGTGTGCGACTTTATCCACAACAACCTTTGTTGTTGGGTCACAACTCAATTGCAACCCAACAAAGAAGTTTTCGTTTTCTTGCCAAGCCTGCAGAATTAGTTCCTTTTGGATTTCAGGCTTCTTGGTCATCTTGAGACGTTTTAGCAGCTGAGTAATAGTCATTTCTTCTTTTTCTTCGTAAGTTTTTCAAGTTCACTACGTGGAACAATCACATAACCGAGAGATTCCAAAGCATCAAAGATTTGTTGAGGAAGCTTTTTATCGATACGGCGGTATTGGTCAGGTAAGTCCTGCCATGGACGAAGCAGCGGAGACATCTTTTCTTTTGGATCGTGTTCCAATCCATAGCGCCATCCTGCTTCGGCCTTCTCCAAGCACCAGTTAGAGTGCTGATGCTTTGCCAGTGTGTCACAAAATGTTTCAAAGTCGTCGGAGACCAATTGAGGGTTGCTACCTGGCAAATAGCGGGCCAATGGAATGATTTGTGTGCTTGATTCCAACGATTGTCCCTCTTCCGACAACAATTGAAAAGCATCTTTTATCACATTATATTCGTTTTCAGTTAAATGGCGTGATAGAGGAATTTCATAAACCGATCCCGACTCATCGGTTTTATGTATGAGGCGAACAGTATCTAATCCATAATTGGGACGTTCGACTTGGAGACTCGAAAGAATGCCCGAGGGCGAATGCGCCTTTACGAACTTGTAAAAGCGCACCACGCTATCCTTTTGCAAAGGCTTCTTGCTTACCAGTCGGATATAAAACTGATTATCCGTTCTCGTCTGGGTTGTCAATTTGAGCTCCTTGGGCTGGGTTAACTACTTGGTTATTTACTACCATAGGAGTTGGAGTTACCATGCCCTGCATTTGCTGAGATTGATCGTACTGATTTTGTTGGTACTGTGGGTACTGTGGAGGTTGATATTGCTGAGAATATTGGGACTGATCGTGCTGGCTGTAGTCGTTATGACCCCAACCCTGTTTAATCTCGTTTATACGCTCCTGACCACGTGACCAAACCGTAGCACCTAGAATTGCACCAAACGCAACGTGGAACAAACCACCACCCTTAAGGGTCAATGGTTCCCATGCGGCCAACTTTAGATTGAGGACTGCCGCTTGTGCATCCGGTGGCAAGTCCTTGATTGCAAAGATAATATCATGAAGCTTTGGTGCCCATAGACCCAAATATGTTGGTACAATAACAAAGTCAAAGATGCAGATTAGCAAGTAAACAACAGCCGCTGCTGGCTTCCACAGAATGCCAATCCACGAATCATCGTCGTGCTTTTGAGGAGGAGTCTTATTAAAACGATTGCGCATGTTCGATCTTCCTGATATGAGTAACCCGGCTCTCGTATTTACCGAAAAACCGGGATTTTCTCTTATACAGGGAATACGAATACACGAGTCTCAGCGGGTTCCCAATCCGTTTGGTCAGTAACCGTAAGCATGTCTTCCCATGTTAGACCAAACACCGAACGCTGTACAATAAAGCCCTTTGGAGCTTGAGCTGCACCGGGTCCTGATGCGTATGCGGTAACAGCAACTTCAACAAAATCATTGAATGGGTTTTGGAGCTTGATACCAAGCCAACCATCAACGCCTTGATTTTGCAAAGACACCCAACCCGTACCGGCTTTTTCACTATCAAAAGCCTCTTTAGCGGTAAAGCCTGCGCCATACTCGCTACTTGCAAAAGCATTACCAACCATTGGATTATCAACGCCTGTGACTTTGCGGAAGTTTACATCAGCAACACTGATGTACTGGGGATCGTTGCTGTGGGTGAAGATAAGGCGCCACAAACTATTCGCAAGTGGAGCGGATGGTGCCTGTGGCTGAGTCATATCCGAATAAGCTAGAATACTCATGTGCGCTCCTTAAATTGACCAAGTGCGGATTTCGCCAGGTGCCCAATTCGATTCGTTTGTTACGGAAAGAATTGTAAACCAATCAGCGAGATTATCCGACGCAATGATGTCAAAGTCCTTTGGCATTTGTCCGGCACCAAGACCATTGTTATACGCTTGAAGTGCAATTTCTTGTACTTCACGACGTTCAGGTAAACGAACTTGCCAATACGCATTGTTCCATTCACCTGCCGCTGTACACCAACCTGTTAGTGCTTCGTCGTCTGCCATTGCAGCAGGTCCAAAAGAACCATCATATTGGGTGGATGCGGTAAAGATACCTTCCATTGGAGAATCAACACTAGCAGTCTCACGCAAATTAATTTCAGCGATCAACGCATAAAGACCCTGAGGATCATTGATGCCCTTGACGATAAGACGCCAGAATCTGTAGCCAGTGTTAGACGCCAGACTTGCTGGCGCCACACTGAAATCCTTATAACGAACAAAGCTCATCTTTAGACTCCAAACTGAACCCAAAGACCAGTAATTGTGCCGGAAAGGATGGTAACATCCACAATAACATCCTTGTCTTTTTCCACAGGAATTGTCAATTCATCTTCCATGTGTGTGGATGATATTACTGGGCTTGTATAGACTACGATACCATCAACCAGCAAACGATAGCTTAGAGTGCCTGTGCCGCCATAGATTTTTGCCTTGGTGTCGATAAGTGTGCGAGCACGTGGAGCAAACATTTCCACATAATAACCGCCGGCAATAATACCCGAAGCATTTACTAGGTTCACACCATAAAGGCCAACACCATCTTGACCCGCAAGACCTTCATCGCCTTGGTCACCCTTATCACCCTTAAGTGAAGTCAACCATTCAGCTTCAGTTCCTTCAAAGCCATTTTCAACAGCAACACCATAAGCGGATGCGCCATTAACCACGGAGTCCAACCATTGCTGTTGCGTACCTTCAAAACCCGCATCAACAGCCAATTCATATGCGGACTTGCCGTTTACACCATCAGTACCGTTTAGGCTTTCAAGCCACTCTTCTTCGTCGCCATCAAAACCATTATCCACAGCAACTTCAAACGCAGACTTACCTGGAGCTCCATCATCGCCGTCAACACCATCAACACCATTTGTGCCATTGGTTCCGTTTGTGCCCTTTAGCGATGCAAGCCAAGCCGATTCAGTTCCCACAAAGCCATTTGCTACGGCAACTTCGTATGCACTCTTACCATCTGCACCAGGAGTACCAGCACTGCCGCCAGCGTTTTCCAAATCCTTTAGCGTTATAAGCGAGTTTGGAGTAGATGGAACGTAGGACGCAGGAGCCAAGATCTGACCAGCAGTGCCACCGGAACCAGCTGTACCAGGAGTAAGCAGAATGTTACCACCATTGGCATTGGCTGCGGTTGCTTTACCGCCGACTACAACAACGTCGCCACCAGCACCAACTGCTTTATCGCCTGGCTGTATTGTGATAGCTGAACCGTCGCTTGTGCTGATGATTGAATCAGCATCGGATTGAATCCTAAGGCTTGATTCACCCTGAAGATCGATGACCAGATCAACAGGATTAGTTGTTGACGAGTCCGACGTAGAAAGCACAACATTGGCATTACCATTTGAAACAGAAAGCTTTTCGCCACCAACTGCGGAAACATCGCTCTTAATGTCGAGGACGCGCTTACCCGCAGCATTTACCGTAACTTCGCCAGTTACTTCGTTTGTGTCCACGCTTGTATTGGAAGTGAAGATTTTGCTTGTGGAAGAACCAACTTTAGCCCATGCACCGGCAATCTTCTGCCACTGAGCAGAGTTAGCGCCGGACTGAAAATACATGTCGCCGTTTGCGCCAAGTGCGGGTGTTGGATCTGTTGTACCTTGGTGGATTGTTACGCCACCCTTGCCGATTTTAAAACTTGGGAACGATGTTCCCTTCAAATTATGTGTAACTGCCATTTAAACTCCTGTCGGGCGAACCCGTCGAAAATATTTCGTCAGTGAGTAATGGGCCGAAGCCCATTATCTAAAGCGATAGCTGATTGTGATTTCCAACTCACCATCAACTGGTGTTGCGGCAGTTGTGCCATCACTTTGCATAAACTGGATTGTTAGCTGAGTGTTATTGCTGGTAAATGTTTCAGCAAGATCAGCAACATAAACACCTGTAGCTAGAATATCGTTTTCATAGAATTCCATCACTAGATCGGTGCCAGCCATAATGCGTGCCTGGGTTACACCACCACCAGTGATTGCTTCCTTAACATTTATCATTGCACGAGTGATCACCACGTTCTTACCCAGCGGAGCCGGAGTAACAGCGCCAATGTTCATCTGAGAACCCCATGCGGAATCCAACTTCACATAGCGTGTGAATGGCTCCACGTTGTTGCGAACATAATCCGCCACAAATTTACGGGTTACGATTGTTTCATCATTGAGACCAATGTTTGCAGTGTAACCGGGTTGTGCTTCGATAATACCAGTACCAACGGTGCGGATTAGAAGGCCGATATTGTCGTCTTCGCCTTCAACACCAAGTTCAACACTTGCGCTTTCCGCAGCGTTTTTCGTGTATAGGTTATTAACAGCATCAACCGAAGCCTTAGCAGCAAATGCGAGAAGACCATTGTCATCATAAAGCTTGCTGATGAACGAGTAAGTTAGAGTTGTGCCATTGCTCTGCAATAGCTGACCCGCTGCACCAACAGTTAGCTTTTCCAAACCATTGCTTGCATTGCCAACTAGAATGTCGCCGCGTGCAAATGTTGAGATTCCAAGACCGCCATTTGCTGTACCAAGTACGCCAGTAAAGCTATTGGTGTCAGATAGATTCAAGCTACCCCAAACAGCTTCTTCACCTTCAACACCTGAGGAGATTAGGAACTGACCGGAAACAGCCGAGCTAGAAACGATGAGGTTGCCAACACCATCCAAGTCGATAGTTGCGGCAGCCACGTTTACGCTAAATGTGCCGTTGGTGTCTGTTAGACCGTCACCAGCAACGATAATTGCGTCTTCGCCATCTTCACCAAGACCAGCCAGCGCAAGTACATATGCTTTTGTTACAAGAGCATCGCCAGTACCCGCAGCATTCAAAGCTGTAGAGTAAGCGGCAAGATCGCTAACACGAGCAAGACCTGCGTTCTTTGGATCCAAGTAGATATCAACGTTTGCAGCCGCAGATTCCGCAGCTACGCCAATTTTTACACCGTTTGTTGGAAGATCAGGATCTGGAGTACCGTTTGTGATTTCAAGCCAGTTACCAGAGTTTTCACCCGACGACTTGAATTCAACGATCTTAGTCGTATAGACGTCTTCGACATAAACACGACCAGTTGTACCAGTACCAGCGGCTTCGCCTGGACGAACGATAACATCGCCGCCATTGTTGTTGCCATCCTTAGCGTTACCGCCGGTTAGAACCAGTGCACCAGCAGCATCCGTAAGTGTGTCATCGCCGCCCTTAACAATAAGGTCGAATGTATTTTCGGCTTCAACAATGCCATCACCGTTTACGCCCAAGTAGACGTGACCGGAGTTCTGTGGAATCAAGCGGATGTCAATGTTATCAACGCCTGCGGTATCCTTAGCAACGACTTGGACTTCCTTGTCGATGTTGGTAAGAACAATCTTCTCGCCACCCACTGCAAGATCGCCAGCCTTAGCTTCAACAACTTGCTTACCCTTGGAAATAACCACAACTGAGTCAGCGTGATCTTCTAACTGGGTTTCAACACTTGTGGTGTTGCCATCGTTGGAAATACGGGAAGCATCTAGATCCTGAAGCGAACCTTCAAGTGTCTCAATATCACCTTCGATTGTTGTGATCTTGCCTTCAGCGGTTGTTACGCGAGTTTGGAGATCAACAACGTCATCCTGTAGAGCCTTAGACGAGATAAGAGTCCAAGTCACTTGGAGTTCTTCTAGTGGAGGATCAACCGGAGGATCGGAAGGAACTTCAACAAGTTCCTTAGCAGTTGCTTCATAGAAGCCCCAGGAACCATCGCCAGCGTCGGTAACAAAAGCAAAGTCACCGAGTTCGATTTGCTCAGGATCAATGGCATCACGCGCTGCAATGTCTGCAAGAACGTAGGAAGTCGCATTGTAGCCAAGAGGGCCAGAAGAACCGCTACCGGAGCCACCATTGAGTAGAACACCACTAGTGGAAGTTATTGCAATGTAGATTGGAACTGCAAAGCGCGTTGGCTTTTCAATTGTAAGCTTGCCTGGATTTACAGGATCGATATAAACGAGTTGACCAGAAGTTACACCGGATGGAAGTGCAGGTTCAATTTTGCCTACATATGTTCCACGAGGACGGAACATAAAGTAATCAATACCCGGAACATTAACTGCATAAACAGAACCAATAACACGACCAAGATCATCCTTATGAGCTTGATCCGCAGCCAGCAATTTATAAACGCCATCGTCATCAAGGAAGATTACATCGCCCTTAACAAATGTATGACCGGCTTGCTTAACAGTGATATAAGATTTTCCCTCGTTTTGACGAGAAAAACGTGCCATCAAATCAGTAACAAAATGGGCAGGCAGAGCACCAGGAACAACACCTAGAAGATCCGGCATACCCTGTTCATCAAGCTGAAATACTAGACCATAACCGGCAGGAATACCACCACTACCTGATTGGAATGGATCGCTTATTGTGTTATAACGGTTAACGTCTTCAGCGATAACTTCCAATTCAGAATCAGTTTGGTTAATAATTTCAGTGATTCGAACTGCAACCGCATTAAGACCCGAAGAAATCCAGTCACCAACCTTAATATCCATTCCTGTGTAGAAAAATGGAATAGTTGTTGTTAGATCACCATGAGCTTGCGATTGAACGCTGAACTTTACGTTAAACTTGTATGGGTAGCCGGCCCATGCGTCGGAAGGATCCATCTCCTCCCAGAACTCAACCGGGTTTATTTCATTTACGGCAACCTGAAGAAGTCTTGTAGGTTTAAAATACATTGGCGATCATCCTTTAGACCACGAGGAAATATAGCTCAATAAAGGCATGAGTGCCACTGGCAGAGCCTGTAGAGTTAGTGCTAACATTGAACACAGTGCATTTAGTCAAATCATTAGGATTATATCTTAATGACACCGCAGCCGCAGCGCCAGCACCAGAAATACGATGAACATATTCACCGGCGTAAATTGACGAAGCACCAAAAGTGCTGGAGAATGCCGGGATTGTATTCAAATTATGAGTTACGGTAAGCGTTTCGCCACTTACCACGATAGACCAACCTTCTGGTAGATCTTGCACCGATGATGGTGTTGTTCCAGTAAAGTTTACACGGAAACGATATTTGCGGAGACCTGTTGGAAACAAAGCGTACTCAAGACCAGAGCCATCGTTATTAACACGAATAGCCTTACCCGCTTGTAGCTCACCGGGTCCATCTTCTAGATCGGCAAAATGATTGGTTGTGATGTGTCTCCAAGCGCCATCTTCGTATGCTTCGATACGATCGGTGTCGCTGTTAAAACGGAGCAAACCATCAGTAGGAGTTACTGGACGTTGTGCTTGGGTACCAGCTGGAAGTTGAATTGCAGAAGTAAGATCGGAAGACCACTTTGGCGAAGTATTATCAAAAACGATAATGCCGCCTTGTTTCCCGTTCGAGGGGCCTGCGATTTGTTTGATTTTCAAATGACTCATCTTAATCCTCTAACAGGCAAACTTTTCAGTATTTATGGTAAAGACTGGGGAGCCTTTTGAACTCCCCAGCCTGTTAGGTAGGATTAGATAGCAGCCATAGCTGTTAGGAACGATACGCTTAGAACGTCACCAACTTCAGCAACGTAGCCGTTAGCCGAATCAACTAGAGTTACTGTGTTGCCTGCGTAGTTAACAGTATAACCAGCCGAAGCAAGCTTGATGCCGTTGAAGTAAACAACTACTGCACCAAAAGGTGTTTCGGAAAGCTGAAGAACAACGTTTGCACCAGCAATAACGTTACCATTCTGGTTATCCACACCAACTGTGAACTCATCAACGCGCATTTCTGTGCGAGCAGCGTTAACAGCGTTGGAGATCTTCTCTTCTGTTGCTGTTTCGGAAGCTTCGATTTCTTCGTTGATGTACTCGCTGATCGCGCCAGCTGTTACATACGCAAGAGCTGGAGTTTCAGCAATACCAACTGGCTGAGCAGCACGTAGAAGACCAGTTTCTGCAGAAGCAACAACAACACCGTCTTCGTCCTTGAGTTCCATGATGTCGAGATCAACATCAGCATACTCAAGACCAAGACCGTCAGCAGTTACACGTAGGAACTGACCAGCAGAACCTAGAGTTGTGAGGCCTGTGCCACCCTTAGCAACGCCAAGTGTGCCAGAAAGGTCGTTGATACCAATTGCAGCAGCGTCAAGCGAGATAGAAACAGCCGACAAAGCAGCGTTTGTGCCACCTGTTACAGTGATAGCACCAGTACCAGTTACGTTAGCCTTGTTCAAGCCAAGTACGAAGCCAGAATGTGCATTGCCAGAAACTGTAAGGGAAGTTTCACCGCCAACTAGCGAAACGCCAGCGTCGGTATTGTCGAACTTAACCCAAACTGGAGTTTCTTCGCCTGGAGCACCCTGTGTACCAGCAAAAGCAACAAAGTCACCAACGTTAACTTCTAGGCCTGTACCTGCGAAGTCTGTAGCGCCGATTGTGATGATACGGTAAACGTCACCACGGGAAGCACCAGCTGGTGTTTCAGTTGCTGCACCCGAAACTTCGCCAGCGAAGTTAAGAGCGGAAAGACCAACGAGACCGTCAACAGTGTTCTTAAGTGTGTTAAGACCTGTGTCAACAGCGTCGATAGCGCCCTTGAAGGAAGTTGCACCAGTTGTGTAAGTACCACCAAATGCAACTAGCGTACCATCAGCAGCTAGACCAAGAGCTGTTTCAACTGCGTCAATTTCTGTCTGAAGCGCGCCAACGCCTGTGGACGAAAGTGTTGCAACAGCGTCAGCAACTGTCTTGATCTGTGTGTCAAGAGCAATTGTTGCGCCCTTTAGAGTTGTAGAAGCATTGAGGTAGTTTGTGCCTGTGAAAGCAATGCTACCATCGGCAGCAAGACCAGCACCAGCAATAACGTCTGCAATGAGACCTTCTGCATCAACGATCTTAGAATCAAGACCGCCGATAGTAGCAGAAAGAGCTACCTTGGAACCTTCTGGGCCAAAAGTAACTTCTGTTGCATCAAGAAGACCGTAGCCAATAACGCCGGCAGCGGTTGTCTTTAGAACGGTACCAACGGCACCGTTTGCGGCAAGGACGGAACCTTGACCGTTAACACCACCGATGAGAATATCACCAGCAGCGTTTAGTTTAATCTGTTTTGCGCGTAGCATAGCCATCTATGTTAACTCCAGTTGCTTGCTTTTAGGACAAATAGATGAAGAAAACTTCATCTGTTTCATCGACGCCATAACCAGTAGCTACAGGGTCGAATGTGAGAACTTTCGATGTTTCGTCGAAAGTAAAATCTGTATTCTCAATACCGTTGATGCTCATTACTTGAACTTCAATTGCATCTTCTGGCATTGTGAACAATACTTGGTTGAGAGTTGCTTCAACCTTGAAAACCTTATTTGATGTGTCTTCGTCTACACTTACATTTAGCAAAAACGCACGGTTAGGAGAGTCCAAACGGATATAAACTGGCTTTGCGTTCTTAGAAGGACGAATATTTGTTACTTTACCAGGAGCCGTTGGATCCACATAAAATACATCACCGTAATCACCGTCTAGCTCAGGAGTTACATTCTCCATAAGCTTACCAAGAGGCTGGAACGTAAACCAATCTGCGCCGGGAATGTTAATAGTGGTTACGATACCAACAGCTAGATTAGCATCAGATGCGGACAAAAGCTCATAACGACCTTCATTGTCATCATCCACTTTAATGAAATCACCAATTGACATTCCATGGTTGGTTTGATTAACACGGATAAATTCGTTTTTGGTGTTACGGAATGTGAAGCGACTCTGGATGTTATCAACAACGTTGTTACCAAAGGCACCATACGGGAAACCTTGTAGAATAGGTGCACCGTCAAGACCTAGTTCAAAAACAAACGCATTACCTGCGGCAATAGAACCAGTGCCCGACACAAAGGGATCGTTAAAGGTGTTGTAACGATCAATATCTTCTGCTTTACAAACAACTGTTGCGGAATCTTTGCTAATAATTTCTACAATTTGTAGAACTAGACCATTAGCATCACCTACCCAGTCACCAACACGTACATCATTACCATCATACTGGAATGGTGTTGGAGTATCAAAGGAGCTATGGGTTTGCGGAATCACTGACATAGTTAGCTGCCAACGGAATGGGTAACCATCCCAGATGCCAGGAATACTGTCACTCCAAAAATCAGTTGGGGTTACCTCTGATAGCGAAGTTTGCAAAAGTCTTGGTGGCAAATACGCCATATTTCACTCCTTAAAAAGTGCTGGAGTGAGATATCTCACTCCAGCATTTTCTGTTAGTTAACAAACGTAAAGTCCAAATAAGCGTGAGAAGTACCGGTGGTACCTGTCGAACTTGCTGAGAAAGTACGCAAAGTGAACACATTGAATGGTGCTGCTTGAGTAACATAACCACCCGCGCCTGCAATCGTACGCGAGTAGTATTCACCACCGTTGGTTGTGTTCCAGCCATGACCAAAAGCAAAAGCAACACGTTTACCCAAGTTATGAGTCACTGTGATGGAAGTGTTTGTAAATGTTGCATTCCAACCATCTGGAAGTTCCGAAACGCCAGTAACGTTATTTGTTGTAAACTCAACACGGAATGAGAATACAGACTGGCCACCACCACCACCACCACCGGAAGCTGCCGCAGGAATATCAACAGTTGCAACACCTGCAACTTCAGTTACTGTTACGCCAGCACCTGTGAAGTTGATCTTGGATGGGTTAGCCGAAACATCCGCACCAGACTTCTGAACAGCTACTGGAGCAACATGCAGACCATCGCTTTGTGCTGTTAGACGGTTGTTTGGAACATTTGTGGAACGCTTAACAGCGGCTGTGATTGGCGTACCAACCTTACCATCACCATTTAGGTCAACAGTTGGAGTGTCATCGATAGCAACAGCAGAAAGACCGCCGGAACCACCTGTTGGTGCAGCAACCCATTCTGTGTCGTAGTCTGTACCAGACTTCTTAGCTAGGATCTGACCAGCAGTACCACCAGCAGCTACGCCAGCACCAGGATCGCCCTTAGCACCAGGAGTACCAGCTTCACCAGTATCACCCTTTACGCCTTGGATACCTTGAATACCCTGCAAGCCTTGGTCACCAGTATCGCCCTTATCGCCCTTGTCACCTTTGTCGCCCTTATCGCCTTTAAGCGAAGCGCGCCATTGTGCTTCAGTACCTACGAAACCAGCGTTTACTGCGGATTGATATGCGGAGATACCTGGATCGCCCTTAGCGCCGTCTGTACCATCTGTACCTGGAACACCCTGGATACCTTGAATGCCCTGCAAGCCTTGGTCGCCACGATCGCCTTTATCGCCCTTGTCACCTTTATCGCCTTTTTCTCCCTTGAGAGAGGCAATCCAAGCCGATTGAGTACCAACGAAACCGCCAGCAACAGCAAGCTCGTAAGCGGACTTACCATCAACGCCATCTTCGCCGTCTGTACCATCTGTACCAGCAGCACCAGTGTCGCCCTTTGGACCCTGTAGCTGACCAGCATCTTCAAATGCGCCATCCGAATAAACGTATAGGTGACCAGCAACCAAATATGTGTCGCCGTCAACGTTGTCAGTTGTTGGAAGTTCAGCAGGAGAAGCAACAGTGCCCTTTAGTTCAATACCAGTACCGGTATCGCCCTTATCGCCCTTGTCACCTTTATCGCCCTTGTCGCCTTTGGCTCCATCTTCGCCGTCTTGGCCAGGAACGCCCTGAATACCCTGAGGACCCTGTTCGCCAGTGTCACCCTTGTCGCCTTTGGCGCCAGGAACACCTTGGATACCTTGAGCGCCAGGCTCGCCAGCATCGCCCTTTTCGCCTTTTTCACCAGCGTCGCCCTTATCGCCCTTGTCGCCCTTCAAGCCCTGGATACCTTGAATACCCTGTGCGCCATCAGCACCGCGAAGGCTGTTAAGCCACTGGTTAACAGTACCAACATAGCCATTGTCTACGGCTAGCTGATATGCAGAACGACCGTTTGTGCCGTCGGTACCATTAGTACCGGCAGCACCCTTGATGTTCATCTTGAGAGTCCAAACGCCGCTTTCCTTGTGGTAAACATCGCCGTTTGTGGAGTTCAAATACATGTCGGAATCAGAACCAACATTGCCACCAGGAACGCCTGGAGCAGAATACCAAATAGCGCCAGCGCCACCGGATCCACCGCCACCACCATTTGCAGTGATGCGGATAATCTTACCGTTAGTGTTGGCGCGACCGTCTGCGTCAACAAGTGTTACAGTTACGCCGTTGCCAGCTTCGATACCACGGAATGTAGCTACGCCGCGGTCAATATTGAAGTAATCCAAAAGGCTTACGCGATTGACGCCATCATCTGTAGTGGAACCAATTTTGCGAAGGCCTTCTGGACGCGATGTATTAGATGCCATCTAGTCTCTCCTAGGTATACTTGAAGCAATACGGCCCCAACGAAAATGGGACCGCAAATTCTTTTGCATCAGTATTTATCTGACTTCGCCATTATCTAACAAAGTAGTTTACCGGGAGATTTTGATATTAAATTTCGTCCTGGTATCCCGTAGCAATAAAGCTTACGCCAGCGATATTGGAGAAAACCATAATACGAGCTTCCTCAGACACGGCTAGAACTGGATAGTGGAACGTTGTGTATGGGAGAAGATCCATACGATACAAAAGGAAGTCTTCTGCCTTTGGTTCCAGCGCCTCAGAATCAACCACATATGCCATGTAAACGACAGCCGGTGCAGCCATCTGATTTACGATGGAGATCATTGCAGTTTTGTCGAATAGTGGAGTACCACTCATTAGAGTTGCCCATGTACCTTGGGTGGTGGTATCAAATGCAATTGCACCAAAACGTTTCGCGCTCATTTGGATTTCCTTACTTTGCTAGTTTGAAGAAGAACTCGCGTGCCTTGTTTCGCGCAACATAAGGCTGCGGCGCTGGGCACTGCTCTGGGTTCTCCGGATCAAGGGTGAGAATTGGTAGCTTTACGCTGATCTGAGTTGCTTTAATTGCCATTACACGCTCAATACGATTTTGCTGATAACACCATAGGAACCATCATAGGGTTCCTGCACGCTCAAATATGTTCGATCCATAACCGCACGCACCCAAAGGATATTTGCTTTGAACGTTAGTGCGAGGTTGCTGGTATCGCCCTGTAGGTGACCCGTAGGATAAGTTGGATCAATTGGAAACTCCAAGTGTGGAGTACCCTCACGCAGCCAAATATCAAACCAATCGCCTTCCTGGGGTTCCAATGCGAGACTCGCTTGAATCTTTACGCGGCCGGTAAAGTTGCTTGTGTGGATGCTAACCGTATGTAGGCCATCGGAGAAGCCATACCAACCATCAGCTTGCACCGGATCACCCACTGCATTGGCTTGGTCGTTAGTATGTGGCAGCAGGATTTTTGATGTGCTCATGGTAAAGATCTCCTTTCCCGTATTTACCAGGAAAGGAGATTCTCAAAGCAAGTAGCTGGAGCGTTGCTACCTTCAGTCGTCTGTATTAAGACGGCTAACTTCAACTACCAATGACGGATCATTGATAAGTTCGGCCACTGTAGCTTCAACAACTTCAGCAAGTGTCTGAAGCTGTTCGTCTGTGATGACTGGGCCAGTTTCGTTATTCTTGAAGATCTTAGAAATCTCCAAGCTTAGAATTTCATTACGGATTCTCGCCATGGTAAAAACCTCTCAGGAGTTAACCAAGTATTTATCTCCGATGGTATGAAACGTATTTTGTAGGGTGAGAGTTCTTCTCATCCACTGGCGCGCCTGGGCGTTCAATCGAGATTTCCCAAACATCATCAAGAATTACTGGGAAGTGAGTGTCGCCCTCAATATTTGCAAGCACGTGGGTCGCATAGATATTCGTTGCGTGTTCCATTGCCTGCTTGTAGATTTGCCCACCACCGATAACACAGATCTCACCGACCTGTTTGTCCCAGGCAATGTCACGACCTACTTCAATGGCACGATCAAAGCTATCAACGACTACGACGCCTTCTGGAAACGAAGCTGGGTTAGCTGATGTAACAACGATAGTTGTACGACCCGGTAAAGGCTTTCCAATAGATTCAAATGTTTTGCGTCCCATAACAACGGGCTTGTCCATTGTGATATCGCGAAAACGCTTGAGATCCTCAGAAAGCTTCCACGGCATTCCGCCATCACGACCGATAACTCGGTTCAAGCTAAATGCCACAACCAGTGAAATTCTTGTAAGTTCCTTGCCCATTATACTGCAATCGGTGCCTTGATCGAGGGATCGGCTTCATAGCCAACTAGAGTAAAGTCTTCGAACTTGAAGCCAAAGATATCCTTGACGTCAGGATTGATTTCCATCTTTGGGAGAGGTTTTGGTGTGCGAGTCAGCTGGAGCTTTGCTTGGTCAAAGTGATTGTGATACAAATGCGCGTCACCAAGCGTATGCACGAAGTCACCCAGCTCATAGCCGCAAACCTGTGCGACCATTTGCGTAAGTAGCGCGTAGCTCGCAATGTTAAAGGGAACACCTAGGAATATGTCAGCGGAACGTTGGTAAAGCTGGCAGCTTAGTTTGTTATCCGCCACGTAGAACTGGAACAAGCAATGGCACGGAGGCAAGGCCATAATGTCGATTTCCGCTGGGTTCCACGCGCTTACAATGTGACGACGGCTGTTGGGGTTGTTCTTCAGTCCATCAATAAGCTTGGCGATTTGGTCAATTGATTCATTGGCAATATAGGGCCTGGAGTTTTCTTCCCAATCATAGTCCCATTCGACCCTTGGGTTTGGCCAGCTACGCCATTGCGAACCATACACCGGGCCTAGGTTGCCATGTTCGTCGGCCCATTCGTCCCAGATGGATACGCCATTGTCTTTCAAGTATTTGATGTTTGTATCACCAGCGAGAAACCAGAGGAGCTCGTGAATAATGCTCCGCAAGTGTAGCTTCTTTGTTGTTAGTACGGGGAAGCCTTCTGCAAGATTGAAACGCATCTGGTAACCAAATACACCGCGGGTTCCAGTGCCAGTGCGATCACCACGATCAACACCATTTTCCAAAGCATGTTTAAGAAGGTCCAAATATTGCTGCATTTTCTATTCCTTTGTACGAGCTTATCCGTACGATTTATGCCTTGGTGATCTGTAGTGTGCGATCCTTTGGCTTACGGCCACGGCGCTTGCCTACCTTTGCATCGGCGCCATCTGCCTTGATGTTGTAGACGCTTGCGAAACGATTAGGTTCCATGCCGTCGATTTCCAAGATAGCATTGCTGCTAACAACGCGGCGCGAACCATCACGAGTGCTTTGTAGTGTGAATGTGATGGATGGGAAGCCCAGCGCATCAGTGTTCTCATTAACGCCTACAACAGAGAAGATGCCGGTGGAGACCACGTTTGGATCACCGCTGATGCTGCTTCCCTTGTACACGGCAACAACTTCCGTTGTTTCGTTGATCAAGTTCTTTGCTACTAGTTTGAGTGCGAGAGATTTGTCCATAGCGTGCTCCATTGGGTTCGATCTTTTCGAGCACTTGCTATGCGTCCTGTTGTATAGGAACGGGTCCTGGATGTCAACAGGAAAAGGTAAAATTTTATCTTTTTCTTATATTAGGCAGACACTGGAAATCACAGGCAGAAAAGGCGCCCACTAGGAGCGCCCCTTCCACCTTCGGGTACTATTAAGCTTCTTGAGGAAGCTCCGTGATCTCTGGGATCACCAGTGCAACGGGTTCGCCGTAAACGATCCGAATTGCACCATCAACCACGCCAACTGTTGCGTGGCCGCCATTCTTCAGTTCGCCAAACAGCATGGCCTTGGAAAGCGGCTTCTTAATATTGTCGGTGATCACGCGACCCAGCGGACGCGCACCCATCGCCTTATCATAGCCCTTTTCACCAAGCCATTCCATCGCGTCCTCGGTAACGTCGATAGTGACCTTCTTTGCCGACGCCATATCGCGCAGCTGGCCGAGGAACTTGTCAACAACGCGGCGGATATCTTCGCGACGGAGTGCAGCAAAGTCAACAACCGCATCAAGACGATTGAGGAACTCAGGAGCAAACGTTTCCTTGAGGATAGTGTCGTCGGCCATGTTGCGATCGCTGTCACCAAAGCCGATTGCGCTCTTCGAGTTGAAGCGAGCACCAACGTTGGAGGTCATAATGATGATCACGTTCTCGAACGAAACTTCCTTGCCTGCGGAGCTCTTGAGCCGGCCGTTGTCGAAGACCTGGAGCATGATGTTGTAAACATCAGGATGCGCCTTCTCCATTTCGTCCAGCAGCAACACCGAGTGCTGATGCGTTTCGATATCCGAGATCAACTGACCAGAACCAGCCTGGCCGTCGCCGTAACCAACGTAGCCTGGAGGAGAACCGATAAGCTTGGCAACGCTATGCTTTTCCATGTACTCGGACATATCGTAGCGCAGAAGTTCAACACCCAGCGTCTTCGCAAGTTGCTTGGACACTTCCGTCTTACCAACGCCCGTTGGACCCTTGAACAAGTAAACACCAGCCGGCTTGTTTGCTTCGCGCAGACCTGCACGAGACATGATCACTGCATCCGAAAGGATTGTGATTGCAGGATCCTGACCAAACACCGCTTCGCGAAGATCATCCTCGAGATGCGACAGCTTTTCAGCTTCGTTTTCCTTGACCGTGCGCGCCGGGATCTTCGCCATTACAGCGACTTCGTTTTCGATAAGCTCAGCAGTGATCACTGTGACACGCTCCTCGGGCTTACCTACGCGCTGAGTTGCACCAGCAGCGTCGATAACGTCGAACGCCTTGTCCGGCAGGAAGCGATCAGTAACATAACGAGCTGTTAGTTCGACCGCAGCGTCAATAGCTGCCGCGTCGTACACCAGGCCGTGGAACTGTTCGTAAACCTTGGCCGCACCCTTGAGGATCCGCTTTGCATCTTCAACCGATGGTTCAGCAACGTCCATCTTTTGGAACCGACGCATAAGCGCCTTATCCTTTTCGAAGTGCTTGCGATACTCGTCCATCGTGGTCGAACCAATGCAATGGAGATCACCACGCGAAAGCGCCGGCTTCATCATGTTGGAAAGATCCATGCTTTCGCCCTTACCAGCGGCGCCAGCACCCATGATCATGTGGATTTCGTCGATGAAGAGGATTGGCTTTTCGACCTTGGTCAACGCGACCATGATCTGCTTCACGCGCTCTTCCATATCACCGCGGAACTTTGCGCCGGCAACAAGGCCAGGAACGTCCAGCGAGTAAATGGTCGAACCTGCGATTGCTTCGGGAACCTTCTGCTCCACGATCAAGTGTGCAAGTCCTTCAGCGATTGCCGTCTTACCGACGCCAGGTTCACCGATCATGATCACGTTGTTCTTCGTGCGACGAGCAAGCGTCTTGACGACCGAGTAAACTTCCTTCTCGCGACCGATCAGCGGATCAATCTTGCCAGCAAAAGCTTGCTTGTTCAAGTTGACGCAATACTTGGCCAGGATCTTTTCGGCCTTTTCCTTGGACATCTTTTCCATACGTCCGCCGGAAGAACCTTCGCCTTCACCGCCTTCGCCGCCAACTTCTTCTTCAGCGCCCTCGGCCAGCAACTCCTTGAGTTCATTGGCGTCCAGACCGTGCTGGGACAAGTAATAAGCAGCATAGCAGTCTTCAACTGCCAGGATCGAAACGACCAGATCCGCTGCAAGAATATCGCGACGGCCGGCAAACTGCATGTTTGCAGCGGTGCGCTGAATCACACCTTCAAGCATGGTAGTTGGGAGTGGCTTGCGCGACACAGAGCTCTTTGGATAGAGGCTCTCGAAGTGATCTCGAAAGTCCTTTGCAAAGCCATCAATGTCGAACTTGAGTTCAACAAGCTGGCCGCGGAACACTTCATCGTCCATGCACACAAGCGCAAGATGGTCGATTGTGATGTGCGTGTTATTGCGCGTTTGCGCAACATTTGCAGCCGCTGCAATAAGCTCGTTTGCGCGTTTTGGGTTGATCCGAGAATTTCCACTGTCTGGTGTGGTCATTTTACTTCCTTTGCGCCTTCTTACGTTTACGCTGGGCTATGTCTAGCGCCAGTTTTGAAACCCGCTTATCAAAACAAATGCCTTCAACGTGGTCGAATTCATGTTGAAAGACACGTGCCCAAAGCCCAGTCAACTCCTCCTCAACGAGATCACCCCGTGAAGTAAAGTACCTGACCAGTATAATTGAATGCCGCTCTATGTCAAGAACTAGATTTGGGAAGCTGAGGCATCCTTCCGATGCTTTATCAACGGAACCCAAACGTTCGACGATTTCAGGGTTAAAAACTTCCCAAAACTTGGCATCCTTGGCTCCCATCACAAACATCGAGTATGGGATACCAATCTGGCTAGCTGCAAGACCAACACCATGCTTGTTAAGCATTGTTGCCTGCATTGCTGTTGCTAATATAGTAGGCTTTTGCTCATTGGTAAAGTCCCAAGGAAGACTTTTGACACGCAAAATTGCGTTTTTTTCGTCAACGAGCTCAGTAGGAAAATGATTCATTTCTATCCTCTACAGGAAAAGAAATTCCACGTAAAGAGCAGATTTACATATCTTTGATTTTTGCCAACAGCGCGTATTGGGCTGAGTTTAGCTTTGGATGTTCGAGCAGAACTTCCACAAGCATTGATCCGCGACGACCAAACGCATTATAGAAACCCTTCTCAGGAACCTTTATCTGCGCGTTTGCTTGTGTACCAGGATGAATGCGTAGTTTGACTTCCGTGCCATCCACACATGGTACGTTTTTGTTCACACCCAACATGGCTTCGATAAAGTCGATAGTCACACTGGTTATAATAGTGTCATCGTGTTGACGAACAAAGCGGTCATCCGGCGTTACACTGACAATCACGTAGAGATCACCAGCCGGCATTATGCTATTGGAATCATCACCCATACCTGCGTAGCGGATCTTTGTACCATCGCGCACGCTTTTGGGAATGTTGACCTTGATTGTTTTGCTTGCGTGTTTGCTTGTGGAATAACGGAGTTCCACCTCTTTACCAGAGAAGGATTCTGCAAAACTAATTGTGTAGCGGAGGTTGATGTCCTTGTTTTTCGCTTGCTGCTGGTTTGCCGTGCGCTGGCGAATTAGTTCCTCAAGGATTTCATCAATGTTTGGATTGTTGCCGTATTGACGACGGCGTGAAAATGCTTCTTCCCAGCTTGTGTAGCTTTGGGAACGACCTTGCTCACGATGGCGTGGAGCTTCGGTTTGAAGATCATACATATGGCGCTTGTCAGCGTCCTTTAGTGTTTCGTATGCTTCATTGATTTCTTTGAACTTTTTCTCCGCAGCCGCATCACCCGGATTTTTGTCCGGGTGCCATTGCATGGCAAGTTTGCGGAATGCGCTTTTAATTTCCTTGTCGTCAGCGGTTCTGCTAACACCAAGTGTTTCGTAATGGGACATATTAACGCTTTGGCTTCTTTGTTGGAACAGGTGCTACCGGCTGGGCAGTTTCCCTAACATATGCACGATAGTATTTGATCACTTCCTGTTGCTCCTGCATAAAGCGGGAGATTTCCACCATGTTGGAACTTAGTGCTTCAAAGCCCTTTGGAGTCAACGCGAACAGCGCAAAGTTTGGATCAGGATTCTTCTCAAGCTCCGCAAGCTGTTCTTGAAGTTCCTTCTTGGTGAGAACCTTCCACTCTACGCCAGGACGCATATTTACGGGCGAAGTTGCGGGCTCAGCAGGAACTGGGCGGGGCTGGTATTGGTAAACTGTTTGAGTAGTTTGCGAGCACGCGGCGAGAAAGGCAACCAGCGGCAACACAAAAAGCGTTGAACGTTTAATCATTTTGTACCTCGGCTGATCTTCTCGATATCCTTCATCAACTGCTTTGTACGGTCGTTGATTCGCTTTTCGAGTTCCGGCGCGTTTGAATTAGCTTCTTTTCCAAAGTCAGTATTACTGATTTTTTGTAGATCTTCAATTGTTTTTTGTCTAACAACGTCGATTGCAGATGCCGACTTTTTCAACAAGTTAACTTCCACACTGTGATCACGGCGCATTGTGTCGATAACGCCTTTTTGTGATTCAATCTTCTTGTTGGCTTCGTTTAACAGGGTTTGCGCGGTGCGAACTTTTTCCACGTTGATTTCATTGCGTTGGTAAAAGAACACGCAAGCCGCGGCCAGTGCGATAACCAATCCAATCATGTACTTGCTGGGCAAAAATCCCTTAATAAGACTCCACATCGCCGATCTCCTAAAATTTATTGTATTTATCAGACCCTGCTGTTATGGATTTCGCATGAGCATAGCCTATATTATCAAAAGCACGCCCATTAGACCCTACTCAGAGGAAGATTATCCCTATGAGTTCCACTTGGGTCAAATCATTGATAAAGAAGTTACACATTTTGCGTTGGCGTGGTGTCAGGAACAGGAATTCATAGATCCTGAGTTTGATTTCAAATATGCAAAAGCCAAAGATCATAAGATCCATCCTCCGTCCGAGGAAGATTTAAAACTTTTGGAACCTTACATGCCCTGGCATACTCTCAAACGTAAATCTCTTGGGCACTTTTTCTATTTCAAAAGACAGCAAGATTACATACTTTTCAAGCTTTCCGTGCCCAAAGCTGGTTGACATTTTTCCACTCCGTGCTACATTCAGAGTACGGAAACGGAGAACACCAAATGCTGCACGTTGTACTTGGTCTAGCATTTCTTATCGCTGCATGGGCTGGTGGTATGCCAGTTCGTCATCTCGGCGATGTTGGTCTCCTTACAATCGGCTTTATCCTCATTATGGGCTGTGCAACGATTGTTCGGCTTAGCATTTGGATTCACTGGCGCATTGTTGGCGCATTTGCAGTAATGCTGCTGGTTTTTATCGCTTATGTGTTGGGCGGTGGTTCCAAGTATTTGTCCTCGGACATGCCCACTTACACGGTAACGCAAAACATTCCAGTTCGCATTGAACGGCTTGAAGGTGCAAATGGCTTTAACGGTCGCTTGCGTGTGGTAAACACGAGCAACGACATGCTCAACCATGTGCGCTTGCGTTGTGTGATCTTCTACGACAATGGTACACCGGTTCAGCAAAATTACACCGGTGGTATTGGTTCTGGTCGCATTCAGTATCCAATGGGCGCTGGTGATGCAACTGAGATCCTTACGGAGCTTGAGTTTAAAAAGTTCCGCAGCAATCCAGAGGCAGCCAATTGCTTTGCAACTGAAGCCACTTACATTAGCCGCCCATTGTTCCTCAACGATATTCGCTTGGACTGGTCGGTAAATCCAGTGGACAAGAAGAACGATCTTGTGGTTACCAACAACAGCAGTGTTGCGGTCAAAAACATCCAGTTCGTATGTGTAACGGATAGTGGTGAAGCTCGTAACGTTATGGCGTATCCCGCTTATAAGAACCCACGCGATGAAACGGTGATTGGTGTTGGTCAGACTGTCAAGTTTGTTGAAACCACTGCTTACTGGAAATATAAGAGCTGTGTGATCTCTAACGCGCTGGCCGTATAATGGCTGTTATCGAAGTTCTTATCCAGTATCATGAACGCCAACGTCCTTGGCTTAAAAAGGAAGCGCGGGAGTTTATCGCGGACCTTTACCAGAAAAGCAACAAACCACAAACAGGTAAATGGACAATGGATTTTATCCATCGTCCAATAGGCGGTGACAGCTGGCAGCCCTACTTGTGTGTGACGTTTACAGATCTCGATGATATCGCCATGTTGTTCAAGTTGGGCATGGCATGAAAAAGCGGTTCTCCATTAGTGAGCAATACCGAGATTTCCGAATTGGATACCGTCGACAAGTTCAGCTTGCAATCGAGTTCTTCTTCACACTCGTTTACATCAAAGAATTTGCATGGGTTCGTCCCCCACAATACAAGCGAATGCTTAGAGCAGGATTATGGACCAATGTGCCCAATATTCTCTTTATAGTCCATGCGCTTGTTACGGGAGAATTTATTGCAGTATGGGTGTTCATTATCATCTTCATATTCAATATGGCCGTGGTAAGCTTACAAGCAAATCTCACTTACCGTGATCACGTTTGTTGGTCTTCGTTTGCTGGCGTTACTGTTAAAACAGAGCTGTTGAAGGTTGAAGAAACAGGAGGAGTCAACGTAAAGGAACTTTTTGCTAAGTTAAATTATTGTCACGAAAACTTCCGCTTTGGTACGTGGGGGTTTAGGGACCCATCATATATGTTCAAGTTGCTGAGCACTGCGAACGAGGATGGCTTCACGTATCATGATATCTTCTACTATATCAGCCAGGGCAGAAATGAAGGTGAATTTGTTTTCCTTCGCAAAAAGGATGCAATGCAATTCAAACTAGCTTGGGCCTAGTTTTAGGTTGTGCATACCTGGTTCCACGTTTATAGTGGAATAAAAGGAAATGTGAATGAAAATCTTTTGTGATCTCGACGGCGTACTTGTCGATTTTGAAGCTGGCTTCCTTCGCAACTTTGGCTTCGCGCACAATTCGGTTCCTGAGGGTGTGATGTGGAAACACATTATGAACCATGAACGGCACTGGCACGAAATGCCAATGATGCCTGATGGCCAAGTCCTTTGGGATTTTATCAAGCCTTTGGGACCAACAATCCTCACGGGTTGCCCACGTAGCGGTTACGATCATGCGGTTATTGGAAAGCGTTTCTGGGTAGAGGATCAGCTAAAGCCAAATCCGCCGGTTATCACTTGCCGCAGCAAGGACAAGCAAGTTCATATGAAAAACGCCGGTGACATTCTCATCGACGATATGAAGAAGAACATTGACCGTTGGGTTGCCGCTGGTGGGGTTGGTATTCTCCATACATCCGCAGCAAGCTCCATCGCTCAGCTTCAAAAGCATTTGCAGGACAACAATGTGGAACTTATTTAAGGGGTCTAAAATGAACCGCATTAACATCAATGGCGTTGACATCGTTGGCGGCCGCAACATTAGTATTCGTGGCAATCGGGTTGTTGTTGATGGCCAGGAAGTCAACGTAAACATCGGCGTTGGCCAGCAAGAATTGCACATCAAGGTACTCGAAGGTTCTATCGGGACTTTGGACGCAGGTGGCTCAGTAAGCTGTGAAAACGTTACAGGAAATGTTGACTGTGGCGGCTCTGCCAATGTAAGTGGAAACGTTGGCGGCAATGTTGATGCCGGCGGTTCGGTAAACGTTGGTGGCAACTGCTCTGGCTCTATTGATGCCGGCGGTTCGGTTAGAATTGGATCAAGATGAGCATCGACGAATACGGCTCATACAGTTTTGAGACTATTGGGCCTGGTTTTGTTGTTTTCAAGATTCAGACGGAGGATGAATATTCCCTCCGTCCACTTCTAGTCAAGCTAAAGCTGGCTCGTACGTATTCGGTTGCACCATATCGCACCGCATATGAGTGGACTGATGATTTCAAAGAATTCCTAAAAGAGCAGGGATATTCCAGTCCACTTGATGTTGTTGCCCAGCTTCGCAAAGAAGGCTTGGTAATGAGCAATGCACAGGCGATGATTTTCCGCTTGCGCTTCTTATAACTGGTGTTAGACTCCTCAAGTAAAGGAGTCCACTATGTTTGAAAAATTCTTCGAGAAACTAAGACAACGGCACGATGAGGAAAAGTTCAACGCGTCCGTTATTGACTCGATTGAATTCATTGTGGAAAACGATCCGCGTGTTCCAAACATTGCTATCCATTTGTGTGGGTATACTCGCTCCTCTCCGCATGGTGCAAACATGAAAGCACATGCGTTTTATATTGGCGACAACATGTGGATAGGTCGCACCTTTCGCATTAGCGATGCCGATGCTCATCTGATCATGCTGGCTGAACCTGATTCCCTTATGAAGGATGCCACTATTGTTTTCGACAACAAAGTTCTCATTAAGGGTTCGTGGACCAAACACGTTTTGGCTAAACTTGCTGACGCAGTAAAAGCGGCCAGCGATGAAAAGCTTCGTGTTGAGGCTTCAATGGAGGCACGGGATCGCGCTCGTGCAAATGCCTACTAATGCAGTTCTTCAACATTGGCGATGACTCCGGCGATATTGAGGTTCAATTCTCAATGCGCTTGTTCGAGTTCCTAAACCGGTTTGGGGACATTAACGCGATCGATCACAACTATAATATGACCAGTAGGTTTCGTTTCAATCCAATGAGCGATCATATGATCCTTATTGGTCCCGAACTTAAAGAGTTTATTAGCAAGGAAGCTGGCGGCTATTTGGCTCAGCGGGTACGGCAATCTCTTGTCAATGCGTGTCGAACTTTCAATGATCAAATGAACGCATTGGAAAATCAACATAAGCCAAATATAAATCCAGCCAATACGATAGTTAGCTGGTATATGAGCCAAACCGACGCTACGCTTATGAAACTTAGGTTCGGTTGACAACATCTACACTGGTGTTATACAGAGGGCTCCACTTCTAAAGGAACACCGTCATGTGGTACTGGCAGCGAATTATGGGAATATCCCACACCCTCTAAACGGGTGGCGCCAGACCTTTGATCCCCACTATATGAATATTGGAATCAGGCTGCCCACCCTGTTATAGTCTCTCTATAATCAGGAATTTCGTCATGGGCGGTAATGCTTTTCCGCGCCTGGATCTCAGGCGTGTCCGGAGGGATCAACTCCTTCCAACAGTTCAACATGTGGTTGAAGTTCTCAACTACCCTGGGTTCACACTTGAATACGCGCTGGATAACCTCATGGGTTCCGCGGGAAAGCAAGCGGACTCTGGTGATCTAGATTTTGCAATGAACAACATGGCTCCTCGCTTTGTTGGTCAACCTGATTTGCCTGTGTTCTCGCTAAGGGACTTTGCTCGTCGTTGCCGTGAGGTTCTACCAAACGAACAAATGAGTACTAAGACTCTTAACGGCGGCCAGTTTCAAAGTGCATGGCCCTTGTGCGGTGATCCCGCAAATGGTTACGTGCAGGTTGACTTCCTAAGTGGTGATCCTGAATGGCTCAAGTTTTCCCACTGGAGTCCAGGTAAAGACTTCTCTCCGTGGAAGGGAGTTTTTGTCAGCACTATGTATGGGGTTCTTGCAAAGCGACTAAAGGACTTTGAAGCGTTTGATTCCAATGGAGATCGTGTTGCCCGTGTTGGGTTTCACTTTGATTTGGAAAAGGGCTTGCACAGGAAGTGGAAGATGCAAAAGAGGGTTGGTCAAGGTGTAGCTGATGCCACTCCCGATGAAGTTGAAACTCGCTTTCCGGATTGTCCTAGACTTCCACGGCTGGGGTATTTGACGAATCCAACGGTGGTCCTAAGTGTGTTGTTTGAATCGCAAACAGAGCACCGAGACGTTGACACTTTTGAAAAGGTAGTGCATAAATTGCGGCAGAGATTTCCAGAGGAATTTGAGGACCTAAAGGATAGGTTTCTTGAAGCTCTTCAAAGGAGTGCAGCAAGGAATGAATACACTGTCGAGGAAATGGCGTCAGCGTTTGAATAAGAAGATGCGCGGATGAGCAAAGCCGCCCGCGCATTTTCCCACAACAATTCCGAACGTTTTGCCGGCCGTAATCCATTTCCGGCAAAGTCTCGAAAACCGCCTGAACCTCGCCCAGTTGAGCTTTATAATCCAACCGTCTGGTCCAACTACGATCAATTTACGGAAAAGCCACAACTGATACCCCTCGACTGGTTTATGCCGCCGGGGTACGAAGACTATAGTCAGACTTTTGCTTATCAAATAGTAGAAGCTTTTGGTGATTTCTATTTGGATCAAATCAAACCTTGGCTGGATGAGAACGATATTACCAAGGTTCGCTTTCTTAACGTAAGGAAGAAAATCTCCAGCAATGGCATTACCAGGTTGATGACTATTCGGGGTGAGATTCAGCCACCAATTATGGAAAACCCAGACTCTACCGTTTGGGTTGAGACGCCATGGGAACACGAATTCATAAGTGTTGGTGTTAAGTTTAAGGATCCCCAACACTACTTGATGTTCAAGCTGAGGTTCTGATGGAAATCGTCAAGGAAGATATGCTTGATCTAAAAGTTGGGTTTGCACTTGCCGACCGCAAAAACGAATTGTGGCGAATCCGTATGACTTTCATGGCTACAGTTCCAATCTTACTCATGTTGATCACAGGTTCGCTGGTCAAACCATTTGAGATTGGTATAATCGCGGGTTGGCTATTCAGCTTGTTTTGTGTGGCTATCCTAATGCTACCAATACGATTGGCTTGGCGAATGTACTTTGGGCTCGAGTACCCTTATAACAATCATCACAAGCACAAGTGGGTTTACAACAAAAACGCGGTCGCACTTATGGTAGACATAAGTGGTGAAGACTATGGTGAGAAGTGGCGACGAGTCCGAAAGGATCTTGACACTTCAAAGTGGGTAATGTTCCGTAGTGATAGCGGCTGGGATGGAAATCGTAGGGTCTTCATGTTCAAGAGCCAAAGAGAAGCGATGTTGTTTAGGTTGATGATATGACCACCAAGCATGAAGCCAGAGTTAAAGCGGAAGTTGCCGAAGCCCGAACACATATGTATGCGAGTGTAACGGTGTTGGTTGCGGTAATCGCAACGTGCTGGTATTTTATCGGCCTCCATCCAGCCACTATAATCGCAGTTTACTTGGCCATCACGTTTATTGGCTTTTTGCTGCTTAAACAAAACCATTCCTACTCATATGCGGAGTGGTTGCCACACTTTTTTAACAAGCCGTGGCTTTGGAGATCCGAATACATCTTTAATGCAATCAACCAAATTGATGATGAAAGCCTAAGCCGGCTTCCGGAAAGGTCTTGGATTCGTATTGGCAGTAATGCGGTTGTGCTGAAGGATGCCGATACTGCGATGACTTTGAGGTTGATGCTTGAATAGCACAGAAGAACAGCTGGCGATCCAATTGGCGCAAACGGTGATTGATAACAATCACTGGGTTTTTCGTGCAGCTATCACAGGCTTCACTTTGTTATTGCTGCTGGATGTTGGCATGTTCTTTACCGGCTTATCGTGGTTTGATGTTGTACCAATAGTAGTCGCCCACGTAGCGGCGATTATGTTCACGTACCATTTCATTCACCAACGTGCCGGGAAGAACTGGGAACAGCTCTGGATCTTTCGAACTGGTACTCCCGTATACATTAACACACTTGATACTCACGCTTACGAGTGGCTGTCTGAGAATGTTGATCGTGCTGATTACTATGAAGTTGCGTTGGGCGTTTTTGTTGTGCGTGATAAATCCGCAGCAACTGCCATTAAACTGATGAGGACGATTTGATGTTTGGGTGGTTTAAATCTTCAAAGAAGCACCCAATACGGGTAAGCTCAGAGCACCTGAAAATCATTTTTGTTTCAGGCGATTACATGTTTGTTCCATCCAAAGAGTTAAGCTTGTGGTTGCTCGACTACAAGGACAAGTACGATTTCTTCTATGACGAAATGACGGGCGACTTGAGGATAGACTTTAAGGACCACAAGACTGCGGTCCTTTGCAAGCTTTCGTTTGCCTAATTACTTATAGCGGTAAACGATACGGCCCTTGGTAATATCGTAGGGCGATACTTCAACATCAACTTTGTCACCCAAAAGGATGTTGATGTTGTTCTTACGCATTTTGCCCGAGATATGCCCCAGTAGCAGGGATCCGTTTGTAAGCTCGATACGGAACGTTGTATTTGGAAGAACTTCCAAAATTGTTCCTGTGAACTTAATGCACTCTTCTTTAGCCAAAAGTCTTCTCTATATTAGGGATTAATAGTTAAAACTATTTATTTTCTGTACTTGACTAGGCGTGGAAAAACAGCCTGATCGTCAAGCGCGGCTGGAATGATCCAACGCAAATTGAAAATTATGTTTGGCGGGAGTTTCAAGGGATCAATTGTGAAGATCTTTTCCGTCTCCACAGTTTTTACCAAGTCAACCTTATCAGAGAATGCCGTAAAGAAGTTAACCTCGAAGTCAGATCCTTCTAGTTTGAGTAGAAGCTTCCACTCACTGGGATCCGTTACCACGCTGGTTTCCTCTTGAAACTCCCGCACCATTGCCGTTACAGGATTTTCGTCACCTTCAATTTTTCCACCGATCGCATTGAATAGACCAGCCTGCCATGCGGGGCGATCCTTTAATACCAGCGCCAGCTTTGAACCCGAAGGGTTAAACATCAATCCTGCAACGTATTTCATATTATGCTCCTACGACGCGAATCTCGTCGCAAATGTTTAGCTCAAGTGCTTCTTCCGCAGAGAGCCAGATGTCATGCGGTGGAAGCAGCTTTTCGCGAATTACTTCCTCAGTGAGACCGGTTGTACTTGTGTAGTGGTTCAGGATACGCTTGGTTGTATGTCCGAACTCTTTCATTACCGCGAGAAGTTCATGTTCCTTACCATAGCTGCCCCATGCCCACTGATGGCTTAGAATTGCTGTATTTGGGGTAAGGATACGAAAGCCTTTACGGCCGGCAAGAAACGTAAGCAGACCACAGGAACTGATCTGGCCGATACCAATCGTGTGTACGGGCAAAGCAGAGCCACGAATTGCGTCGATAATTGCAAACGCGCTTGTTACTTCACCACCTGGGCTGTTGATGATCAACGTGAGGTGAGAGTACTTGCGGTTGGGATCCAAGTTTGCTTCGAGGATCCAAGTTACCACACTCTTAGCAAGGCTTGCTGTAAAAGCTTCAGAGATAATGTAGATGCCACGGTCACGAAGTGCTGGGCTGTCTTCTCGGCTAGCTGGGGTAGTTGTTGTTTGCGGAGCCATTACAGGACTTGTAAGGCTGTAGATAGGTGTGGTTTCCGCAGGAACCTGATTGCCGTCGTTTCGGATGCTATTGCCTACGAACACTGGTTTCTCCTATGAACTGAATATTACCTAAATTAACAAATAGGAAGCACCAATGTCAAAATTCAAAGTTTGACAGATTAGGTTTTTCAGCTATATTTGTGGGATGAGAAATCCAACGGCTGATCAAAGCAGATACAAGCATATAGAATCCAAGACTAATTGGGGCGAGGATGACAGCCGACATGTGATTTCATTCCGGATGCAATGGTACCCTGATGAAAGGTATTTTAGCGACTTAGAGGTTGATGATTTTTCCAACTATGCGATAGCTTGGTGTGAAGAAACATTTGGCCCAAAGTACACGCCCAACAACCCGTCAGGACGTTGGTATCATAGTAGAGATCGGCTAGGTTTCTATTTTAGAGAAAAGCAGCAAGCTATGCTTTTCAAGGTGGCTATGTGTGCCTGATATTTGTCTAATTTATACGCCCTATGTTCCACTTTTTGTCACTAGGCTCTCAATGATGGGAAAAGAAGCTATTGAGCTAGATTATACGGTAAAGGATTTTCATCCTTTAGCTCACTTTCGTCCGCGTCATTGTTTAGTTGTGAACAAAGCTGGTAGTTTCTATCGCGAAGATTTAGTGCGCAACTTTATCGTTGATGCTGCTTTGTGGTTTCATGAGCGCGGCTACAAACCGCATATCGATTATTATGTAGATGTTGGTACTGATCAGATCTATGTGCGTGAAATGACCGCGCTGGTTGCGTTCAAATTAGAATTTGGCGGGTATTGCGACTACACCTGCAGAAAGAAAGACTGACGATGCGAAAGCTTGTTACGGAGTGGCCACCAAAAGCCGATATCAGTGATTTTTCCCACTCATTTTTTGATACGTGGCAAGTAATCTCAAACCATAAAACTGGTAATGGCTTTTGGTTTCGTGGATTATCCGTGGGCAAATGTATCGTCAACTTTACCGACTTTAGCGCGGCCAACAACCGCAACACCGGCAACATTCATTGGACTGCAAGCCCAGTTACCACAGAAATTGGTAACTGGTTTACCGAAACTATGGGCGAAGAATGGGATCGGTGGCACATCAAGATCTTTTCTCCCATGTCGTATAATCCAAGCAATTGGTCTCACCGCATTATCATAAAGCCCGGCCATGAAGAACATGCCGAGGAAATCCGCACTGAAATTTATGTGCGTGAACCCGTTGACTATTCGCTGTTCAAGCTGAGGTGGATGTAATGGAAACACCATTTGTTTTTGATTATTTTGTCCGGCCGGAGCCCAACACGTTTACGTTCAAAACGATGGCTTGTACGCCACCTAGCTTCTGCTTTGTTGTTGACGACGATTTTCCTAATTCAAGTGTGGTAACATTATCTGAATTTCCTGAACTCGCCCAATTGTATAAGTGGTGCGCTGACACATTGGGCCTTGAATATATGGATTGGCTATTCCAGTTTTTTATCCATAGCCAAACCCATACACAACGCGATGACACCGGTGCTCGCAGAAGAATCCGTCAGGCTTTTGTCCAAGTCTGTATGAAAAATTCCGCAGATTTAGCCCTTTTTAAATTGCGTTGGTCTTCCTAGTCCGCTATAAGTGGACTTGTAAGCGGGCGTGGTGAAATGGTAGACGCGCTGGACTCAAAATCCAGTATCGAAAGATGTGTCGGTTCGAGTCCGACCGCCCGCACCAAACTAGGATATGCTAATGGACCGGAAGCTTGAAATAGCAGAAATGCGCGTTGCTGATTTGGAGTTTCAGCTTCTGGATGCAGAAGAACGCGTTCAGCAATGGAAAGATCTCCTGCAAAAGGAAGAAGCCAAAAACGAAGATCTTCGAGTTCGGGTCCAAACCGCAGCAAACATCCTTGAGGAAGCTGGACTTCGTAATAGTGATGGCTCTCTCGTTTTTGACCAAGCCAAAATAAATCTAATACGCGAACGTATTGAGCGTGGCAGACATATGGAAATGTTTGTTGAGCTTAACAAAACAAATCCACTGTTAAACGACGCGTGGAACAAATACATGCTGGCCCTTCGTTTGGTGGGCTTTGACGGTACAAATACTCCCGAAACAAATTAAGAGACGACAATGCCTGTTGAGCACGAATACAAGTACATCCTTGACTCCGATAATGCCGAGCTTATTGAGAAGTTGGAAGCAAAGTATCCAAAGCAGCATATTCACCAGGTTTATTGCACAAAGAACAATCGCTTTCGTGCCATTGTAAAGCAGGGCAAGAAGAAGACCACCGTTAAGTGGTACCACACGTTTAAGAAGAAGATCAACGGAGAAGTGTTGGAAATCGAGACGGAAATTCCTTCCGAAGATTTCGACATGATCAGCCGAGGCGAGAATCTCGGGGAACTACATAAGATCCGGTTTACTATTCCACAGGAATATGGGCAGTGGGACATTGATTTCCTATTGACTGCGCCATTGGCCAAGGGTGGAACGGTGTACTTCTCGTGCTGCGAATGTGAGCAGCCCAAGGAGTTGGACGTATTTGTTCCTGAGATTCTCGCCAAATATATTCGCTTCGAAGTTCCGCATGAGAACTCCACGTTGTTCAGCAACTTTAAGCTGGCCAATCAGGAATACGCTGCTACCGCAATTGAGCAGCACAAGGAAGTTCTGAAGAAGTGGCCATAACAGTCGCCGGCTCCCGATCAGATTCAAATAAATATTGAAGAGATCGGGAGCAAAGCATGGGCGACAAAGTTAAGAAAATCATCATTGCCACCACCAGTATCAACCTCTATGATATTGTGGCGTTTGTTGTCCGAAATAAGACTCTCGTCGTTTACACGGTAAGTGAAACCCTTTACTTCAACGAACCCCTCGATCTTGAAAGCGTTGAAGATGCCTTTGCCGAACTTACTGAAAAGTTTGATGCTTTAGAGGGTGAAGATGACGTACCGACCGACCCTACAGACCCTGAGGATCCACCAGTTGACCCGGAAGATCCTGAAGAGCCCACCGACCCCGAAGATCCAGTTGACCCCACAGATCCTGTGGAGCCTGAGGAACCCGAAGATCCACCAGTCGATCCAACGGATCCTGGAGACGATGAAACGCCGGTAGACCCAGGCGAGGATGAAACACCCGATCCAGGTAGCGATGATATGAATCCCAACTTTGATCCGGTTGGGAAGAACTTTAACGCTGAGGGTGAGTTCTATTACGATCCGGCAACCAAGACCTATTACGACGACACTGGATATGAAATTGATGATGGTTCCGGTGGAGTAACCAAGCCCGGCTTTACTGGCGCGGGCATGATCTTTGATGCTACCTATGGCATGTATTTGGATATGGCGAACGGTAAAGCCTACAACATTCGTGGCTACGAAATGGTTGCAGCAAACGATCCAACCTAAGCTAGTGTTGAACCATCGATGCTATTGGTAGGCCAACCCACCGTAAAATTGTAGTTGATATAATCGAGTTGGTTTGTTGAACCCAAGTTAGTAAGTGTGTCTTTGTGATACCAGCTTACGCCATAGTTCTTACTCACAAACATCATCATGCGAATACCAAAGTCGATAAGTTCGGGCGCGGTCATTGGAACGTCTTCGTTGTTATGGGAACGCCATGTAAAGTCCGCAGGCAGTTGAACACCCACAGTGATCGCATTACTCATACCCATAATGTTTTCGCGAGCGCGTGCGTCGGAATCAAACAGATGGCCCTTGTATACGACTCCCGCGTTGATATAAGAATCGCGGAACATGTTGATTTGCTGGTGTAGGGCTTCAATGGTTTGCGGAATGGTCATTCCCATATATGGCGCGGACTTATCAATAACAGCGCGTTCAGCAGTTGTTGCCAAACGTAACGTGGTGCCTTCGATAATCCAATACTTTTCAGGATGGCCGCTAACCACACTCATATTTGGGTTAATCAGCCAGTTACCATCCATATAATCGGGTGTGTTTACGCTGGGAATGTATTGCTTTGTTGTCTTGTTTAGAACTGACGCCATTGTTTACCCATAGGTGATATTGGTTGAAGGACTATTGTTGAGAAGAGAATCGGTAACCGATTCTAGAAGTGGAACGGTAGCACCGATTGGTCCGATTAGCTTCCAGCGTCCATAAATGTCGTGGTAGATTTCATCCACACCGTTATGGGTAGAAATCGTCTCAATGTATTCGGGTGCTAACACGGCAGAGTAGATGCGATAGTCTTCGATCTCGCCACGAAAGTAATTTGTATACGAGCTGTTACCCGTGCGTTGCGCACCCAAAGTATTTGATGAGGGTGTTAGAATAGTTTGGTCATGATTTCCTGTAGCTACCGGCATACCATCAACATAAAGTGTGAGAACTTTGTTCTGATAAGTTGCGGCAATATGATGCCATTCATCGGTTGTACTCGTAGAAGGAGCATTTATCGTTGTTGTGTTATAGATGGGAAAGAAAATGAAAATAGTAGAATGGGTAACACTTGCATAAAAGCGACCATTTTGCCAATACAAACGAAATGTATTTCTAGATCCATACTCCGTGATAATATCCAATGTATTAGATGAATTAGCCGTAGGTATGAGAACACGACACATAACGGTGAAATTATCACCGCCTGTATTTTGTGTGATTGTGTTCTGTTGTGATCCGGAAAATACAATACTCATGTCCAGTCAATCCTAACAGTTAGCACCATAAAGTCACCGCTAAGCGTATCACTTCCATTAGCGCCCACACGCACAATTTCTAGCTGACAAGCATCTCCTGCAACCAAGCCAATATTATCCAAATCAAAGGTTGTGGAAGTTGACGTAAACGTAATGTTGTTTGCCAGGGTTGTTATCGTTGTCATTGCATTAGCGGCACTCCAAGCCGGTGGAGTTGCACCAATAGGAAAACGACGCGCATATAGGGCCCAAACTGAAGTGCGGTTTGCAGTCTGAGAAGTCCTCGGACGTCCCATAATTGTAATCTTCAATGTTGATGCGCCTGTTGGTGCCGCTGTTGTAATACCAATACCTTCTGAACGGCTATCGTCAAAGCTGCGAACAGTTATCGTTGTATAAGTTGGATCCAACGCTGCGGTTGCTGTAGTAGTCACAGGCCATCCGTTACCAGATGGTGAATCCATCATAATACTTGTAAACGTGTCGGTGTCTAAAAGACCTCCAGTTGCTCGTCCGTAAGCATCAACAGTGATACGGTCATACTGCGCTGCGACTACACCAGTCGTAGCCAAACCTAAGGTGGGGTTACCAGCGATAGCATCGGCATTAGTTACCACGAGTTGTCCCGCAGTTGCACCAATGCTACGAGTTGCCATCGTGCCTGTGCCTGTGCGAGCAATAATACCATTTGTTGTAAGCGCGGCAATCGCAGTCAAGTCGGAGTCAAGTGGTTGAACTCCAGTGATTTGGTGAGTGTGATCGCTTCGTGCAAAACTGTTGGCTGTACCCGTTGTATTTGTTGTTACCAGTGATAGTCCAATGGCCGATGCAGAAGCAATAGGATCAACACCGTTGGGTAAATGGCGACTTGCGTGGGCGCGCATATCCAAGCCATTGATCGATGGAACATTGATAATGGTATGTCCATCCATATCCAATGTTCCACCCATTTTACGGGTACCATTGGAGAGCAAATACTGAGGATGATCATCCTCAAATAGACCAAGAAGGTTACCATGGCTTGATGCCGCACTTAGCGTTGGCGCGGCAGCGCCAATTGTAGGACGATTATCGAAAATCTCAATAATATTAGGCGCGCCTTGCTGAACCACGATACTCGCAATAAGTGTGGTTACACCTTCCATAAACGAGCCCGGAGGCAATGGGAGAGGTGCACCTTCAGCTTCAACTAGCGTCGCGTATTGGGCTTGTGCATAGATAAGCATGTAAAGCTCATTGGGCCCATCACCGGCGACATATAGTGAATGCTTTGCATAGTAACCAGGCGATAGATTTGTTAGGCTTGTGCCGCTATCATATTGAGTATGTGGAACAACATTACCGCCATAAATGTAATTCCAGTCATTTCCAGGTTTTCTATGAACAATAAGAAGTTGCGCACTTGTGCCACCTGTAGGAGAGAACTTTAGACTACCATGATAATAAACGCCGTCAACGATATTCAAAGTAAATGGTGTGGTTGGATTCTCACTTACAGTACAACCTTCTGCAAATACTGAACCAAATGCGTTACGAAGCATAGACTCGATTTGGTTGCTGGCGTGAAATGCACTTGAAGGAGTTTCATCAATCCACACGACTTGGTTACCATCGGTTACCACACGACCTAAGAGAATATTTTCGATTAGGTTTGGCATCGACGGATTATGAACAACGATGCCCGTGTTTGTCACATAAACGTATTCGGCGGCTTCGGCCTCCATAGTAAGAACAGTATTGGGCCAAGAAAGGCGAGTAGTGCGGGGAATTGGGTCGCTGATAGATGCGTAACCCATACCCGCAGAAATATTAATCGTACCGGGAGTTGTTCCATATGTGAGTTCACCACCGGAGAGCAACCCCATCGTTGTGGCTTGACCAAACAAGCCAGACATTTCAGTTGTCTTTGCGTGAGTTGGTCCCAAGTAAAGAGGGCCAACGCTTGTAATGCCAGTGGTTACTGGATCCGAATAGAAGATTGAGATATTTGCGTTTCCATCGACACTTACCTTGCTACGAGTTGCGCAACCCAGAAAGTGACCGGAAGCTTGTGGATGATCCACCACAATATCCATTGTATTGTTTTGAAGATTGATACCATCGCCGTTGAAGATTGGACCAGCACCATCGTTTTCAAGCCAAATAGCTTTTGCAAAACCTAGTATCGAGGTTCCAACAAAACGACCAGTTGCACCATTCTTCAAATGGATACCAGTACCCGTAACTTGTGCGTTTCTCAGCAAACAACCCGCGACAATAATCGTGCTTTGCGTACCCTCGGCCTTAAACATAAATGTTGGGCCAGGCGCTGTGGTGCCGTTAGTTGCCAACGATCGGATATTAATCCGGGCCGCGCCCGGACCCTTAGCGTAGAAGCCTTGATCGAATGTGCCATGGGCACCAATCATACCACCTTCAGTATAGATTGTGGCGTAAGTGCCAGCGGCTTGCTCAACCATTACCTGTGTGCTGTTGTTGCCGTATTTGATGTTTCTCAAATATGCACCCGAAGTAATCGTGGTATTACTGCTATTGCAGTAGAAAGCCGCATAATCCGTGCCGGAAACTCCATGCACAATTATTTCACTAATGTTCACATTTACGTCAATGTGGAACAAATGTTGATTGGGAGCGGAAGCTCTAACTGCGGTAACACCAGGTGCGCCTCGAACAGCAACATAGCGAGGAACAACAAGTGTAGGTTCATAAAACTGACCCGGACCAACATCTATCAAATATGGCTTAGCTTGTGAAGCATCAGTGATACTTGCAAGTGCATCAGCAATGGTAGAGAATTGACGCTTACCTGGTTCTTTACGAACCTCTACCACTGTGGGCTCATTAAAGCGTAAATCATTATCCAAAAGGAAGTCAACCCATTCACCGTTGATGTAAGTCTCATGTGAGTCGGTGTCTAAGTTGTAACGGAGCAAACCATCTAGTGGTGCATCAGGACGATCATCTGTGGTACCCGCTTGAACCGCAAGACCAGTTGTGCCGGTCATTTCAACCGTGCCATCATCCTTCAGGTATACGAACGCACTAGCGCCAGCTGAGATTGCAATTTCACCGGGGTTAGCCAAAAACAAACCCGTGCCCGGATCACTTGAAAAGCTTATGGAAGGTTGGGATTCTGTACCATCGCCAACAAAGATCCGACCATCAGCGAGTTGAATGTCGCCACCGTCAAAAATCAAATCTTTGCTAAGATCGAGCTGCTTTGGAGTTAATTTCATTCGATCGTCCTGTAAAAAGAATTAGCTTAAAGTAATTTAGCTTTTGATTAATAGGACATTCGTATCAAATACACTGGATACCAACATGTGCGATCCAACTTGATGCACTTGCCAGCCTTCACCTAACAGCTTTTCCCAGTAACGGCACGAACGGTTTGCTTCTTCCGTGAGGCTAACAGCCTCATCTAGAATCGCCTCATTGACGTGCTCAGCCGGACCAAAGGAAACGATTTCACCACATACACCAAGTGACCCACGAGTAAGGCTGAGTGAACCTTCGGTAAGTTGGACATCATCCAATACCGATGGCTTGAAGAACTCTAGGAGATCATCTTCAAACGCCTTTTGCTTTAGATCTTCAATCGACTCTGTACGGATGAGTACTCGAACTTTCTCATCTGTGACCTCAAAAATGCCTTCGTGGCGATAAGCAGTAAAACGCCAATCGTCCACTTCAATACCAACTAGATTTGAGATCTCGCCTAGGATTGTGAGCAGTTTAGAGCTAAACGAAGCTTCTCTAGTGAGTTCAACAAACACTAGAAAATAACCATCTTCGTTTGGTGCAGGACTTACATCAGTGTCCAACAGGACCACTGGTGATTTTTGGATAAAACGGTTTAGATCGTTTGCCGGCTCAAGATCCTTTACAAAGAATCCAACCACGATCGCATCATCATCGACTTTACTTTCAAATTCATCAATACTGATCAGAGGAATAACAAGTTCCTCTAGATCACCTTCACGAAGACCCTCACGCAAATACTGGCGCATTATACTTCCTCCTCTTCGGAGTCAGCATCGCCATCAGCGGCTAGATCTTCACCCTCTTCATCATCTTGGTACGCATCTTCTTGATCGATGTTTTCATCGCGTGCGTCGGAAACGTTGTCGGTATCCACTTCGCTATCATCGTCATATAGCTCAAGATCATCGTCATCGAGTTCTTCAATAAACTTTCGTGGAATACTAACGTGAACAAGCCAAACTGGCTCTTCATCGATATTAGGCTTACCTTTTTCGTCTTTGCGGTAATCTTCTTGAGTTTCAATTTCGAGAGCTTTTTCCTTAAGCTCCTTTGTGAAATGAACCTTAGCGCCGTGTTTGTTCAAGCGCACACCACCTTGGGGATCAGGCATGTCCTCGTACTTGTAGAGGAGAGTGATATCAACCCAGTAGCGACGGATTTCAGGACCCTTATGGATCTCACCTTTGAACCAATTCTTGAACACGTAGAGATCCAAACCATCGAAGAAGTCTTCGATTTGAATCAGAATGTCTGTTAGGTTCGCATGTTTGTGAAGACGCTTGGCGTGTCTTGGATCCATTTTGAAACTCCTTGCTACCCATATTTATAATTCCTAACTTGCTCTTGGTATAAATATTCAATGCGAAAACTTAGGAGTTTCTCTTATGAGATTGTTTGAAATCTTTGACGGGCCAGCAACCCCGGCTAATATTGATAAGCTCGAGAAAACTCTCGATAGGAATTTTTATCAGCCAGAGGACAAAGTCAAGGCTAATCAACCCGTATTGGATGTTGATATTGATTCTAGCCCTAGAAACCATTTCATTCAACGTTATGGTGAACGCGCAAGAAAAGCCAATTTTGGTCTAGCTGATATTGCTGCGCTTCTTGCAAGTGCAAAGACTGGCAAGCTTCCTGGCTACAAAGATGAGCTAGATGATTTGAGCCGCGAAAACTATCCAATGGATAACGTTGTTATCCAGGGCAAGGGCGAAAACCCATTAACAATTCCAGTAATTGTTAAGCCAAATCCAGCCGCAGCTAAGATGCAAGATGGTAATCCGGTTGCTGCGGATCGCCAGGGTAAGAAGGTTCCAAAGAACCGTATTATTCCAAAGACTGTTTATCGTCAGGGAATAATGGATCAGAACTAACTTTGTAAGTTGCTGTTAGTTCTAGCATGTCTTCCAAGGAAAGCGTCCAAAACTTCCCTTCATGCAAAGTGCAATGTGTTGCCGACTGAATCAGCAAGCCTGCTGATTTAAGCTTTTCAAAAACCATGCGATCATGTTCGCCCATCACATCGGGGTTTCCGCCGGAAACCATAATCAATCGCTTGATTTCCCTTACGAGAACCATTTTGCGATCGTGATGCTGTTGTGCAACTTTATATTGGTTCTCGTAAAGCTGGTCCAAACGCTTTCCATGTTCCTCATGCAACTTTCGTATATGAGGAGACAATTTATCCAAGCTTTTCTTGGTTTCAAGCTGTTCGCGCTCTGCAATTTCCTCTACAAGCTTTTCAATTTCATCCGCATACTTTAGCCGCGCATAAACAAGAATCTCTTTGAACTTGCTGTCCAAGTATTCGTCACCGCCGAGCGCAAGTTCAATAAGAACATGGCTAAAAAGATCATTTACGAGCCAGGGTTCCATACCAATGTGATCGCCATAATCACGCATGGCGCCACCGGCGTAATCATTTGGCTTCCACCGGGCCGCTTCCTGAATATCTTCGATTTGCTTCGTATGTGTGGTATTTTCTTCAACAACCTTATTGTTACAGTGGATAACATCGCGGCATGACATGTACAGCATCTGCCGGCTGCTCTCTTTTATAAAGTTGCCCAAATTCGTCATCTCATTCCACCAAAAGGTAACCGTTACTTGTAGGTTGACGTCGAAGCTTTTCAACCATAGCAGCTTTCCGCGCCCATGCGTAGTCATCGGAGAACTTGGTAACTTCATCTATGAAGTCAAGGTCAATCAGTTCCTGCTTGAAGTACTCTTTAAGTTCACTTTGAGTGCGCTCGTGATCGAATTCAAACTTTTCCAAATCATAGTAGATGTGGAACTTTAAAGCGTTCGCAACGGCTTCGTAAATGCGATGACCTTTTTCCGTCATGACCAAATTGATGTGGTAAATGTCCAGATATTTGTCGTCGTTGCGGTCACGAAGTGAATTTTGTCCAATGGGCTTATGCAGGACTTCAGTTGTGGCAAGACCTTGTCGCACTACCATAATATCCTGAACAAAACTGAGAAAATCATCAATTTCATCAAGTGCGGATTGGTTTGGTGCCACGCGAATATACCACGTTGAGACAATGTTCAACGGGTTATCCTTTGGATCTTTGATCAACGTTGCCAGGTAGCTTCGAAACTCCCCAACAGCTTGCATGTGTTGCATCACATTGGTCTTAAAGTTCATCCGGCACAAAACCTTCTTCAGCAAGCAAGTGGAGGAAAACCGACTCGACGTCAGCTTCGAGCTTGTAGACGAGAAACTCGTCTAGCTGGTCCTGCATGTCACCCCATGCTTTTAAAATATCCGCAATGTGCTGGGGATTAAGCTTGCTCTCGAGTTGCGACCAATTAAAGTCCAGCTTACCATCCTTAATCTTTGCATGTTTTGATTTCTTAGTTAGAAGCCAAGCAAATCGGCGTGCTTCAGTTGGTAGTGCTGATGGCACGTAGTTGTGAGCACTGGCCGTCTTTTGGAGACTGTCGATAACTTTTGCCCATCCATACGATTGCTGGGTAAAGTCATTGTCCTTTAGTAGTTCATCAATTTCGGCTTGGGCGTCATCAATTTGCGCTTGTGCTGCTTGTTTATTTTTGAGTCTATTCTCATAGAATTCTTTGGCTTGATCATACTGGGCACGATACTTGAGTACCGGTTCAGGCCGACGGAGCTTTGCCAGAAATACAACTCGCTTGAGTGCTTCAATCTCGTCTTCATCTGGATTGGCGAAAATAGCATCAAACAGGATTTCGAGCTCTCTGCTTGGCATACCAAGTGCGTTGGCCAATCCATCATGGTTGGGACTTGTGGGTGGCTCAAAAACCACCTTGACACTAGCCGCATATTGATTGGAACTGATCTTTTGTTTCAGCTTTTGCAAGCGAAACATTTGTTGAATTGCAACCGCAGCGACTTGAATATCAATGTTCATCGTACCTCACTTTATTCTGTTCTAGCACGAATTGGAATGGTGTCAATGCCTAGGTATCAGCAAGCCATTCCCCTGACATTGTACCGCGGAGCTTTTTCAATACAAATAGACGTCTTATATCCATAAGTTCGGGATGGTTAATGGATTCAAAGAATTCTATTTTGATCTTGGAAAGCAGCCTAGCTTCTAGAAGTTTGGTAAGTTCAATACGAGATAATTCGGGCGAAGGTTCGTTGACTTCAAAATTGAAAAGCACACCTTCGTTGAAGCTGTTAAGGAACTGATTTCCAAGCTCAGTAAGAAAGAAGGAAATGTTGATTTCCTTGCGTGGATCATCCGATACTTGCTCAATCTCAGCAAGTTCATAAAGCACACAGGGATGACGTCCCGCTAGGACACGGGCTTCATCATGTGCGACATCCCGAAGGGTTTGCCCGCAATTGTCAAAATCCTCAACTTTAAAAGTTGAATCGTATATGGATGAATAGCAGCAATCAATCAGGTTACGGCGTAACCGCCATTGTTCCATCATTTCAAGCTGTGGTTTCTTTATTCCTCGCATACAACGTTTGTAGCAGGAAAGCCTAGTTTGTCAAATGAAAATGGATGCCGTTTCCAGCACCCATTCTCTGCAAGCTAGGAGTTAGAAGCTTACTTAAATGTCCTTGTCCTTGTAGATACCAAGGAGTTCCTTAACAACTGGGTGACGCTCAACGTCACTCTTCTCAAACTTCACAACACTAATGTGGTTGGAGCTTTCGAAACGTGCTAGGAAGTCGGCAAGACCGTTATCCTTGCCACGATCGCTTTGCGCGAGGTCACCTGTAACAACCATCTTGGAGTTCTCACCAATACGTGTGAGAATCGAGAGCATGGAGTTTGCTGTTGTACCTTGGGCTTCATCAACGAGGATAAAAGCGTTCTTAAATGTACGACCGCGAATAAATGCGATTGGAACCATCTCGATGATGTTTTCTTCAAGCATGTACTGGATTTCAGCGGAATCGTAATACTCGGCAAATACGTCTAGGATTGGCATCATCCAAGGTGTCATCTTCTTAAGAATGTCACCAGGAAGGAAACCGATATCCTTGTCGTCGACCGCCACGTTTGGGCGTGTGATAACAATCTTTTCAACTTCACCGGCCTTCAGTGCCTTGATAGCTGCAAGTGTGGCGATCATTGTCTTACCACAACCAGCTGGGCCGGTAGCGAATACAATGTGCTGAGAATCATCAGCCAACGCAATCATCAGGTCTTCCTGATTTACGTTACGTGGCGTAATGTCTACACTGCGCTTCTTTGTTTTCTTGAAGTTTGCTAGGTCGATAACATTGTTATTGCGAGAATCACCGCCACGGGAATTGTTTCGCGAATAGCGATTATCCGATGGACGACCATAGTCGTTAGGTGTTCTGTTGCGGTCTTGACGAGGGTTGCTGCGCTCTGCGCGTTTAGCTCTCTTGGCCAATGTACAGCCTCCAATATGAGGGGTTGCGACTGCTCATTGGTATTTATGGATCGTTAACCGAGTTAAGTAGGTAGTTTAAGCCTACTTGCGAAATGATTTCTTTTTAGTGAAAACTTCGGCTTCATAGTCCATGTAGAGACCGTAGAGATAATCACCTGCTGGGTCACAACTTAGCCTGCGTGTTTGGTAGGTAACTTTAACAATGGGTTCGTTGCTTTTTAAGCCCATCTCCAACTGCTTTAGAAAGCCTTTTGGAGAAGAGTATCGACCCCCAATCCTTTTTGGTATTGGATTGTACCAGAGGTTGCCTGATATTTTGCTAAGCAACCACTGATACTTTCTATGTCCATCCACGTAAGAATTAAGGATCTGATCCTCGTTCATGCCATCCAGCCTAAGCGGTAGCAATTCTCATCACTAACGCATTCATAAATTTCCTTCCACGTTTTCACGCGCTTGGAATATTTAATCTCAGCGTCAATGTTGTAGGGTTGCTCCATTAGGAATACTTTGTGTCCCAGGCGTCCACCTTCTTCAGCGTGTTTGACTTTATCGTCAACCCACCATGTTGGCTTATACCGCTCCAGGAAACGCGTCTTTGCTTGGCCTAGTCCTACGCAATGCACGGTGTCGAAAACGCCCGGAAAATACTTCTGGAGGTTGGTACGACGTGCATCGTGTGTCCATACATCATCTGTGCAAGCGGTAATCGCAACAAAGGCATAACCTTCTTTGTGAAGAAGATTTACATACTCAACAGCATGATCGTACGGCGTGATATGCGGGAAATGATCCTTGCACTGGTTGAACATTTCGATAAGCTTGCGTGTTGCGGAATACTCACACTCAAGCCATTCTTCAATGTTGTGGAAGTCGCGCATCCGACCCTTTGGTGTTGGTCCACCAAACCATTTGTGCGACTTTAGGTACCACGCTTCAAAGTGTCCTCCCCAATCCAGGAGGACCTCATCCACGTCAGTTAGAATTAGTTTCATTTTTGTCTCCCGGGACAAGTCCCTTTAGGCGATCGTAATTCTTAACGTCATTGGCAACCCACTGCTTGAGAGCAGCGGTGACGTCTTCCTGATAACGATCGACGTATTCCTTGAAGACTTCCGTGGACGTAAGGTCAAAGCGATTCTTGAGAACCTTACCACCGAGCAGATCGATAATAACAGAAGCTTCAGTGCTGTGGCGACGACCAACTTTGTCTGAGATGATCATATTCTCAAACGTTTCGTAGTTGTCTGGATTCGACGATACGCCCTTCTTGCTTGCATCAACACCAGCGGCGAGACGGGTAACATGAGAGACGATTAGGTAAACACTTTTTGACATTTTAGAGATCCGACAATTTGATTACAACAGCGGCGAGGTTAATTTCAGCATCCGCACACAAAGCGTGGTCACGAAGACCCGCAGCAATAATAAGCACGGCATTCTTCTGTGTATCAGGATTGTCGCCGAACAATTCCAAATGCGTATACAAGTAGCGATAGATTTGGTCGTACTCATCCGTTTTTGCAATGCTGCAAATGTACTGACGAGCTTCCAAATACTTCTTTGTCATGAACAACTCGTAGAACTTGTCCATGTAGTCGAGGGAGCTTTCCTCAGAGGATTCCATTGGATGGAGCTTGCCACCCTTTGTGTACTGGTCCAGCAAGTTGATGCACTTGCGAAGATCAGGATAGCTAAAGCTGACAAAAGCTTCCAAGTCTTCAACTTCAAACTCAGCATTTTCCGCAAGCAAAACGTTGATCATGCGTTCCATGTAGGATTCCATATCAAGCTTGTTGATGTGGAAGCTTTGCATACGTGAGTGCAGCGCCGGCATGATCTTGTGCGGATAGTTGCAGGTCATGATAAAGCGAACGCTATCCGAATACTTTTCGATTTCGTTACGCATGATGCCCTGCGCGTCTTGACTCATGCGATCCACCTCATCGAGAAGAATCACTTTGTATTCGCCCACAGGCCAAGTACCGCAAAAGTTAACGATCTTATTACGGATCGTTTCAACACCGTTTTCGCGAGAAGCGTTGATTTCCAGTATGTCACCGGGATCAACACCCAGCATGTTAATGAGGATCTTGGCAAGCGTTGTTTTGCCTGTTCCTTGCACGCCGCTAAGCATGATGTTAGGAATAGGAATACGCTTACCATCGGGATTGGCAACCCATTCCCGGATCTGCAATTCCATCATTTTGTCTTTGAAAACATAGCCGTCAAAAGTATCTGGACGGTACTTTTCCACCCACAAATCGTGCATCAGTGAAATCCTAAAGTTTTAATTGTTTTCTAAATATAACTGGACAGACTCTAGGGAGTCAATTTTAAAACCAGCGTAGCTTGAACAACGTGGCGTGTTCAGCGGAGTTAAACCCGATCAGATTAGGGAGTACGAACCAAGTACGCTTGTCCGCAGGGATAATTGGATTCAGTTGATTCCAATCATCATAGTCGGCAATTTTATCAAGTAGCGGGGGTCGATTCCAAGGGAGAAACAATTGTTCGTAAAAACGAACAGCACCAAATTCATAACCGAGTGTTTCAATAAGCCAACGGTGAAGTTCTTCTTTAGGATACCATTGAAGCGAGCTGTCGTCGGTAAATTTTCGGTTAAACACGTTGTAGTGGTATTGGATGACACTTTGGTTTCGATCGAACAAATGTTCGATTTCAGATCCATATCCGGCTTGAAATACCACCATTAGCTTTGGAACCACTTTAGCTTGAACTGCAAAGCAGCGTTGCGGTGCTTAAAGCCAATTTTAGTTTGTAGCAAGAGTTGGCCGTTGCGGTAAACGTGAGTCTTTGTTGGGTGATATTCGCCCCAGTTGTAATCGTCGCTAAAAATTGCTGCACGTTCGGGGTGTTCTTCGCCAGCAAGTTCGCGGGCATCTTCAACCATACGATGGTAGTCGGACTCTGTAAGGAAAACTTCCATCGTGTAGGGAAACACTTCCTCGAAGGACGCCTGGATTTCTTTAATATCTTCAAAGCGTAGGAGGTGTAGTTCTACATAAAGCGATTCGGAAATGGAAAACATCTGAGCCCGTATTGGTTAAGTGCCTGTTTCCCATCATATGTTTAGAATTTAACCTAAAGTCAACCTATTATCTACACCCAGGACAATTTAAATAATGCCGCTTTCTTTTTATCGGCAAAATACATGAGGTGATAGGGTGTTTCCAGCTTTGGATTACCAGACAAATAATAGTTAAAGAACCATTCGGTATCAGAGTCTGCCCGTATAATCTCTGGCAAAGATAACGCTTCTCTACCTACGTGTTCACGCAACCATTGAACAATATCATCGGTAAGGGATATCGCGAATCTATGGTCATATGGATTTATGGTGATAACACCGGGATGGTTTATTGGAACTTTGATATGGGTGGGACTTCTACGATTAAAGTTGAACATTTTAGATCCACGCAAGTTTGAAAAGCATGAGGTCGGCGTTATCGGCGAAGTAGATATGACCCTTCGCAACACCGCCTTGGATGACGTACCAACGAGCCTCAGCTTGTTTCTGCATCATGTTGTTCAAGCTTGATGCAGGATATCCAAAGTGGTAGACAAGCCACTCATAGACATCCGGGCGGAGAACTATAGTACCGATCCGAGGTGATCGATCAATAATTGGCTCATATAGAGTGATGTGAACAAGTTCACGCCACTCCAATTGACTGAGGTCGTATCGTATGTCTCTCATCCGAATGTCAACTTGAATACCATAGCATCTTTGTATTGCTTAAACTCGATAATCGTCGCGGTAGAACCGCTAATGTGCGAGAGATTCCAGTGCTTGTTTCGGAATAGTTTCTTCTCTTCAAGCCAAAGCAGCGCATCACCCACCTTGCGGGAGTACGCATCGGAGCCATAAGTTGAACCATCGTCAAGCGAGATAGCCACATCATATGGATATACGTCAAGCAAACCCTTTAGCATCATGCTACTCCTTTAATTGTGCCAGCTTAGCGCGAAACCCCAATGGAATCAAGATGTGGCAATGGTGTGGATTTCTCCACACCATTAACTTAGAACAGCTCAGGCTTCTCAGCTTGAGCAAGTAGGATTGCGTCTGTGTCAACGCGCTGGATGTAAAGTTCTTCACCGTTGAGTTCAACAGGAACACCATAAGTCCAACGGCCATGCTCGATGAGAATCCATTCGCCTGGACGAACATAATCAACATTTGAGCCAACCTTGTAGACTTGCGCCCAACGCGGACGGATACCACGATCCTTACCGTTGTCGTCGGGGATGAGAATCCCACCCTTTGTAAGCTTGTCGCCCTGATCCATATTGTAGATAAGAATATGGTCCTTGAGCGGGCTTACATCACGATCAAGCCTAAAATACACGTTTGCTGGCATTATACCCTCTTAGTCTTCTTTTTCCGAAAGCTTGCGTGTGCGATCTTTTGCAACTGCTGGCTTTTCAGCGCCAACATCAGCAGCTGGTGTTGCAGGTGCAGCAGCTTTTTCATTTTGCTTCTGCGCTTGCAATGCCTTCAAACGCTCAACAACCTGTTGTGGAGTTTCAAAGGAGTCAGCTTCAACAGCGCGAACGTCCACACGCTTGACGTTACCCTGGAGATGAGAATTGTTGTATTCTGCCTCAATATCCTCACGACGCTTGTTAACTTGGCCGCCCGCTGTGAGCATGTCGCCGCGTGCGTTCATACGAAGCTGAGTACCACGGCCAGTAACCGCAACCGTCTGCTCGTTTTTCGCACGCATCTCTTCCATGTTAATTGAAACGCCGCGCATTGAGGTGTGGGACTTTGGTAGCTTTGCCATAAAGATCTCCTTGTTATATTTGTAGTTATTTACTAGTTGAGGAACTCGGAAAAATCCAAGTCATATGCAAGGGAATCAACCCTATGTACGCCGATCAAAAACAGCACATAGGAACTTACGGAAGAACCTCTACCAATGCCCCAAAGGACTTTGTGTTTGCGAAATGTTTCGATCAAATAAACTAGGCTGCGGAGCATTCCGAAAAGATCATACTTTTCAAATACATCAAGCTCCGCATGAATTCGGTCTTTTTGCTGTTGAGTTTCACAAAATTGTTCAAGCCAAACCCGTAGATCCAAATGCTTGAAACGTTCGGGGATTAACCACTCATTGCGATAAGCCGTCATCAAATCATCCACCGGAATCTCCGGTTTGGAATATACCGGTGGAAGCATTTCATCTTGGTCATGAGCTTTTGCAACTTGAACAAACTGCTGATACTCCTCACCATCTTCAATGAGAAGTTTTTGGATCTCGTAGCCCTTCATGATCAGCGGATATAGATCCTTGATCTTGAAGCTTACTTGACCGTATTCGTCAACAGTTCTGTTCTCCAATTGTATCATAGCCAAGAAACCTTAAAAAGCACCGCGTGGTTGCTGTGGCGAAATTTGAAAGTCATGCAACTGGGTTCAACAGCATCATACTCGCCCATGTCAACTTTCCAATTCTTCTCCCCTATGGCTTTATTAAGCCAGATAGCCACATCCTCACGTACGGTTAAATCCATGACGTGCAAATAATAATCCGCAAATTGATAGCTGGTTTGCACTTGATAGTCAAAACCCGGGAAACCCAACCACCGGCGTATTCTCCTCCAAATATTCATCATCCGCACCATGATAGTTTGTAAAGCATAGCATCACTTTCCTTCTCAAAAGAAATGGTATACCCGTTAAGTGAATCATATTCCCATTTACCTTCACAGGTGGTTTCAAGCCATTCCACTACCTGGGACTGTAGCTCAAATTCATCATACAGAAAGCCATGATAGAAGATAACCACTTTGCTATTAATAAAGCCATGAAGATCAATGTGATACGGTAAATTCATTGCCAAGCCAATTTAAACATCATCGCGTGTTTGGGTTCCCAAAAGATAAACTCCAATGCCCAACTACCACCAAAAACTACTTTACCCGGACCGGGTACCCATTTGGGATTAAACGCAAATTTGCCTTGACCAACATGATTTACTAACCACTCCTTGACTTCCGGCTGTAGCATAAGCCCATCTTGTCCACTTGAAAAACGAGTGACTAGACTTTTAGACCAAGGCAAATCCACTATATGCGGGGTCACTCTTTGTCACCTTTGATAACTTCGGGCCTAAACGCTGGGCGAAGCACAACAGCTTCCTCACCCAATGCTTTGCGAAAGCCCTGACGAATAAAGTCCAAGCTATACGCGCTTGCTGGCGCCTTTGAAAGATCCGCACCTTCCGGTGGAATCACATCAACTGTGCTGGCATCATCTCGTGCCCACCACGGCTTACCAAAGTAGGCTTGCTCTCCAACCCATTCAGCCATTTCCGGCAAGTTGTGTTCGCCGGAACCCGTAAACATGAATGAGAGTCCGCTTTCATCATCGCTTGTTAGTTCAATAATACCAAACTCCAACACGCCACCGCCAAATGCGTTCATCTTGCTGTGCAGGATTTCCGCAATCAAATCGTCTGTGGGTTCCTCAGGCAACATCATCAAGTTATTGCCGGAGTTAACTTTGCCTTCTTCATTAAACAACGCATTGTGCGCCCATTCGTTGTCCACGCAAAACATTAATGCGCCGTCAACGGAGTTCTCAAGCCAGTATTTGATTTTGGCAATTGCCACTTTGATTTCAAGTTCATACTCTAGGGCTTCTTCATCTTCGACATCCTCATAAAGAACCTCAGCTTGAAGTTTCCATCGTGTGGGAACCAAGCGATTTTCTGTGATGCGTATTGCCTTAAATTCCAAAGCCAATTTTACGATAAATTCAGGATATTCAAATTCTTCAGACATAGATAATCCCTGCAAATAGAGTATTAACTCTATCATACATGGTTTAGGACAAAAATATCAATTGAAAAAGGTGTCTTCTGGAACTGCTCGATCCAGTTGTTTTAGAGTAGTTTGGTTGGGCCCAACCATTTAGCTAACCTTGAGTGAGAACGGGTGAGCAGCCAATTAAGGTGTCCTCGCTCTGTTGCTAAACTATTTACTCTTTTCGAGTGTAAAAATATACGCTGTTAAGCGAATGTAAGCTTAAAAAGGGTGGCTATTTTCTCGTCATCGAAAAAGAAACAGACTATCTTATATGAGGAATCACAGTACATCCAAGCGATATCGTTGGCTGGGTATTGATCAATAAATTCTTTAACTTCCGGCTTTAGCATGCCAAAGATAGTAACGTGATCAATAACTAGGGAAGTTTGAATATCTACCCTAGTGTGTATCACTGCTTATAAACCTTCTTGAACTTTGGAACCACAGCTGGTCGTTCAATAGTTTCGTTGGCCTTCTTTGGTAGCTTGGATGCTTCCTTGGCCTTTTCCGCACCTGGCTTCAAGTCGGGTTCGGATTCAATAACATCGGGGAACAATTCGTTCCATGCTTTTTGCATTTGGGCTGCAAAGCGATTTTGCAGTTCCATTTCAATAAGCTCGATAAAGGTTTCCAGTTGCGCCCGCATATCATAACTCATCCCCATTGCATGAGCCGCGTACAAGCGCGAGTTCAAGTTGCTCAGTTTATCTCTGAGTTCTTCTTCGTTTAGGGACGAGGGATCAAATGACGGATGCAACTGGATTCTCCTTAGAGGTCACCCGCCTTGCGATTTTCACTGCGGGAGATTTCAAACTGTCCGCCCGGATAACGAGCTTCAAGCTTGCGAACATTTTCTTCAATAACTTCGTATGGATCCATACCAAGAGCCATACATGCGTTGGCAAAGTACCACATTACATCGCCAAGTTCGCGCTTCATGTGGAAAACGTTGTCCTCATTATAGGGCTTGCCCTGGAATGTGATCTTCTTGACGATTTCCATAAATTCACCAGCTTCGGCAACCAAGCCATCAGCCGCAGTGTGAAGTCGAGCTACATTGCAACCCTGATCATAAAGGGCTTCGACGCGGGCAAGAAATGCTGCCTTGTCCTTGGATTCGCTAGATGTAACTGCATCAACGAATTCCAAATATTGATTCAAAAATGGATTAGACATGAAAACTCCTGTATATGTAATAACTTATCATACACAGGAGCTTCCTGGTTTGTCATTATTTAAACCAATAGAATTTCTTCGCGATAACCGATGAGACCACAAAGCCAGTTTGCGCAAACGCAACTGCCGAGCCAAAGCGACCTTTGGGGGATTTATCCACGGGAACAACAAAGCCGGTTGGAATAGCCGATGCACTCCATTGACCGTTTGCCTTCTCATAAACGTAGGCAGCACCAATAGCGTTATCGCGCATTGTAGCGCCTGCAATCACAAGCTTTTCGTTGCTGTGAATGCTTACGGACCAACCCAAGTTATCGGCGGTTGCTACCATTGGATCTTGAATCAATTCGGACTTATCAGTCTTCGCTGTAAGTGCGCGTTCAAAAGTTGGTGTTGCTGTGGAAACGTCATACACAAATGCACGACCAGGAATCTTATCACCGGCATTACCAAACGGAGCACCAACAACAGCGGTATCGCCGCGAAGTGCTACAGACCAACCAAAACCATCCGCATAGGAAGTATCAGGCTTGAATCCGATTGGTGCAGACCAAGTTGAACCCGTACGCTTGCTGATAAATGCCATACCAGCGCCTTTACCCAGCGTATCACCAGGGCCGCCTACGATAAGCGTGTCACCGTCAACCGCAACATCAGTACCAAAGTTTTGGTTACTTCCTGCACGAGCCAATCCAGCTGCTATCGTTAAGAGTCCACCCTGCTTCACCCATGCGGTGCCGTTGAAAACGTATACGTGGGCGCCACCAACGTTGCCTGCTTTTGTATGGCCGACTACGAGTGTATTACCGCTAAGTGCGACACTTGATGCATAACCAACAGTACCCGTAACATCCGGAGGAATAGTAAGAGTTGTGTGTTCGGTTGCACCCCAGGTGCCATTAACCTTACGGTACAGGAACACAGAACCGTTACCGCCGGTAACCGTGTTTGTTACTGCGGCCCATTCACCTGAAATAGCAGCTTTGTAGCCAAAGCGACCAGTCTTGGTAAACTCTGCAGTTTTAACCCAATCGGTACCGTTGAAGTCATAGATAAAGGCCTTGGCCGCGAGATAAGATCCGATGATCAAACTTGTCTCATCGGATACCATCGTGTAGCCAAAGCCGTTGATTAGACTTGTAGTGGAAGAAGTTTCCGAAGCAATAAACTCTGGTCCCGACTTTTTCGGGACCACAGCTATTTTTCCAGACAATGAGATATTGGAAAGCTTCAGGAAAGGCATCTTTTATTCCTTAAGCAATACCACCACCAACACTTAGAAGACCAATACGAGTACCGGCCACCAAGCGAGGAACAACAGTTACGCCGATCTTTGTACCATATGCGACATCGCCCCATGTAGTCTTGTAAGTGCGTTCTGCGGACTCGCCATACATTGTGATCTTAACGTCCTGCTTGCCAGCGAATGCCGAAGCGTTGATCAAGCATACTAGGTCAAGTTCTTCCATGTACAAGTGACGGTTTGTAGCAAAACCATATGGGAACTTCACAACGTGAGAGTTGTTGTCGAATAGGTTTGGATGAGCCCAGTCCAACGAAATCTTGTAGAAGTTATAACGGTTTGTTTCCCAACCAATACCAGTAACTGTGTTCTGTTCCATTGCATAAGAAGGAGAACGATCCTTTTCACGAACGATACCCCATTCAAAATAGTTGCCGGTAACTTCCGCACCATGCCACATAGCGAAGATTGGTGCAGTACCTTCAACCTTTGGAAGACCAGTGGAAGGATTAACTGGACGCTGCAATACCACCATTGAGTTGTTTGCCGACTGGTTAATCTTAACTGTTGGCCAGATTGCCAAAGCAAAACCACGACCTGTAAATGTTACGCGATAATTGCACTCGTTGTTGATCGAAGGCATCATCGTTTCTGTGGAAAGCAGAAGAACCTTTGGTGTGTTTGGAGCAATAACAACATCAGTGTTATCCACAGTTGGCTTGATCTGGTTTGCATCACCAAAATACATAGCAAATTCAGTTACTGTGGTTGTGTTGTTTACCTTGAGACGTTGGAATAGAATTCGATACTTTTGAGTAGCGTCGACCGCCAAGTGCGAATCAATGTTTTGTGAACTCTCGAAAAGCCAAGAGTCCTTAGCTGGACCAGTTGGAGCAGCAATGACGTTAAACCACGCCGTACCGCCACTGTTCGTGAATCTAGCCATAAGGTCATTAATCATGTCACGCGCATTGATTTGTGGCGTTGTTGTAGCGTAGGAAAAACCTGCCATAATTTTGCTCCAGAATTTCTGTTTTTGTTATTTAGTTTCTTATCCTGCCGTTCATGCGTCCTGATTGACGGATAAAGCGGCTATCAAAGAATGCCTTGACGTATGGGTCATCAAACGTTGAATTATCGAGATTCCATGTGGAGCCCCAAACACGACCGTATACCTTAAACTCTGCCTTTGTTAGCAGAACTGTACCACAACGGAAACGTTGGCCAGTTTGCATAACAAACTTACCAATACGGCACTTCATACCAGTGGTTATTGTTGCGCCTTTAACGTCTCGATCAGATAGGAAAATGTTACCACAACGACCCTTTACGCCTGGTGCGGTTACAGTGAACAGTCCGGTTAGACGACAAGAGAAACGTTTCAAGTAAGTTGTTGCGCCACGATCTCTTGGAACATCGCCGCCCATACCATACTGCTTGCAAACGTAAGTTGACAAGTACGTGGAGTAATTGATCGTAGGCAAGATCACGCATTTATGCGGACGCTTTGAGCCTAGGAATGGATTGAATCCATGTACGGACTTTGGCAAACTCTTGCATTGCCACTTTGTAGTTGGAGTAGTTGTTGGTGTAATAAAGCAAAGGCGTCGGAAGCCACGAGCGTTTACATCCTCTTCCGGACGAAGCATAACTGTGTGGCAAGCTTTTCTACCCTTATTGCTGGTAAACAATGCAATTTTATTGTAGCGGCAATTTGTTGTCTTTGCTTCAACGAAATCACTACCAAAGCTGATTGAACAACGACGAGCAGGTTTACCTTTTGTGGTAGTTGATGCTGGGATTACCTTACAATTGCGACCAGACCATTGCTTTGCATCAACAAAATCAGCACTGATCATGCTTGTGTTGCAGAACTTTTTACCTACTGCGGCTACACCAAAGATACCTCTACGACCGGCTTTGCAACCCGGCTTGTATGTGAGAATATCTTGGCTTGTGAAAACAGGTTTACGACAAGCTATCGTTGTGATAAGTTCGATAAACGTGTTTCGGGTGTTGAGAGGAAAGCAAAAAGGCTTTCCTCCAACGTGATCCAAAAGTTCCTCGAAAGGAGGGGTTGGCTCGGGTGGAAAATCATCCGCATAAGACATAAGCCCCTCCAATCATAGTAAAGTTGAACAAAAATCCCAAAGATTAAGAAGCCTCTGGAATTTCAGGACCCTTTGTGTACATGAAAATACGAGTGCCGCCGTTACCATTAACACCAGAGGACTGGTTGTTGCTGTTGTAGGCTGTATAGAAACGCTCTTCGCCATACACATTGATTGGAACTACCTGCGAGCTCTGATAAGCGTCTGCCTTGGAAACAGCAATCAAGTCGATTTCATCGCTAAATGCAAAGCGGCTGGTGCACATACCGAATGGGAATACCAATACGTATTCACCAGTATCAGTTGTTACTGGTGTAAACCAACGCACTGGGAAGTAGTTGAGAACACGACCCATGGACTCATTTGGATCCGAGATCATTGTGTCCTGGATGATCGCGTTGTTTACTGTACCAGCCTGTGGGTTGGAGATCCAGAATGGATATGCGCTTGCTGTATCGACTTCGCGAGGAATCTGGTAGAACCAGTTGTTCTTTGGACCACCTGGGATACCATCACCGAGGTTTGCAGTGGATGGGGCAACGTTTGTAACCATGTAAAGTG